TCGCGGAAATCCTCGTCGTGGAAGGCGACCTTGCCGCCATCGAGGACCGGGTCGCCCTTGCGGTTCTGAACCAGCATGAACGCCGCCAAAACGGCCTTCATGTCACGGTGCGGCTGCTTGTACACGTAGGAGGCCAGCCGTGCGGCGAACTCGTTGTCGAGCTTCCACACCTCGACCACTTGCCGGTACATCCACTCGGCCACCTCGGGGAAGAGCCCAGGCTTGCGGTAGTCGCCGACAATCCGGCCCGCTTCCTTGATCTGGCCGTTGTCCTGGAGGACGCCGAGACGGGTGCGGGTCGTCTTCTTGCCGACCTTGTCGAGCTTGTAGACGACCTTCTCGCCGTTCTCAACCTTATGCGTGACCGGGTGCCACTTCACGCCGACAGCGGAAGTGTCCTTCACGACGTAGCCGGGACGGCCATGGTACAAGTGGTCCGCGTGCGTGAGCATCATCTGGACGATGCGCTCCGCCGGACCGAGGTTTTTCTCAGTCTGGTTCATGTTCATTTTCTCCCGAGCGCTCAATGGCCGAGAGAATTCCCGGCCGAGCTGCGCTCACTCACCGCATACACCGGCGTGCATGCTGAATTGGTACAGGAGAGAGGAATCGAACCTCCACGGTCTTTCGACCACGAGCACCTCAAGCTCGCGCGGCTGCCATTACGCCACCCCTGCAAAATAGTCGGGATAGAGGGACTCGAACCCCCGGCATCCTGCTCCCAAAGCAGGCGCGCTACCACTGCGCCATATCCCGTAAATTGGTCGAGGTGACAGGGATCGAACCTGCGACTTCTCGGTCCCGAACCGAGCGCGCTACCACTGCGCTACACCTCGTAAATCAACTCCGGCTCTCCCCGAGCTAGAACGCCAGGCCAACGGGGTTTGAGACCCATGACGGTGGGGCGTTCTTTGCAGCGCGTCATGCTCAAACCCAGAGGACGTGCTGGGAGAGCCGGAAAATCTTCACCACCACACAGAGCCCGCGACCTTTTCGGCCGGAGGGTTCCATCCCAGGTGGGGTTGTTGCTGAATCAACAGCGAGCTTACGCGAACCTTCACGCTGAACTCGGGGTCCTTCTTGGCCGGAGCGATACACTCCGAAAAGAGTTTCTCCCCTCGCCTCGACATCTCCCGGATCTTGTCGTGGTCCCGGATGTTGAACAGCTCGAAAACGTGCGCTTTGTCCAAATCAATCTGCATGTGGATTTCCTCCTATTAGGGGAATCCCACAAGTAAATTGGTCGGAGCAACAGGGATCGAACCTGCGACCTCACCCACCCCAAGGGTGCGCGCTACCACTGCGCTATGCTCCGGAAAAATTGCGCCGACGTTCCAGCCCGGCGCCCACTTAAAACAACATGCCCATGAAGGGCACGATAAATTGGTGGACAACATGGGACTCGAACCCATCGCGCACGGTTTATCAGACCATGTGGGGCAACCCGCCCTCCGTCGTCCGTAGGTCGTACCAGGATTGAACTGGTGTCCTCGGCTTATGAAACCGCTGCTCTACCTTTGAGCTAACGACCCAGAAAATTGGGGGCTCGAGCTGATCTCGAATCAGCACCTTTCGGTTCACCCCTATGCTCTTCCTCTTGAGCTACCGAGCCCATAAATTGGTGCCCCACCCCGGTTTCGATCCGGGCTCTCCTGCTCTTCAGGCAGGCGCTATCACCAGGTCAGCTGGAGGGGCAAAGAAGCGCTGTAACGTCGCGCTCCAGCACCGACTGCCCATCACTCTCCCCGAGAACGCCTTTCAGCGCACTCGCCGTTGGGGCTTACGCCTTTCCCGGTTAGCGGAGGAGAGCAACAACCAGCAAAAATTGGGAGCGGGAGCAGGATTTGAACCTGCAATCTCGAGCTTATGAGGCTCGCGAGCTACCGGATTGCTCCATCCCGCAAAACTTATGGCCACCGGATGGTGCAGCCCTTGAAGATGCCGCAGCACATCGTGCCGTTCACTGTGATGTTGACCAGCTCGGAGCCGGACTTGGACGGCCGGAACAGGTGGGCCGTGAAGCTCTCCACCCAGACGTCTCCGTAGCCGCATTCGAAGAAATCGTAGCCGTGCTTGACAGGGTCAGTGAGCCCTGACGACCGAACGGCCGCTTGGAAGCGCCCGCCGTCCGGACTGCACCCGCCCGACTTCGCGATTATGAAATGCATTACCAGGGCAATGCACCAGCCCCAGAACGTAGCGGATGATTCGCTTGACATAGGCCAGGTGGTACACCGGATCTGCTTGATTCCTTCACTAGCTCAGGCTCTAATCGAGCTATGGCTAGGCTGAAATTCTACTACTGTGAATGTGGGTGCAAGGGCGCCCAGGCTTCCGCGGGCCCTCTGCACTACTGGATCTACAACGACCTTCGCGGGACGTTTACGCTCCGCCAGGGGCATGGGCACTTGGGCACCAAGCTCGGGGAGTTCAAATCCCACGAGAGCGCTACATGGGCGGCCAACGACCACGCCAAGGTCGAAGCCGAGAAGATCGTGGAGCAGCTCCAACCCCTCCTCAGCTGAAATGGCACCCGCGTAGGGATTCGAACCCCAAACCTCATGGTCCGTAGCCATGTGCTCTATCCAGTTGAGCTACGCGGGCAGAAAATGGCGTCCGCAGGAAGATTCGAACTTCCAACCTTTGGCTTCGTAGGCCACTGCGCTATCCGATTGCGCCATGCGGACATTGGTGGAGAAGAAGGGACTCGAACCCTCAGCCTGTCGCGTGCAAGGCGACTGCTCTTCCAATTGAGCTACTTCCCCAAACTTGGCACCCCAGACGGGTTTCGATCCCGCTTGTCCTGCATGAAAGGCAGGCATCCTAGCCACTAGATGACTGGGGCATAAATTGGCGTCCCTCCGGGGATTTGAACCCGCGATTTGCAACTTGAGAGGCTGCTGTCCTTGCCAACTAGACGAGAGGGACAAAATCTGGTGTAACTTCCGGGGCATGCCTCGCAAGACGCAACCCCCGACCGACCTTGAACGAGCGTTCAAAGCCCAGGTGAAAAACACGCTGAACGCCCTCATTTTGGGGCGAAACATCAGCCGAAATCAACTCGCCAAACGCATGGGAATCTCGATGTCCCGTCTCACCGAGATGCTGGACATACCCTCGCTGGGCAACATCTCCCGCATCTGCGAAACTCTGAACGTCGAGCCCCAGATCCGACTCAAGGCCGCGAGCCGCAATCGCCCCCCGCCGAAGCTCGAGGAGGGGGCCCTCAAAGGACGACCCAAGAATGCGCCACCAGAGGCTGAGGATGAATGTCTCGATTGAGAGGTACCTAGCCGGGTTCGAGCAAACCATCGAACGGCTCCCCGGCATCCTCGACCGCTGGGAGAGCATCGAAGACATGCTCTGCGGCGAGTACATCGACCAGCTCGAATGGATGCTCGACGTCCGGGAAGACGTCCTCAACCTCGCCGTGGAGCAAGGCCAGGGCACCCCGGTTCGTGCCCGCATGGACCGAATCAACGCCGGTCTAGGGCGCCTCAGCATCCGGATCAAAGAGGTCATGGGCGTCGATGTTCTCGAGACCCTGACTCCAGAGTTGGAGCCCGCAGTGGGAATCGAACCCACAGCCTCCTGTTTACGAAACAGGTGCTCAACCGTTGAGCTATACGGGCGAAAGTAACAGGGGCACTCGTACCCCTGTTGAAATCAGAAGTTGTCCGAAACGACAACCCAGAAGTCGCTGGCCAACTGGGTGTTCTTCGCGTAGGCGTAGCTCATCCAGAAGTACCCAGCGAGGCCCCAGTTGACGCCCCACGAGTTGCGAACGAGGAATGCACCCGTGGTGCCGTCGGGCATCTTCTTGGCGTCGTCGTAACCGACGAGCGCGACAGCATGACCGCCCTGCAAGTGTTCCGTGGGACCCGGCAAGCCAAGAAGCGCTTTCTTGGCCATGTCTGCGGTCATGAAATAATCGTAAACTTGGAACCCAAATCCAACGAGATACCCCATCGCCAACGTGGACTTCATCGTGGCGATGTCCCCGTCCGCGATCGAGTGGTAGCTCGTGATCAGCTTCGTAGCTGCCTTGGCCCAGAGGTCCGGGGTTGGGTTGACCGTGAACTTCTGGATGTTGTAAGGCCAGCTGGCCTCGTCCAAAATCCCGTACTTGACTCCGGTCTTGATGGCATCACGAATCGTGGCGCCCGAGTCTTCGTTGACGGTACCTTCGATCTTACGGGTCGCGTAATACTCAAAGAGCCGCGACACCTGGGTGAACTTCGGGGCGGGAGTCGGGGCCGGGGTCGGCGTGGGAGCCGGAGCCGGGTTGGACACCGCCACGTTGGTCGTGAACGTGACCGAACCGTCCGCATTGACCACGACGTTCGAGGTGGTCACCTTGGCGGTAGCCGCGGTAGCTGCCAGCTTCTTCGAAGTCGCCCCGCGGAGGTCGCTGCTCTCGATGAGGGCCGCGAACATATTCGCAGTGCAGCTCCCGAGTTCACCTTGGTCCTCGATAGGGCTGCAAATGGGTCGATTGTCGTAAGAGGGTGGGGTAGCAAAGAAGTTGCCGGACTTGAGACGGTATCCCTCGTCTCGAGCGTCAACAAGCTGCTTCTTCCAACCACCAACATGAACCCTACGAGGGGTCCCGTCCGCATGATGTGCAGTCTTGATCATGCACATACGCGTGAATAAGAGGGTTAGTTAGCCCGTAAAACTAGCACTTTTGCTAGTCAAAATGGCTCCGAGGGTAGGGGTCGAACCTACGACCATCCGGTTAACAGCCGGACGCTCTGCCACTGAGCTACCTCGGAATAGACTCTGTCCCGCAGGACAGGCCGTAAAAACTACCGTGGTTTTGCAGTGTCACCTTGGATGTAACCCTGCCGGTCAAGCTCTTCCACGGCGAAGTGGTTCTTCCACTTGATGACCAGGTGCTTCTGCCGGAACTCGTCAACGACGATCCGATCCGAGAAAATCGTGACGACCGAGTCGTGGTAGCCGGTTCGGTCGAGAACCTCAACTTCCTGACCCTTGCGGTAGACACGAGAGGTCTGGTTTGACCACTCATACCCAGCAAGCTCGACTTCCTCTGGGCCGAGAAGCTCTTCCAGAGGCGGTTCGGAAGCCGTGACCGAGCTGGCGAACTTGTCGCTCTCTTTGGCGGAGTCCTCGACCTTCTTTTCGAAGTCGTGAGGGTCCATGGTCCGAATGTCGAACCACAACGACCGTGCGTGATTCAAGTTGTGGCCACCGGCTCGGCCGGAGCTGTACGAGACGTACACGGCCTGGGCCTTGAACCAAACCCGAATCGTCCCATCCGGAGACGTCGCGTGCGGCACCTTGAGCCCGTCAACCACCTTCCAACGCTCCTTCTTCAAGTGCTCGAGGATTTCAGCTCGAGCTTCAAGGAAGGTCTTGCGCTTGGCGGTCTTGTCAGAGAAGGCCGCGGCGACGCGGAGGGCGATGTCGATGGGGTGGTTGGCCATGTGTTCCTCTCTCTACGGGCCGCACGAAAAGAGTAGCGCACCGAAGTGCACCCTCGAAATGGCTCCAGGAGCAGGATTCGAACCTGCGATTGGGTTTCCCCGCGCGGTTAACAGCCGCGTGCACTACCACTATGCGACCCTGGAATAGGTGCGCGCGAAGCGCACCGAAATAAAATGGGTGGAGGATCCGAGGCCGGGCATCAAAGCACCACGACCGAAGGTTCGAAGCTCTGGCCGCAACACGACGCCAACAGACCTCGGACCCTCCACCAAGGAAGGCCCCATAAGAGCCTTCCCTCGTTTCTCTTGCCTCAAGCTAGAGTCGTATCGCCCGTCATGTCCCAGCCGCTGGAGCCCCTCAGTATAGTCGAGGGTCGATCACGCTCTGGCGCTACACGCATGGAGGTACCATGCGCGACGATTCACGCTCTAACCTGTCAGATTTTCAAAGACTTACCCGATGATTTCCAGCAAGAAGCCCGGAGGCTCGTACCCGAGGGTACCTGTGCACATCGTGTAACTTGGTGGGCCTGCGGGGACTCGAACCCCGAACCGTTCGCTTAAGAGGCGACTGCACTGACCAGTTGTGCTACAGACCCGAAATTCGCTAATCTACGTCTTGGTACCTGTCCGGAGACAAGTGAAACTTGGTGAGGCCAGAGAGACTTGAACTCTCAACCGTCGGGTTAAAAGCCCGCTGCACTACCATTGTGCTATGACCTCATTGGTGGAGGATGATGGAGTCGAACCACTCAGCCTTAATGACGCCTCGTTTACAGCGAGACCTGCCTCCCGGGGCACACGTCACCCTCCTCAGATTTGAGAAGAGCTGAGCTTCGATAGCGATCCAACACTCCGTTTTGTGGCTTGCTCAGCATGGTTGACCCCAGGAAACGTTGAAAAAGATGCAGAAATCCACTCACCCGGAGACACTCCGGGCGTACGAGCCCCAACCCCAAACCGTGGGTTACGGTGCAGCTGGAACTAGATTTTTGAGCCTGAAACGACTGAAGCCGCCCGAGGTTTCCCAGGGCGGCTTCGAAGGTACACGGGTTTGTCCCGGTGCTTCTTATCCGCCCCTTGTTCCCTCCTCCGGCTTGGCATGGCGATACGAGGAGGGTTGCCAGGGATTAAGGGTGCTCAGATCCGTGGCAATGGATGCGACGGCGCTTTCAAAGCGCTTCGCGGTCACAAACTGACCCTGACCCTGGCCGCCAACGACGACCATCGCCAAACACAAACCAGCGGCCGACGCCATTCTTGGCATCGTTCCTTTCTGGGCTGTGGTGGTGAGTATCGTTGACATGACCGTCTCTCGGTTATCGCCCCGGCGGGGCGTCTTGACACTACAGACCCCTCATAAAAGGGGTATTGGGCTAGTCGAGGGCCTTCAAAGCCAATCGGCTAGACACCCTCAAGCTACACCGGCCGTTCCGGGGGCCGCAACCACTTTTTTCGTCACCCCTGTCGAATTTTCTCCCAGCCCCCTCTAGTGGAAGTTCTTGTGAACTCGCCCTAGTGTGCTGCCCAAGACCGCCCAAGCATTCCTCGATGACGTCTCCAAGTCCGTGAAAGCATCACGGAAATTCGAGTGCGCCGCCTTCGGCTCCGAGTGGGATCGATTCGTCGAAACTTGGATGCCCACCCTTTACGATTTCGTGGCTCAAGCTCTCGGGCCCTACGGTCGGGAGCCCCTGCCGACCATCCTTCGCATGGAGGACGGGATGCACATGAGCGGGGCGACCGCGAGCTTTCACATGGGCACGGGGCAGATCCACATTTGCCAGTCGGTCGAGGGAAACCCCGGGCAAACGCTCGAGAAACTCACCCATGAACTCGTGCATGGGGCCCTGGCCCAGTTCCCGAGCGTGGACCCGTTTTACGACGAAGGGGCAGTCGATTATTCAACTTGGGTTCTCGCACACGCCCCCATCTACGGCAACCTGCGGGAGAGGGTCATCGCCTCAGCGAGTTTCAACATCAAGATGCGTCGTGAACGGGCAATGAGGGACTTGTCCGACTATGACCGCAAACGTTGGGCCGGAGGATTGTTCTACAACCTCTCTCACGGTCCAATGCTCCTAGCCAAACTCAGGATGAAGAAAGAGGCGGGCGACTTCACCTGGTAGTGGTGTCACCCACGGCATGGAAACCCCATACGCCGTGATCGCCATCGTGCAAAAGGGCCCACTGCTCCTCGCTGTCTCCCGGAAAAACAACCCGGAAGACTTGGGCTTCCCAGGGGGCAAAGTCGAGCCCGGAGAAGACCCCGAAGCTGCTATCCGCCGCGAGCTGCTGGAAGAGACGGGGCTCTCCTCAAACCTCGTGCACAAGGTCTACGAGGCCCTCTCCGTGCACAGCAAGCTCCCAACCTGGGCGTACCTCATCGTCCCCGGCCCGCCGTACAAACCTCGAGCCTTAGAGGCCGGTACCTGGGTGGGTTGGGTCAACGCCACCAGGATGCTCGACCCTCGGAACTCATTCGCACCGTACTATGAGGGCTTGTTCAAAGCCTTGGGCATCAAGTACACTGCGAGGCCCTCGAGATGAAACCATGGAAAAGATTCGAAACCCCTACGCGAGCGCAATGGCCCGCCGCTATGGGAAAACCACCAAGGTCATGAAAGACCGCCGCAAAGGACGCGGAGGTTCACGGAACAAGAAGCGGGAGATCCTCCACGAGGCAGATCAGTAATCCTGTTGTCCCCTATCTTGAACGGGAAGGTTTCACCATGAACTTGATTCTACGCGTAGCCGCCGCCGAGGCCAAAGCCGCCGCCGAGGATGAGGCCACCTGGGAGGATGCCCAAGCTGTCCTCCGTGACGCGGCCAAGGACATGGGCGTGACCTACGCTGAGAAGGGTGGCAAGGTCATCTTGACGAACAAGAAGACCAAAGACTATGGCGAGGTCACCTACTCCGGCGGGAAGGTCCACTTCGAACTGTTCGAGGAGGATGAGGACAAGCCCTACTCAAAGGGCACCGTCACCCTCCGGTCCTTCAAAGACAGGGACGACTGGAAAGAAAAGCTCGTGATGACCGTCGAAGGTATCGCGATCTGACCCCGGTGTAGCCGTACTCATGTGGTACGGAAGATACGACGACAGCGACCTGGCCCCGGCTCTCCCCAAACCGTGCGCCTGCGACAACGGGCCACCTTCCATCCCGCCCGACGTCGCCATGGCTCTCTGGGCCGGAAACGACGAACCCTCCATGACCATCTGGGCGCAACCCGATCCCTACGAAGGGCAGTGGCACACGGGACACCCACGCGCGGAGTACCTATTCCTTCCCACGGCCTCCAAGGAGGAAAAGGAACTCGAGCAAGCCATCTTCAATGCCTTAGACGCGGGGCTCGATGCCATGTTCCTACTGAAAGCGACCCAGGACGTCGTCCAGAAGTGGGCAAGGGCTCACGTCATAAAGGGCGAGCGCCTTGCCGACTGGGAACGTCACGTCAGCTCGGATCAGTAGGGGTCTCGAGGGCAGGGGATTCCGCGCTCCACCCGATCCTTGAGGAACTCTTCGTGGGCCGCGTCCATCTCCTCTGGGGCAAGCGGAGCGCCGAACTCCCCGCCGTCCATGAGGTCGCGGATCGACATCTTTTCGATCATCATGTCCTCGACGCAGAACATGCCGTAGACCTTTTCCCCGTTCTCGACCATGTAGACCTGAACGTAGAGATGCGGGTAGCCGTCCTTGTCGATGACAAGCTGCCAACGCCCGTCCGCAGGTCGAATGACCCCTTGAGCCTGGGGGTCTTCTTCGAAACGACTGATCTTGATATCTTGCAGCATGGGGGACTCCTTCACGACCCAACACCGGGTCCGTTAGGGCCGGAGGTCATCCCCCTCACGGCTGTTCATCTACAAAGTACACCACCTGAACCGGTACCTCAACCCATTTGGTGTCAGAAAAGCATGGCGTGGCTCGGCCCCCGATCGGGCATCCAGTGGTATGTGTACCTTCTCCGCTCCGAGAAGATCCCCCACCTCTACACGGGCATCACCACCGACCCTGAACGACGCCTGGCCCGCCACAACAACGGCACAGGGGCGAAGTTCACTCGCGGCCGAGGCCCGTGGTCCATCGCCTACCTCGAGCCCACCATGGACCACCGGGACGCCCTCCGCCGCGAGCGCGAAATCAAAGGCTGGAGCCGAGCCGAGAAGCTCGAGCTGATCAAGCGACCTTCCGCCGACCCTGTTTCGGCCTCTGCGCCACCGGTGCGACAACGTTCTCGAACTCGGTAAGCATGCTGTACAGCTGCTTCCCGATGCTGAGCCCCACAAGGTAGTTGTCCTCCCCAACGCCCGCCGCTTGAAGAGCCGACTCAGGATCAAGGCCATCCGTGGACACGGACACCGCGACCTTTTGCATGAGCAGGTCGTACAGCTGCTCTTGCAGGGTTCCCGCATAGACGGGGAACAAGAGGCGCGTTTCCTTGTCCTGCCCGATGCGGTCAATACGCCCGCCCGCCTGGCGGAAAATCACCGGGTTGCAAGCAGGGTTCTCCATCCAAATTTCCGTGGAAAAATGGACAAGATTGTTGAGGCCCGTTTGAATGGCCACCGGGTTCACGACCAGGATGCGGCGCTTTTTCTTGACGATCTCCCTCGTGATCCAGTCCTGGCGCTTGGCCGTGGGAACCTTGTCCGCGTGCAGGATCGGGGCCTTTTCCTCCGTGTACTTCTCGAGGAGGGCCGACAGGCGCGGCAACAGGTTCGTGTGCCACGAAAAGACCATCACGTTCCGACCCTCGGCCAGCTCATCCAGCACGCGGTCAACGAGCCACTGTTCCTTCGCAAGAAGGGTGTCCCTCGAGAACGGGGCTTGCGACGTGACCAGGTCGCCGCCGACCGACTCCGGATAGCGGATCTCGAAATCGCCGCTCTCCACGTTGCCCGTGTCACTGGTCGCCCGGTCCAAGTAGCTCGGAAGCTCGGCAAGCTGCCCAAAGAGCTTGCCCGACAGGTCTTCCTTGAAGCGGTCCCGCTTGATACGGTTGACAAGGGCCGTCTGCAACGCCGTGTAGCGCTTGGCCAGCTCTTCACCCGGAGCGACCAGATGCTTTTCCAGGGTGCACTTGGGCAGATCGATCGCTAGGTCGCTCTTGTGCAACGTGACCGAGATGGGCAAAAGGTGCCGGAGCAGGAAGAGCGGAAGGATGCCCGGAGCGTCCCCAATCATGCGCTCCGAGCGCTGGACACGATCCGAGTTCGAGCCAAATTCAATGACTTCCCCCTTCTCATCCTTGTCCTGCAAAAGGCGCTTGCGGTAGCCGTACCGGTCCACGAAGACCGAGCTATCGTCACGGCTGAACTCTTCACGGAATGCGGGCGAAAGAGCCCACATATTCATGAACAGGGACTTGGCGTAGCCGTTCATGATCGAGCCGGTTTGAAGGATCGTGGGGATGCCGAGAGACGTCAACCGGTGAGCGGAGATCTCCTGTGCCGAGCCCTCCGTGGCGTACTCGTGCCCTTCATCGAGCACCAAGAAGTCGAACAGGTCTGGGTAGCGTTCCTTGATGTGTTGAGCCAACGCAACACGGCGAGGCTCCGGAACCGCCTGATAGAGGTGCTCCCCGCACTCTTCCGACGTCTCGAACCGCGCCACCAAGGCGGCCGAGCGGAGCGCGTTGATCCCCGTGGTCAACCCGTTGCCACGGCTCCCGTGAACACGAAGCTCCCCGCCGAACCACGAGACCACGACCGAGCCCACCAAGACTTGCTCGTTCTCTTTGGTCACCCGTTCCGCGTTGTTCTTGAGCACCTGGACCGGAGACCACGACGAGTGCGCGTGCGGGTAAGCCTTAGCCACCTCCGCAAAAGCCGCCGCCTGAACCGGACCCCCCGGAGGCAGGAGCAAGAGAAGGTCCCGAGCGAAGCTCGAGTACGCCCCGTGACTATCCACCGGGCCCAGCTCCCGCCAAACGCTCACGATCTGCTCAGGAGTCCCGGCCGCGGCGAGCGCATGGGCCAAAGCCGACTTGACCGCGTCCCCCTGGTGTTCCTTGTACGCCTCGACCAGGAGGCCGATCATATCGTCCAGCTCCCCCGCCTTGAAGCCAGAGAACACGGGAGGCTTGACCCCATCCTTGAGCTTGGATTCGTAGTGGGTGAGAAACTTCTGGCTCATCCGCTCAGACAAGATCGAGGTCAGGGTGCCGCTAGTAGGCTTGTGCTTAGCCAGCCGAATCGCCCACTTCTGAACGAGCCGAGCAAGCTCGTTTGCGGAGGTCACCGCCCCGTGCTTGCACCGGGCCCGCTTTTTGGCCAGGTCCACGACGGGCGTCGTGTGGCCGCACTTGGGGCAACGACCGTTACCCACACCTTCCCAGCCGTGCGAGAGCTTGGCTGTCTCACGCGAAAGGATGGCGATCACCATCCGGTCACTCGTGTTGGTCGCGACCGCTTCGATGTCCGAAACCGAGGACAGAACCCGAACCTCAGCCTCGGGCACCACCACCGCGATCTCGTCCGCCCACGACTTGAGCAAGTGCGGAGGACACATCACAAGGAGCCGACGAACGCCAACCGTCTTGGCTGTCATCAGGGCGACCGTGGTCTTGCCCGAGCCGATCTCGCCGAGCAGGATTGCACCCTTGCCCTTGCGCTGGGCTCGAGTCGCATTGAGGCCGCCCAGGAGCTTGACCAAAGCGCGCGAGGCATGGGCCTGGGCCGTGAACAGCTTGCGGGGCGACGAAGCGAGCGGGATGGAGGCCGCATCCCGACGAGGGTCGTACAGGATCGGGCACTGCCGTTCCATGACGCCCATGAGAGACTTGCCGTAGTGCTTGAGCAGGTCTGCCACAGTCATGGTTTCGACTGCGACTTTCCCCTTGGTCTCCGACCCCGAACCCAACACGTGGTACTTGTGGGTTTCCATGTCGAGCACGGTCACAACCAGCTTGGGCTGTTGAACCTGCACAACGCCGACCACATCGCCATCCTTGTTGGTCTTTTCCTCGACCGTACGGTACTCACGATCAAAGACGCCCTTGACGAGCAGAGGCGGGAGGACCCCGGGCACGTCCGGATCGATACGCGACCCGTTGAAGAGCCCCGACGCGATACCAGCCGCGATGTGGGCCGGGCGCGGGGGCGTCGCCACTGGGTAGCGGCGCAAAAGCAGGTCCTGGACAGGTAGAGCCGGAAGGACACCCGACACCGGGATCTTCTGGCCGCCACGGCTCGTCTGAGTCCAAGGGCGAGCCTTGCTCAGGAGCGTGGTCAGGTCCACGGGCCGGATCTGCCAGCTACCAAGCCCCGTCTCGTAGTATTCGCCCGTCGGCAGGGTGTACAAGGGCGCGGAGCCCTCTTCTGGCAGCTCCGGAATGCTCGAGGCATCCGCCGCCCAGCCTTGAACCTGGGTCACGATGGCCGCGTCAGGCGTAGCAATTGGGTCGCACTTGCGGGCAACCAACACGACTTGCTTGAACCCCTCGAAATCAGCCCCGGGGAACCGGAAACACTGGACGTTGACGAACTCCCGCCCCAGAAGCTCCACCGAGGCGGCAAGGGCGTAGAAGGGTACAACGAACATGAGCACGCCGCCCGTGGCCAGGACGGCCGCAAAGCGGGCCAGGAAACGATGCTCGAGGCGACCATGCACCCGGTCAGTGTCATAGGGCGGGTTCAGGTAGAGAAGCCCGATTCCCTTGCGGCGGTCGAAATCCCACACAACGCGGAAAGCATCGCCATGGAGGGCGTTTTGACCCGATGTGTAGCTGAACCGAGACAGGTTGGCTTTGGCCGCCGCCGCTCGGATCGCTTCCATCTCGCAGACGTACACTTCACTGCTTGCAGCCTGGAGGTGCTCTTTGATGGCCAGGATCGCCGCCGCGTCGCCCGCACAAGGGTCAGCGAACGATGTCCGCGCCTCTTTCCCCACCGGCGAGAGAAGGCCCGCGATACGCGGAAGAAGATGGGTCGGGGTTGGGTAATACCCCGCGACTGCTATGGATTCAGGGCGTGCCATTGGCCTTCACCTTATCGCGGTAGATTTCAGCACAACTGACACAGGTGTGGTCGAGGTGTTTCTCCGTGATCGGAACCTCAAGATCCCAACCCTGCCCCGCCTTCGGGTGACCACAAAGAGCCGCGGTCTGGATGCCGCCCCCGAACTTGAGGGGCATGCCTTCCGAAACCGGTCGGATGTGCCAACGAGCCAACGGCCCCGCATGGATACTCTCACAGAAGGAGTAGGTAACCTTGTTCGACACTTGAACCTCTACCCCTAGAACGTGCGAGCCCCAGAGAATCTATACTCAGACGTGCTCGAAAAACAACGACACCTGCTCAGCCAGGACTTGCTCGATCTGGGCATGGTTCGCACTGAAGGCTACACCTCGGCTGTAGCCCAAGGTCTCGGCGCGCTCGACACGGAACCCGAGCCGGGATGCCTCCCCGAAAGGAGGCGAGCCGTAGTGATGGCCCGAATTTGGGTAGGAAGCGAGCCCCTGCCCCAGGCAGGCGATGAGAAGCTGTAGGTAAAACCGCCCGTCCTGCAAGATGGGGCACCGAGTCCGCCGATCCAGGTAGGCCACGAACAGGAAAGCCGTGGGCACGAGCTTGGCCAACGCCTCTTCGGACAGGGCCTCAGCCTCCCGCGCCTTCTCAGGCAGCATGGCCCGAACGTGCTGAACGATGGGACCCACCTCCACCCGCTGCTGAGCAGCCCACGTATCGGTAGGCAGCACGATGAATTTCGCCCCGGCCGGATCCACCATGCCAGGCTCCAGCTCGAACAGCTCAGGCAGGAAAAGGGTCGCAATTGTGCCCTCCGCCTCTTTCTGCCAAGTCACCTTGAACCCGCTCGACTTCAAGACCTCGAGCCGGTCTTCCTTCTTGCGGTACGAGTGGTCTTTCTGGGTGAAAGCCGCCTTGCGCCCCGACAGCAGGTTCATGACGAAGGGGCGTAGCTCAGCTTCCGACCCCGCAAAGGACACGTGCACCGGCCGAACGTTGTCCGTGTCGGTCGCGCCACCCTCCCACAAGGCATCCGCCTCGACCAAGGTCAGGCACGAAGCCGAGAAGGATCTGGACTTCCCCTCTTGTTGCGGCGCGATGACGATTTCACGGTGGTTCATTTCCCAGACAAACTACTAGGTATTTGACTACCTGGCAATAGGGTAGACCGTAAATTCAATCGTCGGATAGCGCGAGGTCGAGGATGGAGGTCTCGTTTTGGTCGATGGGTTTGGGTACCTCTACCGGGGCGGGTGGAGGTGCTGACTCCGCTCTCTTTTCGGGGCTTGAGGCTTCGATGATGCGGTATTGTGCTCGAGCGATGTACCCCTCGTGCTTCTCGATGGCCACGAAGTTCACCCCCTCGAGAATGGCTGCCACGGCCGTTGTGCCCGAACCCACGTAGGGGTCGAGGACCACGCCGCCCGGGGGCGTCACGAGGCGCACTAGGTACCTCATCAGCTTGAGAGGCTTCACCGTCGGGTGCTGCTCCGCTCCCTCGACATCGACCTTCTCCGACGAGGGTGCTTTCGCGCAATAGGTGAACGGGGCATCGGGCTCGAATTGGGCGAAAAAGCGGGAGGCCCCGCCGGAGTCTCCGCGAGCAATAAAATAAACAGCCCCCTCAAAGGATCGACTTGACCCTCCGCCATGCGAGGTAAGAAGTCCGCTTTGATCATCCAGCTCTTTGCTCGGGCACCCAGGGGCGCACTCGTAGACCGGGACTTGCTCTTCCCCGTTCTCATCTCCCGTCTGGGTGCTTGTGTACTCGTGCCCAGCCCCCTCACCAAAGGGTTTCATGCCGTCGTCGAACCGGTTGATCACCGGGGCCTTGACCCTCTTGGTACCTACGACTTTGCACCCGTCGCTGTGCACGAGGATGAAGTTCGCAGGCCAACGACCCAAAGCCTCAGCCTTGGCAACTTTGGCCGCCATGTCCTGCTTGTAGTCGTCTTTGCGGCCCTCATCGTGCATCCAAGGGCGGTCCCACTCGGGACCACCGCACGTGTTGGTCATGTCCGTAGGGCCGCCGAGCCGACCGCCACCCAGAGCGTCGTTTGTCCTGACCCGACACCCGTCGATGTTGATCGCCCCCGTGCCCGTCGCGAGCACCTGGGCCACCACGGACTTCTCCGCAATGGGCTTGCGGAACACGAGGATGGGCTCCCAGCTCGGCTTCAACGCCGTGCCCCAGCCCTCCCACTTTTTCGCTTCCTCAGTCGCGGGCTCCGTAACCGGAATGTCGATGCCCACCTGCTTGGCCCCGACCCCATAGGCCCCCACGCCTTTACCGCCCTCATCGGTCGTCTGCCGGACCTCTTTACCGTTCACGATGTCATTGAGGTTCTCGCCCCCAACGCCACGCTTGGTACCCACGACCTTGCGCTTGGCCCCCTTCTTCTTGTCGATGGCCTTGTCGATGCTGTGGGACTTCGGGAAGCCCTGCGACTGCACCCACTGCATGACGCTTTGAGGTCCAAACTGGGTTGCAATCGTGTCGCGGTTCTCGAACCCCGCCATGCGAATGCCCATCGACATGAGGTCGAAGGTTCGAGTGCCCGCGAACGCGAGAAGATGGCCCCCGGGCTTGAGCACGCGGAAGCACTCCTTCCAAACCGAGACGGGCGGGATGTCCCACGGCTTGTTCATGAAGTCGCCCGTTTTCAGCTCCGCGCCTTGAAGGTAGGCGATGAGTTCTTCGGGCGTCGGGTGCTCGTTTCCAAGCCCGTACGGCGGGTCGGTACAGATGGAATCAACCGACTCGTCTGGTAGGGTTTTGAGTATGGCTAAGCAGTCGCCATGATGCAGGGTGTTCAGCTCGAGGGACATGCGCGCCCGGAGGTTTACACCGGGTCAGTGCCCGCGAAGTTTCGCTTCCCAAGCCTCACGGCAATAGAGGGCGATGACACTGGGGGAAGCCTGCACAGCGGACATGCTCTTCTTGAGAATGGGGGTCCGGTTGCCCATCACCAGCTCGATGTCCACCTTGTCCCCGAACTTGATCTGGACATTGAGGTTCGCATCAAGGTCCTGGTCGGGCAGGATCGGGCTGCTCTTCAACCACACGCGGATCGACCACGTGTCACTTTGCTGGCGAGGCGACCCGTAATCCCAGTTGAGGAAGCCCGAGACGTTCTCGTACTTCTCGACCCGGCTGAGTTCCTCGTGCAGGGAACGAAGCTGGTTGTTGAGGTACTCCCCCAGAACGCTCATGAACGTGGACTGGAGCGTAATGAGCTGCGCTTCGTAGTTGAGGCGAAGGACGCTCGAGGGCTCGAGCGCGGTCTTGACCACCAGGCTGGCAGCAATGTCCTGAGTCGTCTCCGACGCAGTCAACGTGTCCGCCTCATCCAGATCACGCACGTGAAGCGAGGCGGTCTTGAGTTCACGCTTGACCGTCTCGATGATCTCTTTCTTGTACTTCGTCCAAGCGCCCGGGGTGAACGACGACCGGTCATGCAGGAACGGAAGCATCTTCTGGGAGATGATTTGGCTGTCCGAGTAGTCCTCGCTGATCAGGTGCAGGTACGTACGAACGTCCTCTTCCGTGATCCCCGCATCCGGCCACTGCCGCTGAATCGCCTTGGCCGCCTCAATCGCCGCGTGGTCAATCTCCGACTCCGACGCTTCCCCAGGGCCGGAGATGAGGTCCCCCATGTCCGAGAGGTCGTTCTTCACCACGCCACGCTGGCGAACTTCCTGCCTGCGGTAGGAGTCGCGAAGGTGGTTGATCAGAGTCGTTCGAAGAAGCCTTTGGGCCTCGTCGTAGGTCTTGCCTTCCCAGTGCAGCATGCCTCGCTTGGCTTTGTCGATGAGCATGCCCATGGCTTCAACCAAGAAGTCCTGGGCCGCTTCTTTGCCCCCCACGTTCTTGATTGCCCACTTGAGCGCCGAGATGCCGACTTCCCGCCCGTACGTCGGAGGCACGTGGCGGTTGTCGATCTGGCGGATGTTCTGCGGGGGCGTTGCAAGCGGAGGCAGCTCCGTAACGCCCAGGAGATGGAAGAGCCCCATCGCCACCTGGCCAAAACCATCCGCAACCGACGTGACCGCGATGCGAAGGTGGAAGTACATATTGGCAGTACGTACGCTCCACGGAGAAGTAGAGGCAGTCCTGCGGAGGAGGTCGGTGGTGAGGTCGAGCATCACTTCGGCGATGAATAAGAAGATCAGTCGGGGTCTGACTGCCCCGTCGTCTGTTGCCAGAGCTGGTCTCGAGCCCGGAGCTTCTTGATCTCCGCCACGCACCAGGCCAGGTGGTTGTCGTGTGCCTCGTCCTCGATGCGACCCGTGCCGCTACAAGTCGGGCAGGTCCCTTCCGGCTGCCCATACGGACCCAGATAGCCCTCCCCGCCGCAACGGGGGCAGTCAACGGCGAGGAGGGCTTGGATAGCGGGGAGCCGGTCGTCACTCATCCGGTGTGGGCCTGGAGCACCTTGGGTCGAATGTTCATCTTGCGAGCCACATCCTGGATGGACTTGCCCGCATCGAACATCTCGATGACGTCGTTCTCGTTCTCAGGGGTGGACTCGTCGGGGTCGCCGCTACCGGCGAGGTACTCGACCGTCATCTTCAACTCGACGATAGACTCCTGACGTGCACCGAAGGGGTCACCCAAGGTGTCCTCCCACGCGCGACCCGTCGCCTCGTCGTTGCCCTTGTACTGCTCCTGGTAACGACGCGAACGGGTCCGGCACCAGTTGGCGTAGATGTTGTGCACGCTGCGCGCGAGATACTGCTTGAACAAGGACTTGGAGAGTACCGAGGCCGGGTCCGCGTTCGGATCCACCGCGTTGTCCTTCTCGTACTCGAGCACGAGTTTGAGGCGCTCGACGTCCTCGCGATCGTACATGGCAGTTCGGCTCGCCCAGCTGCCCTTGGCAGGCACGGGATACCAGCGGAACAGGGCCGCCTTGAGGCCGCGGCGTTTTGCACAGAAAACACAAAGGGTCTTCGCCCCCGTGTTGCCCTCGTCCGCGACCCAATAACGCTGAGGAAGCGAGTCGAGGTCGAGACTTTTCCTCAGCCTGTCCACAACCACCGGGAACACGTCCGGGTTGTTCTGGCGGAGGTGCTCGAGGGAGGCCGCGAACTTGACCGTGTCGCACCCGCAGGAGCCGCACACGCCCTTCTCACGACGGTAGATGTCTACTCCGAGCTTCTCCTTCATGGCGCCCCTGTGCACGCGCTGGAGGAACGTGAACCACGAGATACGAAGGTAGCTCGCAGCCTGAGCGCCGGTGAGCTGCTTGGGCAGGTGCCCCAGCGAAGCCCGGTGCTTCTCGATGACCCTGTTCTCGAAGAGCTTCATCCACACGTGTTGGAGAAGATCGTCGAAGTTCGAGTTGACCCGGTTGTGCCTCGTGACGAGACGAGCAACGTAGGTGCCGTAAACACGAACGAGGTCTTTGTTGTCAACAGGAATGTAGTCGTCCTGGTCAACCAAACCCGTGTCGTTCGCCACTGCCGATGCAAGCATGCAGTCCCCCTATGACCAGCCTCAGCTCCCCTATTTACCCCGCGGGAGCGCCCCAGAGGGGACACCTTTAGCTGATCTGGCGAACACCCGTCAAGGTGTATTTGAGGGTTGGACTACATGCGTAGGAGAGTATCGGTGGAATGCCCAAACCTCATATCCCATGAGGACCTCCCTGATATCCACGGAGATGTGGAAAGTGTGCTTGCGGAGATGGAAGCCCAGCGGGTTTTTTTCGACGCGAGCCTTGGTCTAGTTTCAAGCGAAACCGTAAGCGAAACAGCCATTTACGCCCTACGTGTCCGAAGCCAGGACGAGTCCCTTATCGACCGCCTCACCACCTTTTGTCTATGGCATAGTGTGGGGAGGGTAAAGTTCGACCTTATCCCACATAGGTGGTCACGTTCCACACGGTGGGCGAAACGTACAACGGAAGACCTCATTACCTCTTGGATGAGGTGGGTTGCACACGAGGACACGGAGGCCGTTACCCACGCCCTTCATCGGATGGAGCGCGATCGCGAAGATGCCTCCATTGAGGCACTGCCCCTTCAATATTGGGCAACCGCGATTCAAGCGCTGACTCAATCGGACCAGTTGACCTCGAAACGCTTTTTTGAGCGTGCCATGGAGGTCTCCTCACAATTCGGTTTCCCGTCCAACCCGCCTATCTGCTGGACGTACGCGCTCAGTTTTCTCCCTCGAGAGCCTCTTTGCGTTTAGACCCTCGGCGATAGCCCGCCAAAAACAACCGGTTTCTCCACGCATGGCCAGGAGGATAGGGGCGAAGGATTTCCTCCAACTCCCTCTCCGCTTGCCCCTTTGGCCATCCCGCTTGGATGTACGGCCGCCCCGTTTGGCGATCGTAGATAGCCCAAAGCGGAACGCTTTCAACCTTTTGCGTCCGATTTACGCCTCCGCCCGGAGGGCGTCGGCCAAAATGACTTGGTTTCGGGAGCCATGGCTTCTCAAGAGGCTCTTCTGAGCCTTCACCCTCATTGAGGCTTGACAAGTCCTCGGGATCTCCAAGAAAGCCCTCTTCGTCTTCTGGCTTCATGAACGCTAGTACACCTCGGTTGGTACCCTTTTGGATGTAACCAACCCTCCATCAGGCGCTCCCTCGCAAGGAACCCTTCCAGATCTCAACCTCCCCTATGGAGGCCCTTTACCAATGAACCCTATGGTTCTCGCTCCATCCCCTGGAGCCCGTTACCGTTTACCGTACCTGTTGCTTCTACTGTACCTGCATCGTCATCTACTAGGGGTGCATCTTCTGTATCTGCTACGGTTACTGAATCATCTACGGTTACTGAATCATCTACGGTTACTGAATCGGTTACTTCTGAATCTACTGAGTCTGGATCTACTGAATCATCATCTGAGTCTGTTTCGGTTTTTTGTTCCTTAGCTTCACTACTGATCCCCTAACGGGGATCATATGGATCAAATTAAGATCCTTAAGGATCTAGATCTAGTAGGGATCCATATTGAGCTACTTCGTATCCGGGGATCAGAGGGGCTACTACCTTCTGTCGCCCGTTACCCAAGGGGTGGTTCCTAAGATCCGATTGCTTCTCTTAGGAGCAGAGCCTATGGGACGGTTCTCGAGAGATACAAACGTGTCCTTCTCGAGCCAAGGTAACCGGGTCTTTTCTGCTCGCTATGGTTCCAGGGAAGCTCCTGGTAGCGGGATCGATCCGGAGACCGATCGAGGGACCCTATACCCTCACCCCCTTGGACACTTTGGGGGCTGTGACGGACTAGAACACCGAGGGGGACAGGTCAATGGGAAAATTCTCCTATGCCGCCTCTGGGGTAAGAGGAGCATGGTACCAAGCATCGTTACCTTCTCAGACGTAAAGGACGCTCCTTCTATCCGCATGGAGCTTCCAGCTCTCTTGCCTCTTGGGGAACGAATCAAGCTCCGGGTGACCCTCCGAAGGAAAAACGGGCACCGTACCGAAGAGCTTCGGGTGGATGGCGAGTACAGGGTCGCAGAGACCTCTGTGGACGCCACGTACGCCCCTCCCAAGCAGATCGTGAAGGTAGAGGCCACCAAGGTCGCGCCCGCCTGGAAGGCGGTGCGTAACCCCTCCCCGCTTCGTCGGCTCCTCCCTCCCACTCACTCGAAAGCGGTCCTAGACGAATGATGAACCCGTTCCTCCCGAAAGAGTTCCTGTCCCTCCCAGAAGCCATCTGGGTGCCAAGGCTAGGGCCGAGGGTCTTCCGGGGGGCCGCAGCCGAGATCGTCCTCCAAATGGCTTCTATGAAGGGCCCACGACCCTCCACGGTGAAGCTGGCGCTCCGGCACCTGGTCGAGGATATGTCCTCGACCAATCGCATCCGCGTGAAGATCCCCTGGGAGCAACCCGAAGCCGCCCTCGCTCGAGCATTTCTCCGAGCACTCCTTCAAGCGGGTCTCTGTTTGCCAGTTCCTTCTGCGTAGGTTGTGCACGGTGTGCGGTTGTACTGAGTGTGCAAGCGGCCCGGTGTAGAGGGCTCCATGCACCAACATGGCGTCCTCTCCGGCTACGAGATCGAGAAACAGCTCAAGGAGGGGCGAATCCAAATCGACCCCTTCAACCCTGACCACGTGAACCCCGCCTCCGTGGACCTCACTCTGGGGGATCAGGTTCTGGTCTACCGAGACGCGATCGACTACGAGGAGTACGACGTTACGGACGGGAGCGAGATCATCCCCTCCTTGGACAAGAACGTTCTCGACAGTCGGCAACCCAATCGCACGGTCAGCTACAAGATCGGGCCTCGCGGCTGGGTCCTCAAGCCGGGCGTCGGGTACCTCATGCACACGGCTGAGCGCGTCTTCACAGAGAGCTTTGTCCCCGTCCTCGATGGCAAGTCCTCGGTAGGGCGGCTCTTCATCAAGGTGCACGAGACGGCCGGGTATGGCGACCCAGGCTTCAACGGCCAGTACACACTCGAGGTGACCTCCGTTTACCCGGTCCGGGTCTACACGGGCATGCGCATCTGCCAGGTTCGCTTCCACTCGATTGCAGGCCAGCCGAAGCTCTACCAAGGGCACTACCGGAACGATACGGCCAAGGGTGCCGTGGCCTCCAGGTCCTGGCAGCAGTTCGAGGAGATGGACGAGGCAGCAGTGGAGCGGCGAATGCTCGAGTGCAAAGAGGACCATGAGGCCGTCCGCCGCTCCGGCTCCGATGACGGCTGCCTCAAGTGCGGCTACTACGCGAAGTAATCTTTCGTTGCCCCGCCTCGAGTGATGATCCTTCGTGTCGCCCAAGCCTACCGAGCGGAGTTCGAACAGATGCTCGCCGAGGGGCGAAAGCTCCGCCGGGACTACTACGTCCCGGAACGCTACCGGGCTGAGCCTCAGCCCCCGGGGCTCTACGAAGGCCAGCTCCTCGGCCGCAAGATCAAGCGCATGGACGGCGAATGGGTGCGCGACAACATCGACGTTGACTTCGTCGAAGGTGGGAACCCCTCCCGCTACTCCTATGTGCCCCTCGACGAGCTTTGGGTCGAGATGTCCCTCTCCCCCGTGGGTCAGACTGCAACCCTTCTCCATGAGGCAGTTGAATGCCACCTCATGGAGAACTACCAGCTGTCCTACAGCAATGCCCATGACATTGCAGCGTTTTTCGAGTCTCGCTACCGGCAAGACCCCAACACGCCCCTCGATGTTGCGACGGCCGCCGCTGTAACAGAGGCTTTAGAAACGTTAGGTTTGGTGTAACCTAGCGCCATGGATCTCTCTGAAACGATTTCTGCCCTTCAACCCGGCGAGATGAAAACCATCATTTCTGCGACGGTTGAGAAACCCAAGCGTGACCTGCAACTTCTCCCGCTGGTCTACCATCCGAGCCCAATCCTCAACGAGGAGTGCTTTGAGATCCCTGCGGTGACCGAGGACATCGTTTGGTTGGCCAAGGACATGCTCTTCACGATGATGAAGCGGCATGGGGTGGGGCTCGCGGCGCCCCAGGTGGGCCACAGCCTTCGACTGTTCGTGGTGGACGTCGGCTGGGTTCGGGGAATCGAGCACTCGGACCCCAAGGTGTTCATCAACCCCAGGGTAACTCCCGCGAGCCCGAGCCAGGACAGGGCTCCGGCCGAAATCTCCTCTACCGAGGGCTGCCTCTCCTTCCCTGGCACGAAGGCTACTTTGCCGCGCTACGAGGTCGTCCACGTTCATGCCCTGGGCATCGACGGCAGGCCATTTGAGCTGTACGCGGACGAGCTTCTAGGACGCGTGGTGCAGCACGAGAACGACCACTTGAACGGGGTTACCATCCACCCGCACCTCGGTCGCATGCAGCGCCAAGAACTCCGGAAGGGGCTCGAGAAGGCCCGCCGCGGCTAAACTACCTGTCGCCCGCCCTGGGTGATGGACCTCGTACTCCGCGTCGCCTCTCACTTCCTTGTCGGCGGTTTCATCCCCGACAAGTTCTTCAAGGCCAAGACGGCCGAGCTGAAGAAGCTCATGCTCACCCCGGCCGGGATGCCCGACGTGACCTCGTTCGAGATTCACGACCGGGTCATCCCCTTCTACAAGAAGTTCGAGCAGGAGTTGCTCGAGTTCGGGGTGCACCGCTTCGCGGAGGAGTCCATCCGCAGTCGGTTCGAAACCATGCGAGGCATGGCGGAGAAGATCGCCGAGGGGGCAGCCGGGTTCCACAAGGCCACGAACCAGTTCCCTCCTCGCGGCCCCAAGACCGAAGTCCTGACATCCCTCGAGATGGCGGTACGAGGCGCCTACGGGGAGAAGGTCAAATATCTCGGGCACGCCTTCAAAACCCAGTGGTTCATCGACGGTGGCCAGCTCGAGGCTTTGGCTGACCGCCTTTTGAAGAAGGCCACGCCCGCAGAGCTTGGCGCCTTGGAGAGCGCTTCGAACGACGACTTCCGCTCCTCTGTTCTTGACCTCAAGTACGGGTTCTTGAAGCGAGTGAACGCGGAAGCCGCGGCGCTCAAGCTGGTCAAGAAGACCAAGATCACCTGGGACCCCTTCCAGCGCATCGAGATACTTCGTGCTGCGCTCGAGGCCAACTACTCGGACAAAGCGGACATGGCGCCTACCGAGTTCGACCTGTTCGGAATGAAGATCGTGGTCAACGACCAATCCGTGGACCAGGACCAGGTCAATAAGTACGTCGGCTACCTCAAGGAAGCCTACGCTCGCCTCAAGGCCAAGGGGTTTGCCAAGGTCTGGTATGGCACCGTTCTCATCGACTGCCAGCAGTGCGGGGGCGTCAACTACAACGACGGGGGCGAGGTCGGGGGCCACTACAACATCGGGAAAGACTGGGTGAAGATCTTCGAACGCCCCGGTCCTTTCATCGTGAAGTTGATGGCTCACGAGCTGGGGCACCGGCACTGGTTCAAGGGCATGTCCTCGGAGCAGCGAGCCCGGTTCAACTCCCTGGTCCGCACGCACGAGGGTCGAAACCCAAAGAAGGCTGAGGCCAAACTCATCCCTCTCTCCACCGTGGTGAAGCGTCGAAGCACCCTGGACGAAGTTCTCAACCCGCTTGCCAAGGCTCTCGACCAAGCACTCAAAGACGCTGAAGCACAACGGTTCGACAAGGAGAAGGCCAGGGAGCTTCGGTCTTTCGTCCGCGGGGACGCCCAAGCCCTTTCGAGGCTGTACCAGTTGGGCTCGAACATGGTCGAGCGGAACGGGGACCTCTACCAAAGCCGTGAGTCACTCCAGCTCGGAACCGAGTTCAGCAAGCTGCTCATGGATGTGGATGCCGAGTTGGTAGACAAGCTCAACGAGATCCTCAACACGAGCTTGGACTTCAATGAGTCAATCGAGTTCTGGGCGGGCCACTTCCTGACCCAAACAAAGAAGCTGCACGAGCTGGGCGAGCAGTACCTCATGGCCACGATGAAGGGGCACAACGAGACTGCCAAAATCGAGGCAGAGAAAGCCAAAACCGAGATCGACACGGCTTGGGGTGCCGACCCCCGCCAAGTCATGCCTGTCTCGGACTACGGCTCATCCAACATCGATGAGGCATTCGCCGAGGTGTTCATGAAGTACGTCATGGGCGACGACATGAATCGAGACCAGCTCGAGTCGTTCAAGTCTGTGTTCGCCTCGACTGAGGAGTACGACGACCACGACTTCGACGACTAGCCCGCTGTGAGCGTGTCGCGGAGCTTCTCAAGCCCCTTCTTCAAGCGGGTCAGTTTGTCGAAGATGTTGACGTTCTTCTCTCGCTTGTCAATGTGCTCGACGTCCTCGATGAGGGTCTTCCACTTGGACTTTTCCACGCTGTGGATCATCACTTGAGCCATGTCACTCGTGATGGATTGAACCTTCTCGTAGAAGCGATCCATGAACTTCCGGGCCGTGTTGCCCGCGACCAGCTGCGCATCCGCGAACGCCCGAAGGATGGGCCTAGACCGCTCCGGGCGGGGATGGCCGGGACCTTCCCAGGCTTCTTCCTCCGCTAGGTCAGCTTCCGGGTCGAACACGTCGCCGTGGAAGTCTCCCCCGATGTGGTAAATCTCCCAGGCCGTGTCATCACAGGGCTTCTTTTTGAAGTCGTCGAAAGCTTTCGCCATCTTTTTGGAGGACTTTTCGGCGTACTTCACCTCGCCCTCAGAGAGCTTGGCTTGCCTCATCTTGGCGATAGCAGCCTCGAGCGAGTGCTCGGAGTTGGAGGCGTACTTCGCAAGCCACACCTTGGCGGCTTGGGTGTCTTTGTCCACCGTGGAGATCAGGCCGAGCACCGTGCGAAGGGCTTGGTCTTTGGAGGCGGTTTTGGCCACATGGAGGATCATGGACATGGTCAAACTCCGAACGACTTTCGCTTCTCTGGGTCAGCGTGCCAGATGTTGAAGAGGCCCAACGTCTTGTCCTGTTTGCGGCCTTTGGGGACAGGCTCGAGCACAACAATGGGGACCCCACGGTCGTCCACGGAGATGGACTTGATGATGGCCTTCTTGTTCTTGTACTTGCCGAACACGACAAGGTCGCCCGGGTTGAAGTAACCCGCAGTTTTCAGGAAGTTCGCCGCAACCCTGAGCGGGGTGGTTTTCGACGTGGTCACATCAGGGGCAGCCTAAAAGTAGAAAGGGCGGAACTCTCGTCCCGCCCTTTCACTCACCACTCGTCGGTTCCTACCTGTTGCTTCCACCTCCGCAATGGGTCACTCACCGTTGTGTAAAACGCGAGTCTCTTCATGCGTCACTACCTCCCTGCGGGGAACGAAGCCCCGCAGACCCTGCGATGGGCTTTCTAATGGTGGTTACAGGTGTGAAGGGGACCGACTGAAAATCGCGATGCTCTGTGCACCTTACCTAAGAAGGGGCATAAGAAGATCAGGCCGGTACATGGGGCATGATCCACCAGTTGGTCCCGTCGCAAGCTGCATGGAATCCTTGGCGCCCAGATGCCCCGAATGCAACACCGGTAGTGGCCAAAGTTCCGTTGATGTTTCCGGAGCTGGATTTCAATGTGAAAGTGTTGCTATCCGTGGTGGTCTTCATGAGTGTAAGAGAGTGTCCACCGCTACTAGCAGGTGCAGGCAGCTGAATGTTTGCGATAGCTCCGCCTGATGTGTCGATCATAGTAAACGCGCCAGAAGACAGAGTTCCGCTGCCTCCGAGTGAGTCTACCTTTGAAAGAATGATGGCTCCATACCCAACGCCGAACCCGGACCCGGGCCGACGCCCCACATAGAGGTCTACTGAGTTTGTGGTTAGAACTGCGGTGCCTGCTGCTGGGGCGATAACCACTGCGCCGTGGTCGCCAGAGCCAGCAGGGGCGCCCGTGGTCAGCGTGATGTCTCCGCCGTTCTGGTTGCCGCCGACAGCCGAAGTTGCTGTGATGTTGACCGCGCCGCCGACCCCAGAAGTGGCTGTGGTGCCCGCAGAGATATTTACGGTGCCACCAACACCATTGGCGTTGTTGGCGCCTCGGACCGTGACCGAGCCAGCGGTTCCAGACCCGGTTGAGACACCGCCTGCGATAGTGATGCTTCCACCATTTTGGTTGCTTCCAGCAGCTGCACCCGCGGTAACGACGATGGCGCCACCTGTGCCTGAACCGCTAGCAGCACCAGCAGTGATAGTGACTTGGCCGCCAGCCCCCGAGGTTGAACCGCCAGCCCCCGCAAGGAGCAGAGCAGTACCTCCGCTACCTGTAGCGCCTCCAGCTCCCGCACGAAGGGACGCGCCACCTCCCCCAGAAGAGCCTCGGCTGCTGCCTGCGGTGAAACTGATATCTCCACCGGCGCCGGACGTAGCAGAAGCATTCGCGCTGCCTCCTGTAGCGGTGAAGCTACCGCCGTTGCCGCTACCAGTGCCGCCGGTACCTCCAGTGAAGGTAAAGGAACCGCCGACACCAGTTTGACCAGCTCCACTCGAGGCCGCTCCCGCGTTGAATGTGAAGCTTCCGCCGTTGTTGGCGCTCAAGCTTCCACCGCTGCCGCCAGTGAAAGTGATCGAACCGCCAGAGCCGCTCGATGTGCTGCCACAAGTGAGGGCGATGGAGCCACCAGCACCCGATGTTGAAGCGCCCGCAGTGATTTGAAGGGCTCCGCCAGCACCAGAGGTAGAACCGCCCACGCCTGAGAACAGCTGGAGAACAGCACCTGCTCCCGTTGCGCCCGAGGTACCGGGTTGAACCAGAAGGGCGCCCGCCGCCGAAGCACCGAAACCATCACCGGTTCGAATCGTGGTGGTTCCGCCAACCGCCGACGAACCGCCAGAGACGGCATCCGCCCCCTTGATGGTTACAGAGCCTGCTGTGCCGCCGTTAGTCGGGGAGCCACCCGTGATGGTGATTGCACCACCAGCTTGAGTGGTACCTACGCCCGCTCCGCCCGTGATGGAGAGGGCTCCGCCAGCACCAGACGTCGTAGCTGCACCACCCTGGAGAGAAAGGGTGCCTCCAGCTCCAGAAGTGGCACCACCAGGACCGCCTTTGACGACTACCGAGCCGCCCGTGTTGGTACCTCCAGGAGTGCCGCCTTGGATGGTGACTGTGCCACCGTTACCCGCGGCAAGAGAGGTGCCTCCGTTGATGTTGAGGGCACCACCAGCACCGGTCAGGCCCCCGGTACCTCCCTGTGCTGTCAGGGAGTACCCAGTTCCAGCTCCGACAAGATCGGCAGGTTTGATAGTCGGGGAGGTGCCAGTGGTAACAACCACCCCGCTATCAATCAATGCTGTAGCCGCCGAGCTACTCCAGACGGGGACCCCGTTGGTGTTCCCAGAACCTGGGCCTGTGACCCCGCCCCCACCTCCGGTTCCTCCAAGAGGGAGCACTCGCCACGCGTTGCTGGTGTAGTCCCGCACTAGCAACGCCGCAGAACCACCAGTCAGGGAGTAATCGGTTGCCGAAGGGCAAATAAGCCGATTGAATGCAGACGATCCAGCATCTTGGTGTTTGAGGGTCAGTGTCGTACTGGAGCGGTTTACAAGGAAACGCTGTGAGTAGGACAGGTCGAGGTCAGTGTCGCGGAAGAAGCCCGTAACGGTTGCACCCGAAGTGACCGCATCAAAAAAGATCGTCCGCGCAAAACGCCACTTGTAGATGTCTCCAAGCTTGTAGTCGTTGTTGGTGCCGCTGACCGAGACCGACGCGGTCTGCTCGATGGAGGGGTAAGTGAAAAGGTTGTCACTCGTCCCGCCAAAGTTGTTGTTCGCGAACTTCGAAGCGTTGTTGTTCGTTGCGTCGGTAGTGACAGGATTGTTGAACAACACGATTGAGGCCGGGGCACCGTCGTCAACCAAGTACCCAGAGGTTCCGACGTTCGCGTTGAAGATCTGAAGGTACCCTCCGTTGGTAATGAATGGGTACCCTGTGATACCTGCCAACCAAGTGCTTGCTGGGAATTCACAATAGACGTCGAGCGATCCGCCATTGCCTGCATTAATCCACGAAGACGTTGCGGCCCCATCGGTGTAGAGCTGGGAAAATCTCCCCAAGGTAATCGAGGGGTAATCGCTGGGGCTCATCGTATAGAGGGCCCCAGACGTCTTGTGGTTGACCATCACTACGTTTTCGATTCGACGAGGCAGCTTAACGATGACCGCGGGGTCATAGAAGTTCATGACCGCTGTGCCGAGAGGATCTGTTGACGAGCGGCCAACGATCTCACAGTCCGTGAAGTCAAAGGAGTTGCTACCGCTAAGGGGTACATTCGTAAGCAGCGTGATTCGACACGGGCCAGGGTGCCTTGCTGCAAGAAGCAGAGCCATGTCGTTATACGTGTTGCCCGAAGGTGAGGCTCCCGAGTCAAACACGAAGTCAGCCACCACGATTTCCTCGAAGGTGTGCCCAGCGGCGCTCGACAAAACTGGATAGCGATTCGACATGGTCCCTCAACTGGAAAACAGCTGCTACCCAAGGCTGGTTTGACAGTAGTTTATTGGGGGCTTTCGCTAACCCTTCAAGCTTCGATAAGCCTCTCATGTAGAGCGCTAGGCATGAAGGTGCGGTACCCATGACTGCCTCAGCTATCTGCCAGGTCCAAGACGGCGCTGGGCCGTTCCTGACCCCTACCAACGGCCTCGACGTCACTCAAGGCAATACAGTCTCGATCACGCTCGCTTCAACGACTGACGTGTCTGTTTGGACGCTTCAGATCTTTGGCGTGGATGAAGTCACAGCGACGGCTCCAACGCTTTCAGGGGTAGACCCGGACACGCACCAAGTCACGACCCCAGGGACAACCGTCACGTTCACGGTTCCGGCTGGGGCGGGCATCGGTCGAGCGTTCCTCATTCGCTCTTCCGTGAATGGTGGTGGGTCGAGCCTCACCACGACTTTCGGGCTGTACACGCTGACGTCTTCTGGGCGACGGGTTGGCGCAGTCGGAGAGCGCTTTGAAGGCAACAACCTTTTCGGGTGGGCCTCGACGGTCAACTCCATCATCCGTGCCGGTGGCGGGGGTGGCGGACTCCCTCCGTTGGCGGGGGTGCAGTACGCAGTTTTGATGGAAGACCCAGTCGGGGTCCTCACCTTCCAGCAACTGACTCAGAACATGATTGCCCCGGCTTTCGCGATTGCGTCTTTCGCGAAAACCGCCCCCAGCGGTTCCGCAACCTTGGTTCGCCGCGGGCAGCTGCTCTCAGGTCTCACAGCAGCCGCGACCTACACTTCCGGGCCCCCAACCTCGGCGAGCATCGCCAACACGTTAGGGGGCAGCTCAGACGTCGGGGACAACCCCCCGGGGCCTTGGACGATCAACGCCCCTTACGCCACGGCTTCCATGTCTGGGGCGATCAGGCGGATCGGTTCTGACCTTGGGTTGAACCCAACCTGGACCTTCACTCTGACCGCCACGAAAAACGCACTCTCGGTTCAGAGCGGCGTGACCGTCACATGGACCCGAGACGTGTACTGGGGCGTCGGCCCGGCTGGCTTTTCCACAGAAGCGGACATCGTGGGGTTGGCGGGTAGCACGCTTCAAGTCGGGCGAAACCGCATCATCACGGTGAGCCCCTCGAACGAGAAAGTCTACTACGCCTACCCCAAGGCAGATGGCCTCGCCACATTCACTTTGAACAACTTCCCAGCCTCGTTCCTGGCTCCGGTCGAGGTGCAAGTCACCAACGTCAACAGCGTGACGAGCACCTACTACCTCTACGAGTCAACGAACCTCCTCACCGGTTCCAACCTCAACTTCGTGGTGACGTGACATGGCCATCGGGTTAACTGACATTCTCGTTGCGCTTGGCAACTTCCCGCTGCTCGAGGACATCTTCTTGAAGGGGGGTTTTCGGGCGGTAGATAACCCCGAAGCGAGAGACGACATTGACCCCAGCATGCAGAAAAGCGGGATGCTCGTTTGGGTGGAGTCCGAAGGGAAGCTCTACCAAATGGCAGAAGGGTGGGTTGAGGTCTCTCTTGGGCCAGGCAACGGCTCTACTAACACAGTCCCCGTTTGGTCAAACCCCTCGAACACTCTGGCAAACAGCACAGATTCGATCGGGGCGGTTAGGTTAGGCTCAAGTGCCGGACAAAACATCATCGTACAACCCACAGCATCCCTTGATGCTGGAGGTGCGAACGTAGAGGTCAACGGAGGGGCGGGCGGGCCGACTTCCAATGGAGGTTATGCCTTACTTTACGGCGGTGCTGGTGGGGAGACATCTGGAGATGGCGGCAACGCCTATGTGGCAGCAGGCGATGCGACCACCGAGGGTCACGGCGGGTACGTTACAATCAATGGTGGTTATGCCGAAGGCACTGACAAAAACGGCGGAAGTGTTCATCTTGAAGGCGGGCTCCCAACTGGACTCGGGTCACCTGGGAGTATATCGCTCCAAGCGGCGGGCAACACTTCAACAGTTGGCGGCAACGTTGTCCTTAGTGTTGGAGAGGGCTCGTCCGCCGCTAATGATGGTACCGTACTAATTGCTACCGTAGGAAACTCCAGTCGCGCAGCCCGTCTTCAGTTCCTTGGGAGTAACACTAACCCCATCAGCATCAAAGCCCCGGCAACGGTCACCACCTACGAGATGACGCTTCCTAGCTCCCAAGGCGGAGCAGGTACCGTTCTGACCAACGATGGTAGCGGCGGTTTGACTTGGTCCGCTGGTGGCGGAGGCATGGGGGACTATCAGATTAACGCTTCTGTAACGTCCCCTGACGCCACTCCCTTGACGGTTCACACTTACACGGACCCAGTGAACACTGATCGTGCCATTATTTGCTATGACATTTTAGCGACGGCGATTGGGCCTTTCGGGAACCGCTACGCGTCGTTCAAAATCAATGCAGTGTTCGAAATGGACGCCATTTCCGAAGTGATCCACCCTCGAGAAGTCACATACCTAAACGGCCCTGTTCGGACAAACCCCGCTTGGAATGTGCAGTTTGACATCGTGGGGGCTGACATCAATCTTCAAGTGGTTGGCGAGTCCAATGGTACCGAAGGAACACGATGGCGGATCGTCGGGTTCATTACTCGCAGCGGCTTCACGTTCTCCGAGGCGTGATGAGCTTCGATAGCACGTCGAGGAATCCGACGTTGTAGAGCGCGTTGGGTCGTCGCTCCTGGACGACCCGAATGCACTCCTCCCCGGTCATGCCCGTGAGCATGTGCAAGGCCAGGGCACTCACGAGCCCACTACGGTTCCACCCCATCTGGCAGGTGACCAGCACCGGTCTCTTGGCTTGGAGGGCCAGGGTGACGCCCCGAGCCCCCTTTACAGCGATGTGCAGCTCCCGCTCCGTGATGGGGCGCTCTTGGTCCTCGTTTGGGGCGTAGATGACCTCGAGCCCAGGGAACCGCTTCTCCGGGGGCTGGTTCTCTTTGGCGCAGAGAACGAGCACCTTGAACCCCACGGAAGCCAAGTAGCTCCCCTCGGGGGGCTTGGAGCCTTGCCAGAGGCCAGGGTGGATTTCGTTGACATCGAGCCCTGCGGGGTAAACCTTCATGCCTCAGTGACACCGGTATAGAAACTCCAGGGCTCCTGCGTTACCAGGGCAAGGAGAACGAGCCATGTCGAAGTGTCAAGCCGGAACCCACATCACCATCGAACGCGACGGTCGCGAAATCGACGTCCTGGTCAACGGGTTCGTCATCCTGGAAGAGGGTCAGGTTGTTGATGCGGAGTTCACCGACGCCCACGACGACAACGGCGAGATCAAGCTCACCGAGAGCGAAATCGATACCGCTACCGACGAACTGATGGGCTCCTATGACAACCATCTCGAGGACGGGGAGGAGTTCCCGGAGCATGGCTACGACCACGACTGAGGGTTTGTTTTAGGTAGACGATCGCAGGCATTCTGGAGTACAACATCCAGACTGATCTTTTGTGACATCCCTGTGTCAGACCATGCGCAACATATAGCGCCGCTGACCATGAGGCTCTACTACTCCTAGTAGAGCCTGTAAATTCGTTACGTCAAGGGTTGACGCGTTACAAAATGCGGGATACGTTGCGGGTACTTTCCAAGGTTCATTGCCACCTTGAAGCGCAAGCCCCCAACTCCAAAACCCCCGGAAAGTGAAAGCGGCTGACCCCCTCAGCCGCTTTCGTCTTTATGCATGCAGGGGAAGCAAATCCGGTAGGTCGTGAACCGGCCATTGAGCGGGCGATACGCTTCTCCTTTGGCAGGGATGGCTCTCGCGCACAAGCAGCACTCCCAAGGCTTTTTGGTGATGGTCCGGGCCCAGAGGACTCGGACAGTGCAGCCCTCGACGGTCAGGTTGGAGAGGTAGGAGGTCCCGGGGAGGAACTCCTTCTTGTTCGTGATTGAGACCACAGAGTAGGTTTGGCACAGAACCGGTGTCAGTGTCACCGATGCGTGATGCCCCCGCCCCACTTCTTGGTCAAGCCATCGCTGATGCCCTGGGTATGCCGTTCGAGTTGTGTGGTCCCGAAGATCCCAAGTTGAAGGACTGGGATGGGCAGACCTACCACTCGAGCGAGTACCACAAGCTCATGCCAGGGCAGTGGTCCGACGACACGATGATGGCCAAGCTCCTGGCCGAAAGCCTTCTCCAGGTGGGCGGGTATGACCCGGAGAACGCAGCCAAACGCTACCTGGGTTGGTACAAGAGCGGGGACCACCGGGGGATGGGGACGGCGACCAGGACCGCCCTCGGTCGCCTGGACGAGGGCAAGGATTGGTCGGAGTCCGGAGTCGAGAACGCCCAGGGGAACGGGACCGCCATGAGGGCGATCCCTCTCGGGGTTTTCTTCCGGAACCGTCTCGACCTCCTCGTCGAGGCTGCAAGCTTGGACTCTCACATCACCCATCGGTCGGACGAGGCTGAGGAGGGGGCGATCGCAATCGCCCTGGCTGCCGCATACCTCTACCGTGGCCTCCCGAAGGATGAGCTTCCAGAGGCTATCTCGAGGCGGCTCAAAGACGGCCCCATCAAGACCGGAGTCATGAAGTGCGAGTTCTACCTTCGCACCGGCGGAGTCTCGGTTGGGGAAGCACTCCGAGTCATTGGCACGAAACCCCACGTGGTCCAGACCGTGCCCGCTGCCCTGGCCGCGTTCCTTTTGTCCAAGACCTACCTGGAGGCTGTCCAAGCTGCGATTCGGGCCGGGGGCGATACGGACACCACAGCCGCCATCGCCGGTGGCCTGGCGGGCATCTACTACGGTCGCCAAGCCATCCCCGCGGACCTCATCCCTCCGCTCGAGGCCGCAGACGCCCTCAGTGGGCTCGACTTCCAACTCAACACCCCTGCCCGTGAACTCTGAGACCCTCCGCTGCATGGGGCTGGGGATTTGCCCCCAGTGCAAAGGGCCAGCTCGGAATGAGCCACCCTCGGGCTACTTCTGGTGTCCAAAGTGCAAGCGAATTCTTTGGCATTTGCGCCGGATAGCGGCTACCACTGCCAAATCGGAGGGTTCGGGGGATGCTGGAAGACAACAAGCTGAGGATTTTCGAGAGGTTCTCGGTAGACAAGGAGCTTCCGAAGTTCCAAAAGCCGAAGGGTGAGAACGTAGAACTCGTTCGAGCGGACGGGTCCACGGACCACGCCGTGATTTACGAGTTTGCGATCGACCTGGTCAATAGAGGCTGGACAGAGGGCATCGAAATCACGGAAGCCGTCGCGGACCGGATTACGTTGCGGGGCCGAGTCAAAGGGTTTCGTGGCTGGCTCCGGAAGCTGCTCCATTGGGTCACCCAGAGGCCGAGCATCACCATCCCTCAGTTCTTCACCCTCGTGAAGGGTTCCGTGAAGGACCTCGAGATCGTGGAGGCGCGTGCCAAGGGGTACGAGGAGGCCATCTCCAACGCCCGCAAGTTCGGCCAGAAAGCCCTCGTTGAGGAGCTGACACAGAACCTGGTTGCGGTCCGGCTCGAGGCGCACTTGGTCACGATGGGGCTGACCAAGTACCTGACCGAGGACAAGCTCGTCGAATTCGTGAAGCTGTGCCCGAAGGGGCTCCGGCTCGACTGGATCGCGAACTTTGGGCGTCGCATCCCCACAGAGCTGCTCGAGCGCAAGCTCGCCTGCGACGAACGGTTCCTCTTCGACAACTACGTCATCCTCCACTACGACCCCAAAGGCAAGAGCTGGAAGGAAACGGAAGCCGAGAAGGCCGCCCGCAAAGACCCGATCCTCTTCGGGGTCATGAAGGGGCGCCGCCAGCTCTACTACCTCGGGGACTGGGTCGATGAGCTTTGCGACCTCACGCTCGACCAGATTGCAGATACGATTGGGAAGAGTGCGATCGGGGAGCTGAAATAACCCAGTGGACAGTAGCGCAGAAGAGTTTGAGCAGATAGTGCGCGAGAGTTTATCCGCTGCACAAGCCCTACGAAAACTGGACCGGGCTACCGTGGGGTCCAACTACGACTGGGTGCGTCGGGAGGTTCAACGGTTTGGGCTCGACACATCTCACTGGGGAAGAGCTGGTGCTCGCAATACAACCCCGAACCTCGATGAGGTTTTCATTGAGAATGGTGCCTACTCAACAGGTCTTGTTAAGACGATCATTCTTCGTGAACGTTTACTCCCGGAGCTGTGTGCTGAGTGTGGATTAGGACCCTCCTGGAGGGGTAAGAAATTAGTCCTCCGCCTTGACCACAAAAACGGGAAACGAAGTGATCACCGGCTCGGAAACTTGCGTTTTCTGTGTCCGAACTGCGACTCTCAAACAGAGACATTTTGCGGTCGCAACAAACGTCTCCCAGCCAAGCTGTGTAAATGCGGGGTGGCAATAGGGCAGCAGTCCGCAGCTTGCAGGTCGTGCACGGCAAAAAGCAGAAAACCAACAACGAAAATCGTTTGGCCTCCATTCGAGGAAGTGCAGGAAAGGGTCAAAAACACCTCCTTCCTTGCCACAGCCAAACATCTTGGTGTATCAGATAATGCAGTTCGGAAGTTTTTACGCTCCCGTGCCCGAGTGGTTGAAGGGGCAGGATTCTAAATCCTTGGGGCCGCAAGGCCCACGCCGCAGGTTCGAACCCTGCCGGGAGCGCCAGTCAAGAGCGTAAAGCGAGAGGAAGCCGCTGAACAAGTCGTTTTGCGGCGGGCTCGAGCGCGATGGCGGTCACCTCGTTGTCTCGGTCCGGCTCCCGAAACAAGCTGACCCTGAACCCTCGACGGGTCGCATCCTCCGCGAGACGAGTCAGGGAAGGCTCATCAGGGCTCTCGAGGAGAGCGAGGTAGTTCGACTGCTCGAACCACTCCCGCTCGACCTCCGGGTGCTCCGCGACGAACCCTCGCATGGCGTGAGCTGCTTGGACAGCTTGCGCGCCAAGAGGGAGGTCGCTTCGGACAATGAGGTAGAGTTTGTCACCCATCCTCATCGTCGGTACCTTCCTCGTCTTCGTCGTCGCTCAGGTGCAACCCAACCCTGTGAATGACCTCCTCTGGAATCCCGGCCGCCCGGAGCTTCCCGTCCCAGTCAGCGTAGGGGCGGTCCCCGCCACCCCACTTGCGCTCGCCCACGAAGAACATGGGAGGGTCACTGTGGATTTTCCCGTGAGGGGTCTCAACGTAGGGCCAGATCTCCAAGGGCGAGTCGTTGCAGCACCCGCAGTTGTGCCGCATGTCGAACTTGGTCACCTGGCTGTTCACTGAGGCTGAGCAGTAGGCGACCTTGTTCCAGCGGCCGACATGCTTGCGCAGATCAGGGTAGAGTTCGGCCAGTTTGGCCAACCTCTCCGCTTCCTGGTCCTTTGCCCGGGCTTCCCCCCGGGCTTGTTGGATCTCTTCAGCGATGGTACCCATGGCTCAGGCCGCCTTCCGCTCAAACTTCGGGCGGAGACCCGCAAGCCACATACCGATGTCGTCCTCGGAGATAGCGGCTCCGCCCCCGAAGCTCTGGAGAAGGCTGTGGAGCGCTCGAGGGCTCAAGACCTCCGCGGTCGTTCGCTCGATTTGGACATACTCGAGGCCCCGGAGCATTCCGAGCAGCACCAGGTGCAGTCGGATCCAGTACCGGCCATCCCGCTTCTGGTCCCACAGGCGAGACCGGTCGTAACCGGTCTCGGGGCGGCGGTAGGGTTTGAGGGCTCGTTTGCCGTTGACCCTCCTACCATCCTCACCCCGCTGGGAGCGGAGGGTGGCGATGGCGTCGGCCGACCCGGGCGTCCAAGCCAGCTCTTGGAGCTGGCGGCGGATCCCCATCTGGGCGTCGGTCAGGGTCTTGAGTTCAGTGCGCAGCTTCTTGATAGTTTCCTTCATGATTTCCTCCAGTTCGCGTTGTGTTCAGGTCGATGACGAGACTGAACGGCGCGTGGAGGACCACGAGGAGCGTGCGCTAAAGGATGTAGCTAGTGACCCATGACTTCCATCCTAAACACCGGACCGCGGGGGTCAAGAGGGGAAATTCGATCTGGTCGGTTTAGGCTCGAGGGGGCTCGCGCGTTACCAGGGCAAGGAAGGCTGGTGTCAGATGGCAACGAAGAGCGGATTCGTGTTCAAGAAGGAAGGGTTCGTGATCGAGTTCAAGCAGGACGACGGTCGTTGGACCGACGACTTGGGAGGCGTGACCCTCAACGAGTTCAGCGCCGAATCGGACGCGCAGGTTGTCCTGGACTCTCTTCGCACCCTGGAAGGGGTTTGGGCGAGCCGGGAGTACCGCATCAGCCCGGTGTGGTTCGAGTGAGCTTGTAGAGGGGGTTCCGTTCCCTCTCGCGCTCGACAAGGTCACGACAGAACTCGCACTCGGCTGCATGGCCGGACAGGGGCTCGTGGCTAAAAACCACCCGCTCCAAGTTGGCGGCGGACAAATGAGAGGAGGCGTCCTGCTCGAGAGCTGAGGCCACCTTCAATAGGGCTTGGCGGAGTTCTTCGTCCATGCTCCTTAAGACGCTCGAGCCCGCCTGAAACTGAGCAGTGGTCATACTCTTTTCTGGCCCATCGCCCCCGCTCCTCGGCCCGGTAGGCCACCAGCTCGGGGTCGCTCCCGTGCACAACGGCCCGGGTGTCGAAGTCGATGAGGTAGTCCTCCTCGTTGAAGGGGAGGGGCCATTTGATAAGGGTCTCGCAGACCACCGGGTGGTCGTTCGCGCTCATGTTTTGGCGCAGGACCCGGTTTCGCCCCGCAAGAGCGTTAGGCACCTCCTCGTAACGCCGAACCCGTCCGCCCACGAACACGACGCCCGATTCGTCCACACGCGACCCCTGGACTCGAGTCGAGAACCGGAAGCCATAAGGCCGCGCGCCAACCCGGGCCTCGGCTTCTTGGGTCAAATCCAAAGCCAGGCGAAGGTCCCAAACCGGAACGGGGATCGCCCGCTCCTCGATGTACATGGAGCCTTGGAAGAGAAACAGGACGTGGTGGGTCTCTCCGTACCCCACGACTCTTCCGCTATCGGGATGCAGTAGCTCGGACAAGAGGAATCTCCTTCGGCAAAGTGTTCACGTACGCCTCGAGCTTGGAGCGCTCGGCGGCGGTGAGTTGTAAAAAGGTAGACACCTGGCGAAGGTCGGCGGCAAGGCGGTCTTTGCTGCTGAACGGAAACATTCCGCTCTCAATCATGATGGCTTTCGCCATCATCGAAACAAATCCGCCGTTGTTGTACGAGTTTGTAAGCGCGCTCCGGACACACAGCATAGGGGCCTCCGGGGGTAGGCAACCGATGACGTGCAGTAACATGCCACAATAGCCGGAACTTCCCGAGCGCGCCAGGGCCCGGTGTCCAAGAGGGCATGATCAAGTACCTCAAGGGCGACGCTACCGAACCCCAGGGCGCCGGAACCAAGTTCATCATCCACGTGGTCAACGACCGAGGCGGTTGGGGCGCAGGTTTCGTTTTGGCCCTCTCCCGCAAGTGGAAGGGGCCCGAGCAGTCGTATCGGAAGTACAGCCCACTCACTCTCGGCCAGATTCAGGTGGTGCCCGTCGAGCGACATCCGGGAGGCGTCCCGTACCTCTACGTCGTGAATATGTGTGCCCAAACGGGGTACGGCCGCGGCAACCGGAACCTCCACCGTACCAACGAACCCGACGACCAGATCCCGTTGCGGTACGACGCCCTCCAGACGTGTCTTGAGCAAGTTGCAGAAGAGGCCACTGTCCTCGGCGCTGCAATCCACGCTCCTCGGTTCGGGTGCGGGCTCGCCGGGGGAAAGTGGGAGCTTGTCGAGCCCATCATTCAAAGTGCCCTTGAAGACCTTCCCGTTTTCATCTACGACCTGCCGTGATGGACACGAAAAAGCTCATGAAGCAGCTCATGGAGATGACCGAAGACTACATGCAAAAGCTGCTCTTCAAGTCGTGGTGCCTTCAGCAACGCGACGAACGGAAAGCACGCTTGGCTGCTGTTATGGAGCTTTCCGTGGAACTCGACAAAATCCGACGGGTCAACCAGTTCGGCACAGGGTTGGCGGAGACGGTGCTCGAGAACATCATCCAAGGCGAATGGGAGCGAGCGCATGAAGGGGCTCAACTCTTTCGCTTCAACGAAGAGAACCAAGAGTTGCGAAACCAGTTCGCGCCCCTTTGGAACAAGTTCGTTGTCTTGACCGAGGCAGCCTGCGTCTTGACTCGAGTACGGGAGCAAGTAGGGAGTGTGAAGCCGAGCTGATGGTGTACCCGCCCTCATGCGACCTGCTACGCGAGAGGGTTGGAAGATCATCTCTATCACGGCTCACCGAACGTTGACCGGGCAAGACCGAACGTTCATCCGAGCTGGGATGAAGCTGCTGGTACAAAACCCCACCGTCGATGCGATCTACGTCGGGGGCGCTCGAGGGGGAGATACGATCGCGCTCCAAGCCGCCGCAGAGTTCCGAAAGGGCTCGAGGCCGCAGTTGGTTGTCGTCTGTCCCGACACAGAGGCGGCCCAACCTTTTCAGGCCCGCCAATGGTTTCACTTGGCTGACGAGGTCATCGAGCTTGGAAACCCCATCACTCGAGAGGACGGCTTTGAGTCCTACCGCATCCGCAACAAGTACCTTGTTGATCACTGCACCACTCTCGTCGCCTTCTACAACGGAGACAAAGACACGGGCACCGGGCATGCCGTCCAGTATGCCGAGTCTCTCGGTGTTGTTGTCCGTACAGTCCCGATTGTCGGAAGGTAAAACATGCTCACAGCTATCCTGCTCCTCTGCATCGCCATCGTTGCCATGGTGGGCGTTCTGATCTTCGAAACGGCCAACCTCCGAGGGGCGTTCCACGAGATGCAGAAAGCTCTCCAAGACGCCGTTCGAACGAGTGAAGAACTCGACGCGAAGGAGGACGAAGAGGGGGATCAGCTCGAGATTGAATGGCGAGACAGGTTCAACGAGATGCAAGACACGCTGAACCGCCTCGAGTTGAACCTGGGGCGGGTCAATCAGCGTGTGGCCCGGCTACAAGCCAAGTCAAAGGCGGGCAGCACGAAGAAGAAGGCCAAGTTCGACCTCATCCAAGGGGGCCAGAAGAACCCCCAAGAGGAGCGTCCGCAGGTGATTCAGCTTCACCCTGAGCCTCGAGACCCAAGCTGAAAATCTTGCTCACTTGGGGGTTGCCGTAATCAGAATGCCCCGTGTAGACGGTGAGGTTTTCAAAATGCTTGTACTCCCCCGGTGAGTGCGTGTGCCCGCAGAGCACGGTGAACTTGACCTCGGGGAACAGGGACGCGACGTCCGCCAACATGGCGCCGAACGTGAGGTTCGTGAACCACGGGAGCCAGTTCTTGTCGGAGATGCGGTCCCGGTAAAAGCAGGACTCCCGAAAGGGCGGGATGTGCGTTGCAAAGAAAACCTGCTTGTACTTCCGAGCCGCGGCGACGAGGTTCGGCCGAGCTTCCTCAGCCATTTGCTTGGCCACCTCCCTGCACTTTTCGATGTGCCCGTATCGCTCCTTGTCTCGAAACTCCTCGATGACCTTGAAGTCGTTCATGATGACGTTCGACCCTTCGGGGTCCCCCGAACGAGCGTCGTACCAACCCCCGTGGCCAACGAGCGCGATTTCCGGAGTCAGCTCCACGACGCCCGCGGCGTTCAGCCAGGAGAGGTTCTTCACGGCTTGGCTGTCATGGAGAACCTGTGCGATCAGGCGACCCTTCTCGAGAGAGCCGTTATAGAAGTCGTGGTTTCCGAGCACGAAATAAACGGGGATCTCAACCTTCGATGCGAACAAGACCAGGTTGAAGGCGAGTGAGGGGCACTCCGCGATATCCCCGGTCATCACGATGGCGTCCGCTTGGGTCAGTCTGCGAACGTACTTCGCGAACTTCGCGGTACCCGCGGGAGGTAGGAAATTGAAATGGGGGTCCGTGATCCAGGCGAGGCGCATGGAAGCGGGTACACCGAGGTCAACGAACTCGAACCCACTTCACCGAAGGCCGCAGAGTGGAAATCCTCATCGCTCGGTCTACGGGGTCCACCGCGGTGTGAACTCGAGCGTCCCCGTTCGAGCCCGGGTAGTAGTGGATCGTGACTGCCTTCTTTGGCTCGTGAGCCGGGAGTGCGGGAGGCGGTGTCCACTGGGGCTCGAGGGATTCGATGTGTTTCTGCACCAGGACCGCAACCCGCAAAAGCTCTTGCTTCGCTTGGTCCCCTCTGGTCGCGTCTGCGTACAGGGTTTTCAGGAGTTGACGAAAGCCAACCTTGAATTTAGCTTTGAGCCCGCCAAGCAGCTTTTCTGCTTGGGCTTTCGACTCAGCCAAACGAACCATCTCAAAGTCCCGGGGGGACAGCCCAGAGGCACGCAAAAGCCCGATCACGACTTGAGGGTTTTCGCGCTCCAACACAGGGCCTCCTAGTACGCCGGTGTATCAAGAGAAACCGCAGGACAAAGGAAATGTTGCGCTACACCGACCAGACCCTGAACTGTCGTGATTGCCCCTCCACGTTCGTCTTCACCGCTGCTGAGCAAGAGCGGTTCGCCAAGACGACCACTGAAGATGGCTCTCCGCTCTCCCCTCCCAAACGCTGTGCCGAGTGTCGGCAGAAGAAGCGCGAGAGAAACAACCAGCAAGGGGCGGGGTCGGCGGATACCGGAACCCAGCCGGGGCAGGTGGGCAGCACTCGGCTTCGCGTCACCCGTCCAACGGCAATGCCCGGACACAGGCTCCTGTCATCCAGTATCGCCGTGGGGTTGGGGACAGCGCTCCGCCCCGCCAACAAGGAATGTCCGAGAGTTTTTCGCAGGGCTACGGGCGCCAAGCAGCTCCTGACCGGGGTAAGAAGGTCCAAGGAGAGCGAAGAACTGATGCCTACTCGGAAAGGCGTTCGCGCAAGCGCAACGACTGGCAAGATCAGGACCAAGACGGCTGACAAGATCGACACGTCAGAACACGACCTGGTCATCACCTTCCGCGGCGTTCGAGTCGTCGAAAGCGGCCCTTACAAAGGAACCAAGTCCGTAGACCGGACCGAGGTCTACGTGAAGGGCAAGAAACTCGCTATGGTGTCGCGAATCGAGTTCGTGCACGGCGCCGGGGAGCCGCTACCTCACGTGCAGTTCACGTTCAGCACCCTCGACCCACAACTCGTGAAGGCCAACCCAGCTATCAAAGAGCTGTACGAGCGGAACGTGGAGCCCGTTAAAAGCGTGCTGCCCTGGGCCTTCTACACGAGCCCAGTGGGCAACCGTGAGCCTGGCCAGGCATTGAACGTGCTCGACTTGGGGATGGTCAAACCTGCCGCCCCCGAGCCAACCAAGGAAAAGAAACGGCGCAAGAGATGAGGGTCAGTCCACGTCGTCAACCGGGCGCGGCCACACCAGGCGACCCATTTCCGAGCCGCAGGAGCTGCACGCCCGAACCTCGTGCACAGCCCCGTCCACCGTCACCGGACGATGAGGTAGGGCGTTGAACTCGGTGCGAGAATACGGGAAACCACACTGACACAGCCGGTGGGCGATCGAGCGAAGACGTAGCGTTGCAGTACCCATATGGACCCTCCCTTCGATGAGTCCGTTCCATCTACTGGCAAATATAAGCCATGTTCCAAAAAATGTGAAGTGGAAAATGTCGATTTCGCTTGACTAGCTTTTTCCGCTACGTCCTGCACACGCAGGGGAGGGGTTTTCTTCCAACTGGGTTGAGATTCGGACCCTCTCGCGCGTTCTAGGGGTGAGGAGATTTTGATGTCACAGGAAACAGCAATCGAGACCCGCCCTTGTGAACTGTGCAAGGGGAGCGGAAGAAGGACCGGAACCAACCACCCGTGCTTGGTTTGCGATGGGATCGCCAGATTCCCGTCTTTCGATTCGGAGCGCATCCTGGGGCTCATCTTGACCCAAGGCCGCCTTACGTCCGAGATTCATGCGATGACCGAGGACGAGACCTTGAACAGTCGGGCCTTTTTCGTCTGGGCGACCATCAGGAAACTCAAAGGGGTGTCCGACCCCATGGAACAAGTCCACGCCGGGCTCGCCATTACAGGGGACCCCTTCCGTACGGAGCTGGAAACTTTGGCTGGAGAGCTTTACACGAAAGAGGTTGCGGCGTGAACGCAGCACAGTACCTGGGCAAGCGGTGGGAGAAAACGTTGCAGGTGCTTCGGGTGCCTTCAGCCCCCGCCACCACGGCAATGATCTCAGAGATCCTTCACCAGTACGCTGAGCCCGGCCGGGCCTACCACAACCTCGAGCACCTTCGCTTTTGCTTCACCGTGATAGACGACGTCATGGCGAAGCTCCCCGGCATCGGCGCCGTAGAACTCGCGCTCTGGTACCACGATTTCTTCTACGACACGCACGCTCAAGACAACGAGGAGCGAAGTGCTGCTCACGCTCGAGACCAACTCATTGGTTCTGGGTTCGGCCGCGGCTTCGCCAACCAAGTCGAAAACCTGATCCTCGCCACGAAGCACTCGAACGAGCCGAAGACACGGGAAGCCAAAGTCCTGCTCGACGTGGACATCTCCATTTTCAGCGCGACCACAGAAGAGTACGACGCCTACGAGACCGGGATTCGTCGCGAATACCACTGGGTCCCTGAAGAACAGTTCCGGGCCCGCCGTGTTGAAGTGCTCGAGCGCTTCCTGTCTCGGCAGTGGATTTATGCTACGCCCGAGTTCAGAAGCGGGCCGTACGAGACGCTCGCTCGAGCCAACCTCACGCGCGCCATTGCGGCACTGAAGGCCCCATGAACAGCCCTTTGTTCAAGCACTCCGCGAAATACTGCACTCACTGCCAGAAAAACTCGAGGGAGCAGGTTCACTACCAGCGAGGCTTCAACAAGGGTGTGCACTGGCAATGCAAGATCTGTGGGAGAAAGTCCGTGCGTTGCTCTAAGTGAATCGGTGCCCGCCGGACTCCTTGGAGTCGTACATGGCGGCATCCGCGATCCGTACAAGGCTCTCAGGCTCACGCCCGTGCGTTGGGAACAAGGCCAGACCGATGCTGGCGCGAACCCCAACCTCTTCTCCGGAGGGCAGCTCGATAGGCTCCCCTACCAAGTTGAGGATCTTCGTCGCCACTGGGCCTGCATCGCCTTCTTGCGCAAGGTCGTCCAGCACAACGACGTACTCGTCGCCCCCTAGTCTGGCCACGACGTCGGTTCTTCGCACGCAAGCTCGGAGCCGGGCCGCGACCTCCTTGAGCACGATGTCTCCAGCGTCATGGCCGTGAGTGTCATTGACCTCTTTGAAGCCGTCGAGGTCGATGAACAGGACTGCGAGCTTGCTGTCGTACTGCTCTGCTCGAGCGAGCTTCGAAGCCAACGTGTTCATCAGCGTCGCCCGGTTCTGGAGCCCCGTGAGCGGGTCAGTATGGGCTGCTTTGATGAGGGCTGCCTCGGTCCTCTTTCGCTCAGTTACGTCACGGGCCACAACATAGAGCTTCCCCTCCACGTGAGCAGGGAAGTGCCAGGAGAGCCATCGCCACGTCCCATCTTTGCACCGGGCCCTGCACTCGAACTTCACCCCGTCGTAACCGCTGGCGAGCTTTGAGAGCTGCTCCTGCATGTCCATCCGGTCATCCGGGTGGAGCAGGTCGAAGATGGGGCGGCAAAGCAGCTCGTCCTCGGAGAAGCCCAGGACGCGAGTGAACGAGGGGTTCACTCGGATGAAGTAGCCGTCAAGCCGTGCGACACAGATGAGGTCAAGGCTCACGGTGAAGAGTCGATCGCGCTCTTCCTCGGCTCGTTTGCGGTCCGTGACGTCGGTGGCGGCCCAAAGGTAGCCAACGAGGTCTCCGGTGTCTTCTCGCATGACCACCGTCTTCGCGCTGACCCAGAGAATGGATCCGTCGGGCCGAAGAAATCGGAACTCATGCTCGAACGAGAGGCCGAGGTCTGTGAGCCGCCGCCACGCCATCATGACCGCTCGTCGGTCGTCTGGGTGCACAGCTCGAGTCCAGCCTTGCCCGTAGCACTCCTCGAGAGACAGGCCGCACATCTCCGACCAGGTTCGGTTCACAAACCCGCACCGGCCATGCTCGTTGGTCATGAGGGTGCCCGCGGGGGTCTCGTGGATGAACGCTCGGAGCTTGCTCTCGCTCTCGCGAAGGGCCCGCTCCATGTTCTTGGTGGCAGAGATGTCCCGGAAGGTGAGTAGAGCCCCGTGCGGTTTCTGCCCAGGCTTCTGAAGCGGGCGCGTGTTCGTGCTGACCCAAACGGCAGTCCCATTCGGGCGAGCAACCTCCAGCACAACACTCGAGAGGGCGATGCCCGTGCGCAGGGACACTACGGCCGGGTGGTCATCCTTCGAAAGGAGAGACCCGTCCTCGCATGAAATACGAGGCGCATCGGACATATACTTTCCGATCAGGTCCTTCTCTGTAACCCCGAGGATCCGGGCCGCACAAGGGTTCGCCTCAACGATCTGTTCGGTTGCATCGATGACGAAGACCCCCTCCTCCATTGATTCGATCAAGGAGCGGTAGAATGCCTCATCTAACTGCAATCCCGCACTTTTGGTTACGTCTGAGTTCGGCATGCACCTACTGTCCCCACGGATGGAGCCATTTTAGCGGTGCAAAAGAAGGTTCTAGGCGGCGGTTTCCCACATTAGAGTGTAGCGGAGCCGATAGCCTTTTCCGCGGACGTATTCGATCTGCCCTTCCTGAACTTGCGCTCGTAGCGCTTGCCGGAGGTAGTGCAGGAAGACTTCCCGATGTTCTACAGCTAACGTCCCGTCTTGAACGGCCCGATCAACCAAGGTTTTGGCCTCGTACGAGGGGTACGTGCCATCCGTTGCCTTGCGCCGCAGGAAAGCGATGAAACGCCACGCTTTTTGGTACGCTTGCGTCTTGATTTTTTCGCGGGACTGTCGAGGAGAAGGGCGGGGAGCGCGAGATTCCGCGTAGGAGGCGAACATAAGCGACTCGAGCACCTTATGTTCCTTGATAAGTTTCACAGCTGCTACCGCTGCGTTACGCCCCTCTTCCCCGCTGGTGGATTCGGTCAGGTCGATAAGCTTCTGGATCTTTTCCAGGATGTTCACGTCTGTCCCCCAATTTTCGCAACGATCCCCTTACAGCCGCTGCGAGGCCATACGCAATACACCATGTTGGCCAGCCGTCACCATTTTTCCGCGGCCTTTGTTGCGCTTTTGTTCTAAACCGTTGAAACCAAACGGTTTTGAACGAGTCACAACACGATTGAACAGGGCGGCCAGGCGTTTTTGGTGTTTTCCCTTTCGTTGCTGCTACTTACAGTGGTTTTCCACAGCTTATCGTACCATGTGGGATTATACCGATACGCGAAAAAGGGCCTGTGTCAGGATCATTTCGAGTGTGTCCCTTTGGACACACCCGTTTCAACAATTCCCTAATCATTCCAATATGGAGGCTATGCCGCAGAGCCTCGATTGGACGCCCGTTTTTTCCCCGCCGCCCGAGCCCATTTCGGTTCGGTTGAAGGTGCCGTGGCTGGTTCAGCTCGGTGCGAAGTGTCCTGGTTGTGGGGTGCCCGTTTCCAATTTGGGCTCGATCACGCACGAGTGCGGCGAGGTTCTGGAGGTCGTCGATTCCGCTCCGGCCCTGGTGCTGTTGGTCAGGTATCCCGCGGGGTATCTCGTGGTGAGATCCGACCGTTGGGACAGGTATCTCATCAAAGTGCCATGCACGAGCCCTATCGAAGGTGACTCGCGGGTGCCGCTCAGCACTTTGCATGGCGAGCCTTGGGTTATTTGGGATCGCACTGGAACGAAAGAACCGCACTGGGAGCGAGCACACCACTGCCCTGAATGCGGAAAAGCCCACGACCACCCGATCTCGGACACCGTGTTCAGGTGTGAATGTCGTACGAGGTTACTCCCCTTGCCCGCGGAAATCATTGTTGGATTTACCCCCGCAGACGTTGTGGGAAAACTGTGGGATGAACGCGCCCTCGTGGTCAAACATCGAGGGCGACACCTTTTGTGGTCCATGTTGAACTTCCCCCGTCCAGAGGTGTAGTCCAGTTGTGACCTGTCAGCGGTGCAGCTCAGCTCGAGTAGCGTTCATGGTTGCCACCACGACGGGGGTCCGGTTCACCCAAGTAGGCGAATCCTTCGCTGAGGTCGTTCCTCACGGCATGGGCATCACGGATATGGGGGACTCGCTCCGGATGCGCTGGTGCCTTGACTGCGGTCAAATTCAAGGGCAGTGGCCGGTCAAACGAACGCCGCTCGAGCCGCCGCCCTTGAAACGCCCTCACTCGAAATAGGCGACAATCTTCGACATATGGATGGGCCCTGGGAGGCCCTCCCCGTTTACTCGAACCACCCTCCAAGCCTTGATCCCAGAGGCGGTCGCTTTCTCACTGAAAGACTGAGCGGCGGCTCGAGCGGTGTTGGCCCCAACAGCGAGGGCAACTGCGCCGAGGGTAAGGGCTCCGAGAAATCCCCTTCGTGTAAGGGCTGTGGTTTGACGAGCTTGGATTTTCATACCGCCTCTTTCGCAGCAAAGGACTATAGCCGGAGAAACTTGCGCCGCTCTTTGAGTCTCGACCTCCACAGGTCGAACTTCAACTTGCCATCGTCCCTCTTTTGCACAAGAAGGCGCTCAACGCCAGCGCCGACGAGAAGACTCGCAAACATCCAAGCCACGAGATCCATGGTTTCCCATACACCGCAGTTCCTTTGCTGGAACTGCTTAGGCATGCAGATCTGGTTTGGTATCGGTGACCACGAGGTTCAAATTAGCCTGCACGGCCCCGGGCTCAGGCTGTCCTTGGCCAAACCCGGACTCCTCGAGCAGGACGGGTGCTCCATTCTCCCCGATGCTGAAATTGAAGAGGGGTGGGAGTATGAGATTCGACCCATTGATCGGGGCTACCTCACTGAGGTGAACTCGCGAGGCTGGGCGTACGAGGCAAGCTATCTCTGGGTCAACCCCAACACGCAAGTCCCGGAGTTGGCTGAGACTCGGCTGGTCCTCTGCCGAGAAGAGGATGCTAGCTGGGGCCTCTACATCTACCCGGAAGGCGGCACAGACCTGGTGCTTGCGCTTCCCCTCGCAGTGGCTGAGACATTGGAAGCAGTGTTCCGGTCTTACCCCGCACCTCATGGCTTCGTTCCTGTGCTCATTCCAGGGGGCGCATCGGAAGATGGGGCGGCCCCATAATTCGACCTGGCCTCGGTCGAAGTTTGGGGTAGGTAGCGGCATGCCCCTGATCGCGTTGGATGACGTTGGTCGTTTACTCCACCAGCACCCCAAACACGCATTTCTCTCGGGGGACCCGAAGGAAACGCTACCCAAAGCCGCACACTCGCTCGTTCAATCCCTGGGCCTCAAGCAGCTGTGGCAGGTGCTGACTTTCTCTCCGCGAGAGTTGCTCGCGCACGACCCCTCGAGTCAAACCCTTCTCGAGCCCATCGCAAACGCCTTGGCTCCCTACAGCTTGGCGTTGCGGGAGAACGCCCCGTTCGCGCTCCGGACGGGCAATCGTTACGTCAAATCCATCTCAGAGGGCACCAACATTTTGATGCCCTTCTACGAGGACACGACGTTCTACTGGACACGGTGGACGGCCATGACCGCCGCTACGAAGCTGGCGATAGCCTTCCCCGGGATTACTCCCGTCTTCCGCTCAGAGACGTTGCGGCTTGGTTATGTGCTTCGCCCCTAGACGTTCGCGACCGCGGGCCTCACGGGCATGATGGCGTTGGGCCCGTCGAACAAAGCCCAAGGCCAGAGACCGGAACGAATCGCGGCGTCTCGAGTACGCTGCCAACGACCTCCGGGGATGTTGGCGTTCCATCGTCCGAAGTTCGAGGTTCCGAGCATCTGGAGCAGGACTCGCGGGAGCAGCTCGCGGCTACCGCTTGCCACCTTCCAGGCGTTTTGAAGGCACGTGACCGCAATGGCCGGGGCGTTCACGGAGTTCGAGTACCACACCGCGAAGGCAAGCTCGAGAGCTGGTGTTAGGGTTGCAGTGGTGACGTCCGCCCCAATCACCTGCTCGACGGTCGAGATGCCGTTGAGGTTGAGTCGGCGACTCTGGAATGCCTTCTCCATGTGCTCGAGCCCGTAGAGCCGCTGTGTGGTGAACGTAGCAGGGTCCGAGAAGAGCTGAGAGAACAGGGTCGCCCATCGAGCGGCTTGGTCCCACTGGGGTCCGTTCGGAGGAACCCGACCTCCCGCGGGCGTCAACTCGTTCCGGATCAATGCCCCATGAACCGTTGCCCCAGCTTTCACTTGAAGCTGCTTGCCTGCAACCGTCACCGTCTGGTCGGCGGCGTAGCGAAGCACTCCGGACGGGGAAAGGACCCACCCCCGGGCCCTGAAGCCCGCCTGGATGGCCGCCGCCGCAGGTGTGGTGGCCACGGCAAGGACTCGAGCGAGCAGGGCGCCTAGCGGTCCCTGGTCGTCCTCTGCGTTGAAGTCCTCATTCGCGAGTTCCTTCGGGTAGACGATGATGAACTGGTCCGGCCCAGCCGTGAGCCCCGTCCCATCGAACATCACCACGGTGCCAAAAGTCCCGTTGGTCTCTACCTTGGTAGTGAGCCAGTAGAACCGCTCCGCGGACAACTTGCTCGTTGGAACCGGGATAGCTGTAGCCCCGACAACCATCGGTCCCGAGTAATCCCCAAACTGCCTCCATTGAACGTTCGGCATGGCCACCTCACGGTGTAGGGGCCATAAGAAAGCTGTTGACTACGATGTAGTGGCAGCTATGCTTCTAGGCTCGCCTTAAGGGCAGAAAGCGTTTCCCTAGTCATGCGCCAGGACATGCCCAAAGTCGTTGTTGAACGTGGGCGCACCAACGCCACGTACAGCTACCGCGACCACCGCTCCTCTCGGAAAAAGGCAGAGGATGACCTCCCTCGCAACGAGGGGATGCGTCGTCCTTATGGCTGGGAGAAGAAGCAGCTGAACGAGACGCTCGCACCATTGCGTCGGTTCCTGCGTAGCCGAGTCGGGCAGCCGTGGGACAAGGTCTACTCCGAAATCAGCGAGAACCTGAAAGCCTCGAATCCGGTTCAGCAGCACGTCCGCGACCACCTGAAGGACTACGTGTTCTTCACCGTCGTTGTGAAGAACGGGCGTTACGAGGGACCTCGTCGTGGTGACCTCGGCTGGACCGTTCGCCTGCGCAAGGGTGACCTTTACGTGAACGAGGCTGGCATCCTCTGCCAGCTCCGCCATGACGGGCCTAAGAAGGGCGACTCCCGGTACAAGTCGTACGTGGTCTCGGCCATCACTGAGAAGGCGGGCGGGAGCCGCCACCTTCACCGGACGAAGACGACCTACTTCCTGGCCCGGAAGAAGGACTATGCACCCGCGAGCGGTGAGGTCGTTGTCGAAACCATCGAAGCTGTGTCCTTCGAATCGGCCCGGGACCTCTTCAACGAGCGCTACCGCAAAAACCCCGTGGTGGCGGAGAGCTGGGTGTCCTCGGTCAACTGTCGCTGCACGAAGTGCATCCAATACCAGTCCGAGAGCCACCAGATGAGGCAAGCTCGCGAGCGAGAGAAGCTCAGCGCAGCTGGATAGGGGCAGCCTTCTTTGTCGTGAACGCCTGCTCGGTTTCCTCGTTCGTCACGATGCCGATGTTCTTGATCTTGTCCGTGGGGAAGCCGAAGAAGCCCGAGAACATGGCGCCCATGCCTGTCTCGTATTGGTCTCGGTAGGCTTGCTGGCGCGCGATCAAGGACTTCTGGTCAGCTTCGAAGCTCTGGCGGCCCGACTGGATTTGCAGCTGGATTCGCTCATACATCTTCGAATCGAAGTTCGGGTTGTGCTCCTTGATGAACTGCACCAGGGCCTTTGACCCATCCGCCCCGTAGCGGCTTTGGATGGCCCCGTCGTAGACCTTCTTGAGGTCGTCCGTGTACATGGACGGGACCTGAGCCATCTCTTTGAGGGTGGAGAAGTAGTTCGAGTAGTTGTTCTTGTCTTGGTCGTACTGGGCAACGAGCCCGTTCTCCATGCGCACGCACGTGTTGTAGAAGCCGAACAGAACGAACGCGAAAATGATCACCACCAGGAAAAGCCCAGCGATGCCTGCCAACAGAAACTTCATAGCCGTAGACATTGTCTCTCCTCTTCAACCCTCAAGGGTTTGGTAGAACTTTTCGACGTCGAGTGCGATGGTGACCGGGTAGGGCCCTGGCTCGCCCACGAACGTGAAGTCCGTATCGGGGCGGGTCCCCCACTCACCCTTTTCTCGGTAGGGGAAGCCTCGGACCCAAGTAGCGGCCGACGGGTTGATAGCCAGCGCAACTGCGATGACGTCATGCAGGGCTTTGCCGTTCGGGTGCTTCTGAAAGTAGGTGAGCATCCCAAGCTTCAAGAGGTCGAGTCCTGGGTGAGCCCCGTCCGGAAGCTGAACGCTCTGGTCGTAGATGATCCCGTGGCACACGTTCTTGGTGACAAATCGCTTGGTAGGGATGGCTTCAGTTGAGATCAGGGCTTTGGCCGCGGGAACGTCCCCGTTGAGGTTGAACGTCGGGCAGGTGATGCGGCCTTCGAATTTGGGAAGGCGGAATTCCGGCGGCACCACGTTGTCGCCTGCAAACCCGCCCTGGCAGGTCCAATTCTGGAAGAACGGTTTGGCTCCTCGAGCTTGGAGGGCCTCGTGGACATTGGTCAGGGCGGCCCCCGTGACAAGGTGGGTTGCGCCCCCATCGAGAGCCCCGTGGATGACCTCGACCGCGGTCCCGTCTGGGATGCAAGGACCAAAGCCCCCCAACCAGTCACGGTAGAACCCAGCCACTCGAGGCGCTTCCTTCTTGGGTGTCCCAGCCCCTACAAGCACGTCTGGGCGGCCCAGAAGCGCCAGGACGTGCTTGGCCAACCCGACCTGGTCGTGACCTCCAGGGAAGACTGTGATGGCCCGCAAATCCACTCGAGGGTGGGTTGCGAGGATGCAGAGGGCCATGGCGTCATCGGGGTCGCCGGTCTCCATGTCGAAGACCATCTTGATTCGTTTGGCCATCACCGGTGCCTCTTGTGTGTGGGCTTCTCGTCCCCGAACACGTCGTGGTAGTGGAACACGAACATCAGCCCAATCGAGATCGCTAACCCGATGATCACGGACACGACCCACTGGGTTGTTGTGGGTACAACGCTCGCGGCGAGGTACTCGAAGTCCTTCATGGGCTTGCGTTGGTAGTTCTGAATCACATGAGAACGAAAGAGCCCGAGGATGGGTTCGCGCTCGAGAGGGAGCCCTTGAACCGCGGCCTCCAGCTCGACTTCGAAGTTCTTCCTCACGGTCCAAGCCATGACCTCGGCCCACACGATCTGGTTCGTTTGGTCGAGACCTAGAACCAGCACCGCGTCATTTTTCTTCGCTCCAACCCAGAACTCTTCCAGGGCGTAGAAGAAGTCACGCGGCTTGTGGGACACGACCACGATGAGGTTGACCTGTTTTTTCGGCCCCACCTCGCCGTTGATTTTCTCGAGCTGCCGGTTCCACTCGTCCGCATCAGGCAAGGCCACCCCCACCTGCACGAGCCTCTTCAAGTGCCAGTAGTCGTAGACCTGGTCCGGGTAAGCAGGCAGGACATCCTGATACTTCTCCGTGAGCCCTTGGTGGCGGAATACGGAGTCGGGAGAGGCTTTGACGTAGTTCTCGTACGAGTGGGTCCGAGCTACCGGCTCGCCCACCTTCGTGGCACCCCAACGGGGAGGCGTGATCGTGCCTTGCCGGTCGATACGGGAGATCTCGAATTGGCCGAGTGACGTGTAGACATCCCAGTCGAAATCATACGGGTGGTCGTAACACGTCTCGTAGCAGGTGTCATAGCAACGGTCGTAGCAGTAGCTGGGGTTCTTGGCCGTGCCTCCGCACTTGCGTCGGTTGCAGTTGTGCGGGTTGCATTTGTACGGGTGGCATCGGTAGCTGTGTTCGCAGCTCACCCGCTCTTGCTTTTTGCCGGTCACTGTACCGTTGAGGACTTCAACGTCGCCGGTGTCCTGGTAGTAAACGATCGCGGCCGAGCCGCCCGCTACCATGGCTTGAGCGGCCAAGTGGAGCGCGAATTCCTTCCACGTGATGCCGTGGAAGAAAGCGCGGCCAACGATAGCCGGGAGAATGGCGACTGCGAATAGAAGTAGGAAGACCATCGGTGCCCACTAAAGACACCGATGGTTTGACAATTTGCTGGTTTTTCTCACCAGTAGTCCCACCGGATGTGGCGGGGGTAGCGGTCGGGGATACGCTCGAACTGGCGGGTTCGGAGGGCGTCGTGGACGAGACGCCGAGCGCTTTTCCAGTTCATCCGTTGTGCCCACCGGCAGTAACCGATGGTCATAACGCTGTAGCCTCGCAGCTTCTTATGCCTTGAACGCTTCTTTCGACGGTAGTTCGTGTGCACTCGTCCCTCGTAGGGCGCCAAAGGGGCGTCCTAACGGGGCTTCGTGTCGGTCGTAGATGGTCGGCATGGGTCGTCTACACCATAGATGGTTTCGCCGCTGGCGACAAACTCTTCCGCCCACCGCACGAGAACCTGGTCCTCAACGTAGTAAAGGGCGGTCCCGTCGTTGCCCTTCTGCTGGTTGATGCTGTTCGAGATGAGCTGACCCAGGCGTAAATGAGGGCTGCTCACCCAGGCCGCGTAGAGGCGGTTGATGACTTCCTTCTTCTGTTCTGGTGTAAAGGCTCTATCTTGCATGACTACTTCCTGGAGGGTCGCATGGCATTTCCGAAAAGCAAACGCAGAAAAATCACAGTGGATGGGGTCACCTATCACTACGTGATCGTTCCCGCCGCCGCGGGCCTCACGCGCACCATGACCTTAAGAGTGCAACGGGTCGCCGACGGGGAGCACTTCGTGTTCAGGGCGATCGACACAACTTACGACCCGGGAAAAGCGGTACGCGAGTTCGTGAGCCCCATCTCGGGGGAAGTGTCGAACGACTCCAATGGGGTCACTCCGAAGGATGTGGCCGCGGCGATTCGTGGCGAACGCATCTCCGGTGTGTGGCAGCTCAGCCCGGTCACCGGTCAAAAGCAGCCTGCATCAATGGGCGGAGTTTGTTGAGGTCCTCCTCGAAACCCTCGCCCACTCGAATCTTGAATACGTTCGGGTGGGCGAAGTCCAGGTTCCAAGGAGACTCCAACATCACGCCGAGACCACGAGGGCGCCACTGCAACCAACGCAGCATGTACGCAGGCCAGTCGTCGAACAAGACACGCCCGTAGACGAGCCCTTTGTCCTCCGTGATGGTCACAGGAACGTTGGGTAGGTATTTGCGGCACCACTCGACCTTTTCAGTCCAAGCACTCGCTGTACGAAAAGGCCCCTTCGTCAGTACCGTGGTTTGAAACCCCATCTGCTGCATCGTGAGGACAACCCGAAAACCCTCTCGGATTGGAGGCAACCTCCGCCAGAACCCTGGTTGTGACTTGATGAGAGTTTTGCGGGCATCGAGCCACGCTGGTATATCCTCCCCCTCGAACTTTGGCTCGCCAGGGTAAGCGATCTTCTCGAGAGCTGCTTTCATCCCGCCGTAGTAGTCGGCGATGGTGCCGTCCATGTCTATAAGGGCGATTTTCTCAGGTGCTTGTTCCATTGGTGTAGAGGTACACCGATGGAACCCACAACAAAGATGTTGCAGCTTCTACCCGCCACTCCTGAGTGGAGCGCAGCCTTCCTTGAACCCTCCAGCAAAGACGTCACCTTTCGCCCTGTACTCATGTGGGCGCTTTGCGCGGACGGCGAACGAACCAAGGTTCACGGGGTTGTTTGCATCGAGGGGCAAATCCTTCCCGTTTCAGATTGCCCAGCATTTGTCGGGTACCTTGATCCGACCCTTACCGTGACCGAACGGAAAAAACGCATCAGCATGTTTCGTGGGGTCACGGTGTAGAGGGGCCTATCATGCCTGACCTGGACCTGACCGAGGAGGAATGGGCTGCTTTGCTTCGGGCCTCGGATGAAACCTCCCCCAAGAAACAAGAGCCAAAACCGTCCACTGGGGTTCCAACTCAACCCTTACGAACCCGGTACGAGTTGGACGAGCAGTTCCCGAACCAACGACGGGACCTCGTTTGCCCTGAGTGCGGTAGCCAAATGACGCTCAAAGACAGCCGGAATGGCGTCTTCTATGGGTGCGTGCGTTGGCATGAGACCCGGTGCAAAGGCTCGCACTCAGCTCACCGAAGCACGGGGCTGCCTATGGGCATTCCCGCGACCGCGAACACGAAGAAACTCCGGATGGATGCCCACGCCTCATTCGACCAGCTGTGGAAGACCGGTCGAATGAAGAGACCCGAAGCATACGCCTGGTTGTCCAAACAACTCGAGCTACCCCCGGCGCAAACCCACATCTCCATGTTCGACGATGAGATGTGTCGAAAAGTTATACGGGTAGTTGAACGTGAGTTCACACCTCAGAGTCGATTCGACTTGATGGATGAGTGGGACGGTACCCTATGACCATTGATGAGTCAGCCAAACTGAGTAAACTACGCGCCACAGAGAACCAACGTTGGGCAGAAATGGAGAGGGCCCTAGACCGATTCAATCAATCCCTAGCTCGGTTTGAGGGTTGGGTTACCTGCGAAGCGATTCGAGTAAGGAAGTTAGCGTTAGCAACCCCGGTGGCCGAGGATAGCCCCCGCAAGAAAACTTGACGCCCTCGAGAGGGTGACTAATCAAGGTTGCCTGCGCCCCGCAAATTCCGTGTAAATTCGGCGTGTCACGTCTTTTCAGTTGGCGAGTTTGTGCCACACTCGCAGGATGCTTAGGCAGCTCTTCTCCCCCCGAACCAAACTCGACAAGCCCGCTCTGGACCGCCAAACCCAAGAGGCCCTTCGCTGGGAGCGAATGGGGGAACTCTGGGCAGAGGACCAGTTCGGGAGCGTCTATGGCAGAGAGGCATCGCTGAGGCTTCTGGCTGAGCGCCTTTCGACCTCTCGAACCGCACCCAATCAACACCAGTGGTCCCGGCTCATCCTCGCCTATGAGCGGCGCTGGGACGCTTTGCGTCGAGACTGGGCTCTGCGGCGAAGCTACGAGCCCAAACCCTACCTCTACCGAGCGCTAGGGTTTCTCCGCAATCACAGTTGAAAACGAGCACGTTTGCGTGCATAACTCCGCCTTGATGCACGCAAATCCTACGAAATCCTCCATCGGCTTCCTCGCAGCCCCAAGTGACGCGACCCTGACCGCGCTCTGCGCCAAGCACACCTCACTCACTCGTGTGCAATGGAATCTGCGACCTTTCGGCCCGGAGTTCATGGGACGGGTCTGGGTGGATGAGATGGAGCACCTCCAGTTCAGGAGAACTCACCACTACTTCCACACGTACTTCCGGTCTCCCAGCGAGGTCGCTGTACGTGTAGCCCTCGCCCTCGCCCTCGAAGCCACGGAACCAGCACTATCTCCCGCTCGGGCCGCCGCGCTTCTCTCCAAATCCGAGACCGTGGTCATCCGGAAGATCGACCGAGAACTCAAGGTCAAGATCAACCGAAGTAGCCCGCTCGAGCACTTCAGCGTCTGGGTGCACCCTAAGAGCAGAGAGCAAGTGCGCGTCTCCAGTGTCAACTTCGGTGAAGTCCGCGTCATGTATGTGGGCAGAACGCTTGAAACCGACACTCAGCGTGAACCTAGCTTTGTATCCAACTTCCGCCTCCTTGGGGTTGAGCAGTTAGCGGTGTAGCGTGGTGAGTGACTCTCGAGGAAGATGAGGATACCGGGGTTCTTGTGCAGATTGGGGCGGAAGAGGTCGGGTATTATCCTGACGGGACGCCCATGATCATGTACTTCCCTCTGGATTTTGATTACCCGCCCAAGCCCGGCACTCTGGAACACCAGGAGGCCATCGCCCCCTACGTCCACGCTCTCATTTTCGCGTTCGCCCCAGGCCCCCAGGACATCGACTTCTGACTATGAACACCCGCACGCTCTACAAGCGGCTCCGCCGCGCCAGCAAGAACCCGTTCGAGACTGCGTTTGGCAGCCGCTTCGGCATCGACATTCTTCTCCCCACCTCTCTGCTCGCAGAGCAACAACCGCCCAAGCCCGAGCTGCCTCCCGACCTCATGCAAGGGGTGTTCATCGGGGACTTTGTCCCTGCCAAGGAGGAGGAAGAGGAAAAGCCCCATACCCGAATCGTAAGCGTTTACGCGGCGGATGGCGACGGCCCGGAAAAACGAGAAGCGCTCGTCCCGGGGAGCGTGCGCGAGATTGAGCCCATCGAGGGGCGACGTCGATTCACTTGGTACGAGGCCACTGATTGGAGAGACGATGGTTCGAAGCTTGGAACGCACACGCCCTATTTTGAACCTTGGGTTCTACAGGAGATCGCGTACCAGGAGTGGCAGCAAAAAGCACAGGATGATGTTGCGCACCCCGTGCTGGCGAGACTCAAAGAGATTCACCGGCACGCATCGAAACGAACCGTGTACGTGCTCAACGACGGGCTTCATGTGACCTACCTGTTCAAGACGTATGACAGGGACCGCGAGCACCTCATGGACATTGCTCGCACGGCGAGCCGGGCCATCCGCTTCGCAGAGCGGCAAGGGGTTCCGATTCGAGTCCGGGTCTAGTTCGGCAAGCTCTGAATCCGAAGGGTCGAACGCAGCTTGAGCAGCTCCTCGTAGGGCAGCTCGACCCGGTCCCCCTCAACGTCCAAGGCCACCGGGTAGCCGTGCACCTCGGGCATCTGCTCGACGTCTTCGACTATGTCCATGAAGACCTGCTCCGGCATCTTCACCGACTGCTCGAATCCGTTCTCCCACACAGAGAGGACTACGTCCTCGCCCACGCGCTTGATTCGGTAGCTGATCATTCACCCAAGGTTTCCCACAAGTGAACTAACAGGGATTTACCAGCACTTCTCGTACGTTGTAGTGCATTATCCCCGTTTTCTCCACATCACCCGTTCAGACGAGCCAAGACCTGGGTGTACAGCTCCTCCGGCACCTCAACCCAGTAGTCGCCCTTCTGAGGCGCTCGCAGCTGAAGGCGGTAGTTCTTCCCTGTCACCGACTGACCGACAACCTGGCCAGATTCCCCGTAGTGGAACTTGAGCACGTCGCGTACCTCATGGCCGACGACCAGCACTCCAACCTCTCGCATCTTCTTCTCTGTCATGCTCCAGTTTACACCGCGGTGTACTAGGGCGCATGGGCGACGATACCGTGAGCTTGGATGACGTGGAGTGCATCCGAGAGACCAACAGTGCAATCCTCTGCCGGATCGGGGACAAGAGGAAGCGGGAGGTTTGGATACCTCAGAGCCAAGTACATGACGACAGCGAAGTGTACGCCAAAGGCCACAAAGGCAAGCTTGTGGTCACCCAGTGGTTTGCAGAACAAGAGGGGCTCGAGTGAACTTTCAGTTCGGGGTTTACGCAGAGATTGAACTACTCGTTGATTTGACCTACTCGGGCGTCACTGTGGCGCTCGCGGACGGCCATGACGCTGAGGCCCAGCTCTGGATGGGGGAAGGGAAGAAGCGGAGGGTCTACGAGCCTTTTCGAGTCGATGACCGTGTCCGCCAGTACAACATCGTCCCGCTCATCCCAGATGTGAAAGAGGGTGGCGTTTACCTATGGACCTGGATCGCTCACTACTACTGGACCCCGCCAAACTCGAACGTTACGATCCGCCGCTCCGATATCACGCTCGCCCGCACCGGGAGGATGCGCTATCGGCTCGAGGTCAAGACGTGGCAAAACGAAGCGATTCAGTATCTTCTTGACAAGTACACGTCACAAATTATGGAAGAGTCCTATCGAGCCACGAACGTGCGCGGCTAAGGACGGCCATGGACCTGACCATTACAGCGGTATGCGTGCTTGTCATCAACCCCAAGGGCCAGGTGCTCCAGGTAGCTCGCCGGGGCACCACCGACCAGTGGGGCATCGTTGGCGGCAAGGTGGAGCCCCCGGACAAGTCCCCAGCTCACGCCGCAGCGCGCGAGGTCCGGGAGGAGTCAGGGGTCATCGTCAAGGTGCACCACCTCATCCCGCTTTTCACGAGCATGGCGGACGAGGAGTTCGTCTGCCAAACCTTCCTCGCGCTCGAGTACGACGACACGGACATGGTGACCGAGACCGAAGAGGGGCCTGTCCAGTGGGGCTCCTACAGCAACGTCATCGAAGGTCCGTTTGGAGAGTACAACCGTCGGCTCCTCGAGAAGTTCTCCATGGTCAAGGCGGTCCTTGGGCGATTGGCCTACTGACCTGGAGGGGTAGGGGGTACACTGCGGGTATGACTCGCAGCATCAACTCCCTACGCGACCTCTTCTCGGGCACCCCTGTGGTCAACCCGACGCTCCAAGAGCTGGCGAACGAACGGCCGCCGCACACCATCTACGAGCAGTCAGGGAACGACATCACGGCGCGGATGCCCGGAGAGACCGCTGAGGACCACCCAGCCTACCCGCATGAATTGGTAGCCATGGCTCGAGCCCAGCGCTCCCAAGTTCGAGGCAGGCTCGAGGCGGAGGGGGCCGGGACCTATGTGGCGCCGCCGGTACCCGAGTTCAACGAGGAGGAGTTCCACCCGCCGGTAGACCCCAACGCTTGTCCGTTGCGTCCCGGTGATGTATGGCCTTGGCCGAAGGAGTGACCTTTGGCGACCCACAGCGACCTTACCCCCGAGATGATCGCGAACGCTGAACAGAAGCTGGCTCGACGGATCGAGTTGCTCATGGGGTTCGAGGAGGGGCGGGTCACCGTCAAGCTCTTTGACCCCGCCATGCCCGGCAAAACCGGCATGGAGTTCAACGCCACCCCTCCCCTGACCCAACAAGAGGAGGCACAGATCTTGAGCTACATCAAGGCCATGAACGCAATGATGGGTGGGAGCCCCATCATTGAACCCGGCAAAGCCTAGTAGCCTCGTTCCGGGGACGTCGCGCCCTTCTTGTCGTCGCCCACGAGCCAACCGATGGAGGGTCGGATCGCCCCAGACTCCATCTGGTGTGCGCCCACGAACCCACCAAGGAACTCCATCTCGAACTTCTGGTCGAAGTAGAACCAGGTGAACGGGGCGCGCGAGAGCCCAAGAGGGAGGTCGTCTGGGCTGGGGCCGTGCCATCCAGCTCCGCCCTTGAGGTGCTCCCCAAAGGCATAGGAGTTCCTCCTCGGACTGTCGTACCGAAGGTACGGGAAGAACTGGTTGATCCACCCCGTTACGAACGGGCCGCCCGACCCACCGCTCTCCTTGTAGAGGCTCTGCCAGAACTTCGCGTTGGCGCGGCCCTCGGCCGCCCGTACGAACTCGTCGAGGGTCGGCACAAGGTCGTTGACCCACCAGCTCAGGTCGAACTCGGCCAACGCCTGGGCACGCGCTACAACGTCCTTCCAGTCCTGCACCGTCCCGAGCAACGTGATCTCGGGGATGCCGCAGCAGGTGCGGACCGCGTAGGTGAAGTACGCACTCATCGACTCCATGAGCACCACTTCGGAGGCCGCCTTCTCGACACCGCCCGTGGTCGAGAAATTCGAGCGCACAAGCTTCACCTTCTCCTGTCCGATGTTCTCCCCGATCTTCGCGGAGAACTCGTCGAAGGCACCGGGCCAGTCGTTGTGCGGGCTGCCCTTCACGAAGCCGTCTCGGCGGATCTCGATGAGCTTCTTCTCGCCCTCCTTCGAGCCCAGAACAAACCGCTGGCGAAGCGCCTCAGCGTTCTTCAGGACGTGCTGGGAGAATCCCTGGGCGATGGCCAGCCAGATGTCGTCCGGGGACAGGACGAGCGGGTAGTGGTCGGCAAACGCTATGTGGACGGCCTGCAAAAAGCCGTTCTTGGGGGCGTACACCTTGATGACGTCGGGAGTGTTCGCGCCGAACGCTTCGGCCCCGGCTTCGTTGATGATGCTCTGACCTTTGACTGCGCTCTGTGTTCTGGGGTTCACCCAAGGGGGCATTGTGAGCCGCTCGAGCACCGTTGCCGCGGGAAGCCGCTCCGTGTTTTGCTTGACGTTCGTTACTTGGAATGTGGTGGGCATTCCGCCTTATACACCGCGCCGCGGATTTTGCAGCGAATCAGCGACCGAGGTCGCGTTCCTTGCGCTCCCACATGGCTTCATGGGCCAGGTGCATCTCGAGGCCGCAGGAATAACCCTCCTCCACAGCGCGACGTTCGTTGTAGTCGTAGAGCTTGTCCTGAGCGATCATTTCGGCTGTGTCCACCCAAAGCTCGGGGGTCACCTTCTTGCCCGCCAGAGCGCGAATCACGAGAGCCTTGAACTCTTCGGCCGTTCCACCCGCGGACACAAACATTCCGCGGAAGTGCATGGCGGCGTTGCGGTGAATCCGGAGGTGGTGAGCGCGAGCTTCCGCCTCGCTGAGCCGATCCCCGTCACGGTCGTATTCCGGATGAGGGACGTTCCCGCCGTGAAAGCGGCACTTGTGCCAGGTATCAAGGTCCGAGTTGAGCCAGCCACCGCCACGGCAAGGGCACTTGGAGGGGTTGACTTCCGCCCACATCCCGCGCTCAAGCTCGTTGTATTCGTGCTGCATGCTCATCTTCGTACCCGTCCTTCCTTGCCTAAAGAACGCGGAAGGCCCTCAGAATCTATACTGGGAGCAGCGATTTTTCGAGAGCTGTGAGCAAGCCAGCGGAATCAAAAGCGTTTACCGTCCAGCCTCACGAGCTGCCCGGCGGCGGTTGTCGATGGGGATGAGTCCGGACCAACCCGTTCCCAGGGCTTCGATGGCTTTATAGATGGCCGCGGCGTGGGGTTGCAGCACGTCGTACGGGGCGTTGGCGATCCAGAACATCTGGGACGCGCAGAAGGTCCCAGGCTCTTGCACGGAGTGGTCTACCCGGAGCAGGCCCTCCATGTGGTTGAACGCCGGACTGTCGAGCATGTCCTCGGTGATCTCGGCCATCTTCTCCCCGGGTTTGAACTGGGGTGGCGGGCGCAGCATTGCGTGGCGGAACCCATTCCCACCCTCGTCGTACTCTTTGGCCTCTCCCAGGTAAATGTAAGGCTGCACGTTCTCGAACGCCCAGCGGGTCGGGTCAAGGATGCTCTTGTCCTTGAGGACGACCCAGCCGTGGTGAACCCAACCCACGTGGGAGAGATGGCCGAACACCGGGGACTCGGGGCTGACCTTGCCACGGAAGTGCCCGTACACGGCCGTTGCCCCTTCCACGAGCTTGGCGGCTTCGGTCGCGAGCCAGAAGCACTGTCCTGCCCAATACGCAGCGGGTCGCTTCGTCACCTTCTCGAGCATTTCAAGGGTGAGTTGTTCAGGTCGCATTGGGAGTCTCCTTGTGGTCCTCGTGCTCTGCCATGAACTTGAGTCGCCCCCTGACGCCATGGGACTCGACCCACACCTGGCAGTGCTCGCACCAGCGCTCGACCACGGTCATCGTGGTCATGGCCAACGGACCAAGGTCAATGACTCGCCCGTCAGCTGTTTGGCATTCGAAACTCTTCCCAGGGGAGGTCTCGAGTCGGCGGTTCCGCTCTTCTCCATGCTTCGGCATTCGCTCCTACCAGCCGAGGCCAATATACCTCAGCATCTTGGTAACGCGCGAGCGAATCCGAACCTAAACTCAGGCGGGACGTTTTCCGAGGATATCGATGAGCTGCAATTCCTGTATGCTGGTCAACCCCATGCAGTAGAGGTAGCCTTGCACGAACCCTACCCATTGAAGGGCTCGCTCTGGTTTGCCTCGACCCACCATGTCCCGGGCCTCCCCGAGCATCCAACGGAGGTGAGCGTAGACGTCCCGTGGGTGGGTTGAGTGAGGGTTTCTGACCGGGGCCAAGCTGTCGCCAGCGGCTTCCAAGATGATCTGGTCCATGGCGTCAATCACGCCCTCGAGCCAGCCTTCTGGGCACTCTTCCATCACAACCCTCCCGCTGGGCCAAGGAACTTCTGCAAGCGACGCTGGAAGTCTCGCACGGCCACCTCGAGCTTGCCTGTGGTCGCGAGGGCAGTCAGCCCGAACACGGACACGGTCGGGCCGTCCCGGCCACTGTTGGGCCCCTCGTAGGTGAGGGTCCCGCGCCACTGCTTGTCATCATAGGGCCAGACCTCGACACATTGCCCGTGGGCGATGAGTTCGTACCCACCTCCCATCTCCGCTTTCTTCATCCTACGGCCCATGAAAACCGGCGGCTTTTCCGTGGGAACCACCCGTAATGGCGTTCGCATCACACACCCACCTCGCGGTTTTCAGCTACACCGGGTAGCGCCCACAGCGGCGGGTAGATCGACCTTTTGCCAGTGGGCTCGAACTGCTCGAGCACCTCAGCAAGGGAAAGCGTCAGCTTCGAATCACCTTCGATGAGAAGGTCCAGGGTTTCTAACCTCCCCTCGCCCCAGTGAGTGCACGAAACCCACCCAACTTTGGATGTGGTTTTGTGCTGAAGGTAAGCGCCTCGATACAACCAAATAGGCGGAAGCTCGACCTGCATACAAACGTGACCCCCAGCAATAGAACACCGGCCTCTGAGCTGACTAGGGGGCAGTCTCAGAGGCCGGTGGAGACCACGGAGGGGGATGGGTCTCCGTTCTATTACACCGGTGTCAGGGTTTAAGTGCAAGGGGGTAGTTTTGATCCTGTATTTGGGTAAGGGGCACGTTCGAGGTCTACAGTTTGAGCTTGAGTCGCAAGAGGCCGTGCTCTGGGTGCGTGAAGGGGACGACTTTCAGGCAACTCTGGTCTCAGACAAAGGCCCTCTTCTGCACACAGCAGTGCAAGATGAATGGCGGATCTTCGTCCTTCCAGGGCCTGGGGAATGGCGGGCCACTTTCCTTGGCCCTAAAAAAGCCCCCGAGACCGTGTTCGTTGGCGTGCGGTGTACGGATCAAGGCAAGGTTCTCACAGTTTTCTGAGGTGTATGCCAGATTGGGTCTGCCGAACGTGCGGGGAATGGACGGGAGACGGTCGCGGGGGCGACGGCCCTCCTTCGTTTTGCCGGTGCGATCGAGAGCGAATCCGCTCGAGCGGGGAGCCCATCCCGCCCGAAACTCAACGGGCCATGACTAACTCCGAGCGTGCGGCACCGGAGCCTCGTCGCCCCATCCCGCCACCCCCGCCACCCCAGGTGACCAAAAAGTGCTACATTTGCGGCTCGGACGATGTCGCCACGGAGATTGCGGCTAGGTCGGGACAAGTCCCTCTGGGGCCCGAGATTTTCTACCGAGCGGTCGAAGACACGTGCCGCAACTGCGGGGAGACCGGGGACTTCAACCGGGAGAACGACTTCCGAATTGAGGCCGCGTACCTCGAGTCAGGGGTTCGGTTTGTGCGCGAGACCCTGGCTTGGTTTGAGTCCGAGGGCACCTCGATGGTCGAAATCGACCGCTGCCTTCGCATGAAGATCGGCACCTGCGGGAAGTGGGCTCAGGGGAAGTCCATCACGGCCGAGGCCGTAGCGCTCATGCAGATCTTGAAGACCTTCCCATGGCTGCTCAACGTGGCAGACAACGACTTCTCCGATGCGGACGGGGAAATTGCGAAGATGCTTCGGGAGCACCTGCTGATCGACGTCCCTCAGTAGGGCAGGTTGTCCTGGGGGTCGGTGGGCGGGAGCGTCGGAACGCTCTGGGCGTAGCGCACCCACGCCTCGAACGAGAGAGGGGTGGTGTGCTTTTCGGCGCAGGACGAGACGTAGTCGTCGTAGGCGGCTCGGGCTTCTTGTTCTTGGATCAGGCTGGTCATGTCCACCTAACGCATGGGGCTCGACGATTCTGAACCGGAATCGTAGGCTCCGCCCATGGATTACGACCAGCAGCCCGACCGAGACACGGAAGCACTCAAAACCGCATGGGGTTCTGTCCGCGAGGCCGCTACCGCCGTGGAGGCCGCCCAATCCGCTATGCGGTCCGTAGGGGTGCGCCTCACAGTGAACGTGAGTTTGCCACCGGGCGTGCCCCTTTACACGGAAGTTCCGGCTCCTTCCGAGCGCCCCAAAAGAGTCGGCCGGAACGATTGACTTCCTTTGTTTTTACGGATAGTTTGCGATCGGAAGCGTCTTGGTAGTCCAGGCCCCCGTCTTCTTCTTCGCAGCCAGCGGGGGCCTGGGGTGCAGGTTCGATTCCTGCCGCTTCCTCTTTACCCCGGCGCGAGGGTTCAGCCGCCCATAAAAAAGGGCAAGCGGGCTTGACGCGTGTAGGATCAATTACTACTTTCTGAGGGAAGCGCTCGGTGGCCAGGCGTCCCCCATGTCCCCCATGTGGCGTCCGGTGAGGGTTCGAATCCCCCGCTTCAGCTTTATCAGCACTCCTCGAGCTGTCCGTCTCGCAACCACCCGTGATACGAACCGCAGATGATGCTGGGGGTCACGGTGATGTTGGGTGGGGTCCCGGTTCGGGTCCACCAGCCGCCCCCGCTGGCAGGGCCGTCCACGACCCAATCGCCCCCGGGCGTACGCACCACCAGGACGTCGCCGTCAGGGCTCTTCGCGAAGCTTGTGCCTTTGAGCCAGCTCGCAATCCACATCGAGCCCACTGGGGCTTGTCCGAGCACCGTGAGGTCGCCCGTCCCCGGGTGCCGGTACATCCGGGTCTTGCCCACCTGCCACTGGTCCGCGGGCATGAACTCGTACTGGCACGCCACGCAATGAGTCGGCCACCGGGGGTCGGCCCGGTCCACGCCGTCCAAGGTGTGCTCCCCCTCGAGCTGATTTGCAAAGGGGTATGGCATCTGACCGATGGTTGCTTTTGCGTCGTGCCCCCACTCGTGAACACACGGGGTGGCGCTCGAGGAGTAGGTGAAGCGCCGCAAGGACACCTCAGCTACTTCGGTAGGTTCAAGTAGGTAACAGGTAATCTTGCGGGTCATGCCTAAGACGGTGCATAAAAAGAAGGAGGGGAGGCTTTCACCTCCCCTCCTTTGGGCTTTGTTTCAAGACGGGATGCCAGCAGCCGCTGTCCTGAGTTCTCCCCAGGCACCATACGCCCCGGATAGTCTTAGAGGGTGACCTCGTCGTTGATCCCACGGAAGCCGTGGAACTTGCATTTGCCTCCGGCTTCCAAGAAGCCCTGGATCAGGTCAATCACGCAAGCGTGAAAGCCCAGCTTCTCGTATGCCTGAAGGGACGTTCCTTCTTTTGACCCTGACCACACTCCGCTCTCAGCAACGTACATCGTGAAGCCCTGCTTGGCCAGCTCGCGACCCTTGGCCGCCTGCTCGGTCTTGTACGTCGTGTGCTGGGCGTCGAACGCGGTACGGAAATCTTCGGGGTTGATCTTGGTGGCCATGGGTTGCTCCTCGCTCAGAAGAACGCGTGAGGCCGCCCAACCCTATACTGGATTCGACCAGGTAGCGATCACGGAGTGGGCCAGCGCCACCGCGGCCAGAGCCTCTCGAGCGGGCTCGTAGAGCGCAACCACATCGTGAACGTCCAACGTGTTCGGTCCGATCCGGTCGAAGTCCGCTGAGACCCTGGGCACCCCATCCTCAAGAATGACTTTCACGCGAAGGTAGAACTCCCCGTGGCGGCGAATGATCGAAAAGCGATCCAGTTCGCACCGGTTGATGTTTGATCCGGGAAGCGCGTCGGCGAGCTGCATCGCCAGCTCCCGCATACGGTCTTTGAGTGCCTCTTCCATCAGGGCTCCGTTTTGTAGACAGGAAACCCATTCGCATACACCAAGCGCCCCCTCTCAGTGACTTCGACCGCAAGGACATTCTCGTACGAGGCCGCGGCGGTACGCATGCACGAGATCGCTGCTTGCCAGGATCTGTGCGATCTGAAGCAAGGGCAATATCGCTCACGATCCCACTCGTCAATTGTGACCCCTCGGTACAGTTTCGTAGCCATTTTCAAGGCTACACCGTTGACCGCCCCAGCTCCCGCAGTGTATCTCACGGGGAACCGGAGGAACGGATGGGGCGATTTCTGGGTTTCAAGCGCTGCAACACCTGCAACACGACACATGGGGTTCGGGAGTCTTGCCCCACGTGCGTCGGGGCCGCGAGGGACGAGCTGGCCCGGGCTTTCACTGTTCATCTCGCCGCGTTGCGTTCGGCCTTCGACCCCAGCCAGGACCTTGAGCCCCGTCGTGATCGAATGATCGCGGAGGGGCTTCCTGCAATCCGGTCCCTTCTCCGGTCCCCTCCCGACTGCCCTCCTGTTGAGGACCAGAACCTGATCGCCAAGGGGTTCAGCTTCCTGGTGGACCTCCACGTGGCAGGACCTACGAAGGGCTTCCAACCGCCCCCTTGGTTCCGGAGGGAGCTGGAGTACCTGTTCCCGCAGGTGCTCCGGTTGACGCCCTCCACAACCGAGAAGACGTCCTGGTTCAAGGGTGCCCTCGCCGAGAAGGTTCCAGAAACCAAACCCGAGGAACCTCCCAAGGAGGTCGAAGCCCCCAAGAAATCGACCGGCCGCCCTCCTTTCGTCTGGCAACGCGAAGTGGTTCTTGGGGAGTCCCTGCTCCTCTATCGGCCCGGAAGGGAACCCGAGCGAGTTGCAGTGGCCTCCCCGTTGGGAGACAGCAGCTATGCTCGGGTGCTCCGACTTAATGCCATCACGTCTATGCCGGTTAGGTTGGAAATTCTCGACCCAAGTTCGACACAGACCCTTACCGAAGGTCCATTTTTCACGTGGCGCGAAGCTCCGCCCTTGGGCAAATGGGTCAACTACTGGAACAAAACCAAAGGGGTTTTCCGTAAAAGAATCATGAGCTTTGACGGCAACACTGGGGTCGTAGTCCTGCAAGACTCCTACGGCGCCGAAATGAATGGATACCTGGTTCGTTGTGATCCGCAGAGCCTGAGCGACTCCAACGTCGCCAACACGCGAGGGATGGCATGACAAAGCGAGTGAAGCGCGAGACTGTTGCAGCTGGGGGAGTGGTCCTGGCGGGGGCTAAGTTCACCTGTACCAAATGCCACGAGACCAAACCCGCATCCGAGTTCGGTCTTCGCACCATGCAAGACGGGACGGTACGCAACCAGCCCCAGTGCAAGGTCTGTCGCTAGAACCACAGCTGGGAGAACGGGACGCTCTTCTCGCTCTCCCTCCCGTAGCGGTACCGAAAAGCAACGGTGGCGCGGCGGGGGCCAACCTTCGTGACCTTACCGGTGCGGAACCCAGTCGGGTCTGAGCCCGAGGGGAACATCACGAAGTCGCCCACCTTCGGGACCACCTTCAAACCGTTCGCGACTACGTACCCTTCCCAATGGGCCAGGATACGAGCGTCGTCCGAGCAGGAGGCATCGATCGAAGCGTCTCCGAACCGACCCCCGGTGAACACGATGCGGGAGCTTCTCTCGAGCACCCAGGTGGGCTTACCGTTCACCAGCTGGGCCCGACGCTCGAGCTTCCCTTCAACAACCTTGGCTGAGAGCTTGAGCCCGTTGCGGCTCACGCGAACCAGTTTGGATAGGTCTTGCATGTTACTCCCCCTCATGCATCTTCTGGGCGGCTTCGGTCACGCCGGTGATGTAAGCGCGGACGCGATCACCGGTGATCTCCTCGTCCTGAGCCATGAAGAGCGCCAAGATCCTGGCGGAGATGAGGCCCCACTGAACGTCTTTCGAGACGTGACTCCAACCGGCACCGAGCGTCTTCTTGGCTCCTTCGATGCAGTCCTTGGCCATTTGCTCGTTCTTGCTCATCTTCGCCATGGTTTCACCCTCTGAGAAGAGAACGCGCAGCTACAGCCATTTATATGTCACCCTGTTCACGATTCTGCCGATTGCAGGTTGTTTGACTTTGTACCTGTCTGCAAGAGCTTGTTGGGTGTAGCTCCCGGATGCCCACAAGCTTCTAATCTCAACTACCTGTGTTTCATCGAGAGACCTATGAATGCAGGACAAGGCCATTTTGTGTTTGGTTTTGGTTGACGGGGGTTTACGCCCCTCCTCGAGACCTTTGAGTTGAGCCTCAGTAGCTTTACGCCTTTTCGCAGCCGCTGAAAGCCTTGTGCGGGTTTCAGCCCTAACCTCCTTGCCTCTGTGGGCGGCCCCAATTTTGGCTTTGGTTTCGGCAGACCTCTTTCGCCCCTTGAGGGCTGCTCCACGACGTTGGGCAGCCTCTTTGGTCACGTGATAGCGCTCACCCCCTGTTGTGGAGTTATATCCGTGAGGGGCTAGGCTATGGAGAGACCTAATCCAGAATTGTTCCGCGGCATTCAACGCAATTTCGTTTGGGCAGGTTTCAAGAATCTCTACCCGGAACCCCTCAATGCCGTATTTCCTCAAAGCACGTGCAAATGGGTGTTTCCCGCGCCCGCGAAACGCATCTCGAAAATGTGTGTAAACGCGCGCACTAAGGCGTTGCACTGTCCTGCCGACGTACACTTTCCCACTTACTTTGTGGGTAAACGCATAAATGACCACAGAGTCAATACCCCAGATTAATCCTCGTCCATCATCATGATCGTGATGACCGGCTCTCCGTTGTCGCCGGGGCCGCACACGGCCTTGAGGGTCGTCAGGGTGGCACGGATGCGCTTGCGCACCACGTAGACCTGGAACTCGATGATGCTGCCACGACCACCGCGAGCGATCGCCATCCGGAGCATGTGCAGGATGTCCCAGAGACGGCCGTTGAGGTTGTTGCAGGCGCGCTCGGCGGCCGGGGTCAGCTGGATGCACTCGTTGAAGACCGTGGCCGTGCAGGCGACGTGGAACTTGAAGCCCGCCTCGCGGACCAGGTTCCCCATCTCACCCTGCATCAGGTCCACGAGAACCCCGTCCTCGATAGCCTGAGCGCGAGTGTAAGTGTGGATGACTTCGGCGCCTTCGAAGATGTTGGTATTGTTTTCCATGTCCTGGTAACGCAGAGGGTCGAGGGTTTCTATACCAAGCCAGAAGAAATCAACACGGACCGCAGAGGGACCAGTCCCCAACGGGGAGAACCTTGACGGCCGGGCTCTCCTTCGTGAGGTTGAGCTTACCCGCCTCTTCTTGAGCCTCCTGTTCGGAGTCACAAGCGAAGACGATGTGCCAGGAGAACACGGTCTCCCACACATTGCCGTTCATCCGAATCCCTTTGGACGATTTCACCCAGATATTGAACATGGCTCGCTCCTGTCAAAAGAACGCGCGAGCCCGCCCCGGTCTATACTCGGGGGAGGTTGCTCAGTCCCGGGTCAGCAACCTCGAGCTGCTCTGAGACCGAGGCCACTGTGATCAGACAGTGAGCCAGGTTCTGGCGGTCCTCTTTCCCCAAAGGCATGTCCCCAAGGAGCCGGTTCGAGATGACGTGGATCGCCTGGAGCTGGCAGCCCTTGATGAGGTAGACCCGACGAGCCCCCGAGTCGTTATGGGAGTCCACGAAATCCAAGGGTTGCACTACGGGGGTTACTCCCAGGAGTTCAGCGGGGCTCGGGGTTTCCGGAGTGGGACGACTCTCCACAGACTTGCGCCAGCTTTCGGCCGCGATGGGGTCAGCGAAAACCATCACGGGAAGCTGGGAGCCGTCTTGGGACGCCAACTTTGCAAGGTAAATGGTCATAGGTACTCGCGTTTTTGTGTTAGGCGTCGAGGGGTCACCGCCGTCACAAGCCGCAGCGTAACAGAATCCCTGAATGGGATTGTTTCAAGAAAGTAAAATGTGCACGAATCCTCGGGGATTTAGCTCAAATGTAACACTCGAGCCCTGATTTCCCGTGCAAGTATCCGCCATTGATCATGCTCGTGGGACTCCCAGCGCTCGAGCATCGACGCGACAAGTTCTCGTGAAGTTCTGCGTAGATGTTCAAAGGTATGAGGGTCGCTAAAGCGACGAGGGGAGCACAAAACCAAGGGGTCTGTAACTACCCCGATCTCATGGACTGTCATCGAGTGCAGGGATGCAAGCACTCGTCCCGACGGGAAGAATGCTTTCAGCAGAGAGGCCACATCTTCCTGGGTGTGGTTGCCAAGCTCCACAATGACCCAGTTTCCGTAGCCGCCCTCCTTGTACTTGTAGAGCAGGTGGCTCACGCTCAAGGCGGCGGATAAGACGATCCAAAATTCAAGTACAGGTTGTGAGGCCCTCGAACGTTAATTAGGAAAACGTAGGAGGTTCTATGGGAGTTGACCCTAGCTATCTGGCTCGAGCCGTGTTGCGCTGTGTCGCAGTTGCCGTGACGATGGGCCTTGTAGTGGGCTTCAGTGGGTATCTTCATTCAAAGAGTGCGAGCGTAGGCATTTTGCTTGGGTTGTGGAGTGCCGGTCTTTTCCTCATGAATGGAGATGTAGTTCCGCTCCCGAAGGACTGAGAAAACTTTTGTGGGGTTGCTCCCGTAGCAGGGAGCGAACCATGAAAGTCAGGAATCTCACGCCAGGTGCCATCTACCTGAAGGATCTCAAGATCGACCAGGTTTCGATCGGGAGCCTTCGCGGCGAGGACCGATACATTGGTCCTGGGGCAACGATTTACCTGGAGGACACCGACGTAGTCCTCCGTAGCGCGTCCAAGGGCGACATCTTTGCGCTCGCCCAGGCAGGCATACTCGAGGTCGTCGAGGAGCCCCTCAAGGTAAACGAGAACGGCGAACTCGACGTCCCAACCCTCAACGTTGGGGCCGACGCTGTCATTCACGGAAACCTTACTGTTGACGGTACCATCAACGGCAGTAGTGGCTCTGTAGACCTTACCGGTCTGCCTCGAGACGCCGTCATCAGTCAAATCCCTGACCAGTACACGTCCTTCAACGACCCTTCAACGGTGCTTACCATCCATGCGAGCGACAACGCTCCAGCGGATGATATCCCGTCCTCTCAGCGAGCGGGCAAAGTCGTTGTCCGTGGCGGCCACGGCGCTTCGGCCATCTCAGGCGACAACTACGGCATGAGCGGAGGTGCCGTCGAAATCTACGGGGGTGACGGCGGAACCCCCTCGGGGTTTGCAGTTAATGGAGCAGGCGGGCCCATCACAATCAAGTCGGGCAACGCTCTTGGAGTAGGGAACAACGGGGCAGGCAGCATCACCCTTGTGACCGGGCACCAAGGCTCTCAGATGGTGAACGGCGAAGAGGCGAAGGTTACTATCGCCCCCGCTAACGCAAACGCCTCCCGTAGCGGTTCGATCGCACTGATTAGCGGTGTGAAGGTCACCGACTACAACACCGGCGCGATTGTAGGAGGTTGCGTTTACAACCAGTTTTATGGCGCAAACGATTTTGGCTACAGGGCAGGGAACAGCTACCTTTCGGCTGGCCTCGCGGCTGGCCCCGGAGCCGACGGTTACGGAGGTAACAACATCGTCAGAGGGGGTACTGCTGTCTCAGTTGACCCCAACGTCCCTGCTGGCGGTGACGTAATCATTGCTGCTGGTCGAGCCATTGCAATCGCCAACGATCTTTCAAGCGGCGCGACAGACGGCACGAAGAGCGGTGATGTTATCCTCACCCTCAGCTCAGAGTTCTCGACGAATAGCCAGGAGCTTTGGGGCAACTGCGGTGGTCTCACCATCAGCGGTGCGGATGGCATCGCCTACTGGCAGTTGCACTCGGCGGGGACGTACTCGAGCACAGACCACGCGACGCCTACCACGAATTTGCAAGGCTCTCAGCGCTTGCACGTTCTGACCCTGGCCCAAGAAACTGCCATGGCCCCGTCGTTCGAGGCCGCTGTGCCCGACACAGGGTTCCTGCATTATGTCGATGAGAACCCGATCTTCCAGGACCCAAGTATTGCCAGCGGCGGGTACCAAACAGGGTTCCGAGGTCGTCGATCTGGGGTTTATGGCGGCCTACCCTCGGAGATTGGTGGCAGCGGGACGCCCGGGTCGGTCACTCGCTCCATGGCTCGCGTCTTCTCAGGCGGCTTCAATGACGGGGACCTAACCGGAGGCGAGATCACCGTCACGCACAACCTGTTTACCTTCGGACCTCAAGTCATGCTCTGGTTGCCAAAGTTCGACTTGAGTAACAACGTGGTTGGGCTCCGAGCTGGGGTACTCGGCACAGACTACAACCTAGAGATCCCGCTCGGGGATAACAACGCAACCATTGACCCCTTCAACACTATCAAAGTGGTGTTGCTCGCACCCATCGACCCCACCAACTCCGGTTACTCGGCGCTCATCACCATCGTCGGCTTCTGAAGGAGAGGCTCCATGGACTTCCAAAACATCACCTCAGCTCCGACTTTCACTCAGCTTGTGGCGGCCTTTACCGCGGCCCTTCGTGAGCCGAAGCCAACGATCGTCATACCTGCCGGAACTCCATTTGCTGGGGCGTCGCATACAGCGCCTGGCCCTGACCTGTCGAAGACCACGATGAAGGCCCTACTGACTCGCTCAGTTCTCACCGGCGGGCTACAGAAAGCCGTGGCCATCTATGCAGGCATGTCTGAGGGCGACCGCAAGAAGCTCCAGGCTCTCGCAAAGACCGAAACCGGCAAACCAATCCTCACTGCTTTCGCTGAGGCTGATGCGGACGACCTGTCCATTTTCTCGGCGGACGCAGACAAGATCGACAACAACCTGACGTTGGCAAGAGGTTGGCTTGTCGATGTCGATGCGACGCCTTGGGTCGCTAACTGAACTCCAGCGGTGTACGCCCTTCATGGGCATGTACTCGAACTACACCGCGAAAAATCAATGCTGGAACTGCCGTGGCGAGAAGCAGGTTACCCGGGAAGACATGAACGGGGACTCGCACTCGCACACGTGCGGCTTCTGCGGCGGCACCGGTCTCCCCAACGACGAGCAGCGCCACAAAGCGCAGCTCGAGGCCGAGGGCCTTTGCATCGACTGCGAGTTCCCCGAAGCCGACCACCCGAACGGGCAAGGGTTCCCTTATGGGTGTCTTCGGCTTCTCACGAAGCAAGTGCATCGACTCCAAGGGCAAGTCGAGGAGCAACAGTTTCAGCTCAGGTCTCGATTTGGCCGCTGCTGATTGACTGGGGTGTCACGACCGCGCTTGTCGTTGTGGTAGCCCCATTTGATCGTCTCGAGGAGAGCCTCAAGCTTCTCTTGGACTCCACGTTCAACCTCGACGCCCGTCGCATAACGAAAAGCGCCATACCCCCGGTGCGTCCCGCGAACGACAAACACCTCGTTGGTTTTGTCGTCGATGACGGTGAGTTCCCAGTTCCAGTCGAACGAGCCATCGCGGTCCCATCGAACCAAGGTCAACCCAACATTCGGGAGCTTCTTGGGCTTCAAAACGTGGGCTTCTACTTCAGGCGCAGGGTTGGAAACCGCTACTGGGGCTTGCGTAGGCACCCGCTGAGTGGGCTCGCTCAGAAGAAACGATGCCGGTCTCGTTTCTGGCTTTGCGTGTAACTCTCCATCGTCGTCCTGACGCCTTCGGAGTACGAGCACGAAACCGAACACCAGCACAACAGCGGTTAGGATGTACGGCAGATGAGCTACAGCCATATCGAGGATACTCATAGAAACCTCAGTCAATGATGCCGAAGTACATAGCTCGAACGACACGAAACACAACGTATGTCGCGGCGGCCCAAAGCATCACGCTGATCGGCGCGAGAATGTAGCTGTAGAGTTCTTGACACACGAGTCAACCCCACGAGAAGAAGAGGCGGATCACGGGGGTCGTAGGGGAGAGCCCCAATCCCTTCAACTTCGCGCGAAGCTCCTCGAGCTGAGGTCGGAAGTCTTTGTCTATGGGGATCTCGGCAGGGTAGACGTTGAAAGAATACGTGCCCTCAGACTCCTTGGCGTAGGGGTCGTTGACACAGAACATCATGCCTCCGCCCGGCTCGTTGTACCCGCCGATCCTCGCCACCTTCGCTCCAACCCTTTTGGCGACCAGCTCAGCCAGCTCATGGGCTCCATCATCGAACCGTTTCCCGTCGATGACATGCCAGGTCCGACGGTGACGATCGACGACTTTCACTGACCCTTTCTTCGCGCCAGTCCTTTCATCGAAGCGGTCCTCCATGTGGGACTCTTCGGGAATCTCGTGTTTGAACGGAGCTTCGAACTGCGCCTCGGTAAAAACGAAGCCAATTCCCAGTCCAGCTGTGTATGAGGTGCCCATGCCCTTGTTACACCGCAGGGGAGGGCAATCGAAATTGCACCCCTCAAGTAAGCCAGTGTCGCGATGCCTAAGCTAAAGCATAAGGGAGACGCGGATGGTTCATACTGAGCTGCAATAGTTTCCGTTCCCCGAATTTTCTTGTGCTCGGGGTAAGTATCCGTATCGAGGTGCTCTATGCCACAAGCTCCAACCCCACCGTGGGAAGCTGAGAGGCTCGTCGCGCTCGAGAAACTACGTGTTTTCGGGACTCCCGCAGAAGAGCGGTTTGATCGGCTCACTAGGCTAGCCTGCAAGACCTTCGGGTTGCCTATCGCGGTCCTCGACCTTCTTGGGGCGGATACCGCTTGGCTCAAGAGCACCCAGGGGTATCACAAGGTTCGAGCGCCCAGGGCGACGTCGTATTGCGGCTACACGATCTTGCAGGAGAACTCTCTGGTGGTGCCGGACGCGCAGCAGGACCCGCGCCTCTTCGACAACCCGTACGCCCAGAATTTCCGCTTTTACGCAGGGGTTCCCCTTCGCAGTGCGGGGATGCCAATTGGGGCCTTCTCGGTTTCCGGCTACACCCCAAGGCTCTGGACAGAGAATGACACCCAGGCCCTCTACGAGTTCGCTCGAGTTGCTGAGTTCGAACTTCGGATCACGAAACTCAGCGAAACCCAACTCTGTCTCGCAGCAGAGAACGAGGTCAGATACCGTCCCCTCGTTGACGACTTGACGAAGACCTGGAACAAGACCGCGATCATCGAAATTCTGGGGAGGGAGCTTCGCAAAGCCGCGGAGGCGGACGTCTCCACTGGCATCCTGATGCTCGACATCGACCACTTCAAGAAGGTCAACGAGGAGCGGGGCTACTCCGCCGGAGACACCCTTTTGCAGGGCCTGGCCGAGCGTCTTCGCGCCGTTCTGCGGCACTCGGACAGCCTGGGGCGGTATGGGGGCGAGGAGTTCGTTGTTGTGCTTCCTCGATGCACCAGGGAGGACGCTCTCGAGATTGCGGAACGAGTCCGAACCGCGGTGGAGAGCAAACCCTTTGGGGCTATCTCGGCCACGGTATCTGTGGGGGTCACCGTGGCCGCGGCCCCCTCCCAGAACCACGCCGTTCTACTCCAAGCCGCTGACTTGGCCCTCTATCGAGCCAAGCAGAGGGGTAGAAACCGGGTCGAGTCTCGTTGGACAACCCCCTCGTTCGCCGCGCTCCGGGCTACGAAGTAGGTCAGACCGAAGGCACCAGGGACTCAATCGCCCCGGCGGCATGGGCGGGCCCCAGGATGCGGCGACGGTCCGAGCTGTCGATGAGCACCACCAGGAAGCGGCTGGAGAGGCTCTTGATGATCTGGGTGCCCTCCATCGTGTCTCGCGTGATCCGGGCCGCTATGGCCGTCAGGCCAGTCTTCTCCTCGAGCTTTCGGAGAGACTCGGTCCGGTCGAAGACGACCCCAACCCGGTCAGGCCGGTGGACACTGTCGATGGCGCCGAGCAGCCACAAGCACTTGTACTCCTGGCAGGCTGTGGGCCGAGTCGCATAGCAGTCGCACTTGTGGTTCATCACGTGCGAGCACATCTGAAAGGTGCTCTTCTGAATCTCGGGCACCCCCAAGGCGGTGCAGCACTCGTTGCACTGACCGCAGGATCGTCCTTGGGGTTTGGGGGCTTGGGGGAGACGTCGTTTGCTCATGCTCTCCTCTGTGCGCGAGACCAGGCGGAATTTCAGCCCTTCGTCGCTTTCTTCTCGGCCCGACGAAGTTCTTTGCGGACGCGCTTGAGGCGGTCAGAAGCTTCCGGGTAGCCCGGCATGCTCCAAGAGTCCTTGCGAGCCTTCATCGCCCGACCCTTCAACGCCATCACGTGCTTGCGGGCGGAGGCGTAACGGGCGCGAAGCTCGTCGAGGGTCAGCTCCTTCTTGGCGGCCTTCGGCTGGTTCTGGCCCATGTAGACGCGGAAGCCGCGGGCTTCCAGCTCAAGGCGAAGGGCCACCTTCGCGGCGTTGACGGCGACTTCGTCGCTCTCGCTCGTGGTGAGCGTCGGGACGTACCCGTTTTTGAGGGAAGCTTCGAGCTGGCTCCAGCTCGAGAAGGCAGTGACCGTGGTCGTCAGGGTGTTGAGTGCTTGGCTTTCCATGTCCTGGTAACGCGCAGGGGGAGGGGTTTCTATACTGCCTCGGTCGGGCCCTCATGTTTTTCCGTGCAGGGGCAGCGGTAGGTTGCAAGGTCCTCCTTGGACCGCCACTCCCCTTTGCCCTTGCAGTAGGGGCAGTTGGGGTCCGGAAATTGAAGGACAGATGGGGTAGCCTGAAGCTCCCGGCGAGCGGCGTCGATGTGTCCCCGGCACTCCCGAAGCGTGAGGTAACACCGGCGCTCGCTGTGGCCGGTCTCCTTGGAGAGCATCTTCGCCGCGTCTGTGACCAACATGGAACTCATGCTTCGTCCTCGTCGTCAAGGAGTTCGATCTCTTCTTCCATGAGGGCCTGTTCCGCCCCCATGACCTCGTCCGCCCCACACTCGGAGCAGGGGTAGCCTTCCGCGTCGGGCTCGACGTCCCCATAGTTCCAGGCGTAGCAAGCCAAGCAGATGCCGTCGTCTCCAGCAACGTGTTCCTCGTACGCTTCCTGGGTCAGCTTCGGTTTATCAAGCATTGGCGGCCACCTTCCCGGCTTCCGTGATCTCGAACACCCGGTAGGAGGCGTAGGTCTGGTCGTTCCAAAAGCTGGTTGCCAAACCCTTTTCGACCAGGGCTTCGAACAGCTTGATTTCACTCTCTTTGCCTGGGGATTGGCGGCCCTTCTCGGCCAGGAGTGTGAGACGGCGGGATTGCGCTTTGGTCAGTTCAGGCACTGGCTTCCTCCTCGGACTCTTCCTTGGAGTTCCCGTCGGCCGCCTCGAGTTCGACAGATTCAACTTCGTCGGCCGTCTCGGTCAGCTCGCGCTTGAGCGCCTTCAGGTTGTCAAGGGCCTCGTCAAGAGCCTCGACCGCCGCCGTGTCCTTCTCCTTCTTGGCCGCCTTCTTGGCCGCCTTCAAGGCTTCCACGAGAGTGGGGAACTTGGCGGAAGCGTTCAAGATGTTCGCCTTGAAGTCTGCGTCGGTCTCGCAGGAGACAGCGCACTCGAGGTCAGACTTCATCTCGCGGGCAAGGTCGCGACAGGTGTCGTCCATGAGGTCGGCGGTTTCGACAGCAGCGACGACTTCCGCCATCGCACTCTCAAGGTCCATCGCGCTCGACTGAAGCTCTTCAAACTTCTCCATGGCCCGTTCTCCTTGTCTTGAGAACGCGCAAGCCCTCGAGCTTCTATACTGGCCTTGTCGCTTTTCTGCGCGCCTTCGTCGGGTAGCTCTGGCGAGGGGCCGCCTTCCGGATACCTGGCCGGGACTCCGGAACGTCACTCAGATTGGCGGTAGCCCAGATAAATGCGAGCGAATCCCGGCTCTTGTTCGTGTTGGGTACGTGCTGAACTACGTCAGCGTGGGGGATTTCTGCGTTCAACCGGGTCTCGATGTTCACGCAAAAATAGCGCTTCTCCCCGTTGCTCTCCCGAACCTCGAACACGAGATACTCGTGCTCCGCAGTGTGGATCACGTCTCCCGCTGCGATCTCCTTTTGGGAGCTAACAAGATACAGTTGAGGGGGCATGGCGTTCTCCCCGGTGAGAGCTTAGCGAAACCCTTAGCGTTTCCCTGAGCCCCAGCACCGACCACAGTAAGATTGTTGGTGACCGCACAAGCATTTTGTGCAACGTAGCACCAAAACCTTGCAGATCCAGCGGTAAGTAAGAGCGTGTGGTTGTTTATGCGCTACGGCTCGTGCCGAACACAAAAGCACATCACCCTTATCCGAGAGAAGCTGAGGCGGCTGCAAGAGCTAAAGTCAGCGACCGATATTTTCGTCGCCCAGTTTCGTAGACTCTGCCACAAGAGCCCCAAATTCAACAACTGCGCTTTCGTCTAGTTCCAGTCGCTTCAAGGCGTTTTCTGCCCAAATGAAGCTCGGGTTGATGAAATATAAATCACAACCATACAGGCTGTCCACGAGTTCTAGTGCACGCGCGAACATGAGAACATGGCCAACCTCGAGCCCCTCATAGCTTCCGGGCAATCCGGACCGCCAGCGTTCGGCGAGGGCGGCTTTACGGGGGCCCCTCAAATCCAGGACACGAGTACCCGTTGTGAGGAGGAAGCAGGCAACCAGCGCTTCGGCGGCGGCAATCGCCTCTCTGGGCACAGCTTTCACTATTGGAGGTACACCAGGGCGTACGTGAGTCAATGGTTAGCCGTGCCACCAGACGCCCAGAGCGAAGCCCAGGCAGAAGCAAATGACCCCCAAGAGGACGATGGCGAGGTAGTCCCACCGTGGGGGCAGGACCTCCTCTTGGGCTTCGGCGTAGATGGGCTTGACCACGAGGGTGGGCGCGTCGCAGTTGCGCCATTCCTCCAACGTGATTTGCCCGTCCACATAGGCTCGGTACTGGTCGTAGGCGGGGAAGGTGGTTACGGACCCGATGACGCGGCGTCGTCGCACTCTTCGTCTACACCATCCTCGTCCTCCCCCTCGTCTTCGTCAGCGGGCTCTTCGCCCTCCTCCCACTCCCGCATTTCTTCCTCCCACTCCTTCGCTTGTACCTCGACAACCTCGAGTAGGTTCCGGAAATGCTCCCGGAACCTCGGCCACTCGGTTTCCTGGCCCGCGTAGTAGCTCGGGCGCCAGAACTGGCGGAAGGTGAGCATCTTGGCCGAGATGAACGCGAACTCGGCTGCCACATCAATCATGTGCTCGGGGATGGGTCCCATGTCCTCCAGGATGTCCCAATGCTCGCTGAACCCCATCGTGAATCGGGAGTCGTCTCTCCCGAAGAACCAGGCCCCGGGGAACTGCTCGGGCGGGTGGCGGCGCTCTTGAGCAAGCTCAGACAGGAGAAGCCTGGTCGGGCTCGGGTCGTTTTCGATCGCGGCAACCAGTTTGTCCTGCTCTGCCTTCCGCCAAGCCAGATAGCCACGGATGCCCTTCCGGTAGTCTTCGATGGTGTCGCCCGTCGAGCGCCAACCCCTATCTACGGTGCCTTTGAGTAACGCTTGCCAGACGTCCTCTCGAACCAACGCTTGCTCAACGAGCGCTCCCCGAGGCGGCGGGTCGGAGTAGCTGAGGCGGGCATTCTCTGTCCCTGGCTTGGGGGCGACAAGGATCTCCATCGGGTCTCGATAGCTGCCCGACCCGACCGTGATCATCGTGGCGTAATCGGAGAGAGCCTCCTGCGCCGCAGTGAGCTTCTCGAGACGGTTGACCCCCTCGAACTCGTTCCATCGCACTCGGAAAAGGTTGTGGCGAACCTCATCCACGACATACCCAGGCAGGGAGCCCCCAGGGGACATTTCGAACCCCTTGGCCACGAGCGCTTCCTGAAGGCGCCCCAATGTGGGGAGCCCTTTGGCGGGCTCCGGTGGAACCCAGACCTCAGCAGTGAGGGCTTTGCTCTCCCCTTTTTGCTCCACCCGCAATCTGGTCGATGCGTTCGAAGAGCCGTTCCATGTAGATGGAGCGGTAGTTCCGCTGCACCATCACTCGACGTTCACGGATGGCGTGCAGAAGGTGGTCAAAGGTCATGTCCTTCGACGTCGGCAAATCGTGGTAGGAGTTGTCCCCTTGCCCGACTTCAACCAGGTCGCGCTTGAACGCGAGCATCCACGCATCTCGAGCTGGCCCCTCTTCCACTTTCTCAACCGTGCCGTAGTCGTTGTACGTGGCCTTCAATGGGAAGTTGCGCGGCCCCCAGACCTCATGGATGTAAACGGGTGCGCTTTTCTTGTCGGGCGCCTCAGTGAGCAGGAAATACCGGACTTTGGTTCCACCAGGAATCGGAAGACCGGAGATTGCACAGGTTAGGTTGAATGATCCCATGCTCGGGGTACACCGGTGGTGGTGATTTACTTGTCCTCGGACTTTTGTCGTGGAAGACCTCATTCTCCGAGTAGCCGCCCGGTACACGTATGCGATGGCCATGGCAGACATTCCCGCTGTAGTGCAGAAGTGGGAATCGTTGATTCAAGCCTATCGAGACGAGGCGCCGAACATCGAGAAAGTCGGGGAGTTGTACGAACTCCGCAACAAAGATTACGAGGCATGGCGTGCTCTTGGTCCCGACACGTGGGCCTTCTACGGGCGATGGGAAGGGAAAACCGTCATCTTCCCCAAAGTCTCGTACGAACTCCTTCGTCGCCTTGGGATCTCCAACGTCTTCCTCTCGCTGCTCCAGCACTACGAGTTGCCACCGGCCATCCACAAGAAAGTCGAAGCCGCGGCCCGCTTCTACGGTAAAAACGCGCAGAGAATGTCGCGGAAGATCGACGAGGCCGTTGCCCTGTACCGCAAGTTGTTGACCACGTACGACCAGCACCTTGAACTCGCGAAAGCTGCTCTTACCCAAGGTAAGCCCCGAGGCACGGAGGAGAACAGTACCCAGATCCTCAATGCGGGACCGTTCAAGGTCGTCAACACGGGGCAGTTCTCTGAGCAGATCATGCAGACTTGCGCAGACGTAGTGCGCAAGGCAGCAAGCAAGCTCCAGAGTAAAGGGCTCGGCCAGGTTTGCTATGGCCAAGTGCTAGTCTCCAAGCGCGTGGCCGCCAGCACAAGGAACCTCGCATTCTACCGTGTCGCGGACGACGAGCTATTCGTCCGAGCTGACCTGAAGGGGGCGGCGTTCAACGAGATTCTCCTCACCGTGCTCCATGAGCTTGGTCACCGCTACTACTTCCGGTTCACCCTGAAGCAGGCTGAAATCAAGAAGCTCTACTACACACTCAAAGGTCGCAAGGAAGAGTCCGAGGCCCTGCTGGTCAAAGAGGTCCTTGAGGACCCGAACCGGCGGCCTCAACCTGGAGAAATCGTCGTCCTGAAGAGGGAGACGTACGTGGTGGATGACGTGAAATACGAGCGTGGGGGCTGGCAGGTCAGGATGCATGACCAAACGGACCCTAAACTCAAAGCCCACGTCGGACTTGAGCATTGGATTCGCCACAAGGGGTACAAACTCAAAGAGACCCCCAGCGATTTCGTCACGTCATATGCGAAGACAGACCCCGCCGAGAACTTTGCCGAGATGTTCGCGTACTACTGCGACGACAAGCTCCCCGAGGACCAGGTGGAGATGCTTAAGGCCGTGCTCTGAAGGTATCCCCGACGGTGTAGAGACGGTATGGTTTGCAGACATTCTGACGGCGATCGAAGCTGTACCACGCGATACCCGCGCTACGACCCGCCCGACCCGCCGAAGACGCCTGACGCGAGCAACTACAGCATCGAGGATGTGATGCGGGTAGGGCGTCACCTTGTGATGAAGGTGAAATACCCCAACTGCTCGAGTTGCGCGTTCGAGGGCACCAAGATCCTAGTGTTCCTCAACATCTCGGAGCTTGAAGCGCTGAAATGGCGGAAGATCGACCCGCACTTCCGTGACCCCCGAAGGAAGTCCACCACGGAGGCTCCGAGCCCTGCGGCCCGCTTCCCAGGGACTCCAGAGGGCTGGGCGGATGCGGTTGCTTACGCAAACTCCAAGGAGAGCAAGTGACGGTTACGTCTTGGTCGTGAGCTTCGCTTCGACCTTGTCAGCGACCCCGTCTAGCTCCTTGACGAGTCTCTCTATCGTGTCCTTGTCCACTCCAATCCAATCGTGGTGGAGCTGGAAAAACGTGGTGAGGGCATCGCAGTGCGACAGCATCTCAAAGGCTTGGCCTCGAGTCACTGGGAGAACCAAAGGTGCGGCCGAGCCGCTCCCCGCCAACGCATTGCAGTCTTCACACCCACGGCTGAGGGCGTATCCCGCCCCGTGCCTTTCGCAAACACCCATTGCTTCACTCATGGTCCAAACCCGCCCGGCAAAACCCACCATCGAACCCAGAGGCTCTCCACGCGTGAAGGTTTCCGTGTCAGCACAAACCCCGTTGGCCCTTTGGCGAGGACAGAGACTCGCCGTTTAGACTTTCGGGGCTCGACCCACAGTAGGTAATCCGACGAGGGCAAGGGCTGGGCAAATCGCACTACGACTTGCAGCTGCTTGCGCCGGAACTTCACCCGCTGCCTCTTTTTCATGTAACCGTAACTACACCTTCACGCCGACCTCGAAACGGTGCTTTATGTAGCGGTCGCGCGATTCCCCCTCGAGCGTACTGGGGAGGGCCCCCCAAGCCCCCTCAGCCTCATGCCCATAGTCATGGTCGAGGAAGACGGTACCGAGCATGTAGTGGTTGAGTTCGTGGATGACGGGGCCGCCGTTCACCACGGACTGCCGGAATATCGAAGCCCGACAACACAGGAGCGGGATGCGGGGGCCGCCGAAGTTCCGGCCCGTGGACAGGAGCAGCTCGTTGATGCGGTCCTCGAGCTTCAAGTCGCTCTGCGGGACGTCGTACATTCGGTCGTAGTTCGCATCCTCAGTCACGTGCACCACGATCCACTTCGGCCCTTCTGTCTTGGCGTACCCCTTCCAGGTTTGGGACAGTGACCAGGACGCCAGGGCCACCGCGTTGGCGATGACTCCCGGGTGGAAAGGGAACATCCCGTCACGATCGTAGATCAGCGTGACCCGGTGGCCGAGGTAGTTGCCCTCCATGCGTTGGCCCTCGGGGAGGTTCCACCGGCGCCCCCAGGAAACAACGAAAGCGCCGAGGCCCACAACCACAGCCGATGTAACCGCTAGGATGATCGCGCCTGTCATGTCTGGGGCAGATCCACAAACAAATCAAACACCTACCCAATATAGCACTTTGCGACGGAAAAGACGGGCGGATTACAGATTCTCAAGTAAGTTCCGGACACGGAAAGGGCGCAGTGGTGGCACATCTCACCGTGATTCTTCGCTGGTACGACGAGGGCAAAATGTCGCCCCGGGACGCAGCCGTCATGATCCTCGCGACCCTCAAACCCGGGATCGCGGACGTGGTCCTCCGCGAGGTCGGCAACCGGGTCGAGGTCCTTCAGGAGCTTCTGCGCTGCCTACGGAGCTGGAAGCGGGCTCCGGACGGGTCCAGCGCTCGCATCATCTCAACCTGGAACTAGGCCCTCTTTCTCGGCCAGCCGGAGGGCTTGGCGCTGCTCTTTGGCAGAGAGGGAGCGGTTGAAAATCTCCTGAGCTTTCTTGCGGGCCGCAGGCGTCTTGGCCTTGCGGAGGGTGATGAGGTAGCTCTCCACTCTGGGGGAGACGTCGTCGTCCGGCAACTCCCCGATCAGACCCTCACGTTCAGCTCGCTTGCGACCTTCCTCGATGACCTGGTCGAGTTCCTTCGCAAAAAGCTTCTCGAGGATGTTTTGGGTCGGCAGGTGCAGAGTGACCCGGCACTTGTAAACGAAGGAGAGCCCCGAGAAGTAGGCTTTCTTCGTGTCCGGAGTCAAGTCGAAATCCTGGTCTTTGACGCCCAACCTCCACTGAACGTTCGGGCCCACATGCCGGTCGTAGTTGGCCATCTCATCGGGGTTGTCTGGGTCGGCAGAGTCCCCCCACAACATGAACCGAATCCAGATTTCCTTCCCGTGCTCAGAGAAATCGACTGAGTCCTCATCGAACTGCGCGCTGACGTGCCCGCCTCCAAGGAGTGGCTCGAGCACCTCAACGATGAGCTTATCGGTCAGAATTGGGTACCACTCGAAATTCGCACTCGCGACGTCAAGGAGTTTGGCTTTGACCTTTTCGGCCGTCTGCTCGGTCTCCCAGAGCCCCTCGACATCGTAGCCCTCCAACGCCTTCAAAACCTCGTTTCGACGGGTTTTGAAGATCGCCTTCAGGACGCTCCGTTCAAAAGTGGAGAGGGTTTCAGCTACCTTGGAACGGAAGTCGTAGTCGTACGCCATGTCCTACCTCTGTGATAAAACCTTCATTCACCGAGAAGCCTTGGACAGGTCCAGGTGGTAGGTGGCGTCCTTGTGCTTGGGCTGGTTGAGCTGCCAGAGGAAAAACAGGATGAAGGCTACCGCCGCCTTCTCGCTCAAGCCCGCCGCCTTGAGGCCCGCTTCCGTGGACCGGAGAGCGCCGCCCACGACTTCCATGTACCCCCGACGCACCAGCGGGCCGTACGTGCGCTTGTCGTCCGAGTAGATGCTCGGGACGTTGAACTGCGGGCTCCCGGTCGTGAAGCTCGGGATCGCGCCGCGGTGGATGAGCTTGGTCTGCTTGTCGGTGAGCTTTTCCATGACCTGGTAACGCGTAGGCGGTCGAGTCCCTATACTGGGGCGAGTCGAAATTCAGACGGTCGGGTACTCGATGCCCGCGACCTTGCGCCAAGAGTAGGAGTTCGCTTCGTAATCCGTTCCGAAGCACACCTTGTGCACCGTCGTGATCATCTCGTCCTGGCCCGAGATGATGATCCGCTTCTTCCCGAACAGGTTGGCGCCGAAGAGGGCTCGCTGCTGGTCGGCGGTCATCCGGCCATCCCAGGTGCCGAAGCACGAGCCCGTCTTCTCCGTGAGGAAGACGGCAAGGTTAGCGATCGTGTCCCAGTTCTGGCTCTTCTGCTTTTCCATGCCCTACGAACGCGTGAGGGATCGACTTTCTATACCGCCCGGTGTAGAAAACGCCAATGTCTGACGTTGAGCTAGAAGAAGTCGTCAAGCTCCTGGGGGAGGATGAAGCTTGGAGACTCCTACTCTGGTGGGTCATGTCCGCCGCGCTACTGATCGGCTCGTCGCTCTACGTTGAGGTCCACAAAGACCCGAATTCCCTCGAGAACTCGAGAGACGTTCAGATCAGTCCTCTTTCCGCTTCACCGTGAGGGCTCGGCGGAAGGGGTCGTTCAGCAGGACCAGCTTGAACATCCCGCCCTTGGCTCGCTCGACCTTGGCTTCCATGCCCTTGTCGCTGCGCATGATGTCGTACTTCTCTTTGAATCGGACCTTGCCCCCGACCTTTCCGGCCTCAGTGACCGTGAGGGGGACGCCGCGCTTGATCTCGCTCCACCAGTCGCCGTGCTTCATGTGGATGAGGAGTTCGTCACCCTCGTTGAGCACGTCGGGGTCAGCCTCTTTGGCGTTGGCGGTCCTGGCCCGGAAGTCGTAGTCGTACATGACCTACGAATCCCACAAAGGGATTACAGGCGGCCCTGTTCAATAGCGTCCGCAACCCGCGCCAGAACGTCCCGAGTCACCCGCCATTCGCTTGGGGGTGTAGTCTTCAAGATGAAGTTGCCGTCCCGGAGCTTTCGAATCAAGTCTCTGGCCGTGGAGTCGAGAGGCGGGAGGCTCTGTGCCTCGGTGACCGCAATTCGTCGCAAGGTCTCATAGCTCCTGCTGGTGCGCATCCTCCCCGATGGGGACACCAGCTCCTTCCCGGACACGGTCGCCTTGTAGAGCCCCTGCCGGATCGGCTCGACACGGAGGGTCCGCCCCTGGAACTGGGCTACGTGCCGTCCCTGGGCGTCAAGGTGCCAGCCGGTGAAGTCTTTGGGGGTCACCACTGCTTCGGGTCTCCAAAGCGCTCCTGGAGCGCTGCAAAGACCTCCGGGGTCTCTTCCTTCGTGAACGGGAACAGGTCCTGGTGCTTGGTCAGGAACTCCGCCGCTTCCATCACCTGGTGTGGTTGCGCTGCGTCCGTGTAGAACTTCAGCGACAACTCGAGCCGATACGCCCCGGTGAAAATGTCCCGATGGAAGACTGCCACGAGCCGAACCGGCTCTTCTGTGTATGTGGTGATGGTGCGCCCTCGGGCCCCGCACATACCGCCGTCCATGAGCTTGCCTCCAAGGGCCTCCATCGCTTTCACGACCGCCGCTACTTTCTCACTCACGCTCACAGTCAACCCCCTTGGTAATCGCGTCCTCGAGCACCATCTTAGCTTCCTTCAGGAGGCAGCCCGTACGCATCCGGTAAGCCTTGATCGCGTTGATCCTGGAGAAGGGCTCGCTCCCCATCATGAGCGCAAGCTCGGAGTCGAGCGGAGGCGGGAGGGTTACCCGGTTGTCCGGTGACACTGAGACGTCGGACGCCTCAAACGCCTCGATGCCCACCACCTCGACCAGCCGGACAGGAAGCAGCTCCATGAGCGACTCGGTCACGAACTCCCACCCGGTCAGGAGCACGAGCGAGTTGGTAGGGTTCGAGAGCTGGTAGGTGTCCTGGACAACTCTCACCCAGGCGGGAACACCGTTCTCCCACATACCTTCATCTTCTAGGTGCCGCAAATCCTTGCGAATTTTAAGGAACCCGAAGGTCTTCAGTTTCTCGAACAGCTCTTTTTTGATGGGGTTGTCCATGGGTTCACTCGCTGGGGCGGGATTGATTTTGAAGCCAAGCCGCGACGCGGCGGAAGCTTTCTTTCTGATCGGGCGTGAGGCCCGACATGAGATTGGCTGCACGGGTCAGAAGCTCTGCGGACATGAGGAGGTCGGTGCTGGGCGGGGTGGGGCTGGACAGGCTCTTCAAGGAATCCGGGCCCGGGACGGGCTCATCCCGGCGCCACCACTGGCCATCGGGCAAGAGGCGCAACCCGGCCACAGCGACCTTCTCCGCCGCTTCCTGGGCCTGCCGGAAGGTGCCCGCGTTCGAGTCCCAGCGGGTGAACACGATGACCTTGAAGAGCTTGCCCTCAGCCCCCACGACCTCGAACGACCAACGGTCCGGGGTGCCCGCGAGAGAGACCAGGTGGATCACTACGAGGCCCATCGTGACCACGCCATCCGCCTCAAAGGGGATGCGGGTCGAGATGCTGTGCTGGCTCGAGCTACGGCGTGCGAACTTCATCATGTCTGGGTAACGCGCAAGCGGTTGGTTTTCTGAACCGACTTCCGAACTTTTTTCGTGGGCTCGACCTGAATCGTCGCGTACTCATCGGGCGTCGGCGGCCGTGTCCCTTGCCTGTCCGGGGTGGCGATTCGTTCACGACGGCACCAGACCGCCTTGGTGGGCACGTCCTGCGGGTGGGCACGCTTCGCGCACCGGTCGCAACACGCAACCTGCTCCCCCGGCGTTCGGTTCGGGAGATCCGTCCAAATCGGGGTCGGGGTGCGACAGAAGCAGCACCGTTCGTACGGGGGTTCCGCGTGGGGCTCGAGCTGAACGGGAATCATAAGGCACCTCAGTAGTCGGAAGACACACCCAGGATCTGGGCTGCAAACCTGGCCGCGTACCCGGCCTCGTTGGTCGAGAGGTTCGTGCGAGCGATGGCGAGCAGCATGGCCCCCTCCAGAGTCTTGGAGAACACGTGCTTGTCCTCGCCGTCCACGAACACGGAGTAACGCACACAGTCCCGGATCTTGAGGTAATGTTCGTGGCGCGGCTCCATGAAAAGCCGGACTTCCTTGACAGTCAACGCCTGACCAAAAGCCTCCTTGACGGCGAAGCGGTCCAGGACCTCCACCAGGGTGTACCGGCCGACATGGTGGTAGTCGAGTACCTGACCCACTCCAGTGAGCTGCACCTTCTTACGGTTTTCTTCGATGGTTTCAGGGGTGTGCATGTTCATTTCCTTTTGGTTCTGCGCTTCTGCGCGTTCTGGACCTTCTTGGTTTCCTTCTCATCGAGGATGACGCAAGGGATTGTCTCACGGCCTTCGTTCAAAGCTTTGGTAATTCGATGCCAGCCGTCGATGGGTAGGTGCGAGCCCTTGACAGTTACCAGGATGACCGGCACGTCGAGGTTGATGGTTGACCAGTCCTCGACGGGGTCGATTCCAATGAACCCGAGGAAAGTCGCAGCACTCTGTACGGGGAGGGGAAGCACCAGGGCGCTTTCACCCTTCTCGCGGAGGATGCGCTTGGCCGCGCCAACATCGAAGGAATGGGCCATGAAAGTGAAGGTTTCCTCTGAGTCATGCCACTCGGTTTTGCAGGGAACGCCGCTCATGGGTCTCTCCAGCCCTCAGAAAGGGGCCACGTTGGTGTGCGCCTTGACCTCAGCCCGGAGCGCCTCGACCATTTCGAGGTGGGCCTTGCCGCGCTTGGTGAGCGCGTCCAGCTTCTTGGAGAGCCCGATCCGCTTGCCGCCGCGGGCGGCCGTCACGAGCTTGTTGTAGTGCTGCCACTCGAGGCGGAGGTCCACGAGGTCGGCCTCCCAGCGGGCCAAGGTGCCCTTGAGATCCTCACCCGTGCCGAAGCACTGGGTGCAGGGGAGGGTACGACCCTTGACCGGGTTGGTCTCGCCACGACCCTCACAACGGGGGCACGCATGATGCTCAGCGCGAAGGTGGTTCTCGTAGTGGTTCGAGTTTTCAGCGGCGGCGGGCTTCTGGTTTTCCATCTTGTCTAGGAAACGCGCCAGCTACCGAGTTTCTATACTGGGAAAAGCTGAATTACGCGCGCTCCGGACGGCGAGTGTGCACAGAGTACGCCCACGAAGCCAGGGCAACGAACAAATAGACTGCCAGCCCCGTGAGGATTATCGCCAGGAGGACGAGTCCCAGGACGACCCAAAGGGCAATCAGAACGAGGGTGGCGATTGCCCGTGTAAGGAATCCCACCTTGAACGGTACGGCTTGGTTCGGCATGGTGACCCCACACTGAAAGCGGGGGATAAGAGGAACTCCTCAGAAGGGGAGGTCGTCGGCGGTTCCCACGGCGGCGATGCGTTCCGCCTCGAGTTCCGCACACAGCTCGACGTTGTAGTCGTTGCGAAACTCGTCCACCAGATCCGGCTGGAAAGCAGGGGTGGATTTTTCCGCTTTGGGGGCCTTCTTGGCGGCCTTGGGGGCGTTGCCCATACGGCAGACGTAGATGCCGTTGCCCGACCACAGGATCTCGGTCACCTGCTTGCGGGTACCGAACTTGTCGCCCAGGCGCTTGGCCAGGACAATCTCACCGACCTGGACGGCGCCCTGACCTTCGATGCGGAGGCCCCACTTGTCTTCGGCCTTGAGGGTGGAGTTGGACTTCGTGAAGCTGGCGGTCTTGAGGTTTTCCATGGCGCGTCTCCTTGCTTAGAGAACGCGCAAGGGGTCAACGTCCTATACCGGACTCGCCAAAATCCGAGCTATCCGAGACCCGACCTGAAACACCTCTTCGGCGAGGTCGGGTTGTAAACGGAAGTCGCACCCGAGCACGGAACCTACAACACCAGAGGTGCAGCGGCTCCGGTCTACCCAGAGGCTGTGTTGCGCCAGGTCCCAGAATTCTGGGCTCACATACACGGTGGGTTTATCCCCGGGGTGGGTGAGGCCCAGAGATTCCACACGCATGGTCGTGAAGAGGCGCTGGAGGAGCAGGTCGCCATCTTTACTTTTCAGCATGATGCTCACGCCAATCTGACACCGATTAGCTAGAGCGCACGTAAAAAACTGTACGTCAGGGCGGGTTTTGTGAGAAATCTCTCCGTATCCCTCCCTAGTTTGGGGGTGTAAGCAAACGTCAACCCGCGAAGAACTCTTTGAACGTGGCCAGGTCCACCCGAGACACCTGGCCATCTCGCTCGAGCAGAATGCGAGTCTCTCCGAGAACCCGCTCCGTGCCTTTGTAGGTGAAGTGTTCGCCGGTCAGAGCGTTTTGGACTTCGTCCCCGGGGTAAACAGTGGTTCGTTGAATGGCGTGGGCCATGCAAGAAGAACGCACGAGAACCCGGCGGCCTATACTGGGCCTCTGGTGAAAGTATCTATCCCTGGGGGTGAGTATGAAGACGCTATCTCTTGCCGGAGTTAAGGGCCTCGACAGCGACACCTACCAGGCGTTCAAGAGCTTGGGCAAAGAGGTTGATCCGACCGCTGAGCTTTTCACCTACGACGACGGCGTGTTGGCCTTCAACGACCCAGAAGGGCCCAAGCTGGTTTACGGGGAGAGCGGCTGGATCACGGCTACTTGAGCAGGGACAGGTTTTTCCTGGTCAAGGCGTAGGACGTCCAATCGTTTTTCAAGGGGCGACGACCTGACCCGCTCTCCGTGACCACCCCGACCTCGAAACGGTGCTTGGAAGCCAGGATCACGAAAATCCAACCCGTCTGAGTGGCCTTCTCATACTCAACCGGCCCGGTTTGGATGTACCCCAGATCCTTCAAACGGTCGTGGAGCGCCTTCGGGAGGGGGACAGCGGGGGCCTTTTTGGTCGGCTGCTCGGACACAGTGATCATCGCCTCCTCCGGAAAGACCGAGCTACGACCTGCCAGTCGTCCGCCTGAAGGTCTTCATCGCTCGGGTCGTAGTTCCCCATCTGTTCGTCTGCGGCCAGGAATAACACCGCCGAGACCGAGCCGCCAACCACCTCGAACTTGCGCACCAGGATGACCTGCTCGTCACCCCAGGCACGGCGTGCGATCACGCCATTGAACCCGGCCTCGGTCGCCGCCTTCTGGAAATTCAAGAGTTGCATAGCATCCACCGCCTCATCTACTGCCTGGGTGCTGATTTTCACCCAAACCTTCCGCCGTTTCACTCGGAAAAGCACAACGCAGTAAGGCGTTGGCTGCACCCCGACCGTCCCCCGCACCTCTCCCACAGTCCCCGCAGGGATCTCAATAGGGTCCCCGGCTTTTTGGTTGACATCTCGAAAGCCGTAGACGGGGAAAGGGAATCGAACGGTTCGTTTCACGTTGGTTTAGAACACCTTTTCGCCGATCCGGCGGATTGCCGACGCGCGGTAGCTCTCGATGACCTCTTCGCTCCACGGCACCCGGCCGTCCACGACGATGTCGGCCACTCGAACGATGCACCCGCAAACCCCAGCCCCGCCGACGTGGGTGGCGTCCTCGCGCGAACAGTGGATGATCTTCGTCCCCTCGAGTCGAAACCATCCATCCACGCGGAAGCCATGGTGGCCAAAGGTATCGTCTTTGCGGATGAAATGGAAAAGGTCTCCGATATCCGGGGCGAGCTGACGTGGCTGCTCGCGCACCCAGTGGTCACGGCCTTCCTCGTCGAGGATTTCGTCGATGATCCGCTGGGCCAACTCCTCGGAGGTTTCCTCGGGGTGTTCATCGCGAAGCCGGGTCGCGATCTCGAGCATCCGCTTTTTGTCTTCCATGTCCTGGTAACGCGCAAGCCCCGGGGTTTCTATACTTGGTGTATGGCTTACATGATCAATGGTTACGACACTTCCTTGCCCGGCATCCCCTCGCAGGTGGACTTTGAAACCATAGTGAAAGTCACCCGGGGAGCTTGGCCCTACGGCGTCATTGAGTGGGATGATGGGAAGGTCGAAACGCTCAAAACCACCGTCTATCGCCAGTGGTATGAAACCATCTTCCTGTACGACACTTGGGATGCCTACCGTTCATGGACCGACCACGGGCTCACGGTCGCTAATCAAGACAGCATGATCATGGTCATTCCTGACTGTGACGCCCTGCACTTCACCTCGAGCGCCGTGGACTCGCGCACGGGCAAGCTCGTCGAGAAGATCAAGAACGCCATCTTCAAAGCGCGCTACGACTAGGTATAGGCCCGGGGCAGCTCGCGCGTTCTTAGGGGGAGGTCGAACATGGAAGAGTTCAAGGTCACGAGCAACGGCGAAGTTTTCATGGTTGACGTGAACGGCGCCCAAGTGGACGTCTACCGCACCATCCTTGGCGGCCTTCTGAGCAGCTCGTACACGGGCGAGGCCAAGATCAAGCGAGGCAAGCTCGTTGACCGCGACTCGAGCACCATGACCGAGCAGAACTGGGCGGACGTCGAAGCCGTCGTGTGCCCCAAGCGCGAGAAGGCGCCGAAGAGCAAGCAGGAAGAGTTGAAGTTCTAATGGGGTAGTCCAAGCATGGAGGAGGCTCGCGCGTTTTTGGCCCACCTTCTGATCTTGGAACAACAGGGCCTGGAACTCATGGCAACCATCGTGGATGCGAACCACGGTTGCCTGAGCTATGTCGATTTCTTCCACCTGCTCCCGCTGAAGCTCCGCCAACAGTGCTCGGTTCGAGCAGGCGTGGCCGCCCTTGAAGCCCTGGACCGTCACAGCCCGGCCGGGCTCGCCCGCCTCGTGCTCTCCGCCCGCTGGGGCCAAACCAGAGCCTTCAACGCCACCGTGCGAGCCGCGGTCGAGTCACTCGCGTAGGAACCGCTTGAACAGCTTCTTCAAGCTCTCAAAGCCGTCCCTGACCGTCTTGATCTCGGAGAGGTCCTTTTCAGCTCGAACAAAGAAGTCGTCCATGCGCTTGAAAGCGCGGTCGAATTCCTCGTCCAACCCCAAGCTCCTCCCCACGATGCCGTAGAGCACCGAGCATTGCGCGCATTGAATTCCGCTGAAAGTCGAGGTAGATCCTTCCGGTGTAACCTGGGCCATCTCGAATTTGCGGGACCCGCAAGCCATGCATTTCGGTTGTTTCATTCATCCCTCATGAGGTTAGCTAATGCTTAGCCAGTTGCAGCGAGCCCTTGTCGCGCTGCCTTCATTGATCGACAACCCAAGTACACCGTGGCAGTCGCTGGCGGTCCGCTACGAGACGCCGCACGTGGACCGGGTATGGTTGCAGTGGGAGCCTGATACCCGGCTTTTCATCCACCAGATCTTCCCTTGCGACAAGCCCTTGTTTCATCCGCACCCGTGGCCGAGCGCTGTGGCCATCCTGGACAACTTCTACACGATGGAACTGGGGCACGGCGACCCGGGCGGCCCGCCGCCGGAAGTGACTTCCACGGTTGTCCTGGGGCCAGGGTCGATCTACGAGATGGCTCACCCGTGGGGCTGGCACTCAGTGGGGCCAACGTTCACCTCGGTGTTCAGCGTGATGGTCACAGGGCGACCCTGGCCGAGCACCGGCGTGAAACACCCGGGTGCTGGCATGAAACACGACCCTTTGTCGCCAGAAGACGTGACCCGCATTCTGGAGCGGGCCCGCAAACTGCTCAGGAAATAGGGTCACCGGATCGCGACCGGGCGGCCGTTCTGGATCAACCCCGCTTTGACCGCGAAGTCCACGCGCTCCCGAAGCACTTTCCTCAAGACCCTTGGAGGTAGGAGCCCGAGTTCTGTGTATTCAATTTCGTTGTCGGCAATCCCGTAGTGCCGGTTGGAGTACACCCACGCTTTCAACGAAATCCCCACCCGACGAGCCACCTCCCGCTCCCACCCAAAGAAGTCGTATTCCTCGCTCGAGTCTGGCGGCTCCTTGCTGGCGAAGACATGACCCATCTCGTGAATGATGTCCGAAGGGGATATGGGGTAGATAAAGGTGGAGTACAGGATGACCTTCTCTTCCCAAATGATCCCCAGGTCTCCCGCACTAAACGGGGCCCCCGCGATGTCGTCGCGCTGATCAAACTCCTCCTCGGTCAGCTCGATAAGCTTCCCGCCCCAACCCGTACAGAGTCGAGCCAAACGTCGGATAATGATTTGGCTCATTCCTCCCCCGTCCAGCCGCTCTCAAGAAGCCCTTTCGGGTCCTGCGTCCACTTGAGCTGGCGCGCAATGTGCTCGAGTCCGGGCCCATCCTTGAGTTCGCTCTCCCTGTAGATCATCGACTCCCACATGCGAGTGATGAGCAGCCCGTGACCCTCAACCTCGACCAGAGCGAACCGTACGACCTGCCAGCCCCCGTCCTCGTCCCGGCAAACGTGGCGGTAGCCGTAATCGTCCCGACGCGCATGGAAGCTCATGGCCGCGTCCTCGGGGCTCGAGCCGACCATCTCATACCACTCGTGGGCAGGTTTGGGGTTCGGCTTGGGCTTCGCGAACCGCACGCGGAAGAACGTCTCCGTACCCCGGCCGCCGCAAGCGATGCACGTTTGCTGGGACTTGGGTTGACTGTACTCCCCGTGGAAGCCGTGTCCCCCGCACTTCTGGCACGCTCGTGTGGCCATCATGAACCTCTACCCAGGTAACGCGGAGAGGGCCGAAACTCTATACCGGAAATTCATTGAATCTCGAGCAAGCGCCCCTCTAAAATCAGTGTACCAAACAAGGGGGACGAGAACGATGAGTGGTAACCCACCGATTTTTGACGTGTCGCGCGAGTCGATTCAGAAGATGCTCAATGAAATCGAGGCTTATGTCGCCAAGGATGATCGGCTTACGGCTGACGTGCTCGAGCGCATCCTGTTCGTCCAGGTGCTCGATGCGGTCCGAACGGGGCACCCGGAAGCCAAGGAGCTGGCCAACCTCGCGCTCGACAGTATCGGGTCTCGCCTCCCGCACATTTTCGAGCTGTTGGCCAACCTGACCGACGCACAGCGGGAAGCCATTGAGCGCACCCTGATGGCCCCCAAGCCTGAACGGGACGCCGCTCTCGAGCGTCTGGCCCCTACATCGGCTTGAGAGGCCGCGTCGAGGGCTCGTCTACCTGGGCTCCTGGGACTGAGGCTCGAGCCATGTCCACGGCGCGCTTGAGGCCCTCTCGGAGAGCTTCGCTGGCTCCCTCGAGCATGTCCGCCGTGAGCCCCTCGCAGAAGACGAAGGTTGCCTCTGGGAGGACCTTGCTGGCGTCGAGCTTCAACTCGAATTTCGAGATGACCCCGATCTGCTTGCCGTAGTGGAAGATCTGGGCGTGGCGGGTGAGCTTCCCGTCCGCCCCGTAGAGAATGGCAAGCGAGTAATCCTTCAAATCCACATTTGTTTCAGCCACTTGGCCTCCTACTCTATCATGTCGAATCGGGAACGAACGGGCTCGGGGGTGGGCTCGGGCTTTGCTCGGAGCGCCATGAGCCGCTCGTGTGAAGCGAGGATGGCTCGGAAGCTCATGTGTCGGAACATCTCGGTCTGGTCCCGCAAGACCTCTTCCGGGGCGTTGGGGAGCATGGCTTCGGCCAGGTCCCGGCACATGGAGTCGAGAGTCGGGCCCTCCTCTTCATCCGCTAGGGAGGCCACTTCCGCGTTCAAGAGATGCTCCTCGAGAATCCGGTGAGCTGCTTCCCCAATAGTCGCCGACGAGAAACCGCCTGCGGCCCCCCGCAGGGCCACTCCGAGGAGCGGACCAAAGTCAGTGCTGGTTCCGGGCGGCCGAACGACGTTGAAGTACCGCTCCTCCTCGGGGGAGCGGCTGACAAGGTTCGGAACCTGACCGCCCCGAAGCCGACCTCTGAAGTTCACCTCGATTTCGGTCTGACGACCAAGCTCGAGGATGCGGCTTTCGATCTCCTCCCGTAGGTTGTCCAGAGCTTCCTGCTCCGTTCGCCCAAGCATCGTGAGGTCGTACTCCGGGTAATGAGCCTCGAACTGAGACTCTCCTTCGTATTCGACTGGGTAAACCCGCACTTGCACTCGTGTGACCGGCATGAAACTCAGCTTTCAATCGTGGGTCGAGCACCCAGCGGCGTGCAAACCCTGGGTGAGGTAGTTCGTGCCTTTGCGGCCCGTCACCGATTCAGTGACCTGGACGATGGCCGCGAGCGCCAAGAAAAGGCACAGGAAAAACGTGATGGGGGATTCCGCAGCAAAATCCCAAATGCTACGGCCCCGTTTGCGGTCGTCGCTCATGCGTTCCCCGTGTGCGCGATGTTGATGACCATGCCGGGGATCAGCCTAATGGACTGCCCCGGAGCCAGAATCCAACCCCGCCCATTCATCTCGGGCTCTCGACACGTGACCGAATAGATCGGGCCTTTCCGCAACCCCGACCACTCGACAACATCGTCGTAACTGACGGTGCCCGATTGAACGATGCGCCTGGCGCCGTTGATGATGATCTCAATGTCCACGGGTTGTTCTGCCATGCCCTCGAACTACACCGGCTAGTGCACTTTGTCGGGTTTTGCCGCGTCCCATGCCGCAAGGCCCATTTGCTCGGTAACCCAGATGCCGTAACAGAGTTCGCCCAGCTTGGTCTGACTTCGAACCTCCTCAATGAGCTGCAACGACGTGACGTCCTCACCTCCCAAAGGGTTCGGCCACCGAAACTCAGGGTTGTCCTTCTGCATCATCGTCAACGCTTCAATGAAATGTTCTCGTCCCAGCATCGGCTAAACGTACAGCACCCAGCAAAAATCGCCACGCTCTGATTTTTTCTTTCTGAAACCCTGCGAACCGCCGGTGTACGGGAGGGGCAGTAACAGAGGAGAGAGGAAAAATGGCCGTGGAACGTCAAATCAAAGAGCTGGTGCTCGTACAAGGGCAGTACGCCTATATCCAGGATCTCACGACCGGTAACGTGAAGGCTGTGACCGGCCCGAGCGTCATCAACCAGAGCCAGCAGGAACGCCCGATGGTGTTCGACTTGAACAAGAAGGTGCTTGTTCCGGTCGAGTCGTTGTCAGATGCGGTCCGCCAGAACCCGATCGCAGTCGAGGGTTACTACCTGGTCCTCTACAACCCGCCGCTCTCCAGCGGGGAGAACCCGAAGCCCCTTCGTGATCTTCAGCCCAACGACGGCGTGACAGCGAAGTCACCGACCCTCGACCTCGGCAAGCGCGTCCACATCCCGGGCCCGGCCACGTTCCCCCTTTGGCCTGGCCAGATGGCGGAGTACATCCGTGGTCATCACCTGCGCCTCAACCAGTACCTCAAGGTGCAGGTGTACAACGAAGAGCAGGCGATCAAGAACTGGAAGAACGCCGTGGTGCAGTCGGCCACCGGCGAGCAGACCGAGCTGACCAAGCCCCAGAGCCTGACCGTTGGCACCACGCTGCTCGTGAAGGGCACCGACGTCCGCTTCTACATCCCGCCGACCGGCATCAAGGTCGTGGAGCGTGCGGACGACGAAGCCGACATGGAATCCACGAACACGGACAAGTACGTTCGTGACGCGCTCACGCTGGAACGCCTCGAGTACGCCATCCTGGTCAACGAGACCGGCAACAAGCGGTACGCGAAGGGCCCCGCCGTGGTCTTCCCCGAGCCCACGGAGCGCTTCATCTCCAAGACCGACAAGGAAGGCCGAGTCACGCGCCGCTTCCGTGCCATCGAGCTTACGGAGATCCAGGGCATCCACCTCAAGGCGATCGCCCCGTACAAGGACGGGGACCGCGAATACAAGGAAGGCGAGGAGCTTTTCGTCACGGGCAAAGAGACGCAGATCTACTACCCCCGTGAAGAGCATGCCCTGATCCAGTATGACGGGCAGCCGAAGCACTTCGCCACCTGCATCCCGGCAGGCGAAGCACGCTACGTGCTCAACCGCATGACCGGCGAGATCCGCATGGTCAAGGGTCCGGAGATGTACCTGCCCGACCCGCGTATTGAGGTCTTCGTTCGCCGTGCTCTGTCCGACGACGAGTGCGCTCTCTGGTTCCCCAACAACGCAGAAGCCCTCGAGTACAACCGCTCGCTTCGCGCCATGGCCAGCAAGGCCCCCACAACCCGTTCCGGCGTGGTTTCGGATGGTGAGTTCGAACGTGCAGCCGCGGCGGCTACCAGGAGCGCCACCCGTGGAGGGGCCCCGGCGGCCACGCTCGAGAAGGCAGCTCTCCTGAACAGCAACATGAACGCCGTCTACGCCATGGACTCGGCCTCGATCGGCCAGGCCAAGGCGTCGATGGTTGCCGACGAGTTCTCGCGTGGCAGCACGTACACGGACCCGCGGACCCTCACCCTGAACACGAAGTTCCAGGGCGTGCCTACGATCAACCTGTGGCCCGGCTACGCCGTGACCGTCGTTCGCAGGGGCGGCGGAGAGAAGGGCCGTCGCACCATCGTCGGCCCCGACACGGTGCACTTGGCCTACGACGAGACGCTCGAGGTCCTTTCCCTGAGCACGGGCAAGCCCAAGACCACGGACAAGCTGCTTCGCACGGTCTATCTCAAGGCCCAGGCCAACAAGGTCTCTGACCTCGTGGTGGTCGAGACGGCCGACCACGTGAACGTGATCATCAAGCTCGCGTACGAGATCAACTTCGAAGGCGACCCCAACAACTGGTCCAAGGTCGAGAACTACGTCAAGTACGCGACCGACCGGGCTCGCAGCGTCCTCAAGGGCGCCGTGCACCAGGTGCCGATCGCGAAGTTCTACGCGAATCACACGGACATCGTCCGCAACATCATCCTCATGGGTCATGGGGAGGAGCCCGGCTACCGGTTCGAAGAGAACGGCATGCGAATCGTCGATGTGGACGTGTTCGAGGTCGTGATCCAGAACCCCACGGTCAAAGCCCTTCTCGACGACCAGCAGGCCCGCGTCATCAAGAGCAACATCGACGTGGCCAACACCGAAACGGATCGGGCAACGACCGAACGTCTCGAGCTGCTTCGTCGCGAAATCAGCAGCATCAAGCTCACCTCGATCCAGCAGAACCTGCTCCGTGAGGCGCAGGAACTGGCAGCCCGTCACGAGCTGGAGTTGGGCAAGATCGCGGCGAACCTCGACCAGCAGAAGAAGAACCGTGAGCAGCAGGAGTTCGCCGAGGCAACTCGCGACTTCATGCACAAGGCCGAGCTGGAGCGCCAGCGCTTGAGCCTGGAAGCCGAGATGAAGGCTGCCCAGTCCCGTCTGGACCTGGACAAGGCCGAACTCGAGGCCAAGACCAAGGCCATCGTGGAGACCTTCGGAGCGGTCGGGGAGAACCTCACCCAGGCCGTCGCAGCCCTCACGAACAACGAAACGGCCGTCCAGATGGCCAAGGCTCTCTCGCTCCAGAACGCCCTTGGCGGCGGCAACCTGGTCGAGACGGTGCAGAACATGCTCCGCGGTACGCCGATGGCCAACATCGTCCAGCAAACTCTGGCCAAGCTGCCCGCAAACGGTGCCTCGAACGGGGCACCGCGAGCCTAAGCTCGGTTTTCTTTCTCGCCCCGGCCCCCTCTCCCTCGCTCTCCGGGGAGAGGGGGCTTTCTTTTTCTGCAAGAGTAGCTTTGCACCTCAAGAGCAAAGACGTACGATTTCCCCAAAATCATGAGTCAAACCTCTCGAGACATCATCCGCCACGGGCTCAAAGGTGGCTTTGCGCATACCCTGGAGAAGGCGGGGACACACGGGGTCATCGCACGGCACGCTTGGCAGGAGCAAAGGACCGTTCTCCATGTGGTCAACTTCCACATCGGACGGGACACTACGCGAATCACAGCGGTTCGCATCGAACCCGACCGTACAGGTGAGTACAACCCCACCGACGAAGATCTTCGGGCTATCGACTGGTACGTCGTCTCCAAAGCGGTAAAACAACGTGACCTGTGGTGAAGAGGTTGGAATGAAGCTCGAGGAGTTTTTGAAAACGGGCCTGCGAAATCGCCGCATCTACGAGCCTGGGATCACCTTGTACATCCGCCGCTCCATTCGCTCCGGAATAGACATCGACCTTGCCACCATGGACGCAGACGAGCCCGGGCAGGGCGCTCTGACCCGCTTTCTCGACAAGTATGAGAAGCGCTTCTCGTTCTTCGTGGAATGCATCCACAACCCAAGGCTTGCGAGCTACCTTGAACGTCGAGGGTATTTCCGCGTCCCCTACACGCATGACGTGCACATGGTCAACCGGGAGTCGGTCTACCTTGCCTACCGGGATGCCTACGCCAAGATGCTCAGGACCATAACGGGGCGAGCTGCCCCATCTCTCCTCGAAGAGTTTGCCTCGCGGCCCCGGCTTGGGGGCTGATGAACGGTCACTCGAGTTCCCGGGCCAAGGCCACGGGGTCGATGGACTCGGCTATCCGCTTGTGCTCCAGCATCACCCGGTATTCCCGGAGCATCCAACGAAGGCGCCGAACCCCCGGGACGAGGATGAACCCGACGAGAGCCAGAGCGAGGAGGGGGCGCCGCCAAAGCACGAGCGCCATCAGCAGCACCAGGAAATCCGTGACGAGGTTCCAGGTGATGGCCATTCGGAGCGCGGCAATGTTCTTGCTAAGCTGCGTCATTGCCAGGAACCTACACCAAAACCGGTCCGGTGTACCAGGAGGCGAGGCTGGTTCGCGATGGGCCTCCGGGCACTTCAACCTGGGGGCGCGGGGTTCGATTCCCCGGCCAGCCACCGGCCCTCTCCCCGAACGCTGATTTTGTAGGGGTACGTGTACGCCTCGATACGGAACTCGGGCAACCCCTTCAGCTGAATTCGTAGCTCCTCGCCATAGTCAGCGTTGAAGCCGTACTCCCGAGTCACGTGATAGACGTGCTCGTAGTCGTAGTAGTGGTCGAGCTGAACGGAAGGGGTCTCCACCAGCTTGGCGGCCCCGACAATTTTCTCCCGATCAGCCCAGACGGCCGAAACCAAGGGGGCCTTGCTCAACATGAAAAGCTCGGGGTCCAAGATGCGGTCAACGAAGAGCTTTTTGGAGGTGGGGTCGCAGAGTAGAAGCATGCTCGAACTACACCGGTGTAACCCCAAGGAATGTCGCGTGCCCAAAGCGTAGTGGACAACGAGATGCTTGACGCCTACTGGGCCAGCGTCCAGAAAATCGGGAGTCGAGACCTCGTTGTGTATCGGGATCTCGAGGACGAGGAGACCCCGATCCGGGTCTTTGAGCGCGCCACGATACTCAAACACCCAGAAATTCCCGAGTGTTTGGCGAAGAGACTCTCTAAGCCTGCCAGTGAGCTGGCGGAGAGCGTACGGGAAACGGCGGCGACCTTCTGGCTCATCGTGTCCTACCCTGACGACGACCTCTCCGTGACTGCCATCAGTGCTGAACGGATGCTGCAAGGGGGCACCGCGTGACTACCTCGCCCGGCCGCGGTATAGAAATCCGGGCCCCAGCGCGTTACTAGGACATGCGAAACATTCACCTCGAGTTGCCGAAGATCATTGCGTGGGCCACGGACGCGGCCCACCAGCACATCGACCTCGCCAAGTTCAACGGGGAGGAGCCAGACCCCGAACCCACCATGGGCCTCCAGCAGAGCTTCCGCATGGAGTTCCCGCTCGAGGAGTTCGTGGGCGACGCTCGCGACCTGAGCATCAACGTGGCGTTCGAGGTCTACCGCACCACGGTCAAGACCTTCGCCAACTGGAACCCGCCCGCTCCGCCCGTTCACGTCCGCCGCAACGAGAACTGCACGGCGGACGAGGTCTGATTGCGTCGGGCCGTCGATTCGGCCATAACCTCCGCATGCGCGACGCCCACCTTCCGCCCAAACTTGAGCTTTGCCACTGTGGCAAGCATGGCCGCATCGTCCTGGGCTCAGGTTTCCAAGGTCCGGAGTTCGGCTACCGCCAGCATGGGCTCCGCGTGGTGGAAACGGGCCTTGCGCACCAGAGCATCCGCCCGGAGGAAGTGGTGGGGCTCATCCGCGCCCTGGAGGCGTCCAAGCTGCCTTCGGCATATGAAGCCCTGGACTTCGACTTCCTCTGGCGGATCGAAGTCTACGACGAGCTTCGGGCAGCACAAGGGCGAGTGGACATTGCTTCCATGGGGAAGCACGGGAAACCCCAAGACCCGCAGGTCATCCACGACTTTCTCAGTCGTGGCGTGGCCAGCCGAATGCCCCGCGACTTCCCTCATCGCATCCAGGTCATGGATTTCCCACCCGCGACGCTGGCTGCGAACTAACAGAAGGGGCAGCCCTCTTTGACCACGTAGTCGCGACGGTGCTTCTCGCAGCGAACCGTCGAGTAGGGGTCGGGAGCAGCCTTCGCCGCGGACTTCCCGTCGTTGATCTCGAGGCGCATGGCCGGGCCCTCCTTGGGGACACCAAGCGGGGTCTCGCTCGGCACTGGCTTCCCGTCGATGAAAAGGTCTTTGACCCTCGGAGCGATGCGGGCTCGGAAGGTGACGTCTTCGTCCATCTTGACTGCCCCAATGGCTTTTGCGCCGGGAGTCGGAGAGAGCGGCCAATCAGCCCACCGCCGGGAAGTGAGGGGGATATCGGCGGTCAGCGCTGGCCCCCGATACCCAAAGTCATGCAGGAAAGCGAACGGGGGCTGGCGGACGCACTCGTTGGCAACCATCGAGCTGATGTTGTTCATGAGAGTGAACAACACGCGAAGGGCTCGCATTTCGAAGACCCGGTCACTCTCGTCTTTGACGACCCGGTCCACCGAGTGGATGTTGGTATCCCCGAATTGCAAGGTCGCCTTGATATTCATGGTAGGGCCGCCCTCTACCATCGTGCCCTGAGTGAAAGCGATCTGAACCCACTTTGCCGAGAGCGCACCCAATACGATCGGCTCAGGGGAACCGAACGGCCGCTGCCCTCGACGCTTGAGAAACTCGAAATTGATGCTCATTCTCCAACTCCGTTGAGGGCTTTTACACCGGCGGTGTAGGAAAAGCCATGCCGAGATACAACGAAAACGTGCGCTCCGGAGTGAAGCTGCAACGCGCGGCCATCGATTTGAAGGATATTCGCGCGGAGCTTGCGCGGTTCCGGCTATCGGACCTGGCCCACTACGCGAAACCGATGGCAGAGTTCATTGAACACCTGCAAGAGGGCGAGCGGATGCTGAAAGAGCTGTCGGAAGTCATTGACAGTGATTATTTCGGCACGGACCCCGGCTAGGAAACCATGCGGTCGGTGAGCCGCTCTGCCCAGAGAAAGCCAGTGAAGCCGAACGCCGCATTGAACTTCACATGACAACTCGAGCACTGGAGATTGACGCAGTTGCCTCCCGAGGGCCCGTTCATGAGCGTATCCGCTTTGCCGCAGTCGGGGCAGCGGGAGGCGTCGAGTTCACCGCGTTCCCACGGAGTCAGATTGTCTCGAGCCTTGAAGGTTCGATCCTGGGTTTCCTTGGCCTTCTGCCCCTTCATGTCGCGAAGCCATTGGTCACGGTCTTCGATGCGAAGTGCTGTGGCCCAAATCCAAGCGGAGCCCCATGACCCGAGGGCCACCGACAGCATGCCCGCGAGCAACGCTGGGTGAACGAGCAACGCCGTCGCTAGGAGTTCAAAACCAACAATGACGAGCAGGAGAATGGAAACGTAGCGATACCTCATGCCCTACGCGTACACCGCGGATCTTTCTCTGTCCACGCTAGGTATGGACAGAAAATCGAAACGGAACCTGACCCTGTTCTTCACGTTCACCGCGGTGGTCGTCGGGCTCATCGCCTACGGCGTCATCACCCATACCGAGCCGGGTTTGCAGCAGGCTTGCGCTACGGGCCCGTCCAAGATCGCCAACTACGAGGGCACGTGCTTCGACGTGAAGTGGCCCAAGCTGCCCTTGACCGTGAACTCGTCCTACGGCTCCAAGACCGACGTCGAGGTTCTGGAGGGCACGGTCAAGCTCGTGAACCAGCGCCTGGGCATGAAGGCCCTCGAGATGACCACGGATGCGACTCCCGACGTCCTCGTGATGTTCGGCCAGGCCCCGGACCCCAACGGCGTCATCAAGCACGAGGGCGGCACCACGACGCACTACTTCGGAGCCCTCAACCAAGCCAGGCACGCGGACGTTCGGGTCTACAACATGACGCTCGTCCAAGAGCTTGCCCCGGCGCTTTACCACGAGCTGGGTCACGTCCTGGGCCTTGCCCACGACGACTACGGGGACAGCATCATGATGATCGGCTCAGGGGAGGGCGCGACCATCAGCGACTCGGACCGCAAGCTCCTGCGAAGCATTTACGCCGGGGACTGACGGTGTATGCTCGGGGCATGTACGACGTCTGCGCCCCGTTCGACATGGACTACGAAGTCAAAGACCTGACCGACAAGAAGCTCGAGGTGCAGCTTGCCCGGGTTCTCCTGGACAACAACCTGTTCGAGCGTGAGGGGCTCGAGCCCGTCAAAGATGGCCACCCCCAGGCCACCTTCGTCTGGTGCTTCGGCGCCGGGCCCTTCCTCCGTGCGAAGGTGTTTGCCTACGGGCACACCGTACGGGAAGCCCACGACAACTGGCGCCGCAAGGTGAGGGCCCAGGGAGGAGGGTGACCCCTCACTCCTCGTCCTTCCAAAGGACGGTACGCCGGATCAGCTCGACGATCTGCGAGGGGCGGATTTTGTCGAACCCCTCCGCCATGAAGTTCCGACGGTAGCCGTTGGGGCCATCGATCTCGATGATGAACTTGACCGCGAACTGGTTCATCAGCTCGACCTTGACCGACCCGTAGAGGTCATCGCACCCGCCCCGGCCCGTGAAGTCGAGGTAGAAGAACGAGATCGCCTTGACGACACGAACCTTGAAGGGGTCGGACTCCTTGACCAGGCCGACGACTTCCTTGAAGAATTCCTCGTACAGTGACTGCAACCGCTCCTCGAATGACCGTTCCATGGCACGTTCTCCTAGCCCATGAACGCGCCAGGGGCCCGGAGTCTATACCGCCCCCTTCTTAACCAGGTCGTCGGTGACCTCATCGAGCATGGAAGCCAGGTCGCCGCGCCCCAGCCGTTCCAGCGTCGTGGCCAGGTCGTCCAGGACGCCCACGGCGCCCTTGTCCTGGAGGTCCCGGGCCCGCCGCTCCGGGGCCCGCTTCCGAGCTTTCTCGGCCGCGTGGCGGGCCCGCTTGGTATTCCTGGGGCTCTTGGGCACGTTCCTCCTAAAGCTTCACGAGGGAGCCGTCGCAAAGCTGGTGCATGTACGGCGTCCCGTCAATCCCGCTGAGGAAGTCCATGTTGAACGGGTGGCGGTAGTAGGATTTCCCGCACCGGTCGCAGAGGCAATCCCCGCTCGCGCGTCTCCATCGGTTTTGGACGTGCCCGTCATAGAACGGGTGCGGGGAGCCCTCAGCCAGGAAGTCGGGATCAGGCTCCACGGTGGATACGAAGGACCATGAAGTCCCCCACCAGGGTGAAAGGCTCTTCGTCCTTGTCCTGGTAGGAGTAGACGACCCTGACCGAACCCTCCTCACCCTTTTCGATGACGCGGCCGATGGACATGCACGCCTCCTCGGCTTCGGTGATCTCGACGAACTCGTCCCCGATGTTGAGGTTGCGGCTCAGCGCCCATTGGGCGGTCGTCTTGAACTCGCGGTCGCGGATTTGCCGGTTGTGCTTATCACAGAGGCTCTGCTGGATTTCTGTCTCGCTCATGGGGAGAGCTACACCGGAATCAGAGCTTGATCAGCTTGGCCGGGTCGGGCTGCCAATCCTCTGCCAAATCCGCATTCCCTTCGTCGGAGGCGGTGAGGTAGAGGTGCCCCTTCGGGATTTTCCTGGACGTGCGGATCTGGGCGTTCCAAATGGATCCTTGAATGCCCTGTTTCCACAGAGTGGCTTGAGACTCGACATCGAGCACGTCGCGGCCGAACTTGCGAACGTCCGCGTACTCGTAGGCGTTCATCCAGATGCGGATCACGCTGACATCACGCGCCTCAACGTCTGCGAAGAGGTCAGCCACGATATCGGGGGTCAGGATGGTGCGGCCAATCTTGATCGCTGCTTCGCCGTGGGTTTGTGCTTCGCGGATGCACTCGAGAAACCGAGATAGGGCAGGGCCGCGGGGGAGTAGCTCCCGAATCCTGGAAGCGTATTCGTGGGTCAAGTCCTGGAAGGTGTGGAGTACCTTCTGCTGCTCCTCGGTGAGGGGTTCGGTTCGTCCGATGCCTTTGAGATCTGGTGCTGCCATTCCTGGCACTACACCGGGACAACCGCAGGGGGCAGGTCGAAGACCACGCCGGGGCGCCGGTCTGCCTGGTTCGGCCACGCCTTGGGCTCGAGCATCTGGAACGTCCCTCGAGCAACGAGCGGGGAGACCTTCACGGAGCGGGTGCGTTTCCCAGTCTTGTCTGTGAAGAGCGACGGCAAGGCGTAGGAAGGGACGACCCGGTTGCCTTTGGCGTCCTTCGTTTCGCCGTCGAACTCCTCGATGTAGTTCCGCATGAACTGCCGGAAATACGCCATCTGCTCGGGGCGAATCCATAGAACCCGATCGGCAGAGACGTCGGGCGGAAAGAGCATGGAGAAAAGGCCCTCGATGATGTCCATGCCTTGGGGCTACACCAGCTAGACCTTCTTGATTGCCGCCACCATGTCCGCCGTATCGATCTCGCCCTTCCAGTAGGCGAGGAGCGTGTCGTAATTCTTGGTCACGAACTTGACCACCTCACGCTGGACGTTGGCTGGGAGCTTTCCCAGAACAACCGGGGGCTTTGCGATCCGCACCGTGACCGCGTCACCCAGCCCGTCGAGGTTGACCTTCTCCCCCAGGACGACTTTGACTCGAGGGCCGTGGGCCATTTCTGCCCCCGCGAACTCCCCCGCGGAAACCCAAATGACCGCCCCCTCCACACCGGTGGACTTGGTGCGAAGGTTCGACATGGCTTCCAGGGAAAAGCCCCGGGCCACACGTTCGATCATCGAGGCCATGACCCAAGCCTAGCACAGAAGGCTAGATGACTTCCACAGCACGTGTTTCGCGGTAGACCGGGATGAAGTAGGCCACGTGCTGCTCCGGCGTGCTCACCGTATGCGTCATCCGGGACCCGGCCTCCAGGTAGGTCTTGCCCTGGCACGTGATGACCTTGGGCATCGTGAGCCGTGGCCGGAGCACGACCCGGAAACGCTTGCCCTTGCGAGGCTGCAACTCGACCTCAATGCCCTTCGACATCACTTCACCGTGGAGATCAGGTGGCGCCACTCCGCAACTACGCTGGTGAGGTCCAGCGGTGGGAGCGGCTCGTTTGCGATCGCCTTGTCCTGATACACGAAGTGCTGCCCACAAGAGATGCAGCGATCCAGCCGTTGCAGCTCGAGCGTGTCCCGATGGCGCGTGACCCCCAGTGTCCCGGGGCGGCAACACGGGCAGTCGGACCGGAACGGGCTGTCGCTCGAGCGCACCAGGTTCTCATGCCAGACCGGAATGGGCTCTTTACGGAAATTCGGGAGCAATTCGTCGAGGGTTGGCATCCACGGCCATTTACACCGAACCCTCCCCGGTGTAAATGCCTCCTGTCGCAAGGTCCCGCCCCAAAGCCCTCCGAAGGCCCAAGGCCATGCCAAGCGGCTGCCAAACGGCCCTAACCCCTCGCCCGGGGTGGGGCCGTTTCTTTTCGTGCCCAATTAGAAACGAGGGCCCCGCAGTGGACCCTCGTTGTCCTGGTCATTCGGGGGGCGATACACCAAGGACGGGAGCAGTCCTAACCCGGAGTCGTTACAAAATCAATGGGAACGGCGCGAAGCGCCGGTTAACGCGACCCAAAAATCGTATTTTTCAGCTAGGCTGTATGCCTACATTTTCTCACGGACTCACACGGAATCGTAGAGAAACTCAGAGTCCCGCCAACCTGCGCATCTGGTTGAGCTTGTCTTTCGTCATGCCCCGAGGAAGGAGATGCGTGAGACTGCGGTAGAATCGTTCCCATTCGTCGGCCAAACCCACTCGAGCCTCGGCCTCTTCTTTGGACGCCCAGAACTCGCCCGGGCTGCTGTACTCGCCGCCGTCCGCATGGAACGAGTCCACGGCGACCCGCTTCGCACGGTTGCCCATGTCCACCAGCTCGGCCCACTTGCGGCCGACCTTGCCGATAATCACGTAGCGGCCCTTGCGCTCCGTTCCGATATCGCTCGGGATAAACCAGAGCTTCATCCCCGACTCGTACTTGATGGGCATGCGGCCCTCGATGAGATACCAACCCTTGTCCCGGTAGGAGATGGCTCGCTCAACCGCCTCAGCATGTGTCATGCGGCACTCGCCCTTGCCGTCCTCCGACCAGTGCTCCATCACGATGCAGTCGTGACCCTGATAGAACCGAACCCCAGAGGCACCCTCCGTGGTGGTGTGATGAGTGCTGAGAATCACTGGCTCTTGAAACATGGCTTGCTCCCTTTGGAAAGAGTAACGCGCGAGGGACCGAGAATCTATACCGGTGTAGCTAGGGGCATGAGCAATTACCATAGACTTCGCTGCTTTACCTGCGGCACAGAACACGACCAGTCGGGCAACTGGGCCATCAAACCGCTGCGAGCGGTCGTCGCCGCCGCACCGGTCATCCTCGATGCCCATGACAAACTGCTGAGAGTCAGTGAGGAAACGGGAGCTGACCTCGAGCTATCGGTTCGAACTTCTTGGAGTATTGAAGTCGTCCCCTTCCTGGTCAAACACCGAGACCATGACATTGGGGTTACGTGCGAACACGCCTGGTTCGACAATGCTGAAAATCCCCGGTGCAAATGCGAGCGATGATGAGGTACGCTTTCGGGCATGGCACAAGTGGTTGGATTTTTCGATAACAACGTGGAATACAAAGAGGGCCCCTTCGTGGTTTGCCTCAGCGCGATGGGGTCTTACCCTCGGGTCGAGGCGGAGAAGAAGGGGAGCCACTGCCCGGTCATCCCGGACCTGTCCGTGCTCGAGTACGCGGATGGGTTGCGGAAGCAGCCGGAGTTCAAGTCCTGCGAGGCTCGAGTGGACCACCTGAACCAGCTCGTGCGCGAGGGCAAGATTGTGCTTCGGGGCGACGTCTGGGTGCTGGCTCCATGAAGCTCATCAGCCTGCACAAGATTGTCGGCTACGACTGGACCCTCGTGGTTGAAAACGCTGGAGCCCACTACGTGCTCACGTACCTCTTCGGGCAGGGCTGGACGGTACAAGCCTTCTCCATCCCCGGCGCCACCTTGTGGCTGAGCCCCTCTCACCTCACGGCCTATTTTCGCCTGTGCTTGGCGATGGAGGTTGCCCGAGAGAAAGGGGTCAACGACTTCATCGCCCAGAACCAGGAGAGCGCCCACCTGACCATCCCATTTTGGACATGACCATGAGCGAAGAACCCGACGTCAAGTTGATCAAGCACACGGGGGAGTGCGACCGCCCCGACGACCCGAGCTACCCTTGGAAGCTCGAGGCCAGCATGAGCCCGCCCCAGTTCATGACCGTGGCCTTCATTGGCATCCACGGGGGCTCCGAAGACATCGTAGCCCGAGGCAAGACCAAGGAAGCGCTCGAGGCGTGGTACAAGGAAAAGCTGGGCGACCACCCAAGGATGCGACGTGCGACCCTGACCGGCCCCGACGGGGTGACCATCGACCTCCGCGCCAAACCTACGAGTTCACCAGGTCAGTGAGACTGGGACGCTCGAACGCCCGGTCCAAATCGTCCAGCCACTTCATGAGCCAGCCCGCCGCACAGTGGAGAGGGCTCGTCCCCTGATAGAGCGTCCTGGGAGCCACCCAGCGCCCATCCTCGCCCCGAACCGGTGCTTCCCCCAGGAGAAGGCTGATCGCGTTCACCGCGTCCGCCTCGCTGAACGCAGGGCCCGGGGGAAGGGTCTTGAGCATCCCCACCGTCGTGTTGCAACGAGGGCAGATGACAGCTGTCCCGCGAAGCTGGAGGTCTTCATCGCACTGGGGGCACTGCCCCGCATCAATGAACGTTTGGTGCATGGCGGGAAGCTACACCGGGAAGGGCTTCGGGACCACCGGCTCGATGTGAACGCCGTCATACTCACGAACGTAACGGAACCGGTGCTTGTGCTCGTGGATGAACCTCCGCATGTAGACCCAGCAATCGTGCCACTCGTACTCCGCCGTCTTGGGGTTGTCGCGGTCGCGGTATTCGCGGAAGAGAAACGATAGGGTTTGGAATGCCCCGAGCGCTTCCCTCTGCTTCTCGAACTCGAAACACAGGGCGTCTTTCCAAAGGTCCCCTGGAGTGACGATAGGGCTACCCACGAAGATGCCGAGGCGAAACCGGGTCGCGTAGTTCGTTGGGACCATGTAGAGCGTCGCAGGGGTAGCCATGCCCCGAGTACACCGGTGCTATTCGGACACCGGGAGGGTTCGCCGACTCGCTCGAGCCCGGAGCCGCTTCCACTTCCTGCGGCCACGAGCCACATGCGTTGCGTTGCACCCAGCACCTGGGTTTGCACTCTCGTACCGAGGCCCATGCTCGGTACGCTTGGTGCCAGACCGTCGTGGGTTCGTCTTGTTACTCAAGGGCAGCTCCCTCCCAGCTCTGACACCACCGGTGTAGTCCCCAGCATGATTCGTAGAGTCACGGTTCGCAAAAAGCCCCACGAGGCATCCTCGCTCGCCAAGCTCCTTCTGCTCGACGTGACCGATGCCGCGCCCCTCTACGACATCACGCCGTTCGGAGCCTTCCGCACCGACGACAAGGGCCGCCCCGAGTTCATGAAGGGCCGCCGATGCTACGTGGGCCTGAGCCCGATTCGAAGCGCCAAAGCCCTCGACACCATGCTGTCCCAGCTGATCTACCAAGCCGCAAGGTGGGTCCGCCGCTACACCAAAGCGAGTGACCCGGACGCGAACTTCAACACCTTTGCCGAGGTGAGCGCCAAATCGGGCCGGTACGAGGAGTACGAAATCTTCACGGAAGCCTTCCCCGAAGAGATCGGCAGGCTTGTGCACAGACCAGGATCGTGGCTCTATGGCGCGGTCATCTACGACCCGTGGAGACTTTCCGTGGTGGAACACGGGAAGAGGGGAAAGAAATCATGACCACACGAAGAGAGTTCCTCACCGCCCTGGCCGCTACGGCCGCCCTCCCGCTCCTGCCCGCCGCCGGAGAAGCCCAGCCTGCTACCCGTGTCCTCACACGGGTGGTTGCGTTCGGGGAAATCACGACGTGGGAACAGGGAACGCCTTGGCTTTTCATTGGCTCCGAGGGGGAGAACATCTGCGCGGCCACGGGGCCAACGCCCCTGTTCATCCCCGTGTTCAACATCGTGAGCGTGTCGAACAACATCCCTCTCTCGCAAGAGAAGGTCTTGGCCGCCGCGGCTGACCGAGCCAGGGTCCTGGTCGAGCGCGGAAAAGAAGCCTTCCCCGGGAAAGACCTCACGCTCCGGGCCGTGGTCACCGACGTGCTTCGGCTCCAGAAAACCGCCATCTTGTTCTGGCCGGATCGCGAAGAGCGCATCGAGTCCCCACTCGACACAGTCGCGGTCAAGCTCGGCCTCGCCGTCGCCCCCTCAGCGAACAACGACTGGACGCAGAACGAGCCCGTCCGCTTCGCAGAGAACCCGGTGGTTCAGGCGATTCGAGCGGCCCTGGCCTGAAACCACTTATGGTGTCAGAGGTGGCATGGAAACGAAGATCGCTGACTGTACCGTGGTCGGATTCCGTGAAAGCCGAGACCTGCACTGGGAGTACGACGAGACACGTACCTACGTGAAACGTATTACGCCCGTCCCAGGGAGCGACAAAGCGTTCCTCTCCCTCATGCTCGGAGACCGTGTCGTCGAAGTCCAACTCAAGACCGAAGACATCGACCCCGTCCTCGACTGGCTCAACCAACAGCGGATGGCGAAGATGCCCCAAACACCGTCGCTCGGAAGCGAAGAGGCCGACCTCCTCGCCGCCCTCAAGGCGTGACCCCAAACCCCTGCTCGTAGACGAGCTGAAACCCGGTTGGGAACGCCGCCACCGAGACGGGACTCCAAAGGTAATGACGGCCGTCCACGTAGAGAAGCCGGTCCGCCTGGGGCATCTTCTCAAACCCCGCCTCGAGCATCGCCGCGTACTCGGGCGCATGCTGGACCTCGATGATGTTCCCCTCCTTGACCAGGAAGGTCCCAAAAGGCTTCCCGTGGACACGGACAGGGTAACGACGCGTCCCCAGGTCCACCGCCCCTTCCAGAGTCGGCTGAGCCCGTTCGCCAGGGATAGAGACGCCACGGAACTCGTCGAGGCTGACCGCCACGGTGGGGTCCTGGGGCTCTCGGAAGACCAGCTCGATGTACGTCCCCGGCGAGACAAGCCCGCCCAGCTCGAATAGCTCCTGAGCCGCTACGGCTCGAGACGCCTCAGCGACTCGGAGCTGGTGCTTGACCCGAGCCACGAACTGGGCATTGCTCTCCATCATCCACGGCATGAACATGAGCAGAGCTACACCGGGGAGACGCCGTCGAAGATCACCACGAGCTTGTAGTCCTGGTTCGAAGCACGCCGTTCCACTTCGATGCTGGCCGCTCCAATCACCATCTTCCGCCGTCGCACCTCAGCGAGGAGCCGGTCCACGAGGAGCTTGACCTTGGACTCGACCTGCGCCTTGAACGCATCCCCGTAAGCCGCGGGCATCCGACCCGTCTCCATCTGCCGAACCTCCCGCCCGTTGAACCACGCCCAGTCGAGCACGGTGGCATTCCAAGGCCCAAGGACATGAGCGATACGGAACTCGGGGACGTCGAGCATAAGCCGAGCCAGGACCGTCCAAGCTTCAGTCTTGAGGTCGAACATCATGCCCCCGAGCTACACCGGCGTACGAGGACAGCCCCACCACCGATGCCCAGGTGCACAGCCTGACCCTCCTCGAGCCCCTGTAGCTCGAGAACCTCACCCGGGTCGAGGTCCGGATTCTCCGCCAAGAAGTCCTCGAGCAGGACAGGGGTAGGGGAGCCGGTGAGGTCGGAGAGGTCGAGAAGGACCTGTGTCACGGCTTCCACCCCTTGGGAGCCTTCCACCCCGCGGCCAGGGCCGTCTTGGCCCACTCGGGCATCGGCCGGTCATGCTTCAACGCCGCACGGGCAAGGGTGAGAGCGGCTCGAACCTCCTTGTTCGTCTCCCAGTAGAAGCCGAACGAGTCCCGCTGGACACCGGGGAAATCCTTCACGGCTCGAGACGCCGCCCAGTGCTCCCACTCGTCACGGTCCCACTTGGGGTTCGCTTCCCCCACGCCGTCGGTCACGTCCTGGCCCAAGTACCCGCCCAGGTCGTCATCCATCTGCCACTGGATGCGAAACTTGTACCCGTCATCGTCAATGACCAATGTCGCTTTTTCCGTACTCACGACTTCTCCTCACTCTCCGCGCCCAGAATCTCGTTCATCTCCCGGAGCAAGTTCACCTCCGCCGAGAGCACATCGATGTGGGCCGCGTTCGCCAACATCCGCGTGTCCAGGCTCCCACCCTCCTTCAGGTTCTCCTGAGCCCGTCGGACATTGGTCGCCAATGTCTCGAGCGCATCCGCCAGGGCCGTCGTCTTGCTCGTGAGCCGAGTCTTTGTCATCCGCCTCGCAAACGCCGTCATGACATCTTCTCCTCATCCCCGTAACGCGCCAGAGCCCAAGACCCTATACAATCTTGATTTTCTCCGCACCTCGCCTACGCTGGCAAGCATGAGTGCTGAGAAAACCCTAATCATGTTCGAGTTCATCCCGGAAGAGGTCTTTTTCTTCGAGCTTCCCGGCGACCTGTCGCGGTTCCACGACGTGTACGTCAACAAGGTCATCCCCAAAGGCAGCGGGCCAGAGGTCAAGAAGCTCCAGAACGAGCTGAACGATTTCATGTTCGACGACTCGGGCATCTTCCGCTTCGAAGAGAAGAAGATCCAGGTGCCGACCAAAGACTGGACCCACTTCGTCCGGTGCGGGTTCCTTCTCTAGGAGTACGTTTTACGTACTCTACCTGACATTTTGCTCACTCCCCCTTCGCCTCTGGCCAGAAAGTCTGGTATTTACGCTGCACTCTGTTGTAGTGCAGCGTACGGAGGTGGGAAATGAAGGCGGTTGAGGTTGGAGACTATGGGTATGTTGTTGGTCTAAAAGGGAAATTCAAGGACAAGGTCGTTTATTACGACGATGACGATGATAACGAGACGAAGATCATCGTGTACCCCGGCTCGATAGTGGAAGGGTACTCCATCGTGCCTCGAGCGTCCTTCAGGCCCGCCTCGATTGGCGAGGTCCTGCTTCATGAGCAGGAGGCGGGGCTTTACACGGGGTCCCCTTTGTTTCCTCGTCGCCCTCAAGCGGACGCTTCGACCGTCGCCACACATCTGACCCTTCGTCTGCTCCTCAAAGCCAGCGGACGTGACAGCTACGAGAACAACGACCCCCTGGAAACGTTTCCCCCGGACAGTGCCGAGGGTTTGCTTGTCGAGGGAATCTCCAAGCTCTTTCTCACCGTCCTACGGCCTACCATCAAAACCATCTGTTCCGGGTGCCTCTCCAGCATCCATACCGAAATCCTTTCCTCCCTCAAGACCGTAGGGCTCGCCAACACCTCATCGGAGGAAGCCCTCAGTCAGCCCGAGGTCTTTACCCAGCTCTGGCAAACCGCTTGGGACGACGCCATTCGTGAGTGGGCGAGCAACATCCACCCGTTGTTCGAGCCCGGGGAAAAAGCCGTGAAGGACGGGCTCAATACCTCCTGGCTCAAAATCACGGACGTCGATACAACCAGGGCTCTTTACACCTTCGAAGATGGTGCAATCGTTTCCTGGGACCTAGTCGAGGTTGCCACCATCCACCAACGCAAGCTGGATAAACAACTCGAGGCAATGTCATGAGCTGGGCGATTTCCGAGACCCCACCACCCACCGAGTCGAACTCTTCATTCACGAACCATCACGGGGAGCAGTGGTGGTGTCGTGTCCACGAGGGCAGCTTTTATGTGTGGGGTACGGACGTCAGGCCGCAGGTGGCAAGCACGAAAACGGCGAGGCCAGAAAAGCTTCCCTGGGTGATGACCGAAAGCGAGTCTCTCTGGGTTCAAGCCAATCTGCTTGTCTTCGAGCAACACCTGAAAGCGCTGGTCTAGTCCACGAACTCCACGTCACCCAAGTACGGCGCCCCCGCGACCTTCGCCAGCTTCAAGCGGGGACCCCAAGAGTCGTCGAAGGTCACCGACGCCACCGTGTAGACCTGCCCCGCCTCGAGCCCGATCTCCACGTACTCCCTCGACCTGAGCCGGACCCGCTTCCCGGTCACCGCTCGGGTCGTCTCCGCTCGCAAGTCCTCGAGCTTCTTCTGGGTCGCAAGGATGAGGTCCACCAGCGGGTGCTCAGACATGGCCAGTGACCCGGGTAGGGAACGATAGGCCAAGGGTGCGAAGTGCCCACGACAAGGGACGACGAGAGTCGTGAGCCAACCCCACCGTGACGTACTCCGCACCAGGGTCCCGGACCGGCACGAAGAGAAATCCGCCCGTCAGCCCCAGCTTCCCCAACCGCACCCCCAGCCACTGCTCCAGCCGGTCCGCCTTCACCCGCTGCAACGGCACCAGGGCGTTCTCCCCGTACCGCCCCCGCCCACCCGTCTGCCGAACCCACCGACCCCGCTTCGGCACCCAGATGTGCACGTACGGGCTCTTCAGCATGTGGTAGGCCGGGACAATCCCTCCCGTGATGTCGTCGTAATCGACCCTCATGGGAGCTAGATCCGCTCCAGGGTGCAGAACTTGAACTCGCGCCGCTGAATCTCCGGAGCCGCGTTGAACCAAACGCAGCTGGCCTCAGTCCCTTCCACACGCTCCACGACCATCTCGACACTCGACGCCTTCAGCTTGACCCGGTTCCCCGGCTCGAACACCCCCAGGTGCCCCGCCTTCTGCACCAGATTCACAGCCACCGGAGCCACCACACTCCACGTGTGCTCCCCGTGCTTCTCCCACACCACGAACAAGTCCCCCGTCTCCGCACTGTTGATGCTCTCCACCACCATGCTGGGACTGCCCGACTTCAACTGCACCACGTCCCCAGGCCCGATTTCGCTCATGCAAAGTCCTCCAGGGCGGGAAGTACACCGGGCCGGAAGTGAAATCGGGACTGCTACCTGACGGGACTGCTACCCGACCCACTCCCCGGCCCCGCAGGGGCCCCCGGAAAAGGTGCGGTGGGGTTTGCAGGGACCAACGGGCCAGAATTTTCGAACCGGGGGCCCCTCGGAAAAGCCGGGTCCCGTTTTGGGGGACCACCGGGCCAGAATTAAAAAGACCCCCACCCCCTCCGGCCTGAAAAAGGCGTGAGGGGGTAACGCCACCGCAACATATTCGTACGCCAACTGAATGAGGGGTTTTTCGAGTCAAGACCCGTGCCAACACAATAATCAAGCGGTTTTTCTTGCGCCCTTTTAATTTCGTCGGAGGTACCCACACTCTACCTACCCACGACAACCTCACGCTCACCCACGACACAGACCCGGTGTTTGACTACACGCTCGCCACCGTTGGCATAGTGGGTACCGAGCGCTTCCCACAGTGCGACCTCGGGGGAGATGGCACGGACCTTGTGGCCGGTACCTGTGAGGGTATGGTCTCGCCCGCTCAAGAGGGTGACATGGTAGGTGAGGGTCATGGGGGAGTAGGGTTGAGTGACTGGCACTGGGGTAGTAGACATACACCCACTAGCCCTTGAAGTTCTGGAGTCGGCGGATGAGCATGTCCGCGATCGCTTGGGCGGGGGTAGGGCCGTACCCGTGGTGAGGGATGCCCGCCCAGTCTGTGGCCTCAGCGCGAAAGGCCCCCTCGGACGGGGCGACCGTGGGCGTCCCCCGGAAGAGCTGACAGGCAAGGCCGTTCATCAGGGCCATGTCCTCGCGGGTGCTGCGTTTGGGCGTGCTCACCGGGTCAGCCTCTCGTACGCGCCACCGGGGGCGAAGAACTCCCCATCATCGAAGTGCTCGCCGCACTTGGCACAACAGTAGGCGAGGTGGATGCCCACACCCCCGTTGTCCTCGTGGGGTCCCTCGTGCCCGCACTCGGGGCAGGGGAAGCGATTGTGGGCGATGTCCGAGGCTTCCTTGGCCGCGGCGGTGAGGCGGGCTTGCTTGACGTCCTCGGGGGCGTCCGAGAGCAGGATCTCGACAGCAAGCTCGTCAGCGGTTGGGCGTTTGGCGGTCATGGGTCCTTGTCCTGGTAACGCGCCAGGGGGCGGGGTTCTATACCTCAGAGGCCCGCGGGCCAGGGGTACTTGGTCATGTTGTGGAACTCGGGGTAGTGCATCTTGCCGCGGATGCTCTGGGCCTCGGGGGTCACTTCGCCGTCCACGATGAGGCCGAAGGCCGCCCACACGTGGTCACGCTCGAGGAGGGCGAGGGCCTGGGCCGTGTTCAGCTCAGAGCGGCTCTTGCCGGTCAGCTCGCGGAGCTTGCTGGGGGCGTCCTCGAAGATGGTCGCGAGCGTAGACGTGGTGTGGTTCTTGAGGGCCGAGTCAATCCGCTTCTGGTAGGAGGCGATCTTCTCCGCGAGCTTCTGGGCTCGCTTGTCCTGGACGCGCTTCTGAGCCGTGGCTTTGGTCTCCTCGACCTTGCGGGCAGCTTCCTCGACCGTCTGGAGGGGCTCGAGCTTCCAAGCCGCGATGCGAGCCTCGCAACGAGCGATGTCTTCCTGGAACCAGCGGATGCTCTGCTTGGTCGCGTGGGTCGTGTTGCTCAGGAGCAACTCCCAGCCTTCCTCACCCTTGGAGACTTCCACGAACTCGACCGTGCGAGTGACGCGGACCTTGACCTCTTTGAGGAGCTTCGTGACCTCACCGGCGACCAGCTTGGCCAGGTAGGTCTCAGCGTTCGCGAGCTTGGCCTTGAGGCCGCCCGTGTACTGCTTGAGGACCTCACAGCTCTGCTCGTACGCGGGCTCGCCCACCGCCATGCAGTCACCGACGATGAAGCCGTGGCCCGGGCGCTTGAACCCGTGGTGCACCATCGTGTGGCCAGCCTTGGGGTTCAGCTTGAACTGGGCTTCGCAGATTTGGCAGTGTCCGATGTAGCGGGTCTTCGTTTCCATGTCCTATGAACGCGCAGGGGGTTGCGGTTCTATACCGAAATCAGAGCGAGCCTTGACGTGAGCCCAAGAAAATAGCGGCCGTCTGACGAAGGGTAGACGGGGAGATACCTGTGTGCTCCGCGTAGGTGAGGATGGACTCGGCCAGGGCGAGCCCGTCCACCTTCGCTTGGGTGGGGTTGGTGTCAGCGGCCCGGGTCAGGAAGCGGTAGGCGTTGGCTCGACGGTCACCCTCCCAGCCCGGGTGTTCCCCGCGGAGGATCTGGGCAAGCTCGTTCAGGACGGTCATGAAGCTGCTCGAGGGCATGAGGGTCTCCTTGGCCTATGAACGCACGAGGGTAGGGCCAGGCTATACCGCGTCGAGTCGAATTTTCCCTGTGAGCGAGCGTACGTCCCCGTATAGGGGCGTGACCGCCGAAACGTTACCAAGGGTGTGGTGGGTGGGCGCGCGTGGGCTAGGCGGGGCCGAAACCTGTCCAGTGGAGGCAGAATCCGCGGGGGACGGGCTCAGCGGGTAAAGGAAAATGCTTGACAAATGAAAACGGCCAAAACCTCGCCTTTCCGCGGGGTTTTGGCCTAGCCCGTTTAGGGTGACCGCGAGGGGGTCAGTATCCGCCGTGCTTGAAGAGGATTTCCCCGGCCGCGGAGGCAGGCTCTTCGGGGAGGAACTTGAACCGGAGCTTCTTGCCCTCGTGGTCGAGCATCTCGACGGTCATGAAGCGGAAGCCGCGACCGGAGGCGTCCCAGCCGATGGAGACCCGGGGGTCGGCGTTGAGGGTCGTACGCAGGTCCGGCAAGAGTTTCCGGATCTCCGCGTAGGTGTCGATGGCGAACTGGGTGTAGACCGCTTCGATGCGCTTGGAGAGAGTGCCGCCACTGGCGGTCCTGTAGTCGTAGTTGTGCATGTATGGGCTCCCTATCTTCCTTGTGCGTTGCACAAAGGCTTTACCACTGGACGGTGAGTTCGATTCGCTTGGTCTCGAGGGCCTCGAGCAGGGCGTCCACCTCGTCGTGGGTTAGGCCAGTGCCTTCCCGCAGGACCTCGTCGATGGCCTGGGGCCGGGCCAGCCCTTGGGCTTCCTTGGCTTGTACGCGCTCGAGAACCGCTTGGGTCTTGGTGTTCATGTCCTTGCCTCTCATCAGTCCGGGGTGTGCCGTTGGTACTCCGACGTCATGGCTTCCAGGACCTCTTGCAGGTCCTCGCCGGTGAAGAAGCGTTCTGCCTTGCGGTATGCCTTCTCCAGCTCCTGGTCGGTCTTGCACGTACGCGCCAGGGCGATCAGCTGGTCGTAGGTCTCGCTGACATCGTAGCCAGTAGGCTTCTTCTTGCGTGCCATGTCCTATGAACGCGCGAGGGGGCTCGAGCCTATACCGGCTCAGCGGCCCTGGTCGATGCGGTAGGCCAGCTCGGATTTGGCGCGCACCAGGGCGTCGGCCAGGTAGAGGGTCTTCTCGGATACGTCCCCGACAGGGCGATGGGTGATGCGGCGGGTCAGGTAGAGCGTCACCTGCTCCCAGGCTCGAGCCATCGCGGAGGCACGCTTCCGGGCCTCCTCCGTGGTCGCGTGGTTCCAAGCCAGGTCCTGCCACATCCCGATCAGGGCGGCGGACTGGGTACGGGCAGAGTGAAGGGCGATGATTCGTGCGTACATGCCCTAGAAACGCGCGAGCCAGCTCGAGCCTATACCGAAAACGACCACGAACTTTCCTTGTGGGCGAGCACACGTCCAGGTTTAGACCGAGCCGTCCCGGTGCGTTACCAAGGGTGTGGTGGGTGGGAGCCCCCCGGGCGGGCGTCCGGGACCTCGAGCCAAGAAAAACGACATGGCACGAAGATTGTCCGGGGGATCTTTCGAACTCGAGCATATAGAAGGCCCCCAGAGGGCCGGGCACATAGAACCCGCAACCCGGGCGGCTAGGGCTCGTCCACCTGGGCCACCTTGTGCACCCGGGGCTCGAGCGAGCTGAGCCGCACCCGCTTCTCCACCAGCTCCCAAACCCCCCGCCGACAAACCGCCACCCGGATCGTCGCCCTCACCCGCGACACCCGAACCACCACGGCCGCCACCGAGAACGTGAAGCCGTACCCGCCCCGGGACTCATGCCGCCACGTAACACGGTCACCAGCCTTCACGGGCTACCTCTTACGCTGGAGCTGGAAAAGTTCACAAGTGGGCCTCGAGCGGAGAGCGGAATTTGCTTGCTCAAGAAAAGTGCCCTCAACTACCCCTTTTGTCGGCCGGTATAGAACTGGCCTACCTGGGGCGTTATCATGGTCATGAGGATGGCGGTTCAATCTGAGCGTGCGCAACGAGTCGTGAGGCTGGCAGCTGAGGAGGCTGCGAAGCCCACGACGTCCTTCCTGTTCGCCACGGATGGTCTCGGGGCGTTTGCGGCCCGGGCCGAGGCGATCCTGGCCGACACGGCGGATGCGGCCAAGTCGGTTGGGATGAGCGAAGCCGAGCACGAGGCGTATGTAGCCCGCTTCCTCTGCTACGAGGTGTGAGCCATGGAGACGATCGTCGAGCTGTGTCCGAAGTGCCAGGGGACGGGAAACCTCCCCCAGTACGCCCACGTGCAGAACGGCGTGTGCTTCCGCTGCTCCGGCACGGGTCGCGACCTCCGAGCCGAGCTTGCCACGGCCGTCCAGAAGCTCGCTCGAGCACGTCGGGAGTGGCAGAGCCTCAACCGGACCAGCAAGCGCGCCAGGGGCGTCCACAAACGCCACATGAAGGAAGAACTCGACCTCCTCACCCGCGAGGGTAAACAGCTCCGGAAGCACGTGGACACCCTCCAAGCCGCTATCGCCGGTCGTATCCAACTACCCTCTCCCCGTACAAACTCAAATCACGTGTAGTTACGGGGTTCTACCCACCCCGTCCAAACGGGCACCTTGCCCATGTGAGCTACCCTGCTATCCCACGCCTGCCTGTTAAAGGGCATCGCCCACCGGGGTTGGGGTGGGCGAAGTGGGGTGCCGAGGGGAGCTGTTGGTTCAGGGGGAAGGGGACACCAGCTCCCCTCGGCGCGGCCCGGGGTTGATCAAGCGACGCGGATGGCGTTCTCGACCTTGGTGCAGATGGCTTCCACGGCCGAGCGAGCACGGTCGGTGCCCACCTTCGCGACGATGGCCGAGAGCTTGGAGAGGACCAGGGGGTCCATGGTCTCGAGGACCTTCTCGCCACCCTCGAACTCCGCATCGGCCGCCACAGGGGCCTTGCGGACCTTGCGCTGAGGAGCCACGGCAACCGGGGCAGCCTTGCGGCGGCTGGGGATGCCCAGCTCCTTCCGATGGTTGTTCACGACCTTGTAGCAGTAGCCGTACGTGACCGTCTGGTTGTGCTTGTCCGCCAAGAACTTGATGATGTTCTTGGGCTCCTTGATGCCAGCGTCGTACGCCTGGATGATCAGGGCCGTCTTGTTCACGTGGTCCACTTCCATGCCCTCGCTCTTCTTCACGGGCTTGGTCGCCACCACAGGGGCAGCCTTGCGGGTCACGACACGCTTCTGGCCCTTGGCCGTCTTCGCGCGCTTGGCCATGTACTTCTGCTTCACCGTGTAGATGAGCGATGCGTCCAGGTCCATCTGGTGCTTCTCACGCACGTAGACCTTGATGTCCGCAGGCTTGTCGTGGCCCGCATCCATCGCTTCACGAATCGCAGCCGACTTCGAAAGGGTCGTACCAGCTTCGGGCGTCTCCATAGCTTCTCTCCTCATCGGGGGCGACCCCACGACTGGCCAAGCCATGGGACCTCCTCTCTCGTTAGTTCCGAGCCTCCAGACTGCCTGGAAGGTCGATATGCAGGAGTGTGCAAGGAAAACAGTGCTGGTACAACAACAAAAACCACAGGAAAACCACAGCTTCCCGCAAACCCGCGTGGGTATTCGCGAAAAACCGTGGTTAGATTGTGGGTAGAGAGTGGGTTTTACCCTCCCAGGGAGGGGTCAGACCACTGGGGCAGCCGTGGGAGCGGCTTTCTTGGATGCCTTCTTGGCCTTGGGGGCAGGGGTTTCACCACTGCTCGCCGCTGCGGGCTTCTCAGCGGCCTTCTTGACCCTCGGGCCACGCTCGGGGAAGAGGCAAAGGGTGCCCTTGCGGTCGATGATGCGGGCCATCTTGCCCCCGAAGCTGTGCGGGCCCTTCCCCTCCTTCTCGAGGATCTGGCGCAGGATGTCTCGACCCTCCGCTTGAAGGGTCTTCACCTGGGCCTGAGTGGTCTCGGTCTCGGCCTTGTTGGCCACGTACTTGTCAAAGAGTGATGTCTTGCTCATGGTCCAGCTCACTACACCGGCCGTAGGCAAGCCCTGGAAAGAAAACCGGCCCCACCGCAGGACGCTCCAGCAAGGCTGTGTGGGTTCACAGGGACGCCTATCCCTCCCCCACGCGCTTCTTGGTAGCCCGCCATCGTCCCAGCGCGGTAGAACCGGTAGCCGCACCCTCTACCCTCCCCCTCGAACCACGTCAAGCCACCCCACGTAGGTCAGAGGTACTCGAAACTTGTCCAGTGGGAGACGAATCCGCCCAAACACCCTCTCAGCTCGAGCGGCAAAACCCTACGTGGCAAAACTTGACCAAACTACCCCCTTTCCCAGGGTAGCTCAGAAGTGGTTTGTTAGACCCCGACCTTGTCCAGGATGTCGCGCGCCCTCTTGGGAGGAAGGGTTGGTTCGGGTAAGGGTGGCCGCCCTTTCTTGGTAGGTTCGCTCGAGAGGGTCTGCCCAGCCTCAGCAGCCAGGATACCCAGGGTAATGACTCGCACCAGGGTCGCGTGGAAAGACACCCCCTCCGGGGTGAGGGCCTTGATGCGCTCCTTGAACTCGGTCGGGAGACGAACCGGAATTGGGTTTTCTCTTGCCATTTTGGGTGACTACCTTTCCTGTATACCGTGGTGCACCATTTCCGTATACCGGTTTATACCATTCCTGTATACCGCGCGCAACCCCTCCCCGGCTGGCGCGTTCACGTGCCCACCCACCACACCCTTGTGAACGCGCCAGCCCCCTCGTTCCTATACCTGGACGTGGCCCAGCCCACGAACAATCGCACCCGTATAGAACCAGCCATCCTCGTGCGTTAGAGGGACATGGCACGCTACCAACACATCGCAATCGGGGCCCTCGAGAGGGGCGTTCGCACCCTTGCCAAGAGCCTCGAGAAGCTCGGGCTCACCACCCAGGTCCACGTGTTCAAGAGCGGCCCCGGCGGCGCCACGTACTTCGGAGCGTCCTACGTCGAACTCGAGGTGAGCGTCACCTTCAATACCCCCGAGGGCGAGCAGGATGCCTCCCACACGGTCAAGTTCCTGGCCAACGGGTACACGAGCAACGACGCCGACGAAATCGGCGGTACCCAGGGCTGGCGCCCCATGGGCGAGGAAGCTCGTACCCGCATCCTCACCAAGCTCCAGGAGCAGGGCTGGAAGCTCCCCTGAGCCAGTATAGAACCACCCACCCTCGCGCGTTCATAGAGCACAAGGAGCAAGTCATGGCCAAGCGCAAGACCCCCACGTTCATCATCGAGGAGAATGTCGGCAACGGCCACCACGACCCCTCGCGCGTTCATAGGGCATGAGCAAGAAAGCCCCAGTCCAGTTCGGCCGCGGTACCAACAAGGTGATTGGCAAGACCCGCACCATCATCTCGGACGACAAGGAGTACATCTCCAAGTGCGGCGAGTACAAGATTGAGGGTCGCCACTTCGTCCTCCCCTACTCCTCCTACGCCTACACCCTCTACAAGATGGTGGGCGGGCAATGGGTCCGCCTCGGCTCCGGAGGCGAACACGACAAGCTCGCGGACGCCAAGTTCGCCGCTTGTGCCGACCGTGACCCCAACTACGAACCCACCGTCTGAAGGGCCAACACTTCGACTCTGACCAAAAGGTTCGACCAACCCCTACCCGAATACCGCACAACCTCAAAAGTCAAACGAAAAGCGTGGGTACCTGACCAGCACCAACCATGTCCGCAGGTAAATCCCGCACGCGGTAGTCAAGCACAATCCACAACCATTACGCTTTGTGGTCTCGGTACCTGACCATAGCTCGGTACCTTGTCATCCGTGTGTTGTGGCCGGTGTACATACCTCCAAAGCTATACAAACCTCTAGGCACGGAAGTTGCAGAGAGGTTTTGGAACGGGTGGGGGTTTGGCAACGACCACAACGACACGACTTTAAAAGGACTTTGGCCCTTCGGGCCGGGTCGGTTTCGAGTCTTGTCCAGGTTGTGCAAACGGCCCTCCCCTGGGACCTCTTTTGTCTGGAGTTGGTCCCCCGTCTCCACGGCACCACCTGGGCCTCTGGCGGGCCTTGGTTGTGCTCTTGGGGGTTTCTCCCCTGGGGGTTTCTCCCTTTGCTCCTATGGGGCTCTTCTGGGCGTGTCCTTTACTTGGCTCGCTCCTGTTCTTCCTGGTCTCTCCGCAGGGCTTCTTGGACGTCTTCCCACCACTGTGTGGCTTGGTTGATGAAGGCGTCTTCGGCACCTTCTACCTGGTCGAATCCCGGGTACGTATTGACCTCTAGGAGTGTGGGGGGACCTTCCTTTGGGACTTGGTAGTCGATGCCCACGACATCTAGGTTGAGCTTGTGGGCTGTGAGGGAGGCGTGGCTGAGGAGGGTGTGTCCTTTGGGGGTGGTGGGTTCGAGGGGGAGGGTTTCGATCGCGGCTTCGACATTCTTGCGCCAGTCGTGGCTGTGGTAGCGGAGGTGCCACGTGTGGGGGCCGATGATGAGGATGCGGTCGGAGGTTCCTGGGATGTAGGGTTCGACGAGGGTGTCGTCTGGGGCGGTGAAGGGGCCTTGGGAGAGGGCTTTATCTTCGCCGCAGTGGGAGTTGCTCCATTTGAAGACGTGGGGGGCGGGGGTGGGCAGTTCGAGTCTGTGTCCTTGGGGGAGGAAGCCTCTGGGGACATGGGAGTTGGGGTTGGCCAGGAGGAGGGAGAGGACCCTATCGTCGTGGGGCAGTGTGGGGCGGATGTTTGGGAACGTGGGGGTGTTGGCGAGGGCGAGTGCTCTTCTTGTCTGTTGGGCGTGGGGGAAGTAGCCGTAGTAGATGACCCCGTTTGGTTCGAGCCATCTTCCTGGGACGCGTTGGGACTCGATACGGACTTGGCCATCGAGGCTGTAGGCGGGGGGTGGGGCTGCGTAGTGGACGACTCGGGTGTTTTTGAGGCGGGTGCGGAGTTGGGCGTCGGTGGTGGGGTCGATGCCTATGCTGATGAGGAGGGGGTCGTTCGGGGTCATGGGGGACGGTTTAGCACGGGCGGTGTAGCTAGGAGGATGCGGATTTTCCTCAACGACGTGCGAATCGATGCCACAGGGGCCTACTATGAGAGTGGTTTTGTGTACTTCCGCGTCCCTGAAGGGCTTTATGAGCCTATGGTTTCGGTCCTTGTCGAGTTGGGCATGTGGCGACAGGGGCCGAAGTTCTGGGGGAGGCTAGCGGGGCCGCGGCTTGTGGTGGGCGGGATGGCTCGATGGGTTCTTCCGTATGCGTCGATGGGTTATCGGGACGACTGTCAGGTGGCGGATGGGGAGCGGGTGTGGCGGTTGCGGATGAACCGTGCTGGGAGTCTGGAGTGGGGCTGCACTTCGGACGACGTGGTTGTGCGTGAGGCGACTTGTGACGAGTGGGCGGTATTGCACCGGGGGAAGGTGGTGGGGATTGTGGACGACATGGGCAAGACGTTGGGGGATGTTTTGCGTGAGGCTCGGGGGCTGGTTCCTTGTCTGCCGGTGAAGCTCGAGTTCGTCTCTCCCCCCGTGGTCACGGCGGCGGATGGTCAGGTGTTTGTGATGGAGCGGGTGGGTGAGCCGGAGCCCCGGGTTTTGTCTCGGTTCGACTTGATCGGGTGAGCGATGCTGTACCAGGTCTACGACTTGAGGATGGGTCCGGTGGCGGGGTTTTACCTGCCTCCGGTGATGGGGCCGACGGGTCATGTTCGGGTGGTGAACAGTGCGGGGCTCTTTGAGCGGGGGTCGGCCTCTTACATCTTCGTCCGGGTGGACGGGGTGCAGTTCCGTGTGGACGGGACGTGGGGCATCTATCCTGGTGGGATGGGGGCGCCTGAGTTGGCCTTCACGGGGACGTACTCGGTTCCGGATCGTGTGGAGGCGGGGCTCACGTGGACGTTCACGGACTTCGGGTGGGAGACCACGTTCATGGGGCATGAGCTTGTGGTGGCGTTGAGCCCGGACTTGGAGGACTCCTACATCTGGGTTGTCTGGTTTGCGGACACTCAGGTCGGTGGGCCGTATGGGTTGGGGCGGTCGGGGCTTTTCGAGCAAGCGAAGAAGGACGCCTATGCGTGGGCACGGCGTCTTGTTCTTGCGTTTGTGGAGGAGGCGGACCCGTTTGAGGAGGTGCGGTCGGGTCTCGTCTCGAGGTTCGATTTGATCGGGTAGGTTCAGCCTTGGCTGAGCGCGTGTTTGGCCCAGAAGTCTCTCGAGGCGACGAGTTCTTCCCAGGTTGCGATGGAGGGGTCACCGGGCTCCCTCGGTGCTGCGGGGCCGGGGTACACCGTATAGAGGACATGGGGTTGGCCATCGTGTGGGCCGATGACCATGGTCACCAGGTGTGTGGTCGTCGGTCCCAGCGTGGTCATGCGTGAGGCGTAGGGGCGACCTCCGCGGACGAAGTAGAAGGCGTTCTCGTTGGGGACCGCTTGGTCTCCCACGGTGGGGCCGCGGAGCTGGCAGGCGTACGCTTTGGGGCTCGTGAAGGTGAGGATGAGGGGCGGGAACGGTGTGAACGTTCTTGGGGTCCTCTGCCAAGCCTCGAAATGCTCTTGGGCGAGTTCGAGGATGCGTGGGCGCTCCTCCGCGGCAAAGTGGTCGAGGTGCGTGTCCGTGTGGATGGTCAGCGTCTTGTTCATGCTCATGTGACGTGCGGGGGCGGTGGCTTCTGACAGCTCTCGGTGTATTTGATCCGGCAATCTCTTCATGGGATAGTGGGGCCCTGGTATTATGCAGGCAATTATACAGGCAGTTTTCGCACGTGCGGCGGATTTGGTTCAGGAGCGATGGGTTCCGGTTCGTGACCGGAAGGACCAGTTTGTGGGCGAGGTTGGCCAATGCCCGCTCGTGACGGTGCTCGGTGAGGTTGGTTGTCGGCCCCCTCGTGTGCCTGGTCTTGAGTCTCGAGGGCCTTACGCGGCGTTCCAGCTGTGGGCGCAGCTGGCTCGCGGGTATCTCATGGGTGACGACGAGTTTCGGGCCGCGCTCTATCGATCCGCGTTGGCCTATGCTCCGGTGGCTATTGACCATGCGGTCTCGGTGGGCCACGTCGGTGCGGTTCGTGCGCTTCGGGCCCGGTTTGAGGCGTTGGATTCTCCTTTTCAGATCAAGCAGCAAGTACGAGCGGTTATGGCCTTCCCGCTCTACTGCGACCTTCACGTTTTCCGGTCCCCCGGTGAGGCGGCTGCTTACTTGCGGAGGGCGTTCTAGTGGCGGCTCGAAAGAAGGCGCCGGGTCCGGCTCTGGACGATGCTGCGGCGTGGCGGAAAGAGGCGTTGAAGCAGAAGAAGGGGCTTCGGAAGCTCACGGACACGGTTCAGGGGTTTCTTGCCCGGTTCGATCTGCTCATGAAGGAGCCGTCCACGGTGGAGCGGGGCAAGAAGCTGGCTTTGCTCGCCAATCAGCTCGAGCTGGCGAACGATTCGGCTCGGCACTTCACCTTGGATCTTCCGTTGAAGCCGAAGGCTCCCAGGGAGTCGCGCATTGTGGAGGGGCCGCCCATGGACGACGACCCTCTTTGCCAGCACTGTGGGCATGGGCAGTCGAATCACGCCTATGGTCACGACGACTGCTTCCGCTGCGACCGTGAGTGCCAGGAGTTCAAGGGGACCGGTTGAGTTCTACGACCTTGTGGGCCTCATAGGTCGCGTGGTCTCGAGAACGGGCCGGACAAAGATCATGCCGGGTCGTTTTTGTCCTTCTCGGGGCCGAGGAGTTCGCGGCGGCGTTCCACGGCTCGCTTGAGGGCGTCGTTCGGGGCGGGTGGGTTCAGGAGGGCCTCGGCAAGCCGTGCTTGGTCCTCGGGGCTGAGCTTGATTTCGTCTTCCATGGCGCAATCCTAGCAGAAAGGCCAGGGTCCCGGGGCTCATCGGGACCCTGGCGTGCACATTCCCATCTACTAGCACTACGGCCCCAGGGTTCCAAATTGTGACAGGGGCGGTTTAGAATTGTTGAAGCTCGTGCGTTCTTGGGGCAAAGGGGGCGTTCATGTCCAAGGAAAGCATCGTGATTGAGGCTCGGGACCCGCAGGGCGAGCGTGTTGCCCGTGCGGTGGCCGAGATGTGTTGGCAGCTCGGCCTTGGGGTCCTTCGTGTCCATGGGGACAAGGTGGGGATGGCCACGGCCTACTTCGAGACTGCGGACGAGTGCGGCTTTGCCAAGGAGAGCGTGGAAGCGCTCTTTGGCGATATGTTTCAGGTACTTGAGCACCCGCACGTCTCCAAGTGCGGGCTCACGGTGCGAATTCGTCCCGAGTCGGTTTAGAAACTCGAGGGGTTGCGCGTTCTCAGGACAACAGGGAGAACGGCCATGAAGATGTTTGGCGGCAACGGCGGTCACGCGAACTACAAGAAGAACCTTGAGCGTACGATGTACGCGGACCCCACCCAGTGCTGTGTCTACTGCGGCAAGAGTGTGGGCAAGGGTCGCTTGAGCGTCTTCCTCAACTGCCACAATCAGGCGGTGGCTGCGGACGAGACCTTGCCGGACTTCCTCGGCTACTACCCGATCGGTTCCGATTGCGCGAAGAAGGCCAAGAAGGAAGGCATCCCGGTCTACTTGGCCGATGACGCGGGCAAGTTCACGGCCGCGTGATTTCGTCTCGAGTCAGTATAGATTCGCAGACCCTGACACGTTCATAGGACATGAAGCTCAGCGATGCACAAGTGAATGGGCTCCGGAAGTTCTCTCAGGCGGGTGGGCATGGGTACGGGGAGTACGCCTACCTGTCTCGGGCCACGGCGAAGAGTCTGGCCAAGAAGGGGCTCGTGACGCTCTCCTACCGTGGGAAGTACCCTTGGGGCGAGGCTACGGAGCTGGGCCGCAAGGTTTTGAAGGACCGGGACGATAGTTTCCTCTCCTGCTTGAAAGAGGTTTGATCATGGAACGCCGCTACGAAGTTGTGGAATCGAAGACCTGGAAGGCCACGGATGGCCGGACCGCGAGCATCTTCGGGTCTCTCCCTTGGACCACGGAGGCTGACCGCGCCAACTGGTCCATCGTGGTGGACGGGTACACGGTGCGTGACCACCTTCGCAACACGGTGGGGCTCGGCCGTCGTCCCTTCGAGACCCAGGCGGAGGCTCAGGTGGTGGCGGACAAGCTGGAGTCGCTCCGGGTGCGTTCGTGACCCCTCAAGTCAAGTTCCTCGACGCGGAGAAGCCGGAGGGTCAAGCCTTCAAGGCACGGCTCGAGAGTGGGGACATCCCGCTCGTGGTCAACTTCAACCCTCTCCACGTGGTCTACGGGCTCGACACGGAGGGGAACCTTTGCGCGTGGGACGACTCGGAAGCCTACGCGATTTGGGTCGAGCAGGAGCGGTTTTGGGACTACGGGGAGCTTTGACCCGTTGATTCCTTTGTAGGTTTTGGTGAGAAGAGATCCTGGACGGGCCTCTGAGTATAGGCGGCGGCCCCCTCGCGCGTTACTGGAGCAGGAGCAAGAAATGTCGAAAGAGCTGCAAGCCAAGACCACTGACCTCGTCGCCAAGACCGCGGGCGGGAAGACCTTTCACGACTTCTTGAAGAAGGCCCAGGCCGACTTCATGGGCGAGGTGGCGAAGATCGTCAACGCCAAGCAGAAGTACGTCAAGGCCAAGCTTGCTGGCGGCGTGAGCACTTCGTTCGTGTCCTTCGAGGGTGTGGACACGAGCGACATCGAGCTGGAGGGGTTCCTCTGGCTCATCATGCTCGACGAGCACACGGTCAAGTACGGTGTGCAGATCGACAAGAGCCAGCGTGGTCGTCACGAGGAGGAGCGCACCCTCAAAACGGGCGAGGTGGACGCGGAGATGATTGCGCGCCTCCTCTATCCCTTCATCGGGCCGGACATTCGCTGACCCGTGGACGAGCCTTGCGACTGCCTCGTGACGGTTCTCCCAACCCCTGACGTCTCTCCGCAGGTGCGCGCTCAGATCATTCGAGACACGGCCGCCGTGGTCACGGGGGCGTTGGCGAAGCTGAAGGCTTCCGAGCCCGACGTTCGAGCTTCTTGTACAGGCCGACGCCGATCGAGTGGGCGGAGATGATCTCGTAGCGCCACCCCTTGTGCCGCGTGTAGAAGCGCAAGACGACCTGGTACTCCCAACCGTAGGTGTCGTCCTCTTCCGTATCTACGACCGCACGGACGTAGTATTTGCCCGGTTTGCCGGTACGGACGGGGTGCCCGTGGCCGATCTCGGGCCCAAGGAAGACGTCCCCGATTTCCGGGGGCGGTGGATTCTTGCTTATCGCCATCGACCCGGGCTTAGCCTTCTTTGGGGTACTTGGCGAGGAGGGCTTGCAGGTCGGCCAGGAGGGCGCGCTTGGTCGCGCTGTTCAGGTGGCGGTAGCGAATGCCGTTCACTGCCTCGGAGGTGGCCTTGAGGTTCTGGTCGAGGCTGCGTTCCGTGTTCGCCTCAGCGATGTCGGCCCGGATGTGGGGCAGGTCGGGGCGGTAGACCGTGTAGGAGAAGCCGCCCGCACCCTGGCTCACACGGCTCCCAGTGTCCTTCTTGAGGCGGATCCCGTTCGCGAGCACGATCTGGGTCGCGGTTGTGCGCTCGACCTTGATCTCTTGCAGGTTGCTGTAGTCGCGACCGTTGAAGGCCAGGAATACATCACCGGGCTTGGCGTTCTCGCGAGCTTCGCGCTCGAGCTTCATATGGGTTTGAAAGTCGCTCATCGATCTCTCCTTACCCCGGTAACGTGCCAGGTCGAGCGTTTCTATACCGGCTCGGTGTACTTGACCCGGTGCGTACTCGGTACCTTTTCCAGCTCCGCGAGAATGAGTTCGGGGAGCCCCAGCTTCGGGATACCAAGGCGGAGGCTCGGGAGCGGCTCGAGCGGGAGCGGCGGGCTGTAGATAGCCTCTTCGGGGAGTGCCCTGTCCAGGCCGTCTTTGAGCACATGACACAGCAGGCTGTCAGGACGATGCAGGAAGAGGAGGATCGTCGCTTCTTTGAGCTTGTGGGGGCCTTAGAGAGCGAAGAACTGGTCCCGGGTCATTCCCCGCTCGACCTCGTAGAAGCGGACCCAGGACTCGAGTTCGGCCCGGGTCATGCTCCCTTGGCCTCGGCACCCTTCCCAGGCTCGAGCCGGGCACCCTTCGAACGTATGCTCGTGACAGCAACACGCACACGGGGCTAGCTCGTGGAGCTTGTCCACGTCCCCAGCCCATAGGGCAGCTTTGAGTTCGCGATCGAAATCAGTCACGCTGGGGGCCTCCAACCGGCTTTGACCGCCTCATCCATCCAAGGGAGCCAAAGCAGGGCCTTCTCTGCCTCGCAGACCTCTTCGGCGGCTTTGCAGGCCGCAAGCCCATCGTTCGCTGTCCCCTCGAGCGTCTTTCTCTGGTGGCGGAAGTTGCAGACTTCCACCCGCCACTGGTACACACCGTCCTCGGTCTTTGACACTCTGGCCACGATCGAGGCGGGCCAGTGCTCCCACATTCGACACACCCAAGGGGAGTAGTTGAGCGCTTTGGCTCCCCATTCATACTTCGTCCCCTTGGGAGGGAAGTAGTCCAGAAAGCGGCTCATTGGCTTCCCTTGGGTTTGATGCCAGACTCGGGCAGCTCGGCCGCGGCAATCACTCGCTTGTACCGTTCCAGGGTCTCCGCGGAGGGCGGGAAGATCTCCGGGTCACGAAGCCGCTCAATCTCCCGGACCGCCCAGGCAAGGAGGCGGGTGGGGACCGTCTTGGGGGGCTCTCTGCCATTCTCCCCAATGATGGGGCGCGTCCGCCTATCGAGGGCCCTTTTGCACTCCTCGAGCGTTGGTATGGAGCGGGCTTCCGGCCGCTTCCCGTAAACCATGCGCTTCTTCGCAGCCATGGAGCCGATTGTATCTCGAGCTTCTATGATTTTCCAAGGCGGATTCGATCGCAGCGTCTACCCTTGCCTTGGTTTGCGGGTCTGCGCTAAAGACCCTGCCTTCGTCCACCCATTTCAAACTCATGATGAAGGGCTACACCACATGACCGTCATGTTCCAGAGTAAAAGCCACGAGTTGCACCTTCCCAACGGGACCGCGGCTGAGCTTCTCACCCTGCTTGGGATCCCTGTGGGTATTGGCACGGAGGGCAAAGTCGAGACGGTCAAGGTTCGAGAGAGTTTGGAGGCCGCTCGCGCGAAAGCCTCGGGGGCGATGCTCGAATACCTCAAAGACCTCGAGCAAATCATCAGCGAAATCGAGACTCACGGCGGCACAGCTCTCGAGTGGTTCTAAGAAAACCGCCTTCCGGTGTAGGGAGGGCATGCTTTTCTATGACAATGGCGAGAAAATCGAGAAGCCACACGTCTTCCAGCTCTATGACAGCAGCAAAGTGATGGGGGAATACCGTTCCTGCATCTGGCTGAATGCGGGTGACCATGACATCTGGATTCGGTTTCGGAACCCGGCGATGGAGCACTCGACGCAGTACGAGGGCCCGGAGTGGCGTCATCGGGTGACGCTCTCTCAGCGGACGCCGTACCCGTTGATGGTGCCCGAAAGGTGGGATCCGTTTCATGACGGGCAACGGGAGTGGGCAATCCATGGGGGGCTCAGCTCGTCGTCCATGGAGTACACGACTCCGCTCCTCGGCGGCGTGTGCAAGGTTTCCGCATACAGCAGCTCGGCGCTCAACGCTGTGTGGACGTCCCCGGGGATGAACTTTTCCATGGTCCCGAGTCAAGCCGGGCACCTGCGGGACATCTTGGTCACGACGTTCGACCAGATGCAAAAGCGCATCTTCGACTTCGCGGACTTGGTTCAGCAGAAGCGGAGCCCGGCTGCGAAGGTGGCTCTGGGCGGCAAGGTCGAATGCCCGACGCACAAGTACGCATACGACGCGGCCAAGGGCTGTCCCTGGTGTTGAGGTAGGCCATGAACAAGAAGACGAATGACGGGCCGAGTTTCGCCGTTACCAAGACCTGTGACGGTTGCAAGCACTTCGTGGAGAAGGATGCAAACGACCGTGACGGGGGCAAGATCGGCTACTGCGGGGCCTCCAACAACCAGGTCATCCCCGGTGGGGGCCTCATCACTCCCGCCTGGTGCCCGAAGAGCTAGTTCGCTGCTGCGTTCCCTCGGGCGAGGCGACATTCCGTGTTCCGGTACTGGCAGCCTACGTCCTTGTTCACGGGGCACTCGAGGGCGACCAGGGTGTCGTCCACCTTGGCTGTGCACGAGACGTACCCGTTCTGGTCCGTGTCGAATTCCTGGCAGCGAGCCGTGATGTGGGTAGCGTCCGGGTAGAACGTCTTGGCCCAGTCGATGGCGTCCGCGTTGCCCACGTGCCGTGCAAAGCATGCGGTGGCGAGAACGATTGTGCAGAGAAGCAGTTGTTTCATGCTTCCAAGTACACCGGACGCAAACTTTTGCCGGAGGTTTGCGGTGTAATCGATTTCATGTCTCACGAGAAAATCATCGAACTTGGGGCGCAGATTTCAACGCTCCAACAACAAATCAAGGGTTTGGCGGAGGCCAACAAAAAACGGGACACTCTTGCAGCTGAGGTGTCCCGTCTTGAGGGGGAGGTTGAGAGTCTGGGAAAGTTGTTGCAGGCAGCTCGGGAGCAGTTGGACAAGTTGGGTCCGCGAGTGGACGGGCAGAAGTTGGTGTTGGAGCTGTCGAGGAAGGAAAGCGAGCTGAAGCGCCTCATTACCCCTCAACCCATCACTTACTACGAGGCTATCCACGCGGTCATCGAGGACCTTACATCTGTTGGTTATACCCGGCAGGGGGGTTTGAGGTACGCCTATTTCGCGGGTAGGCCCGGAGAGAAAATCCTTGGTCAAACCTTCGACCAGATGCGTCGTGATGGGTGGCTTATTCGGAGCGCTATCAGGGGGCGTTACATTTTTGGTTCAGCTCGTAGCGCTCCGGACATTCAAGCCATACTGGCACGCGTTGTTAGGGCCTACCCTTCGAGTCTTACTTTCGAGGACTACCGGGAGCAGTGGTACTCAGTGGCTTTTCTAGCTGAACTGGGTTACCTCACGGTTTCGGAGGCGGACCGGATCGTTAGTATGCCCCCGAAATCGTTTACCCGTTTGCTGCATGAGCTGCATGGCATGGATCTTCAGCAGGCGGCCAAGCATTTCGAGACGTGCTTGATCTCGTCGGGTGAATACGACTTTGTCCTTTTTGGGGCACCTGTTGCGCGGGAACTATTCGCCAAGGTCCAAAGCTCTCCTCGCGCAATTGGAGTACACCCCTACTCGCTTGTGGAGGGCAAGCTTTGCCGCAATGCCCCACAGCCCCAGGCAGTGACGGTCGGTTAGCCGGTGTATCTGAGGGCATGTCGAAGATCTATTTTGATCCGAAAACCATCATGAAAATGGGTCGAGTCGGAGTCAGCGTCAAGTTCGCTTCGCACGAGATGAAGCAAATCGTGCAGGTGGCTTTGAACCGACACAAATCTCAACGAGGGGCGAACCGACACGACCACAGTGTCAAAAGCAACGAGGGGGTCAAGAACGACCTTATCGGTGCGTTGGGGGAGGTCGCGGTTCGTGATGCGTTTGACTTCAAGGAAGCGGACCACATCACGGTCCTTCCCATTCCTCAGTGGGAGGCGATGCGGCGGGAGAAGAACCTGACCGACGTGGGCGGTTTCGAGGTGCGCTCGGTGGGTCGTGACCCAGAAGGGAGCCAGAAGACGAGCCTCATCGCGAAGCAGGACACGGATGCAGGCAAGAAGGACGTCATCTTTGTTCTGGCTGTACCCACGAAGACCTGGGGCCTTTTTGACTCCACGGTTTTGGTCATGGGTTGGGCTTATGGTCGGGAGATCATGGTTCCGGAGTACATGGAGTTGAACGTTGACCGCCCAAACTATTTCATGCCCTTGGGTGACACACGGTCGATCGAGTCGCTCTATGAGCTTCAGGGTAAGCCGTTCCCCAAGACCTTGCTCGAACAGGACGAAGAGAACTACCGCGACTTGAATCTCGCCGTGTAGATCAGGCGGGCTTGATCTTCCGCCCGTTCTTGTGCTTGACCTCGACCTTGATCGTGATGTCGTCGTCAACCTTGAGGATCACCGGGATTGCCAGTTTGGTCAGGAAACTCTTGTTGACACCCGCGGGCTTCACCTTCACCGGTTTCCGAAACTGCTGTTTGAGGAGCCCCTCGACGATGTCGATGGGGGTTTTGCCCTTTGGCACCACGCCCCAAACCGAGTCGATATCGTTGCCGTCAACTTCAACGCGAAGGTCAAACTCCGCGGGCTCGGTGAGGTCGATTTTCTCGGCGGTGGGCAGGTCAGCTGCGGCGGCCACACGGAGGATCATTTCGGCGTCGTTGGGCATGACTACCTCTCGCACAAAAAGATTTTAGGGCCCCAGTTTGTACCGCTCCTTCTCAGCGGCGAGCATGGTATCGGCGACCCGTTCTGCTTCCTGTGGAGTGCTCCCCCGCGAAAGAGCAGCGATGGCGTAGGCACGCCACCCCTCGGCATCCAATGCGGTTTTGATCTCGACACGAGGCGGGGCAATTTGGGCACGAGTTCCATTCATGGGGATGGGTACACCATCACCACAAGTGCTCGCTGATCAAGATGCCGGGTTCCATAGTTTCTGGAACCTGACCGGCCGCGTGGGCGACGTCCCAAGCCTCGCGGCGGCCGACAAACTGGTCGTAGTTGGTCAAGAAGCCTTGCACGTGGTTCTCGACTCTATCGCGACCAAGGGTCTTGATTGCGTGAAGGATGACTTCGTCGTGTCGAGCCGGGGCAGGGAGGGCCCAGACGGTCCCGTCGGCGGTGCGGATTGCGGCGGCGGTTACCCGGGGTTGGGCTCGTCGAAACTGATGCTCCTCTTCGTTGTGGTCGAGCTTGCCGAGCTTGGCCAAACTAACGAGCGTTTTGTGCAGGAAGTTCCCCACTGGGTTGTTCGTCCACATGACCCCTTTGTGCTTGATGAAGGACTCTTGCCCGGGCTCCCACAAGCCGAGGGCGACCCCCAACTGGTGCTCGACACAGTCCCAGTCATCCCAGGTCTTGCTCACGGTCTCGAGAAAGGACTCTGTGGCCTTCGGTTTGATTCGGGCGGCTTTGAGCTTGTCCCGCTCGTACTCGATGACCAGTTTGGCATCACGTAGCCCCATGTTGTACGAGATGAAGGGCTGGCCGTTTACCACGCTCGTCACCTCGACCTCGCCGCTACGTTTGCGGTAGGACTTGATGGCGGGAATCAACTGATTTTCGAGGATGAAGGTGCGCTCTTCATCGTTGATTGGCGGGAAATCATCGCGATTGAACGTCATGGCTTGAACCCTTCCCAATCAACTTCATTCGAATAAACGAGGCGACCTTGCGAGGTATAGTTTACGTCGTGATGGTTGTCGTTCGCATGAAACCATTGGAGCGCCAGCGTGCGCTCGGGGCCTTCCAAGAGCAAACCGTGTGAAGCTAGTTCGCATCGAATCTCAGACCAATGCACAGTGCCGGGCTTGCAAGGCTTGTGCACGTACACGACACCATCAAACTCGCTTGTGACCCCCATCGTGTGCTCCTTGTGCTGGTGGAGCCACTCCAAGTGGATGGGCCCGATGCCATGGGCTTGGAGGCCGAGGTAGAAGTTCCCCTCCTCGAGCAGCTCCTTCAACGCGAGCAGGTCCGGCAAGTGGTTGAGAAGGAACTTCATCGAACCACACCCGTTGTCCACGCCCCTCATGGGGCAGGTTTCAGCGCACGTTACGCAGTAGAGGTAGTGGTTGTGCCTTTTGTTTTCGGCCCGCGTCATGGTTCCGACTACACCACTTCGGTGTCATGTGGGGCATGGCCAAGCCGATCACTCCAAAGGAAGTTCAGGACCTCAAGAACGCAACCTTTCCTGATGAGGTAATCGAGGTTTTCAACGAGTTGATCGTGGAAAACTGGGATGGGCACAGCGCCACCATCAAGCAAGATGTGGCGGCAGGGCGGATTGCCAAGCGGATGAAGATCACGCGAGCCAAGGTTTTTGACCGAAGCCTTCTCGACATAGAAGACGTGTTTCAAAAGGCAGGCTGGAAAGTCGATTACGACAAGCCTGGGTACAACGAAACCTACGACGCATTTTTCCGATTCACGAAATGAACCCGGTGACCAGGTGTTAACCTCGGCATGGACGACGGTGCAAAGGTCATTCTAGCCATTGTGCTCATGATTTTGGTGGGTGTTGCCTGCTGCTATGATCGCGCGCAGAACGAACAGGTGGAAAAGGCTTGTGTTCAGAAGCATTGCGCGGACGGGTCACACCCTGAGTGGTATCAGCCGTACAGGAGCCGGGGAATCTGCATTTGCCCGGGCGTTCTTGAGCCTTGAGGTGTACTAGGGGCATGAGGAAACTTCTGCTCTTGCTCTCCCTCACTGCTTGCGCGGTAGACCCCGTAGAAACCAGGATCACGAGCAACCCGAACGTATCGGTTGCTCTGCTCTTCGAACATGAAGGGTGCCGGGTCTACCGGTTCTATGACAACGGGGCGTCGCGTTACTACGCCAAGTGCCAGGGCGGGACTGCGACGGTCATGCATCAGGTCCAGAGTGGAGAGAACAACACGCGACCGGAGGAAATCACCACGGTCAACGTGGTGCCCCCGCATCAGGACGAGCCATGAAGATTGGGGACAAGGTCTCGGCGACCCTCACGGTCACCGTGGACAGCGGCCCTATCGGCGACTCCATTGCGGAGGAAACCTACGAAGGGATCGTCACGCAAACGGGTCGGGCCAAGTGCTTCATCGAGATCATGAAGGGGCCGAAAGACGGCGTTTACATGGTCGGTGAGGTTGGCGGTTTCGAAATGTCCCGCGTTCGCTTACGGAAGTGACTTCCGGTGTAAGCGGGGCATGGATTTCAACGGCTACAAGCTGACTCGCTCCGACGCTCCCTCATGCTGGAGCAAGGGCGGGAACGGGCACCTGGTGCTCCCTCTCACGGGAGAGCATTTCGTTCGGCTCATCCACTACACGGACTGCCCGTTCCCGCATCTCGAGGTTTGCGGCCTTGGGGGCGAGGTTCTTGGCTGGTGCCGGATCGGCAAGGATGCGGTCGCTTGGGACAAGGCCCAACGGTTGGTTGAGCTTCGGCTCTCTCGTGGAGATGGGCCTCGGGACCTGGCCAACTGGCTCGACGCGTTTCGTGTCCAAGACAGGCGGCCGAGCGATACCCCAAACGATTTGGTTCGAATTCGCCAGACGGTCGAATCTGTGCTGGGGTCGATGCACTACCTGGTCAAGGCAGTCAAGGACGCAGAAGTCGTCGTCGAATCGGTGGGGAGAAGGCTGAGCGACGTCACCACAATCAACGTGCACCTGGGCAACTTGAAGTCAAAGGTGTCCCGGTTGCGCGACCTCACCGGGGCGGCTGACTATGTGGATCTGGAAGAGAAGCCGCCGACCCAGCCTGACCTTGCGTAGCTGCCCAAGCACGAACATCGTCGATGGCTGCTTCCACGTGCCCTTGGGCGGCCCTCAAGTGGGCTTTGAACCCCTCTTCGGTTTCAGCTCCCTCCGCTGCCTGAATGCTTTCGCGGATCTTCTCAACCTTTTCCAGGATGAGATCGCACAGGGTGCCCTTTGGGGCCGTTGAATTCTCCATGGTTTGTCGCATACCATGGTGGCTATGGCGCGACAACCCACAGCAGTACGGGCAGAAACCCTTTTCAAACCCTCCGTGCACCGTCGATTCAAGGCGGCGGCCAAGCGCCACAACATCTCGGTGGCTGAGGCTCTTCGGTGCGCGGCCGAGCACTGGTTGCTGTTGGACGAGGTGGAGCACGAGGACGCCCAGCAACAGGCCCGTTATGTGCGGGCCAGGGAACGGAAGCGGAAGTGACCTTCCCCGAGCTGGCCCTAAACCACTTGTAGGTGGTGTCGGTATGCTCCTTCGGATCGCTCAACGTTTTCTCGAGGCCCGGTCGCTCGATTGGAAACGGTTCAAGGCCCTTGAGACCCCAGATGAGATGATCGCGTTCTGCATCGAGCAGGGCTTGCGACCCATGGGGGAGTCGAACCGGGTCGTGTTCGCGCTCAACTCTTCCAAGGTGCTGAAAATCGCAAAGCGTGACGCGTTGGGGCGTGACCAGAACCTGTCCGAGGCCAAGATCGCCAGCGACTCTCAGGCGGCCCCCGTGCTCACGAAGGTATTCGATTATGACCCGGAAGGCTGGTGGCTTGTAGCGGAGCTTGTGCGGCCCCTCAAGAGCGTCAAAGAGTGGCAGCAGATGATGGGCGGCGTGGAGCACTTGACTCCAAGAGTGCTCTACTCGTTGGCCCTACGAAATTTCCACCCGAACTACGTGACTGACACGGAGAAGAAAGAGCTGGCTTTCCCACGCGTGCAAAAGCTCGTTGAGCCTTTCACTGTTGTGGTGCGCAAACATCTTGTTCAAGAGCTAGGGAGCTACGACCACTGGGGCAAAACGTCCGATGGGCGGCTCGTGGTTCTCGACTACGGCTACCAGTTTAGCGGCTAGGTTCTGGTGTACCCCTCGGCATGAAGATGAGAGTCACGAAAAAGCGCATCGAAACGATTCGGAGAGAACACACGGACATGGGCGAGCATGGCATTGATGCCGAGTCCGCTTGGGAGCTAGCCGAAGAGCTACTCAAAGCCGTGGACGAGCGGGATGAGTTGCTTGCCAAGTTGACTGAGGGCGGGTCGAAGGCTTAGGGTAGCCCCAGCTCACCTGCCATGCGTAGGAGGAGCAGAGGGGTCGTTCTTGGAAACGGGGGCGGCCCTCGTTTTTTCGTGGAAAAGCACTGGGCTTGCGGTACAAATCCCCAGATGGCGACGAAGAAACAAGCCCCTCCCCGCTTCCACAAGCTCTTCACCTGGGTTTGCCGGGAGCGCATCGTGGACCTTTTCCCTACTGCGGAGCAGTTGGTAGAGGCCCTCACGGTCGAGTCCCTGCCTGACATCGACGTGCCGGGGGAGCTTTACGCGGCCGTCGTGGAGTTCCGGCACCTGCGGACGGTGGACCGGCTCCGGCGAGCCCAGACCTTCGTGTGGCGGGAGGACAATGCGCTTCAGGCCGACGTGAAGCGCAAAGACATCCTCGAGCGCGTCCCCAAGCTCACGGACGAACAGGTCGAGCTTCTGTACGTGGCCCTGAGCCGACTGCTTTACGGTCCGCCGCCGAAGGTGGCCAAGGGCTGAAAAGACAGAGCCCCAAGGGTTGGGGCCTCGGGGCTCTTATCCCGGCCGTCCTAACGACGACCTCGTGGGCTAGGCCCACGCCCAAGATGGCCGCACCCCCTCCCGCCGTCAAGTGAACGGTTTCGGGTACAGGGGCGCATGAGCCGGGCAGAAGTGGCCCATAGCTCGAGGCTCGCACCGGCCCCCAAACTGCTTGCGCTCCCAGCGATCCCTGAGCTTGACCATAGGGGCAACATCCACAAACCCTTCGGCCAAAGCCACTTGAAAGACGCTGCGGTGTATTCCTTGAGGTCGAAGCCGACTCACAGCCTCGAAAGTCAGCTCTTCGTCAATGAAATTGCGCGGGCACTGGTTCCCGTTCTCGTCTTCGTGCTCACAGCGAACGACAGCTTGCAGCGTAATCATGCCAAAAACCTCACACCTGCTGATAGCCTACCTCATCTGGGGCCTCTTTGCTTTGTGGTTTGGCGGATTTATGTGCGCACATCCACAGTGGTTTGACTGGGTAGGGCTCCCTCTTGGTTGTTGCTGCGACAAAACGGGGCACTGGTTCTAGGCGAAATTCGACTCGGCACGGTATAGAACCCTCAACCCCTGCGCGTTTCTAGGGCAAGAGGGAAAGCCAATGTCTACGCTGAGTCGCCAGATTGTTGATTCCAACCACTGCCACGAGAATTCGATCACGATTCGCCCGAACGAACACTTGGGCATGACGATCGAAATCGACTACAAGCCGCACCCGGCAGGTTGGGTTCGCGAGGTGATGATCGCGTATTTCCAGGGTCCCCTCTACGAGGAGCCCGCGTGGGAAGGCCCGACGCCCCTGGACCTCGTGCTCTCGAACTTCGCTGAAACCTACCACCAGAAGAACGCGTGATTCTGAGTATAGAACGCGCCACCCTCGCGCGTTCATAGAGCAAGGAGAAGATGCCATGGCAACGCTCAACACGCTCAAGGCCGCTGTCAAAGCCAACGATTACAAGCTCATTGCGGAGAACGTTCGCGGTTTTCGCAAGGCTGGTTTCAACGCCCGGGAAATCTACCGCATGGCTCTCGCAGCCGACCCTAACCTGGACTTTGACACGTGGACCGACACGGTGGCCACGGCTCTCGAGAAAAACCCGGAGAACCACAATGCCCGCTGACCTGACCAAGATGTCTCACGCTGAGAAGGAAGCCTACGCCGCCAAGATGAAGCGGGCTTTCAGCCTTGTGGACCCGAGCATGTCCGGGGGTCACTGGAAGGATGTAATCAGCACCACGGCGACGCAGGACCTGTGGGACCGCCTCTGCAAGCTTCACGAGATCGCGTTCGAGGACATTCTCGAGGCCATCGAGTTCTACACGGCTACCAAGCCGGTGGTGCACAAGGAGCCGACCCAAGCGGCCATGAACGGGGCTGTGCGGCCGAGCAATCAGGAACTGCTGGTCTCGGTGCGAGCGGCGGGATACCGCCAGGGCCCGGCTGGAGACCACTAGACCAGACGAAGCCGCGGCACGAGGGGAGCAAACCGAGGCACCCCGGCGACCTCGTCCTGCCACATGGCCCACGGCCGTACCCAGACCTCTCCCCCAGGCTTGAGCGCCACGTAAATGGCCGCCTTTTCCCCGGCTACGTAAGCCTTCGAGAGCCCTGCTGGAATGCACACCGCTAGGCCCTCTCGACCTTGGAACACGATGACGCCTGTGGGGATGGCCACCTTGCCGTCGTCCCCTTGAATCTCGGCCGCTTCGCTGAGCCTTCCAGTGCAAATGACGGCCGCGCCCTCCTCGAAATCCGAGACGATGAGTGCTTCCCCAAGGAAGCCGTACGTTCCGCCCTTGTAATGCCGGTAAATCATGCCCGCTTTTACACCGCCTAGCTGGCAGCCCAGAGCAGCGTGTGTACCGCTTGCTCGAGCGCCTGGGCCCGCAGAGCGTCGTCCTCGACCTCGAGCCACACATCCTCCCGATCCAGCTCGAGAACCGTCACCTCGAGCCCCCTACGCACCACCTGGACCCGAACCGGCCCCAAGCTGTCCCGCAACTCCCCTGCCCAAATCACTTTGTCCGTGCTCATGCGCAAAGGCTACGATGGCCCCAGGACAAAATATGTCGCGGCTCGCGGCTCGGTATAGAAACCCGCCCGCTTGCGCGTTCGTAGGACATGGAAAACCAATACAAGCGCACCGTCGAAGGCTCGATGCACGAGGCTCTCCTCAACCGTCTCTTGAAGGTCGGGAACGTGATTCGGGACGCTATCCCGGACCACTTCGCGGCCACTCGTCGCTGGTCGGGCCCGGCCCGGCAGGACCTGCCCCTGACCGTGTACGTCGAGTGCGAGGGCTACGCCTACGCCGACAACACGACCAAGGCGAACCTCATCGTCATGATCACGTTCGACCCGACCACCTGCACCACGGAAGTGCGGATGAGCTACGGCGACGACACCAATCGGGCTATTCACGACCGTCGCACGTTCGCCCTGACCGAGGCCCACATAGCTGAGGCGTCTCTCGAGATGGTTCTTCGCCAGCTCGGCTCGGTGGTCCGCTGAACAAATAGGGGACGTCGGGGACCATTCGATTGATTTTAGCCTTGACCGCAGCCTCCAACAGCGTTTCGCACCCAGAAGCTTCAAGGATGTAGTCAGTTAGCTCTTCTACTGTCTTGGTAAGTGGCGAGCACTCTTTGTAGTAATGAGCCACAAGCTTCAGAAACTCGTGGAGTTCGATGCGTGAGTCGTTCGATCTCATTGGCAATCCTATTAGCACAAAGGGCATGATTTGCAGAGGGGTTCTGCTATGAAGCCCGCCCCCAATGAGTGTTCGTCGTATGCCTTCCCCCAACACTGATCAGACCCTCCTAAAGCTGCGAAAACGCATCAAAGAAGCGCCATCGGATCTCCCTCCCCGCTTCGATGGCATGAAACTTGTCCGCTATGTGCGACAAGGGCGTGGCCCAGACGCAGATTTTGCGTGGGCCATCTACATCAGCCACGACCCCTGCCACGACCGACGCGGCCACAAGGCGAATCGGCACACGGTTTTGGCGGTTCACCGACTCAACGGGACGTTCAAGATCCTGGGTCGGGAGCTTCCACTGAAGCATGCTCGAGCGCTGGCCAAGGGGGAGCTTTGATCGGGGTAGTAGGGGCATGCCCAAACTACGACTTCAATGGGAGGACTACCCCACGCACTCCCAATTTCGCTGTGCTGGCCAACACCTTGAAGTTTACCCTCAGCAGTCCCATTTGGGTTTGATCAAAGGTTTCCTTTGGATAGCGGGGAAGCGTTCGGGGGTCTCTCGGACCCGTGAGTGGGCCAAATTCCGGGCGGAGGCCGCGGTGTATGCCAACCTGCTTGCCATGGCCGGTGCGTTCGGGCTTGAGGTAAAACCCTGTGAAGAAAAAGCTGGTAGCGCGAAATCATGAGCCAGGGCACCTGGACGAGTTCCGGAAGCTCCTCCTGGGAAAAGTCATTGTCGAGGTCCAAGCAGGCCGAGGTGACGAGGGGGACCACCTGTATTTGCGGTTGGAAGACCTTCACACAGGTGTGCGCGAGGGTGTAACCGTCTCGGTGGGCTCGATCTACGCTGAGCTGCTGTTCGAGAAGAAACCCAAGAAGTCGGTATAGGGACTCGACCTCTCCCGCGTTCTCAGGGCATGCGTACCAAGAGGACATACAGGGTGGTGAACTTCCGGCTCTTCGGCGTCCGCGGCCGAGAGGTTCTCGTGCTCCGGGCTGAGGAAGCTCGCGAGGCTCGGGCGCAGGGTGAGCGGCTGGTGCGCGAGGCGTGCATCAACTTCACCGGGCTCAAGGTGCTCGAGACGACCTCCGAGGTTCTCTCCGGCTGGACAGGCTCGCTGACCCCCTCCGACGTCTTCTCTTGGGAGGCGGCTTGGGGGCGGCGGTTCGCGAAGAGCCAGGATGCTCGGTGGCGCTGACCGGTGTACCTAGCCCCCATGACCAGCCAGAAGAAGCTCGGGCGGGGGCCCTCGGACGCCAATAGGCGGACGTCTCGGTACGGGGACGAGCCAACCTACGAGAAGGTTCGGAGGCACGGTCGAACCATCTACCTCAAACACGTCGGCGGGAATCGCTCGGCCTACCGCCCCAGCGCGAAGCGGTGGCGGCTGGAAGACCTCTACGCGGCCATCAAAGCCCACCTCCTCGAGAAGCGGATCGGCTCCTCAGTGGAGCACTTGGCGGACCGCTTCAAGGCCAAGCCGGGGCTCGTGCACCAGTGCCTGCACCGGATGATTCGCGAGGGCACGGGGCTCTACGAGACGGCCAACAGTGGCCCCCACGACACGAGGCGGGACTACGGCCCCAAGTGGAAGGGGCGCCCGTACCCCATCGTAGACCTATCTCACTGGCCCAACGGTTGGATTGCGACCTACTACGCCTTCAGGGACGAACCCAAGACGGTCAGCGACTAAGGGAGCCAGAGGAACCCAGGGACGGGCACCCACTGCCCTTGGAAACGTGGAGCTTTCGCGACCAAGACAGGCCCGGTGCTCGTTTTGACCCAGATCGCGCGTTGGCCGAAGTCATCGTAGAGCACCCATCGCACTTCCCATGCGTAGTCTTTGGCGCATTCTTGTACCCACTGCTCCGCTTGATAGTCGTAGTCCACCTCATTGTCAGCACAATGTGTGGGGCTGTTCTGTCGGGGGCTCTTGATGGGGTCGTTGTATTTGTCGTCGTGGTGTTCAAGGCGCATGGGGTGCCCCATAGTAGCTGAGCCAAACACCTCGGAAAATCAGAATGTCGAGGGCTATCAGCGCGATCGGAGTCAGATAAACGACCCCGGCAATGAAGAGGGCATAAGCCCACACTGCCAAGTAGTACAGGATTTCGATGGCCCTACTTGGGCTCGAGCACGAGGAAACGCTCGATTTTGCTGTGGTCGTTCTCATCGACTTCCATCGCAATGTAACCGTACCCGATAGAGTCAACACCGAAAATCCCATTGATCAGGCCCAGAATCCCCACACGATTGTGTGCGGCGGAATCCAAAGTGACCTGAATTGTCGGGTGGGCGGCTAGACTCTCGTTGCAGGGGACCCTGTATTTGAAGAGGGCTTCGACGGCTTTGCGGTCGAGAGTCAGAGCTTCATTCAAGACTTTCACAGCGTTCTCGACCTGGGGGCGGTTGGGGAAATCAGTAGTCATATCGAAACACTACACCGGGACGCACGGTACCGGAGACGTTTCAAGTAGCAAGGGCAGCCGAAATAAGCTAGTACGCTGGCCAGCAGGGCGACCTAGTGTGAAACTCATCGAAATGTCACTCCATCTGCTGAGGACTGCTCCGACACGCTCCATAGCGGCGGGAGTAGTTATTTTGGTGAGTATTTCGCTCGTTGCTTTCCTGGACGCCTTGGACGGGGGCTCCACGCTGGGCTCGCTGTACACGATTGGAGTGGTGGCCAGCGCCTGGAGATGGGAGTTCCGAGGGGCGGTTGTTACTGTTGTGGTTTCCCTGGCCGCGGCTTTGACATCGGACTACTGGGGCGTCGAGCACCACGTAGAGTGCATGTCTATCTCTGGTATCTGGTGGACAGAGTTGGCTCGAGCATGTTCATTCCTGACTGCGGGAATGACAACAGCGAGCCTGCGTTTTACGCTGCGGGAACGAAACGCTTTTGTCACTCAGCTCGAGAAGGCCATGGCCGAAATTCAAGCGCTCGAGGCGTGCCTCCCCATCTGCGCTTGGTGCAAGCGCATTCGAGAAGGGGAGAAGTGGATGGAATACGACCGTTATTTAGCGACCAAGACCGCTATCACGCACGGCATCTGCCCCGAGTGTGCTCACAATCTTAGGCCGTCGATTCGGGCCGAATGAACCAAGCCCAGGCTTCGCCGAACCCCTCAACAGGGTCGAAGTAAGGCCATCCCGTCGTGGATGTTGGGGGCCCAGACGCGGATGCCTTGCGGGGGCTCTCCAGGGCGCACGAACACGGTGAGGTTGCGAGAACCCTTCCACCACTCAAAGCTCTCCTCTTCGGCGCTCCCAGCTCGATGGGGCTCGACCCAGGTTGCCCCGGCCGCGGCCTTCCAGCGCTCTACCAGTTGGTCGCCGGTCATAGTAGCTTGAATGCCCCGTTCTCACCAAAGAGGGCATCGAAGACCTTCTTGCGCAGATCGATCTTCGCTTGCTCGGTAGCCATGTAGTCGTCCCCCGTGCGCACGTGAGCCGTCACGTGGGCGACGGGCTCGAGCATGCTGATCGCAGCGAGCAGAGGTTGAATGTCGTCGTCGCGGATCTCGCGCTTCAGGTGCACGGTGAGAGTGCGAATGCGGTCGGTCATGGTTCACCACCCTGGCTCTTTCGACACGCACGTGGTGCCATCGAAAATCCAACGCCACGAGCCGTCCTCCGAACTCAGCTCGAGGAACGAACCCGCCTTCACATAAGGGGCGATGGCCTTGAACATCTCTTTCTCTTCCCCCAACTTCTCGTTGGTCAGAGAGATGTTGGTGATGTTCCCTTGACCATCGTTCTTGGCTTCGTAGCCCCAGACCTCGAGTAGCTCTTCCAAGGTCTCGCAAGAGTCGGTATCCCCCTTTCTGACCCAATGGCCGTAGATCGGTTTGGCTGCGGCGAGCGCGGCTTCTTTGTGCTCGGCTGCGATGAAAAACTGTTTTCTGCTCAGGTGAATGCTCACGCTCATGCGAGCGACTACACCGGCGGTGTTATGTTTCGCATGGCATTCTATGCGTACGTGAAACAGAGAGGCGGCTGCGACTACACAATCGCGTGTGGCCAGAAGCTAACTCGATTGGAAGCTTTGACTTTGGAGGCGGCTCGAAAGGAAGCACAGGAGATGTACGAGAACTACGGGCCCGAGGATGGCTTGAAGAATATCGAGATCATCGAGGGGCGAGTGGTTGAAACGATCGACCTAAAGGCTGTGCAGTTGGAAAGAGAGCGGGCGGAGAAAGAACGAGAAGAAACCCGTGAAAAAGAGCGCGAGCGGGCCGAGTACGAGCGGCTCAAAGCCAAGTTTGGGGACAAGTGATGGAAGAGAAGCCAATCATGTTCGGCATTCTCGAAAAACCGGATGAACCCGAACCGCCCCAGTACAAGAAGGGCAAACCGTGTTTGGCGCTCGTGGCGAGCGACGGGCAAGGCGTCATGCTGCTCGACCAGATCGGGGCGGGGCTCGATTTCTGGTTCGGGGAGTGCGGCACGGACCCCAACGACGAATTCCAAGACGCCCCCGTGGGCTTGTCCATCTGGGAGGGGCATCTGCATTCGAAACCTCCGGGGTGGTTCGAGGAAGGCATCTGCGAGCTTCGTGGGGACTACCGAGCTATCACAGCCGAGGAGTGGGAGAGCTACCGGGTCAACGGGTCCTTCTGGAACGCAGCAGACTGGTTCGAGCAGGGGCCCGCAGAACCGGCCGAGACTGACCCACCACTCGAGGAGCTTATCAAGTGAAATCGCCCGTGCGCCTTGATTACTTGGTTCTCCGGTGTCGAGACATTGAGCAGAGCAAACGCTTCTACGAGGCGTTGGGCTTGCGCTTCAAGCCCGAGCAGCACGAGACAGGCCCTGCTCACTACGCAAGCACGCTTGCGGAGGGTGTGGTTTTGGAGCTGTATCCGACCACAAAAGAGGTGGCCTCCCAACGTTTTGGGCTTTCCTTGAACGGGGTGGCTAACCGATACTGGCGCGCAAACCGTCGGGGCGGCGAACTCCTACGCCCATGGGACGGCTACACATGCACGCTTCGTGACCCCAGTGGGCACGTGGTGGATTTGTGCGAGGAAAACGAATGACGACGACAACTGAGCCAGAGCTGGTGCGGTTCGAATGGTCGAAACGGCAACGGGAGTTGCTCACTATGGGGTGCACCGTTGTGCACTCAGTGGCCACAACCCTCCTCGTCGAGCGTGTCGAAGGGGAGCAGGTCTTCACTCGGAACGGGGGTCGCTTGCACCTCGATTTGTGCAACCCGAAAACCATGAAACCTCCAACACTTGCGTTCATCCGCAAACTGGCCATCGAGCTGATCGGGGACTCCGAAGTCAAAGAGGACCCCGGCCCGCTCGGGACCAAAATCAGCATGGCTTTTTTCGAACGAGATGGGCTCACGCTGATTTCGGAGCACGTTTTTTACGGGGACCGTGACACGAGGACGCGGCGCGCGGTAGAATTCCTCCGGTGTTACTAGGCGCATGAAACGCATCGAAGAATTCGCAGAGGGTTTGAAGATTCTGGCCAAGTACGATTCCGACGGGTTCAGCGTGTGTGCTGAGCATGACGTTGTGTATGCGGGGCCCGGGGACGCAGATGAGGTTGACCCCGAGGACGCGGATCGGCTTCAGGAGCTGGGGTGGCACATCGACTCCGACGTGCACCGGTGGAGAAAATACATGACGAAGATGAAGGCTTCGGGCAGTTACATCCACGACTTTCCGCCGGTGTTGGTTGTACGGACCGACCTCACCGCGGATGAGGTTCGGGAGATCGCTCGAGAAAAGCTCGGGATTGAGGACCTCGAACCGATGGTCAACAACGACCTGATCCACAACAAGGTGTTCGTCGAGATTGAGCCCCCAGACGCCAACGGCATGGCCTTGGCGCTCTACAACCATGACGGGGTCTATTCGGTTCGGCGGTACAAGCCGAGGCCGAAACCCGTATAGACTCCCGGCCGCTCGCGCGTTACCAGGGCATGGGCAAAGACAAGAAGAAGGCCCCACACCGGAAACAGTGCAAGGCGTGCCCGTGGCGCAAAGACGTGGTTCCGGAGCGGGACATCCCAAACGGCTACTGCAAGACGAGGCACGAGAACCTCAAGAACACCATCGCGCGTCCGGGCGAGATCGTGTTCGGTGCGCTCCGAGTGATGGCTTGCCACGATAGCCCGGTTGGTCGCGAGGAGCCGTGCGTGGGTTGGGTCATGCACCAGCTGGGGCCCGGCAACAACATCGGGCTCCGGATGCGCGCCTTGGACGGTCGCTACAACAACTACGAGACGGTGGGCGAGCAGCACACTACGCTGGAAGCCACCCTGGGGCTCGAGGACGACGAGGAAGAGATCGACTGGGGCGACGAAGAGGACGAGTAGTCAGAGGTCCTTCAAGGCGACCCAGGCCCCATCAACCTCGACCTCGATATCGTCGGGGCCGACCTTCTTTTTGCTCACGAACTGGTGTCCTAAGAAGCGGCCGTACTTGTTCTGGTCCGGCTTCGTGTCCGCAGGCCACGGGAATCGAAGCAGCACGTTTCCATAGTGCTGTTTGATGTAGTCGGGGTCGTCTGAGAAGAACAGGTGAGCCCCGTCATCGTACTCGCTGTACGCATCGTTGAATGACGCAGCGGCTCCAGGAATGAGCCCTCGGCTTTTGATGGTGGTCAGCCTATCGGACCGTGTCCCATGGTAGGCGAATCGGCTGGCCAGGAACTTCCGAGCTACGCGCAGAGGTAAGTGCGTCATGGTGCATAAACCCCCGACACAAGTAGATCACATCCCGCTCGAGCAATGCCTCGACCGTCGGGTCTACAAGCTCCGAGCGCGTGGTTTGCGCCTTGGGGTCTTCAACGCGTTGAACTCCAGGTTCATCGGCATTCGATGCGAGTGGGGCATCGACGTCCTGGGGCAGGAACTCCACTGGGACGTGGGCGAGCCACATGGCACGGCAAAGCCTATGGAGCTGCTCCCAGACGTGCTATCCAGCCACGTCCCCCTGGTCAAGCACCTCCCATCCAAAGAGGGCGAGAGGGTGCTCCAAGAGAACGAGGAGCTGTTCGCATTCCTCATGGACGTCGAGCAGCGCTACCTCGACTGGCGGGGCTGAGCTACTTGCCCAGCTGGTCGAAGGCGGGCGGGCTCCACACCGGCGGGCGGTCGTGAAGCTCAGGCAGCGGGGCGGGCTCCAGGGCGGGCTCTGGGGCTGCCTGGTCTGGGAGAGCTTCGGCCATCTGCGGCTCCGAGATGGAAGCATCGACCACGGGGGCAGGCGGAGGCTTGGGCTTTGTCGGCTTTTTCATGCCGGAGCCGATTCGACCGTACCCACTGCCGAACCCGCTACCGCTACCCGATCCAGCGCCATGGCCAATCGTGCCGAAGCTGCCCAGGCCGATGCCCGCAACGGGCTCGGGAGGGGCCGAGATTTTCTTCGGCTGCTGCGCTTCCATGTAGCCCTCAAGATAGGACCGGAGCGCCACGAGGTCGTCATGGTTGCGAGCAGTGGCCGCAGAAGCCTCCTGGACGGCTTTCGCAAGCGTCTCGTAGGACATCTTCGTGCTCGTCTGGTCCTGGGGTTTGAAGGCCGCTCCGATGGCCGCAACGAGGGCGGTCAACGCTGTTACCAGCGTCACCCATTCTTTGACGGGGCTCGAGCTTTTGGGGTCGGTTTCAGCCACAACTACCTCCTGTGAAAGAAAGGCGCACAAGAGGTGTACTGGTCGGGATGAATCTCGAGGAATGCCTAGCCGCGACGACACGGCTGAACAGCTACGTTGACGAGTTGATCAAGGCCATTGAGGGGCGCGACGAACTCGAGGTGCGTCACTTGGCGGGCCATGTCAAGTACGAGGCCAAAAGGATTCGAGCTTTGCTCGGGATCACGGAGGGTGGAAATGAAAATGAAAATGCAAGCGTACACGGCGCAATCGACTCGGATGGGGTACATCCTGGGGCTTCCGACTCTTGAAAGAACGCTGGTTAAAGCGAAAGAGCTGGGAGAGAAGCTCTACGGAGACAAAGACCCGTATGTGTTTCAGCCCCAGACCCATGAAGTCCCCACGAATGTCCACGTCTACCAGAACGTGCCGCCAGCTTGGATGTTCGTCGGCTATTTCAGCGGTGAGCCCACCCCGGCTGACAAGAATGCCATGGGCGCAACGTTGACCGTTGTGTGGTTCAGCGACGTGGCAACGCCGATTTTCGATGACGTCATTCCCGAGGTTCAAGCGATTTGGGACGAGCACGCGAAGAACTACAACGACCTCTAATCCTCTTCCCACTCACAAGGGATGAGGCTGGTCCACTCCACGATCGCCGCTTGAACGCGACCCCAACGGGTCTTGCGCCAGTATGAAGGGAGCATCCGAGTCAAGCTGCGATTGGGGTGCGATGCGATCATGGCAAGGTCGAAAACCAGGCCGAGGACCAACGAAACCACGGCGATCACGAGCAGGTATTTCGCGAAAAACCCCAGCGCGATTGTGAGACGCGTCAGCATGAGCCTAACTTACACTCTCGCGCTCCAAGTCAAGGCTCAATTCTACTTCCTCCCCCATGGCAATCTATTGCCGGGGTTTTCGACGGCACATACGGGTTGTTGACCCAGCTCGCTTCGAAGTAGAGGAGTGGGCGCGGCCAACCCCAGACCATCCACAGACGGTGGACGGGTTTCCCACAGATCGTGCGGTCGATGTACTCCGCTAGGTTCTCCCCCTCGATGAACCTACCTTCGAAGAAGATTCGGCGAACGGGCCTCGGGTCATACTGGCGGTCGTACTGCCTCATTAGGCTGGGTACACCGGCACCGCGGTCAAAGCTTCTGGGCTAGAATGAGGCAGTTCATCGGTCTCGAGTGACGCCCAACGGCCCAGTCCTTCAACTCCCCGGTGAACCCGAACAAGAGGGCAATTTCCTGCGCCATCATTGGGTTGGGTAGCGCGGTCGTCTTGCCGTGGTCCACGGAGATGCTCAGGTGGCGGTACGCCCCGGAAGGCGTTCTCGTGAAGGAAAAGACGCAGCGAAAGTCGTTGAGCCACGTGGTGTGGTTGGGGTTGTCTCCGGGCGTGGGGCCCTTGTGCACAGGGAAGCTTGGCACGTAGAGGTTCTCGGGCTTGGAGGCATACTCCACGATGCGAGCAACCTTCTCTCGAGCTTCGTCATTGACGTTGAGGATTCGGATCGTCACGGTATCTCCGGTGTTTAATCGTAGCGATGGGAAACCCAAAGGGCCAGAGCGAAGCCAAGAAGCCCCGCAACAGCCGCAGGCCACCAGGGGGCGGGGACGTAGATAGCCATGGCGGTCCCAGCGCTGGCACCCCCAGCAAGGCCGGTAACGAGGCGCGTGAGGGTGTTCGGTTTGTCTGTGACTCGATGCGGCATCTTGTCTGCGTCCCCTATACTCTCGCGAATTTACACCGGATGGCGGAAATCCTGGGAATCGGGCGTCACTGGTTCCATCGGGCCAAGTACCCCCACTACGACATCCCGAAACGCCGCGTCCGCGAGATCATGGGCCGCGTCGAGGTCGTGACACCACGCGAGCTTTTGCGTATTGTCCAGGCGGGAGTCAAGGATGTCTGAGCACTTTTCACAGTTCAAATGCAAGCCCGTCTACGTGAAGTTCATGGACTTGCGTGTCGGGGACGAGTACATCGACGAATACGATGGCGGGGTGAGCATCGAGCAGGTCAAGGAACGCACGGAAACACATCTTGTTGCGTTCGATAGTCAAGGCGAATCGTGGTTTTACGACTTCGCGACCCTGTCTGAGCGATTGATGACTCGCGGGGTTTTGGTCATTTACCGCGAGCACCAGGACGTGACGCTCTATCGTCCCGTGGGGGACCGAGAGCTACAGCTCATCAAGGAGCTGGGCAAGTTCCCGCCGCGGCTCCCTGACCAGCTCATCTTCTATCCCGTCACGAACGAGCGCTACGCCTGGGAGATCGCCGAGGGCTGGAACCGCAAGGACGGCATCCACGTGGTCAAATTCACGGTGCGGGGCGACGTGCTGGCCAAGTATCCTGTGCAGACCGTGGGTCGTTCCTACCACACGGAGCACTGGATTCCCGCTGAGGAACTCGAGGCGTTCAATGCGGCGATCCTCGGACCCATCGAGGAGATCTTCAAGCGACTCCCGGATCTCTATGAAGAGCAGGTCTCGCAGATGCTCGAGGCCGGTGTACCCGAGTGAATGGGGCACGGCCGAAAAGCGTACAAACGAGTCGCCTATATCAGCAACAAATGGGCGCTCATCTCGGATGAGGTTGACCCTGGCATCCTTCGGCGCGTGCCCACTCGAGTCGCGTTTTTCGACTGTGGGTATTGCGGCCAGCTTGCTGGGCATCGGTGCATGGCGAACGGCTCCAGAATCTCCGGAGCCCACGGCGACCGAGGGCACGGCAAGCATGTGAAGTTCGAAGACCGGGTTGCGATGGCGGGAGGACTCATCGCAACCAAGCGCTTTGACGAAGTACAGCTCTTGGACGTCCGCGGTGTGCTTCGCAAAGCCGATGACGAGGACGACGACGAGGGCTAGACCAGGTCGGGGTCGTTGCGGAAGACGTAATCCACGCTCTTCTGGTAGAGGCTCTTGAACCGATTGAAGAGCCAGGCGCCCAGGCGGCGAACCGGGTCATTCAAGATGGTGCCCACGAGCGAGAAAGGCCAGAGCAGCATCCACGCAGTGATGCGGCTCTTGTTCTCGGCCGCAGTTGGGCGATACTTCAAGTGCGCCTTGTAGATCCCGATGTGCTCTTTGAAAGCCTCCTCGAACGTCTGTACCTTGGGGCTGGGTACAGGCTTCGATGGGATGGACGGGGGACGAAGGTTGTCCTTTTCCCGTTGTGCCTCCCGTTGTGCCTGCTCGTGGGCTCTGATGGCCTCCCACTCCTGCAAGTCCCTCTCTTGCTTCGCTCGCAACTCTTGGTAGGGCTTTTTGAACAGCTCCTTCGCTTCACGGAATTCGTCGCGGAAGCGGTACAAGAAGCTGAACCACTTGATGAACGACCACGGGACACCAGTCGCGATGTAGACCCCCGCGTAGGTGGCCGACTCAATCACGTGCATTCGCACATACGTGATGATGTCGAACACGTTGAAGTAGTGCATGGCAACCACCGAAGCGATCAACGTGAGGGTAGCCAAACCCCACTTCTCGATTTCAGTGAAAATCGTTCCTACAATGAAGATTGCCAACGCAATCATGCCAATCAAAAACATTCGGTTTCCCTTTCGTTCTTGATTGGCAGTACACCGCGACTATCACTCCAGCGGGCAAAGACTGACCAGGAGGGGCTTGGCAGGGTCGTAGGGCCACTCACGGCCGCTCCCGTCCACCGCGTTCATGATGCCTGCGTTCGGCCAGCACTTGACCGCGTAGAGGCCCTGGGGCTCCGGGAACCCGTAGGTTCCGGACTCGTTGGGTTGCAGCTCGAGATTCAACCCCGCGATCGGCAAGACCCAGTAGAACTCTTTCTCGTAGTTCCCGTCCCAGAGGGACCAGGAGAGCTTACTCCCGTCTTCTGGGGCCAGCAGGGTGCCTTCCCTGAGCCGTTCCGCCTCCGAGCGCACCGGTGGGTCCTTCTCGCGGAGCATCGACGGGCGAAGCTCCCAGAAGTCTTCCTGCGAGGTCCGGGTGATGGCCTGAGACTGGCGGGGGTTGAGCGGAGGCAGCTGGCGAGCCCAGCGGGTTCGGGTTCGTTGAATGCGGCGAGTAGCACTACCCATAAATCACTCGCGCGCCCCGGGTGGGCACCTGCCACCGGTTCCGAACCTCGTGAATGTCCGTGGACAGGTGGTAGGCCCCCTCAAGAACGTAGATGGGATGAGAGCCCCTCCCGAATTGAGACCGAACGCGCCTTGGGTTTCCCGCGACTTCGACCTTGACCGCGACTGCCCATTCCTTGAGCCCCGGCCACAAGGAATTCCAGAAGTCTTCGGGGGTGGCATAGACGTCGGCCCCCAGGCTGTCCGGGTTGTTGCACTCATCGGCGCAGATCGACTTGATCTCGGCAAAAAGCTCGTCTTGGCTCAAGTCGGCCAGCTTTTTGCTACAGGTTACGCCAATCCACCCGTAGCTGGTTTCCGGCTCGCGTGCCCACTGGCCCAACCCCACCGCGGCTAGCCCGCCCGCGACCAAACCCAAGAAACCTCTTCGTTGCATTTCCCGTACCTCCCATCTCTTTGACACCGACTGCATTTTCTGTGAGCGGGGAAACTCCCAGGTGCAATTTCTGCTGGCGTTTCTCATAGGCTTTGAGTAAAGCCGTCGCCCATGCTCATCTTCCTGAACAACAAAGAGCATCGCTATCACCGCGTGGACGGCCCTCACGTCATCATTGACCACGTGCCTGCCGGAACCTTTGACTTTCACATCAAGTTTCGGCCACGGCATACCAGAGACTCTGACCAATACGAGGGGCCGGAGTACAAAGGGAAGATCTCGGGAACTCAAACCTTCTCGGCCTATATCGAGGTGCCGCGACGCTTCGACCCCATCAACGAGAATGGGACCCAGTGGAGTGTGGAACGCAGGGCCCACCATATTCAGTACAGCCAGGCGCTCTACGGCGGGTCTTTGATCGTGACCCCTTCGGTTGATGGGAGCGTGGATGTTGCATGGGGTTTTGGGTCGCTCAAACTGACCGAGCATGTCAACGAAGACACGCTGTTCACGGTGTTGAGCGAGGGGCGTCGGGTCATGTCCAACCAGATCCGCTACTGGGTCGATTCGATTCGGCCGTACATTGCCCAGGATGCCAAGCCCAAGTCGGGCATGGTCGAGTGCAAGAGCCACGGCTTTTACGACGCGTCTAAGGGTTGCACTTACTGCAAGTGAGCCTGTACCCTGAGACCATGGACGACGTGCCTCAGAATTACTGGCAGCTGGGCCGCAAGCACGGCTGGAAGGTCGCAGTTGCTGTAGGGTTTATGCACGTCATTAGTGGCCCTGTGTACTACTGGCGCCGGTTCAAGTGGTGGGTCACTGGGGAGCTACATGAACCAGCTGACGACCCAAATGAGCAGGACGGGGAGCCCGAAGATCACCAGGAGAAAGACGAGAGCCATTAGCTGGTCTTTCGGCTCGGTCGGCATCTCCCCGTAGGGCCAATCCTCATCATCCATGGGCGCCTCGGCGTGCCAGGTTCTTGGCTGTCCCGCTCTTCTCACGCCCCGGGCGGACCCAGGCGATATCGTGCGTCGAGGCCGCGGTCATCGCTTCGTCTCGCTCACGGTCGCTCTTGAAGCCGCCCACTGTGCGAAACTGGAGCCCGAAGTTGTTCCGAGGCGTTTCGAACATATGGTAGACGGTGACCCGATTGCACACAGACAAGAACAACTGTGCATGGGAATCCGCGCCCCGGGCATCGCCCACGACGAACGAGGCTCCGGCCGCGAGCGCGTCTCGGATTCGGGGCTCGTAGTGTTTGGTGAACTCCTCGCGGGTAAGGTCGAGGTGACCGGAGATGAAGTAAATCATCACCGCTCCATGTAGTGAAAAGGGTTATAGCCACTGTTCAGGCTGACCCCAAGGCGCGCGGCCATGTTGAGGAATTCCTGGTTGTCGGTCACGACGGTGAACTGATTCGGCGCGAGCTTGACCTGGACGTCCGAGTGTTTGCCGAGCACTTCTCCGAAGTAAACCACCTTCCCGTAGCTCTCCTCGAGTTGCTTCTGCCCCTCTTCGTCCAGGACGAAACGCCCGGTCAGACTCCCCATGCGACCGCAGTCAAGTTCGAATTCGTAGAGTTTTCTCATCCCTACGGATACACCGCCTAGCGGTCTTGCAGCTTCCCGCGACGGTGGATCGTGACGGCGTTCCAGAACGCAGTGTCGAGTCTCGGGTGCCCTTCCGTGATGTTGCCGATGCCCACGATCCAGAACGGCTCCCGGCGGTTCCCTTCGAGGGGCTCGACGCTCAGGCTGATCTGGTAAGCCGGGACGCTCGCCCTGTCGGCAAGGTGTAGAAGTAGTCGCATGACTTCGGCGGAAGCCTCGGGGCTCAGGACGTCCTCGGGCACCGGCGGCTGCTTCTTTGCCTCCGCGTTCGCGACGAGCTGGCGGTTCTCTTCCAGGGTCAGGCCCCCGAAGTTCGGGTTGCGGACGCCCAGGGCAATCTCAGCCAGGCAGCGAGGACAGTTGCCCGTGGCCCAGTGATCACCCTCGTACTCCTCGCTCTGGTGTTTGAGGTTGAGGATGTGTTCGAGAGCTGCTTTGGTCTCTGGCTTCATTAGCGAAGGTTCGACTGTTCTCCACCGCAATTCAAGCTCTTCCCTGTTCATCCCCCTAAACCTCCAAGGTTTCCCTATGGCATCCGCCGAAGAAGTGCAAGCGTTTGTAGAGAATCTCGCAGAAAACCTTCAAGCCAGGCTCGAGCTACCCCGGGTCTATGTCCAGGTCAGCACGCACGGTACGTGGCGCATCGAAGCCCATCTCCTCGAGAACGGGGGTGAGGGTCAGGCCACAGCGGAGCATGTAACCCTGGAAGAAACCATCGTGGAGTTTGAGGAGAGCGTCCAGAAGGAGCGGGACCGCATCGTCGCGGCCATGGACTGGTCGGACTGCATCGACACGGAGGAGGCTTCCAAAGGTCGCCTGGAGGCCATCGAGGCCCAGCTAGCGGCCCGGTTCGGGCTCACGGGTGACGTGCGCGCCCAGCTCCGCCAGATGGATTTGGAAAACAAGCTGGACGAGGACAACTTGGTAGCAGATTGGCACCAGGAAGTGGCTTGGTACGAGAGCTGCTGGGAAGATAACCCGAGTCAAATCGAGCCACTAGAGACCCAATCTCATTGACTTTCAGCCTAAACCGAACCAGGCCAGCAACGAAAAACCGTTGCGTTTGCCTGGTTCGGTGTAAAGAGAGGCGAAAATCAACGCGGGGTAGCTGTGGCGGACGAGAAGAAACCAGAGAAGCCGAAGAAAAGCTGGACAACGCTGTTCGTGCGGGACGAAGAGGAAGCCCCCGCTGCGGCCCCTCCCGTGCCTGCACCTATCCCTGGGGCGGCTACCCGCCCTGCGGTGATTCCTATGCCCGCTCCCATGCCTGTGGCGGAGGTGGTGGACCAGGGGATGGTGGACCGCATCCTCGGCGCGCTCCTGGAGTCGGCTCCGGAGGGGTACAAGGATTTCGTCGCGGACCTGTCCACGCTGGCGGAGGCTCTGCCGACTGAGGACCTGCTCTACAAGGCCGCGCTACGGCTCGCGGTGAGCAAACAGGGGCACTCGGTGCCCGGGCTCCTGCTCGACTTCGACAAGTGCCTTCGCTTGCTCGAGGAACAGGACCGGTCCTTCAACGTTGATGTGGAAGAGCAGGTCAAGAATCGGGTCGGGGGTCGCCAAGCCGAGGTCGCTCGCTTGGAAGGGGAAATCAACGCGCTGCGAGAGCAGATGGCCCAGCTCCAAGCTCAGCGAGATGCCGAAGCAGCGGCCATCGCAACCGACACGGCGAAAATCGAGTCGGCCAAGGTGAAGTTCAAGGGGGCCTACCAAGTGGCCTACTCCCAGCTCCTCGACCAGAAGAACAAGCTTTCGCTGTATGGCGGAAAGGGTTGAACGTCGTGAACCAGATCGTGAAAAAGAGCTACTGGGAGAAGCCAGAGGGCAAGTTGGGGGCAGGTCTTCTCACGGTAGGAACCGTGGGCGCTGGCATCGCAGGACTGCTCTTCTGGTCGCAGATCGTGACCTGGGTAATCGCCCTGCTCGCGAACACGCTGATCGCAGCGGGTTTGGGCATTGCCGTCATCACCTTGTTTTTCCTGGCCACGAACCCCAACATTCAGGCGGCCATTGAGTTCCTCTTCAAGCGAGGGACGTACAACCTGACCAACGCGATCTACACGATCGACCCCATCGGCGTGCTCCGTGTCGCGGTCATGAACATGCGCAAAAAGGTCAAGGAAATGACCGCGCTGAAGCAAGACCTTGCGCAGCACGTCAAGCTCCTTGCTCGCACGATCCGGCAGAACGAGGCGGAAAGCCAGAAGGCAGCCCAGAGTCTCGAGAGACTGGACAAGTACGATCGCTTCGTCGAGAAGCGGCAGGCTGAACGTCTCGCCAACTCAAACGTGGACTATCGTGCGGCCCTCAAGCAGCTCCAGGGTATCGACGCGTGCTTGGACATCTACATCAAGGTGACGACGGCGCTGGCCCAGGACTCGGAGAACGAGGCCAACAACCAAGAGAAGGACCGCAACAACCTGCTCAAGAGTCACCGCATCCTCAAGGCCGCGGCCAAGACTTTGAAGGACCATGAGGCGGCGATGGATATGTTCAACCAGGGCTTGGAAATCCTGGTCGCTGAGCGTACGAACCTTCTCGCTGAGGTGGACAACTTCGCCCAAATCATCACGGATGCCGTGGGCAAGATCGACGTCGATGCTGGCATCGTCGGTCCCGACGGCAACACGGTCAACGAGTGGGAGCAGAACGCCCACGTGCTCGAGAAGAAGGTGGACCTGCTTCTCCTCGGTCCCGGTCAGCCCAACCCGCTGAACACAGCGATCGACGCAACCCCCAAGAACCTCGCCTACGCGAACCGAACCACGAAGAGGGTCACTGGTCGTTCGACCTATACCGACCTGTTCGGCGACGACGACAAGAAGTGAACGTTTTCTAGGGCAAGAAAGAAGGAATCAAATCAAATGGCATCGAGACTAACACCCCTGACCAAAGGCATCATTGGCGCCGTTCTTTTCGGCGGGATGGCCTACGGGTACATGCACCTGAAGAAGAACGGCACCATCCCCGCGAGCCCCGAGGCCGCGGAGGCTGCCAACAACGCCAGTGGCGGGGGAGAGGCGTTCCCGGCCCTTGGCGGCGGAGGCGGCGGCAACAAAGCCTTCCTGAGCGACGTAGGCACCATGGCGAACCCCCTCACGGTGAGCCTGGTGGAGTTCCAGGGGTACGCAGGCTTGCTCGCTGCGAACGGTGGCTCCCTGGTCACCCAGCCGGGCTCCATCATGGCGGAGAAGGGAGTCTACGTGAAGGCCATCCTCCAGAACGACGTCCCGGCCCTGCCCGCCCTGTTTGGCTCGGGCATCGCCCACTGCGCGTGGCGAACCTCGGACTTCTGGGCTCAGGAGCAGCCGAACGTTCGCACGGCGGGCTTCGACGGCCGCGGCATCGTGATCGTGGACAACACCCAAGGTGCGGACGCGATCATCGCCAAAGACCCCGCGATTCGTAGCGTCGAGGACTTGGCAGGGCACACCGTGGGCCTCTTGGAGTTCACCCCGTCCCACGGCCTTCTGCTCTACGCCCTCGAGAATTCGAGCCTCAGCGCCCGGAAGCAAGCATCGGTCAAGGTCATCCCCACCAACATCGATGAGGGGCTCGCTGGGGTCCGCGCCCAGCTCGAGAGCAGCAACGTGGATGCCGTGGTGCTCTGGGACCCGGAGCTGTCCGTGGCTCTGGAGACCATCCCCGGTGCCCACGTGGTCTATTCGACCAAGGACGCCAGCTCGCTCATCTACGACGTCATGGTATGCGACAACCGAATCGTGTCGGACAAGGCCAACGACGACGTCCTGACCGCTTTCGTGGATGGCTGGCTCGAGGGCAACAAGCGGGTCAATGCCAACCCGAAGCTCGGCACCCAGGCGCTCGTCGCCAACGAGGAGATGTACAAGCTCCTGGCTGGAAAGAAGAGCCCCGAGTTCATCACGCACCTGTTCAAAAACCTGGTGCTCACCAACCTGACGGACAACGTGCGCATCCTCGGCTTGGCAGGAGACACAAACCAGTACGAGAACGTCTATGCCATGTTCGATCGCATCTACCGCGGCACGAAACGCACGCTGAAGGACCAGAACGCACCGATCATTCAGCCGAGCAACTCGTTCGAGTACAAGTACATCAAGAGGTTGCAGGCGAAGGACTCGTCCGTGACGGCCGCGGCTCAGAAGCCGGAGTTCGTGTTCACGGCAAGCGAGGCCCAGGTGGCGGCCAAGAAGGCCCCCGTGCTCACCAAGCCGGTCGAGATCAACTTCGCCACCAACAGCACGGAGTTGACCAAGGACGGTGAGAACGTCATCGACAACGACCTCATGCCGATCCTCCAGAGCAACAGCTCGGCCTACGTGCGCGTCAGTGGCAACACGGACTCGACGGGCTCCGCCGCGGTCAACCATCGCATCTCCTACGGCCGCGCCAACGTCGTGGTGAAGTACATGGTCGAGCAGTGGGGTATCAGCCACGACCGTTTCCTGGTCGAAGGTAACGGCCCGGATAAACCCCTCTGCAACGAGCTGAGCCCCGAAGACGGCCTCTCCCTTGAGCAGTGCCGTGCCCGTAACCGCACAACCCGAGTAGCTGTCCTCCCAAGAGAATGACCGACTGGGAGACAGCCTGGGTTGTCCTTGTGGTGGTGCTTGTGCCGCCGCTCCTGTCCCCCTTCCTGGCAGTCTGGGTGTACCCGATTCAGGCGGGGTTGTACCTGCCGTTTTGCGCGCTGCTCTACCTGGTCAGTCGGAAGGGTCGAGATAGTCGAGAGAGGTTTACCCAGGGGTTCTGTGTTGCAGTTTTCGTAGCCCAAATAGCGGGCTTCGTTCTTTACCTAGCCGCGCACATCGAATGAGGAGTCATGTGGAATCCGTATAAATCGCTGCCCGCCACGACGGGGAACGCTTTGAGTGTAGGGTCGGTTGCTGTGGTGCTCTTGGTCTGGTCGCTGCTGAGCGGCTTGGACATTGTGCCGCCCTCCAAGCTCCCGTCGCCCTGGGAGACCGCACAGGCTCTTGTTCACTTGGCTTGGGACGGCAAGGAGAGCTTGCTCGGGCAAGCCATCCTGGCCTCGGTCATGCGCATCGTGTGGGCCAGCATCTTCGTGTTCGTCATCGGCATCATCTTCGGCGTGGGAATGGGGGCTTCCCCGGTCATCAATGCGATCATCTCGCCCCTCATTGACCCGTTTCGTTCTGCCCCGGTGGCGGCGCTTCTGCCCATCCTGATCATGTGGTTTGGCATCGGCGAGACCATGAAAGTCGTGTTCCTGTACATCGGCGCCGTGGTCTACTTCATCCCCATGGTTCGGGATGCGGTTCGTAGCGTCCCACAGAACTACTGGATCAGTGCCTACGACTTGAACGCAACGAAGTTCGAGTCGGTGATGAAAGGCGTGGTCCCCCTGGCCAAACCCCGTATCGCGGATGCCTTCGTGGCGGCAGTGTCCATCGAGTGGACGTACATCACGGTGGCGGAGTTCGTGAATGCGCAATCCGGGCTCGGCCAGATCATCTCGAATGCGAAGCGGTTCTCAGCGATGGACAGCATCTTTGCCACCATCGGCGTGATCATCGCGCTCGCCCTCATCACCTACCACGGCATGATGGCGATCAAAAAGAACCTCTACCCCTGGGAAGTCGAGTAGCCATGGAAGTTCGCCTTCGAAGGGATACCTCCCGACCTACCGAGTACATGATGCGCTGGCTTGGTGCTGTAGCGGCCCTCCACGCGTTTCGGGAGCACCAGGACCGAACCAAGCGGCCCACTGCATGGTCGCATCACGATACTTTGGCTCTCATCGCCACGAATGTTCGCAAGCATATGACCGACCCGAGATGGTTTCTCCGGCCCACGGAGGAAGACATCACGAAGGTCATCGCGTACGGGCACGAGAACTTTCGCGAATACCTCAGTGATGGGTTGAGAGACCTGAACCAACTTCAAACCTTCTTTGATCTTCTCAACCAGGACGCCGTGGCATCATGAGTGAAAACACGAAATACCCCATGCTTGTCCTTGACAAGATCACGCAGGACTTCCCTTCCCCAGAGGGTCCGGTACGAGTTCTCGACGACATTTCACTCGCCTTCGACGGTCCTGGGATGAACATGCTCATGGGGCCCTCGGGCTCGGGCAAGTCCACGCTCATGCGGCTCATGGGCGGCGTGCGCATTCCTTTCGACGTGAAGTGCCCGACGTCCGGCCGAATCTTCATCGACGGCAAGGAAGTGGGAGACGACCAGCACGACGACGTGGTGACCGTCTTCCAAGCGTACAACAACCGGCCCGACCTCACTGTGTTCGAGAACGTCATGTTCCCGTTCACCCTGAAATACTGGCGAAAGAAGGTCTCCAAGGAAGAGGCCAAGAAGCGGGTGACCGACATACTCGAGGTCGTGGGTCTGGCGGACAAGGCCAAGCTCCGGCCCGCGGCCCTCAGCGGCGGCCAGAAGCAGCGTGTGGCCATCGCTCGAGCCCTGGCCCTCCGCCCCCGCATCCTGCTCATGGACGAACCTTTCGGCGCGCTCGACGCCCAGACCCGGGCGGACCTGCAACGGTTCATGGTCAAGATGCACAAGGAATACCCGTGCCTCACCATCTTCGTGACCCATGACGTCACGGAGGCCATCACGTTGGGGGATCGGATCATCGTGCTCTCTGCTCGACCGGCACGCATTGCAGAGCAGATCGTGGTCGCCCAACCCCAAGACCAGCGGGCGGAATGGCTGCACTCGGCGGAGGCCAAGCTGTACGAACAGCAGATCATCCAGGTCTTGCAGAACACGAAAAGCCCTGGCCAGGTTCGTGTCAGCGTCGGCGTGAGCCCCGCTCCGGCAACCCCGTGACCGACAAGCGCAAGATTTTGATCCGAACCCTTCTCGCGGAAACGGGTGCTTCCTACAGCACGTGTGCGAAGTACCTCGACAAGCACAAAGGGAACTACGACACGGCCCTGGCTGAGCTGAAATTCGGCCCGAAAAAGAAGGGAGGACGACGTGCCCGCAGTGCAGAAGACCCCAAAGCCTAGATGCAAGCACGAGGTCGAAGAGGGCGGTGGGTCGCACTCGTGGTTCACTCAGTGTAGCCGAGCCGAGCACCACACGGGGGAGCACCGCTACCACCTCTCGTTCAAGGAAATGTTGGCCGAGGGCACGGCGGTCTACAACATCGAGCGCGAAACCAAGTGCCGTGAGCAAGAAATCGTAAAGCATCACGAGCAAATCGCGAAGCTGCAAGAAGAGATCAAGAACCTACGAACGAAGGGCGAGCCATGACCAACGCAGAAATTACGAGGCACGAGGTTGAGGCCCTCTACAGCCGTGAGGCTGTTGTTGAGCCGGTCATGCGAGCCATTGGTCGCGCATGCGAAGAGCCGATGGCCATGGTTCGGTTTCTGAGTCGGTACGCCAACCTCAACGGGTGGTTTGGTTCCGGCGTGGCGGCCCTGGCGGGCAAGATTGGCCGCAGTCGTTCTGTGTTCCTCGACCCCGAGGAGCCCATCGAGGATATTGCGGATCGTTCTGTGCTCGTGGGCTCGTATTTCTTCGACGCGGCTCGAGACGAGTTCGACGACCGGGATACGCCTCATCGGGATACACACCGGTGCCTTGCTCAAGCGTGCATCAAAGCCACGTATTTTTACTACCTGAATACAAGCCAACTGAGGGGCCACCAGGTTTTCACGACCGTCAATGAGATGCTCAAACAACCGTTGTGGTTGCAGGGCATCGGGTCGCGAGTGGCCACGGGCTACGGCGTGACCACGTCGGACATCAGCATCGAGTTGTTCCGCTCCATGGGCTACCACTTGGGGAGCGAGATTCTGGCCGACGCGGAGTTCTCTCTGATCGACGTGGCCATGCGAAATCGGCTCCCTGCTTTGACCCACTACCTCCAAACCACGGAGGTCGAAATCGCAGGACAGAAGCACAACGGGTACGCCTGGATCGGCTTACACTCGGGTCATGGGGCATCCAAGGAAGCCGACCACTTCGCTTGGGCAACCCAGGGGGTCAATGAGGCGCTCAAGTACACCCGTCCGGAGAACCGAGACGAGCTGCGTCACCAAGTGCACCTGGGAATCGGCTCGTTCGTGCGTGACCACCAGGAGTTCTTCGCTCACGTGAGTCTCGACTGATGACTCCGGATGAAGCAGTTGCAGCTCTGGAAAAGGCGGGCTTGGTAGCCCAGCACTTCACGGAGAGGGACGAATACCTCCGCATTCAAGGCGGGACGTCCATACAAGTACGTGGAGGCTTCAGGGGGTATGTGAACCCCTTCGTGGTTGCTGAGCTAGACGACGGGACTTACGAGGCCATCCTTCCACGGCCCGGTTACGTACATCCTCACATCGTGCCGGTGGAGTCGTTGGAGGCCGCGGTGGGCGCCGTGCTCGAGAACTTCCACGCCTCCCCTTTGACGATCGGGGACGAATAGAAAGACAGGAACACCAGCTCCTGTTGCTTGCCCGTCGCGGGGTTGAACAGCATCAGCTTGGCGCCGGGAGTGGCTTTGAGCATCTCGTAGATGGCGTAGTAGGTCCTCAACGCATCGCGAAGCACACCTGAAACAGAGGATACCCGAGTCTCCCTCTTCAGCTCGTTGAGCAACGACGTGTACTTCTCATTGAGATTCAACTGGATTCTCTTATCAGCCATGTGGCTACTAACACCGGTGTAGAGGGTGCCATGAGAGTTTCCTATGGAAGAAGGCTCGGCAAACGGAAGCTGAAGAAGCTGCTTGGGGCGCACACCTTCAACCGTCTTACCGAGATGCCCGCGGCCCCCAAGGTCGGGGACATCATCACGACGTGCGAGGGGCTCAACCGGATCATCACCGTGATCAACCCCGACATCCGGCGAGTTCGGAACCGCGCCGCAATCATGGACTACGAAATCCTGGTGGACTCGGGGATGTACCACTCACTTCTCAGCTGCTGTAACTGGCCAGCGCTGACCAAGGCTGAGATTGAGAAGGACTGGGCCTACTGGGCCACGCCAGAGGGTCGGAAGCAGGTCGCAGACGACTACGGGTGCCCAGAATGGATAACCGTCGCGGAGGCTCTTGCGAACGGGGAAATCTTGTTCGATGAGCGTGGGGTTCCCACGGCCCGGTACAACGAGCTGAGAACCTGATCCGGTGTACTAGGGGCATGAAGGTCAAGCTCCAATCGAGGGATGGTGAACCTGTTGCGGAGATCGAAATCCCGCTCTTCAAGATGCTCCCAGGGGTCATTGTGTGGGGAGAGCGAACATTCGTGCACTACGGCCCGGATCTTAGCCCCTCCAACCCCCTCACTCCCGTGTACATGGAAGTGTTCGCCTATACGGTACCCGTCGTATGACTCGCTACGTCGTTCCGCTCCTCGGCATGGGGATCGCCACCTACCGGATCTACCGATTCGGCACCCCGAACAGTGCGTGGGTCGCTCTGTGGCTCGTGCTCGGCACGGCGGCCATCATGGTGGCCTTCGTTTGGTACGGCCTGCGGAAGGCGGCCCAGGGGGCGCCAAAGGCCCTCTTCGAGGTCACCTGCTCCTGTGGGGAGAGCCTTCTCCGGGCGGGTCCTGGGACGGCGAGCGAGATGTCCTTCACGCTGCAATGCCCCCGGTGCAACGAACGAGTTCGGGTAGACCCGTTCTCGAACGAGGGGGACGGCGGCTCCATCGTGATCGAAGCTCGTATCGAGGGTCGGTTACGGGTCAAAGGCCCCTTGACCCTCTCCTCGAAAGGTCCCCTCACTCGGGTTCTGGCGCGCTAACCTCCCGGAGCAACCAGCCGAGAACAAGGTAGGCCAGGGCGACGAGGACGGCGGCTCCAAAAATCCTGAGTGACATGGGCTAGTTAACACCGAGCCCCTAGACTCGAACAGCCCATAGCGCTATGTAGCCCAATATGGGCGCATATCGCGAAGATAAGCCGATGATTTACGTGCTAATCACGGTCGCAGTGATCTCGGCCGTTCTAACCATCGACCTTTTTTGGCGGCGGGCTGCCCAGATGCCGAAACCCCCTGTCACTTCTTCCGGGCATCCCTAATTGCCAGCTCCTTGAGGGTCGCGTCGGCCTCCTTGAGCCGCTGCGCGAACTCCGGATCGACCTTCTTGAGCCCCTTCCCCCGACGCTTGAGGAGCGCGCGAGCGTCCTCCAGGGTCATAGGGTCGAGGCCGTTGGGGAGCTGGCAGTCGCGCTTGTAGAAGTCCCTCGCATCGTTGTTGATGGTCTCCTGCACCAAAGGGTCGAGCACCTCGGAGAGGCCGATTCCCGTCAACCACGAAAGCCGGGCTTTGTCCGCAAGGAAATCATGAAGCGCCATGCTTTGTTCGTCGGTCAAGGCGCGGAGACCCTTTTCCTCGGTGAGATTTTCCGGGATGAGGTCGGTGGGTCTCTCCCCGCAGAGCAGGGTGAGTAGGTCGAGTATGGCTTCTGCGTAGGTCATGGTTGGTAGTTTCAACTCCCGGCCCTATCAGGGCTTCAAAAGTATCAACTAAACCCGTGGTGCGCTCAATGCTCCGGTGTCAAAAGGGGCATGAACATCACAGAAGCCGAACTCAAGCAGCTCGAAAACACCAAAAGTGAAGACGAGTGGAACGACACCTGCACCCAGATCAAGAAGGCGCGGAATGGGATGTACCCGCCCGATTGGTGGGCCAAGGTGATGGTGTCGGGGATGGGTCGGCGGGTCATGGAGGGCTGGTCGAAGCCGGGGACCCCAGATATCCAGGTCACCTCCGAATGACCCCTCGAGAAGAGGCTGAGCGCGACCCCAAGGTGCGGCAGATCTCCCGCATCCTGCTCAGGATGTACCTGGGGTATCTGGTGCTGTTCTTGTTGCTGATCTGGCTCAAAGCGTCGCCATGGCTCATCTTGTCCGTGTGCATCTCCGGGCTCATTGCCGCACCGGTGATGCTGGTCGTCTTTTGGGTCGCGTACCTTGACGCTCGAGCTAGGGTTTCCCGCCGACGACGTGGGCTCGAACCGTGATGGGGGCGTCCTCGGGCCCGCGCCAGTAGGGCTCGATGTGGATGGCCTTCCGGAGGCTGTGATTTGGCCCGTGGGCCTGGAACTTCCAGTGGCCCCGGACCAGGCTTTGGATGGTCGGGGAGCTTCGGCGCTTGCCTTCCAGGTAGTCGGCGAGGGCAGGCCGCACGTCAAGCTCGATGGGTTTGCCGACCCTAAAAGTCCGGGCGAGGGGCTCCGGGTTCGTCCGGCCCCCTTCCTTGGGGCTCATCATCGCGCTCTTGTGTTTGCCCACCTGCTTGACGTTGGCGGGGTCGCTCATGGCCAGGCACGTGTTCAAGACCAAGCGGGTGAGAAGAACGAGGGTACGAGAGTCCCGGGTGTCGAGGCTCCCTCCCGTCGCTTCGGGGAAGGCTGTGAGGGACTTGTCCGAGGTCATCTCCCGTACCGGCCATTTGGTGCGGTGCAGGTTCACGGAACGGCTGTGGGCCAAGATGGACCACTTGTCCCCGATGGTAGTCACGTGGATGAAGTCGATGGGCTCATCCACCCCAGACTCAGAATTCGCAGTGAAAAGAAAGTTGGTTGGTAGGTCGATGATGAACGACGACCATGGAGGCAGGATCTCAACGTCGGGGACCGAGGTCGCCATGAGAGCAGCGGCGTAGCGGTGACCTCCGAGCTGGAGCACCGGGTAGGCGTTGTGAGCCCACTGGGCGGCCCCCAGCATCAGCTCCTGGCTCGAGGGGTCCTCCTGGAGCGCTTTGTAGGCCCACGTGGCGTTGACCTGCACCAGCATGTTCAGCATGGCTTTGCCCATGCGAGCGGTGGTGTCGAGGGTGTCCATGCGGTAGCCGTTGCCGAAGGTGAGAGGCCACCAGTATTGACCCAAACTCATGAGGTAGTCCTTCGTCACTACCGTGGTCCCAGGCGGACCATCCATGTACACCAGGGGTTTCCCGCCCTCTGGAGCTGCAATGCACACAGCAAGCTGCGCCATCTCGCGCGCTTTGGCCAGGAAGTCATCCGGCGGCACCAGGCGGTTTGGGTCGGGGGTTCTCTGCAAAAGAACTTGCCTGACCCGTTCCGGAAGGTCGAGCTTCGCGGCAACAAGGTTCACCAGGTCGAGAAAACTATGCACGTGCTGTTCCTCGGTGTCAGAGCAAGAGTACACCTGGGGGACGTATGCTGAAGGCGGCATCTGACAGATGGGGTCTGGAAAAGGTGGTGTTCGTGGTTCTCGGCGGCGTCATGGCGACCGTGGCAGGGTCCTACCTGCTCGCCTGGGCCAGCTCGGAGAACACGGCGTTAGCTCGAGCACGTCGTTTCGCTCGAGCGGAGGGCCTGAAGAACTCCGGCGTTTCGTGCACCGTCGAGGACCCCGATAGGGACGGGTTCGTCTCATGCAGCATCGCATTGAAGGACTTCTTCTTTCCCCTCGAATGCACAACCGAGTGGACGTTGGGCCCCGGGTGTCGCATCGGTGAGCTGGCGCCCTGAGCTGTGGCGGTGTAGTCCCTGGCATGGAGAACGCCAAGGACTCTCTCGAGGTCCTGACGACACGCAATTTGCTTGCTCCCTACGTGACCGGGCTGGACCTCGAAATCGTCGTGATGATGCTTGACGGCAAGAGGCCAACAGAGATCGCTCGTGCGCTAGGTCTGACCGAGGGGCGGGTTCGCCACCGCTATTTCACGGTGTTTCGGAGGTTGGACGTGGTCTGTAAGCTCCTGCAACGGCTCCCGGTGGTGCTCCCCGTATGACCGAGCTTCTGCAACGGGTTCGGTTCGGCGTTGTGGTGGACCGCAAGCTCGAGCTTGCCCCCAACGTGCATCGTCTCTGCCACGCCTTTGGGCTCACCACTGCTGAGGCCCTGGTGGCCTACGCGCGCTCAAACCCTGTCGGTGTCGCCCTCGGCCTGTGCTGGACCGAGGAGGAAGTGCTCGAGGCAGCCACGGATCTGGAAAAGAGCTTGAAGCCGCCGCCCGAGGTCGAATGTGGCAACTGCCGGGGAACTGGCTTTTTGTGCTACGCCTGCGGGCCAAAGGAGGTGGCTGGTGTAATCGAGGGGTGGACAAAGGGGTAACCTTCCAACAGGCCATCCTACTCGGGCTCGCCTTCGGCTTTGCTTCTGGGGTGGGCTTCTACCTCATTACGAACCGGGGCGATATCGCAGCCCTCGTAGGGCTTGCAGAGGCGGTCGTTGGGGTGGCGACATTTCCCATGGTCATGCCTCGGAGACATCGCAGATGGTAGACAAAACAGGACGCAGGGCAGGGAAAACAGGGGACCCGTTTTTCTGGAGCAAGCTCGCCCGCGGGTGGATCGACCCTGACTGGTGGAAAAAGCCCCCGTATAACCAGCCACAGCAGCGGTGTACTGAGAATGATGGAACAGAATAACTCAGAAGTCGCTGCTCGAATCATGAACCTCGTTGTGGAGAGGTACCAGAAGGACGGCCCTCTCGTCCTTGCCCCGACCATCTACAACCAAGTCTTCGAAGCGCTGGAGGCTAACTCCACGTCTCTCGACCTCCACGGCCCGGAGATGCAGGAGGTGTTCTCCAATCTCGTCGAAATCGTTCGGTCGGTGGCGGTAGACGTTCTCCCCGAAGACCTTCGGGACGTGCTGATGAACCGCTTCGCGTCAGCGATGGAAGGTTTCGAGGACCGGATGCAGGCTCAACTCGACGGGGTCAGTCCAACTCGTTGATCGCGGCAACGAAGGCGTCTTCCAAACTCTCACCCCGGCGGATGTTGCGTTTGAAGGCAATCTCGGCAAGGGTAGCTCGAGCCGCTTTCTTGCGCGGGTCTCGTTCCATGTCCGCGGCTACCAGTCGAGCGAGACGAGCCATGGTCATGATTTGGTCTTCGCGAATCTCCTCAACTCGTTTGAGTGCGAGTTCGCTTTGGTTGTGACAAGAGTCAAAGGAATCCTTCAACGGGGGATGAGATTCCTTGGCTAGGTTGTGCTCGATGAGCTGGTCTTTCGTTATAACCGAAGAGACTCCGCTCCAGATGGTCTTGCTACCAGCGTACAATGACGCGACAAGACTCAACCCTACCCCAATTAGGGTAAGGTAAGACTTAGCTTTCTCGGCAGGCCGAAGAGACGGTGTCGCCACATTGGGTCTACACCAGAAATGGGTTACCCAAGATGAAAGACCTCTGTCACCCCGTGGTCGGCCACCAGGACAGCCAACCCGGTCGCCTCTTGCAGCTTCCGACCGGACTCAGCGTCGTACAGCGTGAGCGCTTCCAAGAGGCCCTGTCGGGTCGCGAGACCTCGAGCGAAGGGGACTTCCCCCTTGTCCCGGTGCTGCTGCCAATCATGCCCGGGCATGAGCGCGTCGGCGAGTGCGCCCCCAAAGGGAGTATCCACGTTCAAGAGCACAATGACTACCTCGCGGGGGTCGAGCCCTCGTTCCTTGACCCGGTTCGCAAAGTGGCGGACCCGTTCCTCTTGCTGGGTGAATGTGTTCCGGCAGTTGAACTTCTCGACTGCTTGGATCACCCCCAAGGCTACGGGGTCCTCCAAGACAAGCTGCCCGTTCACCTCTCGTACGATCCCGATCTCAGACATGGTCACCTCCCTGCTTTTGCTGGAGTCGTTCCTCGACCTTCTCGACCAGCATTTCGATCTGCTCGTCCGTGGCCTCGTAGACCTGAAGGTCCGGCGTGGGGGAGAGCAACCAGCTCTCCGTAGGGAAGCGCTGGGCCAAGGACGACTCGCCCCCAAGGGCAGCTTGTAGGAGCACGCATCCGGGCCGAATCAGGTTGCAATCGAACGCGATCTTTCGCGTTGCCTTGGATTCTGTCATTTGGGCCGAGAGTCTTGCACAACACGTGCCGGAAAACAACTGGCAACCAGCGCTTTGATGGTGGGCCGGTGTAACCAGGGTATGCCGCGCGTCATGGCTTGGATCAAGGGTGTGCTCGGGCCTCGAGTTCGTACCTGGCACGTTGAGGCTGTCTTCGTGGCTGTCTTCCTGTGTTCCGTGGCCATGTGGAGCAAGAAGGGGCTCATTGAGTGGGTGGGCACTCTGGCGGTCTTCTTCACCTGGTTGCATGCGTCTGTGGCGGACCGGCTTGCAGAGGGGCCCGCGGCCGAGCGCTCAGGAGTGGAGTGCGCGTGGAAGCTCGTGCCGTACTACTACGTTAAGGAAGCTCTTTGGTGTGCCTATTTCTCTTGGCTCGGCGCATGGTCTGCACTGGCTGGGTCGGTTCTATTTATCGGGTACGGTATGTGGCGTCGAGCGTGGCGCAGGTACCAAGCTGGGTTGCCACCAGCATAGAGGAATCATGGCTCATGAAATCACCCTGCAAGCGCTCTGGGTACTCGGCACCAAACTGCTGATTGTCCCCATCGTTCTTGTTTACGGGACGGCATTGTGGGTGAGCAAGTATCGCATCGAGTTTTTCGAAGCGTTCATCTCGCCCGTTGAGTTTTTCATGGAGGGTCGAAACCTCTGGGTGAAGACCTTGTCTGCCCTCTACATCATCTGGATTGCGTACATCTTTGGGCGCGGTCTTTTGTTCTGAGGGGCCTATGAATCATTACACTTCAATGTGCGAGTGCGGGGACGTCCAACATTGGACGGCGCAGACAAACACGCGAACGCACTGCCCGAAGTGCAATGGGACCAACCTCAAGATCGAATGTCAAAGGGTCGGTGCGGACGACAAACTCACCCGTGCTCTTGCCCCGACCGTGGTGGTGCCCGCGATTCGGAAAGGCACCCTATCCGATCCTCCGTTGGGCCGCAGGACCAAACGCCCCCGAGGTGCCTCGTTCCCGCCCGCCCCTCCACTCCCGGCGCCTGGGAACGTCCCCTCCGTGATGGCAGATCCGCTCGAGCTGCTCCTGACCACGCTCACGGTCAAGACCCAAACGGCCGAGGTTCAACGAGTCTGGGCGGAACGTTTCGGCACGTCCGAGGAGTTCGCCGCGGCCAAGGCGAGCCAAGAAGCGTATCAAGACACACTGAAAATGCTGCAAGACGTGCTGCGTCCGCGCAGATAGTGCGGGACTGCACCAGCGATTTCCGCTAGATTTTTCGCTGGTGCCCAAGCACTTCCGCCCGCCGTCCAAGAAAGAGGAAGCCCTGCTTCAGGCGCTGCTCAAGCGCGAAGGGTTCGGGCTCGACCTCGCCCAACGGTGCAAGATCTCAAGGGGCACCGTCTACGTGACGTTGAGCCGTCTCGAGGTCAAGGGCTATGTCGTGTCTCGGCAGGAGACACGTGAAGGCGCCATCGGCCTTCCGATCCGGATCTACGCGATCACAGAGCTGGGGAAGCGGCTGCTCGAGGCGCTCAAGCTAGCTCAGGAGCATCTCAATTCTTCTCCCCGCCCCCGCGGATGACCCCGAACTTGCGCTTGGGGGGCTCGGAGGTGGTGGCCGGGACCTGGGCGTCCACCGGAGGCAGGTCCTTCACGGTGGTGGCCGTGGACGACGACGTGGCTACGGGCTCTTCACGGTGGAACGCGACGACGTAGTTCTCTTGGTTCGTGAACTGCGCACAGGCGCCCCAGGGGATCTTCACGAAGTACAGGTTCCCTTTGAAGCTCAACGTTCCCGACCAGCCTTCGTCGGTGAGCTTCAAGTCAGGGATCTGTGGCCCCGATTCGAAAGCGAGCTTGAACGCCACAGCCTCTTGCCCTTGCAGGTGAGGGGGCACTTCCACTCCCGGGTAGGTCAAATCGACCGATACCCAGGGAAACGAGTGCTTCAAGAGGGTTTGGAGGAGTTCTTTCTTCATCCGGTTGTTCATGCACCTAAAGCCTTGCGAAAAGTAGATTCGGTGTAGTCGTGGGCATGACCGACGACGAGGCCGAAGCCCTGCTTGTGAAACTGTCCGAGCACTACAAGACACCGGTGATGCCAGTGACTCGCTACTGCAAGTCGTTCGAGCAGTGGCGGGAGGCGCTGGACAACCGAGTGCGCCGTCATCTGGAGAAGCTGTATCCGGATGTGAAAGCGGACAGGAAGTCCCCGGAGTACGAAGCGGCTTGGAAGCTCTACCATCAGGAGAAAGCCGCTCTACCCGAGGAGGAGGAACGGAGGAGGCGGGTAGGGCGTTTGCGTGACCTGGAACAGGACATGCGTGGTATCAATCAGGTGAGCCTCATGATCCGCAAGTCGAGCCTCCTGTTTCGGCTCATCTACTGCGGCGAGAAGCTCCGACCTACCATGTGCCCCGAGCACAAAGGGGAGTGGTCAGGGCTGGAGATGCCTCCCATACCCGAACACGGCATCGAGGGGAACGTTTGCCCTCACGGCTGCCACTTGACCGGGTGGATTCCGGAAAGGTGAGTCAATGCCAAACCCTCCTCGCGCCGAAGACTTCGAATACGACGAAACCTGGAATCCTTCCGGGTTTCGTGTAGACCCTCAAACAGGCGAGGTAATTGGGACGACCTCAGCAGGAGGCGGGGGTTCGGACAGAGAGCGCCACCCCTCTATCGAAGTGGGCCTCAAAGCGGAGGATGTGCAAGGCGGTAGGGTTGAGGAAGGTCAGTTCTATGCCCTTCTGAAGCCTATGCTGGCGTTGGTGCAAGCACGCAAAGCTGAAGGTATTTGCGAGTTCCGAGTGTGGGACCGAAGCGAGAACACCTGTTTCACGGTGCCTGAGAACACTCGGTTTCTCTGGTATCAGGGCGAGTTGGAACTCGAGGGCTCTCTCGCCAAAAACGTGGGTCCCGGGACGATCTTCATCCACCGGCCAACGAATCGCCTGTTCTTCATCGGGCCCGAGGCGCGGGAAAAGCAGCGAGTGCAAGTGCTAGCGGACTGGGATGTCAAGCTGAATTTAGGAGAAACACTCTGGGCTCGCGAGGTCTCGCTGTACTACAATCCGAAGATTGATTGGGGCCCGAAGCAGGCAAGTCGGTTTGACCTGATCGGCTAGGAGGTGCGGATGCGACGGCACTTGGCCAAAGTTCTCACGGTTTCCCCTTGGCTTCTGGCTCTGGTCGGCGTGTTTGGAAAAGGGGCCGGGGGCGTCCAGCTTGTTGTGGCCCTCCTCGTCTGGATCGCAGCCGTTGCGGGGATGCTCCTGGTGGCTACGCTCATCGAAGCCAGCCGCCTCAAGGAGCCAGAAGATGAGTGAAGCCGTTCGAGCCTATTGCCCCCGGTGCAAAGGGTGTCTGCTGGGAGGAGAGTGGTTTCAAGGGCGCGTGTGCGGCACATGCCATGGCGAGACCATTCCGGAGGACGATGCCCCGCCCGAGGGGGAAGCTCCGCCGCTCGAGCCCGGGGTGGTCGCCGACTTACTCGCGCTCGACTGACCGATACTGTGTTTATGGCCTTGACATAGACATGGACGTAAAGGTCTGTATTGGGTGTCGTCACGAGAAGCCTTTAGAGGACTTCACTAAACACCCTCGCATGAAAAGTGGGCGGCAAAGCCGGTGTCGAGAGTGCACTCGCAATGGGCGAAGGGATAAAGCAAACAACAATCGAGGGAAGGGTCTATGCTTTTGTGGTGAGAAGCCAGCCCCCAACTCGAAACTGTGTTTGTTTCATCAGGACAAAGCGAGCCACTACCACCGCAATTACATGAAGGATCCAGTAAAGAAGTCGGCGCTTCAGAAGCGGAACCGAGAGTTGCAACAACAGCTCAAGCTGGAAACTTTCGACGCCTATGGGGGCCGAAGTTGTAGCTGTTGTGGCGAGCACCGAATCGAGTTCCTATCCATAGACCACATTCAAGGTTCGCCCAGACGAGGGTCTAGGCTTGGAGTGAAAAATGGAGAAGGGCAGTTCAAAGCACCTCCTAGACAAGCCACCAATCGAACTGGTGGTGGCTTGTACCGTTGGCTGAAAAAGAACAGCTACCCGAAAGGGTTTCGAGTGCTTTGCATGAACTGCAACTTCGCACACGGGCATGCTGGCTATTGCCCTCACGAACTGGAACGACAGGCCGTCTCAGCCTAGTCGGTGTTATCTACACCATGAAAACGATGCTTGCTGCCCTCGGGGTTCTTCTCGCCACGCAAACCAGAGAGGGGTGTGACCCCCCGAAACAGCGCCCGTTGGAACCGGGGGAGCACGCCACCTTCATCAGCGAACTCACCTACGTGAAGGACGATCGCGTGGGAATCTGCTACGCGGTGAAAGCTTCGCGTACGCATAACGGCTACATGGTTCAAGCTTTTACAGCGGTCCCGTGTGACAAGGTTGAGATACTGACCAACCAGAAAATCCGATGCCAATGACCGACCTAACACGTAACAGAATCAGCAAATTCCTCAGCTATGTGCTCCGCCACCATCCGGAGGCTGTCGGGCTCCAACTCGACGAGAACGGCTGGGTGAGCCTCAACCTGCTCGTTGATGCGTGCAACGCCAAGGGGCAGGAGATGACTCGAGGTCAGGTCATCGACGTCGTGAACACGAGCGAGAAGAAACGGTTCGCGCTCAGCGAGGATGGGCAGCGCATCCGGGCAAGCCAGGGGCACTCGGTCGAAGTGGATTTGGCCTACGAGGAGAAGGCACCCCCGATGGTGCTCTACCACGGGACCGTGGCCAAGTTCCTGCAACCAATCCAGGCCGAGGGGCTCAAGAAGATGGCGCGTCACCACGTGCATCTATCTGAGGATGTCGAGACTGCTGAACGAGTAGGGATGCGTCGCGGCCGTCCCGTCGTCCTTCGCGTCGATGCGGATGAGATGGCCGCAGCCGGGCACCGATTCTACCAGTCCGCCAACGGCGTATGGCTCACCGAGCACGTTCCGGCGAAGTACATCGGGTTCCCCGATGGAGCGACCTGGGTTTACCTTCACGAGATCCGCAATGACGAACAAACCGCTCACGGTTGAGAAGCTCCTCAACGGCGTCATCATCGACACCCTTGGGGGTCCCGGCGGCGGGCCCGACGCCTGCAACTGCCATGCAGCGGCCAAAGCCTTCATTGCGCTCAAGCTGCTGAACCTGCCCATCGAGGATGAAGAGGCGATGCGGCACGGGTTGCGTGAGGACAACCTGTACAACATGGACTTCCTTGAAGCCGAGGGGTGGCCGCGCGACAAAGATTCGGTGTAATCGAGGCATGCACATCTGCGGGGACGAAATCAACGCAGCAGTCGCGTGTGTGACCTCAGCCCCTCACGCGATCCCTGCTTTCATCGGATGGGTTAGGGGCGTGCTTGTCGGTTTCCGTGTACGCGACCGATCGCCTGCTGAAACCCCAAGGTGCTCGGGATGTACGTCGGAACCGGGCAATACTCCTTCCGCGCTCGGACCTGAAAAATCTCCTTCGTGTTGAGACACAGGGCGGTCAAGTGGCCGCCGTGCACCGCTCCCGTGTCGATGCCCCAGCACTCGACTCCCGTGGCTTCGTTGACGTGCCAGAGCGGTTGGGTGAGGTTGAACGCCTCGTGTCCGAACACGACGTTGCTGGGCCCGTCCCATTTGCGTGTCCAGTGGTAGGCTTCGGGCTTGGGCGGATAGCCGAGTAGCTCGGGCTTGGCGTAATCGACGGGCACGAACTTCTTCTCGTCCGTGACCCACATCAGCCGCATGACGTCGTTCAAGTCTTGCTGCTCGAGCGCAACCCCGGGCATGAGGCCGCCATGGACCAGGGTCCAATGCGTGTGCTGGGTGAAAGACGTCCAGTGCCTCCCCTCCCCTTGGGTCACGAAGTTCCCCGGCCACAGCTGCACCATGTGCGGGAGCGCCTTGAGCCACTCCAGGTCTTCCTGGCTCAGCTTCGCATTGGCCGCGGCGTCCGCGGGCTTCAGCGGTCGCATGTTGTTGGGCCGACCCGTGGTGAGCTTCAGAAGCTCGTTCTTCCGCCATCGGATGTGGATCTCGTCGTGGTTGCCCTTCACGGCTTTGAAGCCGCTCTCGCGGATGAACCGAACGACCTCAGCCCCATAAGGCCCCTTGTCAAGGAAGTCCCCCACGAAATAGACCGTGTCCCCTTGGCCAGGACCGATCTTATCGAGCAAGTCACGTAGCTCGTAGTAGCAGCCGTGAACGTCACCAATGCAGTAAATTTTGGAGTCCATCTCGAGGGATACACCGCTAGTCGCACACGGCTTCGACTTCAGAAATCGTCAACGACACAGGGTCGCCATCTTTGACATCCATCTCGAGCACGGGGTCGTTGTCCAAAACCCCATGCAGAGTTTCACCCTCGACCCGACCAATCTTGACCCACATATGCTCAATGCGGGTCTCTTGGGTTCGCGGGTCCCGCCCCTCGAAAGCTTTCTTGACAAACTTTCCGACCAACGTCGAAGGGTTAACCCCTGTAAACTTCCCACTCTTTGGGGCATGATCGGGGCATACTAAACCGATATTCGCTATGCTTTCTCGTGCCATTTGGTGTAGAGGATACGCGCGTAGTAGCAAAGTCAAGCTGAAAGACAGAAGCCATGGACACACAAAACGGCCCCTCCCCGGACCGAGTTGAACGACGCCCTGACGGGTGGTGGGCGATCTGCGCAAACCTTGAACCCCCGCTTCAGAAGGACGGTTGGGCGCCGTTGCAGGAGCTTGGGCCGTTCCGCTCCATCGAGGCTGCGTCGGCCATGGTCAGTTCCATGCGAAATCTGAAAAGGTTCCTGTACCCACAGCTGTCCCGGGCGGTGTAATCGTGGGATGGAACAAGTTGAGATCCGGAATGGTTACGCGTTGTTCTGGGGGCAGTGGCCGTCCAACTGGATGATCTCCCCCATGGTCATCGACGGGGTGACTTACAACTGTGTCGAGCAGTACATGATGGCGGAGAAAGCACGCCTCTTCAAAGACACAGAAACCCTCGCGAAAATCCTGGAGACTCAGCACCCGGCCGACCAGAAGATTCTCGGGCGGGAGGTGCGCGGGTACGACGATGCTAAGTGGGCAGCCGTGCGCTACGGGGTGGTTTTGCGCGCGAGCATCGAGAAGTACCGCCAAAACTACGAGTTGAAGCGTCTCCTCTTTGCTACGGGAGATGCCATCTTCGTGGAGGCCAGCCCGAAGGACCAGATTTGGGGCATCGGAATGGCGCGTAGCCATCCTGACGCAACCAACCCGGCTAAGTGGCGCGGGGAGAACCTCCTCGGAAAGGCCATCACCGAGGCGCGCAAGATCCTGAGAGACCTGGAGGGCTCGGTGTAACTATCCGAGTGGTAAGGAGAAAAGCCGTCAGCGAGGTAGAGCTAGCCAAACCCGTGGTGGCCTACTTCGAATCGAACTCCTGGGAGGTTTACCAGGAGGTCAGCCACCATGGCGGCGTTGCGGATATTGTGGTGACTCGAGGCCCCGTTGTAGGGGTCGTGGAGGCCAAGAACACCCTCTCCTTGCACCTCATCGGGCAAGCTCGTCGCTGGGTCAAGTTCGCCAACCTCGTCTGGGTGGCGGTCCCCGAGGCGCGAGAGCGCTCCCACCAGAGCTTGGATGCCGCGAAGTGGGTCTGTGAGACCCTGGGCCTGGGCCTCATCACGCTCAACCGCTACGGCGTTCGGGAGCAGGTGCGCCCGCCCTTCCTCCGCAAGGTCATCCCGGGCCTCAAAGAAGCTCTCCTGCCCCAGCACAAGCAAGCTGTGGCGGGCTCGCCCGCGGGCACCGTCTGGACGCCCTACAAGCACACGTGCCAGGAACTCCTGCAACACGTGAGGGGCAACCCCGGCGTGACGCTCAAGGCCGCCCTGAAAGCCATCAAGCACCACTACCGCAAAGACACGACCGCCCGAACCTGCATGGCCCGGAACATCGACGAAGGGATCGTGCCAGGCGTTTCCCTTCGTCGGGAAAACGGCGAGCTTAAGTTGTATCCGGCATGATTTTTCTATGCCAACGAAGGCCCACTGGTGTAAAGGGCTACGCCCACAGAAGGGGGACTCAATGGGATGGAAAGTTGAGCGGCACGGCGGCAAGCAGAACGACAGGTGGATCGCGGTCTACGACGGCGACGAAGAGGCCCAGGCCCGCACGATTTACGAGCAGAAGAGGCGAGAGCTTCGACAGGGTGGTGTCCGACTCTCCGAGAATGACGAGGTCAAGGAGAAGTTCGAGAAGCCTCGGCTGAACCGCGTCCCGATGCGAAACCCCAAGGCCGCCGCCGCGGCTGCTGCTGCGCGTCACAACCGATAGGAGCCTCCCATGTGTTGCACTCTTGGGCCAGCAAAGCTGTCCGACACGATTGTCTACGCCTACAAGATGCCCGACGGGCGTCATGTGCTCGGCTACCAGAACAAAGCCACCAGTGGCTTTGACGACGAGGGCGACAGCTTCTATGGCACTTGGCCACGCAGAGGGGCCCTGAACCCCTGGGGTGGTAAAACCCAACCCCCGCAGAGCTGGAACGCTATGGTGCTGCCCATCCCTGCAAAGGGAGAGATGACCGCGGCGAATGCAGTAGACCTCACTGCGGACAAGACCGTCCTCCGGGACTACGCCGAGCTAGTCAAAGCTCACGATCACATGAAGAGCAGGAGTCGGGGTTTCGGGGATGACCTCATCGGCGCCGCGGCCGTGAACTCAGTGCAGGTGTTCAAGACGGGCTCATACGAGGTCGTCATGGCTCGCCAACCCAAGCTCATCCCTGACGTAGTGAAGGAGCTTCACCCAGAGGTCTCCGTGAGTAAGGACCTCATGGAGGTGTACGCGCGGTACTACCTCGGCTGGAACGTGGCCGTGTGCTTCTGGCAAGGGACGCTCGAGCCTGAGCCCATCATGTTCACGTACGAGCCGAAATACCCAACCCACCTGTTCATCCCTACGCTCGACGCCCATGATGGTGGGGCCCCGAAGTCCCATGCATCCCTCGACCACACGATCGTGTTGGGTACGACGGGCACCACGGGGCATGGGCTTCGTCGCCAAGTTTCCCCAGTCAACCGACCCTACCTCGCCTCTCGAGTGAAGGGCTTTGAGGCTCACCAGACGACGCTGAATGGCGACTACTGGTTCCCGCTCGCCTACGAGGACATCGAATCCGAATGGGTTCAGCACGCTATGGTTCGACTCCCAGCAGGAGTGAAACCCGCGTGAGCCCCCGCGTCAACCTCATCTGGCTGATCACCACAGTGGTTGTGCTGTTGGGGCTCCGATGGTGGGGAGCCATCGTCTGCTTGGTCGTTGGCGTCTTCATCGGCTACTACTGGCCCCGTAAAGGGCGCCGCCGGTGACTACTTGGCTTCTTCGGCCGTCGTGTTGATGACCGAGGGCAAGCTCTTGCCAAGAGCTGCCAGTTTCATCAGGACGGGGCGAAGAGCTGCCAACTTCTCGCTGGCCACCTCTTGGGTCGAGGCCGTCATGACGAGGCCGCAAACCTTCGAGACGTTCTCCTTCTCGGGCAGGTTGGTGACCTCGGCCAGGTAGGCGAGCAACGTGGCCCCCGCTGCCTTACCAAGCGAACGACCCAGATCGTCTTTCAGCAACGGTTGCAGCTGAGGGAACATGGCTCCGATGGCCTCGAGCGAAAGCTCTCCAGCTTCGTTGGCCAGGGCCAGATGAGCACCGGTCTTCACGGAATCGAGAAGCTTGCTCATCGGGTTTGGAGTCGTTGCGGTTGCTGCTGCTTTTTCGGCCACTGGGGTCTCCTTTTTCGGTTCGTAGGCGTAAAGGACCTTGAAGGTCTGTTCATCGAGAACGAAGTAGTTGTTGTCGTTGTGGTGCGTGATGATCCCTGCGGGAAGCTCTTGGCCACAAGCCCACTGCATGTAGGCTCGGAGGATTCCGTTACGGGAGTCCATCCCCGTGGGAGGTATGAGTTTGTTTTTCGCTAGCAAGTCACGGATCTCGGAAACCAATCTGGTGGTTTGCCCCATTTTCTAAACTCCCGTTGGGCTGTCTACACCAAACCGAACGTTTTGCCACAAGGAAACGATTCGGTGTAATCGAGGGCATGACCGTCCAAGTGTTCACTCGTGGTAAAAAAGAACCCGACTTTGAAATCGAGGAGTTCAAGGGCATCTGCCCGTTCTGCATTCAGGAGGGGCAGACGAGCCGACTCTATGAGGGTGGTTGCTCTTCAACGATGATGTACTGCAAGCCCTTCTACGATGAGCAAGGGGTTCGACATCACCATGACTCGAACACCAAGAGTTATGGGTTCAACTGCTCAAACGGGCATCGATTCGGACTTGACCGCAAAGGCTCCTGTCAATGCGGGTGGACCGGGGGCCTGGCGAAGATCACGCTCTACTGAGCTTGAGGTGGTGTAGTGGGGGCATGCTCATCACCGCAGACCAGCTCATTGCTCATGCTGTTGGCGACTACATCCTCCAATCGGACTGGATGGCCAACACCAAAACCCAGAAATCCAGCGCGGCCCTCGCGCATGTCCTGACCTACTTCCTCCCCTTCCTGTTCCTCACGACCTCGTGGAAGGCATTGGCGGTCATCATCGGGACGCACTTCGTGATCGACCGTTGGCGCTTGGCTCGCTACGTTTGCTGGGCCAAAAACTTCTTGGCACCCAAGTGGATCGTTCCGATTGTCCCGCTTGCCCAGCCTTTGTCTGGGGGCTCCATCAAGCTCAACGCAGGTCGAGCCGGGGTGAGCGAGGATGACTCCGAGGACAACGAGCAAACCACCATCGCCAAGGTCTCCAAGCCGATTCGGAACCACCCGTGGTCTGAGTGCTCCGGCACGGGCTACTACAAGGAGCGGCCCCCATTTCTTGCCGTATGGCTGCTCATCGCAGCCGACAACATCATGCACGTGATTATCAACGGGCTCGCGCTCAAGTACCTTGGTTGAGGTCTCCCATGTTCAGCTTCAGCGTCGATAAGAACAGCACGGTCACGATCAAAATCGAACTCGGGCGTTTGAACCTACTCAAGAAGGAGAAGGCATACGTCAACTGGGCCCCTCCGTGGACCAACTTTTTCGAGGGGGTTCACTTTGGGGAGAAGCCCTCGACCTATGACCAGCTTTCCATGTGGGCCTATGCTCGAGCGCCCGGGTTCATCCGGATCGCCGGGCTCGAGATGGGTTGGATCGACGCCCCGGCGGACATCCTCAAGAAGCACCCAGAAGCCCTCGACCTCGGGATTCCTCGCCCCTCGCGCGCTACGCCGGTGAAGAGGGTGGAGATCGTGGACAACGTCGAGATCATCCGCATGGTCACGGACCGCGGAGAGGCGGTCTTCCCACGGGACATTTGGTTCAAGCTGGCAAACAAGTTCCGCAGCATGCGGATGGACAAGCAGGGCTTTACCTGGATTACCCCTGAGCTGAAAGTGCCCAATCCGGTGCTTATGTGCGCTCTTGAGGGTTTCCAGATACACGCATAATTCCGCGGGTGTGCGGGGTCGTTCCGGTGTCCAAATCAGACATGGGGGCAATGACTGAGGTGGACACCCAAGACGAATATATGTGCTGTATTCCGCTACGCAGCACTCTGAAAACCACGGTATGCGCCAAGCGCCACCTGATGGCTCGGAGTGATGGGGATTGCGATGAAGGGGTACGCAGCTCAGCGTGTCGTAACTGCCCCACCGGGGAACTCAACGTAAGCCTGGTTCAGGTCACCCGTCCAAAGGGGACTCGGGCCTTCCAGGCTTACCAGAAGATCCCTTTGTCCCCTCGAGAATGCGAAACGTGCGGCCGTGAGTATCAGCCGACAGGGTCGCGCCAGAGGTCTTGCAAGAAACCGGACTGTCAGCCTGTGGTGCCCGGTCCGTTTGCGCCGGAGACAACCCAGGTTCGTCCCCGTAAAGCTCCCCGGGAGAACCAAGGCGCAAGGGGCGACGAATCAAGGCGACAAGCTTCCGTGGTCCCTCTGAAAGCTCGAGCAACAGCAAAACGAACAAAGACCGCATAGGTACGTACACCAACATCGAGGCGAGATACTAACAGCTCGGTGTCAGGTAAAGCATGAAAAGCGGAAAAGCAAAGCTAGAAAAGCTGCGCGTGGACTGGCGAGCGATGATTGTCGAGCTGACCCGCAGTGCCTCCGAAGTCCGGATGACCTTGGAGACCTACGCCCACGTGCAGAGGTCTGGCGGCTTCAACCGCCACAACTTCCAGCCAACGAGCGAGACCGGGGTTTTCGGGCACATGCTCGAGGGGCGACGCGCGAAGGTTGTGGTTGACCAGAAGCTCGACGACAACAACATCGTGATTGTCAAGAAGGGAGTTGGGCGACCCCATACCCTTGGCCAACTCGATGAGCTACAGCGGAGAGGGAACACGATTCGGGCGGTTCCGGTGTCCGCGAAGGCCAAACCACGGAAGCCAACTCAGATCGATCACGCCACAGATCCAGATCACAACACCGTGATACGGGTTAGGCTTGATTTCGTGGTGGAAATGAAAGGCGACCAGGTGATCCCCGATGCGTTTGGGCCCCAAGTGCGCCAATTTATCTTCCATGGCCTTCAGGGAACCAAAGTCCGTGCACACAAAGTCCTCCCCGGGACCAAGGCGAGTTGTACGGTAGTTAACATGCAACGCCTCCTCAAAGCGAAAAGAGCCTGACATCTTCGCCGTCCTGGTGTAAGAGGAGGTACGGCGTTCGCTCCCGAACCGCTTTGGCTACTGTGCGTTGGGTATTGACTTGAGTTGGGGAACGTCCAAGTCTATCCCGCAGGCCGAAAAGCATGGGGGCGAACGCCTACTTACGAGCTGGGGGCGGAAAATGGCGACAATTCGAGTGGGGTTGGAACACCGTGGGGACGGTGTTTACCTCATCCTGAGACCAGCGGGGGAACTCCGGGAGCGTGGGTGGCGCCCTCTCGAGCGAGGCCCCTACAAGGACGAGGAAGCGGCTCGAGCTGATGAGGCTAGGGTGTTGGGGGCGATGGAGTCCGACTACACCATGACCCGACGGCGTGCCTTCTAGCCTATCATGTCGAACCGGGTCCGGACGTCTTCGGGGCGGGCCCCGTCGATGAGGGTCTTCCGGACGGTCACCAGCTTTGGACGAAGGAGCGAGGCCCACGGCCCCTCCGCCGTCTGAAGCTCACTCTCCCAGATTCGGACCAAAGCCATTTTGAGCTGGTAGGGGGCCTCTGCGTACCGCCAGAGATTCGAGGCGGTCACCATGATCAACGGGAAGATTTCCCGGAGGTCTTTGGGCTCGCGCTCCCAACGGCCGCTCACCGTGCCCACCAGCGTGTAGCGGCGGTTGAGGTTGGCCGCCAGGGTGAGCACGTCGTAAGGGGACAAGCCTCCGATGTCCACGTAATGCGTGTGGGTCGTAGCGCTCGTCGTCTGCTCTAGGATGAGGACCGTCACCCTAGTTTTGTACACCAATCAGTCCTTGTTCACCATTTTGGTCCGACGTACGCGCCAGTTTTCAAGGTCAAACTCCTCCCCCAGGGTGCCTTGTTTGACCGTCTCGGCAACCTCCTTGGGCCCGAACGGAACCTTGTGCGGGGGCGCGCTCGCGTACGAAGGCTCGTCGAAGAACATGGTTGCGTGGTCCTTGGTCCAGAGCTTGGACTCGAGGTCAAACTGGAGGAGCTTGCCACCGCCCAAAACCGTGAGCTTGAGGCTGGGGCCCGTCCAACCCAGGCCGTAACGATCCTTGTGAGGGTCTTTGACCAAGAACTCGTACCCGGTGCCTTCGATGGTGATTTTGCGTGCGTTGGGGAGACTCATTGCTCTCTGCTTTCTTACGGGGTTCCAATCCAATCACGGGGAGCTTCTACTGCATGGGCGAGAAACGCCTCGCTCCACTGGAGAGAGGCTCGGTCGAAATAGTCGCGTGCATCGCGCTCTTCTGTAAATAGCGTGACGTCCGGCACCCCTTCACGGATGATGACCACCATCCAAGGCATGCCCCTCTCGGTCATAGGTTCAGCCTTGTCGTGATATACCACTGGGGTTCTGCCGGGACCGGCCAGCCCACTGCTTCGGCCGCTTTGGCAAGCCGCTCAGCCCAATCCGGCTGAGGGGTCAAGTCTGTGGGAACCGGGTAGGGAGCAGCGTTGACTCGGCAACGAGCTTCTCGAATCGCCAACCCGATCCGCTCATCGTCCGACTGAACCCCATACCAAACCGGCTCCACCCCAAACGGCTCGAGCACGGTGGCCAAGGTGTCGATGAATTTGGCAAACCCAGGCTCAAAGAGCAGAGACAACTCAACCTCTTTGGGCAAGCCACTATTGCCAAACCGCTCTTTTTCACTAGCGGCTAGGCCGAACCATAACGTTGCCGACACATCCATAGCAGGTTTCTACACCGTTGTGGTGTAATCGAGCGCATGCCAACACTGAAAGACATCAACCTTCTTGCGTTTGGGCACACGATTCAGCTCGCCGGTGCCATCTTCCAGGGGGAAGATCGCACCCTTCTCTGCTTTTTCCCGGAAGATGGGCCCGACGGGGCTCTCGAGCCTTTCGAGCTTTCCCAGGAGGACTGGCAGGCCCTGGTGAAGCAGACCGACCTTCTCGAGACCGAGGTGCTCGCCAAGGCGTCCGACGGCACCCTGGCCAAGATCGTCCTGCGCAAGAGCCAGCGGCAGATCGATGCAGGGGTGCAGTGGAAGGTCTTTCAGCGGGACAACTACTCGTGCCGCTACTGCGCCATCACCGGTGTGCCCCTCACGGTGGACCATCTGGTGACCTGGGAGGAAGGCGGGCCGACCACTCCGGAGAACCTGCTCAGCGCCTGCAAGAAGTGCAACAAGACGCGAGGGAACCTTTCCTACGCGGATTGGCTCAAGCACCCGCGTTACCAGGACCTGTCCAGGAAGCTCAGCGAGACTGTGCGAGCGGCAAACGAGGCAGTCGTGGCCACCCTGGCTGCCATCCCCCGCAACCTGCACCAGAGGACGCGCTGATGGCCACCCCCGATATGTGGCGGCGGTATCGGGACAACGGCCCTCTCAAAGAGGCCGAGCTGGTCGCCCTTCACGCCGAGGTGAGTGCCGCTATGCCCTACCTCAGCTCCAACCACCGTGAAGCAGCCGACCAAGCTCGAGCGGACATGCGACGGCTCGAAAGCCGCATCATAACCGCTCAAGAGCTACCTTGGAGAGCAGAGCGGTAGCCTCACAAAAGGCCCTGCTTTTTCACAGCTCGCTCCAACTTCAACAGTAGCTCGATGCCTTCGGGTGTTGTCGCCACAAGCACGAGCTTTCTTCGGTGCTCAGTCGCAATGTGGTCGTAGCTTTCAGGGTAAGCCCAGCGACAACGTCGGCATACCGCCGGGTCTTTCTGGGTTGTGAAGTTGGGGCAAGCTCGACATTCCTTGTCCTTTTCTGTGTTGCATGAAGCGCAAACCCCTTGGAAGGCGTCGAGTCCTTCTACCTCATGCAGCTCGTTCTCTACGATTCCATACGGCACACGGTGGTCGGCCTCTTTGCACGTCTTCTCTCGGCACAATGGGCAAATACCTTCAGTCCGTGCAAACAGCTCCCTCTTCTCGGTCTTTGTCAGGGGCTTTCGCCGCCCAATTCGTCGAACAAACGTCTCGGGACTCCAACGATAAATGGTCCCGTTTCCATCTGGCCCGCGATACGGAGCGGTGGACAAGGTCACGCCGGTCCGTGTTAGTTCGAAGACCGCCACGGGGTCATACGGGATTGCTTTGATTTGGTTGGTTGTGACGTAGCCTTGCTCGAACAACAACCCTCGCACTGCCTTCGCCATTCGCACAAGCCGTCGGTCAAGTACAGCCTCTAGGTACTCGACACAAGACCGGTCAAGTAAATCTTCCACTACCTCGGAGTCAGCTCGAGGTACTTCGGCCAGGATAAGAGCCCGCCAGCTCGCTCGATCTTCCAACGGAGGGAACGCCCGTTGTTTGGGCCGCATTAAATCGAGAAGCTCCTCCGCCTCGCTTTCCTCCGCCTCAACCTCTGCGAGCTTAGCAATGGCCCACTGAGGTTCAGGCTTCGGAAGGAACATCTCCAGGTCGTCGTCCTCATCCATAGCTGGAGGAATACACCGACGGGTCGTAAACGGTGTAGCTCTCCTCCATGAAAATCAGCAGCGAATACGTCAAGCAGATCCAAGACACCTTCGCGAACCACGGGGACTATGACACGGACGACCTTCTCAGGTGGGTTGAAAGCCTGTGCCAGGCCGTGGAAGAGCGCGATCAGGTGATTGCCAAAGCCCTGGAATTCGCACGAGACGGGCAGGTCGATGGGGCCCACCACAAGATGTGGACCATCGACCAGATGGTGCGTGCGTTGACATCGTGCCCCATGGAACAGAAGACGCGCACACTTCGTTCTGGAGAAACCTACCAGAACGAAGTGCAGGGGGAGTCTGAAGAGTACAAGAAGTTCGTTAAGGACTACGAGGGAGACGGCGGCGAATACAAGTGGGATGTCGGTATCCCGTGATCAATCCCAGAGGTTGTTCACCGTGTTGCAGGTAGAGAGAACAACCCACCCGCCTTGCGACGTGATCCAGACCATCCGTGCCGAGGTGTTCGTGCCGATGTCGAGGCCGTTATTTTGGTTGCTCGTGAATGACACGTACACCAGGTCTGTACCGCTGTTCACGCCGTTCACAATCTCTTTGACTGCGCCGTCCGTACCATCGGCAAGATGAGCGTAAGTGGTCCCGCCCGTCGTGTTGATGACGACACAAAACTGCTTCGTTGGGTCGAGGGGGGCCGGGTTCTCGTTGACATTGTTGTCAGTCGTTAACGTGACGACTTCGAACCCTTTGACCATGGCAGCAAGGTTGTCGAGTGCCTGAGCGACCTGCACTGGTGCGCTGGTGCCCCAGTTGGCGGGAGTCGCCGGGGTGTACCCGACAAGGTTCGCCTGGTCCAAACGGGTGAGGGTGAGCTGTCCGCTGTGGCCGGGTTGGTTGAGAGAAACTTGGCTTTCAGCGTTGGTCGTGATGGACAGGTAACCGCTGCCACGGATCGTGTTATCTGCGACCTGGCTGCTTCCGGAAAGGTACAAATCAAGACCGTAAGAGCTGAGTTCAATCAGCTCTCCATCCGGACTCCCAGACCCCTGAATTGTAGTGTTCTCGAGGTAGACAGTAGCTCCACCTTGACTCAGGTTGATGCCTGCAACACTCGAACCGTTATAAAACGCGCAGTTTTTGGCGTAAATATTGCGGCTAAGGGGGGTGTAGGGTGCCGTTGCGCTTACGTTGAAAACGACTGAGAGGTTTTCAACCCTGAGATCTGCGTCGTTATTGAGCTGAACCCCCTCGTTGAAGATCATAGCGGAATTCAGATTTGGGGCAGCACCCCGGAATGTGATGTTCTGCTGGTCGTAGGTTCCGGCCGGGACAGCATCGTTGCTGTCGATGACAACCACGCAGGAGCGACCATAATCCTGTGCCGCAGACAGGGCCTCCGCAAGCGTGGGGTATATGTATGGGGCTCGTGTATTCGAGCGCCAGATAAAGACCGGCTCCGGAACTTGCTCGAGTTGTTCATACGAGAGTTCACCCAAAAACGAGGGTTGACTCGAACTAAACGAACTGGAGAGATCGACTCGGACAGAAGCGAAGGAAACGTTGTCCCCGGAGAGAATGTCGTAACCCGCGTCGCTTTGCTCAAAGAGCGAAAGAGTTACACCGCCCTGATTCACTACACGGAAGCAACTGCTGTTGCTGAAACCACCTCCGTAGCAGGTGACCGACAATCCCGCTTCACCAGAGCCATCGATGAGAACGAGGGGAGCTGAACTTTGGTTGTCAAGGTAGGCGTGATCAAACACCCAGTCCTCGTATACGCCAGCAATGGTGATTGGAGTTCCGTTGCTGGCGCTCTGAAGAGTCAGGTTTTTGACTGTCCCCAAATGAGTCACGGTTGCTGGGTTGCCCTCAGCGTCTCCGAGAACCAGTCGGTCTCCATTGGTGCGGTACCCACAGAGCGTGACTCCAGCGAAATCGTACGTCCCCGATCCTGTGGGGGCCCCGCCTTGAATCAAGGAGGTATCGACGTAAATCGTTGCTACCCCGGCTGCCTTCGCTGCGTCATACGCTTCTTGAAAGGTTGCGTAGACGTTGCCCGCGGGGCTTGGCTCGCTGTTTCGGTAGACGAAACTCGATGAGCTGCCCCCACCTCCGCCCCCTTGACCGATGTTTTTGACGATAGTGCCGAAGCCGTCGTTTTGAATCGCCATGGTCACACCAGCCTGACGAAAAGGGTTTGAGAGGACGTGAGCGTGTTTCGCACGGTTGTCGTGGTGAACGTGTTGTTGTGGGAGATATCCACGGTGCCCGTGGCATCTACCCAGGTAGAACCTACTTGCTTCAGCACCAAGACTTGAGGAGGAAGCCCGAAGCCATGCGAGAGGGTCAGCGTATCCCCTGCACCGCCGTAGGCGTCGAGCGTGTCCTGGTCCTCCAGGGTAACGATGCCCTGGTTCTTCCAGGCATGAAGGTCACCCTTGAATGCACTACGAAGCACCTCAGAGGTGTTTGGTAGGTACACGAATTGGCCGGGCGCCAGGTAGCGATCTTCGCCCGCTCGCCCCTCTACCTGGGATGCATGGGTGATTCGCAGGTCGCGAAGGTAAAGCCTTCTGGTCCCAACGTTGGTGATTTTCACAGGGCCTCCATCCATCAAAGCCCCAAAAAAGGATCACCTGCTGAATGAAGGTTCGATTTTTCGGTGTCATTCGCCTATGGAGGCACACACATGCCGGTAGGCGGTAAAGCAATTGTCTTGGGAGGGGGCACGTTCTTTCACGTGAGGCCGCATCTGGCCCTAGCCGCCCCCGCATTCGGAACAACGGCGGATCAGATCGGGGCCATGCTCCGGCAAAAGGGGTGGGAGGACACCACGGTTGTCAAAACCCGCATGGCCGGAGGAGATGCCAGCCTCGTCACGAACAATGACGTGGCCAAACTCCTCAATCTCATCCTGCAAGACCGGAATGTGAAAGTGCTCGTGATGAACGTAGCGCTGTGCGATTTCGAGGGCTCTATCGCGAACGAGAATGGGCTGACCCTCAGCGGGAAAGACCAACCTCGGCTCAAGACCTCGGAGGGCGGGCAGGTCATGCAGCTGGTTCCGGCGGACAAGCTCCTGGGCCGCATCCGGAAAGAGCGCAAGGACATTTTCCTGGTCGGGTTCAAAACGACCGCAGGGGCGAGCTACGAAGAGCAATACCGAGCCGGGCTCGAGCTGCTCAAGAAGTCCTCGTGCAACCTGGTTTTCGCGAACGACGTGCAAACCCGCCAGCAAATGATCATCACGCCGGAGCAAGCGATCTACGGCGAATCCATGCACAGGTATGAGGCGCTTGAGCTGCTGGCTCAAATGACCACGGAGCGCGCCAACCTCACGTTCACCCGTTCCACCGTAGTCGAGGGCAAGGCAGTGCCCTGGAGTGCGACAGAGGTCCCCGCCTCTTTGCGCAAGGTCGTGGACCACCTGATCAAGCGAGGGGCCTACAAGCCGTTCCTGGGCTCAACCGTCGGGCACTTCGCGGTGAAGGTGGCCGAGGGCCGGTTCCTCACCTCGATTCGCAAATCGAACTTCAACAAGCTGGACGAGACCGGGCTCGTTCTGGTGGAGTCGATGGGCAACGACCGAGTCATCGCCCACGGGGCTCGACCCAGTGTCGGCGGGCAGTCCCAGCGGCTGATCTTCGGGGATCACCCGGACACCGACTGCATCGTCCACGCACACGTGCCTTTGCGCGACGAGGCCGGGGTCATTCCGATCGTCCCCCAGCGCCCCTACGAGTGTGGCTCGCACGAATGCGGGAAAAACACGAGCGAAGGTCTCCACGACTTCGGAGGCGGGCTCAAGGCCGTCATGCTAGACCAGCATGGGCCAAACGTCGTGTTCAATCGCAACATGGACCCCGACCGTGTGATCGAGTTCATCGAGCGAAATTGGGACCTGACCCGAAGCACGGATGGGGTACTGACAGCTCCATGAAGGACACCTACTGCTCCCATTGTGGCGCTCTCCACCAGGACGATGACGCCTACCCTCGCAAGTGCCGCGAGTGCTTCGAGTACGTCTATCAGAACCCAACCCCTGTGGTAGTGGTTCTGTTGCCGATTGGGGAAGGGCTTCTGACCGTTCGCCGCGCTATCCCGCCGCAGGTAGGTCAACTCTGCTTGCCCGGGGGCTTCCAGGACATCGAGACCTGGCGCAACGGGTGCGCGCGAGAACTCAAGGAGGAGGCTGGCATCGTTGTGGACCCGAACGCGATCCAGCTGTTTCGTGAACCCTGCTCCACTGCTTACTGCGACATTCAGCTCATCTTCGGGCTCGCTCCCGGCTTTGCCTCGGAGGAGGAACTCCGCGCACAGGCCACGCCCCATGACGACGAAGTTAGTGAGTTGGTCGTGATTTACGAGGACTTTGGGGAGCTAGCGTTCCCCACTCACACGGAGATGGCTCGAGCCTACTTCGAAGGACGCCTTCAGAAGACGTGAAGTACGACCTGTACCCAGTGTGGATGTGGGTTCACCAGAAAGAGGGGTTCGTTCGAAAAGAGCGCCCTTCAATGGATCCCTCTAACTGGGCACAGGGGATCGTGTGGTACGAGATTCGCGACACGGAAGGCCGAATCCTGGATTCGCAGTACACCTACGAAAGCGCCATGAAGGCTCTGGAAACGGTTTTCGAGCTGGATTCAATACTACAGGCGGTGCGAGACCATGCCCGACTTCATCCTGACCCCAACGAAGCTCCTCAATCCGAAGGACATCCGTAGCGTAGACCTCTCTCAGCTTGGAGAGGGCTTTGTCCACCTGGAGACGTTCGGGGGCGAGCGCGAGACACTCACGGGGCCCCAGGCCATCGAGGCCGTCATGGCTCTTCGCCCCTCCGCGCTCGAGGGCCATCGCCTCAAATGGCCGAGGCACACCTGGGCGCTCCACAACCTGGTCGGGCACCCGCTCATGCAGCTCTTGGCGTTCGTCAAGCTCTACAAAGCAGCCATGTGGGTGCACGATGTGACTGTCCCGAAACCAAAATCGGTGTAGTTTCCGGGCATGCCAGACACGTTTGACTTCAAAGCGGGAGACCTCGTTCGAATCGCCGTTCAACCGGCGGACCAACTCGCGCAAATTGTAGGGAAAGTTGGGATCCTCAACGAGGTTGACGAAAGGAGCGCTTCCATTTCCGCGTTCAACTTGGATGGGCGGGGCAATGGGGCGGGAACCGTCCCCCTTTCCTGCCTGGTCCTCGAGACCCGCCCCGAGTGGGTTCGAGCCAAGCAACTCCGGGAGGAAGAGCAGGCTCGGTACAATGCTCGAGCGGACGCCGCCGCCGCGAAGTGGGACAAGAGCGTGGATGAGGTAGCCCAGAAATACGGGGTCTCTGCTCTGACCGCCGTGTGCATCTACCAGGACCTCAGCGCGGCCCACCGAGACAGCTGGCGCTAGGGCAGGTCTTCTTCGTTCGAGGCGTCGGGCAGAACTGTCCATGACCCTTCGAACGAAGAGGCATCGATCTCAACATCCCAGTTGGAGTCCACCCAGTAGATGTGGAATCCGGGCCGGGCAAAATGCAGGCGTCCCGCGGATGACCAGCGAAACACTAGGTCGCCATCGAGCTGGAATCGTGCGAGAGGGTTCGCTTGCAGGGCGGGCAGTACGCCACCCAGGAACGATGTGTCTTCGGGCCAAGGCATACTACAGCGGAGGATAGAAAGACTTTCAATGCTTGATTCCCACCGCGAGATCCAATAGTTTCTAAAGTCAAGGTTGACCGCTGGGCTTGAGAGGGCCATGGAAGCGGCGAGTTAACCTGGGGCCCGGGGTAGAGCCTTTCCTACCGGGCCTTTTTTATCGGGGTTCCCATGAAGCTCCTGACTCGTGACCAGTTTCGTGACCAGGTATTCGCTCGAGACAGAAACCGTTGTGTTTTCTGCCCTAAACCTGCCGTCGATGCCCACCACATCCTGGAACGGAGGTTGTGGCCTGATGGGGGTTATTACCTGGACAATGGGGCCTCGGTTTGCGAAGAGCACCACCTGGCTTGCGAGCGTACCGACTTCTCGGTTGAGGAGGTTCGAAAGGCATGCGGGATCACTCGAGTCGTTCTGCCCCCACACTTGAGCGAGGAGGATGCCTACGACAAGTGGGGCAACCAGGTGCTCCCCAACGGGCAGCGGCTCCGGGGCGAGCTGTTCCACACGGAGCCCGTCCAGAAGATGCTGGCGGACAAGCTCACGCTGTTCACCCCCTGGGTCAAGTACCCAAGAACATTGCATTTGCCGTGGTCTCCGGGCCTCAAAGGAGACGACAAACTCATCGACTCCCTGGCTGCCTTTGAGGGCCAGCGGGTCATCGTGACCGAGAAAATGGATGGCGAGAACACGACGCTGTACCGCGGCTATATGCATGCTCGGAGCGTCGATGGTCGCCACCACCTCTCACGGGACTGGGTCAAGCAGTTCCACGGGGGCATCCAGCATGACATCCCCGAGGGTTGGCGCGTCTGCGGGGAGAACGTCTATGCAGAGCACTCCATCCCCTACTCGGACCTGCGTAGCTACTTCCTCGGCTTTTCCATCTGGGACGGGCACAACCGCTGCCTCCCCTGGGACGACACTCTCGAGTGGCTCGACCTGCTAGGGGTCACGTCCGTGCCGGTCATCTGGGACGGGCTCTGGGACGCCAAGGCGCTCGAGGGGCTCTGGGACGAACAGTGGGACGAGTCGAAGGCCGAGGGCTACGTGGTGCGCCTGGCAGCCGGGTTCTCCTACGCGGAGTTCCGCCGGTCAGTGGCCAAGTACGTGCGCAAGAACCACGTGCAGACCGATCAGCATTGGATGCAAGGGCCGGTCAAGAAGAACGGGCTCGCTCAGTGATTTGACGGGTGGCTCTCCCGTTCGATCGCGAAGTGATATTTCCGCGGGACGTCGTTCGAGCTGAGACCGTTTTGCCTCTGGCATACCGGGCACTGGAACGTGAAGTACGTGGAGTTGTCCTCAGCGGCGCGCATGAGGAGGTCGGTGGTTTCGACTTCAAGCTCCGAAGTGCACTCCTCGCATTTCGTTCGAAGGACCCAATCCTTTGGGTCCACACGGTTCAAGATCTTCATGATAGGCAGTTACACCGAACCGTTGGAACGTAAGGCAAAAATATGCCTTTTCGGATACTTACGCGCTGCAAGACCTGAGAAAGCGGCCGAAACCTCATGAAGGTTGTTGCGAACCATTGGGGTTTCCTATTGAATTAGCCGTGCCCTCGGACTAGCTTGCGGGGGTTTGCAGGAGGAGTGATGGCTGCGCAAGAAGAAACCGAGACGAAAGCGGCGTTCATACGAAAAAACGCCCACCTGAAACCGCGAGAGATCATGGAAGCCGCAAAGGCTGCTGGGGTAGACATCACCATCCAGCACGTCTACGCCACGCGAAGCATGGACAAGGCGCGGGCGGAGAAGAAGGCCGAGGAGAAGGCTGCCAAACCCGCCAAGAAGCGGAAAGCGCCCACGGGCACCGTCAAGGAGTTCGTGCTCTCGTTGCCCAAGAAGCTCACGGTGACCGAGATCCAGGATAAGGCCAAGGCCGCGGGATTCAACGTCCCGAATCGTGCCTACGTGTACTCGATTCGCGGCTCGGCCAAAAAGGAGGCCGCCGCAGCCAAAGCCAAAACGGCCAAGGCCCCCACCAAGAAGCCCGGGACGGCTCTGGCAGTCGTTCCCAAGGCCCCGGCGAGGATTCTCAAGGCGGTTGAGGTCCAAGGCGAGGACGGTCAATCCATGGACATCATCTTGCGGGAGATGCTGAAAGTCGGCGCCCGTCATGTGATGGCCCATCTCAACAACGTCATGAGTCAGGTGTGAGGGGCGCTATGTCATCGAAGAAGGTTCAACGACTACGATTACCAGCGACTGATCGGCTCGAGGGCTACCTGGCCCGCCTCCGGCAGTTGGCCGGGGAAGGCGAACGCAACCAGGTCTCCTTGATGGAGCTGCTCATGGAGCTGTTCGAGCACAAGGAGCTGTGGGAGCCGCGCTACACTGCTTGGGACGACCTCTTGAGGGAAGAGGGCTTCGCGACCGCTCACGCCTACGAGGGTTTCGTCAAGGCGTTCAACGAGCTGGGTCGGGAAGAGGTCTCCCGTCTTGGAGTGAAGGCATCCATCTCTCTGGTCCGCCTTCCCAAGGCCACCCGGGGCAAGGTGCACAACATGCTCAACCAGTGGCTGGAGACCCACCAGGTTCCGCCCACCTACCAGCGCGTTGCGACCTACGTCAAGCTCACGGTCGGCAGTCTCAACAAGCCGAAGGGGCAGCGGAGCAAGGACGAACAGCTCGTCTCCCTCCGGGCCACCAAGCGTGATCTGTCGGCACAGAACCGGGCCCTGTCCGCGGCGAACGAGCGGCTCAAGCGGCACATCTGGAAGCTCAACGGCATGCTCAAGAAGGCCAAGATCGAGCCCCCGAAGATGCCTGACCTGGGCGTTGAGGCATGAGGGCCAAAGGTGAGCATCGTTCTGCGCTGCGAGGCATGAACCCCACCGAGGCGTTCCCCCGTCTCGAGGAGATCATGCGAGCCTACTTCAACTTGCGGCTCGAGGCGCTCGCCATTGGTATTCAAAGCCCCCTCGATTCCCTCCCCCAACTTCGGCGTTCCGACCGTCCCGCAGTCGCGAAATGGGCCGACGAGCTTCACTCGCAACTCGAGTGGCTCCGGGTCTGGTTCCCCCAGTGCACCTCGGCGCAGCTCGTCCACATCGCTGACCTCACGACCCGAGCCTTCAACCGAGAGTTGAACCTCGACCCCGAGGACCAGTTTGTGAAACTCATCATCCGCGACCTTGGGACGGTTCGGGCGCGCAACATCCTAACTCAGCTTGAAACCCAAGGACTCAGCGCTCGAGTCGCCAAAGTGGCGCGACCAACCAAGCTGGCCGTGGTCAAGCAAGGTCGGGCGCTGATTCGACGATTGTCCCAGGGATAATCCGGCGCGTTTGAACAAAACGCAAGACCCTCAACTTTGACCCCTCGAGCACTGCTCTCCCCGGTGTAGAGCCCCTTCATAAGGGACCTGGCCCATCTTCTGCGCTGAAGGTGGACGGGCAACCCGGAACCCCCTCCGTTGCGCTAACGGGGGAATGTCGAAGGGAGATGCTCACCATGAGCACGAACGGTACCAATTCCACAATTCCGTCCATCGAGTGCGAAGCCGCCGAAGAGGCCGCGAAGTTCATCGCACGAACCAACCCGCAATTGGCTCAGGACTTCATCGCCCACATGCGCAAGCGTGGGGATGAGCGACGGGCAGAGCACCGCGTACGAGCCGCCGGGGGTCGCATCCGCCAAGGCTACCTGCACTGGGCAGCCTGGATGGAGGACGCCGTGTCTGCTCCGCTTGCGGCACCCGCTCCGGTCATCGTGCTCAAGGACCCGGTGGAGCAGGCCATCTTCGGGGGTCGCCTCGCGATACAGCCCGATGATGAGGTGCACCTCGATGCCAGCACCATGGCGGAGATCGAGAAGCAGCAGGCCGAGGAGAAGGCCAAGCGTGAGGAGCGTCAGCGGTTCCTCTACACCCTCTCCAGCGAAGCGACCATGAAGCTCTCTTCGTTCGACTCCACCAAGGGTCTCAGCGAGATGGTGGGGGCCCCCGAGATCGTCGAGTTCGAGGGCAAAAAGGCCATCTTCGTGTACTCGTACACGGCGCCTCGCTATGGTCGGAAGATTCGCCACGACTACCGGGCCAACGGCGTTCCCGTGACGACCAAGCACCCGGACATGGTCATGGGCGAGGATGGGCAGCGCCTTATCCGCTCGTTCGAGACCACCGATGGAGCCATCTTCTACGTCAAAGTGCTGGCGTACAAGGATGGCATGTACTTCCGGGGCTACTTCAACGTCGAGGGTAACAACTCCGACGAGGAAAAGCTCACGCGTTACTTCCAGATCATCAACGGCAAAATGACCACGATCACCGCGCTCGAGTATCAGCGTCTCGAGAACATGCGCAGTGCCGGTCTGGACCCGGCCGACCCCAAGTGGTCGAGCCAGCAACAGCCGTCCGCGTAACCACCCGAATCGGCGAAAACCAGGCACGGCCGCGGTGTGGCGGCTGTGCTAGGGTCCGCCTTTTTCTACGTCCGCGCATGTCTCGAACGGTGTCAACGAGCAAAGGAACGAGGTTTTTATGCTGAGGAACGCGATTAGCTACAAGGCTGGCAACGGGCTTTTCCTTGTGAAGGGTTTGGTTGCCCATGAGAAGGCTGAGGCCAAGCCCGCCGAGCCGCCGCCCACGAATTGGTTCTGGGTGGTCGATTGTTCCGGTTCGATGTGGGGCCAGATTGAGAAGGTCGCCGACCATCTCAAGAAGAAGCTCCCGAAGATGGTGGGGCCCAAGGACACGGTCACGCTGGCGTGGTTCTCGGGACGTGGCCAGTGCGGCATCATCCTGGAAGCCGAGCCGGTGGCGACGCTGACCGACCTCAACAACGTCAACAAAGCGATCGACCGCTGGTTGCGCCCGCAGGGCTTGACGGGGTTCAAGGAGCCGCTCGAGCTGATTGCCAAGACGGCGGCGAAGGTCTCCAAGCCTGGCATGGCCAACGCGCTCGGGTTCATGAGCGACGGTTGTGACAACCAGTGGTCACGGGCCGAAGTGCTCAAGGCCATGGAAGCCGCCTCGGTCAACTTCCAGTCGATCGTGGTGGTCGAGTACGGCTACTACGCTGACCGCAATTTGCTGTCGTCCATGGCCGAGAAGGCCGGTGGTTCGCTCCTGTTCGCCGAGGACTTCGACCGCTGGCAGCCCCAGCTCGAGGCCGTGTTCAATCGCAAGCCCACGGGTGCCCCCAGGATCGAAGTAGGCGTGCCGGGGGACCCCATCAAGGGGTTCGTGTTCACGGTGAATGGTGACGAGCTGATCACGTACGCCGTCGAAGGCGACAAGGTGAAGATCCCGAAGGACACGAACGAGTTCTTCTACCTGTCCCCCTCGGTCATCGGGACGCTCGAATCCAACTTGACCGACGTTGCCAAGCAGAACACCCCGAGCCCAGCGCTCACGGCTGCGTACGCCGCGGTCTCCCTGTTCGCTGTACGCATGGAGTCGAACATCGTGCTCGACCTCCTGAAGTCTCTGGGCGACGTCCAGTACATCGAGCAGTTCTCGGGGTGCTTCGGCAAGCAGAAGTACAGCGAGTTCATGGAGGCGACGAAGGGAGCGGCGTTCGACCCCAAGCTCCGGCTCCTGAAGGGCTACGACCCGAACCGTGTGCCGCGCGAGGACTCGTTCACGGTGCTCGAGCTGCTCCAGGTGCTCGCCTCCGACGACGACAACCGCGTGCTCATGGAGCACCCGAAGTTCAAGTACAGCCGCATCGGCCGGGGCCGCATCAACGCAGACTCCGTACTGACCGCCGAGGAGCAGGCGGAAGTCGAGAAGCTCACCCAGGAAATGACCGCGACTCGGGACGCCACGAAGCTCACTGAGCTGTCGGCCAAGATCGCAGCCATCTCCGCGAACAAGAAGCCGCCGCTCAAGTTCGTGGCCAAGGAGGCTCCGGACGGCTACCCCGTGAACGCGCTCGTTTACAACGAGAAGCGCCCCAACATCTCGCTCCAAGTTACGAAGCCGGGAACCGTGGATATCTCGAGCCGCATCACGGACAAGGAGCGCGGCGTGGTCCCCGAGATCTTCCCGACCCAGCAGATCAAGAGCTACACGATCGTGAAGGACGGCCTGGTCAACGTTGAGGTCCTTCCCGTCAACATCGGCACGGACACGCTGCTGAAGCTCGACCAGGCCATCGTGGACGGCAAGGCCCCGAAGGAGCTGATCACGACCGACCCGGACGGGACCATCCTGCTCAACGTGAAGTGCCTGCCCGTCATCAACCGCCAGATGATCAAGGCGGCGAGTGCGAAGTCGTTGTTCGCGCTCGAATGGGAGTTGACCAAGGCTGGTGCCGCCCAGAAGGTCTACAAGGAGTATCGTGACCGTTTGGTGGGCAAGGAATCCTCCAAGGGGTTCAAGAGCACCTACAGCGAGGAAATCGTTGCCTGGCTGAACGAGCTTGGGTTCTCCGACAACGGGTTCAACCCGAGGGGTGTGCAGGCCGAGTCCACGGACGTCTACATGGGCAAGGAGATGAAGGTCTCCATCAAGAGCTTCTCCAGCTTGCCCAAGGTGGCGGACGTGCGGACCAAGATCGCCACGGCGGAGAAGGCCAAGACTGACCCCAAGACCAAGGCCCCCAAGTTCACGCCGTCCGAGACCCTCATGCTGCCCTACGTGGACGAGTGTGAAGCGTTCCTGGCCAGCGACGCCTACTTGAAGGCGGCGGACCAAGGGAAGGCGGCGGACGAGTTCTTCACGAAGGCCGCGCGCAAGTCCATCCAGGAGAATCGCAAGCTCATCAGCCAGAAGGCCAACCTCCTGTTCTCGGTCGTGGTGGGCCAGGTGTGGTTCACGGAGTTCGCCAGCTTGGATGAGAACACCCTCGACCTCAAGCTCGATGGGCAGGACCTCCACTGCACGGTCGAGATGAAGGAAATCGAGATCAAGATCTGAAGGGCGGACCATGGGGAAGAAGAGTTTTACGCAGCAGCCGGTGAAAACGAATAACGTGGCACTCTTGCAAGAAATGCAAGAAATGCAGGCATTTCTTGGGGAGAACCACCCTCGGCTGCAAGCCATGCGGAGGGCTTCCCGCACCCCATTGCAGGCCGCCGCAGCGGAGGCCAAAAAGAAACGCTCTCGAGCCAAGAACAAAGCAGCTCGAGCGGCACGGAAGAAATCTCGCTGACTGGGGAAATGGGGGATGATGCCCCGGGGCTCGAAAGGGCCTCGGGGCATTGTTTTTCCGGTAAATTCCTTATGCCTGCTATCCCGTAGGACCAAGGGGTAGAACGTGGACACCATTCTCAAAATCGCAGGTCGAACCCAGAACGCGTATGAGATGCGTTACGCCCGTGTTCTTATGGCTATGTCCCTGGCTGAGGCCAAGGAACTGCTGGGTTTTGGGGCCAGCGAGAGCCCTTCCGAGAAAGATGTCATCAAGGCGTACCGCGCCAAGTCGCTGGCGAATCACCCGGACCGGGGCGGCACCCATGAGAGGATGCTTGAGGTCAACGTCGCCAGAGACATTCTTCTGGGGAAGGTGGACCCCAACAAGACCTCCCCCATCAAAGAGGACCCCGAGGAAGCTGAGCGCCGCAAAGCCGAGATCCGAAAGCAGCTGAACATCGCCTCTGTGAAAACGCAGATGGAGAAGTCTCAGAAGATGCTGTCCCGGGTTTTGAGCGACCTCGGCCTCTTCAACCAGTCTTGGAAACTGGATCTCAAAGAGTACCTGAACGAGGAGTACGCCGACATCATCGACCGCATCCATGATGCGGCGGTGGAAGCGGAGAAGACCCCGAATACGACGAAGGTGGCAAAGCTGGCACAAGACCTCGCTTCAAGCGCCATGCGAGCTGCGAGCAAGTTTGGAAGCCTTCGGAAGGCGTTGAATCAACTGGTAGACGATCCCACGGTAGAGAAGGTGGCGGCGGTCTACAAAGACGCGAAGAAGTTCGCTACCAACTTCCACTCGCTTCGTGCCGACTCTGGCAAACTCGTGACCCTCTTCAGGACCGACTCAGACGACCTCGTACCCATCGAATGGGACGACATCTACAGCAAAGCCCACCAGATGTTGATCCAGTTCGACAACGACTTCCAGAAGATCCCCGACACTGGCCTCAAAGCTCTGCAAGACCAGGTTGAGATGAGCGTGGACTCTGTGTCCGAAATGCTCCGGAACGAGTATGGGCTCAAGGGTTTCCCCGACTGGAAAACGTGGAGAATCCCCGGGGACTTCCTCGACGCCGTTGAGGCGATTGAACGGGTCAAAGGTTAATCTGGGGTGAGTTCCCCTGTCAGCTCGAGCGACACAGTCAGATAAGCCTCTGCCCGGTAGCCCTTGTCACAGCTTCTGCAATAGAAGTAGACGTTGGTCTCGGAGTTGGCAGTGGGGTAGGAGAGGTGCTCACTCCCCATGTCACAGGTGAGGGGTTGCTTGCATTCGAGACAGGGCTTCTCGAACTTCACCCCGGGCATGCGGAAACGCTTGCAATCAACTTCGAACTGAACTGGCATCCACGGCTTACACCGGTTAGGTCAGGACGATCCACTCCCGCTCGGGGTCGCTGCCAAGGTAATCAGCGATTCGCAGGCCCTTGGCGTGCTCGAGGGTGAATACCTGGCCATGGTTTTTGGCGGCCCACAGGTCAGCAACCTCTCGGTTACTTGACCAGGGTTGGTAGCCTTTGGGTTGCTCGTGCGAGCCACGGAAAAGTGGAGGGGCTTTCTTGGCCTTATGCTTGAATTCCCAGGCCAGAGCAGCCGCTTGAGCGCGCATCATTTTGCCTGAGCCCGATGCAGGGACAGGGCGGCCGTCCCTCTCGTCCTCCATCGCAATGACCATGTCCGTGGGGGAACCCTTCCATGAGTGCATGGCCTTTATGACGAGCGCTCGATGGTCCTGCCTCCAGCGTGGGACATCTCCGGAGCGGTCCCATTCCCCTTTTGCTGGGGCGGTAGGATCTGGCGCGTATTCCTCAGCGAGAAAGCGCCGTGCGACCCTTTGGACGATATCGGTCCCCATGCAACCTTCACCTCATAAGTAGAATGCAAACCCTTGGCACTTCGTACACGCGGGGCCCACTCCCGATAGGTCTCTTATGGGGCACCTTAGTTAGGACAACACAGGTGCCATGGCAGAATTGTGGGAAACAGACGTCCGTGTATTTCTTACCCTCACGGGTTTAGCTCGGCGACACACGGAGCGCCTTGCAAGGGTAGTGGGTCAGGATTCCTTCGAAGATGCGCTTGCGCAAGCTCAGAAGCATTTCCCTGATCTCACGGAAGAGCAGCTGCTCGAGCTGGCCAAGCGGGTAGAGAAGCAGCGGAACGAGGCTATCTGCCAAATCGCGTTGCGGGTTCCGCCGCTTCGGAAGATCACCTCCCGGGAAGCCGCCCCTGCGGACCAGGTGCGTACCACGCTCGAGTGCGGGCACGAAAAGACCTTTCGAGCGAAGGACTTCCAGCGGATGACCCGGTGCAGAGAGTGCTTGAAAGTGGAGCGCACTACGGTAGCCAACAACTTCCGACCGGTGTCAAAAGGGGAGTGAAGCTTACGCCAGAGGAAGTAGTTGAGCTGAGGGAGCTGCTCCCGCCCCATCTTCACCGGTGGATTGAGTACGTCCCCACGCCCGAGCCAGAGCCCGAACCCACCCTGGAGGAGCGCCGCGGGATGATTCGGGCCGAACGCCCTGTTCCACCGTCCCGTCCCGCCCCAGCCGTTGTGGGGCCCTCTGCGGGCCAGGAAAAGCGCAAAGCCGAGTTCCGGGGCCTCCCGCCGAAGCCCGTTTCGATTCTGGACTTGGCACTCGCTGACGAGGATGAGTGATGGAGTCATACAAAAAGCGGCTAATTGAAGCTGGCTGGATCGTGGACGACATGGGGCCCGTCTGGCGCGCGAAGAAGAACCGCGTTTCCATTGTTGCCAGCTTGGCCGGGATCCGCATTCACGGCGAGCGGGTGAAAAGTTGGACTCCACGTGAGGTTTTCGACCAAGGGCAACTCAATCTCCCCGAGAACATAGGGCCAGAGGGGTTAGAGCTTTGCCGACTTGTTGACGCGCCCAAGGTTTAGGAATACCACTTGCGGCCCCATGCCCAGTTCCCCCAAGGAAGAGCACGAGAAAGCGCGCCGTGCAGCCCTTCACCTCGTAAAAATGAGAGGCAGCGCGACTATGCGGGCCCTCATGGAGAAGACGGGGCTGGCAGAGATCCTCGCCAAGAAAGCGCTCGAAGACCTCGTAAAGACCGGTGTCCTATTCAAGGTCGGTCGGACCTATCGGATGCGTGCGCCGACGAGGTGATATGCCATCAGTATTCAAGGACTGGGTGCTAGCCCTGCCTTTTCGCATGCAGAGCGTTTTGGCGTCAGGGCTACGAGGGTGTGACACGGCAAAGAAGGATGACCCCAGCAAGGATCTCGTTCGAGCGGTGCGTAGCTGCTCGATGCACGATGCCGACCCAAGTAACGGGTTCATGGACGGGGGCTACAGCGAGGGGGCATTCTACCGGTCCACGGTGATCAGGTTCGTACGAGACATGGACAGCTACCCGCTCCACTTCGTCTCGCACCTGAGTCAAGCCGCTGAGATCATCGCCTACAAACACCCGGACGAGCAGCTCCGGAAGCTTTGGGGGATGTTCTACCGGGACATTGCAAAGGCGCTGGACATGAACCCGGAGACCCCCGAACAGCTGGATGCGCGTCTCGGCTTCACCGAGGTTGAGAAGCAGCTCCAATAAAATCGGGGGCAGGCCACTGGCGGCGACCTGCCCCCTCCGTGTTCGAGGAGTTGTGTCAGCAATCGGAACAAGAAACCGCAGCACACCGCCGGGCACTGTTACATGCACAGCGACGCGGGATTCATTGCACGGCCGGAGTTGGCGCGCAAGTCAATTCCCACGGATACTGGGTTAGCGTGAATCCCGCTGCATTGCGGTGCCCGCCGCCGCCCATGGACTTGGCCAGAGCTGAGACGTCGAAGTCACCCTTTGAGCGAAGGCTATAGACGACTTTGCCATCTTCTCGTACGTGCCATCCCATGGCGAACAACTGCCCCTCGGCGAGTTCCCCCACGACCTCCGAGATGGCTGTGAAGGGGGCATTCACAATGGGTACCTCATGCCCAAGAAACTGAGTCTTGTAGGCGAGCCTCTTTGTGGACTCGACGTAGTAGCGAAGCCACGCCATGCAGCCTGCACCACGAAGGGCTACTTGTTTGGGGCCCAGGTCATACGCTTCCTCGTACGCCTCGAATGTTTGCGGGAGCGATTGCAGGTAGGCGTTGACCTCTCTGCTGTTGGGTAACTGGAACTTCCAGAGGTCACGGTCTTCGGCGTACCTCACGAGCCAACACTCCTGGGTACCAAAGAAGTGCTCCCAGGTCAGAGTGGCGCCCGACTTGTCCATGTTGAACGTGATCTCGAGCTTGGGTACCTCGAGCCCTTGCAAATCGGCTTGAGCCGTCTTGTGGTGGTCAAGCAAAACGACACGGTTGGCCGCGTAGGCCATCGCCATCAACGTTTCGCGTGGGAAGGAGAAATCGACGATGTAGACGTCGCGACCGGTGACATCGGGGGGAGCGTCACCGTATTGAACTGCTAGGTACTCCGCTTGGTCGCCAAGGGCTTTCCAAGCTGCCCAGGAAGAGGCCATTCCATCTGGGCATTTGGCATGATAGAGGACAAGAGCTTTCGTCATGCCCTCCCTACACCAGGGGGTCTTCGTCCATGAGGTCGAAGCGGCTCTTCACTGGCTCAGCAGGGGGCGCCGCTGGAGTGGCAGCGGGTTGAGGATCAGGTTGCGGGGTCGGTTGGGTGGTCGTCACGCGCGCTTGAGCCCGACCATTGGGGCTTTCGGTCACTGTGATTTCAGTGGTGTACGTGCTGAACCCGCCCGCACTGAACTCGCCACGCTCGATACGAGCGCGCTCCTGGTTGAGGCGTTGGATTTCCTCCCGGACCGTTCGGAGAACACGGTTGGTAGAGGTCTCAAGATCCGGAGCCGCTTCAAGCGCCCTTTGAAGCTCTCTCTCAGCGGGGCTACGAACCGGCTCACTTTTCTTCAACGCTTTCGGCCGACGCTTCTCTTGCCACGGTTTGATCCACCCATGCCAAAGAGACATGGCGAACATCCCGAAAATCGAGCCGAGGGCTAGCGCTAAGCAGACTTGGGCGAGCATGCCCTATTTGACACCGTAGGTATCCTCCCAGAGCTTCCCGTCTCCCACGGATACGGTTTCTGCGTAGGCCGCTCGTTCGTGCTCGGCTCCGTAGTACATGGTCCTCTGACCGAACCCCCAACGGAAGCCCGCGGTCAGGTAGGAGATGAGCTGCCAGGACCCAGCGCTCCACCAGATGAAGAGGCCCGCAGCCCAGTGCCCGTGAAACACAAACACGTGGAGGGCTGCGATCAGGAAACCGATGAAGCAGTTGTCCTCGTACTGCCGGACATGCACGCCCTCATGCTGTTCGATCTGGCGAACGCCCCGGTGCTCCTTGTTGAAGATCACCGCGCTGCCCATGGTGGTTGAGTAGCGCCACCACGAACAGACCCAGTCCGACCAAGTCGCGACAAGAACCCCGAAGGACTTCCATTCAGGGTTCTTGGCGAGCCGGAGCAGCACCATCAGATAGACGCCCGGGTAGCTCATGGTGAGCGCCCACGGAAGGCAGAACGGATAGAGGAGCCATCGGCTGGTTTTCATACCTCAGCCGATGCACAAGAGCCCTAGCTGAGGAGAGCCAGGGATTCCTGCACCGAGGCCAAGAGCTTGGCCTCCGAATCCAGGCACAGAGGCGGGACCACCCGCAACACGACGTGGCCTTCCGGCACCACCGGGTAGAGGTTCATGGTGGGCGTCAGGGACCAGTCGCGGATGGCCGATACCACGGCTTTCTCCCCGTCGAATACGACTTGGCGCCAGCCATCCATCGGGATTTCTTTGGAGTTTCGCTTGCTTTCAATAGTTGTCTGATTCACGTTGTTCCCCCATTCAGCTTTTTGCGCGGTTAGGTGTTACATAAGGCAATCACCCTCGCGTCAGCAGCTCTTACACCAGCAAGGGGAAAGTCAGGATGAGCATTCGTAGCGGTTTAGAGCTTGGGTTTCCCTACTCCCTTTCGAGATACACAGATGTTCCAGCTGCAAAATGGGAGTGGTGGCAGGACCGGTTTGCTCGAGGGGTCATGGAGGGGATCCATCCTACAACGGGGGTGCCTGCGCGTTGGTCTCTTGACCCGGACGAAACGTTGGGGCTCATCTTCTGGACCCGCATGCCTGAAAACCTGCTTCGATCGGCCGCAAACTTGGCCTGCTATCGGGTCAAGGTGCACATGACGGTGACGGGCTGGGAGGAAGTCGAGCACGGTGCCCCGGGGCTTGAGGAAGGCGCTCAGTGGTTGCGGCGGGCCGTGGAAACCTTCGGGGCCGAGAATGTCACGTGGCGGTTCTCCCCAGTGCCGCTGGTGCCCGACGTCCAGGAACGCTTTGGGCGCATCCTCGAGACTGCGGCGGGGGTCGGGCTCAAATCGGTCTACCTCTCGTTCTTACAAGCCAACGACAAGGTGCCCGAGACCCGCGATCATTGGGAGCAACGTGAGCTGCTTCGGGCCTTGGGCGAGCGTGCGGCCCAACAAGGGGTGCAGGTCCGACTTTGCCAGGAAGCCCGCAAGGACGATTCCGGGCAGGTGTGGCGGTCGGCTGTGTGCGCGCCCCCAGAGGACTGGCAGCGCAAGCCTAGCTCGGAGGGGTGCGGGTGCGTGCACATGGTTGACCCCTTCACGGTCAACGAAGCGTGCGTGTTTAGGTGCGCCTACTGCTATACCGCTAACTCTGCCTCGTACCCGCACAAGCGGAACACGACCAAGCACACCCGGCTACCGGTGTTGAACGGGGGATGAAATTCTCACCCTCTCCTGTTCTGACCCCAGAAGACCTGGGAGTTCGATTCGAAGAAGACTCCCCTGATCTTACCGAGGAAGAGGCCGCTGAAGCGGTAGACACCATCGGTCTGGCAGACTTCGCCACTCGGGTGAAGGCGTTCGCCGCAGAGGCTGGGTACCCCGGTGTACTCAAGTACGAGCTGAGGCGGCGGGCGGGAATCCTTTTCTCCCGTGTCAGCTATACCGATGGGCCACAGCGGCTCTTTCGCGTGGAATGGCTAAGGAGACGGGCATGAGCGACCAGGACGACTGCAACAACCCTTGTGGAGGCCCCGGGCCGACGCTCTGTGACCTGTACACAGGGGGGCCCAACGAGTGGATCGAGAGCGGCGTGTGCATGCTCGACAACCTGCGCAAGGACCAGGTCATCTACATCATCGAGCGCAACCCCAAAGCTCGAGACGACCTCAAGAAGGTGACCTCGTGCCAGGAGTTGATTGACCTGGTGGACCAGGTGACGCTGCTCCCGGATGAGCGCCAGGACGACGCCCAACAATCGGCCTTCAACCGTGCGGACTGCCTGCCCCAGTACACGGTCTTTCGCGGCAACAACAACAATCACTGAGAAGCCATGACCAGCAGCGCAAATCGACGCCTTCGCAAGATGCAAGGCAAAACCGTGCAAGTGAACGATTCCAGCTTCAACAAGATGCTTCCGCGCATCGGCGAGGCTTCCAAAACCGTGGGCAACCTGGCCGAGCAAATCCGGGAGGTCAACGAGAAGCTTGGCAGCCTCGGAGAACTGGTCAACCTCGTGCACACGATGCACGAGGGGCTCAAGGGGCTCGAGCGCGAACTCGCCTGCCAGCGCTACGTCTCGCTCCGGATGTTCCAGAACTCGACCAGCGCCCCCCTCGGAGACCCGTTGCTCGAGCCCTTCGAAGAACTCGAGCGCAAGTTCAGGGCTGAATTCGAAACTCTCAACCCGGTGGTGCTGTGAGCCATGGCAACGAGAAAACACGACGAGAAGCCCTCGAAGACTCCAATCAACACTTCGGGGTGGAACCAGCTTCTATCCCAGGCAATCCGCCGGGCCGAAGTGAAAGGCGACCCCCGAGCCCAGGCGTTCAAGGAAGCCATGATCAAGGGGACCGCGGAGATCACCCTGCGTCGTCACAGCATCTTGTCCGAGACCGACATTCAGCGCGAATTCCCGGCTTGAGGGAAATCGACCCGTCCGAAGTGCTCCTCCAAGCCTTCTATGACGGGGACGCAAATGCTGCGTACGCCGCCGCGCATGACTTGAGCGCCGCTTACCGTGAAGCTCTACTCGAGGCGAGTCAACAGCGTTTCAGGGTGAATTTTGGGACGGATCGTTGCACCAACTGCACGGGGCTCCACGCGGGCCCCGATGTGGTAGCGACGTGCTACCAAATGCAACGCTGTGACTACTCGAATTTTAGGGCGGAGCAAACCGACGCCAAAAAACAACGAATCGTCGGAAACCTGCTCAGAAACAAGCGGTAAATTCGCTTTTTCGTTGACATTGGATGGACGCGGCAACCGCCCCCAACCGATGACGAATTTTCCCCGCGAGACACTTCCTCCGGTGTTTCACAGCAAACGGGCGCGCAAGTTGGGTTGAACACGACCGCAGCTTGTTGGCGCTCCGAAAAAGTAACTGTATATTGCGGGGCCTTCCAACCCCGCGATTCAAGATGGCACAAGGGGACATCAATGACTCTCGTCCAGCTCGGTAATGGCCCTCGCATTGACCGCTACAAGCGAAATCTCTCGGAAGTCCGGGCGCAAAAAGCTGAGCTTCAAAGCCGGTATGAACAGGCAATGGCTCTCCTCAACGAGGAAGAGCGGAGCCTCATCGACCTGATCCAAAAGTCGCACCCCGTGGCGTTCGATGCAGACGTGTCGAATTCCAACCATGTGGTTGAGCCTGAACCGGTGGAACCCGAGCCGGAGCCCGAGGCCCCCAAGGGTCGCCTGCGCGTGGATGAAGTGACGGTCAAAGAGTCGATCGTCGTCCCCAAGGCCAAAGAGAGCGTTGCCCCGAAAGCCCTCGAGACGAAGCCTTCGGAGCCCCCGAAGAAGGTGAAGGCTTCTGAGCCTCCGCCCGTGAAAAAGTCGGCCAAAGACAAAGCCAAAGACAAGGCCAAAGCACGTGAGGAGGAGCGCCGGAAAGGCAAAGAAGAACGTGACCTTAAGCTCCGGACGCCAAATCGCTTGCCAAACCTTGGGCAAGCGGCGGCACCGGCGCCGAAAATCATTGAAACTGACGACGCTGAGGATGACGAGGAAGAGTCCGCCGAGGCCAAACCCACGAAGGGCAAGGTCCAGCTCAAGCGTCGCGCCAATGGTCCGTTGCCTCCAGGGGTGACGCTGGGACGTAACGGCCGACCCAAGCTGCTCGAGTCCCTCGTGTTCTTGCTCAAGCCCGGCCCCCTTCACCTGAATGACATCATGAAGGGGATGAAGGAGTGGCAGCTCGAGCCGAAGAGCAAGAACCCCCGCTCGTACGTTGGGTTTGAGCTGTCCAAGAACCCCAAGATGTTCCGGCCGGTGGGCAAGAAGCGTGGGGTTTGGCAGCTTGTCCCAGAGTTTCTTGCGTCGGTTGAGCTGACTGGCCTGACCTCGTTGCCCGAATCGGATCCCGAACCGGCTTCCACCGTCGCGGAGACCGAGGAGGAAAACGAAGAGACCATGGCTTCGGATGTCAGTGCTTTGGATATCGAGAACATCCGAGCGATGCGCGCCGACGAAGCCTCGGTCAAGGTGAGTGACGAAGAAGCCCGTCGCGTGGTTGAAGAGATGACCGACACCTCCATTCAGGTGTAGCTCTAGGGCATGGAACTCGGAGATCTAGTCCTCTACAAGCAGAGGCGGTGGCTGGTCGAGCGGCGGGACAAAATGACCCGCACGATGTTTCTCCGCTCCCGGAACAGGGACGTCGAAGAAATCCCGGAAAACCTCGACCTCTACGAGCCTGACACGGTCAAGGTGATCGCCAACCCAGGCAAGCAGTGGAAGGTGCTTGCGGCCCCGCTCAAGCCTGGGGCGGGCCCTTTTGTCCGGTTCGTTGTGCCTGCCATTCTGGGCAAACCCGAAGTCGAGTTGGAACCCTGGAAGGACTGGATCTCCAGCGACCCCTCTCGTGAGGGTGGGAGCATTTTCGTCCGCCCTGGGACCAAACTGAAGACCCACACAATCGTAATGCTCACGCACCAGAACGGGCACACGGTTCGGGTCAAGGTGCCGGGGAACTTCTCCACCACAGCCGCCAAGCAGAAAGCGGCCACGCCCCCGCCACCTCCCCCGAACCGTTTCGACCGCATGATGGACGACGACTAGGCCACCTATGGGGTCTCTTAGGTAGACCCTACCCAGATGAGATGAACATGGCCAAACGTCGTCTACCCGTGCTTGTTGAGCACTCTGTTGGGCAGATCGAGACCCTCCGCGTCAGCAAAGCGACCCACTTCGATTCCGTGATTCGGGAAGAGGTGAAGAACGCTCGACTCGGTATCACCTGCTCTGCCGGTTGCGCCTCTTGTTGCTACCACCCAATCGCCATTTCCATACTCGAGGCTGTACCCATCTACCGCTCTTTGGTGCGGCATGGGAAGTGGAACGCTGCGCTCAAGAAGCGCTTGAAAGATACGGGTACCCAGCAACTCGGAATGGCCTACCAAGTCTGGTTGCTGGCGCTCATCCCCTGCCCGCTTCTTACCGAAGACAAACGGTGCTCAGCTTACGAGGAGAGGCCCTTCGTGTGCCGTACTCTCTACTCGGTAGGTGACCCGTATTTCTGCCACCCTCACCGATTAGGGTCCAACACTCAGCTGGTACCTCGTGATGGTACTTTGGCGGAGTTCCACGACGAGCAAGCCAAGATCCTTCACCATCATCATCTGAGGATCACCACCATTCCGATTGGGATGGCGCTTTTGCTCGCAGAACAACTTTGCCAAGGAACGCTCGAGCTGAACGATGTCGATGGAGAGGTGATGAAGGAATTCGAGGTGACCTATGGCTAAGCTCGAGTGCGCCATCTGCGGCCATGCCAAAGAAGCCGAGAAAATGCGGGTGTTCGAGACAACCGATGCGGAGCGAGCCCAGCTCAAACGCATGGGAGAAGCCGAGCCGAAGAAGCAATACGCCTACTGTCGGCAGTGCGTCACGATCATGTCCAACCCAGCTACGGCCACAAGCTACATGAAAGGGTTGGCTCAGCTCCGGGCCCAATCGCAGGGGGTAACCCCGGACGCCGCAGAAAAAGCCGCTTCGGAGTTCGCGAATAGGCTTCTGCAAAAAGGGGCCAAACCAACGGTGTAACCTGGCTGAATGAACCCCACCCAAGACATGGTTGAGGCCCTCCGCGCCTCCATCCCCAACCTCAAGACACAGGCCCAGTTCACAGCGTTCATGTCCGCGTTTGACGCGCTCCGGTTCACCCTGGACGCGATTTACGCCGGGGACGAAGCTCGAGAAAAGCAAGGGCTGGAAACTCTCGACAAAGCGTTTGACGTGGCGCGCAAAGCCACGGACATCGGCAAGAAGCTCGAGGAGGTTCCCCCCGAACACCGGGGCCCAGCGTCCCAGCAGTTCACATCACCACCAGCGGAGCTTCAAGAGTACGACTTACAGAAGCGACTTCTGTTCGAACTCGAGCAGATTACTACCCTGGATGACCTCTCCACGTGGTATGAGCGCACGAAAGCCGACCGAGACAAGGTGGTTTCACAGAGTTTGCGCAACATTCTCCTGGACGAGGTGCGGAGCAAGCGCGCGAAACTGACCCAGCCCTGAGTGGCATACCCTCCCACGTTAGACTATATGCACCGCGTCATTTCTCCTACCCCGCGTCAAAAGTCGTTGCGGGGGGAGACTCGACGGTGTCTATTGCACTAATACCAGGTCTATCATAGCTCAGAATTAGTGCGGTTTTCTGGGTTGTTTCGTAGATGTGGCACGTTGGTCACCCTCAGAAGTTGAGGGTGATTACGTAGGGGATTAGGTGGGGGACAACATGACGGTCGAAGAAACGATTCGCATGCTGATGAAGATGCCTCCCAAGGCTGACTTCGCATGCCTTCTAGGGTGTGGTCGCAAATTCGTGGCCGCAGACCTGGACCCCGAGAAGATCCAGATCGTGCATCGAGAGCGTGGGTCAAATCAGGTGGTCGCCGACGCCACCGAGACCAGCGAGCCCGTCGTCGCCATCGTCCTCTGAATCAAAATCCCAACCCCGCTCGTCCTCCCCGAGATACCCGGGATGCCTGCCGTCATGCACCTCCCTGTGGCATCGACAGCAGAGCAGCACGCACTTGTCGAGTTCAGCCCGAATCGCCTCGAACGAGGTCATTCGGTCCGAGATGTTAAACTCCTTGCCGAGTGACTCCGTGTGGTGAAAGTCGAGCGCCGCTGCACATTCGCTGTAGCCGCAGATTCGACAAGCCCCGCCTTTGTACGCGATAGCCTGGTCCCGAAGCTCCTTTCGTCGCTTCGCTGCCTTCTGTCTGCGGTCCCAACGCTTCTCCCAATCGGTCACCCAAAGGCAATTCGATAAAAAGATTTTTCCTCTCATTTTAGGTACTTGGTCGGTGTCGTAACACCCAACCGAGGTACCTTGTGACGGCGAAGAAACTGGACTATGAGGCGCTCAAGTCAACCATCAAGAAGGCGCCAAAAAAGGCCACAAAGAAGGCCAAAAGCGAACCCCCGGCCGAGCCAGCAGCACAGCCGTTCCTCAAGTGGGCAGGTGGAAAGCGGAAGTTGCTCAACCGCATCCTCCCCAAGGTACCGGCGAGCATTGACACGTACTACGAGCCATTCCTTGGAGGCGGTGCGGTCTTTTTCGCGCTCGTAGCTCGAGGGGTCAAGTTCAAGCGGGCCGTGCTCAACGACCTGAACACGGACCTCATGGAGACCTACCAGGTCATCCAATCAGAAGCCGTCCACGACCTCATCGCACTGCTCCAGACGTACCAACACAGTCGGGAGTTCTACAACCATTTGCGCATGATCGTACCCAAGACGGTCAACTCCAAAATCGTTCGAGCGGCTCGATTCATCTACCTCAACAAGACCGGGTTCAACGGGCTCTACCGGGTTAACAAAAAGGGCGAGTTCAATGTGCCCTTCGGCAAGTACAAAGACCCGACCATTTGCGACCAGGAGGGCCTCCTACGGGCGCACAAGGTGCTTCAAGGGGTCGAGCTAGTCTCGATGGATTTCGACGCTTGCCTCGCCCCCGCAGGGCCCCAGGACTTCGTTTACTTCGACCCGCCCTACCTCCCCATCAGCGAGACGAGCAGCTTCACAGCGTACACGTCTGGTGGGTTCCCCATCACCGAGCACCGACGACTGGCTGAAACGTTCTTCTCCCTGGGCGAGAGAGGCACCAAGGTGGTCCTCTCCAACTCCATCGCCACCGCTGTCCGAAAGCTCTACACGCGGGAACCCGCGGTCGTTGAAGAGGTAGAAGCCCCCAGGTCTATCAACTCCAAGGGGGATAAACGAGGAAACGTTGGGGAACTGCTAGTTTCCATCGGGGTTAGCAGTTGAACTACTGGGTTTCTGCATGCCATACTCCCAGGCATGAAGAAGCCCGCAGGGAAACCAAAGCGCGAAGTGGTGGACCATCACCGCGACGTTGACCCCAAATCCTTCGAGGGGAAGACGGTCAAGCGGGTGGACGCGCACGCGGTCAACATCATCAAGTTCGAGTTCACGGACGGCACGAAGACCTCGCTCGAGACCGAAGCTGTGGGTCATGGGCTCATCGGCATCGTCCAGTGCGATGAGTGCGCGGACCTATGCTCCCCCGACGGCATTCCTTGGGTCACGGACCGCCCCACGGTCCCCGGGGCATACTGGGTAACTCAGAAGCTACCCAAGGGAGAGATCGTCGATTGCGTGCGGTTTGTGCAACATGATGGCGGCCTCTTCACAATGAAGGGGTACGGCGTCGCCTGCTTCACGAAATTCGCGGGCCCCCTGGCCACCCCCGCTGGGCTCGAGGAGCCTTCCGAGCCCGAGCCCCAGGAGAAGCGGGATTTGTCCGACCTCAAGCGCCTCTGGCCGCCGGGGCGGCCCAAGACCAAGCGCGCCACGAAGCGGAAGTGAGTTTAGATTCGGACCCCCTCGCGCGTTACCAAGCCATGAAGTACCCCAGACCGTACAAGCCTGAGCCAGTGCCCTACCCGGAGTTTGCCCCCTACTTCAAAGGGCACGCGCTCAAATTCCGCCGCGGCCTCAGCGGCAACTGGGTCGAGAACGACGTCGTGTTCATCGGGGACGGGTCGTACGCTTTTGGGGGCCCCGAAGATGAGACCCCGCTTCATCGCAGCATGCTGGCTCACGAGATGGCCCATTTCGTGGAGATCGACCAGCGCCGGTGCGGGAGCTACGGCTGGGGGCTCAAGGTCCACGAAGTAACCGTCCTCGGGCAAAAGTACGCAGAGCCGCGGACTCGGCAGTGTGCGGAGCGGGAAGGCCGCGTTCTGGCCTACCAATTCAACCTGCTCGAGCATCTTGGGCTGCTCCATGAGGAAACCGCCCTCAACGCAGTGAAAGCCGTGGTGAATTTCACCCCCGACTGGATCCACATTCCTCGCCGAAGTGACCCTGGCCGCATCCAATGGCTATTGCGTCTCGTCGAGAAGAACCGCAAAACCTACACTTTCGAGCGTTTCAACGAGGAATGGTGGCGCCGGAGCGAAGTGCTGAAAGCCCGTCAGCAAAGGAAAGCGTCATGACCCCCAAAGCCCCACGCCTCACCGCTCTGGCCAAGGCCATCAACGAAAAGGTCCCTGGAGTGGTAGCCCGCGTCCAGGAAGCCTATGTGAACACGGATCGGAAGATCCCCGGGTCCCGGCTGCGCTCGCCTGGCAAGGGGCGGCACGGGAACCGGCTCTTCGTCTGGGACTCCGACAGCGTGGTGGTGATCGACCACAACAGCGCCGAAACCTACCGAACCAACGCCGAAGCCGCCGAGCAGGTCGAGAAGCTCTGGGGCCGGATCTGGGAGCCCGGGGCCACCCTCGATCCCAAGATCCTGGAGTTCCAGAAGAAGCTACGCACAAGCCTCCACACTCGAGGGTTCGCGCGTAACAACGACTACAGTTTTAGCTGGAATTCCGACGACGGTTACCTTCAGGTGCAGCTGTATCTCTCCCACTTCCACATCCAAGGACGGGTAGGAGAGACAAGGGTAAACAAGACCTACCGCTACAACCGAATCAGCGTGAAACTACAAGGAGTTGCAGGGCTATGAAACACAGTGATTTCACGCTTGGTTTGGTGTTCATGATGTCCGGTCGCCGTTGGCGGTGCACGGACGTCGGGACGCGCATCATCGCGGCGATCTGCCTTGAGGGCTACGAGGACACCTCGTGGTTCAACGGGCCTCCCTACGCCGTCGATGAGGTTGTGATTGACGAGGACGACTTCCCCGCGTGCGAGCCTGTGGAACAGATCGGATGAGGCTGCCCCCCCCAAGGAGCAGCACTCGGCCGACTTCACTGCCTACATTTTTCAACTACCTTGCAAACGCAAGGACGTTAGCATAGCAGATTCGAGGCCCTGATGGAACCCCCTGTCACATACCACCCGAAGTTCGTCGCGGATCCCGACCTCGCTCTCAAGACGCTCCAGAACGAACTGGAGTGGGAGCGAAGGTCGGATGCGCCTCGGTCGGAATACTACTGCAACGACTTCCAGAAGCCCTATGTCTACGGCCGCGGTAATGGTCGAAGGACGTACATGCCTCGCCCCTACCACCCGGTGGTGATGCAGATCCGGAGCCAGCTGGAGACGCTCTTGACCCATTGGTTCGAGGTCTGCTTCCTGAACCGCTACCTCGACCAGAGCGACCACCTGGGCTGGCACGCGGACGACTCCCCGGAGATGGACGACCTGCGGCCCATTGCCGTCGTGTCCTTGGGCGTCGAGCGCGAGATCTGGTTCCGCCCGAAGGTGGCCCCTCTGCCTGACGGGGTCGTGTCGCTCGCGGACGTCCAGAAGCTCAAGCTCGAGCACGGAAGCCTCTGCGTCATGGCGCCGGGCATGCAGGACGCCTGGGAGCACCGAATCCCCAAAGCCTCGTTCAAGTGCGGCGAGCGCATCAGCTTGACCTTCCGCGGCTACGTTGAGCCCCCGGTGCTGCCATGAACAAGACCGACAAGAAAAGCCTTTGGGACCAAGCCCACGCCCTCCTGGACGCCACTGAGGATGATGACCGGGACAAGCTCGACCGGCTCATCCACGAGCGCAACCGAGAGAAAAACCAGGAGTTGCCCCACCCCACGTGCTGCACACGCGGCGGTAGGTACATCTTCTGCGTCCTGCAAAACTCGGATGAACCCCCGAGATGGGAGCACAAGTTCCGCTCCACGTTCGACCCGAAGCAGTCGGGGGACGAGTTCCTCGAAATTGAGTTCTGCCCGTTCTGCGGCACAAAGCTGCCCGAGCTGCGCAAGAAGGCGGAGCCCCCGCCACACGTCTTCGACCTGGAAGATGAATACCAGTGCTCAGGGTGCGGAGGACGGCACCTGTGCATCTGCTCGTACCCCGAATCGGCCTGGGAAATCGTACCCAAGGAGTGAGCCATGCTATTGAGGAACGAAGACGGCACGTACACTGCGGACGCGAGAGATGTCATCGTCATTCTCTTCCGACCCGACACGAAACGCTACCACGTGGCCTTCTACGAGTGGCACCCCCTCCCCGGAGAGCTGAGCCGAGAGAAGCCTCTCGAGATCCTGCGCTTGAAGTCCAAGATGCACCACACGCTGGGAGCCGAAACCCGCGAAGAAGCGCTCAAGCAGCTCACAGACATGCGCTTGAAGCTCAAAATCGAAGACCGAAACGTGAACCAGGCTCACGTCTACCCCTGGGACGGCGAGCAGGGGCACGTCTGGTTTGTGCGCCCTTGGGACGATTGCGCATTCCAGGACATCAACCCCGGAGAGCTGCACGTCGAGGCCCGGTGTAGCTCGGAGCATGCACCAGAAAGTCCTCGACTACATTAAAGAGCTGACCAAGCGGGACTCCAAAACCCTGAGCCAGAAAGGCTTGAAGGGTGCTGAGGAGCTTGGAGAGCTGGCAAAGCTCATCCTCCCGTTCGAGAACGCCGCGGCGACCACGCACCGGTTCGTGACCCGCATGAGGCTTCTGGAAGAGGCCGTGGACACCATCACGGTCATGCTGTCCATCGCTTACGAGCTGGGATTCTCCGATGACGAGATCGGCCAGATGATGGACCGGAAGACCACGAAGTGGGCAAACCGGCTCGCTCGAGAGGGCCGAATCAAATACCCGATCCCCTACGAAATCCATGTGACCGTCGCGGCCAGCCAGTCCGTAGAGACAGAGGAGGAGGTAAAACTGTTCAAGGGCTTCTGCGACGTTCTCGGGGTCAAGCCCATCCTCCTCGACCTGCACACGCGCGGCGGCCCCATCAAAGACCTCATGACATCCAGCGTCTTTCGTGGGGACAACAAGGGGGCCCTCGCGGAGGTCAAGCGCATCTCCGAACAGCTCACGAACTGCGGGTACAAGGTTCTGCGGGAGAAGATCGAGACCATCCCGTGGCACCCGGCCGCGCCCTCCAAGGAGGACGAAACCCCCACGATGCCCCCCGGCTGCTACTTCGAATGCCACCTCAACGTGGTGTGCACGGAGGACCGCCGCAAAGCACTGGAGATGCACGCCAACACGCACGGGGCCAAGATGAGCCGCAACGTGTTCAAGAAGATCTCCGGCGAGACCTTCACCATCATGGTGACATACCGCTCCTACGATGCTATTTACGAGGATTTCAGCGAGAAAGTTGAGAAGTTGAAAGCCAGTCTCGCAAAGTATGGCTTCGAATTCGAAAAGGAAATCGTGGAGTTCTCGCTTTACGACACGCGGGTGAGCCACGACGCCAAGTGGATGTTGGAGGGATGATGTCAAAGCACTACTTGCAACCGCCTCGTCGTTTCCCCCACCCTCCGAGCTGGATTGCTGTGTTTCTGTTCGCGGCGGCGTGGAACGCGCTCGTAGAGCAGAGCTGGTGGGGTGCGCTCTTCTGCCTGGCCCTGGCCTTGATCCCCATGTCCAAGATTCTGGGCGCCATTGACCGGCGCATTTTTCCAAGGTGAAGTCAATGGAAGTTGTCAGTTTGTGTGAGGCGTTGGCCAAGCGGTGGATGAAGGGGCAGCGGCCGACCGTAAGCGGCCACCGGGAGGCATGGCGGCACCCGGAGGACGCGGTCCGGATTCTCGACTCCTGGCCGGTCCCCGTCAACACATGGAACCCCAACTACCTCCCGTACCTCAAGAGCGTCCTGTGGCTTCACGACGTCATCGAGGATGGTGAGCACGAGGAGGGTCGGCCGATCACGGACCAAGACCTGCTCTCCGCGGGCATCCCGCACAACATCACCCGGGACGTCGTTCACATGAGCAAGCGCCCGTCTGAGAACAAGGACGCTTTCCTGACCCGTCTTTTCAAGGAAGGGTCCTGGGTCGCCAAGCTCTGCAAGTGCATAGACCGCAACTGCAACCTTCACGACGGCATCGCAGTGTTCAAAGACGACCGCTGGGCCCGGTACGTGGTCGAGACTGAACGGCACATCCTTCCCTTCGCCGACGCCAACTGCCCGTGGTTTGCAGCAGAGATGCGCATTGTCATCGCTGCTAGACCCTTACAAGCGGAGAAAACGACATGATTACCCTAGCTGCTCTATTGGCCATACTCGAGGGCAAGGTACACGACGTCCTGGATTGGATCAGCGATCTCATCCTTTCGTTCTGGCCCGAAGCTGGAGTGGCTGTCGAGATCAACCAGGAGCTGTAGCTGGTGTAGGGAGGGCATGGCATATGACCTGATCTGGAAAGCAGACGAAGCCCTCCCAAAACCCCAACCCGTTGCTGTCTGTGCGCGCGAACCTCTCCCCGATCGCACACGAAAAAGCATCTTCCTCGCAGGCCCGACGCCGCGAGACCAGAACACGCCGAGCTGGCGGCCCGAAGCTCTCCGCATCTTGGACAAGCTTGGGTATGACGGCTACGTCTTCATTCCCGAGGACCGTTCAGGTACCTTCTCCGGCGACTACACGGCACAGGTGGAGTGGGAGACGGCCGCGCTGAACGTGGCCGACATCATCGTCTTCTGGGTACCTCGCGACATGAAGACCATGCCTGCCTTGACCACGAATGTCGAGTTCGGCATCTGGATGGATTCCGGCAAAGTCGTTTTGGGGGCGCCGGATTCAGCCGTGAAAAACACCTACCTCAAGTGGTGGGCGAGCAACCTGAAGGTACCTTTCTCCAACAGTCTCGAGACCACGCTGCAAGCGGCCATCGACGCCATTGGAGACGGGGCTTCCCGCTGGGGTGGCGAAGCGCAAGTGCCGCTCCACATCTGGAAGCACCCGACCTTCCAAGGCTGGCTGCGAGCCCAGAAGGGGGCGGGCAACCGCCTCGATGGGGCCAAGGTCCTCTGGAGCTTCCGCGTAGGTCCAGAGCGCAAGAAGACGTTCGCTTGGGCCCTCCACGTGAACGTCTACGTGGCCTCCGAGGATCGAAACAAGACCAACGAGTTCGTGTTCGGTCGAGTCGATATCGCCTCTGTGGTCCTCTACCACCGAGACGACACGCACATGGACAAGGAGACCGACGTGGACGTCATCCTGGTGCGTGAGTTCCGCTCCCCCGCACGTACGTCAGACGGGTTCATCGTCGAGCTGCCTGCGGGCAGCATCGAGAAGCTCGACCCCAAATCGGCCGCGCTGAAGGAGCTGGAGGAGGAGACCGGGGTCAAACTCGACCCGAACCGCCTTCGCCTGGTAGGTACCAAACAGGTGGCGGGTACCCTCTCTGCTCACACTTCGGTCGTTTACGCCGCCGCGATCGAATATGAGGAGTACGAAGAAATTCTCCGAACCATGGGAAAAGTCCGAGGGGTCGCTGAGGATACCGAGCGCACCACAATCACGGTAGACCGCCTCGACCATCTGCTCAGCGGAGCGAATGGTACCGAGGTAGATTGGGCGACCTTGGGGATGATCAGTGCCGCAGTTCTGACCCACAGTGATTGAGGACTGGTGTAGTACCCAGGCATGAACGTCTATGGAATCTCAGGGCTGAAGGGTCACGGGAAAGACTCTCTTGCAAAAGCCATTCAAGGCGAGAGCGGGGACTTTCGTATCACTCACTTCGCGTTCGAGTTGAAGCGCCTCGGTGGGGTCATTTTCGGCCTCACCGATGCTCAGATGCACGATCAGCTGTTGAAGGAGTTACCTCTCCCTGAGCCCGTCCACATGGACGAGTTTCTCCCGGCGATGCGCGAGCAGACGGGGCTGGACATTCAACCCGCGGAGAAGGTTGCCAACACCCCTCGAGAGGTTTTGCAGTACCTGGGTACCGAGTACGTTCGTCGAGCCAGACAGTCTTACTGGGTCGATTGCGTGCTCAAGGAAATCATGGACGTGGGGGACTTCTTCCTCGTCCCTGACACTCGGTACCCGAACGAGGCCGACGCGCTCCGGTCCATCGGAGGCAAGGTCATCAAGGTCAAGCGCATCGACATCCCTGAGCACACGGACGGGCACTCGAGCGAGACCGAGATGGCGAAGATCGACCCGGACCTGCTCCTGGGCACGGTTACCGGCGGGTTCGGGCTCCAATCCAAAGTGGCCGCGTTGATTGCTCGGGGCCAGTTCGAGGAGGCCAAGAAGTACGACTACCGCCGAATCGAACGAGCTTTGGCGGAGTTCAGGGCCGGTGGCACAACCCGGGACGTGGCCCATACGCTCGAGCTGCACCTGGTGGACGCAGAATTCGTTCTCGATTACTACAAAATCAACTGCAAACGGTGTCTTGGGTATCGACGGTTCATTGACGGCGAGCTAGACCGAGGCCAAGTTGGCTTCGAAATCATGTCCTGTCAGGACTGCAAGGTGATTGACCCACGGCTTTCATGAGGCTGTCCATGAGCGATCTCTACCGAGAAATCTGCAAGTGCGGGGCCCCAACGGTGCCCACCGACTACAACGTAGCGGGCACTGAGGTACAGATCGCTCTACTCTGCCAAACCTGCCAAGAAGAGGCCGAGTGGGAACACCTAGCCCTTCGGGCGGAGTTCAACCAGCTCCTCGAGCAGGGCGTTCACCGGGCTATGGCCAACCGCATCATGATTGTCCGTATGGAGCATCGTCGAGCAAGTCAAACCGGCTGAGAAGCCGGGGTTTGTGCTCGCACTCGAGATAGCGACATACGCAGTTGTCCCGGCAATGGCAAGTCTCGGGGTCCGAGCCGTCATGTACACATGACGCAAGCCCCAACTTCCGTAGACCGTGCTCGAAATACGCCTTGGCCGCAGCCATGCGAGCAGCGCGTTGCAACTCTCTCAGACGTACAACGAGCATGCTGCATGCTCCTATCCGATGAGGTCGAACCTACTCAAGACTTTCGTATCAGAAGTTTCTTCCTTCGTGCCAAAGGCATGCTGGAGGAGCGGTTTGAAAGTGCGCTCCACGTAGTCATTCGAATCAGCACGAATCTTGGCGAAATGGCACACGGGGCAACCTGCAAACATGGAATTGGCAGAGATGTGGTCGTGCTCCGTGTTGAAACTGATCTGCGGGCCATCCGAAGTGCGGGTAATGGCGATGAAATTGCGATTGTACATCCAGTAGTAATGCCTAGTGGCCGAACTTAGGGTCACTCCGAATCGTTGCACCAGCTCAAGGATCTTCGCGACGGAAGCGTTTGGGTTGGCCTCGAGCACGAGAATGAAAGCCATGATGACCAAAGAGCTGAGGTTGAGATTGCTCCCAAGGTTCAATGGGTTGCTATCCCCGCGGTCCTTGCACTCTTCGACGTGGCAGTAGCAAGCGGGGGAGCACCGGCACATGATGGGGTACTCGCCCTCGTGGACACAGTTCTTCTCGGCTCGGTTGTGTGCCCGTTGTCGTTCGAGGTAGCGGGTTAGATGTGTGACGGCGAGGCCCTCGAACCAGTTAGGCTTCAAGACTTCCTTCTCCAAGGCCGTCCTCGCCGCTCGGAGGTGGGACACAACGGAGGGTGTCCCCTCGTGTTGGGTTTCCAACTCCCGAAGCGTAGCCAGGGTTCTCTGCAACAAGTCGTCGGATCTCGGCAAGTTCTCGGGCATGTTCGTCAAGCCTCTCCAGAATTTGCTGTACACCGCGACTGGTGAGGCGGTTGATCTCGTAATCCAAGTTGGCGTCGATACGGTCGATGGCGTTCTGCCTGTTCTGGCTCATCATGATGATCGGCGCGGTGTACGCGGCCTGCAAGCTCATGACGAGGTTCATGAGGATGAACGGGTAGGGGTCCCACGGGTGGGTGAGGTGGATGTTCGCCGCGACCCAGCTCACGACGATGACCGTCTGAACGAGAATGAACGACCATGAGCCGACCGTTCTCGCGACTCGGTCGGCTGCGATGTCCTTGAGGGTTACTGGGCGCCGGATTTCGTCGATTACGGACGGTTTTTGATTCACGGTCGCCCTCCCCCAACTACATGATTCTCGCAATCTCGAAATGCATCCCGTCGAGACGCCCTCGATAGTGCCCACCCCAAAAGAAGCCCAGCTGGTTTGCAATCGGGACCAGCTTGCGCACTGACCCCGTAGCCCCTACCAACGGGGGCTCAGCTCCGATGGGGTTCCATTTGGCGTTCAGGTCGAAAGCACTACCGTGGCTGTGGGCGGAGAGGGTCGTTGTGCTGCCCCGGACGAACCGAGCCGCGTAGGTGCCGTCAAAAGACAGGATGAGGTCGAGGAGCTTGGCCCTCTCCCATTCCCGGAAGAGCAGCTGGAGACGTGGCGCGGCCCGCTTGTGGAACCTGACCTTGCAGTTGACAGGAGCCCCTTTGATGCCACGAAGCTGGGGGATCTCGATTTCGACCAGGTTCTGGTGCACCCAGTCATCGAGGATCTCGATGCGCTCCATGTTGCCATCAATGGGCGCGGGTTTGAACTTGAACCGGCCGAACAGCTGCTCCCGCATCGCTTGCGTCGGGGAGATCAGGTCCGAACGAGGCGGCCAGCCTGGTCCAAACTCAGCATCATCTCGAACGTCGAGGTATCCTCGCTCGATGGCTTTGGCGTAGGTCAAGCGACCCACTTCCCCATCGGGCGGATGAAGCCCTACAGCGTTTTGAAACGCCTCCGTGGCCGCTTTGGTCTTTGGGCCAAAGCTACCCTCAACGAGAGACCCGGAGTAGAAACCCTGGCCGAGCAAGAAGTTCTGCCAGCGTTGAACGTCCGGGCCGATGGAACCGAACCGCAGGACTTGCATACAAGAGCCTGCGCGAAAGTAGACTACTCGTTAGGTTCACTACCCTTCGGAGTTTCCGCTTCAGAGGCGGGAACCTCGGGAATGATCGGGAGCGGAACATCACTTGGGGGCGGGATTTCGATGCTGGGGTCCCCAGGCATGACCGGCTGCCTCTCCGCTGCTTCTTGCCTTTGAGCTTTTTCCTGCTCACGTAGGTAGTCCATCAGTTCCACAATGGAGTTGAACGACATCCCGTTGTCGGGCGGGAAGGATGACCGCGTTGCGGGCTCGGGAGCCTCCTTGGTGGGTTCTGGCCGACGCTCCTTGTGTGCCATCCGATGAGGTCGCACAGCCTTCTCCAAAGGCTCGTCATACTCCAGCAAAGCACGGGGTTTACCGCCCACCATCTCGTAATGCTCGGAATATAGCGGCTTGAAGTCGCCATAAAAGATCGCTGTCACAAGCTTTTCGCTGTCACCAGTATACGGCGGCGGATTGCGGTCAATGCGCTTGGGTTTCCACCCGTAAGGGATTTCGATAGGGTCCAGGTTCCCCTTGGGCTTGAGCCATCCGATCTTCACCGCATGGTCGAGATACGGATTGGTTTTTGGTATGACCGTGATTTCTTGTCCCACCTTGATGAAGTGGTGACTGATGGCGTTCGGAGTCGGGCAGTAAAAGCTCTTCTTTGCAACGTAGAGGTTATCCGGCTCCGGTGTTTGTGCTGGAGGCAGACTGCGACGAGCGAAGCCGCGATTATTCCAAGCCTTGCGTGCTCGCATGAAGCCGTAGACAGCCAAAGCGGATAGCGTCACGCCGATGATGGTCTCGATCATAGAGCACATCTACACCGATCCTCACCGCTACCAAAAAACTGGTTAAGGCACTCATACCCCGGTGTACTGAGGACCATGGTCATCGTGACCATGGTTATCGGAACCATGGTCCTCAACACCAGGGTAGTCATGTATCGTTACAAATATCCGCGACCGTCGGTTGCTGTGGATCTCGTCACCTTTGGGTACGACGCGACCCAGGCAGAGATCAGTGTCCTACTCATCAAGCGCAAGCACGATCCCTTCGAAGGGAAATGGGCCTTGCCTGGGGGGTTTGTCGAGGTTGGAACCGAGGACGATTTCTCGGGGTCAAAGCCTTCGAACTACGGGGAGTCGCTCGAGGACGCTGCGCGTCGTGAGCTGAAGGAGGAGACTGGGGCGGAGCCCGAGTACATCGAACAGCTCGGGACGTTCGGGGACCCCAATCGTGATCCTCGCGGGCGAGTCATCTCGGTCGCCTACCTCAGCCTCGTGCGCTCCAAGGACCTCACTGTCAAAGCCAGCTCGGATGCAGCCGAGGCGGTGTGGTGGCCTTTGAAGTCTGCCCTTCGCCAGAAGTTCGCCTTCGACCACAACACCATCCTGAATCAGGCCGTAACTCGACTTCACTCAAAGGTTCGGTACGCGCCAATCGGGTTCAACCTTCTCCCGCAGAAGTTCACCTTGCACGAGCTGCAAGAACTCTACGAGGCGCTTCTCTTGCGCCAGCTCGATAAGAGCAACTTCCGAAGGAAAGTGCTCTCCGTGGGGATTCTGGCCGAGGCCGGTCAACGCGTCCACGGGAAGCAAACCGTCCAACTCTACCGATTCGACAAGCGCGCCTACGACAAGGTCAGCGCTGCTGGCTTCAATTTCGAACCCAAGTTCGTGAAGGGGAAATGATCATGCTTCGACCCAACCTCGCACTCAACACCGACTCCTACAAGCTCTCGCACCCGTGGCAATACCCTGACGGGCTCGAGTACATGCAGTCCTATTTCGAAAGCCGTGGTGGCCTCTTCGGAAAGACCATGAGCCTTGGCTACCAGGGGTTGGCCAAGACCAACCTGCTCGACCCGGTCACCAAGGACGACGTGGAGGAAGCCAAGGAGGTCGCGGAGGCCCATGGCGAACCTTTCGAGTACGGCGGCTGGATGCGCATTGTGGACAAGTTCGAGGGCAAGCCCCCCATCCGCATCTTGGCCGTGCCCGAAGGTACTATGGTCCCGACGCACAACTTGCTGATGCGGGTGGAGTCCATGGACAAGGAAACGGCGTGGCTCCCCGGGCACGTCGAGTCCATGTTGGTCCGCCTTTGGTACCCGCAGACGGTCGCGACTCTCTCGCACTACATCAAGCGGGACATTCTCGAGGCCCTGATCAAGTCGTCCAACGACCCCTGGGGGGAGATCCTCTTCAAGCTGCATGACTTCGGGGCTCGAGGGTGCAGCTCGCTCGAGACGGCGGGTATCGGCGGTATGGCGCACCTGGTCAATTTCCAGGGCACCGACACCATCGAGGCTCTTCGCTACGTCCGGAAATACTACGGCGAGTCGATGGCGGGGTTCTCCATCCCCGCGGCGGAGCACTCGACCATCACGAGCTGGGGCCGGGAGAACGAACTCCTCGCCTACCGGAACATGGTCAAGCAGTTCGCGAAGCCCGGCAAGTTCGTGGCGTGTGTCTCGGACAGCTACGACATCTACAACGCGGTTCGTCTCTGGGGCAGTGAACTCCGCGAAGAGGTCAAGGCCAGCGGCGGCACCCTGGTCATTCGTCCTGACTCCGGCATCCCCGTCGAGGTGGTCATGAAGTGCCTCCGCATCCTGGAAGACCAGGTGGGCATGACCAAGAACATGAAGGGGTACAAGGTCCTCCCGTCCTACTTCCGCCTGATCCAGGGTGACGGGGTCAACCGCGACTCCATCCGCGAAATCCTCGCCGAGATGCTCGCGAACGGCTACTCGGCGAGCAACATCGCCTTCGGCATGGGTGGCGGCCTCCTGCAACAGGTCAACCGCGACACCCAGAAGTACGCCTACAAGTGCTCGCAGGTCATCATCAACGGGCAGCCCCGTCGCGTCTTCAAAGACCCGGTCACGGACCAGGGCAAGAAGTCGAAGGCAGGCAACTTGGACATCGTGTTCGAGAACGGGCAGTTCAAGACCATCGAACTCGAGCCCGGCACCTCTCTCAGCCGCAACACGGCACTCAAGCCCATCTACGAAATGGGCAAACTCTTGGTAGATGAAAAGTTCTCCGACGTGCGGAAGCGTGCTGACAGCGACCTCGTCGAAGGCTACGGAAGGGCATGACCATGATCACGAATCAACCAGCTGCTGTTTTGCTCAACCACGCGCCGTTGCGGGTTGCCATCGCGGCTTCGGGGGCCGGAGCAGGACTCCAGAAAACCCTCTGGGACGTTCCCGGCATCTCCGCGGTCTTGGTCGAGGCTTCCTTCCCCTATGCGATGGAGGCGACTGACCAGTTCCTGCGGTTCAAGCCTGACCGGTATTGCTCGGCTTGCACTGCCGTCGAGATGGCCATGGAGTGCTACTACCGGGCATTCCAGTACAACGGCCCCCGGGCCATCGGGGTTGGGCTCAGTGCCTCGGTGGCATCCCTAAAAGCCCACCGGGGCGAGCACCGGGTCTTTGCGGCGTCCTTCTCGGACAAGGGGTGCCGGGTCTACGAACGAGTGCTGGAGAAGACCAACGAACCGGCAACCCTCGCTCGTGTGCTTGACGGGGCGGTGGCCGACGCCATGGGCCTTCTGGCGCTCCTGGAGGCCGTAGGAGCGGCGATGGACAACGCCCCCGAGGCAACCGACTATGACGGGGCGGCCCTCGCTCACGAGGCGTTCTGGGCCCGTCCTGTGTTCACCAAGACCGGGCAGCGGGTGACCGAGGCTGAGGCCGAGGTGGAAGCGATCTTCCCCGGGGCCTTCAACCCGCCCCATCACGGGCACTTTGGGATGGCCCACAACTTCCAAGGGTATACTCGGATCAGCCCCACCTTTCATGTCACGGCGGAGACGCCCCACAAGCCCCCGCTTTCCGTGGCAGAGATGCTGCAACGAGCCAAGATGCTTGAGGGGCACCACCGGATGTTCACCCGGAACGACCCCCTGTACGTGGACAAGGCGGCCAAGTTCCCCGGGCGTCCGATCCTCGTCGGGTCGGATGCGCTCGAGCGCCTGCTCGACCCCAAGTGGGGGCCAACCCCAGAAGAGCTGGGCTCCACATTCGAGGAGCATGGGACGGTTTTCTACGTCCCTGAAACCCGGGTCGTGAACGGCCGCGAAGTGAAGCTCGAGGACCTGACCCTACCCAAAGGCTTGAGGGTGATTCGACTCCCTGGCCGTTGGGATGTCAGCTCCTCCGAGCTTCGCGCTACTTCCGCCGCTTAGACTTGCCAGAGGGCGGCGGAACCGTTTCCTTGGCCGGGGGCTCCTCCTCGAGCTTGGCAACAGGCTCAGGCGTTTCTACCGCCAAAGGAACGCTCTCAACGACCGGAGCTTCGTCGTTGAGAGCGGGTTTTGGGGCCTCTTGGGCGATCAGCTTCTTGACCACAAGCTCAGGCTTCGGCGTCATTTTGCGAAGCTCGAGCACCTCTGTGATCAGATCCACCAGGTGCGTCTCAGCGTGAGCCAGGTGCATTCCGGCAATTTGGCAACGAAATGCCCTGGCTTTCAGATCGATCAGTTCCTGGTCTGTCAGTCGAGCCATGTCTTCCCTCTTTTTACTGGGGTGGCTCGATAAGTAGAATCAGGAACGAGTCGCGGGCTCCTCATAGAAGATGTTTCGCGTTAGCCCACAGTTGACCGGCTGTAGCTTTACCTTGGGTCGGTCCATGGCGCCGCCCCAGTGCTTTGCGCGCGGACAAGGATCAGGAATATCCCCTGCGGCCCATCGTTCAACCAGTTCACGTACCGCAGCCCAGTGCTTTGCGAAGGGCTTGTAGGCGTCGCTGGTGGGGTCCCCCCAAGGCAGCGTTTGAATGAACTGGGTACGCTCGGTTTTCGTCTTCAATGGGCTCGCGTATTTCGCGACCAACTCAGAAAATGTCGTCTTGCCAGGCTTCCTCGTCTCTATCGAGTTGAATCGCTTGGCCAACACCCAAGCGATCGCTCTGTGGTCAGGTTCATGCCAATCAGCTTCGCCCACCATGGCTCGGGCAAGCGTCAGCTTGGCTTCGTCATCGAGCTGTTCAGCTGGTAGCGGTACGTGCCTCTTTCGTTCCGCATGCGCCGGAGCAACGCGGAAACAAGGAACGAAGAAAAGCACGGCTAGAATTACAAAAAACTGTCGCATTTACTATGAGCCTCCCTTTCATGTGAGGTCAACGGGTTGCGTTCTTTTGGAACTGCTTCGTTGAATTTGTCCTGTGTTCACCTCTACTTGGAGTTTTCCGTCAGCGGTGTAAGCGAATCTAGGTTTGTAAGGACATTACCGACGAGTGGAACACCGTCAACCCGAATAGCTCACGTGGCTATAGGGTCTGAGCTTCAATAGGTTATGAAATGTAGGTGTCCCTCCCGGGCCTCTACTTACCCCGGAACGGGGGAGTTCCGAGGTCAAATAGTTCGAGGGGAGGGATGACGAGCGATGCCGGTGTATGCCGTCCCGATGAACCGGTCCGACGTGCATCGCATTTTTCTTGGCCACCAAACGGAGGTAAGCCGTTACCAGGCCGAGGTTTACAAGACCCCCAGAATCCGAGCGATCAGCGCGAGCGGGGAGAACCCTGAGAAGGCTCAAACGGCCCTCATCCTCGCCCTAGCGCAAGCCTTCGACTTGCCCACCAGGTCATTCCACCTGGTCTACGTGTTCACTCCAGAACAGCATCTCGAGTGGTTCTATGCCCAGGCGGTAGAGCTAGGAAAGAAGCTCACGGAGAAGCTACGCGCCCAGACAAATTCTGCTAACAAGGATCTGACCAAGGCCGTTCTCAGGCTACTGCAAAAATGGCTAGGGAATGTCCGCCCGGTGACCCCTCCAGCATGGACCCCCATGGCCTCAAATCGCTGGGCGGCCTACGGCTACACGGCGAGCGACCCAGTCCCAGGCTGGGTGAAAAATGCCCTGGGTTGAGTCGCAAGCCGTCGTCCCGGTGTAGGGTACATTACCTAAGCCAAAAGCTGTGGACTTTCGCAATATTAGGGGATGGGGTTGGAACCGGAGATCGACATCGACGCTTACTGGAGTGACTTGCGGTCACCGCAAGATCCCACCCTTGAGAGGGTTCTGACTTGGGTACCCACGGAGCAACCTTTGCTGGACGTGAATTCCCTTTCAGGGGTGCTCCCAGCTTTGCGCCAGAGGGGTGACTCCCTCGTTTGGACTCTCGGGCAACACCAAGCTCTGCTACAGGATGTGGTCGGGGCTCTTTTGCGAAAACTACCCCCGCGAGCCTGGTCGTTCACCAACATGCCCTCTGACGTAGGGTCTTACCCCAAGCTCTACCAGTATGTCATGGAGGTCAAGTTCTGCCTGGTAGAGGGTTTGCCTTCTGCACTCGAACAAGCTCGGGGGGTCCTGGAGACCCACCTGCAAGAGAACCTGCGGGAGGCCCTCGTTTTCTATCAATGGTGTCACGCCAATGAGCACGTCCCTCGGGCGATTCTCGTATTCGACGCCTGGAACCATGCGTCGGCAAATGAGCATGCAGATGTGACAAGCATCCTCACCTATGCTGGCCCCGCCATAGGGGTACTCCGAGGGAACTCATGAGCCGCCACGCATTTGCAGACGTCCTGAAGGAGGCGCGGATTGCCAGAGGTCTCAGTCTGCGGGCTTTCGCTTCCGAGATCGGGTACTCCGCCCCTTACATCCACGACGTGGAGAGCGGCCGTCGCAACCCTCTTTCCGACGATGTTCTGCCGAAAGTGGCCGAGGTCTTGCGAATCAGCCTGACCGACTTACGCAGAGCCGCCGCCACAAGTCGTCATGGGGGATTCCTGCTTCCGCTGGCATCCGAACGTCATGACAACGTGGCGGCTATCCTGGCCCGCAGGTGGAAGAAGCTCGAGCCGGAGCAGCTGGAAGCCGTCCTCGAAGCTATCAGTTGAGGCCGGTGGGAGGGGCACTCGAACCCGGGCCTTGGTCCTGGCCGGGAATGCGCCGAATGCCCATGATCATCATCCTCCCCGCTGCCTCGTGCTGGGAGTGGCTGTCCACCTGCAAAACGACATTGACCACGGTGCGACCCAGCCGCATCCAGGCTTGCTCGAGCGCCTTAACCCCCTCGTTGACGTCGTGGACCAATGAGTGCATCTCCTCGGAGATTTCGCAGTTCGAATCGTGCAGCAGCTCCACAAACAAGGACGCGATATCGATCAACAGGTCGTGTCGCTCCTCGGGGGAAGCCCCGCTGAACTTGCGCACGCTTTCGAGCAGGTCCGGGGACGTGAACAGGTCGTCCTTGTGGATGCGCCCACAAGCCCCGCATACCTCACTGGGAGGGGCCCCTTTACTCCGCCAGATGCTGGCCGCAGATGTCACCACCTCCGAAACGGTCTCCTCCCCACGACGGGAGACAACCACTGTGACGACGGGGGCCCAACCAGTTTTGGACTGCGCGAGCTTGATGTCCTTGATCGTGCCCTCAATCCGCAATCCGCCCGCATCTGTTTCTACTTCTGCCCCAATCGCGAGATCTTGTTCTGCCATGTTTTCTCCGTGACAATCGTACACCGGAATCAACGGCGTCTCGTTTTCTTGCGCTTCGACGTTTCCGCTTCCCTTGCGGCCGTGACCAGACGAGCTTGGTCTTGACGAGCTTGGTCTTGCTCTTCCGCCTCTTTGGCCGCGACGATGGCGGCCCGGTTCATGTGAGCGCGGTCCATCGCCTCGTCGCCCGTGATTCGCTCATAGGGGACCTTGTTGTCCCGAAGAGCCCGGACACGTTCGATCTCGTCCTCCGAATGAACCGTTCCGCCCGCGTTCAAGTCGATGTACCAGGAGTACACGTCGTTGATCGTCTTGAGTTCGTTCACGTGCCACCGGAAGCGGCACTGCATGATGTCGAACCCGTCCGTGTACTCCCGATGGTAGTGGCCGAACGCTTTGATCTCGTTGCTCAGGTAGCCAATGACTGCATCAATACGCTGCTTGCCGTCCACGAGCACGTACCAGCACTTTGGGTCGTTTTTGTCCACGAACCCCTGCCACGTGGGGCAGTTCGTGTAGATGTCCTTGCCCGACTTGCCGCCGCTCAGGATGTACTCGACGAACCGAGTTTTCTGCGCCTCTGTCCAGACGTTCCCTCGCTGGAAGTTGGGGTTGACGTCCAGGCCGTAGTCCATCACCTGGCTGTAGTAGTATTTCGCAAGGTAGTTCCACCCCACGTCAACGGCGTACAGCCCGGCACTGGGGGTCATCTGGGGGATATCACGATAGCGCATGGGTTCTCCTGAGAGAGTAACGCGCCTGCTCTCGAGAACCTATACCGCTTTGAAGCTCTGCGCCTTCTTTTGAAGGGCTTCGGCCACAATCGGGTGGACATAATAGCTCACGTCCGCGCCCCAGCTCGCCAGCTCTTTGACGTTCGTGGAACTCACGAACGACTGTTCCGGTTGGGTCATCAGGAAGATCGTGTCGATGCTCGGGCAAAGCTGGCGGTTCACATGCGCGATCCCCATCTCAGCCTCAAAGTCGGCGATGGCGCGCAGCCCACGAATGATGGTTTTGGCCCCTACCTGCTTGCAGAAGTCCACAAGAAGGCCGCGGAAAGGCATCACCGTGACCTTGGGGATTTTCTCGGCCACAAAAACCTGGGTGATGAGTCGAACGCGCTCCTCTTCGTCGAAGAACGGCTTTTTCTTGGAATTCATCAGAACCCCGATCACCAACTCGTCCGCGATCTCAAGACCTCGCGTAGCGATGTTGAAGTGTCCGTTGGTGAACGGGTCGAAACTGCCTGCGTAAGCCGCGATCTTCGTCATGGGCGAGCCCCTTAGTTTGGGAGTCTCCCCTTCATACCCCGGCCCTTGGGAGTGGCAAGCTCTCGCCGGAGGTCTTCCTTGATCATTTCCAGCTGCTGAGGTGTGGGCTCAGCGCCGCCGACCCTGATTTTCACTGTGCCTTCGTGCCCGGTGGGCTCCACATCCACCAGATAGGGGGCCACACGCCAAAGGCGAGCGATGCGCTTGCGAAATGCCTCGAGCTTTGGGTTCACAGCAAATGCTCCGTACACGAATCCTCCAGTGAGGCATTAAGCCTCTCACAAGGAGAACGCGCGAGCCCACCGAAATCTATACCGGGTTCAGCGTTTCCACCGCAGAGACTTGGGTTTATCGCTGGGCGCCGGTTTGGGGGGTTCGGGCACCTTGGGTGGCGGCACGATCTCGACCCGCTTTGGCAGCTTCTTGGGCTTTGGTCGCTTCTTGGGGCGAGGGAGGCGGGGAGGGGCGGGGAGGTAGTCGTCCCCCGGCTCTGGCGTGCGCCTGGGCTTGCCGTTGGTCCGGCGCTCCGGCTCCTGGGGCAGCTCAACGTACTTGTCCCGGTTCTTCCGGAACTCCTCCGGGTCTTTGTAGACGATCTCACCGGTCTCCTTGTTCTTGACCTTCACGGTCTTGCGCTTGCCACGGGCGAATCTCTCCATGACTCGGAGAGCCAACTCGAGGTCCCCTGCGGGCAACCGAACAAGATGTGCGAGAACATCCACCACTAGGGTTGAGCCGACAAAACGATCAGCGCCCACCCGGGTACATGCGTTTCCAGGCGTCCCACTCGACGTTCACCTGAAATCGGCCGAGCTTCTCGTTCCAGAAGAATGCAGGGTGAGTGACGCGGGCCCCGAGCTTGTTCACGCTCTCCTCCGCCAAAACCCGATTGGCCTGCTCGAGGTCCAACGCGGTCAGGTCGATACGACCCGTCGAGGCATCCACCTCAACCACCTGGAACCACGCGCTCTCGGTCGTCTCCCAACCCGCCTTCGTAGGGTCCGGGGTCGTTTTCGAGTACGAGAATTTCTGACCAATCTTCGGCAGTTGCATGACCGTACCTACACCGCTTTACGCAGGACCAGCACCTTCTGGCCGCCCCGGTCTTCGATCATGGCTTCGACTTTGAACGCCTGTTTACAGAACTCCCCGATGAGGTTGAGCTTCTGCCCAAAGGTGGTCTCAAAGATGCAGCCGAATTTCTCGCCGATGTACGCCGCATTGAACTCCTGAGCGAGCGGCTCCCCCACATGCGTGTTGGCCTCGGTGAAGTCCTGCCCATTGGCCATGGCTCTCTCGCACAACTGAATGTATTCGTTCATGAATCCAGCGAACTCGATGAACGCGTGGTTCCCGATGCGAGTGGCTCCCGTGTAGAAGCCGCTCGAGAGCTGCCTCATACCCGCAATCATCCTTTGAAGTTCCGCCTTTTCGTAGATCATTCCCCGTTTTTACGTGGGTTCCTGACCAGGCGCAAGGCCCACGGTGTCAGAGGGGTTGTACGGAAAGGGACTGCAACATGAGCTTCATTGGCATCAAAGTGCCTCACGAGGTCGGTCGTTTGCTTCACACCATAGAGGTACCGGGCGAAAAGGTACCTCTCCACGAGTTCCACGTGACCCTCCTCTACCTGGGCAAAGAAGTGCCCATTGAAACCTTGGGCAAGGCCATCGTGGCCGCGGCCGAAGTCGCGGAGTCGTACCGCCCCTTCCGTTGCACGCTCACGCAAACCAGCTCTTTCCCCAAAGGCGATGACGGGGTACCCATCATCTGTCCTGTGGACAGCCCCGAACTCCACGAACTCAATACGCAGCTCAAAGCAGCTTTTGACGCGGCGGGAGTGGACTACTCGAAAAAGTTCCCCGACTACAAACCGCACGTGACGTTGGCCTACTCCGACGAGGTCACAGCGGACACGCTGTTCGGACCACTCGAGTGGTCCGCCTACGAGATGGTGCTCTGGGGCGGGGACGCGGGGGATGAGCGTCTTGCCACCAACTTCCCATTTGCCTTGCCCACGACGGTAGCCACGAACCAGCAGCTCGTACGCCTCGCCATGGCGATGAAGAAGAGCTAGCTGGCTTCCGCTTCAGGCTCAGCCGTGGGCGGGACAAACGGGCCCACAATCGCCTCGCACTCCGCTGCGAACTTGGCCGCCTTTTCGGCATCTGCGATCCTGTATGTCGCCGGGTATTCGACCACCATGTCGAGGATGCCCTCGGAGGCCAGGTACTCTTTGCTGAAGATGCGGATGGACGACGCTGCGTACTGGGTAGCTTCCGCCAGCTCCTTCACGGTCATCGGAGCCGAAGACTGCTCAAGCACCCGAATCACCCCAAGTGACACTGTGTAAAAAGCCTTGTGGTCTTTCGGGTTGTAGGACTTCTCCACCGTCGCTTCTTGCCCTTTATCCTGGGTGTGCGAGCTTGTGTCGAAGGAGGGCTGAAACTCGGCCGGGCTTTCAGAACCCCGAAAAATACGGGCGGAAAGGCCGGTCAAGGTTTTGCCAATGGCGTTTCTGACGAGGTTTCTGAACGACATAGTATTGACTTATACACCAGATTTAACGATTCCCTTTCAGTCGAGGAGGATGGTCTTGAGTATCCTCAGACGGCTTTGCCAGGCAGCTCGAACAATCTCCCCTAACGCTTATGTGAAATTCACGGCAAAAACAGGAACCAACGGCGAAGAACTTTGGAGTGGAACCATTGGGGTTGGCGACGCAATCATCACCGAACACACAGGGAGCCTTGAGGAAGTCATCGACCAGCTTTCTTACAAGCTCACGAGGCTATCGACCGCGGTCATTGACCGACTGTCTCGGGTAACCCCCGTACCCGGAGCCTTAAAAAACAACGGCCAGGATCAGCAAGATCCTGGCCGTGAAGGGGAGCCTTGACTCGAGGTCAATCCTCGTCGTCTTCGTCCTCATCTTCGTCGTCGTCTTCATCCTCGTCTTCGTCGTCGTCCTCTTCGTCGTCCGAGTTATCCTCGTCGTCGTAGTCGTTGCCTTCGTCCTCGTCGCCCTCTTCGTCGGCGTCCTCGTCGCCTTCGGCTTCCTCTTCCTTGTCCTCCTCGATTTCGTTGTACTTGAAGAAATCGTAGACCTGGGAAAGGGTCATGGGCTGATTGAACTCGGCTTCGTCGCCCTCGGAGAGGCGGGCGTAAACTTCCTGCGCCCTCTCCACGCTCAGCGGTCCGATGTAAACCTGCTTCGACAAACGACCCGTGCGAAGCAGCGCGTCGTCGATCTCCTGCATCTTGGCGTTTGTGGTGCAGATGATACGAAGGTTCAAGGCGCTACCCAAGATACCATCGCTTGCATTGAGTAGGGCGGAGATGGCTGCCAGGTTGGCCTCATCGTTGTCCACCACTGGGCCCACCGTTTTGAGAAGTGCGTTTTGCGCATCGATGAGGATGGTCGCCACTTCAGGGGTCAACATTTGCTTGGCAAGAAGGCCGCCGATGAGGTCGAACAGCTTCTGGAACTCCTTGACCAACGAGGATTCCTTTTTGCGAGGAACCAGCGCTCGGTCGGCATCCTCGATGAGAAGCACGATGGGCTTTTCGACCCCAATCATGCTGCGAGCACGGATGAGGGTAGGTACGAGGTTCGGACCGGCCAAGTGCTCGACCATGCCCGCCGGGATCAGAACGAACACGGCGTCGTAGACCTCGTGCAAGAGGCCCCGGATGAAGAACGTTTTGCCGGTGCCCGGTTCGCCCTGAATGATGACCAAACGGCCGATGGGGGTGGCGCGTTGCAGGTCGTCCACGATGAAGTCGAAAGCATCGACCACATCGGCTTCGTAGTTGTCACGCTCGATGGGAACGCCCGCAAGGCCCACTTCACCGATCTCGATGCCGTTGGCCCCCTGGGCAAGGGAGTAGATGGGCTGGCGAACGAACTCGGGCAACAGATGGTCCCCGAGACGCTTGTTGACGTCCTCGAACGTCTTCCGGTTCGTGGAGACCACGCGGATGTCGTATTTGTTATCCAGACCGGTGTGGATTTTGACGGCGCCCTCTGGCCAGAAAAGCCAGGTTTCACTCGTGCCACGCCCGAAGATGGGCACATCTGCGAACGGAGAGCGGGCTCCCGTGATAGATGCGATGGCCTCGAAGAGCTTCTCCTGCCCCTGCTCGTCGGACTCCTCGATCAGCACTCCACGGCACCCACCCGAGAACACGGTGAGGTTGTTTGCGACAGCATGGTCAACGAGCATCGTCGCCGCAGGCCCATACTCCTCCAGCACCAGTTTCCCTGGAGCCCACCAATCCAACTTGGGAGGCTCTTTCGGCGGCTCGCGTCGGCTCTTGTCGTTCTTGGTTGCCATGATTTTCTCTTCTTTTCGTCTCCGGAGGCGTCGAGCCTCCCGCCTTCCCGTACACCAATCACATGCTGAACTTGGGCTTTTGCCCGCATTCGCCTCAAAAAAGCCACGAAACGGCAGCGGAGCCGGTAGGTTTGCGCTGGGAAATCCCCGAGCTGAGCTAAACCGCCCTTGGCTAAGTTGAGCTATTTGCTGGGTTTCGGTTCTGAATTTGGGAAAATGGAAGCAATGAGGCAGCCCAAGTGATAGGGCACTTCCCGGTCTTCCTCTTTGGTGGCCGCCGCGAAGGGCAGAACTACGCCCCGGTCTCCATGGCGTATCGGTTCTTGGCACGCAAAACAGGGTTTTGACGGGGTGGACACTTGCTGCCCGGTTTCACACACCCCTGCCTTCCACGGCGGCCCGAACCACTTCATTCAGTCCCCTTCGTCTAGTTTTCGCTACTTACACCGCTGTTGCTGGTGTAGTCATGCCGCGAGGGAAATACATGACAGATGTGAACAAAGCAGCGAGTGATACCCTGAAAGCAGCAAAGACTTTGGCCATGAAGCATTTCGAGGGGGCCACTTTCGAAGGGAATGAGGCTCGCCCGGTGATCGTAGGGATTGCCATACTCCTGGCCCTGCTCTCCAGGGGCGAGAAGCGCCGCAAGAAGAAAACCACGGACCTGCAAAGCCCCAAACCCCCCGCCCCGGCGCCCAAGCGTCTGGACCCGGTCGAGGAGGCTCGGAAGAACCCTCGAACCCCAAGGCTGCCCCTCTCGGCCATCGGCACGGGGAGGCCCGCCCCGGCGGCTTCTCAGCCTGCCAAACCGAAGCCCAAGAAGTCGCCCCCCAAGGCGGCGGTTCAACCCAGGTCGGCTCGCCCCCGCAAGCGCGCTACTTCCCGTTGATCGCAACGAACCACGCACCCTGAATCTTCTCGGTGAGGTCTTCCCATCTGGGCATGGGGAGACCCGCGTAGTTCTTCCAGCCGACGTAGTTCCCGTAGCGCTTGTACGCGGCGATCGTCTGCTCGGTTTTCATCTGCTGGATCACGTCGGGGTCCACCGTGATGCCTTGTTTGGACATCACCTGAAGGACCCCCTCCGCTTGGACCACCATCTCCAGGTGTCGCCGAGTTTCGGCAGGCAGCTGCTTGATGCCCTCGAGTATCTCTTCATCAGTCACGTTCTATCTCCTCTGGCTCTGAAACCACCACTTCGCAGTCGAGGAAGAACGTTGACCCCTTCTGGGCAGGGTTCCAACCCATGCGTTGCCCTTCCTGGATCAAGTCAATCACCGACCGCCTGGACACGAAAAAACCCCGGGGGAGTCGAGCCTGAAGGCTTCGTCCCACCGGGGGTAGGTTTGATTGCACCGTGACCAGTTGCTCAAGCTCCCCGTCGTCGTCCTTGGCTTTCACCGTTTTGACCGAGTAGCGAAACTGGTTCTTCCCCACCGCAACCAATGACATCTTAGTCCCCCTTGCTCAGAGGGATTACACCTACTCAGCGGCTTCGGCGAAGTTCCCCGGACCAACAAGACCAACCAAGTGCTGACGCGCGACCCGGTACGTGTTCTTCGCGGTCTGGATCTCGGCCCGAATGGCCGCGCTCTCGAGGTTGCGATCAATGGTGTTGATGAGGTCGTCGGGGGTGATTTCAATGCCGTTCTCCCGCAACATGCGCTCGAGCTTGGCCTGACGCTCGAGCGAGAACTTGGAGCGGTCAAACTTCGTCCCCTCCTCCTGCAAGAACTTCACGACCTCTTGAGCCTTCTCTGGCCTGCGGTTCACGAAGTTGCGCATGTTCTTGCGCCAGAGGTCGTCGGCCATCTTGCGCACGGTGTCGCCCACGGCCCCCTCGAGTTTGGTTGAAGCATCGGTCCATGCCACGTCCGAGAAATTCGGGGACAGGGGCAAGTACGACAAGGAGCGGCGGAGCAGCTTCACACGGTCCACATGAGCCAGCTCGCCCACCAGAAGGACCTTGGCGAAGCGGCGGATGATGGGCATGGACATGCGCTCGGGATGGTTCGTCGCGCCCCACACGGAGATACCCGAGTAGGAGAGCACGCCGTCCATGAGAATCTGGAACTCGGTTGTGAGGTTCGTACCCCCGAACGCTTCGTGTCCCTGATTGCCGTTGAGCACCGTGTCGATCTCGTCGATGGAGATGAACGCTTGGCGCTCGGTCTCCTTGTGGAGCTGCAAGGCAGCCTCGAACAGGCGCTTGGGGTTCTTCTCGGCCTCACCCTTCCAGCAGGTGAGGAAGTCGGAGCCCTGGGCGAAGATGGTGAGCGCATTCCTCTCGCTGCTGATGGCTCGGAGAGCCTCGGTCTTGCCACACCCCATGGGGCCGACCAAGAGCACGTTGCTCTTGTCGGTCTTGCCGCTCGGGCTCGTGGCCCGGAAAAGGTCGGCGTACATGGACGAGTCCTTCGCCTGCTCGACCATCTCCCGAACTTCGTCGAAGCCCGACCCCACCAGGTCCCCGAGCGAGACCTTGGGCTTGAGGCCCGGGATGACCTCGAGCGCTCCAGGGGCCTCCCCCAGGAAGGAGTTGCCCGCCCCCACCTTGCACACGTAGAACGAGTTCTCGTCCCGGTGGATCTTGTACCACTGGGCCTTGCGTGCGAGCACGAACTTCACGATTTCCTGCCCGCTCTTCTCAGTGAGGAGTAGGCCCGAGATGGTCGAAATCGTCTCGTTGCGGAAGTCGATCTCCATCTGCTCTTCGGGACTCTTGAGGCCAACCTTGTCCCTCTCCCGAACGTTGCGGGGGTCAAGCTCGCTGACCGAACGGAGAGCCTCTTTGAACTCCGACTCATTCATGAGGCGGCGCGGGGGCTTGCCTCCAGTCACGCGGCGGATCTTCTCGGCCGCCGTGTGAATCTTGGCCTCGATTTTCTCCGCCCCTTCCCACATGGAGGTGAGGTTTTCGGAAAGGAAGTCGATGATTTCCCCGGGCTCCTTCACGAACCCGCCGAAGAGGCCACCACAGAGGGCGTCGGCCAGGATCGTGGCCTTGCGCTGGGTGTAAACGCTGATCTCGTCCGGCTTCTTGCCGTCCTGGATTTCACCATGCGCGTCCGCGTTCTCGTAGATGGAGATGGCCAGGTCCGTACGAACGGGGTCACCGTGAATTTTGATGCCTTCCACGCTGTGCCGGTGTCGAAGCATCTTGTGGTACATCTCGAGGTGGAAAACCACGCCTCGAGCAATAGACACCACCAGGTTTTGCAGGACAGCGGCGTTCTCAACCCCTTCCACGAAGCGCTGCAAAGGCTCCTGGTTCATCTGCACCAGAAGCACGAACGCTTGCAGCTCCTCTCGGGTCGTCGGGGGTTTGACGTCGCCGAAGAGCATGAGGTTCATGGGTTGAATCGCATGCACCGTGTCGCGGAGCGCGTGAAATCCGTTCTGAATTGCCCGGGAGATGCTGAGGATGAGCGCCACGAAGTTGCCTGCGCCCATCGTGTGCTTGAACTGCTGAAACCAGTCCTCTTGCTGGTTCATGTCGAAGGGGTTCTTCGTTCTGAGCGAGTTCTTGGCCTCTGCGACCATCGCGCTGTAGGTGTCCCCGATCTCCTCGACGCGCTCATCGAATTCTTCGCACAACTTGTCGAGGAAAGCCCCGGTTTCACGAAGGCCGTCGTAGTCGAAGTCCAACACCAGGCCCACGAGATCCGTGAACTGGGCCGGAGTGATAGATACTTTGGAAACCATTTTGTCGATGTACATGGCCAACCAGTACACCGGCAGGTGTAAAGGCAATGCACATGGACCAGTTTGTTCGGCGAAAATTAACCGAGCTGAAACCCCACCCTAAGAACGACGCATTCTTCCATGACCTGCGCCTATCCCCTAAATACCCGCTTGTACGGGAACAGGTTTGCAGTGGCGAGATCCAAAACCCGCTCACTGTCCTGTCGGACGGCACGGTTGTATCGGGCCACCTTCACTATCTAGCCGCTCTTGAGCTTGAGGTAGAGGAAGCTCCCATTCAGCTTTACGAGGGGAACTGGAACGAGGTGCACGAGCTGGAGTTCTTGCTCCAAGCGAACGCCCAACTCGGGTACCTGGGGTTCGAACAGATAGCGATCGCGTACTCTCTCCTTTTGGGAGGGGCGATTGAGAAGCCCAAGGACGCCAGCAAAGGCGGGCGGCCGAAGAAGGGGGCTGCCCCATCTCCGGAACGGCGACAAAGCACCAAAGAGCGGGTAGCGCGGCTCCTGGGGGTTTCTGCGAAAACCGCAGAGCACTTGCACCTGATCTACCTGACGCCCGGGGTCCCTGCGGACATTCACGACGCTGTTGAAAACCGAATGGTCCCCATCGCCCTCGCGGCGGATGCGGTGCAGTTCAGCATCCATGAGGCCCTTCGACGCAACCCTCACACGAAATTCGTCGTGGTGGACCCGATTGACGTGCGTACGTACATCGAGACGCCCCCAAACAAACGACGCACGAAAATGGTGGACCTGCTCAAGGGCAAGCGTCCCCGCCCCCTCCCTCCCGTCATGCTCGAGGGGAAAGAAGTTGCTGACTACCACAAGCGGGTCTTTTCTTCGGTCCCGCCCCCCTTCCATCCAAAGCAGAGCGTGCAGAGCATGATTCGAGACGGGGTCCACTGGGATGATCTCGAGGTGCCAGACAACGACATCCCGCTTCACGAGGCCATTGGGCGCATTCGGGCTCGACTCAGCAAGGCTTTCGAGGCCCCCGTCCTGGTACACGAGGACAAGGTCGAGGAGGCCCTAAACTCGCTCCTTTTGGAAGTTGCGCGGCTCATGAAGTCGCACCACGGCAAGGAAGTCTCGGTCCGCATCGGGAGCGCTCCAGTAGCCCCCAAACCGCGCCCCAAAGCCACCGTGAAACCCAAGGCAGAGTCAAAGCCCCCTTCGAAGCCCCCGGCCCCCACCGTCTTCGCTACCGAGGTCGAGTTCATCGTCTCCTTGCTCGGGCTGGAGACCGTCCAGGCACTAGGGCGCTAGAAGCTTGTTCACGCGGCCCACGATACCGTAGCGGAGCCCCTCCACGACGGTATGAGACTGCCCCCGCAAAACCTCCTGGCAGCTGGGGCAGGTCCAGGGATACGTCGGGAACCCCTTGCCCCACTCCAAGAAGTCCACCACCTTGGCCCGGCACCGGTGATAGATCGTCAGCCGAAGCTCGAGGACTTCGTCCCCATGCAAGGCCACGAGAAACGCCAACCCCGCCCCTCGTGAGATCCGACAGTGAGCCACCAGCTCATCCAAGGAGATTTGCGACCCGACGCGTTTGCCTTGGAAAAAGCGGGAAATCAACCCCCACTGGTCAGTTGAAATGTTGGTTAGTCTGGAGCGGTCGAAGTGATACGTGCTCACAGATGAATGATTCGTTTCGGAAGTGTGAACTTTTTTGCTATCGGGCACCATAAACGCTCCGCTTCATGGTGTATCCCCTTAGAACGTTAGCTGTTTTTGTGGGGAATCGGTGCATACGAGATTGCCAGTTGAAATGGGGATGCGCTTCAAGGAAGCGGGGGTTGAGTACATCGTGTGCTGTGTGCTCAACGACCGATCCCTACTCAGCATCCCAAAAGAGATGGTGGATAAGGTCCAGGTTGAAGCTGGGGTCGAGGATATCCTGTGGCCGCTCGGGGCCTATGTCATCTTTCAGCCAAACGGCGTGACTCTCGCCCTTTTCGGAACCATCCAAGGGGAACGGGTCCACCGGGGAGGGATCTTCGATCCAACGGACATGGGCCAAGCGGTCTCGAGCATGTGGCAGGCGCTTCGTGACACGCCAAACGAGACCCTTCAAGAGAATCTCAAGCAGCTCGTACACGAGACGTTCGTGGTGAGGGAGGTTTTCAAAGAAATCACGCCCGAAGCTCTGGACTATTTCCAGGGCCAGTATGTCCAGCTTGCGTCGGACGTCCTCAACGTTTCCCCGAAGCGGGTGCGAGCGCGGCTCTACTTCATCGAGACCGGCCATATCACCCCCGAGCTATACTTGGACAATGTCCTTTTGAACTCGGATGATGACAGGTTCAAGGTCGTGACGAACCACTTCGAAAACTACCTGTCCACTGCCAAACCCAACTAGGAGCGCCCCCAATGCCATCAGGCCACTACACGAGTCTTTCCGCCCGCGGGCCGATGGGGGATTTGCTGTGGTACACGGCCGATGGCACTTGGAGCGCCGACCCGGCAGACAAGTACATCTTCAACCAGACACAGTTTGCGAACCATACGGCGATTCAAAACCTGCCCGCTGGGTATCACACGACGGTCAACTTTGAGAACGTCCCGCTGCCTCCTCCGCCGCAGGACTCGGACCCTGGGTGCTGGACCCCAGTGGTGCCGGACGACTGTTAGCGCGGATCAACTCTGCCACCGTGGATGGTTGCGGCTCCTCTCGGTAAATAGACTGCATGAACGTCAACTCGTAAAAAGGGTTGAACCGATGGTATGCAGCATAGCTCGAGACCTCCAAGCTGAGGTAAACGGGCCAGCGGTCTTCCTTCGTGAGGGCATGCCAAACCTTCGCCCTCCGAGCCCATTCTAGGTCTGAAATGCGCTCCGGTTTGTCGGTCTGATTCTGGTAGTGGTACTCGGAAAGGCGGGGGTCTTCGTCGAGGAAGTCCAGCACATTGCGCATCATCGAGCTACAGTACGGAATCAGGTAGAGATGTTTTCCGTACTCGCGGAACGTCAAAGACACATCGAAGTCAAAAAAGCTTCTCTCCATCGAGACCGAAGCCTTCTTGTACCCCTCGCGGAAAAGCTTTTCCACAACGAATGCTCGAGCCCGCTTATCGTGGCCTTTATAGAGGGTCAGGGCTTCCTGGTACTCCTCCGAGTCTAAGCGTAGGCCCTGCATGAACTCGACGAAGAGCTTGTGCACTCGCTCTTTGACCTGTTCGGCGCCGAGCCGGTAGGTGTCCGCGGTGAACTTCCAGAGGTCGCGTTTGCGATTGAGGCGGTAGGCACGCCAAACCTTAAGCGACATTGTCTTCCTTCATCTCTTCAACACTGTAAATCCCAGCGACCCAAAGAGCACCCTGGATGAACCCGAGCCAACGCATGGTTTTATCCCAGCGTTCGGGGCCGAACGTGAGCATCTCATCGATCATCCACACTAGGTGATCGAAGGTATCTGTGCTTGGAGTGTCACGAGCGAAGAGATTGGGGCAGCGCTTGGGGGTGGCACCCTCTCCCTCAGTCAATCGGGCTCGGTACTTGAGCAGTACATTGCGAACTTGATCCTGGGTCATAGACGGCTCCTCACGACGTTGACGATGGCGCTGGCGACTCGTTTGGCGTTGTCATCTTCCCCGGTGAGGTCGCCAAGGAGCATGGCCACCGCGGTCTCAGTGCTCACGGGCAGAGCGCGCAGAACTCCAGCGTCGATGCTCTCCCGCATCATCCCGAGCGCGATGGAACTCGCGTCATGCCCAAAGATGCCTTCGCAAAGGGCATTCATGTGAGCCCAGCTCGAGACGTCTGGCCGAGGCGGCGGGATGGTTGTCGGACGGGCCGGGGGAGGGGTACTGCGACGCACGGAAGGCCGCTTTTTCGGTTGCTCGCTCATTGCATCGTCTACACCGCTGGTGTCATACACACATGGCAATCGAAAAGGCTTTCGTTCGTTTCAACGGCGACGGGCAACCCGTTTCAGAAGCGAGCTACTCCCTTTGCGTGGGGCTCAAGGCCCAAGGGATTGTCCCGTTCACGAAATTCGAACAACTCCTCGGCCATCTAACCCCCGAAACTCTTGTCCATGGGTGGGTCGGGGACGTGCGCCGTGCTGTTGATAAGCTCGGGTTCCCCAAACCATCGCTCGACTCCATGCCCGTTGATGCTGAGCTGCTCGGCCGGAAGATGTGGCGCACCACGTTGAAGGAGGTACGGAACAACGCCAACTCCTGGCCCGTCTTCATCAAGCCCGAGGCCCACAAGATCTTCACGGGGTACGTCATCCGGGATTTCGCGGGCCTCATTGAGACCTCTGACCTCCCAGACGACCTGCCCATCGTGGCGCAAACACCGGTGGAGTTTGTCTCGGAGTACCGATGCTTCATGCATTGGGACAAGCCTATGGGCATCCGCCAGTACAAAGGGGACTGCACCGTTTTCCCTGACGTGAAGGTGCTTGCCCAAATCACGGCTCGGCTCCTACGCACGCAAACCCTGCCTTGCGCCTACACGATTGACCTCGGAGTCCTGGCGAGCGGGGAAACCGTCGTGGTTGAACTCAACGATGGGTTCTCCATGGGCGGCTACGGTCTTGCCTGGCCCCTGTACCTGAACATGGTCACGGACCGATGGGTGGAGCTTACGACGCCTCGAGCCGTTTGGGGGAACCACCTCGTAGACCTCTACCTACGCGACCGGATCACCTACAACCAGTTCCAGATCCGTTTCCTGGACGCGGCCCATGCGGTTCACGAGCAGGAAACCCGAACGCTCGACGAAAAGCGATTGAGCCATGCGCATCTGATCTGGTGCGAGTACACCTCATTCGACCCGGCTGATGAGTCCTGGTTCCGAGGGCAACTCACCAGACGTCTCGAGCTGAACCCCACATCCCTTTGGATGCCATGAAACTGCACCACGGCGTTCGATTCCTCGACCTCAGCGTCGGAGCCCTCTGGGAACTCCGCACGAGAAACGCAAACCGCCTCTGGGTGTGTCGAGCGATCCGACCCGCTTGTATCGTGGCAGAGTGCCCTCAACAGCTCTTCAAGGAATTCGCCGAGGAAGAGATCCTCGAGCACATCCTCTTGGACCCCTTCAAACCGGAATCCACGAACGTTCAGGACTTGAAGATCGAGCTGGCCCACCTGATTGACGAGGCTGTCAAGCGGCTACCCTTGAGCCAACAACGGGAGGTCTACGCGTCTCTCGCCCAAGTAACCAAGGCTCGACACGAAGTGGTCTGCTTGCGGCTTGGGGTCAACCCCGAGCAATCTTGAGGTAGACAACGCGCTCGCCTTCGTGCGGCCAGCGTGCATTGCTCTCAGCGCCGCTCAGTGACAGAATGATGCCGTCAGAAAGCAGTGGGATGGTGGATTCCACCTGGAACATCGCCTCAGTCCCCTGAATGACGAAGATGTCCCCTTCCTGGAGGGGATCGTCCAGCTCGTCATACTCCACCCATAGGAGTGGAATTTCGACGCGAATCACATACATCGGTTCAAGTATAGCATGGGGAGACACCCATGCCCCTCAATGGTACCTGAACCCAAAAGGATTGTTGAGGCCGCAGGCTTTCCCAAAGTCAAGATATTTGACGCGCTCTGATTTCAGATTTCGGAGCAGTCAATTCTGGCATGGGTCTTGGTAGGGAGCTGACTTGTTGGGCGCGCGAACCCCCATGAGGGCTCTGTTGCAAAAGCTCCTCGATACGGTCCGTGGTGGCCTTCCCCAAACGACGCTTCTTCTTGGCTCGACGACGGGTGGTTTGACTCTGCATACGGAAACTCCGGGTAAACCTGAACGGTTGATAACCCCTTGCTACCCCACCATAATTGTGGAGGGATGCCTGTGGAAGAAGACGTTCAAAACATCACAGGGACTGTCGTGGATGTCAGGGGCCCCTGCCATGACGGCTCATACGAGCTTGACCTCGAAACTGCTTCGGGGGAGATCGTGACCGTCGCGATTTCAGCCGAGCAGTACGTTGAACTGACCGGGGACAGCGTACCCGCCAGCGCTCTCAGCTGACCTAGTACACCGCCGCTGAGTTTCAACCCGGGTTTAGTCGAGCCCGCTGCACTTCGCGCGCAAATTTCATAGACAACTACCAACCCCCTTGCTACGGTTCCTAGCAATTAGCTGGGAGTCGGTACATGCGTGGCGCGCAGTTGATCAGCGGAGCAGAAGCAGCGGCGGTTCTGGGCATCACCTTCGTTCGTTTCAAGGTGGCCATTTACCGAGGTCTCGGAAGGGACCACAGCCGAAAGCCAACCGGCCGAGAGCCTCGACCGGTCTCCGGGGGCTGGTCGTCTCGCGCCGCCATGTACAAGGCGTCGGACATTCGCCGCATGCACACCGAGTACAATTTCCGGACCTCCCGCAATTTCGAGCCCGATTACAACTGGCTCAAGGTCTACCCGATGGCGGAATACCGCCCCGCATCCTTGAAGGCCAAGGAACCCCTTCTGAAGCCGGTGGCCCCGACCCCCATCTCCGCGGCTCGGAGCGGCAAGCCCCAGAAGCCAGTGCTCGTGGAGGCTGCCCCGGCGCCCAAGGCCGCCCGTGCGAAGGCAGCCAAGCCCAAGGCCGCCACCCGCAAGGCCCCGCCCCCAAAGCCCGCCAAGAAGGCTCCCGCGGCCAAGGCGTTCAAGATGGTCGAGATCCGGCCGGAACCGTTCAGCATTCTCAGCCTGATTTGAGTTCCCGTGCCCGTCACCCCGGAGAACCCCGGTGTTGTTAGGGCATGCAGAAGCGCTACTACCTTCAAGCCCTCCATGTGCAATCTGTGTGCATTGAGGTTCTCGCCCACTCGAGCGCTGAGGCCCTTCAAAAAGGCGCGAAGTTGACCCCTCTTGACTGGCACCTGGTCAAGAACGATGTGGGAGTGATCTCGGGGATCAAAATCATCCCCTCCATAGACCCGGAGCTGAGAACCCTCGAAACCTTGCCCCAAGATGGCAAAGTCTATGCCGTTTTTCCAAAAAACCTGGATCGAACACACGTCGTAATACACGATGCACAACGAGGTTTGGTCTCAGCTTGCAGCATGAGTATTCAGGTTTCCATTGACGCCCTGGTGCCTGCGAGTCAGATCCCGGTTGCACAGCGATGTAAGCGGCCCGCCTGCCTGAAACGGTGGCCCGCCGCCCCGGTGTAAGCGGGTGGATGGACTACAAAGCACTGGTTGAAGAGTCGTACGCAATCGCCAAAAGCAAGGGCTGGTGGGAGAAGCCACGTACCATCGCCGCACTCACCCTGCTCATGCAATCGGAGATCATCGAGGCGCTCGAGGACTACCGAGCTGGCCGAGGGGTCACCGAGATCTGGTACATGCGCTCTTTCCACGATGAGGGCGGGGTTAAATACGAGGTTGTCCAGCCTGTCCCCGAACCGACCGACAAGCCCTGTGGCGTTCCCATCGAGCTGGCGGACGCGGTGATCCGAATCGCGGACTTCGTGGGTCATTACGGGGTCGGTCTGCACAAGGTCGCCCACGAAGGACCCTCGGACTTTGAGCAAGGGCTGGCGGAGGCCAACCTGCACTTCGCCCGGGCTTACGAGTACCATCGCGACAATGGCACGGTGGACCAGAACGTGGGCTCCCTGATGGACCAGGCCATGGCCGCCATCGTGGCCGTCTGCGAGACGAACGGCATCAACCTCGAGAAGGCCATCGAGATCAAGCGGAACTTCAACACCACGAGATCCCATCGCCATGGCGGAAAAGTCATCTGAGGCTGAGGTACCTATGAGTTTAATACTGCAACCAGGCAAATGTGCAAACATTCACTTTGTCATGAGAGCAGACGAGGGGCCATACTTCGTCTCTTTTGAGGGTGATTTCTCCGGGGTAAAACAGGAGGCGTTCTGGCCTTGTACTCGCGTCATGCACTCTTACGATTTTCCTTGGGAAATCACTAAACCGCTCCACTTGGAGCCTGGGGCGGACATTCTTCTTCGCGTTCGCAACAAGTCCACGGTTCCTCAGCCAGTACCAAAGGTTGAGTTGAGGGTGAGCGGGGTGGTCATGGAGGTGTTTGTGCCCACTTCTTTGGGGGGTAGTGCCGCACCCTCCCCAGTTGTTAGGAGCACAGAACAACTGCTCCCAAGTTGCCGAGTCGAACTGCTCTAATGTGTTGATGAGAGCGGCTACGGTATGGCCACTCTCTGCGCATGCGGTTGCGGCACCGAAGTCTCTCCTGGGAAGACCTACCGAAAAGCCCACCAGTTTCGGAAGCCAAAACTCCCTGTTGAACCCGTCCCATGTCTATGCGGGTGCGGAGAGTTCACCACAATCTACCGAGGAAAGCCAAAGCGGTTTGTAGCTGGCCACCAAGCAAAAGGGGCCAACAACAGCCGGTTTGGCGCCAAGGCGTCTGAGGAAACTCGAGCCAAGATTTCCTCAGCCAACCAGAAAGCCTACCAAGAAGGGCGGCTTGCGAAGACAACCCCAGGGTGGAAGCACTCCTCGGAATCCCGACAGAGAATGTCCGAGAGCCACGCAAAGAATCTTCGGGTAGGCCCCAAAAATCCGTTCTTCGGCAGAAGGCACAGTGAAGAAACCAAAGCCCAAATCGCTGCAACGAAGGCCAGGATGTTTGTGCTGCCCACAGCGCCAGAGCGCATGGTTCACGAGGAGCTGCACCGTCTGGGAGTGCCCTTTCTAACCGAGCATCCGATCGGTGTCTACAAAGTGGATGTTTTCCTGCCTTCCTACAACCTCGTGTTGTTTGTAGATGGGTGCTACTGGCATGCCTGCCCTACTCATCATCCGACTCGCAAACGCCCTGGGTCGGACAACTCACGTGGCCCTTACTTCCGCGCTGGTGGCTACAACATCGAGTTCTTGTGGGAGCACGAGATTCTGGAGGACGTGTGTCAAGCCGTGAGAAATACCTTGAAGAACTATCCAGCGGTCGATACACGCATGTTGTAGGCGCTGATGAATGTGGATTTGGGAGCTGGGCGGGCCCCCTCGTGGTCTGCGCCGCGGCCGTGCCCGTTACCTGGGTGCCCCCTCGCGGGCTCAACGACTCCAAGAAGCTCCGACCGGCCAAGCGGAACGAGATCTTCGACCTGCACCGCGACAGGGTGCCGTACAAGGCCACCCTGGCCCAGTCCTCGGAAATCGACCGGGATGGGGTCATCCAGGCGCTCAAGCGCTGCTACCGAGAGTCGCTCCAGGCCCTGCTCGAGAAGTTCCCCCAGTCCCTTGTGGTGCTCGACGGCGAGGTCAAGCTCCCCGAACTCGAGCACCTCAACTTCCCCAAGGCCGATGGTATCGTCCCCGCGGTCATGGTGGCGTCCGTGTTCGGCAAGGTCATCCACGACCGCTACATGGTCGAGCTGGCCAAGAAGTATCCCGGCTACGGCTTCGGCCAACACATGGGGTACGGCACGCCGGAGCACCAGGAGGCCATCGCCAAACTGGGGCTCTGCCCCATCCACCGGCGGAGCTACATCGGTGGGGAGCGACTCAAGACCGCCGAGCAGATTCGAGCCGCCGAGGACCCCGGCCTGGCCGTGGACTAGGGTGTCGTTGCGCTTCCGAGCCCGTAAGGGTCGTCTCGCAACGACACCATCAGGTGATTTTGCTTGCGAGACGCCCTATCCATGGCCTCGAGCCGAGGCCAGTCATACTCTGGGGGCGGGACGTTCTCCCGAACCCACTGGATGAGTGCGGCCCGACTCTCCCGGAGCTTCGTGCAGGGCTCGCATGGGCAAACCCAGGTCATACGTGCGTCGGGGTATCGGACATGCGGTAGAGGGCTTTCTGGGCCACCTGAAGGCAGCGCTCAAACCCCTCGAGTGCATTGAACCGGTTTCGACCCTCGGCCGAATGCACCTGCACCTCGAACCCTGACGCGCGAACCGCCCCATCGAGCATCAGGTTGTCATGCATGTCGAAGTCTTCGACGAACAGGCCGTCGTCGTCTACGATGTCCCCGCCTTGGTTCTTGCTCGGGAAAGGGCCCAGGAGCCGACGCATGCGCTCGTTGTAGAGCAAGGCCGTTGCCGTGTACCCAAGCACCGGCTTGTGGAGCGCTCGAGCAAACCCCATCTCGTACGCCGTGCCCACATCCATGCTGGGTCCGCGGAACGGGGTCATGTTCGCGATCAACAGGCTGCACGAACGAATCAGCTGCTCGTTGGCCGCGCTGATGTTGCAGGCGATTTGGAGCTTGCTGCCCGTCATGTCCGCACCGGAATCAAGAGGGTAGGCCCCCTCGAACCAATACTTCTCGCACAGGGCCTTTTTGGCAATTCCAAGCTCAACAGCGTTCTCGAGGAACACTTCGGGCCCGGCCAGGTACACACGCAATTTGGCATAACTAACAGTGACAGCCATGCGTGCGTTTACACCGGATTTCTGAGATACTCGTCCATCCGAAGTGTCTCATGAACCAAACTGTAGGGCGGGTTCACGTGCCCACACTGGCATCGAGGGGCGATGAGCCCCCGGAGCTTCGTCCCCCGCACCACGAAGGGGACCGTGGTGAACAGCTCAGTTCCGCATCGGTAGCAAGGTGCACTTGCTATTTCAATGCCATAGCGTTTGGACCACTTCAGGTGGTCCACGCCATACGCAAGTATGAAACGGTCTCGGTCGAACATTCAGTCCATCGCGCAGAAGTCGTGGTACTCGATGTCGTTCGCGTCCATGGCCTTGAGGATTTCCTGGAACTTCATGCCCTCAAGCTTGGTCTGGTTGTCCTGCACCCAGCGGTAGAAGGTCGGGATCGATTTCTTGCCGCCCTTGATGGCAGGGATGCAGACAGGCAGGTTGTTCTTGTCCACCTTGTCGCGGATGGAGAAGGTCTGCATGGTGGCTTCGATTTCGACGTATTTGCCGCTGATCTTGACGGGCTTCACACCCGCGGGCATGACGTCGATACCACGCTTTTCGCCATCGCGAAGATCGATGCCGCGGACCCAGTTACCGGCGTTCTCGAAATCGTCCACGATGTCCTTGAGCCCGGCTTCCATCTGGCTCAGAGACACGTTCTTCTTGGCCAGGTCAACCACATCGAATGCGATCGAATCAAGGAGAGCGTCCCCTTTGATGTTCCCGTAGGAGAGGTTGAAGTATTTGCACTTCTTGCCGCGCTTGCCCGCGTTCTCCAGGTGCACGATGGAGATGCTGTCGAAAAAGCGATGGATGCGCCACTTGTCGGTTTCGGTCCCCGTCCCCATCTGAAGGGCGTGCATGTGCCGGGAAGCGACCCGGTTTGCCATTTCGCTAGGAACAGAGCTTTGTGCCGCAACCCGAAGTGCAATGTCATCCATGGCGTTCTTCCCCTTGAAGTATTCCGAGGTCTCTTTTTTACAGTGCTCAGAGCCCGGGTTCTTGTGTTTGCAGTAGATCGACCAAGCGGTTGCCCAAGCCTGAGAATCCGAGTAGCTGGGGTTGTCCTTTTTGACCTTCTTGAAGTAGTCGTCTACTGGGCTGGGCATCAGTCGTCCCCGCGAGCCGGGCGGTCCTTGACGCTGAGGATCTTGAAGCGACGGTCGTTTTTCATGGCTTCGGCCGCCTTGTTCTGGGCGGAAATCTCGTAGATGGTCTCGCCATCTTTCTCAAGACCCCCAACGCCACCGTACTCCTCAGCAGCACGCCAAAGGTCTTGACCCGCGAATTCGTCCGAGGCCACTGCCTGGATGATGACCGGCTTGTAGTCCTTGGGGTCTTCCTTGCGACCCTTGCCGCCACGAAGGAGGGACTCGAGCGAGTGCTTAAGCCCGGAATCCATGTGGTTGCCGTAATACTTGAGATGCGTTCGGGTACCCTTATCGAGAAGGTCAGCGGCGATCCACCGCTCCATCGTCTTCTCGCCACCCGTGAAAGGGTACGCCTTGTACTTGACCCGCTCGTCCCCAACCGAGGTCAGAATGACCATCTGAGGGCTGGTGCTGGCCCCAAGCCAGTACGCAGCACCCTCTTGCAGGGTCAGCTTGGACCCCCCAGGAGCCATAAGGCCACCGGGGCCGAGCACGCCGCGGGAGATGGCGACGTGATTCGAGGCAACACGATGGATCAGCTCGAGGTCACTCGCGGTCTTGGCGGCCCCACTCCACTCCACAAACTTGTTCACGATCTGGCGTTCCACACCAGAGACCAAGGGGAAGAAGAGGTCCACCCCGTTTTTACGGGGGCGGCTGAACTGAACCGACAGCGTGTCCAACCCTGCATTGACTCCGAAGCTCGTGAACAACCCACGATGTTTCACGTTGCCCAGCGCCTGCTGCACCCTGGGGTGAGACGAGAAACTCGCCATGAGCTTCGAAATCCTCTGCGCCATTTGGCTAGTGGAACCCACGATGATTTTGGGCTCCACCCCATCGACCTCTTTGACCTTCTTGGCGATGGCTTTGACTACGTCTTCAACGATGGCGGCGGCGGATGCAGGAGTAAGGTCGGGCATGCGGGTGGGCTCCTTATTCAATGCTAGCCCGCCAACAAACAGACTATCACCCAAAGCTGGCTTGTTTCGTCTTCCGCGGGGTGAGGACCGCAGCACCTTTCCCCATCACTACGTCCTCGGTGATGAGCACAGAGCCCACCGTTTCATCCCCAGGGATATCGAAGGACACGTCTCGAATCGTATCCTCGAGAATAGAGCGCAAGGCTCGAGCACCCGTGGGCCGCTGTTTGGCCAACCGAGCGATTGCCCTCAGTGCATCATCAGTGAACTGCAAATCCACCGTGTCGATCGAGAAGAGGGCCTTCGCCTGCTTCAAAATGCTGTGCTTGGGCTCGACCAAGACCCGAACGATATCCTCTTCGCTAAGCTCGGTCGTCGTGGTGAGAACGGGCAAACGACCCGCAAGTTCAGGAATCAACCCGAACTCAATGATGTCGTCCTCACACGCGGATAGGTACGAGTGGGACAGGTCAAACCGCTCCTTGGTCGAAGCCCCAAACCCAATCCCCGCCCCCTTGTTGAGGCGTCGTTCAATGAGGGGCTCAATACCGGCAAAGCTCCCAGCACAGATGAACAGGATGTTGGCCGTATCGACCATGTCCGTGACCGACGCCTGGGAGGCACTGCGACCCTGTCTCGGCACCGGCACCTTGGTGCCCTCGAACAACTTGAGCAGCGCTTGCTGTACCCCTTCACCGGAGACGTCCCGGAACCCAGCCGATGTCTTCCCGCTCTTCCTGGCAATCTTGTCGATCTCGTCGATGTAGATGATGCCCCACTCGGCCTTCTGAACGTCGCCGTTGGCCTCCTGGACAAGCCCTTGAAGGAGGGTTTCGACGTCGTCCCCGACGTAACCAGCTTGCGTGAGACGGGTCGCGTCCCCGATGAACAACGGCACCTTGAGCATGCGAGCAATGCTGCGCGCCAGATGGGTTTTGCCAGTGCCCGTCGGCCCGAGAAGCAGGATATTCGACTTCTCGATCTCAACGTCCTCATAGCGGCCGTTCATCTTCGTCATCCACTTGCCGTTGGCTCGACGGCGTTTGTAGTGGTTGTGGATGGCGATGGCGAGATCACGCTTGGCTTTGTCTTGGCCCACCACGTAATCGTCCAGGTAGGCTTTGATCTGTCGGGGCGTCCGAAGGGTCTCCTCCTCGGTTTTACCCTCGATGGTGCGCTTGTTCGACGCGAACACCTCCATGGAGGTTTCGACGCAGCGCTTGCAGATGGCCACTGGATCGTTGGAATCTTCCTCGATTTTCGAGGTGATCAGGGACGTGACTTCGTTTCGAGGGCGGCCACAAAACCAGCACTTAGTGGGGTCCATATCGAGCTTACACCGCCCCTGGCTTAGAAATCCCAGTCGGGATCGCGTGGTTTTTCGAACATGGATGGCAAAGCGGCCAAGTGTTTGTTATGCCGCGTCCAGGTCCCACGTACGACTTGACGTCGTTGCTTGGGCTCGGTGTGCCAACTCTTGACCTTGGCCATGACATGGGTCGAAGCCATGGCAGACCAAACATCACTGACCCTGATTTGCGCAGAGACAGCGAGGAGGGCAGCAGCCAGCATGAGGAGTGCGGCTTTGCGGAGTGAAGAAGACGGCCCCAGAGGGGAGAGAAGCTGAACCGGCTGGCTCGCATTCCCCAGTGCCGTCATGGCACAAACCCAAACCCTAGAACGAGCATGAACAACTCACCTCCCGGGGTTACAACTCCCCGTAAACGATGCAGTCAGCGTTCCAGACCAGGCCGTCGCATTGAACCGACCCGTCTTTTCGAATAACGCAGGCGCCACCCTCACCGAAGTTGTTGCAGGTCTCTTGGCCGTATCGATTCGACACGATGAGCGCTGCTTTGTTGTCCTCAACGAAATCCATCCATGAAACGGCGGGGAACCCACCGTCACCCCAGTTCGCGCTGAGGCACACGACGTCGGCGTCCCCGGGACCGTAGAAGTCGGTCCACTTGTCGTTGGCCTTGTCTCGGACGTCCCGGCAGATGAGCAAACCGAGACGAATCCCCAGATCAGGGCATTCGATGATGGGAGGGTTGCTCCGGCCTGCCTTGGACCACAGGAAATCGTTGCCCCACCGGTTGATCTTGCGGTAGGTGGCGAACTCCCCGATGGGGGACATATAGACCTGGCTGTTGTAGAGCGCGTCCTGACCCACCGCCTGCTCGACCATACCCCATACCAGGTGCACGTTCAGGCTCGAGGCCAACGCTTTCATGACCTGCATGGTCGGCGCCGGATGCTTCGGCGGGATCATCGTCGTGTTGAAAAGGAAGGCATCCGGAGTGATGAACTCCGCCTCTCCTTGAGCCTCTGGCTGCGACATGAACGAGTACCCGGTCGTCGCAAGCTCAGGCATGACAATGAGCCGCGCGCCATTCTCCGCCGCCTCGGTAGTCATTTTGACGAGGCGACGAAGGTTTTCACGCTTGTCGCGATACACAGGGCAGGTTTGGAGAGCAGCAACCTTCACAACTAGAACCTCACATAGAAAGGTTATGCTCTCCGCAAATCACCGCTTTTTGTCACGTAGCCGAGAGACCGACCCTCGGCCGCCTTCGGTGGTGTGCACGAAATCCCGTCGGTCGCTGGTCCCGCAAACCCCACAGGAATCCGACCCGTGTTTGCACAGGGTACCGTGCACTCCTACTTTGTTGCTGGGCGCGGGGGTATTCATATCGTACCAATCAATTTCGCTCATGGTGCACCTCAATCCGGAGCCTGAAACTGACGTTCCCAGTATTGGGCCCCTGGCCCCCTGTAGGTCAGCGAGGTTGCGGGGACCGCCAGCATGATGGTCGCGGAGCACACGCCTTTGCGCTCACGCATGCGGGCTACAAAACCCCCGCTCTCGGTCCCAACGACCGCTCGGCCATCCTCAAAGAGGCGGTCAAGAAGCTGGGTGACACCATCCTCCTTGACTCGAAAGCGAAGGAACTTCGTCGCCCCAAGGGTGAAACGGTTCAGGACGTCGATCTTCGGGAACTTGAGCCCCAGTGTCTGCGCCGTGCGAAGGATCTTCTCGGTCAGCACATGGTCGGGCTCTCGAACCTCAACAGCGAAGTAGTTCATGGCCGCACGTACCTCCGGTGAAGGAGGGTAGGGTCCTCCGCGTTGACCTCTTCGGAAACGAGCTTGAACCCGGGCATGCCGTCGAGGAACGGCTTGAAAACGGTTCTGGACTCCGCAAGCTCACTCAACGTGGTGGGCCCGAAATCTTCGTAGCTCTTGATGGCCGCCTCGTTGGCGTCAAGAATCACTGTGAGGTCAAACTCTTGGATGTGAGGGAGTGCAAGCTCATAGACGTCAGAGCCCCCCGCGATCCACACCGGGGCACCAAACGTCTCAGCCATCTTCAACGCTGCCTCGATGGAGTCACACGTGTTGACCCCTTCTTGTGGGGTTCGACTGATCACGATGGTCTCCCGGCCAGGAAGCTTGCGCCGCCCAATGGACCACCATGTTTTGCGACCCATGATCAGGGTGCCGCCCATGGTCTGAGCCTTGAACCTTTTGAGGTCCTGGCTTTTCTTCCAGGGGATACCGCCCTTCGCACCAATGATCCCATCGGGCGAAACCGCCACTATCGCTCGCACTTCCATGTCAACTCCATCTGCCCCGTAAAGGCGGCAACGCCTGTAGTTGACACCGGAGCCCAGGCAGTTACACAGCGACTTTGAAGTCGATCTTCGGGTGCGGTTCGTACCCCTCGAGCACGAAGAGGCTCATGATCTCTTCCGTGGTGACCGACGGGTCCAGGAGCGCTTCCACGTCGGTCAAGCTCTTGATCCGGTCAGAGATGGTCAGCTTGGGCAGCGACTTGGGCTCTCGAGAAATCTGCTCCCGAAGTCCCGGGATGTGGTCGTACTCGGCCTTGTCCCCATCGGGCTTGGCCGTGTAGATGTGGGCGTCGATGAGGGTGTGGCCGAAGATGCCAGGCTCGATGCCCGAGAAGCGGCTGAACAGGTGGAGCAGGAGCGCGTAGCTGGCCAGGTTGTAGGGCACCCCCAAGGCCACGTCGCACGAGCGCTGGGTCAGGTGCAGGCAGAGCCGTTGGCCATAGACGTCGGGAACCACCGTCGAGTGATACCGCTCCTTGACCTCGTTCTGCACGTTCAGGACAAACATGGCGTGGCAAGGGGGCAACTTGGCGACCTGAGCGTCACCGGGGGCCCAGGCAGAAACGACCATGCGACGCGAAAGCGGATTGCGCTGGAGTTCCCCTACGACCCAGCCAATCTGGTCGTTGTAGGGGCCGTCCAGGTTCACCTGGATGCCACCCGACCGGTAGTTGATGACGCCCTCACGGTGCACCGGGAACTTGCGCCATGCCGGGCCGTAGCAGTTGGCCACGCGACCATCCTCGAGATACCAGGGCTTCCAAAACCCGCAGTTGTGGCGCTCAAGGAAGTCCGCCTTGTCCGAGCCGGAGAGAAACCAGAGAAGCTCGATGACGATGTTCTTCCAGCTCACCGTCTTCGTAGTGAGCAGCGGGAAACCCTCACGCAAATCGTGCTCGTAGTAGTAACCGAACGTCGAGATGGTATCGACCCCCGTTCGATTCTCTTTGCGGGTACCGTTCTGAAGTACGTGTTTCACCAAATCTGTGTACTGTTGCATCTCAGAATCCTTCTTCCATGAGGTCGAAACGGCTTTTGATAGGACCCACGGGTTCGGCCGAGGGCCATGAGAGTTGAACCAAAGTGCCTGGGAGAACGCTGGAGGACGTCTTGTTTTTCACAACAAGGACAGTCTCTTCATCAAGGGCCTTGAGCGTGAAGTAACTCGAGTACGCCACGATTTTTGGTAACGCGTTTCGTCGTTGGAACCCGAGAACCACGGTTTTTCGCTCGGCACGGCACCGGTCAATGAGGGCCTGGGAATTTCGAGCAAAGCTCAAAAGACCATAGTCGTTGCGTGTGAAGGACACGGGGTCAATGACAATGACAGGGGCTCGCATTTTGAGAGCCATGAGAAAGCCCTCAAGCGCATCCTCTACTTCGATCGTCGGCACATTCGTGGGCCGGACCCCTTTGTCACAATCCACGAACACAGCGGCGTTCGAGTCAGCGATGGAAACCAAGAGTTTCCGCCGCGCCTCGAGCGGCTCCTCACTGTAGACGCAAGAAACCACCCCAGTGGGAAGCCCCTCGAGTTGGGCGTCAACACACGGCATCCCCGTCGAGATTTGCATGCTACTTTGACACCGGTCAGAATAAATCGTCGTCAAACATCAGGTCGAATCGACTTCGTGGCGCTTTTTTCTCACGAGAAAACGGCCGAGCGGAATACCCACTTTCGTTCATGACCATCTCATAGTCCTGGCCATCAACCCGAAAGACCCGAGCGAAGTCGTAGTCTTCATCCTCGTCCTCGGAAGGTTCGTTGAACTTGAACTGGTACTCCGTGATGGGCGGGCCTCGCTCCGGGGCTTTGAACGGCCCCTCCCCACCGACCACAATCGCTGCGTTCTGCACTAGCAGGATACCAAGGTCGTCGAGTTTGAAAGTAGGCTCTGGGGCGTCGATGATCACTATGGGAGAAGCTCTCCCATGCAACATGCGCAAAAGCCGGTCTAGCTTCTTGGTTTTGTTCCCCTCGAGCACATGCGGGTAAGCCTTCGGATGGTTGCACTTGACCAAAGTCCCGGGGTTGATCCGGGTGATTTCGGAAAAGAACTCCGTGAGCCCCACTCTTCGCTCTGCATGAATCAACGTGATCCCTGGAGAGGCAAAGCCTGCTCGAAAGGGGAGGCCAGGAATGCCGAACGGAATTATCGGCACAGGTGATTGCTCACCTTGGCCAAAACCTCATCCCACGTGTGCACACGGCCCGAGTGATCGAGGTTGCGCGTGTTGGGGATGTGCCACAGCATGGCCAGCTCGTTCGGGTGCCGCGCCTGCCAGTTGTTCACGTGCTCGGGTTTGTCATCCAAGAGGGCCCGACCATGAACTAGGTACTTCGCGCCCGTGTTCACGACACGCTTGGAAGGGATACCGAAGTGCTGCCACAACCACTGCGTTCGCTCATGCACCCAGGTCGGCGACCGGAAGGGGGTCGTCACGATGATGACGGTACCCAGCTTGGACAGGTTCTCGATGAACTGCTGAGCCCCCTCAGCGGGTTTCAGCTTGGCCGCGAACCCCGGCTGCTCGATGATCTGGAAGACCTTCTTGCGCTCCTCTTCCGAGAGCGTCCCGAAGATATCCCACTCGTTGAAATCATGTTGGGTGTAACTGCGGCCGGTTACCTCACTCATGATGTCGAGTGCAGGGGTTTGGAAGTCGGCCAACACCTCATCTACGTCTACCAATAGCTCGTCATGCATGCCCCCTGGTACACCGCTGGGTACATGCTTACGGTGTAGCCCAAACCATGATCTACTCGTTCAAAGTAACATCTCTCCGAGAGGTGGACGTCCCCCAACACTTCATCACCATCGGAAAGGGACTAGACACATTCACCGTCCGAACGGATGATGTTGATGCGCTGAAGGATTTCCTGCTAAATGAAGGCGTCTCGATTCTCGAGTGCAATCAGATTGACGACCTCGAGCCCGTCGAGCCACAGCCCGAAGTGGCCAACTACCTTCAGGGAGGGTTGAATGAGCGACAATGTCTGCCCACACTGCAAACAAACCATACCTACGACACCCCAGACGACGGCAACTGACACTGTCTTCTTGGGGTCAAGAGCTACGCCTTGGAACGACGTCCGAACCGACGTTTTGGGTGCTCTCTTCAAGGACTCGGAGCTTCGCCCCATCGTCCTCATCGGCGCTGTGGCGCACCACTTGAAGTGCGGCCTCGTAGAAGCCGAAAAGATCTTGGAACGACTCCAGAAAGAGGGGGCCGTCCGCGAGGCCACTGCGGAGGAGAAAGCCAAAGTTGGAGCCACCTTCGGCTATGTGGCAACCACTCCCGCCCCAACCCAGCTAGCTACCGCGCTCGAGCACGCCAAGAAGGCCGCGGAAATGGCTACTCTGGCCGCTCCGGTAGATAGCGCTCGTACGTAGCGTCCATCAGGTCGCCACGGGCCCATTGAGCCGCCTGGCTATCGCGGCCGGGCTCCATCACGTCGAGCCCCTTCGAACGCAGGTAGTCTTCACACTTCTCGAGGGAGAACTCCTTCTCAAAGAAGCGGGAGATCACGAAGGTGCGTTTCGAGCGCTCTACCCACACAGGGTTGTCCACCACTTCCGGGGGCTTCCACCCGAACGGAACGGCACCCTGTTCGATTGGCCGGAGCTGGGCTTCCAGCTTCGGCCGCAGGTGGTCCAGAAGCTCGTCCAGGGCCTTGTCCACGTCGCGCTGAAAGTCGTCCTTGTTCAACTCGATGGACTTCTGGAGAGACTCCAGGGCCTCGTCCTCGAGCTTCCGCATGAAGGTCTCGACCTTCCGGAACTCCTCATGGGTTACCCGGTTGAGCTGCCCCTTGCGCTCGAGCCGCACGATGCGGGACGACTGAGAGCGGGAGCTGTCCTCGAACTTCTCGTTCCCGTCGGTCGCACGCCACATGACCAACCGTTGGCGGTCCGTGTCGTAGACCCAGAGATACTTCCACTTGTTGGAAACCGGGCCCCGGATGATGCGAGGGTCGTTCCCGAACTCCTCCTCAGCCAAGTCCCCCAAGTCCCCGCCGTCCGTGGAGAGCACGTACTTGCGCCCCGCGATCAGCACGGTAGGGATCTTGGGCCCGCGGGGTCCGAGGGGCACAACCGGCCCCGCTACGTGCAAAGCCGCGACTCGAGCAATGAGGTCCAGGTCCGACATTACCCCAGGCACCTTACAAGTGAATCAACCGCCAGATTTCAGCGCCTCGTACTTCTTCCGAGCCGCTGCCAGACGACCCATAGCATCCTCACGGGCGGTCGCCTCGTCGTCATAGATCCTGGTGTTCTCAACGAACACGGTGTTTGGCCGAAGAAGAGTTGCCCCGATGATGTAAGTCGCGAGGCCCTTGAAATCGTATGGGCCATCCTCAGAGAGACTGCCACAGAAATAGGTAAGCCTGTCCTCGTCGCTCGCGTACTCCTCCGAGCTGAAAAACTCAACAAGGTCGGCCGCATCCGACATATCCCGCACCAACCAGATCTTCTTGATTTCGGCCATAGCTCCTCGTCTCAAGAACGCCCCAACGGCCGAGAATCTATACCGGATCAGTGCAGGGTCTCCACAATCACCCCGGTCAAGGCTACCTCAGAAAGCCGATAAACCTTGAGTTTCGACCAGTTGAGGTACAGAGTTCCAGTCAAAAACGCCTCCAACGTCCATTTGTCATGCACGTCGCGCCAGCGGGCCGAGTAGTCTTTGACCTCGAGCTTACCTGGGTCCCCGGGCAAGTGAACCACGATGCCGTCGGGGCCGTCCACCACAAGGGTGCGCCCGTGGACGTAGGGGGCTGAATCCGGAGAGGCCAGGTAGAATCCCTCCCCCTCCAAGGTCTCGACCTCTGCGGAGGCCCAGGGGGCGGCTTTGGTGAGGATGAGCGAGCCCAAGACTCGAGCCCACTGGGCAGTGATGACGGCCGACGACGCCGCGATCTGGTCGAAGTGCAGGTTCAGGGTGGTCCCGTCCTGCACCCCTGAGCGAACTCGAGCGGTCACGTCTACCGGGAAGACCTCGTGACCAAGCTCCCCCAGCTCGGGGGCCCCAAAGGGGAACCGTCGGAAGAACTCCGCCGCCGACCCAGTAGCCCCCTCAATGAGCTTCGGGAGTCGGGCATAAAGCTCCGCAGCCAGCTCCCCACGACCACCCCTGGTCGCGAGCCTCGTCCTCTGGTGCACCAGCGGGGCTGGCATGCGGGAAGGAGCCCGGGAGAGCAGGGCGGACTTCACCTGCTTCTCCCGCTCACTTTCGTGCACATTGACAGCGAGGAGGCTGGCGATCTCTGGCTTCACCTTGGGCTCGGGCACCACCATGCGACCGGACTCGCGCGGCACCATCTCGGGCTGGTAGAAGTCCTCGGGGCCCAACTTCGCGAGCGCTCGCCCGGTATCGGGTGAGATCACCAGGATGCTGTTGTCCCCTCCGAGCTGCTCGTGCTCGTCGGCCAGGAACTGCACCACGTTGGCCAACAACTCGGGCCCAGTGTCCTCGTTCAGGTAGGCCCGCAACCGCTCTTGCAAGAACGCCTGGTCAATCTGGCGAACCGTGAAGACCTCTTGCAGGTCCGACTTTTGCTGGATGAGGTAGCGGACCGACAGCAAAAGCTCCGTGTCAGGTTGGGCTTCGGAGACCACGGCAACCTGGAACTTGTGCTCGAGGTTGGAGTCCCCTGTTTTCACCAGATTGCTCATGCCTGCCTCACTTGATCAACTTGAACTGCTCGGAACGACGATCCGAAGCAAGCCGCGCCCGGACCCCATCATCCACGCTGGGGTCGTACCCCACCCACTCGAGGATGGCCTTGATCTCGTCCCCCATAGTAGTGATGAGCCTCGGCTTGCGCTCGAGCTGCTGGAGCAAAATCTCCTCGTCCAACCCTTTCTTCTTGGAGTTGAAGGACTTCACCAGGGACGACTCCATCACCTGTTCAATCTCGCGACCAACGAGAGACACCGATTTCTCGGCCAGATGGGCAAGGTTGAACTTGCTCATGTCCTGCCTCATCCGCTTGCCGTGAATCTTGAGGATATCGATGCGGTCTTCCTCCGATGGCAGGTCGAAGAAAAAGCGCTCGTCGAGGCGGTTGACCATTTCCGCGGGCAGGTTTTTCAGGCTGTTGGCCGTCATCACGATGCTCACGGGGGCTTTGGACTCCTGTGTCCAAGTGGAGAGGATGCCAAGCAGGCGAGACGTTGTACCCGCGTCGCTCTGCGCCGAGGAGGCCGACCCAGACAAGCTCTTCTCCGCCTCATCGACCCACATGATGCAAGGGGCCACCGAATCCACGATGCGAAGGGCTCGGTATAGGTTGGCCTCGGATTCACCCAAGGCTGAGGTGCGGATGCGCCCCATCTCGAACTGAACCAGGGGTAGCCCCCACTCGTTGGCCAGCGCTTTTGAGCACAAGCTCTTGCCGCACCCATGCACCCCCACAAGCAGTACGCCCCGAGGCGGCTGCAACCCGAACTTCTGACCCTCCTCGGTCCAACAGGCTTTGCGCTCCTGCGCCCATGCCTTGAACCGTTGCGCCCCACCCACGGAGGAGAACGAGATTCCCTCCGTGTTGACCAGGTGCACCAACTCGCTCTTGCGAATCTGTTGGCGCTTGTATCGAGCCACGAACTCGGGCTCGATGACTCGAACGTCTTGAGGGTGGTGTTTCATGCGCGAAGACACCACGGACAAAGACATAGCCGACTCGATTTCATACGAGGTCAGACCAGCGAACAGCCTGGTGGGGTTTTCCGGCAACTCCGGGACCTTGAGTTTCGCCGCCAAATTCGTCACCGTAGTCATCAACTCTTCGGGCGAAATCTCAGTTTCGTCCACGACCTCGATGTACCGCTGGAGCTTCTCCGGGATGTTGCGGCGGTGGTTCACGAAGATGAGGCACTTGGTGGAGTTGATGTCCTGGTGTGCCTGGTAGAGGATGTTCAGAATGCGCCGCACCACGTGGGCGTCCTGAAACCAACGGTCCGGGTCGAGGATGAGGTAGTGGTGCGCCTTGCCGTTTGGGACGTCGTTGTAGACCTTCATCAAGGCGTCGTTGATAGAAGCGATCTTCTGATCCGGAGCCGCAGGCTTCTTGGCCTTCCAGTCCTCCACCACTTCGGCGATGTTCTTTATCCCCGTCGTAGCGTTGTAGACCCACACCCTCTCTTCGTTCTTCTTCATCTTCTCGTGAAAATTCACGACGAAGCGGTCCTCCTCGTCAACAATGACGTACAGAGCTTTGGTAAAAGCCCGGAGGTGAAGTGACATCTCTTGGCTCAGCATCGCTTGGCTACCTCTCCTGAATCAAATACACCGAAAAAGGAAAGGGCCCGTCATTGCTGACGAGCCCTTTCACAGACAAGCTGTGTGAGGATCAGCCAGTCTGCCAAGTCAGCACAACGACCTTCTCGCCGTTCTCCTCAACGACGTCGCGGCCGATGATTTGCACGCCTTCTTTTTCCGACTCGCGGCGGTATTTCGCCTCGGCGTACCACTGGCGAAGAATGCTCACGTCGCTTTTGGTGACCTGATTGCCGGTCGTGTGGCGGACAGCATCCACGTCACCGCTGGAGACTTTGCCCGTGCGAAGATCGACGGTCGTTCCGTTGTAGATGCCGGTCTTGAGGGTGAAGACTTGCTGCGATTCGCTGAACTGAACCTTGTTGTTCCGCAGCGCATCGATCAAGGCTTCGCGGTCGTTGATGCTGGTTTTGATGGTCAAACGATGGGACATAGCGCTTTCCTTTTCCTCAACGACCTACGGTCAATCCCCGACGACCTCGTGCTGGGTCGGGGTGCAGTCGGGAAGTTCCTCGTCCGAGAGGACCTCGCCGACTCGCTCCGATACCCGGTACGACTCGGAGCACAAATGGCGCCCCCGATTCGTCACTTCCGTGACGACCCGTCCATCCGGGTAAAACTTGGCAATGCCGGTCATCGGTCCTTCGCTCATTTGGAATCTCCTTGGTTTGGTTTCGCAGCGGGTGTTCCCCCCTCTACACCGGTGCCCAGTTGAATCCGGGCTCCTCGTTTCACCAGCTTTTCATTGGAACCTACTGGGGCTGGAGCTTCCCAGGGATCACGCGAAGCTGGTTTTGCTTCAGGGGTTGGCCCACCTCGCAACATGACCCCTTCTTGTCGAGGGGTATTGATGAGCACCACGTCCTGAGTCAGCGTTGTGCTCAGAATGCGAGGCGGGGGCGGTTCCGGCGGAAAGACCGCCAACGGAGCTTGGGCTTCATTGACTGGAGGGCGGATGTCTTCCGGAACCTGAACCGTGGTTGGCTTCAAATCCCGAGGGTCGTCCCAGCTGCCCTGTTTCCCAGGGGGCGGAGGCGTGAACATCTTGAACTGCTGCCCCTGGATTACCTGAAACCGAGGGTCGCTAGGGTCCATCCTGGGCACGTCTGTAAACAGCCGCTCCTCCCAGTGAAGGACTCGGTCGTCAAACTTGGTTTTCCTGTGGAGACTGCGGGTGCATTCAGGCTGGTAGCACCGGAAACAATGTGTCTCCTGCAAGTGCTCGAGCGTTACCCCAGGGGTGAGGCAATCCTTAACGCAATCTCTACGGGCCATACCCAAGCCGCTCTATCAAAGGTTCAGTTCACGGAGGCGGGCATTGAACATGCCCTCGTCCACCGTGAGCGGGATTTGGTCGGGGTCGATCAAGATCTCCCCCGTGGTGATGTGTTTGAGTCGAACCAGCTTCCCGCTTTCCTGGTTGTAGGCGTGATGAACGGCCTGCCAAACCTGGCTCACACTCTGTGTGCTTAGGTTCGCAATCCATGCTTCAAACACTGGGCGGTTGCTGGTTGTCGTTCGAGGGGCCGCTGGGGCCACGTACGCCTTTGCCTGAGCCGCTGGAGCGGGGGTAGAAGGCACTGGGGTGGCCGGGGGCGGCGGAGCCCCACCGTCGCTCGAGGAAGGCGGGGGCGGGGCCGCTGGAGGCGGAGTGTGCCCGTCCTTCTTCCAATCGGGTACCAAGTAGGGCTCAAGAAAATCGGGCACCCTCTGGTAAACCCGGTCTCCCACGCGCATTTCGCTGCTCTTGAGGGGCTTGTCACCGGGCTTCTCCGGCTTGTGCTCCCCGTGAAGGATCTTGTGCAGGTCGTACTTGGCGTCCCAGCTCTTGTCGATGAGGGGCTCGGCAACCAAGGGCACCTTCCAAGCCTTGTCTCCTCGCGGAATACGGCCGGGGAAGGTCATCCACTCATCAACCACCGGGGCCACTTCCATGATGTGCTCGAGCTTGACCTCGAACACGATTTCATCGTGCACCGTAAGCATCATGCGAACGATGTCGTTCTGGTACCAACCGCGCTGGTAGAACGTCTTGTGGAGTTTCACCATGGCGATCTTCATGATGTCCGCACCAGAACCCTGGATGGGATAGTTGATCGCAGCGCGCTCACCCCCGGCCTGGATGGCCTTCTCGGGGTTGTCGATTTCAGGGATCGGAATCCATCGACCAAAGGCGGTCCAAACGCCCTTCTCCATGTGGACGCGCTTCTTTTGCGTCGCAACCCACTTGGCGAATGTCGGCAGACTCTTGTCGAAGTTGCTCTTCCTTCGGGCGGCTTCGGTGGGGTTACACCCGGTGGCACGCATGATGGCCTGCTGACCACCACCGTACACGAGCGAGAAGTTGGCCATCTTGCCCGCTTGGCGCTCTTGTTTTGTAACGTCTTGCTTGTTGAAGAAAGCTCGAGCCGTGATGGAGTGCAAGTCGCCAGAGCCTTCCAGGAACTCCTTCTCCCAGATCGGCTCCTTCGACAGGTTGGTCACGATGCGCAGCTCTTCACCGGCAAAGTCCACCTTGAGAATCACATACCCAGGACGTGCGATGAACGCTCGACGAAGGGCCGTTGCCACCTTCGGCTTCTTCTCATCGTAGCCCGAGGGAATGCCGTGGATAGGCACACCACCATAACCGTGGTCGGGGTCGCCTGCGGGAGCGCTGAAGCGACCCGTAGCGGCACCGACCTGCCGGAACTGGTAGCGAAGGTCCCCGTACTGGTCGCAGTTGTTCGCCATGCTCTTGAGGTAGGTGCCGACGACCTTCTCAACCTGCCGGAACTTGACGATGGTGACGAGAATGGGGTTGATGTTCGAGTTCTCCTCGACCAACTTTTCCAAGGTATCGGCGTCAGTCTTGTACTGACCCGACTTCTCATTCATCTGCGGTTTGGGCTCCATGTTGAGCCCGTTCGGGCTCGCGAAAAGGAACTCAGAGAGCTGCTTGGGCGACTGCGGGTCGAAGTCCCGGAACCCGTGCTGGGACGCCAGGGCGACGATTTCAGCGCGATAGATGGCCGATTCCTTCTCGGCTTCCGCGAGCAAGTTGCGCACGTAGTCGATATCGATTCGGATGCGGTTACGCTCCATGATGCGCGTAACCTGTGTGACCTGCTTCTCGAGTCGGTAGGTCTGGTTGTACTTGGGGCTGGTGAGGATCTCCTGCATCTCGGGTTTGGTGCAGTGCAGGAACGTGCAAATTGAGTCACCGCCCCAATACCAACGGCACTCGTGAGGGTCCAGCTCGGGGAACGAAATCTTGCGCCCGGGAGCGAAGCATTCCTTCAGCTCAACCATCTCGTAAGGTACCGTCGAGCCATTCTCGATGACGGGCTTGCCCCTCTCGTCCATCACTTGAAGGTTGCGCTTGGACTTGTCCTTCAAACCCAAGCTTTTGTCGCTCGAGAGTTTCGTGAAGTACATGAGCATCCCGTCCTCGAAGGACTCAGGATGCCACCAGTCGATGCCCGTGACGGGGTAGAGGAACTCCTGGTCAAACTTGGCGTGCCAGAAGTACAGCTTGACCTTGCCCGGAGTCTTGATGACAGGGCTACCAAGAGGGTCGTCGGCGAGGGCCGCGGGGTCGATCTCCGGTTGGGCCGCAAGGCAGAGACGTCGAATCTCCCGGCTCACCACGTCGAGGTCAACGTTCTTGGCCATCTCGGCGGTGTGCCGAATCGGAATGTAGTAGCCGTCTCGACCATTTGGGCTGATGCAGTACCCCACGATTTTGTGCACGGTTTGGGGCACACGCACGGGGGGATTGGCCGGGTCCCAGAAGCACTCGTACTTCCCGGTCAACGTCGCCGGGTCATGCCAGTAGATGCGATTGTCGAGGCCCTGGGTCTCGAGGTCGAGCGACGCCCTACCCGATGCAAGGCAGGCGTCAATCAACTGAACCAGCTGCTCCTCATTCTCGATCAGGATGAAGTTGTGATACTTCATCCACGGACGTTCCTTGATGTTCACGTCCTTTTCCGGAGTGACCCCCATCGACGCCATCATGGCCATCGGGTCGTCGTCGTCGGTCTCCATCGGGGGCAGAGATTGCGGCGCGGGCTGAGCCTCCTCTTGCAGTGGTGGCAGGTCGTCGTCTTCCATTTCAGACACTAGGTACCCCCTTATCTTGAACGAGCACGATATACACCCCCTCCTTCCAGAGTCTGATCAGGTCGGAGGCAAGTTTTCTAGCTTCTGGCTCTTCGATCCCTTCGGGTTCGAAGCAGACGCGTAAGATTTTTGACCTTGGTACGCAGTGTTTTGCGTCGTAAAGCGGGCAGGTACCCCGCTGAAAGCAAACTGGGTGCGGTAGTTTCCTCAGCGCCCCATCGGGGGGAATCCCAAGCTGTTGCACGAGAGGTTTGGACCAGCGGTAAAGGGCATGGTCCATGTCCTCCTTGGAAACCACTGTGAGAAGCGAGGTGATCGGACTACCTTGGAGGGCTCGCCACTGGGGTTCCCAAACACCGTCTTTCGAGTAAATGAGGTACAGCTCGAGGTCCCCCATCTCGAGTGTCTTGATCTTGAGCCGTCTAGGCACTGCGGATTTTCTCTCCGATTTTGTCCAGGATCAGCCTGGCCCGCTTCTCGGCGTCCTCTGGTGTAATGAGTTCCCGCTCGAGCGCGTGGTAAAGACTGTCGAGCAACTTGCCTATGGTCAGAAACCCACGCATGTCGAAACAGGGCTTGCCCTCTTTCAGGCGGTTCTCACAGACATGCAGGAGCTGGTAGACCTCGTCGAGCTTCTCTTCCTTGGCCTCGTCTACGCCGTCTTCGATGTAGTCGTATTCGGGAGCGTCCGGAGCAACAATGCCAAACGCCTTCTCGAGGCCGCGGAGAGCGACACCAAATTTCATGGTCTCGTCGCCGTGGAAGTTCTTCCACAGGGACACGATGTCCCAGCGCTTCTGACACGTCCAACAGTAGACCCCAGAGGGGGACGAGCCTCCCTCTGGGTACACACGCGCGGAGGGCTTCTTATCGTCGCCGTGGAAGGGGCAGGAAATCTGCTCTTCCGAGGTTGAAGTGCCGCTCTTCAAGGAAACCCCGAAGTGCCGCAGGACGTCGTGAGCGGAGACCGCCGCCCGTAGGGTATCAAGCCTCTGCTTGTTCCAACGGGAGAAGGTCTCGTTCTTCTCCTTCTCCCGGACCGACTTCTCGTAGCCCTGGTCCCCTACTGAACGGCGCATAGCCCCTCACTTAGCCCAGGAAAAGCTCGTTGATTGCATCAGTGGCGGCTCGGAAGTCGTCCACGGTCATACCCTTGTCCGAAGACGTGGAGAGCGGGTCAAGGTTGCCCATACGACGGGTTTTCCAGTCGATGGTGCAGTTGAAGGGGGTGAACATGGGTCCATCACGACGCTTGAGGCAATCGAAGAACGGCGTGCCTTGTTTGCGAAACTCTTCGTTCAAGTAGGTGGTCGTGACAATGTCCGCCGAACGCTCGGCCTCGTTGGCGTAGCTGAGCGCGCGGAGCTTGTATCGCCCTTCCATCTTGTCCGCGTAGTCCTTACCATCGCGGTTGATCTGGAAGAGCATGAGCACAGGCACTTTCTCACCATGGTTGAACTGCAACGCCAACTTCTTCGCATCACGAAGAATCGAATTGAGTTCAATCGTGTAGTCTTTGCCGCGCTTGTGCTTCTTGGCTTCGACGAGACCACCATGGTCGATGACCAGGAGGTCGATTTGGTTCGAGTTGTGGGCGATCTCAGCCTGCACCCGAATGTCATCGATGGTGACGTCCGAGTCCGGACCCCACACTTCGAACGTCCCGTACTCCGGGTTCTTCGAGAAGTCGTCCGCCACCATGTTGAGGAACTTCTCCTCGTCCGGCGTAAGCTCGCCGTTCTTGACCTTCTCGTAGTCAAGCGGGGCGAATTTGGCAGGGTCGAGGCCGTTCAACTCAGCCCAGGCCCGGAAGCGGCCGTTCGAGCTGTGCATCACGTAAATCTGCTGGCGGATCTGCTCGTAGGGCATCTCCAAGGTCACGTAGAAAACGTTGCCTCGGTACCGTGTCACCAGGTTGTAAGCCCAGTTGAGCGCAAACGTGGTTTTCAGCTCGCCCGTGTAGGCCGCGTGAAGCCACATCTCACCTTTTTTGATGCCCTTGACGATCTTGTCGATGTTGTTGATGCCGCAGAACTTGCCCCAGGTGAGGTTTTTGTTCGCCTTGGCCGTCTGGTACTCGGCTTTGACCTCTTCGCCATCCTCGCGGATGTTGCCCTGGATGCGTGACGAGCTGTTCTGCACCAAGAGGCGGTGCACGCTCTGAACCACGTGCATGACGCCGTCACGAAGGCCCTGCTTCTTTTCCTTCTCAATGATGAGGCCCTTGGAGATGATCTCCATGCCCTCTTTGAAAAGCTTGATGGCCCCGAACTTGTTCTGCTCCTCGAGCGTGGTCGAGAGCAGGTGCGCGAAGTTGGTGCGCACGTATGGCGTGACGCCATCGAGGTCTTTCAGCTTCTCGATCGCCTCTTGGTCCTTCTGGGCCTCAAAGTAGTCCACCAAGGTTTGCTTGGCAGGTACCTCGAGCCGCTGCTGGAAATACCGGACCGAGAAGTCGTAGATGCGCTTGTCGGGCGGGGCGTTCCACTCGATGCGCGAAGGGATCAGCTTCTGAAGGTTGGACACCAGCTCAGGCTGCTTGACGTCGCCGTAGTCAAGGATGCTGCGAAGAATACCCTTGCTCATACGATGTCGTCCCTCGTGTCTTTCTTGCCCTTCTTGGACTTGTAGCGAGAGGGCTCGGAAACCTCATTGAGAACCGCATCGTGGACGGGAGCTTCCATCCTTGATTTGCGCGGGGGCGGCGGGGTGGACGGCGTATCTTCCTCCTCCTCATCCACAGCCAAGCCAGGTTCATGGCTGCTCTTGGGCGGCGGTACGTAGCTCTTCTTCTTGGTCAGGTTGATGGTCTTGAACCGGGCCGAGATGTAATCCGCCGTGTCCTCGGAATAGGCGAAAAGCCCCGGCCCCCAAAGCATGTCGGGCTCCGGGCTTTCCACGATCCAGGTCGGAAGCGACGCGGCTTGCCGGATCAGGAGGGCTTCTTTCAGGATGCCGGGCATCGCAACGTTCTTGTGCCCGAGAAACCCTAGCTTGATGATGACCAGGTCGAAGTCAGTCCCGATCAGGTCCGACAGGGAGTTGTAGACCGGAATCTCCTCTCGCTTCTTTTTGTTTTGCTTGTCGTAGGACTGCTTCCCCAGGTAGACCGTTCTGAGCTGCTCGTCCGTGACAATGTGTATGCGGTAGTTGAGGTCGGTCGAGTACAACTTCCACGTGAGCACGTACTTGAAGTGGGAGCACAGATCCGCCCACCAGCCTTTGATGAAAAGGTTGGATTTGGTCTCGTCTACCTCCGGTGGCTCCCCAGGCTCCGGCGGCACGTACAAGGGCGAGGAAGGAATCCCAGGGGCCGAGGCAATCTCGGTCCCCACCTTGAGCTTGAACATCTTGGCGAAGCCGCAATGGCATCGTACCCAGGTGTCGGTCTCTCCCTCGACTCCTGGTTTGGTCAAAATGCGGCCAGCTCCACCGCATTTTGAGCATACCTTCTCCTCTTGAGGCATCTGCAAACCCCCTCAGCGGAACCGTCTACACCGGGGGATCACTTCTCTCGGAGGGCGAGCGCAAGTTCTCGGATTTCTCCTTCTGGTCGCTCGAACCTGAGAGCGCCTACCGCTGCCTCGCCAATGATTTGGTCGATCAGGCCCTTCTTGCGCCGCAGTTTTGCGATAACTTTGTGGTCGATAGACTCTCGAGCTTTCCCCTTCTTCCCGGGGCGCTCGGCCACCAGGTGGATCGCCAAAACCTTCTGATGAGGGGAGCCAATACGAATCATTCGCCCCAAAAGCTGTACGTAGTTGCCCCAAGACCATGGCGTCTCGAGGAAGACCATTGCTCCGGCCATCTGGAGGTTGATGGCCTCGGACCCCGCGTCCGTGATGATGATGACCCGAGTCTTGCTCTTGGGGTCCTGGAACTCGTCCTGCGCCTTCTTGCGCTGTTCAGATTTCTCCGCCCCGGTGATGCGAACGCTCTTGATGTGCTCCTTGGCCAGAAGCTCCTGGAGCCGTCCCGCCCACGACTCGAACCGGGTGTAGAGGATGACCTTCTCGTCATCGAACTCCTCCGTGAGCAGGTCGATGAGTGCCGCTTCCTTGGCGCTCTTACCCTCGAAGGTATCTTTGTCAGTGACGTCGTCCCCCTCTTTGAACTTGAGCAGGTGGAGCGAGTTGCACACCTCTTGGGCGTAGATGAGGCCGGTGAGGTCCTTCGTCTCCTGGAAGTCCTTCAACTCGCCATCGCCCATGAGCATGAGACCCTCGAGCGCCTCTTCATACTTGCGGTCCTCCGCCGGGCTCAGCTCGCACAGGATCTCGCGGGTGGTGAGGCTCGGAAGCTCGTCCGACACGACGTGCTTGGGCCGACCGTAGAAGAACGGGTCGATGGTGGAACGGAAGTGGGTCAGGTTCTTGTACCCGACCACGATGGGTACCTTGGCCCCGCCCTTCACTCGTTGCAGCTCCGTGACGCAGTAGTCGTCCATGAACCTCGTCTTGGACGAGAACGTCCCGGGCCGGATAACCTGGTAGATGCCAAAGCCCTCCATCAGGTTGTTCTTCAAGAGGGTCGCAGTAAGGCCCCAAACTCGCTGACTCCGCTGAGAAAGGAACTTGCACGTTTGATGGGTCTTGGTGCTTGGGTTCTTGAACGCTGTGGCTTCATCGAAGACCACGAGTAGGTCCTTCATGTTCGCCGTAATGGTGTCGAGGAACCCGCTGCCAAGAGCCCCCTGCGTGCCCTTCTTGGAACCCGCTGGGACTGCCTCTTTGGTCACTCCATGGTCCCAGTCGCGAACCATCGAGTGGTAGTTCACGACGAGCAGAGAGGGGGTCTTGGTCTTGGACCAAGTCTCGTAGGCTTGAAGCCGTGTCTTGAGCGACCCCGTTGCCACATGGACCGTGACGCCGGTCGAGAACTTGTCCACCTCAGCGGCCCACTGCCGAATCGCCGACTTCGGGCACACTACGAGTACCTTCAACGCTGGAGAGCGCTCCCAGAGATAGCACATGGCCCCAATCGCCTGGAGCGTCTTCCCGAGGCCCGTGCCGTCCCCGAGAATCATGCGGTTCATGGCCAGCAGGTGAAAAACACCTTGAACCTGATAATACCGCATCCGGAAAGGTTGAATGGAGCCGTCAATTGCGACGATCTCTTTGCGAAGCATGGGAGTCGGTCGTAACTCGACCGTTTTGCTATCTCGAACCTGCTTCAACTTCTCGTACGTGGCGAGGATCTTGGGGTCGTTCAGCGTGGTGAGCATCGACCCCTTTACACCACCTGGGTACGTGTCAGAACCCGAAGTAAAGACCCGCTTGAGGGTTTGACCTTAGTGTCCAGAACGAGAAGGCGTACCCAGCAAACGCCCCAAAGTTACGGGTAATGTCGTAACCTACCCCCAGACCCGCAGAACGAAACCCTGTTGCCACGTTCACGTTGAGGTCTTTCCAGTAGAAGAATTCCCACAAGAGGCCGACGTCCACCGCATCCTGGGGGCTACGTTCAACCGCGTCGAGGAAAAGGAAGCTCCCAGCGAACTTGACGCGAAACCGAAAACCCCAAACGTCGGGGACCTTCTTGGCCACGATGACATTGAGGCGAGCTTCGGCATCCACCGTGTAGTGGCACCACTTCATCCTCATGGTCAACGGATGAGGGGCCGCCCCCGAGTAGTAGACGCGGCCGTCCTCGTCCGTGGTGATCGTAAACGAACCCATCTCGTAGGTGGGTACTTCGGTCTTGAGGCACTTGGCCTCTTCGGCCAACGTGATCAGGTCTTGAAGGTCTTGGTCCGCCACACAGGTACTGCCTGCCTCGCATTGAGCGAACCCCTGGAGCGGAGCGAGCACAAACGCGAACACTGAGAGCAGCAGAGCCTGGTACATGGGAGACCTCACTCGAAACGGCTTGCCACGCGGAGCACCATGGAGGCTGTCTTGGTGCCTTCCTCGAGCTTGCCTTTGTTACTCTTGAACCACTTGGCCACCGAGCTGACCGCGGCCTCCAGGGATGGCGCTGTGGTGCGACGGATCTTCACGTCCCCTTTCGACACCGGTTTGACCTCGAACTTGTCCCCGCCTGCCGGAAGGATGATGAGCTGCACTGTGAAATGCGGCTTGTCATCCTGGTACTTCTCGAGGAACTGCCGTTTGGCGTACGCCTCTTCGTCCTCCCGCTCATACGTGACTTTGATGCCACGATGAGTGGTCGAGTTGTACTCGACTTTGATCAGGTTTCCGAAGAGTGGCTTGAGCTGCTGCTCGAGCGTGTGGGCGGCTTGGGTCAGGTCCATCACTTCTTGTATTTCTTCAAGAGATCATCGATGCGCTGAGCCGAGACCTTGGAGTTGTCTGTGACCTTGGTTGTAGTCACTTCTGGCTTCACCACGACCTCTTGGGCTACCTCTTTGCTGGTAACCCCCACGGGAAGCTCCACTTCGATGGGCTTTTCGTTGGGTGGATCAATGACAATCTTGCTGTCGTCCGAAAACACCCCGGTCTTCTCGATGGGAAGCACCTCGGCCTGGGTTTGCCCCTTGGAATCAGGCTGCCCAATCTCAATGGGCTTGCCGTCAGGCGCAACACGGCCTTTGTCCACCGTGTTGGCCTTCTCAATGGCCTTCGAAGGGTCATCCTCGGGCTTGCCCAGGAGCTTCCCCAAGAGGCCCCCAAACTTGGCCTTCTTGCCAGTCATGAGGGTGACCACGACCAAGACAACGGCCAGAATCAGCCCCAGGTACTTCTTGGAGCCTTCCCAAAGCTGGAGGAGCTTGGCCTTGATCCAATCCCACATGGTCAATCCCCTGCCTTGGGCTCATCCGCTGGAGGCAGAGAGTCCAGCACCGGCGGCGGGATCGAAGGCGGGTCCGATGGCAACCCGGGGACAGGCTTCGACTTCAACCACGAGCGAACGCGGCCGTAAACCAACGCCGACAACATGCCGCAAACGGAGCCGAAAAGCATCCGGCCGCCCGCAGAGGTTCCCACCATCGCGGGCCACTCAAACGCCTTCATGAAAAAGCCAAGGATCGTCCCGTTCGCAATGGGCCCAATCGGCAAGGCAATCTCAGCGTAGTAACGGTTGGTCCGGATTTTCGGCCAGACCGTCTCGAGTACCCGCCGAATCACGTAGGTCATGGCATAGATGCCAAGACACAACATGAGCATTTGTGCGCTAAAGAACACCTCAAACAACTGATCCATGGCGCCTCTCTTTGGTAAGAGCGCGCCAGTGATAGTTTACCGGTGGGAGATCAGTCTTCGGAGACCGAAAGGGAGTCGGCCACTTCCACTGAGTGGTTCGTGCCTTGCCGTGGCGGCTCAGAGGGCGCTGGAGCGGGCTCCGGCTCAACCACCGGCGGCGGAGGCGGAAGAACCTCCCCCACCTTGAGCTGCTCCCACTTTGAGCACCAGAGAAGACGCTGGCGGAGGTCGTCCCGTTGCTGAGAGGTCAGGTGGGGATTCGACTGCAATTGCAGAAGATGCTTCCGAGCCTCAGCCGCGCCTTTGGCCCGGATTTCCGCTGGTACATCGTAAAGGGTCAGAACGCCACGCGCCACAAATCACCTCGGCTCAGGTCAGAAGGTTCGGTTGGCCACTGTGATCGTGTTCGGGTCCACATCATAGTGCACGTGGTTTGACACCAGGGGGTGACCCTCGATGCGGTACAAGTCCGCCGCCGCGTACCCTTCTCTCGTGCCATTCGTCCCGATAATCACCTCGGAGGTGTACCCGTCGTTGCTGAGCCTGGAGGCGTTTGTGACCACGAGCATCATTAGCTCGTCGCCCGCACTGGCCTCGTTCGCCCCCACGTTGGTAACCGAGTTGCGCACCAGGAATGCCCGACCTGTGATCAAGTTCGTGTCGCGGCCCGTGCCCTCCTGGTGGTCGTACGTGGCATGCAGCTCGCCGCCCGGGTGGCTACCCGACCCAAGGAAGACCGAGCCACCGCGGTTCGTGCGGAAGTTGGTCAACAGAGCATAGTTGCCCGTCTCGCCATCCACATGCACCAGGGTGTCCCCAGGAACCCCAGGAGACCGTTCCGCCGTCTGAACCTCAACTTCTTCGTACTCGGCCGACGAGGCAACCAAGCTCGAGATGCTGGTTCCAGTACCAACCGAGTTGGTGTACCGGAACGGAGCCTTGTTCGTGTCGGAAAAACTTCCGCCATGGAACTGGTAGTCCTTCCAGAACGCACCCAGGGGGAGGCGCTCTGTGCACCCGAGATAGTCCTGGCTTACCTCACGGTCATTCGTGACCGACAGGGTCGAACTCAAGTGCCCCGGAAGGATGGGGGGCCGAGGAGCCACGCCCGAAGAAGGTGGGTAGTTAGTCAAATCTTCTCGGCCCACGTTGCGGAAGTCGTACTGGTTGACTTCGACGATGTCCCCGGAAAGGCGACCGGTGCCGAGAGTCGTCACGAATCCAATCGAAGCCAAAATCTCGAGTGGCTTCTGGTTTGGACGCGTGAGGTTCGTGAGGTCGATTTCGGACGATTGAACCTGGTAGGCCACCGAACTCGACAACGGGCCCGCGGAGTAGGGGATGTCCACGTAGCTCGTCTGGGAGCCCCAGGCGTCGCCCTGGTAAGGCGTACGGCTGTAGTTCACGAGAGCCGTGTCCGCCGCCGAAATGGGCGCCGGGATGATGGCCGACGGGCCTGCGATGAAATTGCTGAGGTTGGTCGCCCGGTTGCCCGTGTTGGCACCCGTGCCCGTAGGACGGTTCCGCGAAAGCACGAGGCGGAACGGCTTGCTGAGGTCGAACGCACCACGGTCGAAACCAAAGAGGCTGGCCTCGATGACATAGTGGGCCGACTCAAAGCTCGCGATCGGGGTCGGAGACTTGGTCAGGTCAAGAACGTCCGCATTGAGCACGAACGTCGAATCCCCGTCGTCGTCGATTTCGATCCAGAAGGTCGGGCCTTTGAAGTCCTGTCGGAGCAGGTTCTTCGCACCACCGCCACCGATGCTCGCACGAGTGGAAGGGTTGAAGGCCGAGCCATTGGTCTTGTAGTCGCTGGCCTCGTACACCGCGAAGAGGCGAGCGATACCATAAAAGGGCGGAAGCTCGAGGCCCTTGCGCCCCATGCCACGCTGGTCGGTGAAAAAGCGAAGGCCCGCAAAGGTGTTGCCACCGAACGAGAACGTCGCGTTGTACGTGGCTGGAGTGGTCGAAACGCCAGAGAAGTTACCCGTGGACAGCGCTGCATAGGACAGCGTGCCGTTCACGTAGTTGATGTACTGGCGGTTGTGGTCCGGGTCGTTGAGGTTCGTGTTCAACCCCTCAAGCGACTGGAGCATGTAGTTGATGCCGTTGTGGAAGTTCGTCCCGTTCACAGGGAGGATCGGCACTCGCACTTCGCCCCAGCCAGGTACCAAATGGCGAGGCAACGTGACGTAGAAGTTCTTCCGGTTTGCATCGGAATCCGTGGTGCCACTGAAGAGGCCCAGCGGGTCCGTGGTTGTCCACTTCGACGTCGTCCCATCCAGCTTCTTGAGCGGCATGAGCGACTGTGTGTGGTGGATTCGATAGTCGATGCCCGTGGCCGTGGGGATGTTCCGGTCCACCGTGAACGTGGTTGCACCCACGGCACCCGTGATTCGGTACCTTCCAGCCGCAAGGCCCGTGTCGATGATGAGGGTGTCATCCGCTTGGACGTTGGCACCCGAGAAGTTCTGAGTGCTGTCCGTGAACGTCAGGGTCAGGTTGGAAACGCCAGCCGTCCCCGTCGTCACAGGTGACGAGTAGGGATTGGCCGACGTGCCGTCCAAGGCGTGAACCTGGGTCGGGAACGACACGTGGCGGAAGGGGGACAGGATAACGGTCTTCGACCCCACGTCCGCATAGGCTTCCGCCGTAACGGGGAGGAGATTCTTGTACTCGTTGTTCCGGTACTTCGACCAGAGGAGCGCCCAAGAGGTTCGGAGAGCAGGCAGGGGAGACGTGGAAATGTTCACGCCCGACTGCTGCACCATGAGCGTTGCACTGGGGTTATACAGCAGGATGTTGTGCAGAGCGTCCGGGCGACGGGACAAACCACGCCCACCGCCGTACTGCACGTGCATCGTGATGTAGACGTCCCGAGTAGACGGGAACGGAGAACCCACACCCTTGAACTTGATCGTAATGTCGTCGTTCGGTCCGGGATTGTTGGGGGTCACCTTGTAGCGGTGAGGCGGAAGAGGGGCTTCGTCGCCGTCCAAGCGAACTTCAATCGCACCACGACCCCTACGAATTACGTAGGAAACACTCGAGTCCGTGGGGAGGTTTTCATCCACATGAACTGAATCGTTTCCATTTACCGTGTCAATCAGATAGGAACCGGCAGCGGGTCCAGTGAAGATGACCAGAGTGTCCCCAGGAAGCACCGAACCCAAGTTGTTGGTGTCCGTGAAGGTCCGGGTGCCGTTGGTGCTACCCGTCGAGCCACTTGCAGGAGCCTCATTCAAGAACCGAACCTGGTCGCCATCAGCACCAGGGACCGTATTCTTGAACTGCGCAATGGCGACAGTGATTTCGTCGCCATTGCCGTCCCCAAGGGTGGACTCGGCGGTCCATTGACCCGGGGTAGTACCCGAGGGGGACGCCAAACTCGTCACCGTTGCGCCAATCGCCAAGGAGAAGTTCAGGTTCTGCACCTGAGCAAACCCGGGGGACTGCACTGCGGTTGCCGAGGGAGTGCAGATGACTTCGACCTTCTGCTGCACCGGAGCATCCGAATAGATCATGCGGATGTTGTCGGGAGCATCGATCTTCGTCACGCCCAGACCAGCCGCCGAAGCGCTGATACGGTCCTGGTACGCCACGAAGGTTCCCTGGGTGCTGCCACCGGAACGCTTCCAGTTCGCCCGGAGCTGCCCCTTGAGGAGCTTGTCCAGGTTCGACTGCAAAAGCGTGGCGTAGTTGAACCCGTTGGGATTCACAACGTGACGAAGGTCCAGGACGTCGGTCGCCGCAATCTGGTCTGCAAAGAGGCCGTCCGGGCGGCCGGACAACACCTTCACAGGGGCGCCCGCTGGGTGAGCCTCTGCCTTCGTCCCGTTGACTCCGCGACTCACACCACTCACGGTCGTCCCCGTGATGGCTTGGTACGTCATCAACTCGTCCCCAATTTGGATGAGCACTGGGGAAGTAGGCGAAGCCGGGAGCGGAATGTCCGTAGCCGAAGCCAACGTAAACGTCGTGGCGGTCGAAGTCATGGACGACGCAATCGACGGGGTCGTCGAGAAGGTCCTGATGCCGGTACGGTCAGTCGCCGTGGGGTTGCGGTTGAAACCACCGTTCAAATTCTGGCTGGGGTCGGGAGACCAGGCCACCCCGTTGCGGCGGAAGACGACGCAAAGCGGGATTGCGTAGACATACCCATCCACCGTGCCGAGAGCGTTCTCCGTGCCGTCTCCAGCACGCCAGAGGCCCGCATCGCCAAGCTCCTGCCGCATGTTGGCGAAGGTGTACGACGTGGCTGACGAGGCCGCGCCCTGAGCCTTCACCGTGGTGGGGTCGAAGCCATCCGGATAGGTCGCGAGGCCAATGAGACCCTTCACGACACGGATGCGGTATTGAACCTGGACGCGCTGAGTGGTCTCAAACCCAATAGCCGGGTCCTGGATGTCGTCGCTGAGGTAGCTGTAGCCGCCCTCGACGTTGCCATAGCGGTAAATGGCCGAAGCCGACGGCTTGTTCAGCGTGCTCGGAGTCGAAGGCACGCGAGCCTGCCAAACCTCGAGAAACACGAAGTCGGAACGGAAATCGCCGCTGTTGGACGGGGGCGGGTCGAGCGTGATCTTGTTCGTCGTATCGACGTTGTTGGGCGAGCCCGGAGGAGTACCGGTCTTCGTACCCGTCACCGGGATGAGCCACCCGTTGACCACAGCCCACATGATCGAACGCTTCTCGCCACTGCGCTGACGGCCAAACTGAAGCCAATTGCTCCAGCTCGAGTCAGTGACGAAATCCTTCGAAGTGTTGACTTCGTTCCCCAACCACCCCGAGGGGGTGTTCCGCATGATGAACTGCTGACGCCAATCGGTGTCGAGCTGCTGCATCAGGTTCAACTCAGCATCCGTAGGGGGCTTGCCCTGCTGCCAGATGACTTGAGTGAACTGAGCTTGCTTGGGGTCCAGGACGCGGCTCACGCCGCCGCCAAACTTGTCCGCCATGGTCTTCTCCGATTCGATCCGTTCTTGCCGTCAATCGTGGTCGCGCACTAAAACAAAAGTGCCCAGGACCCGATGAAGACCCGACCACGTACGGTCACGTCAGTTACCCGCGTAAATCGAAGAATCACCTGGGTACCTTGAGAACCATTAGGGATAGTTAAAAGTGCTTTGTCCGTTGCGGAGATGAAGTTAACTCCACCGTCAAAGCTGACTTCCGCAGTCACATCAACGTCCGGGGCCACTTCTCGGTAGGACCGCTGAAAGGCTGAGGTGCGGGCATCCGAATCGACAACCTCGAAAAGCTCGTAGGTCAACGTCGCTTGAGCCGGGCCTGCACCAGGGCCGCCCCACGTGATCCCCAGCGGAACCGTCTCGAGCACCGGGACTTGGACGTCAGTGGGGTACAAAGCCACCGCCCCATTCTTGCCGACAAGCACGCCTGTGCTGTTCGCCAAGTTCACCCCGCTCTCATCGAGCATATCGTCGTAGGCAATCTGGGTGAAGAGGCCGTAGGTACCCAAAATCCCCGCGTACTTCTTTGTGATGAGGTCCGGGAGGTCCGTGGGGTTCTGCACGATCACGTCGTCAGGCACCCGAACCACGTAGTTTCCCGTGATCTGGGTTTGAGGGGGCACCCCAAGTGACGCCACTACGTCATTGATTTCGTCGTTGTACTGGTTGATGAGGTAGTGAGTGCTCACTTGTTCTCTCCCTTGAGGGGCTTCTGACCGTACCTGCCAGGCACCCCCGACCGCACATTCGTGATGCGGAGGAGGTTGACCTTACCCGCCGGAGTCGGATGGATGTGGTTTGCCTTGGGTGCCGGAAGAATCGTGTTGCCAACCGTCTCGTTGGGCATACCCACGATGGCCCCGCTGATCTGCCAGTACGGACGGCTCATGTGCCGCATACGCAGCGAGATGTCGCTGAAGCCTTCGAAGTCCACGTCTTCCACAAACACCTGGTCGGCACTATCTACCAACACCGGGTGTGCGTTATGGCCGATGGTCCACACGAACACGTCCTCGCGGGGTACCGCGTGGAACCTGTGACTGGTCGGGACCGCCACGGACACTTCACTCTGGTCCGTGCTGATCGTGATAGCCTTCGGGGCGCTAACGTCGCCGTCCACAACGTGGAAGATGAATTCGTTCGTGTAGGTTCCGTGCTTGATCGAAACCGTTGTGTTTCCCGTGGGCACCGGAGAAATCGAGCCCTTCAAGAAGCAGTGTTGAGTAGCGGGGGCGGTAACCACCGAGCTGCCCGAGGAGGCACGATAGTACCCCGTAGTGGAACCAACCGACCCGACATAATCGATTTTGACGATGTCGTCGCGCTGGACTGAGCTGTACAACTCCCCCACCGTAGTGAGGGCACTGATCACCATCCCGTCCAGATAGCCGGACGGCCAGCGAGAATCGCTTGATGTCAGCATGTACGAGCGGTTGCCGCTCGGGGGCGTCGAGTCCGTGTTATTCGTCGGAAGGCTGCCCGCCGAAGTAATACGGTTGTTCTCGAGGTAGGTCAGGTATCGAACACCCGTTTGAATCGGGGTCGTCAGGGCGGAGAAGCTCAAAACACGACCCGCACTGCCTGCCGTTGTCCAAGAACTCAACGAATCCAAGTCTACCAAGGTCTGCGAAATGGACTCAGCCTCAGTGCTCAAGAGCGTAGAAAGCTCGTCCGCGACCTGGAAGGCCACCGAGATAGTCCACTGAGCGGACACCGGATTCCATTTCGCGTGGGCTGCTCGAGCAACGTACTGGCTTGTGGAAGCCGAGTTGATCGATCCATAGCCCACACCAGGCTTGGAGCCGTAGAAGGACGAGGAGTTGCCCGAACCAATGGGGTTGGAGAGGGTGACCTCGTGGACGACTGAGAGGTTCAAGTCGATGAAGTTGACCAGGGCCGCGTAACTGCCACTGATGTTGTTCACCTTCGACATGCGCACCATGGCAAAGTGGCTGCCATTGAACGAGATCGAGGCGATGTTGTAGGGGGTAGCCTCGGAGCTGAAATCGAAGGTTACCGTTTTGCGAAGCGTCCAGTTCGGGGTGACCACGTGTGCATGCGCAATGGTACCGAGGTCCGCCGAGTTCGCAGTGAAAATAACGAAGTCCCCACGGCTCTCCAGGTAGAAGAAGCCCAGGATGTTGTCGTCGCTGATCGCGCTAATCGTGGTGTCGAGGGAGCCAGCGGGCCGCACCAAAACACTCTGCTGCTTGAGCGTGCCCGAGGGGTTGAAGAACGCCAGGCTGGTATCCAGCACAGGCAGCGCCCCTTCTCCAGCCAGAATCATTCCGTACACGGTATACCCAATCGACGTGCTGTCCGCCGAAAGGTCCGCGCTCAGCTGAATCTGATTGGTGGCACCATTTACGGCGACAACCTTGTAGACGCCATTCATGTTCGAGAACTGGGGGTCGCCGAACACGGTACCCGAAGGGGGAGCAGTACGAACAATCTGGACTAGGTCACCCCTCTTCGCCAGAAGGTTCCCAGAAGCCGTCAGTTTACCATCGGAAGAGATGGTCCCAAGGTTCCCACCCCCGTTAATCCCACTGGAGTTGAACGCAGCGGCGTTGGCGATGTTGACGTTGGAGCGGAACCCATCCTTGGGGATCCGATACATGCTCAGGTACGGGCCGTACTTCGAAGCCACCACGAACTGAGTCCCATCCCAAAGAATACGGGGGGACGAGATCTGGTAGGCCGTCGTTAGGTGCGAGAGAACGTAGGTTGAAACGTTCACATTGAGGGGCTCATTCAGGTAGCTCGAACTCACAAGTCCGATTGGACGAGTAGAGTTCAGGATGGTGATACCCAAAGTGCAACCAGAGTTGAGGTTCGCGTTGACACGAGGAACCCCGCCAACACGCCAGGCAACCGCGAGCTTTTCCCCAGACCAGCAAACCTCAAAGGTCAACGCGTCCTGGACCTGCGGGTTGTTGAGCACCACCTGCGAGCCATCTGGCTTCACAACCGTAGGCCCACCGATACCGAAATCGAGATCCGCGTACCCAACCAAGTTGATCCAGTCGTTCTGGTACTGGTTGAAGTTGTAGGTCTTGGCCCGTACGCCAGTAAGCTCTTCGCCTTCGGTGCGGTCGTCCACGCCGAGGTCAAAGAAATAGAGCCGGTTTTCCGCGGCGATCACGCCAAGGAACTGACTGCCCGTCCAAACGACTCGACCCGTGTGTGCTGGGTGCGAGTAATCACTGAACCCAACCCCCGCACCACCGTTCTGGAAGCGCGAGCCGCGAGGCATGAGACCGTTTTGAACACGGAGGCGCTTGCGGATCGGGTTACGACCCTCGGCATCCGTAAAGACCGCGCACACCGAGGTGAACCACGAGTCCACGAAACGAGGATCGGGGCTATCCACCTGCGAATAGAGCGGGTCACCACCCGAACCAGCGTAAGGGTTCGGGCCGTGGTTGATGTAGAAGCTCTGAACACCCCAGTGGATGAATGCGTTGCGGAATCCATCCGTGTCGAAGAAGTTGCTCGAGGCCCCGATGCCGCCATGACGAGTCAAAACGTGTTTACGCGTCTTCTCCGCGAAGTTCGTGACCGACGCTCCCGACTCAAGCGTCAAGCTCTTCAAGCCCGACTTCCAAGGGCCGAAAGTTTGGCGGAAGGCACGAAGCTGCTTGTTGAAGCTCCCGGAGAGGCCCCACTTCTCAAGGTCCACGGCGCAGTAGAAGTTGTCACCCCAAGCGATCGCCATGTAAGGCGCTTCGGACGGGGTTTGAACGGAGGTACCACGCTTCGGGGCGCCTACGCAGATGCCCTGGAAGCTGAGGTTCGCCGACAACCGATAGCCCTCTACCAGGTCGTTCCACTGGTTCGTGGTCAACCCAGAGATCGCATCGGTCACCACCGACCCGAACATATTGCGGTTCAGGACTTCCTGCTTGCGGTCGTAGATGGTGGACCCGCTCGAGTCCGAGTTCAAAGCATGAGTCGTGTAGGCGGTAGAGACGATCATCTCCCCGTCCACGGACACACGGAACCCAGGGGTCTTGAAACCCTTGGTCGTAGACGCGCCACCGGAGAAAGCGCCGTCCGCAACCTGGTACTCAATCACCGAGCCAGAGATTGCGCCCGTGGGGGCTGCACTGAGGCGCACCACGTGCTCACTGAACACGCTCGAGATGCTGACCGTGTTCCCGTTGTTGGGGAAATAGATTCGCGTCCCAGAGTCCACCGTGATAGGCAGGAAGGCTCGAGTGGTCGCCGAGACCGACCCCACACCGTCTTGCCCGAAGAGCATGTTCGGATCGATGAGGTAGTGGCTACCACTGAAGAAGAAATACGCCCCCGAGTAGGAGTGGTATGAGCAAGGGGTCGGGCTCACAACCACCCAGTCCTGACCGTTCCATGTGATGTCAGGAATCAACGAGGGGTACTCGTTGTAAACCGAGGAGCACTCCATGAAGTAGAGCAGCGGGGCGACCTCGTTGTAAGGGCGCCACGTGTTCGACTGCACGTTGCGATAGGGAACCATCGGGTCGCGACTACCCATAGAGCGCTCAAGCGTGTCGCGGTCCTGTGGGGTGAGAACGACCGTGCCGGTGTTCGGCGTGTAGTAAATGTCGAGGATGTTGAAGCTCGTACCGAGATGCTCACGGTAGGGCCACGGGTTCATGGACCCGTGCGGGAAATCGAGGTAGGCGATGTTGAACCCGTTGTCCCAGTTCTCGACGTTCGAATTGCGGTGAGCCGCAGTCGTGTCGAAGTTCTGGTAAACCGCCAACACCTTGCCGTTCGGGCCCTTGCTCAGGCGCACGAAGTCCGGCTCACGCTCCTGGTCGTAGTAAACCGAAGCGTCCGGTCGGAAGTTGGTCGTATTGGCGTGGCCTGCAACAACTTTGGACGTCGTAGACGCACCGGTACCGCCATTGACAGTGCACGCCATGACCCAGCATAGCGGCGCAATGGCATAGGTGTAGCTCCCATTCGGGGGCACCGTCCCGTCGTCATAAACGACGGTCAGGTTGGCCGCACTTGAATCTATCACCACACCGTTCTTGCCGTTGGTTAGATCCAAGAAACGGCTGCCAATACGAACAGAAAGGCCAAGGGTGTCGCCGGTCCAGTTCGTAACTGCGGGGTCAGTCAATACCCCAGAGGCAATTGTAGCCCCAGAACCCGTGACGATCTTATGCCGACGCACCGAGTAGGCGACAACGAACTCGTCATTGACCCCGGACCAAGCCACATCAGTAGACCCGATCAAAGACCGAACGATAGAAGGGCTGGCGTTGTTCGGTGAGTTGGTCGTACGCTGCAAAGCCAGACTGACTGAACCAAACGAGAGATTGAGAGTGTAGACGTAGAGGTTCGGGGAAACCACGCCCCCCGCAAAGTTCACCGTTGCAATGACCGCGTAGTTGCCGTTGACCGCCACCGAAGGCGTAGTGGTCATGCCGTTGCCGGTGTTGGACACGGTATCGGTAAAACGAACCGAATACTGAGCGGTCTGAGTGTTGTACCCCAGAGACACATAACGAGTCACCGGGTACCCTGCCCCAGGGGTGGCATCCTCTACCCAAACAACAACGTAGCCGCCGTGGTTCTCATCGAACGCAGCTCGAGGGTAGTGACCCGTCGTGTGGTGGGCAGACTGCAACCCCACCGAAGCTCGGGTAAAGAGGGGGAACGAAGTCCCTGTCATGGCCTTGAGGTCGATGCCCTTGTACGCGTTGTCGCTGTAGACCATCGAGCCGTCAGGACGCAACTCGTTGAAGTACACGATGTCGGCAGTCTCATCCGCAACGAAGATAGCCCAGACCCTGCGAATCGGATTCCAAACCACCTCATACCCTTCGACGGTATTCGAGGTGTTGGTGCCATTTGCGTACTGCCAGGTGTTGGGGATCGTCGTGGTTCCATTCCAAGTGGGGTCGTAAACACCCCATGGAGTGTTCGCGCCAAACTTGAACGCCCCAGAGGTCGTCCCCTTGACCTTGGTAGCCGCCCCCTCGCCCTCCACAGTCACTCCGGGAGGAACATAAACTGGGCTGTTCGCGATGAACCGGAACTCGCCGCGCTTGAGGTGCACAACGCCATTGCCGGTGAACGAAGCCGCTAACAGCGCGTCATTCAAATGAGCATAGGAGTCCACCCAAGTCTCAGTGGAAACGCTCCCTTGCACGGACAGGTAGTTGAAGTCTGCGGCCAACTCCCGCGGATTGTTCGAGGTGGAGACCGTGATCGACGTTTTCTCTTGGATGGGGGCTTTGGAGAACTCGTTGCCGAACCGGTTGTCCCCGAAACTCACCATCTGCACCGCGTTTGTGCCACGGTAGATGCTGTAGTTGCCGCTCGGGTCCCAACCATCAACGAAATCGTCGAGGTAGACCGTCGTCCCATCACTGGAGATGTCTACAACCAACCAAGTCAAACCGTTGCTGACAACCAAGTCGCCACGGCGCACACCCAGGTTCTTGTAGTTCAGGGTGCCTTCGTTGAAGTTGGTTGTCCCGTTGTCCGGAGCAGCGTTTCCGCTGTAAACCAACGTGCGGCCAATACGAATGCCGCGGAACGAGTCAGGCGACTCGAGGTTGATCTGACCGCCGAAATCCGTGTTTGTCGAGCCAGTGTTGGCCCGAACCATGAAATCATTGCCGTCGGTCGTGGCCCCAAGTACCCACCCCGTCCCGTTGTAATGAACCTTCGCGGGGGTGAGGGTGCTGAACTCCGTGCTGTTCGGGACAAACAAACTGTCCGCACTGCGAGCGGTCAGGCTTTGGTCCACCGCGAAGAACACGGCGTAGAGCTGGAGTCGCCCAGTCGTAGTGCTCACGCCACCGTTGCCGCCGCTCGGCTTGATGTCATCGCCAGCTCGAGGAGCGACCGAGAAGCGGACGATGCCCGCCTTGTAGTCGATCGTCATGCGCTGGTCAGCCGCCGGGATCGTGCTGTCAATGACCGGGTTCAGAGTCGCAATCGGCGAGGTGAGATCAGGTGCAGTGCCGCTCGCGTTGCTCTTGTAGAGCACAACGCGGTAGCCAAGGTGGTCGAGCGCAAGACGGGGCCCAGACGTGTTCGGAGGGCCGAATACGGCATCCGCACGGTCCACAGAAGAGTCCGCCCCAAAGAGCGGCGGGACGAGGTTGCGGACGCGGTCAGCGTTGATGGCATTGAGGGTGGGGCCCGCCTGCGTATGCAACGTCGAGCCGGGGACCACCATCATGAACGACTGCTCACGCCCCAGAGGGCCGGAGCCCGGGACCGCAAACAGCTGGACCACATTGGGTCGGATGATTGTGTAGGGGTACCCCAGGGCATCCATGGTCAAAGCCGAGGATGCGTTGTTGACTCCAAGGGAGTTGGCCGCCACCGAAGTAATCGAAGCGACCTTGTACTCGTTCGCCCCCGAGCCACTGGGTCGATTGCGGATGATCAGGTAGTCCCCAACCTGAACCCCCGCCGCCACCATGTCTACGGAGGTCCCCCACGTGATGCCGCCAGGAGAGGTAACTGCCCCATCTTCGGTTGTGACGTTGACAACCGTGCTAGGGCCGTACCACTGAACGGTCTCCGAAGGAACGTTATCCCTAGCGATCTGCGTAATGGTCAGAAGCCCAGTACCAGGGTAGACCGGGGGACGAATCGAATAGATGTCCCCCAAGTCGATGGTCGGCGCCGTGCTGTACGGCTCCGCATTGATCGACCCCACCCCCACCACGCCCTCCGGAGACAACCCGGAGTCGCCCACCGTGAGAGCCTTGCCGCCCGCAAAGAAATCTGACTTGCGAAGCTGTTCCAGCTCCAAACGAGTCAGATTCGAGTAGGTACCTGTTGCGGAGTATGAGCCTGCCATTTGATTTCCCGTTCAGGTAGAAGAAGCCGTCGTCAGGGAGTCCATTCAACTTCGGTGACGCTTAGGTTCTGCCCTACTCCGTTTTTGATAAATGAAATTCTGACGAAAATCAGGAATTTCCCGGAGCCGTTGTTCGAAGTGAAAGAACCCGTGTCGTAAGCGTAGACGTCCCCAGAAATTCCGGTGCGGCATCCACGGAAGTCCGAACTCTTGTTCAGATCCGGCACACCATTCGCGCGACCAAGGTCAAGCCAGCCGGTCGCCCCGGGCACCTTGATCTGCACGATGGCTCCGCCAGGGTGGTCGGTGATTTCGTTGAGGTCGATGGCCGCATTGCCTGCGTCAAAAGCCGAGAAGGCCAACCCCGTGATACGAAGGTGTCCGGTGTTGCGCGCGATGCCCGTGTCGAAAGCACGGACCCAGCGACGCTTTGTGCTCGAGGCGTCCCCAGAAAGCACCGTGGCATAGTTTCGACCCGCATTTGCAGGGTAGATACTGGCCGCGGTGAAGTCGATGCTCGGGTAAACCAAGCGACCGCTGAGGACCTGCAACTCGTTCGAGGGGATCGAGACCGACGAGTTGAACGCGTTGCCGCCCGCCGGAAGGATGGGAGTAGTCGCCGACGAAGCCGCGAACGTGTTGACGTGGCGATAGGTCTCGGACGTGAACGAGTCCAACGTGTCCGAGGCAACCCCAGTGAACTGGGTGTTGTAGAGATACTGCTCCGTGCTGACCGCATCGACGTTGGCTGCGAAAGCCCCGCGCCAACGAACCCTGACTTGAGCGAAGGGGTAGGTCGGAGCCGCACTCCCCGTCGCCACCGGGTGAGTCGAGTGCTGGAAACGAGCCACTGAGGTGAGTCCAGCTGGATTGACCAACGTGTAGGGCAACCCGCTGCTGTTATGGACGATGTGATTCCCAGAGTCGTCGTAAAGCTGGTACCCCGTTGTGCCTCCACTACCAAAATCGCCCATGAGAACTGCAACTGGAGTTCCGGCCGACTCGTACCCGACCGGTACGCTCGCTGAAGCCACGGTATTGGTGAGGTACGAATTCTCGAACAGGCTGCTGACCGTCGAGAGGATATTGATTTGCAGGTTGAACGAGTTGTAGTAGGCGATGCCGGACAGGTTTGAGGTGGTCAGCGTACCTGTGGGGCTCGTCGTGATCGTGGCGCCACTCGGGGGCGTCCCGCTCAAAGCGTCCACGAAAACGTTCAAGCGGTTGACGTTGTCGTAGTTCGTGCTGTCGGCAGGAGCCGCGCTGTAGCAGTTGGCCGCCACGAAAGTCAGCGCCGTGAGCGAGGCTGGCTGAATAGACGCCAGCGTGGTCGCGTAGGTCTCCTTCCAGTGCACCAGCAGGAACGAGCCGCTGTCGCCGCTCACCAGCGTCACGGACGTGCTGTACTTGGCAAGCTGATAGGCACTGAAATTCGTGCTGAAAGGGGTGTATTCGCTGCCAGGGTACGAGCTTGCATAGGGCAGACGATCGATGAGGCTGATCTTGTCCAGACCCGTATTGCTCGCCGTGTAATCGGTCTGGCCCGATGTCCGAGTAGCCTCAATGAAGGCCGACCCAGGAAGACCCGCCGGTGCGGGGTTAGGGCCAAGCCACAAGGCCGCCATCAACGTGGTCTGTCCCGCGTTGAAGAAATCCCCGTTCGTGGTTGAGTAAAGAGCGAGGACGCCGCGGTCAGCAGGGTAAATGGTGCCGCTGATGGTCTGAGTCCCTGCACTTGCCACAGGGGTCAGGTACTTCGTCACGATACCCACGCCAGACTTCGTGAAACCACCCTGAATGGCGGAAGAGCCCACCGTCATGGCGTTGCTCCACGACGGGAGACCAGAGTTCGGCACCGACCCATTGTTGAAGCCGATACGGTCAGGCTTGACGGGCAAAAGGTCTGAGAGCGTCGAGAGGGCGTCCATAACCGATTCCCCGTCATAGGGACCACCGGCCGAGGAGAGGAGCGGTTGGCCCGTTGTCGGGTTCACCGGGGGCATCCCAATGGACCCCGCCATGTGAGCGTCAACAGGGTCGCTGATGTGCGCCGAAAGTTCGCCACCCCCAAGAGGGAAAGCCAACGCCGAGGCCGGAACCTGCCCCGCGGCAAGCTTGCCTGGGCCGGGCTGAACTACGCTAGGGTTCTTGGACGAGGGCATCTTCAGCTTCTCCGGTTGAGCAGGTTCCCAGCAACACGGAACACAGCCGCGACAGTTGTGTTGTTGGAGTTCAAGAACTTCACCGAGTTCTCAGCGTCGAAACTCGCCCAACGAATGAGCAGGACAAGATAAAGGGCACCCTTGGGCCCCAGAGTCGTGTCCGCAGTGCTCTCCATGAGCGTCGGGAGAACGACCTTGTGCACACGGTCGTCCGACAGATTTTGCCCGAAGGCGTTCGGGTTGTACCCCGCAGCCGCATTGGGGAAATAGGTGCGACCTTCAATGTCGATGTCCGAAGGGGACCGTGTGAAGGTGACTCCTTCCGGGTTCGGCACGTAGGGGATGTACGCCGGGACTTTGAGGAAACCCGTTGAGGCGTTGAACTCCGCAACGTAGATCTCCGGTGCGCCGTCCAGCTCGTGCTCACCAGACCAGGTGCCGCCATTCTTGATGATGCCGCCGGTTTGAACATATGCGAGAGGGTAAGGGTACCCTTCGCCCTGGGACGCCGACCCCGTTGTGATCGTGTAGAGGGAGGGGGAGATCCAGCGCGGCACGAATGTGATGCTCGTCCCCAACACACTCGAGTGCACCGTTTGAGGCGCTCGAGTGCGGTAGTAGACGGTCATCTGGAAACCCGTCTGAGGATAGGGCCGCACAGCTTGGTACGTGACGCTGATGGTGGACCCAATGGCCGCAGCACTGACCAAGTTCAAATCACGGCCAGAAGAATCCACCGATGCTGGGGCTGGGTTGCCGTTCACCGTCACACCGACCAAGGTTTTCACACGTTCAGGCATGAGGTGGTGCCGAGCCGTGTGGGTCGAGTTGGAGATGAAGGAGTAGGTCAGATTGCCCGTCAGATACTGCATCTGAGCTTCACGATGAGTAGCATCGATAGCAAGCGTATCTGCACTGGCGAACGACACCGGAGCGGTATTGGGCAGAGCCCCAGGGTTGTTACCCGAAAAGCTCGCATTGCCGAAATCATCAGATGGGGTTTTGGCCAAACCACATCCAGGCGGGTACGCGATCAAAAGGTCCACATACATGGGCTCGGTCGTAAACCCTGACACCGGGGCAGCGCCAAGAGTGATCACGATGTTGCCAGGGGGGTAACTTCCAATCCCCGTGATGCTCTCAACCGGCCAGGGGGTCGTGGTCGTGGTGACATACAACATGCCGACTTCAGCGCTCTTCTGGCCAGCAGACGCGCCCTGCACCCATACCCGAGTCACATCAACGATGCGCGTACCACTCGGGGCTCGGCTCAAGAACCCAATCGCACCCGAGTAGGGGTACTGGGCGATCACCGAGGGGTTGATCGTAACCTGGGTGCCCGTCTGCCATGTCGAGGTGGAGACGTTCGGGTCACCAGGGGAGATGGTGAAGGTCATGACCTCGTAGATGGGCCGGTCGGAGAAGAACCGTCGAGTGCAGTCGAACTGCCCCAGGAACTCCGCCCCAGGCGTGTCCCCCGTAACGACGCCATCCCCAGGAAGCACGCCGATCTCGTCCGCCCAAAGGGGGGAGTGGCCGTTGACCCCGCCGCCAATGGGCGTCGTCGTCCACTCGGTCTTCAGGTTGTTATCGAGCAGGTACCCGAAGTTCTTCTCAGCGATCTCCTGGTAGGAAGACCACCCGGTGAGAGAGACCGCGCGACGAAGATCGGCAACGTCCTGAATCTGAAACACGTCCGCGTAGAAACCGTCAGGACGGGTAGTTGAGGGGTAGTTGCCGCCGCCGTTGTGGTTGGTATTGCGGTCGAACGCCGTCGAATTGCGGCGGAAGATCGCCACCAGCGGAATGGCGTACATATACCCGTCCACCGTGCCCAAGGCATTGGAGGGGTCGCCATCACCAGCACGCCAAAGGCCGGGGTCACCGTTCGCACTCTGGTTCACGTACACGAACGAGGAAAGGTTCCCGTCTGGAGTCGTAGGCGTCGGAGGCACCGTGTTGGCCACCACTGCTGGGTCGTCAATGCCCGCAGGGTAGGTGAAAACGTCCACCCCATGAACGGCACGAAGTCGGTACTGGATCTGGACACGCTTGGTCGTCTCAGTTCCCACTGTGCCGTCCAAGATGTCGTCGTCGTAGTTCAACCCTAAACCCGTCGGTACCTTGACGTTACCGTTGCGCCAGATTTTCCCACCCGCAGTCTTGCCATCCGTTGAGGGGGCCGCGGAAAGCAGCTTGCGCCATACCTCGAGCACGAGAAGATCAGTACGCTTTGCTCCCGCCCCGGTAGGGGGTGCATTGAACGTAACCCGATTCGAGGAAGCATGGTTCGTGCACTGCACGTCGATGATCCAGCCATTCACCAGAGCCCGAAGGTTGTTCGAGAGGATGAGCTGGTTCGCCGTCGTGGTGCTGGTGAAAATCGGGTCGATGGAGTCGCTGTTGTTCAGCGGGTCATCCGTAAACCACCCAGAGGCGCATGCCTTCCTGGCTAGCTCGAGCCCAAATAGTGAAGCGACCTCGTCCGACAGGTTGAGGTCTTTGTCGAGAACGGGTTTGCCAGCCTGGTAGACAGCTTGCTCAAACGCCCTTCCGGTTGGGTCGAGGTAGCCGCTAACTGCCCCTCCAAAGTTCTTCTGGCCCATCAGTGGATCTCCCCGATTGTTGCGAATCTCAAGCCATTACGCACGGACCCACCTCAGAAGGTTAGACGCCAAGTGATTTCCAACGTACTGGTGGCTGGCTTCGAGATCACGTTGAACGTGAGGTAGTTGATCAACGTCTCTTTGGTGGTGAGATCCACCAGAGTGTTGTATGAGCCGTTGGGGGGCGTAACCGGGTTGCGCACGGAAAGGTTCGTAGAGATGTTGCCGCCGATGAGCCCCATCTCGACCAGCGGGCCCACGGCCTCTGATTCAGTGAACACCGTGGTGAAGTCCACGACGTTCGTCGGGATGCTCGTCGGGATGCCATCACCATCAATGAACTGAGTTGTCGAGAACGTCTTGCGGGTAAGCTCCGAGTAGAGCGCTCGTTGCGTGTTGGTCGGAGCGGGCGGAGACAGAGGGTTCCAGCCAACATCGCCGGTACCTACAGCCAACACGAAAGCGCCCTTGGACGGCTCGGAGTTGTCCTTGACAAGGCGAGCAATCAGAATCGAAGCGTCTTTGACAATGAGGTTGCGCTTCTCCCAGCGCTGAGTTTCCCCACTTCGCACATCCTGCATCTTGAAGAAAACGTCGCCCCGAATTGCATAGGGGACCCTCTCTTCATACCGAGGCTTGAAGGCGCCGAAGAACGCATTTGCGACGCGGGAAAAAACTTCACTCTTCCTCATATTCATCTGCTCCAGGTCCGGTCCGTGGAGGCCCGGACAAAGCCGAGCTTCAACGTGCCCGAGTCATAAGAGAAAACTTCAGGTGGACACGGTCAGCCCTACAGAGGCGGTCAACGTCTCGGACAAGTTGATGCCCATTTGTGTCACCACCGAATCGGACAAACTGACCGAGTCGGAGATGTTGACCTGAACGACGTTTTCACCAGGGGTCAGGTCGAAGTTGTCGGTACGCGCAAGGGTTTCAGACAGGTTCGAAGCCATGCCATGTGACTGGGTTATGGCTTCTACCAACCCAAGAACCTCCGAGGGGTTCACGAAGTGCTGGGTATTGCCCGTTGTGGGCGACGGGAACGGGCTGAGATTGTCCGCCGTGATGAAGTTGTAGGGCGGAGCTGCTGCGCCCGTAAAAAGGGTCCAGCCGGGGCTATTGAGAAGGGCGGCCCGAAGAGGCGGCCACACCTCGGTCAGGACCATAGTCGCGCCAATGTCGGACGCTGGCGATACTAGCTCGTCCTCTTTGATTGCGAGATTGTGCCTCGCCTCGCCGAGGCGGTAGAAGTTCGTAAACAACGAAGCGTTGTTTAGGGTCGAAGCACCGAAAGGCGAGAACGTGAACAACGCGACCGGGTCCACCGGCTTTGGGAACACGTAGCTATCATACGCCGTGGTGCAGGCATTAACCTCATCCACTTGGATCGAGGAGTTTGGGGCCCCGCCAGGTACCAACGAAGGCGAGAAGAACACCAGCCCTTGGGGCGATCCGAACAGCTCCGCAATGCCTGGGTCTATCGAGCCATTCGGCAGTTCAGGGAGTACCTGCAAGAACTCCCGTAGCTCGAACCGCTCGACAACTTGAGCCGAAACGTTTGGCCGAGTATCCAAAACCGAGCGATAGCTGGCTTGGGACCGGAAAAGCATACTGCTGCTAGTCGAAACGTAGGTAACTTCCGAGCTATTGGAGGAGGCAACTGAAAGGTTCTCTACGAAGTCAGCGCGTTCCTCGAATGCCTGGCCAAACCAAGGCTCAGCGACCACAGAGAGGGTCTCATGCAGGTGGAACGTTTCAGCCACCTGCTCGAGCATGCCCTCACGGGCCCGAACCTCACGAGTGAAAGACGAGAAAGGGACCTTGGTGACGAGCGGACGCTGAATCCATACGACAAGGTCAGAGGAGGGGAGGACCAAGCGACCATCCGAGGTGCGCACCCCAGAGATCGTCACCCGGTACGAGACCGCAGACCGCATCCCCGAACCAAGACTCAAAACCACCCGCGTTGCATCGGAAGGATAGTTCGAACTTACCGCAACAACGGGGAGAGCCGACCCAGTAGAGACCTCGGTCACCGTGTAGCTGACAGGATCAAGCAACGACCCGTCTACCGACATTGGCTGCGAGAAAACGAGGTTGATGCCGTCAGGCCGAATTGCTTTCGCCTTGAACCCAAACTCCCCCTCAGCTGGGTATCCGGTGAGCTGGGCTGTGTCAGCTTCGGAGTCAACGCCAACCGCGTTTGTGTCCGTGACGAGATTCGCTACCTGAACCTCGTACAGAATGTAGTGCTGGAGCCCGGTGATGAGGCGGACCGAATTCGGGTCGTTGTCCGGTTGGACTTGAACCGTAGGCAACAACTCCTCGGGACCAACGGTACTGATGACGTAGTTGGCTGGGTTCGTCGTCTCAGGGTTCGAGAAATCCGGCGGGTTCGTGAATGTAACGACAACCGTGAACGAGTTGATCGCGGTCGCCCCGGTCACCTGGAAAAGAGGGAACCCACCACCGTAGTAACTTGAGCCGAACTCACCACTTCCGAAGGTCATGGGTCACCTATCAAGGGTCAATCAGGAAATCCACCGTGCCGTCTTCGATGTTCTTGACCAGCCGGTACGTGTGGTACAACCCGTCAAGGAAATCAAAGGAAACCGCGCCGACAACCATCTCTGTGGCGAGGTCCAGGAGGCGAACTTCGCGCTCCCCCGAAGGCATAGACACGAAAGCCAAAGCAGCTGTGATTGTGCCAAAGGCACTGAACCCGAACCTCACCCCAGTATCCCCGGTACCTCCAGTCGAATCGTTGTTCACCCGAAGAGTGAACGAGACCTCGGTATTCAACCCGATAGGATCCGTGAGTGGCGTAGCGTTGCGGTAAATCGTGTTCCCCGAGGAAACGGAGTAGGTCAAAACCCCATTGAAGATGGAGCGACTGATGGCCCCAGGGGAGTCCGACTCAATGACCCAAGGAGAGCCAAACCCGGAATCAAACTCAGGGAGGGCATTCCCGGCATACGTGCCGCAAACCTCTTTGGTCCAGTTCAACTTGTGGGAGATCGGGTTTGACTCGTCCGAGAACGGAGCAATGAAGTCCGTGGAGCCCGTCGTCTGCTCAACCACCTGCAACGAGTTGTAGAGCACGTCGTCAGGGACGATGAGGCGGACCTCTGTGGAGGCGTCGTTCAACAGGAACCCATCCCCGTTGAGCACGTCCTCTGGCCGGTTGAGGGCGGAAAGGAAATAGACCTGCGGGGTCGGACGACGAACCTCGTATGTCTGGGTGCTGGGGACGAGCGGAGTGCCCTCGTTGAGACGCGTGAACGCCACCACTGCCGGGTTTTCCACGTACTGCTCCCAGGGATAGGGCACCCCTGTGGAAGACGAAGAGAACTGCGTGTGGTTGTGCGTGACCGACGTATCGAGGTGCTCCGGAGAGGACATCACGTTGCGCTGGTTCAGCACCTGGTGGTGCGGGACAATCCGGTCTTTGGAGACCGCGGCCGAGTTGGTTACCCCGTACCGAACGAAGTCCCAAGCAACCTGGGAAAGGTTCGTAGGGTCGAACGCGCCCCAAGCCACCGAGGGAAGGCCCCCACTGGCCTTGGCCGGGAAACCCAAGCTGCTAGCGGGCAACGTTGTGGCGCTGTAGTCCACCCGGATCAAAGGGATCGAGATAGCGTCGAGAAGCAGCGAAACCGACCCGCCGGGCTCCCGCACAAGACGGTACTTGTGGTTGGCGGTCCAGTCGGTTTGGAGCGGGATTCGGTACCCCACTTCGCTTGGAGCCGCAGGGAAGCTTGCCGTAATGGTCAACGTCGTAGCTGACACCGTGGCAACCGAATAAATGCCCTTGTTTGACCCCACGTCGATGACCAGGTCGTCTCCAGGAGAAACTCCCGCTGCAACGAAGTTCGCCGTCAGGTCAGTGAACGAGTTACCCGCAATCTTCGCAGCCTGCCCGGATGCCTTGAGCGGCAAGTGGTAGCCGGTGAGCAGGTTCGAATCGAAGCCCTTCCAGATACCTACGTAGCGACGCACGCCCGTTGTGGGCTGACCCCGCCAGACGTTGACGTAGTGCCAAGAAACAACGCTCTTGGCGCCCGAGCTAGCGGAGGTTGAGGAGCCGAACGAGATGGTCGGGTTCCCCACGGACATATTGAACGAAGAGTAGGCGAACGTGCCGAGCAAAGAGCCATCAACGAACAAGCTGACCAGGTCACCCGAAGTGCTCTTGACCATGCGCACGATGTGCTCAGACCCGTCGAACCAGTTGAAGTCGAACTCCGAGGAGCCCCCCAGTAGGAAGCCGTCCGAATGGAAGGCCAGCCGCCGAGTCCCGCCCACCGTCTGGCGAGCCATGAGCCCGATAGCTCGAGTGCCGTCGAAGACGTCCACGGTAGCTCCGCAGAAGTTCTCGAGCGCCCCATCCGAGGTGTAGGATTCAATCTTGAGTTTGAACTCAATGTAGTAGTCGTTGTTGACCGAAATGACTCGAGTATCTGCTGTCGGGGGCTCGAGGTCTTCGATCGCGTACACACGACCGTCTGAAATCGACGTGTCCTCGATGACGAGGGTTTGCCCGGACATCCTTCCCACCTGGCCGCCCAGAGCCGCCCAGGGGCTCGGAGAGGCATTCTCGGGAAGGGTTCGGCCTGCGTACCCAATCTTGGGTTGAGCCTTCGTCGGGAAGAACGAAACCTGCACCAGCCGCGACCCGTCGTCCACCGCCAACGTGACCGCGTCCTGGGTCACCCCATGGGTGTAGGTGCGAAGCTGGAGCCCAAAGTCAACGACCACATCCGAGGACGAAGCCAGGAGCGGTTCGATGCGGGTGAAACCCTTGAAGTCTCCCCCGAGGATGCCCGCGTCGGTCGTCGCCGCCGCACTTGTCGAATCGAGCACCAGGGTGCTCCCCGAGATCGTCTCGTTCCCATGCGAACCCACCGGCGTCCATGGGGCCGCAGATTCTTCGGGGGCCTCGTCCCCTTCATACGAGACGTAGATGGTGGGCGCCGTTTGCTGGGGGTTTGTGGGCAGTACCAGGTACCGCACGAAGTCCCAGGTGCTAACGTTCTTGGCCTCACGGCTCAGAGACCCAAAGAATGCGCCCTGCACTTGGTCAAACGGGTCGTTGATTTCACTCAGGTAGGGCAGCTCATCCGAAGTTACCCGTAGGGTCTCCACTACGTCGCCATCCACGTAGAAGCGGATGACCCCGTCCAAGTCCCGAAGAACGCGATAGGAGTGCAGCGTTGACCAGTCGAAGGTAGCCGCCAGCCCTGTCGAGCTTCCACTCGAGAGCCCTCCTGTCCAAGAGGCCGCCACAGAGGGGTCGTTGCCTTGTCCCTTCTTCAAGAAGCCGACTTTGCGGACGCCACCCTCAACGAGAAAGCCCACCAGGGCCACCTTCTCGTCGTCGGACCAGCCCGCCGAGATACCCGTGAAAACCCCGTCTGGCGTCGAGCTGTTGATCAACATGCGCCACGTCATCGCAAAAACATGCGGGAACGTGAGGTCCACTGGGTGAACCCAAAAGAGGGGGTTCCCCGCAGGGTAGGGGCCGTCCGTGTTGTCCTGCATGACCAGGTTGCCCGCGACCACGGAAGCGAGCCCAAGCCCCTGACGAGTCCAAGGGTCCGCGTCAGCCTCCGGCAAGGTATCCGCCGCGTAGGAAACCGAGACCTCGTCGATGGGCCTCGAGAGGGGTGGGTAGGCAATCCGATGGATCGGGGTGTTCAAGAGCAACGAGTTCGGGTCGTTCAGCGCGACCGAGTAGGCTCGCTCGAAAGCCCGATAGTGCAGCTCACGAAGCAGGGGCTGCTCCTGGTTCGCCTCCATGTCGTCGGGTTCAAACGTCGTGGGGGTGATCAGCACGTTGCGGTAGCGGTACGTGTGCTGAGTTGGGCCCTGCCGTCCCGCATCCGTAGTCCAGCCGTTGAGCTTGAACTCATGGGAATTCAAACGACGGATCTCAATCGTGGGGTCAGAAATCCACGAGTAATCCACCTTGACGTCATCGGTGGGGCTCGGAGCCGAGGGCAAGACGATCTGCCCAAGAAGCCCGATGACCGAATCCGGAATGACAGGCACCCCGTTGACACGCACCACCACGTCGGACGGGTCGTCCGCGACTTCCCCCGTCCTTGGGTTGTACAAACGCCAGGTCAGAGACCCGTTGGAGGGATCGGGAAGGCGGAGGTTGGCCTCGAGCCGAAGTCGTGTTGCCGACAGAACCGAAGTGACCTTGTACGAGCCCCCGTTTACCGAAGTTCCGCCAAGCGTGAGGTACATGCCCACGTGATTGGAGTTGAACGCGCCCCCAGGGAGCAGAACCTCGTTCAGCGTGACAGCCCCGAAATACATCGTGGGGGTTGTTTGAATCGTCCCCCCAACGCCGCTGAACAACGTGAGCGACGGTTTCGCGATAGGGCCCTTGTCCGTAAAGATGGAGCGGGTTGTGAGCGGCACAGAGGCCGTGAACGCCGCCTGGTTGAACAAGGGGTCCATCGGGTTGCCCGCGACGTCCTTGGGCGTCCCAAAGGCATTCACGGTCAACGTGTACGACCCAGCCCCAAACCCACTGGTCAACAAAGCCACCGTTCGCATGTCGATAGCTCGAACTTCGTGGATGTACACGGGGGTCGGGCCACTGATTGTGTACTCATCCGGGGACAGCAACGCATCGTCAATGCGCATGTCCTCGTTGAAGGTGACCGTGACCGTCCCGTTGTCCGGCAAAAACTGCACCGAGGCCGTCTGGGGCTTGGTCGAGTTCGCGACGTAAACGGTGCGGCCTGTGAAGTACCGGTTCACCGACTTTCGGCGGATGCCCTTGACCGTGACTTGGTACTGCCTGCCTCGAGTGCCCTCCGTGGTCTTCAGAACCACTTGCTTGATGGCCTGGGTCTGAGCCCAGTACAGATTCCCTGTGCCAGGAACGAACCCCGTACCAGGCACGTAGGTGCCGTTGGAAGGGTCCATCGTGACCAGGGGCTTGTCCGTGGTCAGCACGGTACCGCTGACACTCTCAATGCGGAAATACTCGCGACCGATGAACGAGCGTTGGTCCGGTTCGTCTGTGTCCAAGACGAACAGGTAGCGACCCACGAACGTCGGGTCGAACGTGCCTGTGTATGTGTCGAACAGCCAGGACTTGTTATCGTCTAACTGCTGTGCAACCACCTGCCCCTGCGAGCCCGTTTGGTCCACGTTGAAAACCGGGGTGACCGATTCGATGAGGATCGGGACGCCCCCGTCAATGGGTTCAACCGAGTAGTTGAAGATGTCCGAAACCCCGTCGAGACGAACCTCTTCTGGGAACTCGAGCAGCACCGTCGTATCGTCGAGACTTGTGCTGAGGAGAGTGCCGACCTGAACGCCCTCGAAAAGGGTCAGGGTCTCGGACGAAGCCAAGGCCATGCTGAACTGAACCGAGACATCCTCGGACAGGGTCAGTGTGTCTGATGCGTTCGCCACGAACGGAGAGATGCCCTCCACGATCGTCATTGTCTCAGAGAGCGTGATCGTGCCGCCAAGGTTGAGCGTCTCAGAAAGGGTCAACGTCTCGGTGCTGCTCACGCCCCCAGGGGCGATGTTGAAGGTGTAGCTAACCGCCAAAAGCGTGCTGGAGAGGTCGAGCGCATTGAAGGCTACGGAGACCGCATTCCCGATGGTGAAGTCTGGGTGCGTCACGGTGATGAGCAAGTCGGAGGCGTTCTCGTCCACGAAAGTGATCGTGCCCGAGTAGGGCGCCACGAAGCCTGAGTCCCGAATGACCTGAATCCCATCGAAGGTCAGGTAGATGGTCCCAGGGTCGAACTCCGACGGGGCATTCAAACGGAGCGAGAACGATGTGTTGGGGGCAACCGCGGTAGCATTTGGGGCGGGGGTTGCACTCACCAGGGTAATGCCGCCGGATTCGATCGCGGCACTACCCCAGGGGGTGGTTCCGTATGGTGTCTGCCCGAAGCTCATGCCATTGCCTTGCCATTCAAGGAAAAGTAAACAGGCAAGCCATGAAGGAGCCCCTCAGAAGTTCCAGCTAGAAATGTCCTGCCCCACGCACGCATACAGCGAAGTGTTTACCCCGTAGACCCCATACCCCACGCCACGGGGGTACTGAATACCGTCCGGGTCAGGAAACTCAGTCAACCAAGACACGAAGCGGTTTGCGGTGCTATCCCAGGCGTAATTCACAACGCTCTTGTCACGCACCCAAACCGAAGTTGCCCAGGTACCCCCGAGGGAAGCACCCTCCACGAGAGGGGTGCTGGGGAAACTGTAGTTACCGCCCGAGTAGTTGGCTCCCGCTAAAGGTAAATACGAAGCGATTGTGCCAACACTCTTGCCGGTCGAGGAGTACCAACCACCACTTGCAACAACAACTGAGGGGACCGTGTACGAAATAACTCGAGACGCGCTCGCAAAGTTGCCGCCGCCAGCAGTAACCACAGAGGTTACTGCCCCAAGGCTCCTCGTGTTTGTGGTGAAATTGGCCAAGGGTCACCTTAGAGCGTCGGCGCGGTATTGTTCTCCCACGGCACAACATGAGTGGAATCCACCCAAGCATAAGCATCCGTAGTGAGATTGGCCGTATCCGGGTAGGCTCGAGAGAAATTGCCCCCAAAAGCTAGGCGCTGAAAGATGCCCTTGAACCCATAGTTGGTAGCGCCATCAACTTGAAGTCGAAAGAGGCCCGCGAACAGGTAATACTCCTCGTTGCTGTCAAACGGGTTCGGGGAAACACTCTGATTCGCCGCAGTAGGAGGGATTGGCCCAACGGTACCCGAAGCAGTCGAAGCGGTCCAATGCCAGTTGGTGAAGCTAGCCCCGCTAAGACCGTACTTTGACCAGGCGAAAGTGGAAGTGTTGATCGGAGACAAAACGGCGGAGGTGACAAGACCTGCGGTGAGGTTGATGAAAATGCCTACGGGGGACGTGTCCAAGGCGTTCGTGTTATTGAGGCCGTCAAAGAAAATCCGCGTACGCGGCGTACCGGTCGTGTTGTCAGTAGTGAAGAAAAAGAATGAGTAGACGTTGGTACTCACAACATCACTGAAAGCGATGCTGTGGCACTTGTACGTGTTGTCCGTGTTGAAGAGCGCCACGCCAGTAGGGGCAGCATCGGTACCAGAGCCAAGGATCACGCCCTCATCAGTTGCTGAAGGAGTTTGAGTGATTCCAGGGGTACCGCCTGTGAACTTAGCGCTCTCGGAAAATTTGACGCGCCAAAGCAGGTTCGTAGTCGTTCGCTGGAAAGTGAACTCCCGCTGAGTCCCCGGATCTTGGATACGAAACCACGCGTTGGTCGCGGCCAAAGAGGTCGAGAGCGTGATCTGGTCTCCGGTCGAGTTGTAGGTGGTGCCATTCGAACTCGACTTGACGACCCAGCCCGCAGAAACCAGCAACTGCTTCAACGAGAAAATCGCAGCAGCCCCGGTCGCAGGAGTTTGATTGACCGAAGTAAACTTCGCCATGGTACCTCACATCTGCGCGGCGGTATTGTCTTCCCACGGCACCGCAAAATCCGTGGAAGTCAGCACGTAGGAATTGCTGGTAATACTTTCCGTGAACGGGTAGGACCTTGCAAAATTCGTCACGTAGGCCAGACGCTGGCAAAACCCCTTGAACATAAGATTGGTGTCTGTGCTCGCCCGGTACAACCCCACCAGTTTCAGCAGTAGCTCATTACCACTGTAGATGTCCGGGCCAACACCGTTTCCTGCCGTAGTCGCTGGCACATAAGCCGTGCCGATGTTGGCAATCGCCCACACCTTCCAGTTAGTGAAGGCTGCGCCGCTGAGCCCGTACTTGTACCAACCCCAAACCCACGTAAGAACTGTACCAGACATGAGAGTGCCAGCACTGAAGGCACCCGAGGAGTTCACCAGGAAGATCCCTAGCGGAGAAACGTCGGCCGCGTTTACCGGTGACAAACCGTCCACGAAAAACCGGGTTCGAATGTTTCCGGAGTTCGGGTAGTCCGTGGTGAAGAAGAAGAACGAGTACACGTTGGTCGCTACCGCATCGCTGAAAGCGATCGCATGGCACCGATAGGTCGCATCCGTGTTGAAGAGAGCTGCACCAGTAGGGGAAGCATCGGTACCCGAACCGAAGATCACACCCTCGTCGGTCGCAGAAGGTACCTGGGTAACGCCAGGAGTGCCCCCTGTGAACTTGGACGACTCAGAGAATTTGATCCGCCACAGCGTGTTGTTGGTCGTCCTCTGGAAAACAAACTCTCGCCGTGTCCCAGGGTCCTGAATGCGGAACCACGCGTTGGTCGCGGCCAGAGACGTTGTGCCTGTGATCTGGTCCCCGGTCGAGTTGTAGGTGGTACCATCACTCGAGGCTTTGACTGACCAGCTCGCGTTCACGAGCGTTTGCTTGAGGCGGTAAACCGCTTCGGCACCAGTCGCTGGAAGGTTGTTGACTGAGGTGAACTTAGCCATAGGTCAGTTCCATCCCGTGCGGTCACGCCCCACGTAGGTATAGCCAGAAGTGTTTGTTCCAAACGCCCCATACCCAGAACCCGAGGGGTAGAACTGCCCCTGGGGATCAGGCTGCTGCGTCCTCCACGTAACGATTCGACCTGCAATCGAGTCCCATACCGAGTTGATGATAGACAGATTTCGCGAAGGCCAAACCGAAGTCTGATAGTTTCCGCTGTTCTTGGGACCCTCAATCAAAGGGGTAGCCGGAAAGCTGTGGTTGCTACCCGAGTAGTTAGCGCCCGCAAGAGCCACATAAATGGCAGTTGTGGCTGAAAGCGAACGAGGAGTGGTTGCATAAGTACCGCCTGAAGCGGTCGCGATTATCCCAATCGTCGTTGGGATAGAACGAGAAGCTCCAGCGAAGTTGCCCCCAGAGGCGGTCGCGATTACCCCAACCGTCGAGAGAGTGCGACTATTGCCCGTGAAGTTCGCCATAAGGCTCTACCTCAGAGAATCGCCGCGGTACTGTTTTCCCACGGAATCACGAAAGTCGTGTTGACCCAGACATAGGCATCCGTGGTCAGGTTCAACGTGTCCGGATAGGTTCGAGCCGAGTTCATGTTGAGAGCCATGCGCTGGCTGATGCCTTTGTAGTGCTGGGAGGTGTCCGTGCTATCCCGGAAAGCCCCGCAAATTTTGGCAACGTCCTCGTCCCCCGCGTAACCGTTCGGGGAAACGCTCACGCTGTAAGGAGGAACCGATGTCGCCGCCGAAGAACCTGTCGCAGTGCGGGTGAGCCCAAACATACGATAAACGTTGAACGCCGCGCCGCTGAGCCCGTACTTGTACCAAGCCCTTATGATGTTGAGGGTGATAGTGACATTGTGGACATCTGTAGACGTCAAAATCGCAGTCTTGTACGCCGCAACGATGAAAAGAGGGGAGGTGTCTTGTGCGTTAGAGCTGTGGACGCCCGAAACAAAGAAGTAGGTACGAGTCAAGCCCGTGGTGAAATCCGTAGTGAAGAAATAAACGTCGTAGACGTTGGTACTCACTACGTCGCTAAAACAGATAGCGTGGCTGCGATAGGTCGCATCCGTGTTGAACATCTGCGTACCGGTTGCGGTAGAGTCGGTACCAAGAGCCGACCCGAACAACAGGGCTTCGTCGGTCGCTGTCGGGGTCGTCGTCGCGTTCGGGGTGCCACCCGTGAACTTGGACGACTCGGAGAATTTCACACGCCAGAGCGTGTTGTCCGTGCCTCTCTGGAAGGTGAACTCACGTCGCGTCCCGGGGTCCTGGATACGGAACCAAGCTCGAGTGACGGCAAGAGAAGCAGCTGAGGAGATCTGGTCTCCCGTGCTGTTGTACGTAGTGCCATCTCCGCTCGACTTGACAACCCAACCCGCACTAACCATGCAGGTTTTGAGGCGGTAGATTGCATCCGCCCCTGTCGAGGGAACCTGGTTCACCAGAGTGATCTTCGCCATCGCAGCAACCCCTCAAAGCCTCGCAGACCCAACACAAAGCGCTGGGCATAAGGGGATCACCCGATGCTGAAGCCCGTCCACAAAAGCGAGGCCATGGGGTTGGTCGTAGGAGAGGCGTCCAGATACACCCGAAGTTCGTAAACTCGAGCAGTGTTGAAAATCTGGTTGGTGTTCGTCCCTGGGCTCGCGGTTTGAGTCAAGGTCTGGTCAATCACGTTGTAGAGGTTGACGTTCGCGAACGGAATCACGACCTGGCTTCGCAGCACCGGAGCAAAGCTCGTCCCGCCTGGGCCAAGGTCATAGAGGCTCATCGTGAGGCTCGCCGAGCTGTCCGTGGTCGAGAACATCGCCACCATGCGGAGCTTGACCGTGGTTGTGCTGTAGAGGGTCGGGTCGAAGTAGAACCCACCCATCGATTGAGTTACACGAGCCAACGTGATGGTGCGCCCGGAGGCCGCCGTGAGCTGGATACCGGACAGGCCGCCCGTACCGCCCGGGATCGTCACCGTGATGGGGTTCGTCCCGCTTGCGGTGACGCCAGCCCCCACGAAGTTGATGGAGGTGACGCTCGAGGACAGAGCAGAGCCTTCATCCGAAACCGTGATAGCCGGGGTTGGGACGTTGACCGTGACCGCCGTGGTGCCAGAAGCCGTTACGCCGCCACCAGTGAAGTTGATGGAGGTGACGGCAGCCGAGAGGGTTGAGCCCTCATCCTGCACCGTCAGGGCACTACCAGCACTACCCGGGATCGTCACCGTCACTGACGAGGTGCCCGTCGCAGTGACCCCAGCACCGACGAAATCGATCGAGGTGACAGCAGCCGAGAGCGGAGTCCCTTCGTCCGAAACCGTGAGAGCGCTTCCCGTACTACCAGGAATCGTGACGGTTACCGCAGACGTTCCTGTGGCGGTTACACCTGCCCCAACGAAGTTGAGCGAAGTAACTCCCGAGGTGAGGGTTGAGCCCTCATCCTGGACAGTCAAGTTACTAGCAGGGATCGTCACCGTGACGTTCGAGGTGCCCGTGGCTGTTACGCCACCGCCTACGAAATTGAGAGTGGAGAGCGCTGTAGTGAGGTTCGAACCCTCGTCTTGAACCGTGACGCCGGGGACCGTGACCGTGACCGCTGTAGTCCCTGTGGAGGTGACTCCTGCCCCTACAAAGTTGAGCGACGTGACGGCCGTCGAAAGGGTTGAACCCTCATCCTGGACCGTCAGGGCACTCCCGGTGCTGCCAGGGATCGTGACCGTGACCGAAGAGGTACCCGTAGCAGTGACGCCCGCCCCCACAAAATTCAGCGACGAAACCGAACTCGAAAGGGTTGAACCCTCATCCTGTACCGTGATGGCTGGGGTCGGGATCGTCACTGTGACCGACGAAGTTCCCGTTGCGGTTACGCCACCCCCAACGAAGTTCATGGAGGTCACACTCGAGGAGAGCGTGGAACCTTCGTCCTGCACTGTCAGAGAATTGCCCGGGATGTTGACCGTTACTGCCGAGGTTCCTGATGCAGTAACCCCCGCACCGGTAAAGTTCAGCGATGCGGCCCCCGACGTAAGCGTGACCCCCTCGTCCTGCACCGTGAGGGGGTTGCCCGGGACGTTGACGGTAACGGCTGTGGTACCTGATGCTGTAATGCCTGCGCCAGTGAAGTTCAGAGACGCAACGCCGGTAGAAAGCGTCGAGCCCTCGTCCTGCACCTCCAACCCGGGGATCGTGACCGTGACGGCTGTCGTACCGCTCGAGGCGACTCCTGCCCCCGTGAAATCGATGGACGAGACCGAGTTGGAAAGGGTTGAACCCTCGTCCGAGACCGTGAGGGTGCTGGCCGGGACGTCCCAGACGTCGATGATGGTGTCGTCTACAAGAGGCCCGCCGAAAGGGGGAGGGTTCGGATACGCCGAGCCCGGAGAGGTCGAAACCCAGGTGACGTAAGTGGTGCCAGGGGCGCCGGAGTCCCTGGCTCGCTTCTTGTAGAAGAGGGTCATGTCGAGTCTGCCTCAACCACGCAAAGCATAGGTCAAATATGGGTTCTCAGATTTGACTGCTGCCACTAAAACCAGGTGTGCCTTCCCCAGCACGAAACCATGAGTCGCCTAAGTCTGATCCAGTTTCCATTGCCAGTAGTTTGTATACGCCTGGATCTCGTCCTCGCCCCATTCCCTATCGTCGATGAAGGCGTCAAGGAAACCACCAGCCTGGAAGGCGGATAAGTTCGTGTTCTTGCCGAGCGTCATGGGGCTGGTTGCTGCGATGGAGTTCCCCAGTGATGCGCCGTTCTTCCAACCGATTCGCGTGCCGTTGATGTACATCGCAGCGTAGTCAGCAACTGCCCCTCCGGTCTGCACAGTTTTCGACGAGATGCCTTGCCGAAACAAACAAATCGCCTTCGTGAACGAGTAGGAGGGTCCCGACACGCCCGTAGCGATCGCTGTGCCCAGGTTCACCCAAGCCCCCGCAGGCACAGATAGGTTAGCGTTCAGGTACCAGCCGCAGTTCGAGCCCGACCAGTTGGACATGGTCACTGAGCCCGAATAGAGAACGATGCCAGCTGTGGCCATCGGGATAGTCGAGGTGTTGAGCCACGACCAGTCGGCCGCACTGGCCCCCGCAATGGATTGGCTCGCACCGTCAAATGTCAGCACGGGCAGCCCAATACCTGTCGTGGTGGTAAGCGTGGCAGTGCCTGTCAAATTCTTGGGGATCCTGCCCATGTCAGTCAGCGTGCCGCCGCTGAATTTGTGCGGGCGAAACCAATTTCGAGGCTGCTTCCACAGATGATTTTGAAAGCGGGCAATGACAGGCACGGTGCACCCCTAAATCTGGTCGAGCTTCCACTTCCAGTAGTTCGTGTATGCCTGGATTTCGTCCTCACCCCACTCACGATCGTCCACGAACAGGTCTAGGAACCCGCCAGCCACAAAGGCATTCGTACTGAGGTTTTTACCCACTTGGAATGGGATCGCCGGATTGACCGCGCCAGCGGTCCAAGTGCCCGCAGCGCGGTGGCCCACACGAAGGCCGTTGACGTACGCGGCTCCGGTATCGAAACCTGTGCTTGGCGAAACTGATGTCCTTGTTGGTGGCGCAACACGAAACACAACCACTTGCTTGCCTGCAACGTTGCAGCCGGAAGCGCCGCACCGATAGAGCAGCGTCCCCGACGTGGTCTGGATGGCAAGGTCGGTGCCCGTGCTGCCCCACGCCAATCCGAAGACACCTGCCGTACCTGCCCCGCCCCATGTTCCAGGTTGGATCGTTCCAGTGTATACGACCCCGCCCATGGTGAAGGGGCCGGTCTGCATGAAGAACCAGTCCGCCACGCTGGACGCAGCCAGATACTCGCTGGTGCCATTGAACGAGCAGCCCCACCCGCCATTCGTTAACGTCAGAGTGGCCGAACCTGTGGTGAAGTTTTTGGGCGAACGCCCCGAGTCGAGATATGACCCAGCCGCCTGCATTCGCCCCGGATTGTACCAATGAAGCGGCTGTTGCCACTGCTCATTCACGGCGCGCGCCAAGTAAGCCATCAGATCAGCCCCAACTTGTAATGCCAAAACCGTGTGTAGGCATAAACCTCGTCGTCCATCCACTCACGATTGTCGAGGAAGAAGTCGAGAAAGGTTCCCGCCTGAAAGCCTGACTGTGTAGAAGTCTTGCCAATGATGAGGGGACCCGCGGGAGTGACTGAGTTTGTGGTCCACGTTGAGTTCTTGAAGCCATAACGCCACCCATTGAAATAGCCGAAGCCCCACTCAATCTGCACACCGCCGATCGATGTGTGCGAAGACAACCCGCACCTGAAAACATGAACGGCTTTCACCGCAGGCATCACCTGGTTCATTACTCGCCAGACCGCCGAACCCGCGTTGGACATGAGACAGTCGGCCGATGCCGACCCTGGACCTGCGTTTACGGAAATCCCAGTGTTGGTCACGGCTGTGCGCGTGCACGGCGACATGATGCCCGTGTAAACCACCAGGCCCATCGTCCACGATGTATTGTGCAAGTAGGTCCAGTCCGCAGCCGCAGCGGCTGACAGGGACTGGCTGGTGCCGTTGAACGAGCCGTAAAGCACACCATTGCTGGTCGTGGTGCTCATGGTGCCGGTTAGGTTCTTGGCCGTACCTGAGCCCGAATCGGACAGCGTGCCACCGCTGTAGTCCTGTGGGCGCCAGCGATGATCGACCGACCGAACGAACAAAGGCTCAGTGCGTTGAAGGCGCGGCATTGGTTACCCCACCAGATGCCAGTTGGTACCATCTGCCATGAAATATGCTGACTCGCCGTCAGAGATCATGACCCACGAGGACGAAGTCTTGCTCAACGGGGTGACGATATTCCCCGTAAAAGCCACGGTAACTTGGTAGCCATAAGCCGGACCCTCTATTTTGACCGCAATCTGTGCACCGTTTGTTGCTGTCGGCAAATTCACGGTAAGGTTGGCTGAGGCTGCAAAAGGGTCAACTCGTACGAAATCCCCCGCCGCTGCGTTGTAGGTAGCAGTTTTTACCGCAGTAAACGTGTACGGGTTACTGCTAACGCCCGGGATCGTCACCGTGACCGGGTTCGTCCCGCTTGCGGTGACGCCTGCACCGGTGAAATTGATCGTAGTGACACTCGAGGAAAGCGTGGACCCTTCGTCCTGAACCGTAATCACCGGGGTTGGGACGTTGACCGTGACCGACGAGGTACCCGTCGCAGTCACACCGCCGCCAGTGAAGTTCAGCGAAGTGACCGCGCTCGAAAGGGTCGAACCCTCATCCTGAACCGTCAACGAACTTCCAGGAACCGTAACCGTGATGTTCCCCGTTCCGCTCGCGGTAACACCACTGCCAACGAAGTTCAGCGAAGTGACGTTGGTTGAGAGTGTCGAACCCTCATCCTGAACCGTGATCGCGGGGCTTGGAATGGTGACCGTGACTGCCGTTGTCCCCGTAGCAGTGACGCCCCCTCCCACGAAGTCGATGGAGGTAACCGCAGCCGAAAGCGTGGAGCCTTCATCTTTGACAGTAAGAGCGCTCCCACCTCCAGGAATCGTGACCGTGACAGCAGAGGCACCTGTGGCTGTGACCCCTGCGCCAACGAAATCGATCGACGCGACTGTGGTTGAAAGCGGAGTGCCTTCATCTGAAACCGTGAGAGCTGTGGCGGGGATCGTCACCGTGACCGACGGCCCACCGGTTGCCGTAACCCCAGCTCCGACGAAGTTGAGAGTGGTGGCAGCCGTAGTGAGGGTGGAACCCTCGTCCTGTACCGTCAACGAACTCCCGGGGACCGAGACCGTCACCGTTCCTGTCCCCGACGCCGTGACCCCCGCGCCGGTGAAGTTCAGGGTGGAGACGCTCGAGGAGAGCGTGGAACCCTCATCCTGTACCGTGAGAGAGCTGCCCGGGACCGTCACCGTGACCGCTGTGGTACCCGTGGCCGTGACCCCTGCGCCCACGAAGTCGATCGAGGTCACCGCACTCGAGAGGGTGGAACCTTCGTCCTGAACCGTGATGGTGGGAGCTGGGACGTTGACCGTCACCGTCCCAGGGCCGCCGCTCGAGGTGACCCCCGCGCCGGTGAAGTTCAGGGTCGTCGCCGCGGTCGAAACCGGAGTCCCTTCATCCTGCACCGTGAGCCCAGGGACGTTGACCGTGACTGCCGTTGTCCCCGTCGCTGTAATCCCTGCGCCGGTGAAATTGATCGATGTGGCGGCGCTCGAGAGCGTCGAGCCCTCATCCTGAATGGTCAGCCCAGCCGATTCGGCCGCATGCTCAACCGAGTAGTACCACTGGACGCCCGAGCCAAAGTCTCGAGCCACAGCGTGCACCACCGAGACCGCGTTGGCCGCCGGGTTGATCGTCACCGTGGGGTCAACAGGTACCCAGTTCGAACCAAACGCCAGAGTCCGCCCGCCCGTGGCGTCCTGCTTGACCGCCACCCAGAGGAGCTTGGTCGCCGAGGAGTGGGTAGGATTCCCGAGCGTCCGGTTGCCCCCCAGCGTGACCTGGAAATGGTCGCCAAGCTCGAGGTCAATAGCGATGGTCGCAGCATCTGTCAGAGTGACGACGTCGCCAAACACCTCCCACACATCGACAATCATCTCTTCCGAGAGAGGGCCGCCGAAGGGGGGACTAAAGGGGTATGCCAGGCTGGCAGAGGTCGTCACCCAGGTCACGTAGGCTGGGGTAACGGACCCTGTATCTCTAGCTCGTTTCTTGTAGTACCGAGCCATTCTTCAACCCCACTGAATGACCAGCTTGGCACTCGTGCATGTCACCCGGTCCGTAGGGCCACCAGAAGACGTCATACGAAGAACAACCTCGTACTCCTTCTCCCCTGCGGGCAACGTGACAACCTCCTCGACAAGGGCCGGGACGTCAGAAGCCGTGGTGAGAGTGTTGCTGACGTATGCCCCGTCCGTGACGTTGTAGAGCCTCACCTCAGCAGTCTTCCCCGAGGTGGCTTCAATCAGCGCCCGAAAGGTGGTGATCGCCGTGGAAGGGAACTTCGAAGGGTTGACCGTGCCCGTGCCGATACGGGTAGAAATCGTCTGGTCAGTAGACCGGTTGCCCGCTACAAGCTCGAACTCCTCCGAAACCCTCTCCACGTTCGTGCCCAGAACGCTCGAGTTGGCCAGATACCAGGCTGTCCCGTTGGAGGCGAACTCGAGGTCGTACCGAACGTAGGAAACGCCTGTAGGGGGCGCCTGGAGCGTCAGAAGGGCCGTCCCGCCCACCCCGTTCTTGATCGTCAGTCCTCCGGCACCCGGTTGCAGCTCAACCCAATACCGGAACGTCTTGCCCTCGCCCGGGGCCGGAGAAACCACCAGCTCCTCCGTGTAGAGCCCCGCACCGGTGAGGGTCAGCATCCGATACGGCTTGCTCGAGCCGTCCGTGACTTGAACCGTGACCGGGGAGCCCGACGTGTGGGCGACCGTTTGAATGTGCCCGACGTACCGCCCAACCTTTGCCTTGAGGAACCGTAGATAGGCGTCAAGTTGGGAGTTCGTCGAGGCATTCGCCCGGCCAGCCCAGCCCGCTTTTTGGGCCGCAACCGACTGGTTGGTCATGTTGCCGGTCTGACCCGCCGAGGGGAGCGTGAGCCCATCCTCGTCCACCACACCGAAGAACTTGAAGTCCGTGGTGATCGTGGCGCCTTCAGTGCGGGTCAGCTTGATGATGTAGGTACCATCAAGAGTAGGGGTCACCGTCGCCACCTGAGCGGTAGAGTTGGTAACGGTCGGAGCAGAGGACAAAGGCGCTGGCCATGACACGACCTCCCAGAGGTACGAGGTCGCCCCCGCACCCCCAGCATCGGTCATCGTGACAACCTGGTTCGCACTGAAGCCGAACACGGATTGCCCGTTGCCCCCAACGATTACCCCTTGGGTAAACTGACAGGTCGCTACGGCCATGATTTCACGCCAAGGTGATCGAGAAGGTCACCGTCAAAGTGTCGTTGGTAAAGAGAGTACGCTGCGAGAACTGGATCTCGTGCGCCATCGTGCCTGCACTGGACAGGTCGAACAGGGCAGTCTTCTGCACACCCTGAGACGAAATGCCCGTATAGGTGAAGATCTTCTGAACGACCGTCTGGGTACCTGAGCCAGTCGGAAGAGTCACCGTGCCCAACGCACGGTCGAGCCCGTTACCGGTCAGCTCACTCGCCAAAGTCGTATCGCCCGCCGCAGGAGCCGCCGCATCGTTCGACAAAGCGATGTAGTTGAAACCGCCACCGAGGCCCGAGCGTTGACCCGCCGACCCGTAGATGTACGTGTGGATCTGACGGCGCCCGGCATCCGTGACGATGTTCCACGACTCCTGCTCGTCGATCACCTTGAGAAGATAGAGGCCCGACTTCTCATCGAAGTCATAGGGCCTCTCGTGGCGAATGAAAGCCTTGGCCCGGGGCCCCTGCATCTGGATCGTCGGCAGCATGTACGGTTCCTCCTACTCTCTTCAAAAATCCATCGAATGATCTTCGGACACGACCGACTTGTTTTCCTTGACCCCCAGACGGTCTCTGTCTTTGAGCCCTCTTGGGTAAACTCGGAAGTCGTCGTACCAATAGTTGGCAAGTCTCCAACGCATTGCGTCGTTGACCTTCCCTGTCGTATCTGCATTCGGGGTGTATGTGTCTCGAAAGATGTACCGAATGCGGAAAAGCGTGTGCGCCGGTCTCAGGATGTCCAAAATGAGCCGGATATTCGAGTCCAGAGAGAACACCTCGGAGGGGAAGCCTCCGAGCGAGTCAATGTCGATCTGGAACCCGAACTGGTCAGAAATGTCGAGGCCAGAAGCCCCCGCACGCACGAGGAGGAAGTTCTCCGTGATGGTCACGTTGTTCGAAACGAACAGCTGCACGCCATCACGCATGCTCCCAGGTACCGAGCCCTGGAAATAGATGCGGATCACGTTGAGCAGGAACTGCTTGAACTCCTGGTCGTCGAACGTCGTGATCGGAAGCTTGCCGTTCAAGAAGACCAGGTACCCAATGATGCTGTAGAGGAACTCCGAGCGCGTGTTCTTGAAGTCCCCGTCCAGGCTCACGTCCTCAAGCGCCAGCTCGAGCTTGGAAAGCTCCACCGCCACAGCCTTCAACTCGTTCGTGTAGTTGGGGCCCTGGACCGTTGAGATGTAGTTCGAGGGAAGCAGGTTGAGGAGGTTCGTGAAAATCGACTGCGCCCGCGTAGCAAGGCGGAGGTTGTATTCCTTGCCTTGCTGCTGGATCGTGTAGTTGAGTCGATTCGGGTCTTGAACAAGCCTCGGCATACTTCACCTCAAGTGGCTGTCCTGAAAGTGATCGTGAAGTTGCCAAGCTCCACGAACTCGACACCCGAAGCGGAGACGTCCTTGGAGCCCGAGTCCCCACGAACCACGTACGAGACGGCATAGCCGTGGTTCCCCGGAAGGTCCGAAGAGGGCAGGGCAACTACAACGTGATTGGCAGTACGGCGAAGCAACTCAGCCTCCTGTGCAGCCGCTGTTGTGAACCCAGCAGCGAGCAACGTGGCCGAATCTGTGTACCCCGCAATGAGGGCCCCCGAAGACCCAATAATGTACGCCTGGTTAGATGCGCTTGCGACGAGTGCCAAAGTCGCAGACAAAGTCATAGCCTCGTCATCTTGGAACACGCCCTTGTGTTCCGTGGTGAGGCCGCCGCCATCAGTCGTTGGGGATTGCAACGGAGCGGTGAGGATGAAAGCCAAGTTCCCGCCAATACCCAGCGAGGTCAGCTCAAGACTTGCCGAGGAGAGGCTCTCCCGGAGCTTACGGGAACCATCCGCATAGGCCATGCGCGCGAAGGGGACGACCTGGAAATCGACCCCCGTTGTGGAGTCGATGGCATTGATCATGTCGCTCTGGGCAACACCCTGACCAATCGTGCGCTTGTTGAGTTCGAGGCTGGCATTTGACCGGATGGCCGGGTCAGCCTTGTCCCTGGTGGCGCCGGAGAGCAACTGGACCGTCGTCTCAATGTCGATGGAGTTGTTGATCGCCTGCTTGACGATGACATCCGCCGTTACGTGGCGACGAGAGTTGATCGTCCGCTGGAGCTGCTGAAGCAGGTCGTTGATCACGTAAGTGACCGTGAAATTCTCATCATGGACGTAGTCCACAGAGACCGCTGCGCCGTTCACGATGTCCGAGGTGGCGGTACGAACAATACGCACAGGGGTCGTGGCAGTACCGTCGATGACCTGGTAATCCGGGTTCGTGGCATCAGGCCCGTCATACTCGATGGAGCGGTCGGCATTGAACACTCGAATGGTCTTGGTGTTGATGCCGATGCTGAGAAGGGGCTCCTCGATGAACCCAATCAGCGTATGCACTTCATCGTTCACCGTGATGGTTTCACCCGAGGGGATACCGCCCACTTGGTTGATGGAGAGGTAGTCGCTTGCAATGGTGCTTTCACCCTCGAGCAGCGGGTCCTCGGTCTTGTAGAGGTTGTACCCAAGCGACGTGTCCAAAGTGCCGGAAACTTCGCCCACAACCGAAACTACGCGTCGAACCGGCTGCAACGAGAACTTGAACTGGTTCACGACGCGGAACCGGTAGTCGGCCGTGACCACGTCATCGATATTGGTCGCAACTTGACCTACGAGCGAGGGGTCAAGCTTGAACGTCTGGTAGTCGATGATCTGGGCGTTGGTCAGAAGGTAGTCCAAACCCTGAGTCACGTTTCGGACGCCAAGGCCCTGGCCCGAATTGTCGAGCAGCTCGACAATCGGGGTATTCACCGTGACGCGGCTGTCCTGAACCCGGAAGGTGAGGGTTGGTAGGTCGATGATCTGGCAGATGATGTCGCGCGCAATCTCGAACGTGAACGCGAACTTCTCCGAGACCTGACGTTCACGAAGACCCTGAACCCAGATATCAACTTTGCCCCCGATGTGCTTGTGCCGAACCAGGTCGTAGTCGCGCATCATGAGGTCGTCGCCCGACTTCACGACCTTGGCTTTGATGACCCCTACCTGCTCGGCCGACGTCGAGGTGTAGCCACCCTCGGTACCCGTATCGACCGACACGAAGCCAAGGAGCGCTCGAGCAGCAAGGTCGGCATTCGACTCGCGGTCCGCACCAAAGACCGTGGCCTCCAGGTTCGTGACCAGAAGCCCCGTGACGCCTTGAGAGCTGGTAATCTGACCGGCTGGGCGGTTACCCACTTCGCCGAGGGTCTCCGCCACGATATCGACAGTGATTTCGTAACGCTTGCGGTCGAAGTTGTAGTAGGAATCCGCCTGGGCGGCGGACATGACGTAGGTGCCACCGACACGGTAACGCACCGACGGGATGCCCAAAGAGCTATCCGCACTGGTGCTCACGATGGTGCCAGCGGGGATTGGAAGGTCGAAGGTCGGCCGAGACGTCGTGTAGAAGACCTCTTGCCCCACTGCCGGACGGCCAGGGAGGCGAGTCTTGTTCACGTTGGCAGCGAGCTTGTCAAAAGCCGAGTCGATGAGCGACTGAACCGCTGCGTCAGTCGAGTAGCCCAAGGCCGCCTTCAAAGCCGTCTTGTAGGCGCTGCTCGCGACCGGGTCCGATACCCCATCCCCGTTCGCATCATCGATTTGAAGCAGGGTCAGGAAGCTCTGGGCCCGGTGGATGAAGTCGAGCAGGAAGTAGAGACGCTCAGCTTCGGAAGAGAACGGGTCGATGGACACGTCGCGGGTAGTCGAGCCAGGGATGAGGCTGATCTCCTGGTCCACCCGCTGAATCGCCGCAACGTAATCGGTCAGAACCTGAAACTGGGTGCGGCCCGGAAGGTCCCTGATGGCCGTGTCGATGGTCAGAGGTGTCCCAAGCACTTCCTGAGAAAAGGCGCTCTCAACCTCCACCGAGGTGGCGCTGTCGAAGTAAACCCCCGTCACAACATAGTAGAGAGGGTCCGTATCGGCCACCGAAGCGAACTGGTCGCTATTCAGGATGCCGGTACCTCCCGACCGATAGTGACGAAATCTCGCGTACTGGGTCAGGGTCCGCTCTTGAAGCGTCGAGGTGAAACGTAGGTCCCCCGAGTAGTCGGTGACCGTGTAGGTCTGGTCGAGGCGCGTCGAGATTTCATTCCCGAACACGTCCTCCTCGGTCACCTTGACCCGGATGACATTACCCGTCTCATTCCGTGTCCAAACGGTGGACTCATCCCCAATGTCTGACGTCGTTTCGTCGTAAACACCCGAGGCCGACGTGATGAGATTCTCGTTCAGGAGAAAGTAGCCCGTGGTACCCGCGGGGGACGTCGAGGCGTAGACGTTGAACCCTTGGAAAATAGCCGTTTCTGTGGCCCCGTAAGCACCTTGCTCGATGGTTGCGGGGATAGCCGCCAGAATATCCACCGCATCTCGACGCCGCCGAACCTTGATGCCCGAGGGGATGTCCACCTGGGCCACGTCGCTCTGTCGGATTTTCGTGACCGAAACCAGAGCCGTTGCGCTGACCCCGCCAACGATATCGATGGTGCGCACCAAAATCGTGTTGAGGCCAGGCTCGAGGATCAACCCTTCCGTGTACGAACTCGGGTTCGGAATCGTGAACGCGGGCAGGTCGAAGCTCACCAGGGTAGGGTCAGAAACGAACGCCCCGCCGTTGATCGAAACCTGGATATCCACTGCCGAGGTATCCGCGAGGCCCTCGATGAAGATCGAGCTGCGGTTCGTACTGAACACGAGGTTTTGGGTGTACCCCGATCCATCCCTGAGTTTAATCTGCGGTGCAGTGGCCATGGGTCATCCAACCAACGTGTAGTTGTTGAGGCTCTGACGAAACACGCCCTGAGATTGCGTGTTGCCGAGCAGATTTGTGGGCTGAGGGAGCTTCAGTCCTCGAGACAGCACGATGGGCTTGAAGCTGCGATTCTGAACCTCGATGTTCACGAAAATGACCGTCGGGTCCTGCTGGCTTTGCTCCAAGTTGACGCCAGTAAGACGAAACGGGTACTCCTCGTCGGACACGATTTGACCTACCGTTTCCTCCTGCTGGCGCTTGATGCTCTGCCAACGAGCGAAGGTCGAGTAGATGTCCGAGGTGATGGTGTTTTGAATGACGCCGGTGGCCGAGTTTTTGTTGCCAATGCGCTCGACAATCGTTGTGCCGTACCAGGGGTGGAAGGGGTTTGACCCTCGAGCTGTGTACGTGACCTTGAGCAGCTCTTGGATGAGCAGAGCTTCATCACGAGCTTCGCCAACGTTGCCGTCCACGCTGTAGCGCCAGTCGTTCTCGACCCCGAGGCCACCACACCGACGGCACTCCTCCCGCACCGTAGCGTAGGAGACTTCCACGAAGTTGTCTCCCGCCTGCAAGGTGTCATCGAAGTACACGAAGCGCTTAGGGCGGTCCCCCAACGTGTTCGGAGCAACTACCAGGGTCCAACCCGGGAAAGCGTCCTTGCCACGGAAAACTCGATCCGTGGAGACGCCCAAGAGCGAAGCCATGGTGCTCGAGCCCAGGATCATGAAAGTTGCGTCCTGGCCCGCCAGGGAGGTTCGAATACCGATTCGGTTGCGGTCGGCGAAAAACACGAGACCTGGGAACCGCGCCGTGAGAGCATCTGCAAGCCGAGCTGGCTGCACCTGTGCTGCTTGGGGCAACGTGACCGTCAAGGGAGGATCCGTGTTCACCTTGATGGTCAGCGTATTGTTCGCCGAGGTGATGTTGAACGGACCTTCCTTGGTACCCGTCACCCGAGCTTGAACTTGTACCCCCGAAGAGGGTACATCGATCTGCCCGTTGAGCCGCACCACCACAGAGCCCGCCGAAGAGATAGGGCGAAGCGGGATTGCGGTCTGGCGGTCGGATTGGACATAGAGGAACTCGTCAGCAACCCTGTGCTCACAGATCTGGTCAATCTGACGGTCATAACTCATTGTCCACTGCCCTCCCCTACGACCACGTAGCCAGAGTTCGTGCGCTCCACCGAGACCCCGCTGGTCGGGGTTCTGCCACCAGGCTCGTACGAAGACATGGGGGCATAGATGAACTTTCCGAACTCGTCCCGGCCTGCATCATCCGCAATGGCACGATAGGTCGGGTCAGTGAACAGCTGCTTCACAAAGGCAACCAAGTTCTCGAGCGACCCGTCCGCCTCAGCGGTACCGCGAATCGACGTCAACTTGGAGATTTCGTCCTGGAGCTGGTCCGAGTAATCCACCGTCCGGCGGATCTTGCGCTCAAGTCGTTCAAGGCGCTCGAGGTCGTCCGCTATCCATGCTTTGATGGTACGGACAGCATTCCCCGAGGGCCCATCAGAAAGGCCCGCCGCAGGAATGGGCTCACCGTTCGAAAGGATTTTCGAGTTGGCAAGCTCGTTACCCTTGGGGCGAGTGATTGCCTGCCCCATGGTTCGCATTTGAAGGTCGTAGAACGGGTCCCCGCCAAGGACCTCATACGCCGCAATGAGCTGCCCGATATACGTGGTCGCAGCGCCCCCGCTGCCCGTCGTGTATGAAACTGGCTTGCCTGCCGTGTCGTAGGAGAACTGGAGAAACCCAACTCGCTGGTACTCCACAGACAAGTGCCGAATACGGGCATCAATCAACGGCAACCGGCTACGGGCATACGCCGCAAGCCGGTTGAACTGTGATGCGTTAAAAGTGCCCAGGTAGTCGAACGGCATGACCCTACTTACTCCTGGGGTTTAGAAGATTAGGCTGAAGGCACTGACAAACGCTTGGACGTCGGTACCCACATAGGCCAGCCCAACTCCCGCAGAATAACCGCCAGGACCCGATGGCGGAGGCGTGCCGCCCGCCGTGTCGATAGCCTCAGTCCAACCGGGGAGGCCCTTGTCGGTCTCTGGGACGTTGAGGAAGTAGAAGCCCGCGGAGAATGAATCGAGGTAGTTCAAGATTTCGATCAGGAACTGGATGAACCGCTCGAGCGAGTCGATCTTTCGCACCACAAGGTCGATGAACGCTTTAAGCTCGTCCAGTGCCGACTTGAACCCATCAAGGAGGCCATTGATCTTGGCGATGAGTTCGTACAGGAACCGTCCTGTCCAAGGGATAATGTCTTGGAGCAGAGAGATGGAAACCCAGTCCGGAGAAGTGCCGCCGAGTGAGAACGCCCCGATGAACTGGATCGCACGTTGAAGGTTGAGGCGAACCTCCGCGTTGTAATACGCGTAGTTGTTCGTCACATAAACCTGGGGCACATACTGCTGAGGGAAGTTGGTAGGCAGCGTGTTGTACTGGGCCACCAGCTCTTCCATGGTCGAGGGGGACTCAAGGAACCCCTTGGAGCCCACTGGGAATGGCAAAGCCGCCTTGTAGAGGTTGCGGTACGACGTGAGCCCTTCCCCGCTCTCGTACAGGGACATTGCTGTCGCCCGAGCGAGCTTGGCCGCGTACTGTTTCACGACGAAGAAGTTGTGGACGACGTTTGGGTAGTCGCCGGTCACCGGGTCAGCAGTCACGCTGGTAACCGAGCCATCGCTGGCGAAGGTCACGCCATTGGGGGAGCCATAGACGATTCGAGAATCGAATTGAATGGGGCCCGCGATGTTGGACATCGAGCCCTGCCCGATGAAATCCACCGGGGTTGACCCTGTATTGCGCCCCTCTTCGTCGAAGGTTGAGCCCCCCGGTAGCTCGAGGTGGAAGCCCAACGAGAAAGCCATTTTGAAGGTCTGCTCGAGGGTCTCAATGAGGTCGATGTCGGTCGGAATGGTGTCTGGGAACCGTGTCGTTACGATGGGACTAGGACGCCCCATGACCACCGGGTCATTTGCGTCCGTGCTGGGCCACTCCTGAGTGGCTTGCTTCGTCCTACCATCAACAATCGGGTCCTTGAGGTTGAGGGTGGTACCCGAAACGTCAAGAGAGCCGCTAAAAGCACGAACCCGATAGGTGTAGGTCTTGCCTTTGTCAACGTTCTTGTCGAGGTACCTGAACTTGCCCAGTTGACCAACCAAATAGGCGGCCGTTGCGACACCGGAGTCGATTACGATGTAGTCCTCGAATTTCCGGAAGTAGTCCCCAGTGGGATCGCGCGCCTTTTCATTCCGCTTGATGGGCTTACCGCTCTGCCCTTCGAAGCTTGTCTCCACTTCTGTGGTAACAATCTCTGGGCCTTGAGGGTTGCTCGTGCGCTCGATGAGCCACTTGGGCGGGATGAACTCGCTCGAGATGGTAGCCACAAGATCCGTGAAGCCCGGGTCCGGCGGATACTGATTGGTGGCGAGCGTCCACTCCACTGCAATGCCTTCGATGGTCTGGCTGAACAAGTCAGCCACCCGAAGGATCGGGTCGTCCTTGGCGCCGATGGGGAACGCTTTGACGTTGGCAGGCGCCGTATACTGGGCCGACAACAGCTCCTTCCCAAAGAAGCGGCGAAGGATGTTGACGAGCCGAAGGAGACCAAATTGGGACTCCGAGTCCGCCACGATGAGGACGAAACCGCTCTTCGTCGAACCTGCCACCGGCTGAGGCCGGAACGGGTCTCGGCTGTCATACAGCGAAGACTTGAAGCGCTGGGTAAATGCTTGGTACCCGCCCTTGAACCGATCGAAGTTCGGGTCTTGAGTCGGGTTGGGGAAGTCAAAGTACCCATAGAGGCCAGTGCGACGAAGGCTCTCAAACAGCTGCAACACGAGAGCCAGCAGCGCTTCAACCAACGCTCGAACCGGATTCCCGAAGTCCACCAAGAACAACGAGACCGTTTGAAGCAGGGTTTTGATGATCTCGAGAAAAACTACGAGGGTCTCGAGCGACCCACGCACTTGCTCGAGCAAATCCTTGCCCGGAATCTGAATCTGTAGTGCTTCCCAGTCAGCCATAGCTTCAGCTCCCGTAGGTCATTTTCTCCAGCTTTCGCCGAAGTAGCGCCACTTCCTTTTCAGAAGCTTGCTTGGCTAAATCCACTACCTTACGAAGCTCTCCTACGATGTGGAATTGGTCCTTTCGGGTCCACTCAGCTCGAGGAGCTTCGTCCTTCTTTTCCTCGTCGCTCATGGTCACTCCACCGCTAGAAGTTTGGTCAACTGCTTCAACGTCTCGGCTTGGGCCTTGATGCGGTTGGCAACTGCCCGCTCCTGCTTCACCAGGATGCCCTTCTCCAGGTTGATGCGGGCGTCGATCCACACATACCGCTTGTCATAGAAGCGATCGCTAGAAGCCAACGCAGCCTCTACCTTCGAAATCGCACTAGGGATATAGGCTTTGCGCGCGTTAATTGTGGTCACTCGAGCAGAGAAGTCCGAGCTTGTGTACCCACGAGCGAAGTAGGTCGAGTCCACAACGCCAGGGGGCACCCGTACCGGTACAGCACTCGACACGAGAGACGCCCACGCCGTGCTCGAGCTGTAGAAGCTCACCGCGTTCGCCCTGACCTCGAACAGGTCCGAAAGCGTTTGCTCGGACGCAGCAAAAGACGAAACCACCCTGAAGGTCACTGAACCCGAACCTGGGAAAGCGTCGGTCACCTTCAAGGTTGTCGGCCCTGTGACTTCCTCGACCAGGTAGAAGCCCTGGTTCGATTGGGTCGGGGTTACATACACGAAGTCTCCAGGCAGAACGCCCGCGGCCATGAAGTCCACGCTCACGCCGGTAAGCGTTGTGCCACTCACGCTACCCGAAGCACTGCTCGGGGAAAGACGGTCAGTGAAAAGGGTCTCAAAGAAGTTGTCGATGGAGTTGACCTCGGAATCCGTGTTGTCTTGCAGGATGTCCAGCAAGCCCGCCGGTGCCGAGGGGAGGTCCCCCGTATCGCTGTAAGTGCTGAGCGAGTTGGAGATACGGTACGCGGCCAACGCCACCGGGTTAGAAAACGCCGCGGTCAACGTGATCTGGGTGGCAGAATCCACCGACTTCACCTGCCGACGCTCGAGCCGAGAAAGGTTGCCAACCTGGGTGAGAATCACCGTGTGCCCAGGTTTGACTCCCGCCGTGATATAGTTGGCAGTGGTGTCGGTGACCACGGCCCCCACAGCCGTCGTGAACGAGCCCGAGACCAAGTTTGCCGCCGCGGTCACGAGGAAGCTGAAACCCGTGTCTGGGGCTGAGGGGAACGCCACGTCCACATTCACGCTGTTCGCGGACACGGAGATGACACGACGAAAATCAGAGGCCCCATTCGACCCTGACAACGTGCGCACGAGGTCGCCCACCTGCGGCACCGGGGAGGGGAACGAACCCGAGGCCAGCGTAATCACCGTGCCTGCCCCGTTGAGGTTTCCCGTCCCCACGAACGGGCTCACCGAGTTGGAGAGCAGAAGGCCGCTCGGCTGGATGTAGGTCAGCTCTGTCTCGAGGTAGCCCGGGGCGCCAAGCTCGCGCTCCGAGGTCGGGTTGATCAAGGGAAGCCGCTGGTCCCCATCGTCATCCAAAGGCTGGCCATCAAGGGCAGGGAACCGGTCCGGCGCCGTGAGCTGGTTGTTCAGGTAAAGTCCCGCCTCCAAAAGCTCGTTGGAGTCAGGGGCTTGAACCTGAAGCTCAGCGGGAACCGCCGGTACCGACCCGTCATAGGGCGGGTAGGGCTTCACGTAGAGCAGATAACCCTTGTCCACGTCCAAGGTCACATCGAAGCCCACGCGATAGGTCTTGCGGTAAGCCGTGTCGGAATCGGCCAAATAAACCGTAGCCCCAAGGGGCACGTCCACCGGTAGCCCCGCACTGAAAGTCAACGACGTGCTCGACTTGCTCGAGATGGTCAAGGGAGAGCCCTGGTGGACATAGAATGTCCCATCCGGACCCTGAACCACTACCTTCTGGCTGTTGGCGAAGGCAGGACGATAGGGGGCAGTGTCCACCTTCGCGGTTGTGTCCACGTAGATGGTGACGTCGCCCGCCTTCGCAGAACGAGTCAACAACGCGCGAGGGCTGCGCCGCGACGCGTTCGTCGAACCGGTCAGATTTTTGGCCTGGAAGTCGAGAATCTCGTCTTTCGTTTTGGCATTCGTATCATCGCCCGCAATCGTGTAGCCAAAACGATTTCGGAACGTCGGGAAAAACCGACTCGAGGTGCTCGGCTGGTACGCTTTCAGGTAGGTCCCAAGGTACTTGAGCGGGAACAATGGCGGGGTGGGGTCGATAGGGAACTTCGACAGCTTGAACTTGTCGTCGATCTGGTTGTGTGCGCTTGCAAAACTCGACCGAACCGCCCCTGTGGAACCATCGAACTTGAACTTGCCGTCGTAGTCCCCCACAACACGGCCGTCCATGTTCTGGAGCAGGTCTTCAAGGTAGTTGACCGCGTCGTTGTACTGCTCGAGCGTCGCCCGAGCGATGATGTCCTCGTTGGCCAGATGCCCCTCAGTGAAAAAGACCGACTCGACCCCTTGCTCGTAGAGCTTCGGGGTGCTCGAGTTCGATGTCCTGGGGCCCCCGGAAGGGGAGGAAGAGGTTGCCTCGTCCTTGTAGTCTTGTGCCACTTCCGCCCGGAAGTTCGTCATCGTCTCGACGCGGAAGAAGAACGAGTCCGGAGTGAACGTGGTGAAAGACGCGGTCAACTTCTGGTTGAGAAGCCCGTTTTGGTCCGACGGGGAGATGCTCGCTGTATATGATGCACGAAGGTTGCCCGTGACGAAACGGTACCTCGTGTAGAAGATCGAGACTTCCTCCTCGGGTTGCAGCGGGGTGGCCAGGTCGATTTTGCCCGAGTCGTCGATCTTGAAGTCCGTGCCCTCGATGAGAATGACCCCCGGGGAACCGCTCGTCTGCCGGAAGACCACAACCGAATCCGCCACAGTCGTCGCAGGGGGCATGACCAAGGGCGACTCACTGGTACGCACCGTAGTTGCAGTAGACTCGAAAATAGGACGTACAGAACGACGCAACGTAGCCCCGGGGGCTTGATACTGCCGTGCAACCGCCTGGGTAATCGAAATCTCAGTGCGGTCGGTATCCGCGTTGTACTTGGCACCGGTGACTTGGTAGAACTCCTGGAACCCCGTCCCCGAGAAGTAGAGGATGGTACCCGCCACGTAGGTCAGAGACTTGTCTCCCTGCACCTTGACCAGATTCATGCCCCGCGGAACCGCATCGTACGAGGCCGACTCGAGGACGAAGTACGAGGGCGGCGTGAGCGAAATATCTCCCGAGGAGATGTAGATCTTGGGGTCAGAGAACGAGTCTCGGAAAGTACCCGAGACCGTGACCGTGGTCTTGGACCCGTCATAGGTCACGGAAGTAATGTAATAGACCTGCTCCTGCTCGATACGCATGAGCCGGTTGGCTTGGAACTCCTGGGTCCAATCGCCGATGATGTCGAACGAACTCTCCCCGTCCGTGATAGCAACCTTGGCCAGGTTGATGGGTGGGTTCAGAACCTGAATCGTGTTCTCGCCCCCGAGCGCCTCGTAAACGTAGTAGTCGATGTAGACGTTCTCTGTGGGCTGAACAATAGGCCCATGCGGAAGCGCGTCGGTAACAACGAGGGCTCCGCTTGAAGTGGGGATCACGTCAGGCAGGAAAGTGATGCTCGAGGAGTTGATCTGCACCTGGTCCGAGGTTTGCGGACGGCCACCACGGTAAACCGACGGGGCAGGGTTCGTCGCAACGGTTCGACCCGAGGGGTTGAACGGGATGTTCGAGGCGGGGGTCGAGTGGGTCGTGATCTCCTTTCGCACCAGGAAGGTTGCTCGCTCCTGGGTGTAGTTCTCCGGGTCGTTCGCGGAGGCGTAGGTGATCCGAATCTCGTCGAGTGCCAACATGCGCTCGCGGAACTGAATGAGTCCGAGGTCCGGGCTCAGGATGTAGTCCACCCCTTGGACAAGCTGGGTAGTCACGTTCGACCGGATGCGCTCGACCACGGTCAGGGGGTCCACCAGCGCAATCTCTTGCCAGAAGCGGTCGGCCAGCACTTCCTTGCCCGAGCGCACCTCATACGGCACGCCAGTAGCCACCCCGGGGAAGTCGGGGTCAACGTTGAGGTCCGTGGTGCTGAACGAGCTGATCGTGTAGACCCCTTTCAGGGGGCCCGCGGGAACCACCACAAAGTCACCGACCGCCACCCCCGCCGCCACGAAGTCCGCAGACAGGTCTTGGAGCATGGTCGGAGTCGCGACCGTGCCCGTGCCCTCCGCCAGCACCGTCCCCTGCTGGGAGATGAAGGTCACAACGCCCGAAGTCGGCTCGAGAAGGGCGTCTACGCCATTCGTAAGCGGCACGTAACCAGCGCCCTGGTTCAGCTCGAACGTGGCGTTGGAAGGCTCCACAAGGGGGTCTGGGAGCTGGACCGCCGCCGACCGGCCGGGAACCGCCACCACGGTAGCGTTCTTCCGAGCGGCAAACACGATCTGGCGGCCGTCGAAGTCCAGGGTGTAGCCGTAGCCCGCCGGAGGAGAGCCTACGTCCAACCTCGGAAGCACACCGGTGAAAGTCCCCGTCCCTTGCTCCACCTGAACGACGAGCGGGTACGCCGGGTCGTCGATGGGAAGCACGGGGAGGTACACGGTGGGCTGCGCGATGATGGGGTCCGCCAACACGGACTCTGGCACCGGATAGAAGGTCGAAACGTCCTTCAAATCCGGGTCTTTAGCGTTCAAGTCCACCGGGTTCCGGAACAACCGAAGCGAGATGCCACGCTCAATGAGCAGGTCCCCACTCAAGAACTCCGCCGTCCGCGACCCGTACTTGGCCTGGTCTGCGTCAGAGAACTGCACGTTCCCAGAGTCATCCACCTGCACCACATCCGCCTGCCCAGGGGAAGTCAGCGAGGAAACCCGCACTGCACTGGTGAACTGGTAAATGTCTGCCTTTTTCTCCACCGTGTACGAGCTGGACGCCACCGAAGGGAAGGGTGGGGCCACCGTAAGCTGGGTGTTCGACACCGCCGTGATCTGCCGACGCGCCCCAGTGCCAAGGACAACAATGTCCCCCACCTTGACTTTGTCCGAGACAAAGCTCGCCGCCCCGTCTTGGAGCACCGAGGTCGAAAGGAAGGTGGCCGTCCCCGTGGGAGCCCCCGACTTCTTGGCCCGGAAGATGAGATCCGCCCCCTCCGAGGGGAGCGAGGAAATCACCGAAGGACTCGTAACGGTGCCAATCGTTTCACGTGAAACGGTCTTGCCAGTCTGGTACAGGACGCCGTCATAATAGACGGTTTCCCCAGCATTATTGGCCAGGTCGGTCGAGTTGAAGCGGAGGCGGCCTGTATCTCGAGCCCATTCCACCGTGCCCTGCACGGGGTTCACGGAGAAGGCCCCCTCGTTGGTCACGCTGACCGGGCTGAGATACATGCCGAACCCGAACCGGATCAGAGGCTTTCTCGAGGACGAGCTTGGGATGGGGTTGAGGCACAGGACGTCGTTCGTGTCCCCCAGCGCGCCCGTAGACTCCTTGAGCCCGAAATGGTTTTGCCGTTGAAAATAAACGGTTTGACCGTCCTGGCTGAGGAGGTCGTTGGGGTGCCAATTCAGGTTGCCCGTGTCGAGGCTGATCTGCACACGGCCCACAGGGGGCGTGGTGAAAGCCGCATCGTTCGGAACGAGGATCGCTGGGAACGTCGTACCGCTCCCAATAGAGCCCACCGAAACGCGGATGGGGGCCACTGAGACCGAAACCGTGGGCGGTGCGACTTTCAGTCGGGTTGTGTTCGCGTTCGCATCGAGGACGCCAACAACGGCGCGAGATGAGCCGGGGAGCGGGCGGAACCGCTGTCCCTGTCCATCGTAATCGAACCTCTGGATGCCCCCTTCGTTCTTGGTCCACCCGAACTCGGCATCCGCAAGATCGCCATCAACAAGGCTGAGGACAAGGTACTCAGTACGACCAGGGTCTGACTCATCGGTCCCATAGACCGAGTTGTAGCTACTCTGGCTCGAGATGAGGTTGTCAGGGCTTGCCGTGAACGGCGAGTTGGCCGCGCCGACCCGAGGCTTCTCAAGAACATAACCGCTGAAATTCGCCATTTCATCCCGTACTCATTTGTTCCCAAGGTACCTGGGAAAGGTTGTATTCAGAGAATGCTGCCTTGGCCGACCCCAGAAGACCCCATGGGAGTCGGCGCTCCTACAATGGGGATCGGCAAAGTAAAAACTGCGAGGGTCATCTGAAGCGCCAGCGAGATGGCAGACGCCTTTTGGGTCGCGCCCGTCCCCTTGATATCTACCCCGGCAAACCCCGCCATAAGGAAAGGGAAAGCTGGCCCGCCAATCACTTTGGCCACCCCGGTACCTGAACCTACCGTTGGGTGCTGGGTGGTCATGATTCCCTGGATAAACCCGAGCCCGAGCCCCACGCCCAACCCTGTTGCCTCTTGAGGGGCCATTACCCCGAGCTGCCCGTTCACAGGGTAAGCTGCAAGTAAGCTGGCGATGAGAAGAGGCGGAGGTACCGCAAAGGGTAAAAACCCCACCCCGACGCCGAGGGTGCCCGCGTCTACGGTGACCACCTTGAGGGACTTGACCCAAGCACAAACCCCGTTGGCCACCCCTTGGGCGAGTTTGGGCACCCCTGAGCCGGTCATGGCTACGCCCCTGAGCCCAACGATGAGGGCGCCGGTCAATCCTGCGGGCGTGAGGGGCATGTCAAATTGACCTCACCGTTGCGCACCCCTGCAAAGGGAGCCCCGTGATCCAGTCAAGGGAGGGAGAGCCCGGGGGCTGCATGGGAAGCCCTCGAGCAACCCCGAGAACCGCCGCGGCCCCACCAAGCAGAATCTGTGGGGCCGTCAGGCTGATTGCCACGGACGCCACCATGTTGATCGCGAGCCCGGCTGTGAGCGAGATGGCGCCCGACGCCGCCGAAAGGGACATGGCCCCTGCTGCGGTCGAAAGGGACACTGCACCCGCCGTGGTGGACATGGAAATAGCCCCCGTCCCCACCGTCACCGACCAGGCCCCCGCCACGTTGTTGAACGAGGTCGCCCCTGCTGTCACCGTGGTGGTTCGTGCACCCGCCACAAGCGTCTCGGCGATGTTCCCGAGAAGGACCGTCGTTGTCCGCCCGCCCGTCGCAATGGTCTCCGTGATGAGCTGGGCGTACATAGCCTGGCTCTTGCCCGAGATTACCTCGTTCTTGGAGCCATAGTTCCCCGTGAAGGAGTTCAGGGCGTTGATGCTCACAGTGCTCGCCTGCGAGCTGTGGCCGCCATCCACGGTCATCTGGTAGGCGCCGTTAACGACCTCGGTCAGGTTACCCGAGATGGCCGTTTCCGCGTTGCCCTGCACGTCCATGCTGTGGGCCACGTCGTCCGTGCTGTTGCCGTTGCCCCGGTAGACGTTCTTGATTGCCCCACGGAAGTTGGTCGTGATGCACTGCCCGTCTGCGTTCGGGCCAACGTCGAGGAACAAGCCGCCCTCGAGAGTCAAATGCAGGGAGACGCGGTCTGGAGTTGAGGCCCCGACACGCATCTTGATTGCGCCCTCGGAGTTGATCTCTGCCGAGACATTCTTGGAGCTGTAGTTCTCCACCGTCGAGCCCGGCATGTTGACGAACAATTTGCCCTGCTTCGAAACCGCCATGGCGAATTCGCTACGAGACGCGCTACGGGGCGGGAGCAACCGGAAGAGGTACCCGCCAGCCATCGTGAGGGCTTCATCGACTGCCGTGGAGGGTGGGCGCAAGCACTCCTCGAGCCGGAAGCCCGCGGGGGAGGCCGTCTGGTCAAAGTCTTCGAAGAGCTTCGGCTTGAGCACTCGAGCGTATTGCCGCTGCCCCTGAGTGGAGAAGGCATCGTTCCCCACAACTGTCCCAAAGACCTGCTCGATGTAAGCCCGGGGGCGGTCCATCGAGAAGCCATCGACCTCGTCGAGAACCTCCTGTCGCAACTCCGTGTCGTGACGGATCTCCATGCGACGCTCGGTAAAAGCCCGCAGAGGCCCGCCGTTGAGCGCGTCTTCGAAGTCCACCGCCGGAGCTTCGGAGGGGACGAAAACCTGCCGCCCGTTCGTGTAAGTCGTGGGCGGAAACTCATTGCTGTCGTTGATGCGGTCGAGCACCACGCCACTCGTGTTCGAGAAGGTGGAACCCTGAACGCCCGCCGCCGCAAGCTCCTCACGCCCAAAGTAGCGTTCGGACGAATCCTTCAAAGTCTTCGTGGGGTTACCGTCCTTGTCCGTACGGAAAATCCAGGACGGGAGGTTCATCGCGCCGCGGCGGACGGCACCGGAAAACACGTACGCGGCCGAGTCTGAGGCAACCTGGTTGATCGCCTGGGACACCAGGGTCCGATCCACATCCCGAAGCTCGAGGGAGTCCCCGGCCCGGTTCATCAACCGGACGTCCTTGGACAGCTGGAACTCCGCGCCAGAGGCCGACATACCGACGATGTCCCCCTGCTTGCCTCGAATGCGCTTGTACCGGATCGTGGGCCCGTACAGCTTGGCCAGGTCCGCTGCGTCCGCGGGGTCCACCTCGGAAGAGGGTACCGGAGAGAACGGGTCGTACCGAAGCCCCGCCAAGCTCCCTACCGGAACGTAGCCAAGAATCACCGCGTCGTAGATCTGCTTGCTTCGACGCCGGTACCCAATAATGACCAAGCTGTTGACCTCGGGGATACCCCCAAGGAACGACCGAGGGCCGCACATCGCCTGAGTGAGGTCCAGCTCGAACCGTTCATCACTCCCCATGATGCGGACGTCCGCCTTCAAATGGTGCTCGTCTACCCGGGTAAGGATACCCAAGCGGGTCGAGTTGAACGGAGAGTCCCCGGTTGAGAACTCCTTGTCTGGAACCTTGCCGTACGGAACTTTCGGCATAACTCACCCAGTGAGCTGAGCCAGCCCACCCTCCTTCTGGGCAATGTCCTGCTCAGTCTGCGCAAGCTCTCTCTGCAACTCCCCCACGTCGTCGGTACTGTGGATCTGGGGGTTCTGTGCGTCAGAAATTCGCTTGCGAAGGCGGTCAGCTTTCGACCTCAAATTGGTCAACTCCACACCGGCTTTCTTCGCCTTCGTGGTCTTACGCAAATCTGAGCTGAAATTCTTGAGGCTGTTCTGCATCGCGTCCAGCGAGGACTTGCCCATCTTGGCGGTAGCCAGAGGGTCCCCCACAGCAGCACGGTTCAAAGCCGAGAATGGGGGCGCCACGCCAGCCACCGACTGGTCGTCTGGGGTCGAGAATAGGTCGGGTAGGGTTTGCGTGCTCGGCTCTACACCGTTGGGGTCGCCTCGCAACGCATTCTCCACCGGCTGATGAGCTTCATCGAGGGCGGAGTAGAGATTCCAGAGATAGCTTTCTACCCTTGAAGTCAGCTCCGCCCCACCCTTCAAGTTGGCGGGCTTCACGTAGGACGAGGAAGCGCTAGTGATAGCGTCTACCCCAAACTGCGTCGTGTTGCCTTGCGCCTTATCGAAAGCGGACAGAGCCGCGTTGAACTCATCCTCGGTCAAAGTCGAGTCAGGGGTCGAGCCGGTGAGCAAGTTCGTCTGGTACCCGTAGTTGATGAATGCCAGGTCTGCCCGCCCAAGCTGGCATTCACAATTCGGGTCCCCAGGGACCTCGCCAAACTTGACGGTCATCTCAGCCAGCGTGAGCGCCCGAGAGAGCTGTGAGGCTTCTACGCTCGTGGGGGCGCCTTGTTGCTCCATGGATCCCAAGGTCGCGGTATCCACGAAACTCGACTCGGTATCCACGAACTGCGGCTTTGTGCCGAGCACCTGGTCCGGCACCAACGCCGCGGCCGTTTGCAAATCCTCCGGTTGGAGACGAGCAATCGCATCCGAAGGGTTCGGGTACACGGACGTCTGCGTAGTAACCCCTTGGGACTGGGCGGTAAGGGTGGCAAAAAGGTCTCCAGAGAGTGCAAGCTGGGTCTCCCCCAAGCTGCCCTTTACCGAGCCTCCGTTGCCCACTCTCTTGTTTGGCTCATTGACGATGAGCGCTCCATCTCGAAGCGAGATCCCTCGCCCATAACGGTAGTGGCCAATGACCTCAAACCCACGATCATCCGAAACCGGCCGCACCATGGTCGTCGGACTGGTGAGGCTCGGGTCATCCTCGAGCAAAGCCACCGTAGCGCCGTCCTGAATCACCTTGATGTTCTTCTGCGGAAGAAGGGTCATCTGGGAAATGAATTTGGACTGGTCGTAGGCGTAGAGGTACACGCCCGAGGAGTTCAACCCGTAGGTGAAACGGTTGTGAGCATACTTGTTCTGAAGCTGCGAGATCCGGTCCACCTGCTGCTCGCCAAGTTCCTGCAAGTTGGTTTCCTGGTTCTTAGCAACTCGCGCCTGGTCTTTCTTTGGTACCTGCGCGTTGGTGCCCGGAGCCTTGATTCCAGAGGCGTTGGTAAAATACTCGCCCTCATAAGGTCGAGAGTAGACCATCACCACATTGGGGAAGCCCACGATTCGCCCCGTCTTCGGGTGACGAAGCACAAGGGGCTCGTACGGGGTGAGCGAGTTCGAGTCCTGCGGGTCGAGGTTGATGGCCGGGATGAACCCTGCATTGCCCACGTCCAGCTCGAACCCTGAGCTTGCCGCCTCTCGAGCGGAGACCATTTGCTTGGAAGAGTCGGTCTTAGCAAAAGAATCCTTGTTCTTTGGCTTCAACGTCCCCATTCCCTTGATGCCGATGAACTTGCCCCGTCGAGCTGTAAGGGTGAGGGTGGTAGTCGCTCGAGAGCCGAACGAGATGTTGTGGCTGATGCCTTTGATGTACCAAACCTGGTCTTTTGGGGCGACATAGATCGGGAACCCCAACCGCAACTCAGGCCGGAAAGGAATGGTAATCGTTGCCGAGTGCCGTCGCGAGTTGATTCGGTCGAGCACATCGAGGCCGTGAAAGTACATCTTTTGCAGGTTGTCACCGAGGAACTCCGACGGGTAGGGCTGCGAACGCCACCCGTATTTCCGGAGAAGGTGGTAGTCGGTAACGCTCGTATAAGGGGTCAACTCCGCAGGTGCCCCATACTCTTTGTTGCCGAAGAACCCACCTTGCATGGTCAACTGTGTGACTACGTCGGCCTCCGACTCGGAGAAATCCCAGTCGATGATGTCAATGTCCTGGACCCAGCTCACCGGCTTGTTCGAGAGAATGTCCAAGTTGTAGAACGGGGGCTTGAAAACGATGTCCCCGGTCACGTCCATGTAGAACTCGAACCCGATCGCCTCTTTGCATTGGTTGGCGATTTCCAGCTTTGTCTGGTAGTCGTTCTGCCAAAAGTTCGTGACACCCTCGCCGATCTGACCATAGTCGTCACGGAAGGCGGTCACATTCTCACCCGCAGGGTCAAACCCGAATGGACCTTCCACCGGGTTACCATTACGAATTGAAGAGCAGACGAAGTTCTTGACCTCGTTGAGCTTGCCGCTCTTGTAGGTCTCTGCCAGCGAGTCACCACGTACAGCAACGCCCGAGACCCCGTAAAGCACTAGGCTGGAGCGAATCCTCGCGAACCGGCTCTCCCAATAGACCATGATATCGGAGAGGGCCGCAGTGAACGTCTGCTGCTGTTTCTGCTCCTGAACCAGGCTTTTGAGGGAACCTGTCGCCACGATGACGTCGCCGAAAGCCATCTGGGCCAGGGTGAAGATCACGTCGTAGGGGTTGGTCCCAAACAGGACGTTCCCGGACAGGGACTTGCCGAGCTGAGGGGTCTGTCCAAGGAAAGCGGGGTTGATGTTCAACCGGCAAATGTCCCACCACTTGAGGATGTCGGCACAGTTGATAGTGACCGTGTGCTCCCCGCCCGAGTAGCTGTCGGAAACCTCGGTCACGAGCCCCCAGAAGACCGGGTAATACTGGGGAATGCCCTCGAGAAGGTAGAACCCCTTCGCGAAGATCTCGACCTCCATCATGGGCGAAATGACCGGTACCCCATCGAAGAAGAAGTCGTCCACCGTGTGGCGGGGGATGGACAGGCTGACGGTCGCGCTGCCAGGCACGCTGTCGATGTCCAAGTTGACCTGGATACTCGTGATGTACTTGGACAGGTCAAACTTGCGTTTGCAGCTCGGGCACCCAAGGACGTCCTGCTCCCCGTTGATGTACACGAGGGCGTCCGGAGCCGTCACCACGGTAGGGCGAAGGTTCGGCTGAAAGGTGCCTTGGAAAGGACTGCGGGCCATTATTCAAAATCCTCGGCTGAGACGTACCCTGGAGGGGTAGGGGTCGCGGCCTCAGCGGGAAGAGGGACCGACGAGTAGTCCTCATCCCCCACTGGCTGGGAGGTGGTCGGAAGAACCATGCGCTTTGAAAGGAACTGCTGCGCCTGGGGCTCGTACATGGGCGGACCATCAAGCAGGAAAGTCGCCCGCACAGTGAACTGGAAATTGTACTCCAGTGTGTAAGGCGAGGTTTCCGACTCGGTGATGTTGAAGTTGTCGAAGGAACCGACGTACAACGTGTTGTCGTAGTAGACGTACATCGAGCCTACCAGCGACAAACGGTTCAGGAAGTTGGTCTTGCTGTCCGAGTTGTCCTGACCCGTCGTGTAAAGGTTCGCGTTGTTGCGATAGAGCAAGTAGAGGGACAGGAAATTCTGGTAGCTGGCAGAATACTGCCGCGCACCACGAGTGAGCCCGGGGCTCTGCCCCTCGGCGTTCGGGTTTGGGGAGGCGGCGTCGATAGCGAAGAACGCCGCCACTTTGCCCGACGCTTCGATCTTGTCCTGGTTCTCGCCCCAATGCTCGACAATGGGGCCGTTGCGAGTCCAGTTGCCGTCCGAAACGATCTTCTCCGAGCTGATCTTGAACGAGCTTGGGTTCACGAGCAGGCGAAGGGGTGGGGCGTCCCGAAGGGCATTGAGAGCCTTGACCGTGTTGGCGATCTCGGCTCGCTGGGCGTTTTGGTACTTGGCCTCCATCAACGACCGGAGTTGGTTTTTGTCCGCGGTCTTGGCGACTTCCTTCTTGGCGCTCGAGGCACTGGCGCTACCACTACCCTGCCACTCGGCCGGGGCGGCTTCGGGCTGAGCTACTGGCGTCTTGAAGGGCGAGAGGCCGTTTCGAAGAACAAACTCTTGTGCTGCTGCGATACGGTCTTTGATGCTCTGCGGGGGCTTTGCATGCAGCTGCCCTGCATCCGCCAGCGAGTCGATCGTGATCCTGCCGTCTCGAGCTGCCTTGGGGTTGTCACTCACCGCCTCAGCTTGCCGCTCCGCGTTCTTGAACCTACCCGCATCTTGGGGGTGCGCCGCAATCCAGGCGTCCTGGGTCTCCTTGGAGGCGTAAAGGGAGCCATCAGGGTTCTTGTAGCCCCCAAACGTGACGTAATTGATGTACGCCCGGTCTTTCCCAGTGACCTTCCCCTTGTAGTAGTTTTCCACGTAAGGGAGCTGTTGTTCCGCTGAGAGGGTGCAGAACTTGTTCCAAGTGTCCTGGTCCATTCCAATACGTTTGCTTGTACCAACACGCTGGATGAACTGGCACAGACCTTGAGCGTTGGATTTGTCATTGTGCGCGGTGGGGTCGAAACCGCTCTCCTTGTAGAGCACCGCTGCCATCTCGTAGGGGTCGCACTGAAGCCGCTGGCACATCAGCACGTAGGAGTTCCAGAACGAATCGGGTAGTCCTGCCCCCTTGGCATTCGGGCCGACCTCTGCGGTAACCCGACCGCTGGGAGCTACCGAAGTCACCTCCGCGGCCACATCATCGGTCATCTCGACCGGGTCCGCTGTGACGTCCCCAATCGACGCAGAACGGTTGAGGAGCCTGCCCGTGATGTTGACCTGGGGAGGGATGATCCCTACCACGAACAACTTGGGGTTGGCCTTCGTCTGCGAAACCGGGATGAATGACGTGTTCGCGTCGTCCTCAACTCGAAAATTCGAGAAGAACCCGAGCAGGTTGTACATCGAGGGGACGTAGAAGTCTGCGTTCAGCTCTATGTCGTTGGCAATGCTGCTGCCCTTGGTCCCAGCGGACTTCGGGGTTACCAAAGCATTGGACCCAGTTTGCGGCGGGAAAACCAGGTTTTCGTAGCTGGTAGGGTCTTGCTGGTCAGCCATGGTTAGCCCTGCCCTTCAGGAGTAGGGTCTGTTGCGGAGGACCCTACCCTCTGGAAATTCGGTACTGGAGGATTCGACCGAGAGCTGAGGGGGATAGCCTGCAAGATCTTTTCAACCTTGAATGACCATGAGAGCTTGAACACGAACGGAGAGTCGTCGGTCTCCTCAACGCTGAAATTGCGGAACGTCCCGATGTATGTCCCGCGGTCAAACATGAGCATGACCCACCCCTGCAACACGATGTTGCCGAAGGGGTCGTAGACGCTACCGTTGTTTCGGTAGAGGTCGTAAAGGTCTCGGTACCTGTCCCAGGCGATGGTTCGTTGGCGAAGTACCGAGGAGAGGCCCGTGTACAGGTTGATGAACGCCCCTGTGGACTGGTCCACGGAAATCTCGCTGAGTTCATCCCCCCAGTGCTGCTCAACAAACCCCCCTCGGGTTTGGATGCGCTCGATCTTCTTGTTGAAGCTCTCCGCGAAGCTCATGGGGTTTACATGAGACACCAGGGCGTGAGGGAGCAGCGCCTTTGACTCGTCGTAAGGGCTCGTAATCTGGAACGCGAGCGGGATGTAGTTCCGACGCGTGTCCGCACTGTGCTCGTAAACCCGGTTACCTGGGCTATCGAGCCTTGCAAACTGTGATTGGTTAGCCGAGCGAATGTAAGCCATCTCGGTACCTCATCACTGGTATTTCTCGCGGCGCTTGTACTCGTAGATCCCCTCTGCAATCTTTTGCTTGAGGAAGTTCGCGAGGTCCGCGCCGCCGATCCCGTTCACGTTCACTGTCATGCCGCCGGAGCCACCACGGCCACCGGCAGGGACGATCTTCTCCCCCTTGCCCACGGACGCGAGCCCTTCACCTGGGGAGGCCACCACGGCCCGGCCAGCCGCAATCCCCACCACGTCCCCGCCAAGGGCATTACCTTGCAGCTTGCTAGCCTCGTACGAGTTAGCAAGGTCCGCCCCCACCCCCGAGGACTTCATGCGCTCGAGCAAACGGGCCTGGTCCGTGGTCGAGTACATGGCGTACTCGAACAGGGCCGTACGCATGGCGTCACGCACCACGTCCTTGTACGAGCCCGTGAGCTGGGTCTTGTCCAGCATGATGCCGCGGCGCCGGAGCGCATCGTAGAGGTTCTGGAAGCTGTTCACCATCTCTCGACCATTCTCGTCGAGAACGTCCGCAGCATCTCGTTCCCCAACAGCCCTCGTTTGAACACTGGGAGTGGCGGCTACCAAGGGGGCTCGAGCCGCCCCAGGGGCTGCTGTGGGGGTCGCCCCTGGAGCCACTGGAGGCATAACTGCTCCCGGGGCCGCAGCGGGGCTCCCCGGCTTCATGTACGCCGACTGCAACGTATTCAAACGACCCAAACGACCCAGGTCACTCTGCCCCAGGGTATAGATCGATTTCTGAAGCATCTGCTCAAGCTCATCCCGGGTAAGGTTCGCCGCCTGGGCCCCCGCGCCGAGCGAACCCTTCATCAAGTAAGCGTCGTAAAACTGCTTCTGACGCTTCTCATCCAAACCCGACATCCCCAGGGTAGAACGAACCTTTCCAGCATCATCCCCGATTACCGTTCCAAGGTCCTTCAACAGGGAGTCTTTGCTGACCGCTTTGCCCTTCTCCTTCAAGCCGCCACTGAGGTTGCGCATGGACGCCTCAGCAGCCTTAAGGACCGCTTGTCGAGAGGCCGCCGAGTCAAACTGAGTGGCCGCCGCTTCCTGTAGCTTGTCAATGATTTTGTCGTTCTTCCCGGTTCGACCCTTCTCGAGCACATCCCCAACATTGACGTGCTTCTTACCTCCAGGGAAAAGACCGATGATCTCGTGGAGCCCGTCAATGAGGCTTCGCAACGCCTTGTAGAGGTAATTGAAGATGCCATCCACGATCATCCCCACCTTGTCCTCGATGGAGGTGACCAACTTGCCCTGCTCTTGAGCCAGCCTCAACTGCTTCTGAGCCTCAGACTCATCTGGCGGGTTGACTCTCTCTAGGATGGAGAGAACATCCCCTGTGGAGAGCTTGTCCAAATCCTCAGCGGAGGTAATCTTGCGAGCCGCAAGCTGCTCCAGGATCTTGGCTTGCTTGTCCTTGTCCGCCATGTTGCCAGCAAGAGCACTGGCGAAATCCCGTTTCTGGGACTCGATGCTGAACCGCAATGCCACCATCTCTCGGAATTGTTCCTCAGACATCTGGTACTGATTGCGAAGAGCCAATCCTTGGTCCCCAGTGATCTGCTCGATGTCCTTCCCGTAAGTGTTCTTTGCTCCTCGCTCAAGCATGTCCAACATGGCAGCTGGACTAGAGTTCCCCATGGCTGCGCCGGTACCCACAATGCCAGACGCGTTCTCTTTTTTGTCCTGACGTAGCTCGAGGAAAGTCTTTAGCAGGCTACCTCGAGCAGCATCCGGCACCTTCTCAAGAGCTGTTTCAAGGGCCTGGTTATTACCCTTCATAAAGTCTTCGATGAGGCTACCCAGGCGGTCGATGTTTGCAGCCGACTTATCCCCTGTCTGCCCAGCAACATCAATAATCGCAGCCTGCACCTTACTCGCAATGTCCTTGCCCACAGTCGCCTGGGAAAAGCCCTCTCCCGCATACGCCGCGACACGAACGCGCTGGAGCTGGTCCATCTTCTGAACGCCAGACGCCGCAAATTGCAGGAACTTCCCTGCCTCACGAGGGTTCATGGACTTTCCAAGCACTTTGAGCAAAGTAGCGGCCGACTCAAGGCGAGTGTTGTAAAGCCCCAAATCTGACGAAACGCCCCGAAGAATCGAGAAGAATTTGTTGGTAGCGATGCCGCTCTCTGAAGCCTCGCGGGTCATGCGAGCGAATTCGAGCTTGGTACCCGTCACGCTCTTTCCCATCTCTGTGAACATTTCGGCCTGAAAGTCCGAGATTTCCTGCAACGAAACGCCCATCAATCGAGAGTAGGCCAACGAGGTTCTAGCAAGCTCGCCGAAGCTCCCGACGTCTGCCGCAGACCGGTGCGCCGACTTCTGCACATTGTCGAACGCTTGCTCGAGTGACTTCAAGGAGGCGCCCTGCTGAGCCAGGGCGTTGGTCACTTGGATGACCTGATCCTTCGTCGAACCCCACTTGAAGTTCTCGTGAATGTCAGTAGCTTGGTCCCGGATTGTGTCGAGAGTGCTGCTTACCTTGCCAAACGCTTGGTCTACGTTCTTGGTGTTCCCGTACAAGAACTCCGCAGAGCTTGCACCCTCCAGGATTTGCTTGTTCATCTCCTTTGCGTGCGCCTCAATGTCCACGAGAAGTTTGACAATGGACATCATCACGCTAGCGGACATGGACAGAATGGGGCCGAGCTTGGACATGGTCGTAACCAGCGGCCCGAGTCCCGACAGGAGCTTCCCAAACCCCTCCATTTTCTTGTTGCCAGAACCGGTACCCGCAATCTGCAAGTCGCGGCCCCACTTCATGCCGAGCTTACCTGCGCCCTTCATGAGTTGAGCTGCTGCGCCTGCACCCGCTCGAGCCACACCAAGAGGGTCACGACCCGACAACGAGCCGATTCCATCCGCAAAACTCTCCGCCAGGTTTTTACCAACCGTCGCGGTCTTGAGGTCGGATAGCGCCGTTTGGAAGTCCTCGGCCGCCTTCTGGCGAGACGCCACTTGCTCCCCGTGCTTCTCCATGATGAGAGCTTTGCCAGGACCAACTGCCGTATCCTTGAGCTTCTCCCGCTCTTGCTCGAGCTTTTGGCGCTCTTTTCTCACCTCTTTTGAGAAGAGCAGCTCGCGATCCTTCATCTGCTGTTCAAAAGCAGCTTTGGCGTCGTCATTATCGGCATAGCGGGCTTTCTCGCGAATGTCCGCAACGTCCTCCCACATCTTCTTTTCGGCGATTTCAACGTTCCTCGTGAAGTCCTTGTAGGACTCACTGAAGCGTTTTACCGCTTTGTCGAAGCCATCCGCATGCCCTTTGCCGCCAACCTTGCGGATGGTCTTGTGCATCAACTTCAGGTCGTTGTTGCTTTTGCGGAGCCCCTTGTCGTACTCCTTCAAACGCTTGGTAAACGCACCAAACCCATGCTTGTCGTCCCACTCGAGCTTGGCGTTCTTGTTGTTACGGACAACGTTTCGAATGCCCTTCTCAATGGCAACAAGGCTAGAGAGGGCTTTGCGGTTTTCAATTTCAACATGAAAACCTAGCTCGACGTCCTCTCTCTTGGCACTCATCTATCAACCCCTCCGAAACGGCGTCCCGGCGGGCCGGGGCGGCACTACAGGCTGCGCAGAAGAGGGATCGCGATCGGTTGTCTGCACCGGCAGGTTCGACCCGTCCTCTTCGTCGATACCGTACTTCTTGAGGAACTGCTCCATGCGTTCGTCGTAAACAAACGCGGAAGCCTGCTGCTGAGCTTGTAACTGCCGTTGACGGGTTACACGTTCACGAACTTCCGCAGGGGTAAAGCTCCTAGTAGCGTCCGACCCACCGTAGGTCTCATTGGGGTTCTCCAGCGACCGAGCCTGGTGCATCTCCCGCATGTGCTGAAGGCGCGCTCGTTCACCCTCGCGAAGGCGAAGCTCTTCTTGCTCAACCACCCGATCGTGCCAGTCCTTTTCCCCTCGAAGGTCACGCTCGAGCTGATCCGCAAGCTCCTCTACGGTTCGAGCCGTAATGATTTGGTACTGACTGGCCTCGCGATTCTTGCCAAGGTCCTCCCCCAAAATCACGTGCCGGAGCAACTGGTCCTTGCGGTTGATTCGGTCGGTTTGCTCGGTCTCTCGGCGTTTCTTGTCCTGGGCGTAGATCTTCTTGATCTCTTTGCCTGCAAAGCAGGAGCCGATGAACTTGGCGTTGTCCCACTCCCGTTCGGCCATCTCACGGACGTCGTCGTAGTAGTTGAGGGCCCTCCAAACGAGCTGGGCATAGTTCAACCCAAGCCTTTGGGTACCTTCAATCCCGGTGTTCCCCGGGGACATGAGTTCGACACCCTTGAGCTGCGCCCACCGGAACCGAGACGATTTCTCCATCTGGTACGCCTCAGCCAGGGTGGTCGCGTTTGCCGCCTTTCGGTGAACCTCCGCAATGGCACGAACGAGCTTCGTCCGTGCGGGCCCTGGGAGAAGCTTGAAGGTGTCCTCGATGGTCGAAATCCAGCGCTCCCGCTCGGGTAAAATGTTCTGCCCGTCGATCATGAAAACGGCGTAGGCCAGAAACGAGTTGTAGTACCTCTCGAGGGGCTCCCCCGCGGTCACCCACTGGAGGTACTCCAGCTCGTGATGGTTCATCGACTTGAAGATGAACCGTACCCCATTGATCTCCGCAGGAAGCACGATGAACCCGCGAAACAACAAGTTCTCGACATCTCGATAAACAGCCGGGTTGACCTCCGGCTCTTTCGGGATGTTGATCTTGAGCTTGGGCTCTCCGTTCTCGTCAAGCTCCTCTTCTTCACCCTCCGGTTCGGCATTACGAGGCTTTGGGGTCAACCCCATCTGCTGGACAGCGGAGTTGACCGCCAAACGGTCACCAATTTCCTCGGTGGCCATGGCCTACCTCAAAGGCGAGGTGGGGGTCGAAAACGGGGGTTGATTCCACCGACCGGGGGCTTGTCGATGATCTGCTTGGCCTCCTCCGGGTTTCGAGACTGAGGGCGGGTCTCAGCATGAGGGTTGTAGGCCGTCTGGGGGGTTGCACCAAGAGAGGGCATGTCCTGGGGCAACGTGCCTTCCAGAGCGGCAATCTCATCGGCTTTCCGACGCGTCTCTGGGGGCGGGACCGAAGCCGCCGCGGCGTCCGCTCGAACGATGGCCGGAACCACATCCTTGAGCTGTCCCACGGACTGCCCGAGAACCTGGGGCACGTCTTTGAGCTGGGAGGCTGCCTGGGCCACAACCGCCCCCGGGCGGAGAATGGCGGCTGTGGAGCGCTGCATGGGCGGGGGAGCCTCTGAGGCAGGCCCCACCGGGCGCGTAGCAAGGTCAGGGGCGGGCTTCGTGGCGGCCAGCTCCTCCTCGGTCACCACCTGGACGCCAGGGCCCCCCTCGAGCTTCGCAAGGCGCTCCCCAGCATCCATGTACTCCTGCTTCAAGGCGTAGCCGAACTCGTCCCGGATCTTGGCGGCCAGCTCAAAAGGTACCGAGGGCTCGAGTGCCTTGGCCTCCCCGAGAAGGCGTCGGTACTTGTCATCGTCGGTCTCGTCTGGGACCGTGAAGGTGATGTTCTCGGCGGCTACCCGCTCAGCCTTGGCTACCACGTCGTTCCACTTGCGGAACGCCACATCGATGGCCTCACGACTCCAAGTCGAGAGGACATACTCCTTGAAAAACTGATACAACTCAAGGGTCACCGGTTTGACCACAGCACGCCCCGTCGAGTTGTCCAGCTCCTCGACGTCAACCTCGACGTACTCGTGATCCCGGAAGCTCTCCCCGTTCAGCTCCACAATTGAACGGCTGATGTGCTCGAGCTTGAATGCTTGGATGTAGGCCACATCCTCAAGCTCGGCCACCGCCGCCATCGCCGCTTCGTACTCCGCAGGCCGAAGGCTACGAAGGACCACGTCGCAACCGGATACGGTGAAAGCCTCTTCGACCTCACCGACCCGTTGTGCACGCTTAAGAGCCTCGGCAATCTTCTTCGCTTGTAACTTAGCCATCTCTCACCTCTTGGTGCGAGATGGGCGCGAAGCGGAGCCCACGGACTTCCTATGTCTTCAAGGTCCGATTCGATCCCATCTTCATACGTCCATTTGCATCTGACCGGGGGCCTCAACCGACTGAGGCCCCCTGGTTTGGATCACGTACCGACCGTCGTGTTCGGCTGCGCCCCACCCGCGAATCTCAGGGAGTAGCCAGAACCCGCCGTGCCGTTGGCACCGATCGGAGCGAGACCCGAATCGATGTACTCGCCGTAGTTGCTGAACCCATCGATGATGTCCGTGACCTTGATGGTCGAGTTCTCGGTCACGATGGCAGCGTCGCTCGTGTAGGAGGCATTGAACGACTCTACCCAGCAACCCTCGTAGAACGTGAACAAGGCACGGATCTGGTTGGTCGCCAGATTGTTCACGTTGCTCGGCTGCGTCACAGCGTTCTTGATCGCAGGAGCACCCTCGATGTCGTCGCGCGACACGAGTTCAGGGAAGACCAGCTCTTGCTTGAGGTCGAACGGCCAGCGGTGGTGCTTCAGAGACCGCACGAGCCCCTCAACGCCGCCCTTGTAGCCCAACACCTGGAAGATGTTGACGACATACATGAGCGTGCGGTTGAGCGTGATGCTCATGGGCTCAGTCACACCCGGCACAAGCTCAGCCACCTGGTCGCCGAAACCAACGCCACGAACCGGGTCGATGGTGCGGGACTCGTCGAATCCGAACTCGGACACGACTCCGATCTGCTGAAACTTCTGCTTGCCCACCATGTAGCCGTAAATTTTATTTTTTTGAGACACCGCTGTCCGGGTATTGGGGGCGGTACCCATGCGGTAGATATATGTGGTGAGGTCGCGTGGATTCGGCATGGTTCAGACTCCTCTTCCCCTGGTGGCCCTAATAGAAGGTTCTCACACGAAGAAAGCGCGAACCTTGTCGGCCTTCTGGGCGAGATCCAGGAGGGCCGTACGCAGGGCGGGGTCCTGGAAATTCGCACGCTTCGCGATGCCATCGAGACGGGTCGAGATCGTGTGAAGGTCGCCCCTCGCAGCATCACGGCCCTTCTTCGAGCTTGCCTGCACGGCCTTGAGGGCCGCATCCACCTTGGCCACTACCAGGTGAACAAGACCCTCGTTCACGAAAGGCACCTCGGTCGCAGCGAGCTTGTAGTAGAGGGAGTTGTCACTCTGGTCCTTACCAGCGTAAGGATTCTCCACCTTCATCTGCTTGGCCACATCCTCAGCGGGACCAGTCACTCCATTCTCTGTTGCCACGGCTGCCTCCTTCGCCTGGGTGTCAGGCTTCGACTCGTCGGTTTCGTCTTCTGCGCCTTTGAAGTGCGCAAAGAAGTCCGATGCGCTCTTGCCGAAGGCGGAAATTGTTTCAGGAGAGGGGGTCTGATACAGAGCGTCAAACGCCGTCAGCAACCCATCAAAACTGGCCTGAACCGGTGTTGGTTGAACTTGGTCGGTCATACCCTCATCCTGCTGAGGTACCGAGGGGATAAGACCATTACCGTGCGCCCACCGAGAGCGCTTCGGCTGGAGAAGTTTCTCGAGCCCCTCCAGATCAATCTGAACTACGGCTCGATTTGTCTTAACAAATGAGTCCAAAGCGCGCCTGCAAAGCGCTGGGCTTTGAACGAGAGACGTGACCAGCTTCAACACTGAAACCGAACCCATGTTGAGGGTCCGGCCGTCAGGAAGTTCCACATAGTCTCGAAACCCGTCTGTAGCGACGGTGACTAAAGAGCGAGCCATTCACCTGGGGAGAAACCACAACAAGAAAACCGAATCACCCCCGGAGAAACACTTCGACCAAATGACTCGTGAGGATCGTGCTACCGTCCCGCGGCGAAGCCAGGTAATTGCCATCGAGGTTCCATCCAGGCTCACCCCCAGCAAGCTGTTCAAGCTCATCCAGAATCGGAACCAACCGCTCGAGGTCAAACCCCACGGTCTTGGTTTTCCGAGCCGCCAAAACAGGTCGAAGGCCCTGGGTCTCCTCCCCCAGAAGCACCCCCCGAAGGTTGCCCCAGCGAAAGAGGGTCTCCCACGCTTCGGGGTCCACCTTAGCTGAGCTTGCGATCACAAAGCCATTGCTCCCAACGTCGAGCACACGCACGTTTCTCGGCGTCGGACCAATGTTCGGAAAGACGCCCTTCGTAAGAATCTCTCGCACCCACTGAACCCCCGTGGCAAGCCGTTTCCCCTGCTCCGCCTTGGACAAACTCTTCGGGAAGAATGCCGCTAGGCCACGTAGAAACTGGGCCAGGGCGGGGTCCACATGGGCCAGCATCCCATCCCCCATGCGGTAGGCGAGGTCCACGGCGTAAACAAAGCCCGGGGTCGCGGGCTGGAGCACCAGCTCCCGGTCCAAAAACAAAGCCGCCGCCACGACCGTGTGAGGCCCATTCACGCGCTTGGTCGCAAAGACCAAAGGCATAGGGGCCCCAGAAGCCAAGTCCTCGTAGAAGCACGCGAGGGGGCCGGGGCGCCCCGGCCCGTACACATGAAGGAAGGGCTCCCCACCTGTCTCAAACGAAATCGCCCCCTCAACTTGAGGGGGCAACTTGGGGTCGATCGTGAGTTCCAGCTTGAGAGGCTCCACCGGGGGAGCCTACACCAGCGGGTCAGCGCTGGCGACTCTCCCAGTCGAAGACCTCTTGCTCACCTTGCTCGGTGTCCCACTCCTCCCGAGACAAAGGCCGATTCTTGCTGGAGTCCCAAGGGATACCCTTCTTGAGGGCATCGATCATCTGGGATACCTCTTTGCCAGTCATCTCAGACCAGTTGGGCTCGGGGAGCCTCTTTTGGCGCAAAAGGACTCGAGCGTAGTTGACCTGCTTCTCGCTTGGGCCATCCCCGGGGGCAGAATCAGGACGAGTAGCACGCTGCTCCCAATACTCCTCGCGGTCGTAATACTCCTCGAGAAGGTCGCCCAAACGCTTCCTGAGCGTGTCTCGCCACCCCTGGGTGCGCTTGATCGGGATGGCCTTGGCTTCCTTTGGGCCATCGACTTTCTTGGATTTTATGGGGCGTCGCTTGTGGAGGTTCCAAAGCAGGACGCGCATGGCATCCTCACCATGCCCTGCCGCCTGTTCCCGCCCATGGCCCACCGAAGTGAACACGCGAATCCCAACGTTCGAGGTGATCGCAAGATCAATGACGATCTCCCCGTTATCCGAACTCTCGCGAGCCTTGAAGGACCCAAAAGCACGCTTCAGGAACTGCTTGACTTCCGTGAGACTAACTTGGGTGAATTCGGCGGCCATCTTCAGTTCCCCTGATAGTCGTAGTCGTTGATCGCTTTGAGGTTCAGGCTTTCTACCCCTGCTGCCTCATGGAAGAGCCGGTCCATGGTCGCCGAATCGTACTCCCCGGCCACCTTGACCTCGCCCTCCTCAGCGCCTTGCTTGGGGACGTTCTCCCCTGGCACCAACCCAGCTTCGTGCACGAACATGCTGAGCACTGGCTGAGTGTCCCCGGGGAACTTCTTGACGCGCTCCTGCGGGCACAGGATCTCCAAGTTCATGGCAGCACGAGTCAAAGCCACATACGCCAGGTTGCGCTCGGCTTTGAGCTGGGCCTCCAGCTCCTCGGGGGTGGGCGGGGGCTCGTCGGGCTTGGGCTTGCGTTCCATGGGGAACTTGCCGGGCGCCATGACCACGGTAACGTTCTTCCACTCGGAGCCCTTGACCGAGTGCACGGTGGACAAAACAACCGCCGGAGGCTTCTCCCTACGCTGACCCGGGTCAGTGATCTTGGCCTGCTCCTTGGCGAACTTGTCCGGGTCGATACGCAAGGTAGAAGCGAGCTGCTCATAGCGCTCAAGCTTGCGGATGTACCCGTCCGCCGTGCTGGGGTCCGTGTTGTTCTTCTGGTCGTTCGCGTTGGGCTCAGACAAAGCGAAGAGGAACTCCACCGCGCCAAGGTTCTTGGTCAAGTTGGGGTCATTCTTGAGGACCGGCTTGCCGTCCTCAGTCACTCGCGTGATCTGACCTTCCTCGTTGATCTCGACCTTGGTGCTGTCCTCCTCTACCTCGTCGGCTTCGGCATCATCCGGAGCGAACGAAAGAACGTCCGAGGAGATCTGCTGGCGAAGAGTCGTGGTCGTGACCGTGGACTTCTGACCGTCCCAGCCATACATCTCCGAGGGCATCTCATCAAGAATGTAGTTGAGGAGGTCCTTCGTGGACTTCGGCCCTTCCTTCAACCAACCGCGCAGAGCCTTGATGTTGGCCCCAAGCCCGCGAAGGCTGTTACCCAGCTCCTCAACCCGCTTTTCGTACATCCACTCAGCGGTACGTTGGGGTTTGCCCTTTTCGATAGCCTTGCTGATGATCTTGAGGCGGAAGGGCAGCTTGAGCTGTTCAGCCAGAGTGCCCACATAGCGGCTTTCAAGCAACATCATAGGGTTGATGTTCTTGGGGTCAACACGCTCGATGCGGGCCACCTCGTCCAAAGCCTCCTTGACCGCTTTGGCGACGTCGTCCGGGCCCATGAAGGTGCCCTTGTCCGGCTTCATGATGCAGGCGACAAGAGCCTCACGGAGCTTGTCGTAGTCCGCGCCCTGGGCCAACTCGATGTGCCCCAGAACCGCCTTGGACTCGGGGGCCTCCATGAAGCCCTTGCCACCCTTCCGGATGTAAGGGATCTCGTTGATGATGCAGGCGGTTTCGAAGTTGTGCAGCTCGGCGTTGGTACGAGCGAGAACGGCGTACTCCTCGGGCTGAGCGCCCTCGACGTCCATCGCCTTGCGGACACGCCCCAAAGTCTCAATCGCTCCAGACGTGTACGTCACCGGTGCGTCCACCACGATCGAAGCGTTGCCACGCCCCTTCTTCGGGTTGGCTCGAGCCTCCATCGGAATCTGATCTTCGTTGTTGGCGATGAGGCGATTGGCGGCCTCCACGATTTCCGCTTCGCAACGGTAGTTCGTGCGAATCATGCGGATCTTCCAACCAGGTTTGCCGTTCAACCCGATGAAGAGTTCCGGACGAGCCCCACGGAACTGGTAGATGGACTGCTTGTCGTCGCCCACCATCCAGATGGACTTGCCGTCCGAACCGTCCGTGATGTGCTCGGACAGCATCTCGAAAATCTGGTGCTGAACCAGATTCAGGTCCTGGCACTCATCGACCATGAAATGGTCGAACAGCCGCTGGATCTCTTGGCGGGCCTTGGGGTCGCGACGCAGAATGTCGCGGAACACCACCACCATATCGTCCAGGTCACCCAGGCGCTGCCCACCCTTGCGGTGCTCCTTCAAGAAGTAGTTGTAGGACTCCGGCGAGCACGGCGGCCTCCAATTGGGGAGGTCGCCCTTGATTCCGAGGTAGAGTTCGTACCAGAGGTACGCCTGACCCTCCGCCTCCGACCTCACCGATGCCTTGGCTTGCTCGAGGTTGATGTCGTTGCCACGCCACTTGCCCACGATCTGCTTGACCTTGGCGGCCTTGGGCGGGTTGTCAAACCACTCCGCAGGGAAGCCAGTGCGGGCCGCCAACTGCGTCCCTTCGCACTCGCTCCAGATCTTCCGAATCACGTTGGCGAGCTTGGAGGGGTTGATGGTGTTCGCGCCCCTCTTGGGCGGAGCAATCAGGTTGGGCGCCTTCAACATGGCCTTTTCGGCCGGAGTCCCATACCCAGGGGTGTTCTGGTCACCCGTGATGAACTTGTAGAAGAGCTGGTGCATCGTACCGACGCGAACTCCAGCACCCACCGACCCAAGACGCTTGGCAACCTTTTCTTTCAGCTCTTCTGCCGCTCGAGAGTTGAACGAACAGGCCAGGATTCGAGCCGGGTTGACCCCGCGATCCTTGACCAGGTAAGCCATACGGCCCACAAGGGTCGTGGACTTACCCGCACCAGCACCCGCGGCCACGAGGACTTTGCCGTCGGTCATCGCCGCGGCAAGCTGCTCGGGGTCGTTTGCCATGCCCTGCAAAGAGGGCGGGATGTTGGCGGGCAGCTCAGGGTCGGTCACCACGGAGACCGCCACAGCCTTGGCTACGCCAACAACTTCGGCGCGAGTCAGGGGGCGGTCTTCCTCGGGGTTCATCCGATTGATGACCTTGCGAGCGATTTGAGTAGCCTCTGCCTCAACCTTGGTGAGCAAAGCGTTTTGCTTCTCGCCTTGGTCGATGGACTCCTCAGAAGCTGTGTCGCCGCCGTCTTGCTCAACCCTGGACTTGAAGACCTCGCCTACCTCATCCGAGGAGCCTCGAGTAGCAACCTGGACGTCATTCAGCGCGGTCGAAGACGGCTGGGCTGCGTCCGAAGCCGTGTCAATCCAAGCCTCAAGCCGCTTGTTGCGAAGAACAATCCCCGCGAACTTGGTGAGGGCTGCATCCTCGTCGGTCATCTCGGACGCCTCTATGGCCTCCTTGACCTGCTTGCGGGCCTTGCTCGAGTCGTCGAACACGGCCTTCATAGTCGTAGCGCCACCCCGGGAGAGAATCAGCTTGATGGTATCGGAGCGGCGGTTGAACCCATCGATATTGGCGGGAGCACGAACAGCAGAAGCAAGCATATTGATGCTCGCCTTGGACGTCAGGTGGCTCTTGAGGTACTCCGCGACATGCTCCAGGTGACGACGCTCAGCGGCGCGCAGGAGGCTAACTCCGGTTCGAAGAACCGAGTCGTTCAAGTCGCTCGAGCCAAACCGCTCTTCCAGGTAGCGGCGGTACACATCGAAGGCCAGCAGGAAGATGACGTAGTCAGCGATGACCAACTCTTCAAGAGCCTTGTCGATCTCCGGGTCGGGATCTTCCGCCAACACCTGTCGAACCGCAGCCTGAGCCGCGCCGTAGTCATAGGAAAGCGTCGAAACACTTGCTACGGGATTCATCTTGTCTGCCATGTCCATCCTCGTGCCCGTGAGCGCGGTAGTTCTCCCTCTGAGAGAACACATAGAAGCTTTCACCGCTTCGTAACAAACTTCGCTCAGGTTACAGGAAAACCATGAAAAAATCAAGGCCCCCGTGAGGTGTCCCCACGGAGGCCCTAGATTACACCAACGCGAGTCCTATCAGAGGCGAGCGCGCAGGTTGTAGGTGACCACGATGTAGAGCAGGGGGAAGATCGGCTGGTAGTACCCGCTGACGTTCATCGTGGTGGCGTCCACAGCATCGACTTCCGCCGAAATGCCCGTGAAAGCTGCCACGATTTCCTGCTGAATCAGGGTCTTGAACATCGAGGTCAGCGAGACTTCGACTTCGTTGGTACGGCTCGCCAAGAACTTGGTTCCGATGTACGAATCCAAGGTCGAGCGCGTGGTGATCGAGACGTAGTCCGAGATCTGGGTGACCGTCGGGAGCCGCGTCAGGATCGAGGCCATGTTGGTGGTCAAGCCCTGGCGGACACGAATGATCGGGTCCAAGTCTTCCAGGAGCGAGATGCCCGCCACAGCCGTCTGGTTCGCCTCGACAGGGTCGAGGGTACGGGTGATGCGCGTGAAGCCCTGGATGCGGCGACGCGTGTAAGGCGTTGCCACGTCCACCGCCGGGGAAACCACCGCACCCGCCGCGCCAGCAGCAAAGAAGCTGCCATCCACGAGGGTTTCGAAGGTCTCACCCAGCTCGTTCGAGAGCGTCACCACGCCCGCATCCGGGTACCAAGCCACGATGCGCTGGCTCAGAAGCCCACGAGCGATCGTCTGAGCCGTGGTCGGGGTCGTCCCGGAGGCGAACCCGATGAAGCCCATGCGCTCACCCTGGTTGCGGATGTTCGACATGATTTCGCAGTGGCTCGTGAGGAACGAGTACACAGCGGTATCCGTGGACAGCGGGACGATCAAGTCAGGCTTGATGTTACCGGGCAGCGGAACCGACATGCTGTCGATAGCAGCATTGAACTGCTGCGCCGAAGCCTGGTTGCTGTTCGGTACCTTCAGGACTTGCTTGATTCCGACAAGCACGGCGCCATTCAGGATGGCCAAGTAGGCACCCAGAGTGACGCGATTCTCCGCCGAGAGACGGCCGTAGTTGGCTTCGATCGTCTTGAACTGGCGGAAGATCCTGGTGCTGTAGTCCTGCTTCAGGTAGCGGTACGAGATGTAGTAAAGGTCCCCGTTCTTCGGCTCCGCCCCCGAGGGGTTGAACGTCTGAACGTTGGCCGTGTCGTTGAGGCCCACGTTGACCGTGTTGGACACGAGGGTCTCAAGGCCCGGGAGGGCGTAGTGCGGGATGCTCGGCTGCACCGAGAAGGTCGGCGAGACCTCCAGGGTGAAGTAGCCGCCCGTGGCATACGACCCATCCTGAGCCGGAAGGACCGTGAACCGAAGGCCCGTCTGCTCGTCCGTGTACGTCTGGCCCGGGTAGCCCGTACCAGCCGAACCGTTGGAGTTGGTCGAGGTCACGGTGAAGTTGTCCGTGGTGTCCTCGCCGCTGTCCCCATCAACCCCGGGGGTGATCATCGTGCCGGTCATCACGTTGAACGCGGAGTTGGAACCCGTGCTGAACGAGATGCTCGAGGTCGAACCAAACACCACCGATTCGATGGTGAGATAGTCCAACCCGTTCACCGTCTTCACACGAGCCACAGCGCCGTTCGTGTTCCACGTGGGCCACGAAATCGGACCGAAGTTCGTGGTATCCATGAGGCGGTCAACCACCTCCTGAACACCCACGCGACCCTGGTTCACGAAGTCGCCTTCGTTGAAGCCAAGGATAGCGTTCGCCGAACCGTTGAGGATGGTGACCGAGGACTGGTCTCCATTCGTGTTCGACGTGATGCGCACCTTGTTCAGGTTGTCGAGAGTACCCACGCTGGCGGTACCCTGCGAGCTGATCACGGCGTTGATGTCCGAGACCACGTTTGCAGCCGTCGTCGAAGACTGGCTGATCGTCACCTCGAAATCCACCCCGTTGATACGGAGCTTGAGGATGTCGTCCACCCCAGTCGTGAAGCTGAAGGGAGCCGCGTTCTCCCCGAGGAGGGTCGCAGGCTTGTTGATGGCACCAGAAGTACCATCCGCACGGGTAAAGGTCGTGAAGCCGAGCATGGACTCCGCCGTACCCTGGCGGATGGCCACGTAGCTCTTGTGATCGAACCCGTTCGGAAGAGCGGCCGGGACGCTGATGCTACGAAGCATGAACCACGCCGTGCTGCCTCCCGCCACAAAGGAGGCAACATAGTTCGGGGCACTGCCCGAGAAGTTCACGTCAGCGTCCACTGCGTTGTTGATGTCGCTGACGACGGTGCTCGGGCTGAGCATGCCAGCCGTCAACGTGACGTCGATATCAACCCCATCAACGACGAGGTTCAACTTGTCGTTGACACCCGTCGTAATGGTGACCGGCGAGGACAAGTCCACGCCCTCGCCCGCCATGTAACCACGAGTCGCGACATTGAGGTTCGTGGACACAGCCGAAGAGCCATTCAAAGCCGTGCGCCACGTACCGGAGTTCGGGGTGTAGAAGCTCCACGGAGCCGCACCCTTGTTCGTGAACTCCGCATTGGTCGCATCGGCCGTACCGAACGTGACCGTCACGGTCTCGCTCACCGGCGTGCCGCCCACGTGCATCGCGTCGGGCACCTGCTCCACACCGCGAGGCCACTGCACCGTGTCCGAAAGACCGCCACCCTTGGTACCAAAGGTGATGTGGTACAGGCTCGTGTTGAACAGAGACGAGAAGACCTCGTACTGACCCGACCCAATCGGACCCGAGGTCTTGTTGGTCAGAACGTACGTGTCATCCGCCAAGCGGCTGTACCAGAACGTCGCGTAGGCGGTCTGGTCTGGAGCCACGGGGTCACGGAGGGTCACCTTGCGGCTCTGACCGTCTACCCTCGTAACCTTCACTGCCGGACGGCTGAGAGCGTCACGAAGGCTGTGGCCCACGTGAACGATCACAAGGTCAGGACGGTTCGTAACCACGTCTTGGCGGCTGTTGGCCACCGAAGAGTAGGTAGCCGTGGACAGAGGGGTGTCGCGACCGTTACCCAAGGTGGGCACGGCCGGAAGGAGGAACGTCGAGTCGCTCGTGCGAGCAGGTACCACAGAGGTATCCACGAAGCGGGTGCACGGCACGGAGTACAGACGGTCATCCACCAGCGTGGGCGTGATCTGCGAGTCGTCGAAGGGCTCCGCACCGGGGGTACGAAGGGTCGAAGACACGGAGTAGCTCGCACCCCAGTGCACCACCGACACGTCCGTGCTCGGATTCGCAATCACGAAATCCTGGTTCTGGATGTAGTCGTTACGGCCAGGCGAGATGCCGCAACGAATCACGTTCGTCACCAGCGTGTTGGGCAGGTAATCGAACGTGTCCTGCCAGGTGTTGGCCCAGTACGTGATCATAACCGTGGCGCCTACGGGCGGAGCCAAGGGCAGAACCACGATACCGTTCGCACCTTCCACAGCGCTCGGGATGACCTGGGTACCGTTCACCTTCACCACGACCTTGGACGGGTCCGTAGTTGTGAGGCCCGCCGAGGTGCCGTCCACGATGGGACGCTGGAACACCTGGAAGGCTCGGTTACGGGAGGTCGTCTGACCAGCGCTCAAGCCCAACATGCCGTTGGCGTTTCCAGAGCCGATCGAAATCGACGTCTGAGCCGACAGCTTGACCTGGAACTTGCCATCGTTCGTCGTGAAAACGCTCGTGGTCAGACCAGAGATAAGGACTGCGTCAATCTGGCTCTTGATGGCCGAGGCCGTCGCAGTACCAGGAAGGAACGTGACAGTCTTCTCAGCGCCACCATCCACCGTGAGCTTGAAGGTGTCGCTTACGCCAGCAACCACCGTGAAAGGCTCAAAGCCGGGGGTGATGATTTCTGCCGCCGTAGCCGTCACCTGAGCCGACACGTCGTCCGTGAAGGACGTGTCGAAGCGGTGGAAGTTGTAGGTCACACGGACCACGTCATCCGCCGCAGGAGGCACCTGCAAAATGATGTCACCGGTCGAGCCGCGGACAGAGCCCACAGCCACCGGCACACCATTGACGGTAACCGACACGTAGCGCACGTCATTTGTGACGCGGCCGATGCCTTCACCATCAACAATGGGCGTGTTCCGGACCCGGAACCGCGTCAAGGTACCGTCGTTGGCACCAAGTGTCGGATTGCTCGGGTTGGAATCATCAACAACCCAACGAAGAGTCACGTCTTCGTTGACGATCTTCTGGTCCTGAGTCGAGGAAGAGCCGCGGACCATCTCATAGTCGAGCTGCTCCAGTTCCTCTTGACCCACGCCAATGATGACGGGGATTCTCAGCCCCGCAAGCACCCCAGTGACGTTCGCGTCAGTGAGCGTGCGGGTGTAGACTCCAGGTGGGACATAGGTCGGGAAGGGTCCGAGGGCCATCGTTTCTCCTCAGTTTCAATGCGCACGTCTGCATCTAATCTTCATCTTCCAGACGAGGGTCCCGGAGGACTTCATCTGAGGAGGCCACATAGAAAGATGTGGCGTTCAATCCGATCCGATCTGGGTATGTCCCACCACGGCCCGACAGGACTGAGTAGGTTCACCGTACAGCGGGTAACGAAAGCATTATTGACGATCCGGACGAACTTTCAGGTCCGTTGCCAATTTTACCAACCGCCTACGTCCTTCACGCTGCCCTGGACTCATCGAGGTGTAGTCCATGTAGCCTTCCCCATCTTGGCGTGCGAGCTGCGAGACGCCCGAGTTCTTCCGGACCTTCTCCTTGATAGCGGCGCGCTTGGTATAGGTCTCCCACCGACCCTCTGCACTACGACCAACCACTTTGTCCGCAGAAGGGTAGTCGATATCATGCACCCCCGTGTTTGCCGGGGTCCCAATGTCCTTGGGCGCCCCAGCAAAGGCGAACCCGAAACCCTGACCTTGAAAAAGTCGGGGAGCCTCCTCCGAGCATGAGGGGCAAGGGTGAGTTGGGTGGTCGTCCATTTTCAGCACGCGGTCGAACCGCAGGCCGCATTCACATTCAAATGTATATTTTGGCATTATGTGATCCGTTCAAATGCGTTGTTTCTACCCACGTTGATTGGCACAGTGAGGAAGAACAGTCCCTGGGAAAGGGGTTGAAGCGACGACGTGCTAGGCCCTGTGCGGTCCGGGTTCACCTGTGCTTCAAGTGCAGCCGTAGTTGGAGACACACGGCTGATTGTAAAGGGCAGGGGCACATGGATCTCCCAGTCAGCCTGCATTTGGACCGATAGAGAGGCCATGTAGTAGTTGGTTTCCGCGGTCTCGTCGTAAGTGTCCTCAGCCTCGCCGCCCATGGACACGTCAGTGATTTCGATGCCCTCGTTGGCCAGAGTCGCTCGCTTCTGCCCCCACAAACTCATGACGGCAAAGTCAGCGATCTCCTCCATCTGAATGGGGTCGGTCGCAATCACATCGAGGTCAAATGACGCCTCGAACTTGCCGCCGAAGGCGTTCGCGGTATCAACCCGGTCCTCATAGACCACTACCGCGACTTTGTCCCCGGGGCGACCCCGCTTCCCGAAAGCCAGAATGACCCCAGGCAAAGTTTTGTAGTCGGCAGTGTTCCACTTCCAATCGAACGGACCCAAGGAGTCCAAGTCGTAGCGGTAGTCGGCCCCGATGACCGAGTTCGGCATGAGCTTGGTTATGAAAGTGACCAGGCCCGTGCTGTAGTTGACTGTGTAGTCGCGGCCCTCGCGCAAGAGGTACCGCCCGTTCTCCCACAACCGAACCGTGCCTTGAATCGGCACTTGGTCGAGTTGAGCTTCATGCTCAACCCCCGAGGAAACCATCAACAGCGTCTCGTTGGTCACGGTGATCATGGGCTTCACCGAGAAGGTACCCACTTCACCGGGAAGGGTGGGGGCCGTAAGACACTCGAGGATGTAAACCCCGGACTGAATGGGCATCATGTCGTCATTCGCCCGAAGCGTCGCGGCATCCTCTTTGGCCCACTCGAGCAAATACGCGGGCTGCTCAACGTAGGCGAGCATGACCTTGCTGGACACCGTCCCAAGGTAGTTTTCGCTACTGAGCTGAACCTTGTTGGCGCTCGAGCCCTTGACGACGATGCCAAACTGCGGGCGCTCGTCGAAGGCGAACTTGTTCTGCACCCAAGGCACCACCTTCTCGTAGACTGGGTGTCTACTGAAAGAGTCCTGCAACTCCAGGATGAGGCGGCGCTTGAGCGAGGAAGTCAGGTAGTAGTACACGGGGCTCCTGGGGGAGCCCGGGTATCGGCTACTCGTGCTCCTGCATAGCCAAAACCAAAAGACCTTCTGCAACCGATGTCATGGGGTCCTTGGCCCGGCGGATTCCGGAGATGGGGATGGGGAAACCCTTCTTCACGGAGTTGAACTCCTCCTCGAAGACCTGCATGAACCCATCTGCTCGAGTCGTACCTCCCGAGACTACGAAGGGGATCGGTTCGGGAAGGTCGATCGTGTTGCGCTCCATCTTGAAGCGCTTGGCAATCTGCTCGAGCGTGTACCGAATCAGAGCCCGAATGTACAGGGCGATAGCTTCCGCTTCTCGGTTGTCGCTCGAGGGCTTGGAGACGTCGAAGCCGCCCTTCTCCTTGATCGAACATACCCGGGTAGCCGTCGAACCCAGCGCCTTGGCCGCATGGCCGTCAATCCAGTCGCCGCCACGGGCCAGGGAGAAGGACATGCCCATCATCGTTTGGAAGGACAAGGCCACGTTGCACATGCCCGACCCGTAGCTGATCGAGACGCCGGAGAAGTTGGTGTCGGCACACTGGCTGTAAATGATAGCCATGGCCTCATTCATCGGGTGCGCCGTGTACCCATGCTCCTCGACGATCTTGCGGAAGACCTCGGTATGGTACAGGACGTTCTGGTCAGGCATGTCGATGGGGTCAGCGGGCACGCTGTAAAAGCAGTGCTCCTTGGGCACCACCGGCTCCCCGAGGACGTTGTGGATGATGTACGAAAGAACTCGCTGGGCATCCAACTCGCCCGCGGAAATGAGGCCCTTGGCCAGCGGCCGACGAACCTCGCGCTTGAAGATGTTGGCCATGTTCAAAGCGCTGTCACCTACCACGATGAGCTGGTCGGACCAGTCCGGTTCGTAGTAGTCCACCTTGGACATCTTCAGGATTTTCTTCGTCTCCGGGTCCAAGTCCAAGAAGGCGTCGCGGATACGTCGAGTCTTGACCACACCCTCTTCGTGACGGGCCGAGACGATATTCATGGTACCGATGTCGATGCCGACACCGGGAATGCGGTTATTGGTAGTCATTGCCCTATCTACACCGAGGGATTCAAAAGTCGCTGCTGGAGAAGGTACCTGTGTTCCTCATGCTTGTCCTCGATGCCTGCGATGAGGTTGTCCGTACCACGGCTCAACGAGCTGTTGTTCTTCAACAGCTCAACGATCTTGGTGACGCCGAGGCTCAACAGGGCCTCAGCTTCCAAGCTCTTCTGTACCAGCTCCGCCGCCGACTCCCCTGGCTGCCCCAGCGAGTTCAGGATATCGGCCACACAGCTTGCTTGAGCCCGGAAGTCGGCGATCAAAGTCGCCCCGGTGCTCCCCACGGCACGTTCTGCAACCGAGTCAATCTCCGGAAGCATGCCGTTGTAGAGCCGCTCAAAGAGCAGGTGGTCCCCGTAGGAGGTGTTGCCTTTCGTAACCCAGTGGTGGGTCTGGTGCACCATTGCCACCGCACGAAGGAACACGAGCAGCCCAGCCATCTCGGTACCTGGGGACGCAGCGAACACACTGAAAACCTGCGAGGCGGCCTTTAGCCGAGCCGAAGGCAAATAAGGTGGCCCATGGAGGTACGGATCATAGGACGAGGGGTCCTGCCAGATCGCCTGGGTAGCGTCGTTAGAATAGGGGGGCGACGCTACTCCAGGGAAGTCAGGACCCGCCCTGAACAGCGGCTCCTGGGCCACTTTGGATGTGCCGGGCGACGTGCGCGCGACCAACGAGCTTGTCTTGTCGAGCAGGGATTTCATCGCGGGCCTCCGCCCTTAACGGAATACAGAAACACTATTGATCTTTGCTCTTGCCTTTACGAAGGCCCTTCAGAGCCTTCGAAGCATCGGCAAGAGAGCCTGCATCCGAGGCTTCCTCTTTGAGGGAGACTCGGGCTTCGCCATTGTTGTCGGACTTGATCTGGGACGGGATGTAGATTGGAGCAGAGTCATCCACGTCGAGACCCGAAGACGCCGGAGCGCCCGTCACATTTTGAATGACCGTGGTCGGGCGAGACTTCACCAGCTCGAGGATGGCGTCCAACTTTGCATCCTTCCCCGTCGCCTCTTTCAGCTCCCGCTCGAGCCGCCCCACCTCTCCTTTGAGGTGGACGTTCAACCCGTAAAGGTCGCCATTCTCCTTGATGAGCTGGGCGTTCTCTTCGCGGAGAGTTTCGTTTTCCAGGCTCAACCGGTCACGCTCCTCTTGAAGCTTGGGCACGGGAGGGGCCGCATGCGAGGGAGCGATAACCCGCAACACGCTATTGGCCTTGAGCTGAAAAATCACCCCTTGGGAGAGCAGCCTCCAGAGGTCTTTGGACTTGACTGCTTGAGCCCCCAAAATCGGAGTGGCTTCCCCTTTGGGTACCATCACGCCGATGTCCTCGATGAGCTTGTCCTCGCTCACTCCACATACGATCATATCTCCATTGCTGCTCATCTGGGTTCCTTTCAAAGGCGTAGCTTGCGCTGCCTAGCAGCCTTAGACACCACCTTCTGGACCTCCTCGACCATAGACTTCCGGATCTGCTTCTTGGCCTCTTCTTTGGCCTTCTCCACAAAGTCGTAGGGCGGGCGACCAGGGTGGACCCACTTCCCGTCCCGCATCGATTTAGGGGTTGCGGTCCGAAAGATCAACTCCCCCTCCTCAGTGATGATGGGGATAGGGGCTCGAGCCTTCACGAGCCAGGACATCTGCTTGTTCTTGCGCCCCCGCATCATGTTTGTGAAACCGGGGTGGGTCGAGTAAATCGTCAACGACGAGGGGCCGACCTCAATCTGAATAGCCTTGGAAAAGGCTCGCTTCGCTCGGTCAGAAAACGTGGACTGGAACAGTTTGTGACGAAGCCGAGCGAGAACGCTGGCCTTCACGCGGCGAAGCGCTCGCTCTGGGGTTACATCGAGGTCCCGAACAAGCGGTTTGCCATAGACTGATCCAAAACGGTCCATCAGTAGGTCGTGTTCTTCCAGGTGGTGGTGCGACCACGGTACTCACGCTCGTCCCCAATCAATGGGTGATCGGTGACGTCATTCGGCGCCCCGAACTCAGGACCACGAGGCGCGAACTGCGTAGCAACGAACTTCACCGGGTTGCCCACCGGTACCTTGTACCGAATGTCCTTCTCGTCAAAGGACCCGATGTTGAAGTGCTGCTGCATCACCATGCCGCGGTTCGAGGGCATTCGAACCCCACCAATTGAGAAGCGCTCCCCATTGAGCTTCATGATGAAGTCGCGGTGGCTGAGGATTGGTTGGGGGCCCGTCCAGACCTCATACACGTGCTCCTGGTTCCGGCCCATTTCCTTCTGAGAGACCTTCACCTCTGCATCGTCCGGGGCAACGATGATGTCGTAAGGACCCTCGTAGCCTCCCACGTACCCTGTCCCAAAGCACTTGAGACAATCGGAGAGAGGTTGCTTGTGGTGATCGGAAATGCACACGCACGGGACCCCAGTGTTCTTGCGAAGAAACACCTTCACCCGCTCGCCACCCTGCTCGAGGATGAAACGATTACGCCGAATGGCCTCCCGCCAAATCCAATCCAGCTTCTCGACCTCGAACGTGTTCGTAGCCGCGGCGTGCTCGAGAGGTGTCTCCACCAAGTCCTGGGGCTGCACCAGGGCAAGGTTGCACCCAACCGGCACCCCAACCGTCGTGACTCGGTAGAAGACACGCTGATTGAGGTCAGTCTTGAGCAAAGACCTCGTGTACCGGTAGGTGCAAGTCACCCGGCTCTGAGGGGTTGGGGCGACCACGGGGTAGTAGGTTTGCTTGGAGGTGTCCGGGTAGAGGTTGACGTCGATCTCGACCTCTCCGGTACTCCCGTTGACCCGCAACACTCGAGCTTCAACCCCGTCAACGAAAACTCGAACGTCTCGAGCATCCTTCGTCGGGATTCGATTCTGAGCCCCCTCTGCAACGATGGGGTAGTGAAGCGTCTTGAAGACGTACCGCTTTTCGTCTCGACCCGTAGAAGCCACTCCGAAGATCGTGAAGTTGTCGGTCACGTCTTCATCAACCACCAGCTCATTGTCGGTTTGGTCTCTCCAAAACGTGGACCCAACCGGCAAATCCGTGATGCGGGAGTACGGCCCAAACTCGGAGTCGAAGCTACGGTACACGTTGACGCCGAGGATCTGGAATCGGCTGTTAAGCATGAGATGGGACGGGTCATCCCACCGAAGGTCGATGAGATTCCTCGTCCCATCCATCATGAACAGGTTGAGAGGTGGAGCTGGCCAGGGGGTCTTGGTCAGCTCCAACGGGTCAACACTGCGGTCTCGATCTCCACCTAGCGCCATAGGCCCTCTTCCAAGGGCCCAGGGATAAGGAAATCAAGCCGAAGCAGGTTGCGTGTTCGGAAGCGGCTCAACCAGGGTGATAACGCCCGTCTGAGCGTCAATCCGAACGGGGTGCGCCGGGGGAATCCCACGGGACACCAGAACCGTCTCGAACAGACGTTGGCGCTCGAGGTCCACGTTCTGCGCCGCACGGAGCGTCTTGATCTTCTCCTGCTCGAGGTCAAGGATGCGCTCGGCCAGCTGCATACGAGCCCCCTGCATCTCCTCGAAACGCTTCAACGTCTGCGCGTCGAGGGGATCGTTGGCTGTCAACTTGGGTTGTTCTTGAGTCTGCGTCTCTGTGCTCATCTGAGGCTCCATTTGGGTACCTACTACACCGGTCACATGCCGAGGAACTTGCCAGGGCTCAGTACACCGCGACCCTGATAAGGGCCGAAACTCGACCGGATACCGGCACCGTACTTCGGCTGTTGAAGACCCTTCGTGATTTTGATCGTGGCCTTCATCTTCTCCAACATCTTGTCGAACTGGTCTGAAGCCCCTTGCTTGAGATCCCCGTATTTGCTGGACCGCTCCAGGTCGAGAGATACCCCGCCAATGGAGTACCCAAACTCCTCGGAAACCCAGTTTGTCTGCACCGCTTGAAGGGCCCAGTACATCGCCCCTTGGATAAGCAACGCTTTCCACTCCGAGCGGGCTTGAATCATCTGGTCGATGCTAGCAAAAGGGGTTCGCGGAGGGGCCGCGATGATCATGTCCATCGAAAAGCCCAGGTACTCGAGCAACTCCACATCCTCCCAGATGTACCCGAAGACGCGGTTGAACTGGTTGATAGTCTCCTCGTGAGACGGGGGCCGAAAGTGGTAGTTGCGGTCCGGGTCATTGTCCCGCAACGCAATGCGAAGACTCCGAATCAAAGCGAGCTGGGTATCCGTGTACGGAGACGGGGGCAACGCTTGGCGATCCTGCACGGAGAATTCTTGCACAACCGTTTGGAGCGGGCCGCCAACCATCTCCCGCATAGCCCAACGGATACGGTACTCCCCCACATTGCAGTCGGTCGGGATGATGATACTTGCGTAGTATTCCCCCACCGAGGGGTTCGCAGGGAAGCGCTTCTGCGGGCCCACAAGGGCTTCCATACCCGTGGTGAAGTCGTAGATAGCGTAGGAGATTTCCGCGGCGTTTATCGGGTGCCCAGAGGCGTTGGTCAAGAAAATGTTGAGGTCGTCTCGACCCAACTGCTGACCACGAAGATAAAGAACTCCCATGGCTCACCACCCACTCTTCCCGCCACACGAGCAGGAACACGGTTTCTTGCACCCACACGCCGGAGTATTCACGCTCGAGCAGCCGCCCGAACTGGTACCCCCGTAGTTGCAGTATTGCGAGGAGTCGAAGACTTTGAAGCAGAACTTGCTCGAGAGCACTGGCCCGTTGAACACTTCCTGCACCTTCCACTCGACGCACCAGTCCCCGGGTTGCCCACACTGTCCAGCAACACCCGTGGCGTAATACTCCCCCACGTCTACCCGGACGGGGGTCCGACACTCCGGACCAACCCGAGTCGCGCACTGTGCGTTCTTCGGGTAGTAGTACATCGTGTACTTCACGCTGTAAGGATCGAGAGGGTTGTTCGCAAGGTCAGTGACGAACAGGGGAAGGTCCCCCCGCTGGAAAACATGACCCCAAACGAATACGCCCGAACTTGATGTACTAGCAGGCACCCTTTCCTCCTGGCTCGGTAAATGACGCCCTGAGCCCCGACGGGGCCGCAATGCCCGTCCCTGCATTCACATCGTAGTCCTGCGCGACAATCTGGTTGCCCACGGTATAGGTGATGAGCAACCGCCAGTACCCAACTGCATTGGGCCGGAATCGAATGCCGTACGGGCCATTAGTGATGGGCAACCAGTAGATTTTGCCTGCGGCAATTTGAGCATCCACCACGCTCACGCCGGAGACCAACGCCCAAGGCTGCAACACGTTGTTGAAGTAGAGCTGGCTAGTAACATCCGAAATGCCAAGGTTTGGCACACGAGTGAACCCATCGAGCTGGAAAAAGTCAGCTTGGTCGTAGACAACCTGGTTCGAGTAGACTAGACGCCCTCTGGTCGTGGACATGCGCGCCCTCTCTACTCACCCCCGAAAGAAGGAAGTCTTGATCCCGATGCTGCCAACCCCCGCTGCTTGAGGTACCACGTCGTAGGTGAACGACACGGTCTGGTCTTCTGCGGGGTACGCAAGGATCACCCGCCAGAGCCCAATCACGTTCGGGTAGAACCGAATGTTGTAAAAGCCTGCGGACGGCTCTGTCCAGTACACCTTGCCTGCGGCCACACGCACATCCGGGATGCCCGCACCGGAAGTCAATGGCCACGCAAGCTGCGTCCCGTTCAGGGAGAGGTCAAGCTGGAGGTCGCTGACCAAAAGACCCGTCGCTCGGGTCACACCATCCCCGAGGAAGAAATCGATTGGCTCGAGCACCATCCGGTTCGCTTGAACCGAACGAGCCGGAGGCATGTTCACCAAAGCCATGTTCCACTCCGTGGGTTGCTACATCACCACGGCCTATCAGTGGAATAGAGCCTTAGCTCATATGGCAGATTGATTTTAAGTTTTTGATCGCGTTCGCGTACGGCTGAGCAGCCACTTTGCCGCTGTTGTTGAACCAAGCCGTCTTGAGTTCCTCGATGTTGCAAATCGAGGTGTCGAAGACAAAGTACACGCGATTGTTTTCGCGGTCAGTTCTCTTCAACTCCACACCGGCTGTTTGCAGGTACGCAGCAAAATACAGGTCGGGAGTCCGGAAGTCGGACTTGGCAGCTTGTTTCGACATTTGGGCCTCATATGGGTCTGGTCTTTTGCCACGATTGCATCGGGCGAAGAACATAGAATCTGGGTCTACAGCTACATCTAAGCGGCCCCTGGAGGTACCCAGGGGCCGAGGGTTTCCATCAAGTCAGAACGACCAAGCTCGAGAGCATGTCATTCGTCTGCACTCGAGCCGACGTCGTGGTGACAGCGATGCCAGGCACGAGTGCCGCAGGGATGTCGATCTGGGTGTCGGTCACCGAGCCGCCGCCAGCCAGGATTTGAGCCTCGGTTACTCGCCGAGCGCCCGCACCCACGAGGATGACCGTCGTCTCATAGGTGCCGTAGCCAGCCAGACCCGTCCCGGTGATGCGAAGCGCGCCCGAGGAGGGCGTGTCCTTGTCCGCGGTCGTGATGGTGGGAGTCGCCACGGCGAAGGGGGTCACGCCATCATCAGCCACCACGGCGATCGCAGCACCGTTCGAGGGCACGGGCCACCGACGGGAATCCGGATTGAAGCTGCTCGACAGGAACCCGTGAAGGTTACCGAAGAGGAAGCTCTTCTTGGCCACGTCGGTCTCGACGAACTTGGGGGCCAGCAGGTCTTGCAGAGCCGTCACCTGGGTGTTGGTGGCGCCGCTCAAACCCGACACAGCCTTGATGGTCGTCGAAGACACGTCCACGGGGCCACCCACCGGAACGGTCGCTGTGATGAGCGCCGAAGCCGAAGCCGACAGGCTTTGGGAAGTCAGGTACGCCTGAATCCTCGTCGCGTCCGGACGAGACAGGTACCGGTTCTGGCCGAAGGTCTCCAACGAAGCGTCGAAGGTGGACTTCGGCTCAAGGTCGGCCAGGAAAATCGGCTTGCTCAGGTCTCCTCGAATAACTGCTACGCGCATGGTAAAATCCTCCCCTTCACACGGGCTTTAGGTTGCCTCTCGCTTCATCGAACCGAAGGAAACGGAGCACCACCCCAAAAATGGAGTAGAACTCAGTCACCGCCTGGGCAAAGGCGAGATGATTGGCCCGGCGGAGGAAATATGCCTTCTTGACCAGAAGACGTAAGGACCGAACCTGCTTGAGATACATCTCCGCCCGGTCAAGCTGTTTCAGCTCTTCCAAGGACTCTTTCAGCCTTGTGTACCGACGGATCATGTCTCTGAGCAGTTCTTGGGTTTGGATGTCGAAGAACAGGTCCTTGGGGCGCCACTGGTTATCGCCACGGGTAAAAGTACCCGTTTCTTCCTTCAGGATTCGAAGAAGCCCAGGGGTCGCCACCTCAGCCTACCTTCAAGTCAGAGCAACAACGCTGGACAGCTGGGCGTCCGCGCGAACCTGAGCCGACGTGGTAGACGTCGCAACGCCCGGAATGAGGGCTGCTGGAATCACGATGCTCGTTGCCGAGACCGTGCCGCCACCCGTCGTGATCTGGGTCTGTGTCAACGTCTTGGCGCCGGTGCCCGTGAGGATGACCGTGGTGATCTCCGGGGCGAGGGAGGTCAGGCCGGTGCCCGTGATGGTGAGGTCGCCAGAACTGGGGGTGTCCAGGTCCGCCGTCGTGATGACGGGGGCCACCACGTCTGTGGGCAGGAAAGAGGTCACCGTGATGAGACCCGCGACCTGAAGCCCGTGGATAGTGCCCTTAGCCTGGGAAAGGAGCACACGGTCGCCTTCCTTGAGGTCGATGTACCCAGCGACTGTGGCATCTCCCGCCTTTGTACGGGGGACGTACACCTTCTGCTTGTTGAAGTTGACGCCGGGCTTGGTGCTCTTGTCCGGGCCGCTGAGGCTGTTGCCGTCGCGAACGTAACGCTTGGGGTCACCCACACCACGCTTTGCCGTTTGGCGGGGCAGCCCATCGTTGATGTCGTTCAGCAGCAGAGCCCCTTGGACTGTCTGGTTGTGGGTAATCCTCAGCATGATCGCTCCTGGGGGTATCCTGGGTTGTTCAAAGACGCGAATCACATAAATGGATCAAAGACCATCTAGGGGAGCCGGGGAAGCGTCCTTGCTGGCCGAGAGAAACGCCAAAAGCATCTGGGGGTCGGTCGTACTTGAGTCGAACAACTCGGTACCTGGGAAGCCTCCAAACTTGAGCGCGTCAACCACGACCTCCGAGCAAAAAAGCGCGTTAGAGTCGTCGAAGGGGTTGCGCCACTTGCGCTTGAACCAACGCCCCATAACCACGAATGCGGCCCCAAAAAAGCCGAAGTAGTCGTACCTGAACCCCAACCACTGAGTGACGCGTTGAATCCCTGGGATGATCGGGTGGTTCAAGTCGAAGATGGCGACAATCTTGTGGTGCTTCCGGAACGCCTCAAAGGTCAGCATCTGGAAGCCACCCATAGTCGCCTGCATGACCATGTCTTCCCCAAGGAAAGAGTCACTGACCAATAGCCAGGTATGACTCACCTTGCCCCGGGTGAAAAAACGAATGGCTCGAGAGACAAGCTTGTTGCTCGTCGAGAACCCCACCTTCACTGTAGTTGGCATCAAACCCTCCAGTGATCGAGGGCGTACCAAATGAAAAGGACCCCCACGACGCACGTGAGGGGGTCACTAAGCCAGGAGTTCCACCATGACTCCGAGTTCAGCCACACGTGGGGGTGCCGCGGGATCATGAAGTGCTCGAACACTTCCCAACCAAACGCAAAAGCGAGACACCCAATGAAAGACCAGACTCGGTTCCAACCAAAGACCCAGGGGATGTGACCCGCGAAAATCCAGAATGAGAGATGGACGATTGTCCACACGTCAAAGAATGACTTGCCCGTTGCAATCGGCCAAAACCAATTCATACCTACCCCTTTACCGGCTCCCAGTCTTTGGCTCCGCAGGGACAGGGCTTGTCCTCAGCTGGTTGCCCATCCTTCGGAGGGTTGAGAACCTCCGCTAGAGTAGCGACCCTGCCACAATTTTTGCACCTGTACTTTGAGGTAGGTTTGAGAGCCATGGCTTACGCCCCTTGCTGGAAGGTTTCCACGTAGATCTGAAATCGAGGGTGAGATCCGGTGGGGTGCCAGAAAATCCACCGGATCTTGTTCGTGTGATAGGTCGCGTTGTACGTAAGGTACTTGGCCGCGCGCCCATCCGATACCACGTACCCATCCCCAAGAACTTCGAGGTTCACTGGGGTTACGAACTGAATGCTACCACCGTAGATCGCGGGGATATCCGGGACCGCGATAACGGCGACAAACCACTGCTCTGTCGTCCCCGTGCGGATAACTTCGGGGGTCACAAGCTTCCCAGAGATGACCTCGTAGTCCCACGAAGGCTCATAGTCGAGCACGGTCTTTACCGCACTAGCAGGATCAGTAGTCACCGTGTCAGATCCATCGTAACAAGTCATCGTTACGGTGTTGGCGTTCACCATGCTTGTGCCTGAGACCTTCTTGTCGTGTAACGAAGAGGGGTCACCAGGAACAAACGAGAAGACCTTCAGCTGGAAGTTCTTCGCGGTAATCACAGCGGTTGTACGCACGGAAATACGACCGTCAAGCTCTTGCTTGACCCCCGAAAGTGTGACCGCTTGAGGAGGCTGCGCCAACGACTCCCCCGAATGTGCCGCCACGAGGCCGTCGAGGATTGTCTCATCGCCGGAGGACAAGGCGGCCTTAAACCAGATCGAACACGTCCCACTGGCCGTCGAGATGTAGTCCAGGGCTGTGACAATGGCGCTGGCTTGAATCTCTTGGGTCAACCGGCTCGAGTCCACCGCCGCGTTGGGGAAAGCGGTTGCGATTGTGTAGTCGTAGTTCTGCGACATCTTATCCGACCTTTAGCAAGGTGAGAGAGCGGTTGCCCATGGTACCGGTACCAGCAGACACACGCCAACGCACGTCGATAGCTTGACCCGCAGCAACAGTTGCCACACACACGAGGGTAATCGTAGCGCGCAGAGTCTGATTACCACGACTGTACTGACGCTCGCTGTTCGTCACTTTTGTGCCATTCGCAAATACGCTGGCAAACATATTAGCGTTGCCGCTGGCATTCGACCAATCTGAGGAAAACGTCACAATGTACGTCCCAGCCCCAGGGGTTAGCGTCATGCTTGTGACTGCAACATCAGTCGTACTCGTGGTCGTGATGTCACCCGCAGCATTCGTATGGTTGTAGGAGGGGTTTCCGCCACCTCCGCCAGTGGACAACCACACGGCAGAACCCGTCGTGCTCGATACACAAACGTACTCGGTGGGTCCTGTGGTGTTCAACCAACGAGACCCAACCTCATACCCAGCCACACCATCGTCGGTTGCGGTAGGAGCAACCGTGGTGACGTTGTCTTTCTGAGCCCGAACCTCTTGTACGGACCCATTCCGATAAGTTCGAAGTTCCCCTGCTGTCGAGTTATACCAAACCTGCCCCGCAACAGGGCTGGAAGGGTCCGCCGTCAGAGAATCCAACTGCAAAAACTCGGAGCCTAAAGGCATAGATCAGCTCGATTCGCCAGAGGCAATCGCCGTCCAAGAAACCGCCGTGAGACTCGAGACCGTGTTCGTGCCCATGTTGATCACGAAGCTACCTGCAAGCTGAGACTCAACGTTGGGGGTGTACAAGGTACCACTCGTGGCGATAATCGGAGTCAGCGTGATTGCGTAGGCAGTGCTAGCGAAAGCAGTCGTGAAAGTCACAGTCGCCTTCTTGGGGTTTCCTGCAAACGACGCGGCAAGCACCTTACCTGCCTTCGTTGTAAGGACACCGGCGATGTTGGTCAGCTCTTTCCAGACCGCCGCCCCTGTACCGTTCGAAATGCAAATCCACGAAGTGCCGTTCGTGGTGTTGTTCCAATGCGACCCCGGGACATAACCCTGAGTACCGTCGTTATTCACGGTTGGGTTGGCGGTTGCCGCAAAATTGGACTGCGGAGCGAAGCCATGACCCGAGGACGAGGTCAACGAGTGGAGCGTACCGCCACCACGGTTTCCGTGAGCATGAGTGTGGTCCGAACGAGCCAACGAAGTCGCGGTACCTTCCGCGTTCGTGCTGTCGGTCAAAGTGATCACTGCGGCGGTGGAAACCGCGTGAACGTGGTCACGACGAACCAGGCCCGCAGCCGTACCCCCCGAAGCCGAAGCTCCCGCCTGAATGGTCGAGATGGTGCCAGTCGCAGTATCGATCGCGTGGGTGTGGTTCGAGATAGCGTACGAAGACGCTGCACCCTGGGTGTTGGTCGAAGTCGCGTCGAGGCCAACTGCCGAAGCCACCGCAAGGGCGTCCGCACCCCCAGGGTTGTGCCGACTCGCGTGCGCACTCACCGTCACACCATCAACGGTGCCTACGTTCGTGATGGCGTTGCCGCCCATGTTGAGGGAACCCGACATGGCTCGAGTACCCGCCACAAGCAGGTACTGCGTGTGGTCATCTGCGGTCAGATTCGTCAACGAACTGTGGCTGACTGCGGTACCGAGGCTACCCCAAGAGGCGCCGTCGTACGTGTAAATGAGGTTTTCCGCTTCAACGCGAGTCGTGAAACCCTCGTTAGGAATAGCGTAATCCCACGAGGAGCCGTTCCATTCCGCGATCTGGTTCTCTTTGCCCAACCATGTGCTAGTGGCTGTGGCGATGATGAGGTACCGATCACCCGTCGTGGGCGAGCCCGGTGGCGTGGTGATACGGCTAAGCACCGAGTTCTGCCAGTCGAACCCACGCAACTTCTGGTTGATCTGGTCGGTTACCCATTGACGCTGAGCAACGTCTGTCGAGCTGGAGCCCTGCGCGATGTTGGTGATCGCGAAGCCGCCCATATTGATGGCGCCCGCCAAAGTGCTGCCCGCCGTACGAGCTTGCTCGAGCGTAGTGGTGTGCGGGTTCGACGTGTTCCCCGTGTGACCCGAGAATGTCGTAGAGTCTGTGAGACTAACCGTAGCGCTATTACGGTAAACCTTGAAAAGCTGGCTGGTAGAGTTATACCAAGCCTGGCCTTCTTGTGGACTACCAGGGTCCGCAGACAGTGTATCGTACAGAATCCCATCTACAGCTAACGGCATTGGTTATCCTCCAGCAGCGACACACTGCCAACCCATCTCAACCAGGCCCGCCACATTGTTGGCGTTCAGGTTCAAAACGAACCCGCCCGAGGTTTTGCTCTCCGCGGAGGGGCTAAACGTCCGCGACCCATCAGTGACGGGTGAAAAAACAATTGCGTAGGTACCCGTGAAGGCGGAGGCAAACGTCACCGTTGCCTTCTTCGGGTTCCCTGAAAAACTGCCAGGAATCACCACGCCTGCTTTAACATTGGTCGTTGCAGGTGTTGCTGAGACCGGATCCCACGCTGTATTCGCATCATCTCGACGGTAAAGGACGCCCGTGTCCGAGCGCCAGAACCACTCCCCGGCCACCGGGCTCGAGGGGAAAGACGTACCCGAAGGAGCGACAAGAGCGCCGCCGTCCGTGCGGTCAAACTGGTACACACCTTCAATGATCATCGAGGTGGTACGGTCAATGATGACCTGAACAATACCCATTTACGGCACCTTTGTTCGTTGGATGGACGAAACCCGACCGTTCACATAGGTGTAAACCTCGGTGGTGCGCATCACCTCAGAGCCAGAGCCGTCGTATTGAATGGCCACGACCTGAGATACTCGACCAGAAGATAGGTAGGTGTATTGTTCTTCTCGGATCTTGAGAGTCTTTGCGTTGCTAGTCCAAACAATCCACGAAGACGGGTTTGAACCCGTGCCGTATGTGACCTCCTCGTAAGAGGTCTCGTCCAGTTCATGAACCAAGGTGTCGAGGGACTCGTGCTGAGGTCCGGTAATACCCGAACCTGCCAAGCCCTTCTCGACCCCTTCTTCGTAAAACCGAAACCCGACGCCGGTGACGTACCGGATCTCTCCGTTTACTACTGGGGTAATCGAGCTGGGTTCGAGGATAACGCCCTCGTCCTCCCGCTCCCCAGGAAACCTATCCGGTGTCCTCGGCATGGCCTCACCTTCGGGGCTTCTTCCCCTTCGCAGGAGGCGGCCTAGAGGTAGATCTTCCGGCCGGGGGCGGCTCGGATAGGGGAGCCTCGTCCTCCGACGTTTCTGGGGCTTCTGAAGCCTCGTCCCGTCGATTCGCTAAAGGATTGCCTGGGTGTTGTCCCAAAGCTCGCGCATCAGGACGACGCGGGTCAATCTCCTCAGCCGTACCCTCCTCAAGCTTGACAGCTTCGTCCAGGCTCTGTTTCTCAGAGTCGTAGAGCGATTTTGCAACCTTCACCACTTGGCGAAGAGCAATGACTTTGCCTTGAGCCTGGTACTTCTGAACCTCAGCCTGAATGCCAAGATTCTGGAGAATCGCGGCACCCCGCAAAACCCATCGCTTTGCGAGGTCCCCTTCCTCCATCGACAAGGTGCCTTCCTTGATGTCCTTGTCGATGTTGGCGGTCAAACCCTCCACGGCGGTTTTTGCCGCCGTGAAGGCTGTCCGGGCACCTGCCAGCTCGCTTTGCTCCCTCTCGGCAATCTCGAGCTGGTCATCCAACTTGACCCCCACCTCGTGATAGGTGAGGGCTTTGATTTCATGCTTTAGTTTGTTTCCCATTTACATTCCTTTGGGGCCCAAAGGGCCCCAGGATCAGCCCCAAACAATCATGGTGATCACGTCGGGCTTCGCACCAGCGCGAGTGTTGAACTCGAACTTGATGTCCCCGTTTGCCGGGACGTCGCCCGGGTACACGTCGTGGTTGGCAGCCGAGTTGGCGCCGTTGCGAAGGAGCACGCCGTTGAGGTAGACGTCCACCATCGCCACGAAGTTGGCCGAGAGGTACGCGGGCAACTGCGCGTCGAGGTTGGGCGTACCGCCCGCACCGGTCATGTTCGTGTCCGCCGCCGAAGCGTTGGTCACGACTGCCACGCCCTTGGTGCGCTGGCCACCCTTGGCCTGGTAGATGGCGTTGAGCAGCGAGACTTCGCCGAACGCCGTCTTGTAGTTGTTCCACTCAGTCGTGGTGTCGGACAGCTTGACGCCCGCCGTTTGCACCCAGGTCGAACCAGTCTGGTTCGAATCGTCGAAGTAGATCTCCCCAGCGGAGTTCAAAGTCATGTCGCTGGCCGCCGCCGTAGCGATGGTCAACGCACCCGCCGAGTCAATCTGACCCGCCGTCACGCCCACATTGAGCTGGGTACCCGTCGTATCGAACGAAACGCCGTTGGTGAACGTCGTGTTGTTCGAGGGGTTCGTGAACGTGATAGTGTCAGCGTCCACTGTGACCGAATCGCCCGAAACGGTCGGCGAAATCTTGAGGAGGTCACGGGCTCCCGTCGAGTCCTCGAACTTGAGGGAGTAGGTGTCCGTGATCTGCCACAGGATGTTGCGGTCAGTTTGAGTGGCAGGACCCACCTGGTTGTCGATGGCGTTGTTCAACGTCACGTCAGTCGAAGCCGCCGACTGGTCAACGAAGACGCCCGACAAGAACGCCGTCTCAGGGATGGCGTCCAGGTTGATGCGTCGAACGTAGGAGTAGTTGACCGTCTTGCCGCCCAGGTACGTGGCGTCCACGTGCTCCAAGGCATCACCAGCCATGTTCTCAGCAACGAAGCTGATCTGAACCTGGTGGTTCGTGTCGTTGAAGGTGTCCCCGTCAACAACGCCCGTCTCGGTCTGCAAGAGGCCGTAGATGTCCTTGCCGTTGCCGTTCTGAAGGACCTGGCCGTCCGAAGCATCCCGGATAAGGACCAAGTTCTTCGGCGAGATCGGGTTGGGCCCGGAGACGGCTACCGAGGACCAGGTGCCAACGTCCGTGGCGAGGGACGCGACCACAACACCATTCGCGGTACCCGCGCCAACAGCAGCGGTCTCCGTGGGGGTCTCGCTCGAGGCAGCGGAGAGGATCTTGATGTCACCAGCACCACCGGTCATCCCGGTAACGGTGAAGCCAACATCCGAAACCGTCTCGGTGACCGCGTGGTTACCAACGGTGCCCTTTTGGTCGTGGGTGAGGTTCGTGAGAGCACCGCCACCGGAGGTAGCCGTGATCAACAACGAGGCGCCCACGCCGTTGATGGCCGCCAGGATGGCCGCTGCAACCGTGGAGGCCGAGTCGCCACCGGTGAAGGTCACGGCAACGTTACCCGGACTCACAGCAGCGTTGCTGTCAAACTCGAACACGGTCGGGGTGTGAATACCGTCGTTCAGGGTGAAGGTCTCGCCGTCAACAAGCAACGAGCCCGCAACCGCAGTAATGCTACCCGTTGCCGCCACCGCAGCCGGGATAGAGAGGTCGTTGAGGACCTGGCCACGAAAGAGGAAACGCTTTTCCTCAATGTCGTTCAAGTCAACGTTGAGGTCATAGATCGCGCGCTTCTTGGCGTTGACCGTTGGGATGTCATCGTACCAGTTGCCAGCACCATCATCATAGATGGCTCGCTTCAACTGAGAACGAACCGAGTTCAGGTCATCCTGAAGGTTCGTTGCGCCGGTCTGGAGGGTTGACCCCGCCGACAAGGTGTCGTCGTAAGACTCCGACGAATAGATTTGAGTATCTTGCTGGATGAATGTACGACCCACAGGCGCCCCCTTTTAAGGACTCTCTCCCCTTGCAAGTCGGATAAAAGGTTTCAAGAAGCTGTGATGATGTAGTCCGCAGTCAGGTGGTCTTTGGCCCGTGGAGCCACCAAAAGTGTAACCGAATCATAGCCGGTACCCGCCCCGCCGCTCTCGACAACCATGTAGTCGTCAAGCAACGTGAGCCGAACGCCGTTGAGGTAGAGCTGAATTGAAAGAAACGGGAGGTTGTGAACGTAAGTCTCGGTACCCGGAACCCGAAAGGTCGTGTTGATTCCGTTTTTCGTGCCAATCAACCCTTGGCCCGTGCGGTAACGACCAACGGCTATGAATAGCTGCTGGGCGTGTTGCAGGTTGAGGTAGTTGATTAAGTACACGAGTCACAACCCCCGCGGTTGTAGCGGTTTTAGCGGGGGTTTGCGTACGAGAATGTAGCGCTGAAATTGACTGTGCCCCCGTTTCCACGAACCCAGATAGACGAGACGATCCCGTTGTAGTTGACGAAGTCTTTGCCCGCAGCGACGGTGATCTCTGGTCCGCCATCTTGGGTGATGATCATGAGGTCTTTTGAGTTGTCCAGGTTGGACACTCGAAAGTTCTCCATGGCTCGAGGCAAGTCGATTTGGGTTGAACTCAGCGGGGCAGTGGCACTGAAACCCGTAACCGACTGCCCTGTGTACGGGGGGAGCACCAGGGTAGCAGCGCTCGGGGCCGGGGAGCCCAACTCTGCATTTGAGGCGTCCACGTAGAACAACTTGAGCCAGAAAGCCGCAGTGTCCGACAACCCGAAGTCCCCTGGCTTGAGGACGATGCGAACGTTGTCTCCAGGCTGGATCACGCTGTGAACCCCCGCCAACGCAGGGTCCAGGTACCCGTTCCGGGGAGCTGTGATCACCGTCGTCGAGAATGAGCCTGTCGGGGACGTATCGGTCTTCAACCGGTACCCTACAACCCCCGTGCTCGCAGCAAGCGCAGGAGTGACGAAGTCGATGAGACCAGGCTTACGCCGAAGGATTGAAAATAGACGCGCCGTCATGTTGCCACCCGTTCCTTACTGACAAGAGGATCATAGGTAGAAGCCGCAGATTCCCCTTTGTCTCGGCGTGCTGCTTCTTGCGCTTCTCTCCAGGTACCGGTCTCCTGTCCTTTGTAGTTGGGTTGCAACGTCTGAGGTTTCACATGGTCGCGTTTCCGCTTCTCCATGACCCCGACACGCTTCTGGCGATAGGCGTTCTCCTTGATGGACTTCGAAGCCCACCCACCGCTCTCCCCTTCCTTGAGAACAAACCCCAGGTTTCCAGGAGCGAAAGCCAGTTTGATCGGTTTGCCACAAGAGGTGCAGCCGACCTCTTTACCCGCTTTGACTTCGTCGTACTCGAGGTACGATAGCCGTCGGTCTTCAACTCGTCCGCACTCGTGGCATTCAACTTGATATGTAGGCATTCTTCATCCTCATTTTAGCGGTACCGTCCATTTGCGAACGTTCCCGATGACGGCTGCGACATGCTTGCACACTCGATTCACACCGAGGGGGTCTTTGATGACCGGCACTGTAGCAGTACCCCGCGGTTTCCCGTCGAGGTAGTCCTCTCTTTGGGCGTGGTGTTCTGACCCCAACCACTGCCACGCATTGCACGAGCAGGTGAAGTCCACGTCCATCTTCGAAAGCGCTGTGACACGCCCCATTCGAGAAGCTTTGAGCTTCACCGTCTTAGGGCCATTACCGCAGTCCACCGAGAACAACCAACGCAGATTCTTGGTGTCCGCACGCTTGAGCGTAGCCGAGCACTTGCCCGACCTTTTCACTACCTGGGGGTTCAACCCAGTTTCAATGTCCGCGAACCGAGCCGCCACCTTGACCGGAGCCTCGAGATTGACTCGAATCGACGGGCCGACCTCGGCGAGGTAGTTGTGAGCAACCCTCAAAATGATCGCAGCATTGTGCTCGTTGGGAACCCCATCTCGATAGGGGTACTTCGTCTTGCTGGTGTCGTCGGGGCCAGGGCGACGCATGGTGGGCCGCGCCTTCGAATGGTCAATCTCGTCTGACTTCGACTGATCCTTCAAAAGGTCGTCCGCATTGTCCACGTGGTACATGGACTCGTCGCTCTTGGAGGGCTCTCGAGGGCCTTCCTCCGAGGGCTTGGCGAACGTGGAGGACCCAGGGATATCTGGGCTCAAGGATACACCCTTGCCCCCCGGGTCCCCTTTGGGAAGGCCCGACTCTCCTAAACGATTCTCACCGTACGGTGGGCGTGTGACGAGCGGGCCACCCATGGAGTCACCCCTTGAACTTGTCGCCGTACTCGTCGTTCATGTCCTTCCACTTGGCCGCATCTTCCTCGCTCATGTTCTCGGTCGGGTCCGCAGGCTTCCCAGACTCAAAACGGGAAAGACGAAGGCCAGGGGGCAACGTATCGGGGTCGAACTGCTGCTTCCCTCGGCTGAGGGAGAGCATGAGGCGAGTAGAAAGCTCCTCTTGGGCTCCGACAGACTTCAAAACGGGCCCCAGCTCGCCCGCAAGCCATGCCAACTCCTGGATGGCCCACTTGTACTGCCCACCCTCATACTTGCGCATGGCAAGGATAGCGTGGGTCTTGATGGACTCGAACGTAGAGTACAAACCCACAGCCTGGTCTCGAGGTGGGGTTTCAAAATCCGCGACCTTGCTCTCCTCAGAGGCAAAGTTCGTCATGGGACGACCCGAAGACAACGTAGCCAAGTTCTTGCGGAGCATGACCAAAGGCAACACGGGGACCCCGTACGCCGAACCAATCACACCAAGACCATCGACAAGCCCCAGAAGGGAGTAGAACAGCTTGCCCGTATTACCCTGGGCGTACGCTGCCATGGCCTTGCGGGCGTACAGCATGAGTTCCTCGACCCCCATCCCAACCTGCTCTTCGGTGCTGTTCTCAGGCGGGGGAGTCAGGAGCGCGGACTTGAAGTTGTCCTTGTTCTTCTCGTGCTCTTCTTTCCAGGTCTTGGCGTCTTCGGCGCTCATGTTCTCGGTCGGATCGGCGGGCTTGCCCTCCTCGAACCTGGAACGAAGTTGCTCTTCGCTCAGGCGAATCCCACCGGTACCAGGACCAACTACCCACGGCTCCTTGAGGGAGTTACCTGGGCCCCAAGCGTCATCGGCGGACTTGAAGTTGTCCTTGTTCTTCTCGTGCTCGGTCTTCCACTTCTTGGCGTCCGCCTCATCCATGTTCTCGGTGGGGTCGGCGGGCTTGCCTTCCTCGAACCGGCTCCGGCGAGCCTCATCCGCGGAAGGGGACATGGCAGCAATGACCGTTTGGAGGGCTTGAGCGATCTTGCTAGTGCTCGGGCTCTCACCACGCTTTTGCTGGTCGTCGATCACGTTGGCGATATGGCGGAGCGCCTGTGCAACATCACTTCCAGTAGCCAGCTTCCTCATGGTCATCTCCTGTACCTTGGGTGCACGGCGGTCGAAATGACGAATCCGCACGTCTTTGAGCACGCTTTCCAACTCTTGTACCTTCTCGGGGCGAAGCTCTTGTTTCAGCTCCTCGTAGTCGAGACGAGAAGCTGCCAGAGCCGTCGCATCCAAAGCCTTGTCGAGACGAAAGAGAGCGTCGGGGATGGCGTAGAGAAGGTCGGCTGCCACTTCGTAAATGTGGTTCTTCTGGGTAGACTCCGAAACGAGCCGCATAGCCCGGTCGATATACCCCTTCAGCTGCTCACAACGAAGGCGGGCATCAGTCAGTTCTTCCATGAGGTAGACTGTGATGCCCGCGGTCTTCTCTACCATCATCGTCCCCTTGTTCTCTCAAGCCTTCGAGACGATCAGGGCACAAGAGGACTTTCAACCCGCGAATGCCTCGGGGAACTCCTCGAGCAGGGCGCGCTTGAACTCGTCCGTTTCCGCGGCAAAAATGGCGCGGATGACGTCGGGTCGGTCAGTGTAGTCAAGCTGAATACGTGCCAAACGCCGCTTCCAGTGGTCGTCGAACGAGTAGTTGTCGGGGAAATCCGGGCACAGGGCCTTGGCGATGGACCGACGGGCGTCCGCCGTCCCGTCCTTGCCCCCTGGGAGGGTCGAGGCGGCCGGTTGCAGAGGTTTCACGGAGCCTGGGCCATTCGTGTTGCTGAACGAGATTCCTTCGACCGTCTTGGTGCTCAGAACCGGCTTTTCGACCGTCGTAGGGATGTAGATCTCTCCAACTCCCGCCCCCCTGGTGGTCAGAGTAGAGGTGATGCCCTCGGACACGACCACCGCCGCCGCTTTCTTCATCGGTGCAGGAGTCGGGGTCGTCGTGGGGAGAATGCCTTTGGCAAGAAGTTCTGCGTCGTACACAGACTTTCGAGCCTCTTTGTCAGCCAGGTACTTCGCCTGGTCCTCTTCGCTGAGGCGAGCCAAATACTCGCTCTCACTCAAACCCTCACCGGGGTCGATTTTCACAGCGTTGGCCTGGTGGATGGCCTCACCCGCACGAGACATATCGGTCGAAGTCTTGGCCGAAGTCTTGAAAGTGCGAGCCACGGGACGGGCATCTTGGGGCTCAATGTCATAACCATGCCCTCGAGCCGACGCGGCACGTTGCTGGTTTGCACTCGCCACACGAGTTTCACGAGAGCCCACCACACGTTCATCCGACTGCACCGTGACAGCAGCAGTCCGAACCGGAGGCGTGGTCAAACTCTGCTCGTTGGTTACAGCCGGTCGAAGCCCAATGTTGGCTGAAACCGGGGCAGCCATCGGCCCACCGGGAACGTACTTGGCGCTGGGCACCAACCACCCCAGACGAATCGCACCCCGAAGCTGGGGCAGCATGTACTTTTCCTCGTTGAAAACGACGGTGGTACCGTCAAAGAGGATTTCCGAGCCATCGGGGATGTTCTGTCCTGTGGTACCCAACGCGAAAGACCGCGTTGCAATATAAGACTCGAACTTGTTGGCGGAGAATTTGATCTGATCCTGATTCATCTGGGGCCTCCTATAGGGGGCCTATGACAAGTAAATTAAAGACCAAGGGGCAGACGGCCCGAAGACCGACTGCCCCTTGGGTACCTCTAACGAGGTTTCAGGTCACTTCTTCTTGGAGTCGTGAACCTGGCCGACTTCCACCTTCAACGCGCGGAAGAAACGCGCCTTGAGCTTCTTGCCCTCGGGCTTCGCCGCGATGGTGATGGAGGCACCGGTCAGAGGGTTGCGACCCTGACGCTCCGGACGCTTGGGCGTCTTGGCCACCGTGATCTTCACGACGCCGGGGAACGCGAAGACCTTGTTCTTCTTCAGCTCGCGCACGGCCACGTCCTTCAGAGCATCCACCACGAGACGCACCTGGGTACGGTTGAGGTCCGGCACGCGCTTCGAGATTTCCTTCACCATTTCAGTCTTGTTCATTTTGGGTTCCTTCCGATCTGGTTCATCTCGGGGGGTCTGGCACCACTTGTGTCGCTGGTACCTTATCCCCGTATGTCTAGGGGTTTGTATAAAAGGAAAATCACTCCCCGGAATCCCAGGGTGTGATTTCAATGCTGGACACCGGGACGAGTTCTGCTTCCTCGTCACAATAGGCTTCGATGGGCGGAAGGTCATCCGCACTCATCGGGTCCTGCAACACGGGGGTTTGCAGTTCTTCTTCGAACGCGCCCTCACCGTCTCGCTGAGTTTCGACCAAATTCAGATCTGTAAGCGTGGCAATCGATACCGCACCCTTCTGGTACATATCAAAGAGTGCAGAGTCCTTGGCGCCTTTGTCCGAAGCAGTCATTGGAAGCTAGGTACACCGAAAAACAAAAGGGCCGCTCGGTTTTCCCGAGCAGCCCTTCAAGTACCTACGCTGTCCGGTCAGACGCGCGTGACGATCAAGCGCGTGAGGCCGCGGGGGTTGAACGCCCCGATGCCCACGTTCTCGAAGCACGAGAATCCGATCGTACGAGCCTTGGGGTCGTCCGCCGAGAGCACGGTGAGTTCCGTACGGACGGGGAAGCGACCGAAGTTCTCGGGCTCGCAGCACACGTAGATGAAGCCCGCAGGTACCAAGCGGCTCGTGATGATCTGGGCGCCCCAAAGGGTTGCCTGGAGACCAGTCTTGAGCAACACGGCCTGAGACTCGATGTCCAAGATGTCACGGCCGAACTTGCGAATATCCGCGTAGTCCGTGGCGTTCATGTAGATACGAGCCACGCGCAAGTCGTGACGCTCGATTTCCGCGAACGCATCCGCAAGCACCGAGGGGCTGACCGGGGCCACGACGTTGATGTCGGGGTTGGTCTGACCGGCGAGGGTGTCGAAACCCGAGACAGCGATGCTGTCCAGGATGGCGAACACGCGCTCGTCTTCCGCCGCCTGAATCTGGGCCTTCGCCAGGTCCTGAGCACGCTCGATGAGGTCGAAGCGGCGCTCCTTGATCTGGGTGAGGGGGATTTCAGGGTTCGAGGCGATCTCGAACAAGGGGAAGATCACGCGGCGAGGCTTCTGGATGGCGAGGATGTTTTCACCCTCTTCACCCACCACGTACGCCGTGACATCCGGATCCTTGTCGTAGATCGGCAGGGCACCATCAGGGAGCTGCTCCACGAGGAAGGTCTTACGACCCACCGCCGTGTAGTCGCGCCGAGAACGGAGCGGCTGAATCATCGAAGCAGCGAGCTTCGCGCGACCGGCAGCGGTCTTGATGTACTCGCTGATGATTTGCTGTTTGACTTCGTTGCTAACCATGTTCGTGCCTTCCTTTCTTTTTCAGACCCGGAGGTCCAGCACGAGCATGGGCGTGTTGGCGTCAGGAGCCGCCTTCACGATGCCCATGATGGTTGCAGATCCGCCCTGAAGAACCTCGTAAGAGTCAGCAGAGCGATTGGTGAGGAGACCGTTCGCGCTTGCGTAAAGCAAGTCACCGGCCGCATAGGTCAGAGCGGTACCCGCCGAGCCACCCTGAAGCTGGGCAGTCTCGTAGAGGGTCACTCCGATGCACGAGCCCGAACCGCACACGTACGGTCCACGACCGCTGGCAACGCCAGGGGTGTTCTCGTACGCATTGCCGACGGCATCATTGATGAAGATGCCGAGGGGTCGGATACCGGCAAGGAACGCGGGACCCGCGTTCACGACCGGGCCACCGATCACGTTGTTGCCAGCCTGGGGGCGAGTGAAGGCGACAGAGCCGCCCAACACACCGACCTTCGTGATGTTGGCAAGAGTAGTAGACTTGACGTTGGTGCTCGTGTAGACGACCGGATTCGCCTGGGTGAATGCGTCGGCTGCCAAGGCACCCACAGAATTGCGGGTGACAATGTGGAACAGCTGCACTCGACCAGAGGTCTCCTTGAAGTCACCCGAGCTTTGTCCGTACATTGGCATGAATGCTCCTTGTAGAGAAAAGCGGGGCTACCCTCATTTACATTTTCATCTAGGCAGCCCGACGGGCTGAGGAGACGCTAGTCAGCGGCCGTTGATACCGAACGCCGAACTCACATCCGGAGACGAGTTCCACATCGAGGAGAGGTTCGAGACGTCGTCTCGCTTGCCACCCACCGAGGGGAGTCCGCCAAGCTGGCTCACGCCCTGGGTAGGACGGGTACCAACCGTGCGGGTAGAAGCGGTGCGAACCGCATGGGCTTGCTTCTGCTGACCCTGACCCTGCTGGGCCTGCTCAGCATCTTCGGACTCCTGGTTGGCGAAGAGCTTGCGAAGCACTTCGTCATCCGTGGCGGTCATGGCGAACTCGCCCATGTCCATGGCCGGAGCTTCAAGCTCGAGGCCCATGTCTGCCACCATGGGGTCCTGCTGGGACAGCATGTCGTCGATGAGCTGCGAATCAGCAACCTGCTGTTGCTGGCTCATGGGGCCCATGCAAGCCTGAGTGGCTTCCATGGCAGCCTTCACAGGATCCTTGCCGCTGGCGATAGCGTCCGCCATGGCCTTCTGGATGCGGGCAGCGGCCTGCTTCTGCTGGTCTTGACCCTGGTCCTGTTGACCCTGGTCCTGCTGAGCCTGCTTCTGGCCCTGGTCCTGCTGACCCTGATCCTGCTGACCCTGATCCTGGGCCTGCACTACCTGGGGCTGCTGGGCAACCTGCTGTTGCTGGGCAACCTGCTGCTGCTGAGCCTGCTGGAGCAGCTGAGCAACCTGCTGCTGCATCTGGGCAAGCTGCTGCTGAGCCTGCTGGAGCTGCTGGGCAACCTGCTGCTGCTGAGCCTGCTTCTGACCCTGGTCCTGCTGGCCCTGGTCCTGCTGGCCCTGGTTGGCTTCCTTGTCCTGGCCCTGGTCCTTGCCCTCGGCCTTGTCCTTCTTCTCCTCGTTGAACTTCTTCAACGCGGGGGGAAGTTCACCAGCCTGCTTGTCCTGGTCCTGGCCTTCATCCTGGCCCTCGTCCTGGTCCTGCTGCTCCGCCACCAGACGCTTGTAGGTGGCAGCAAGCTCGACCTCGGGGAGGTGCATAAGGCTGGTCGCCTGAGCCTCCACAGAGGTCTCGGAAGCGGTCTTGGGCAACATCGCCCTGGACACAGCCACGGCGAGGGATGCCTTCGAGATCAGAGCGGCCTCAGAGGCCGTCTTCTCGGGGTGGTTGAACGTGTCCTTGCGGAACTCCGGCTGGCCGATCTCGTTGCGCTTGACCTGATCACCGCTGTACTCGGCACGCCAGGTACCGGCCGACGGGTGGGGGTCTTCAGCAAACGTCGAAGGGTCCCCGATCACGTACTTGTCGCCGGGAGGGTTCTTGCTGACGTGGTCCTGATTCATCAGGTACGGGTCCGCACTCTTCATGTGGCTCGCCCTCTTGGCGATCTCTTCGCGGTTCCAGGTGGTGCGCTCGCGGGACATTGCGGGGTTTCCTTTCCTTGTGGAGAGCAGTATAAAAACTTCCGTCAGAGGCCCGTCGAGAACAGCTTGCCCTTTTCAACCAGCAAGGCCCTCTCAGAGTCCGTTAGCCCTCGACCCATGAATTTAGAACATGCATCGAGGTACCTATTTACATCTGGGTATCGACCGGTGCCGCCAACTGCGACCACGGTCCTATAAACTCTAGCCTCACCGGCCATTGACGCTCTCTTCTGGATTCGCCCCATAAGACGATCCGCGACGAGGATCTCCGAACCGGTGAACCTGTTCGCCTTACGGACAAGTTCCCATCCCCCTTTGGAGTAAAGGATCATTGCCGCAAGGATACTGCGTGCTTTCTCAGCATCGCTAACGCTGGCGACCACGGTCTGTGCTCGCTCGCGCCACTCAACAAACTGCAAGGCAGACTTGATGAGGGACTCGTTGGATTTGTTCTCGTCGAGGACTGACTTTGTCTTCTCGGCCTCAGACTGAGAAATCTGGTCCTTGACCTTCTCAGTGACCTTGTCCACGAGCGTGTTGTAGAGGTCATCCACGTGCTTTTTGAGAGGGTCAGTTGGCGCCTTCGATTCCTGCGAAGGCGCATTCATCCCGTCATCAAAAGCTGCGAGTTGACCCAACCGCTCACGACGAGCCAGGGCGGCTGCTTCCACCGCGACATTGGGTTTCGACGCCTTGAGGTACCCAATGGAGGGCCCTTCGTAGAGATACGCAGAACCGTCCGAGGGGACCACCTGCTGAGGCTGCCAACGAGCTGCCTTCTGGATGGCGTTGGGGTCAGCCACTTCAACCGGCATCTGGAAAGCCGCCTGCATCTTGTACCCGGCCATTTCAGCGGCCTTGGGGTCCAGAATATTGCGGAGAACAGCACCCTTGAATGCAGGGTTTGCAACCCAAGAGGCTTCAATGAATTTCACCGACCCGGGCTCGGTCGCGATGTGACCGCAGAGTTCAGCGATCTTCCGCCGCTGGCCTGCACCGTCGAGGAAGAAGTTGCCCTTCTCATACTTGATGTGACGGCAAAGTTGAGTTTCATCTTCGGCCACGTTCCCGCACTTGGTGCAGATGGTGAACGAGACCTGGCAACCCATGGACAGGGTGCCGAGCTGACCGCTTGTGATGGCTCCAATGAGCGCACGATGCTTGCGCTCCGTTGCCACGAGGATGTCGATGTAGATCGAGTCCCCGATATCACGAGCCGCCGCGTCAATGATTCGACCCTTGCTCAGCTCCGGAATCTGAACGTGCTCGACGTAGTTCTGACCTCCCACGAAGGTGCGGAACGAAGCCAGGAGCAGCTTGCGCTCGAACGCATCGTGGTTGTTGTTGACGTACTTGGTAGAGCCAACGCCAACGTAAAAGTCAGGGTACTTCCGGTCAACCTGCACCCCATCAAAAAGGTGCTTGCCCAGGGGCATACCCATGGGTGACTCGGTATCGACCGAAGCCACAATCGTGCAGTGACTCAACAGATACTGAGTAGGGTCATATTGGCCCAGTACAACCTGCGTCGCCCGCCTCATCTCAAAGGTGGACGACGGGCTCACCGCCGCATGACGAATCTGCTCCCAACCATCGTGAGTGATCACGGGGTTGATAACGGCTGCCTTGGCGTACTTGGAAAAGGCCATATTTCAGAACCAGGTGTGGGGTTCCCCGTTGGGAGCCAAGACAGAAGGTGGATCGATGAGGTAGAGACACTTGGGGCAAGCGAACAACTTGTGCTTGGCTCCCTTGTTCATCCTGTAGGTCGCCCGACGCATCTTGGTCGCGCACTTGGGGCATGCGGGCTTGCCGCACTTGAGGTCCTCGGCCGTTGCACGGTACTGCCGGTTCTGGGCCACCCAATACGCCGCGGTCCTTGCCGCATGTGCCTCGATACGCAGGTCTCCTGCGTTCCTGGCAAATGCGTAGAACTTAGCGACCTCATTCCGGAGTGCCTCATCATTGATGTTGGGCTGGTACGTCCGGTAGAGGTCGTCGTATGCCAGCACCTCGCTCGCTCCTTTGTGCCAGGAACGAGCAAGGTCAACATACAACGTCGGAGGGAGTTCCCGATGGCTCCACTGGCTCGAGGCCGACGCCTGCTTCCTTGCCTTCTCAATCTCAACCGAGTAGTAGCTCTGGTCGAAAGTGGGAGGCAGGAACCGGATGAAGTTCGGGTTGACTCGAACCACATCGTCAGGGAAGACCCGTTCGTTGCCGAACGGCCACTGAACATCGAGGACCCCAAGGCCCTTGTGTACCGCAGTCACGCTACCGGCGTACGGGGACAGGTCGCCCGTGGTGACGTTGATCTTTTGGACCACGTCACCCTGGCTGAAGTCCTTCGTAAGCTTCCAGTAGTCGATCACGTGGGTACCTCAGTTCAAGGGGCGAGGGGGCGACCGGTCGTGGACTTGCCCGTCTGGACGGCCTGGCTCTGGTCGTCCGCGAACTGGCTCATGTAGCCCTCGTCCGAGTCGGTCTGGAGAGGAGCCATGGGGGCGTTGAACGTACCCATGTACTTCTCATCCGAGTCCTGCTGAAGGACGTGGGCCTGCTTGAGGACGTGGGCCTGACGCTTCTGCAAGGAATCCGGGCCGAAAGCCGCCACTTCGACCTCATCCGCCGTACGGTCAAGACCGTTCACAAGATTCTTGGCAACCTCGAAAGGCATGCCCCAGTTCTTGTGCTCGGCCTGGATGACCTCGGCCATCTTGTCGAGACGGGAGAGAATACGGTTGGCGTCTTCCTTTGCGAACTTGGTGGTCATGTTTCCCTCTGCGTGCTCAGTGGAGACTTTCCGGGTCTCACCGTTGTTGGACCCGTCTAAGCGGGGCATCTGCCAACGATCGAAAGGATAAGAAGAATAGGAAGCCTGTTTGGCCACCCCCAGGAGCTTGTCCCGCTTCTCCCTAACCTCACTCTCATTAGGGGCTGGACGAACAAGACCATATTGAGGCGGTTTGCGCGGGGGGAGTGGGGCGACCGGAGGTTTACCCTTCTGGTTCTTTTCCCATGCTTTCTTAGACCTTTCGTACCAATCAAGAAGCCGTTCGTAGTCCTTTTGCTTCTTGTCGTACTCGTCCGCTTCCATGCGAGCGAGATGCCATGAAAGAGCCTTTGCTTTTTCAGGGTTCATACTCGAAACAGCATGTCGAACCCGTACCCGGAAAACCGTCGCTGGGTCCTCAAGCCCTGCTGCAACATCCTTCGGGTACTTGTCGGACTGCTTCTCGAAAAACGATTGAGCACTCTTGATTTTTGCGTAGATCTCTCGAGGAGAGTCTGCGTCAGTGATACGGTCAGGCGAATCCGATTGCAGGTACCTGTGCAGCATCGCCCGGTAGTCCTCCCCTTGAAAGGAAGCGACCGCGAGCATCTTAGCCGCAGGGTCTTTAATTTGATGGAGTGCCTTCGACCGATCCCCAGACGAAGTCACCTGCGGGGTTGACCGAGAAGAGGTACCGAATCGTTCGTTCTCCTCTCCTTCGGGCTCAGGCTCAGCAGAAGCTTGCACGAACAGGTCACGGGATTTCTCCTGTGCTTTCCTCATGCGCTCTTCGGGGTTATCCCCACTCGTGGACATCATGAAATCCACTACGCGAGCCGCGAGCTTCGGCGGAGTACCCTCGGTCTGGATGGCCTTGATCGCCTGCGAACGAACCGCAAGACGAGCCGCAACCACCCCCATCCGGTGCTTCTGTACTTCCTCAGCCTGGTGCTCAGGAGACAGCTCCGAGAGGGGCACCTCTTTACCGGCAACGGTTACCTTCTCCGGAGGTTCAATCTTCTCGGGATCGAGAGACCAATCCTTCGATTTGGCAATCTCTTTAGCGGCATCTGCGGCCGTCATCGACCCCACTTTGAGATCGTGGTAGTTGCTGATCAGCTCGTTGATGTCGTCCGGGTGCATGGTGATGAATTTCGCCGCCATGTTTGGCGGGAAAGTGTCAATCACCAACTGCCGAGCCTCAAACAACTCCTCCCTGGACGGGACTCGCCGCACAGGCTCCTTGGGTTCCTCCCCCTTGGGCTTCTTTTCGGCCTTGGGCTTCTTTTCTGGTTTCTGCCCCTTGGGCTCCTCTTCGGCCTGCTCTGGCTTAGCCTCGGACCCAGACTCTGGGGTTTCGGGCTTGGCTTCGGGCTTGGCTTCGGGGGCCCCCTGAGCTGGGGCTGGGGATTCAGGCTTGACCTCTGCGGCCGGAGCCTCTGGGCTCTTCGCTGGAGGGGCCTTGGGCTTTTTCGCAGGCGCCGCGGGCTCCTGCTTGGTCAAGACCTTGGTTAGGTCCGAGATGATCTTCTGGACGTTCGGCGGCGGGAGGGTCTTTGCATCCCCCTTTGGCTCTGGCGCCGTAGGCCCCTCGGGGCCTGCCTTGGCCGCAGGCTCTTCTACAGGGGCCGCCACAGGGGCTTCCTTCTTGGGAGCCTTCTTGGGCTTCTCCTTGGGCCTAGAAAAGACCTCCTGGGCCAACTCTTTCAAGTCCCCCAGAGTCTTCACGCTGGCGGGCAGGTCCTTCTCGAAAACAGAAGCCGGGTAGGCCGGGTTGCCTTCCGCAATCCCGCCTGTGTCCGAGGTTGGGTCGAGCAGCTTCTTGAGGCGAGACTCGAGAGCCGGATCGTTCTTGATCCGCCCCGCAAAATCCCCTGCCTCCTGCTCCCACTTGCTGTTGGGCTTGTAGACCTCGTACTCGCCCCCACGCTCCTTAAGCGTGTCCTTCGACACGTCAACGATCTTGCCGTCTTCCTTGCGGCGGACCTTGACCTTGTCGGCCTCCTGGTGATTACGAGCAATACGAGCCAGATTGACTGACCCGCCGACGTTCTTGCGGTTCAAGGACAGGTCGGGATCCCGCTTGACGTCCTCGTCATGAAGGTCGGGATCCCGATCAGTGTCCATCCGCTCACGACGACGGTCATGCCGCGGCGGCTTCTTTTTGGGGAGAGGGCGAACAAGGCGCTCGGCCTCCTCGTCCTCCCGCTCCCCAAGGCTCTTGGTACCCAGAACGTCCATCTACCTGCCCTCGGTACCAATAGGTTAGAAGCGGCTGTCCTCTTCCTCCGCAGGAGCGTCCTTCTTGACATCCAACCGAAGGTATTTGGCCAACTTGTCCGTGACGTTGGTCTTTTCAGCGAGCATTCGACCAACCTCGCCGTAAACCGCACGCACAACCTCGTTGAAGGTGGCGTCGTTCACCGTGAACATATCGCGCTCAATCTTCTCCTTGGTGTCCGCCGGATCGATGTTGAACATCTCGAGGATGAGGTCGATGGATACCGACCCCTTCTGGTACAAGTTGAAGAGGGCGTCGTAGGTGTCCTGGCTGTCACGCAACGCCAAACGCGTGAAACTCAGCGTTGGGTAAAGGACAACTTCCTGGCCCCACTCGTCGATCTCCACGAAGCCCTTACGACGAGCGATAGGCTTGAAGAGAGACTCTTCGACGTATTCCTGGATAATCTCCCGGAACAAGAGGTACCTAGTGTTGATGACCTCGAGCTTCACGCGGTCGCCCGCGAAAGTGCTCTCTCCGTTGAGCAGAGACTCGGTAACCCCAAGACCTGCGTAGAGCTGCTTGTCCGTGATTTCGTACTCGGTGGACAGGTCCAAAAGGCGGTCTCGAGACCCAATCTCCTCCCAATGCACCTCGTAGTTGGTGACGATCGAGTAGTCGGGGTCTACCAACGCCAGGTCTACCTGCTCGCGCAAGTCATCTGTGTCAACGTCACTGAGGTTCTCGCCCCAAACCACTCGCTTTGGAGTCATCGCGCGGCTGGCGATGAGCGTCTGGGCCTGACGAAGTTTCTCGCGGTAGTAGAGCGTGCGGAGGCACCGGTCGAGAAGGCTCGCCCCCAGCTCCTCTCCCGCATTTCGACGGGCCGCCAGGTGGTAACAGAAGGAGCCTTCATCCGGGTCGGTACCGAGCGGGATGAGCTTGCCCGACTCGATGTACTCCCGAACCTCTTCGGGCATCTCCTCAACCATCTCCTCAGCCACTTCGTCGCCCGACTTGGCCCGCTCCACCAGTGCACGATCCCGGTCGCTCGGGATGAGTTCAATGCGAACTTTGTCAGTGAAGCTGAACGTAGTGAGCTTCACCTGGTCGATAGGCAGGATGACCAACCGCGACCACCCCTGGTAGTGCTTCTGGTAGTAGGCCAGCTCCCGATCTTCTCGGTCTGGGCGCTCCTCGAACACTTCTTCTTCGACCTCTTCTCCAGTGCCGTCTTCCTTGAGCACGGACTTTTTGAGGCGTTGGACGTCATGACCCACGTCGTCAGGCACGTTGACGGTGGAGTCCTCGGCAAAGATGAACACGTTGCCATCAAGCCAGTAATGGCGGGTAGCCGTGATCAACCTCTGGAAAAGCTTGAGACGCCCGCACATCTGCTTGAAGAACGACAGGATGTAGTTGGCGTAATGGTCAGCGTCCTTGAACCCCTTGGGTACCTGGGTCGGTTTGGGTTTAGCCAACCGCACCTTCGACATCGGAAGCTCCGTGTGCAGGTCGATAGCCTGCGCCACGATAGGGTCCGTGTGGTAGAAGTGGCGATAAATCTCGCGCTTTTCACGGAGCGACTGTGGAAGCTCGAGGAAATCAGTAGAGAGCTGAGGTGAGAAGAACGGACTGGTGCCGGATTGAACCGTGTTGGCCCCGGAGATATTGTCCATCGGGAACCCGCCGGTGCCGATGTTGGCCTTGAAAACCCGGCGAGCCACCTTCTCCTTGTCAGTCAGGTTGGTGAGTTTGCCTTTGGAAGCGTAGGGCCTCTGCGGGTACCTGCCAGGTACCGTGTTCGCCAAAACGCTTCCAGCCATGCTTACGTTTGTATAGCCCTTCGGCATCACTCATCCCCGTAAAGGTCATTCAGGTCGGAAACTGGGGCCCCTGACTCAAGCAGGTCCTCAATTACCAATTCCTGATTAGAAGATCCGAAAATGCCATAGGAGTCTCGATTCGAACGGGCTGTCTCACGCTGGAGCCTGGCCAAAGCCCTCCGCTTCTCCCACTCCTCTTGCCGTTCTTTTCGCTCTTGTTCCTCTTGAGCTGCCCGCTTGCTAACAGCAAGAATGCGGTCAACGGCTGCTGTGCGCTTGGCCCCTTGGGTAACCGACCCAGCAAACCGTCGATTGGCATTGGAGATGGACACGAAGATGCTTGATTGGTCCGACGGGCTCCGGCGAACCTTGAGATAGAGAGCACCGCACACCTGGTTAAGCTTCTCCGCCGTGGTCACCATCTCCTTCCGGAGTCGGATCGCTTCGGTGAAAAGCTCCTCGGTATCCATGGAGTCAATAGGTTTCATAGAAAGGTCTGCACTCCGAGGAAATGGTTGTTGCTCGTTTTGGGTACCTGAACAACCACACCGGGACTCAATGCTGGGGCCAAGGGATCGCCCGCCAAAGTCATTTCATCCTCGTTAGTCCAAAGCCCACGCCGAGAAAAGTACAGGGAGTCTTGGGCACGGTAGACCAAAGACACAAGCGGCCCGCCCCCAGTACGAGAAGCGTAGGTGTAACGCTCATAACTCGTGGTAGCGAGAATGTTGCTCCCTGTGAGCATCGTGGCGAAGCGGTAATAGGGCTGGTTGCGAGTCATGGCCGCATAGTCGTCGCCAGCCTCGTTCGACCCCCAAATCAGAACCCCCCCGAACAACCCATTGGAGAACGTCACAACCCGTTCGTCCACTGACGACCCCGACCACTGCACCCCTTGTCCTCCAGGCCACCCAAAGGAAACCATGTTCTGCGAGACGACCACCGTTTGGGAGTCCCCCTTATGAAACACGACGCAGTCTCTGGATCGCAGAATCTCAGGCATGGGACTCACATAGTGGTTTGAAGCGTCAGGTAGTAGTTGTTATCTGCGGATGGCACTTGAACCGTGATTCCACAGAACGAGGTGTTTGACCCACGAGGGTCAGAGGAGAGGGTCCACTCATCCTCCTTGGTCCAATACCCTCGCAGCGAAAACCTCAACCGGTCGGTAGGGCTGTAAACGATCGGTACCAAGGGCCCCGCTTGCCGAGAGGCATAGGTATAGCGCTCAAACGTCCTGGTGGAGACCACCCAACCACCGAAGGCCGCCACAGCGTACCCATACGCTACCTGCTGGCCAGTGACAGCTGTAAGTTGGTCAGAGGGCTCGTTAGACCCGTAGAAGATGAAGGCACCAAACGGCCCATCCGAGTAGGACATGAGGAACTCGTCCTTCGTCGAGTCCACCCACTGGACGCCCTGCCCTCCCTGCCAGCCGCCAACAACCATGGTCGCGGTAATGGCCACTGGGAAGGTGTCCCCCTTTTTCAGGATGTAACAGTCTCGCTCTCGAGGGAACTGGGTCATCAGATGGCCACCTGCACACCGAGGTAATACCCCGTCAATGAACTTGGGATTTGGGAAACGTACCCAATGACCCAAGGATTCGGGGCTCGAGGGTCAGAGGAGAGGGTCCACTCGTCTTCCTTGGTCCAGTACCCCCGCAGCGAAAAATACAGCCGATCGCTCGGGTTGTAGGTGAGAGGTACCAAAGGCCCGCCGCCAACCCTAGAAGCATAGGTATGACGTTCGTATGTCGTGGTAGAAAGCTGCCAGCCGCCAAAGCACAAAGTAGCAAAGCGGTAGTAGGGCTGACTGCGAGTCTGAGCGGTGAACTGATCCGATGTCTCATCGGAACCCCAGATCATGAACCCACAAGGGTTCCCATCCGTGGGCGCAATCCTAAACTCATCCTTGGTAGAGTTCTCCCAAGAAACCCCCTGCCCACCCTTCCACCCTGTCAAAGCCAACGTCTCGCCCACGACCACAGGTAACGTGTCGCCCTTCACGAGCACAACGCAGTCACGAGTACGTGGCTGTTCCGGCATCAGACACTCTCGGTCTCAGGCTTCCGCCCGGGCAAAGAAGCCCACGCATTCACAAGCGTGGACAGAAGCATGAGCTGCACAGGGTCGCCCTGGTGGATACGCTCCCAGTCCCCCTTTGCCTGCGAGAAAGCTGTGCGAATCACCATGAAGTCGTTGTCGCTAACCAACGTTTGCTCCCCGAGCCCATGGTCCACAAACATGCGGATCATGCGGTTAGCAAACGTAAGCGGGGGCGCGGGGCTATCCATATCCGCCGTTTTAGCGTTCAACTTCTCGAGAACCGAGCCATCTTTGAGGTAGTTCTCCTCGAGAGCCGGAACAAGGTACTGACTCCGAAGGGTTGACGCCTCGTGTCCGACCTCCTCAGCGGTCATCTCGAGCGCCTCCTTGAACTCGTCCTTGAGCTTCTTCTCGCGCTCCTTCTTGTCCTCGGGGAGCTTGCCGCCACCGCTCCGGATCTTCTGCAAGTGCTGCTTCATCTGGTCGTTGGCGTGAAACCCACGGAGGTCCTTCGCGGTGATATCGTACTCCTTGAGGTAGTGGTTCACCTCAGAAGCCGTCACGCAACCCCCGTCGTACTCAAAGAGGCAGGTCTTCTCCCCCTTCGCGTTCTCGTGGGCATCCTTCAAGGCTTTCAAAATGGCCTTGTCGGTGACTTCCTTCTCGTGCTTGACGCCGGACTTGCCCACGTACTTGATCGTGGCCTTGCCCTTCCCAAAAGTCACATGGCGCTTCTGCCACCCAGTGACCCCGAAGTGGCCATCGTCCGCAGACTCGTCATTACCAACGCGCTCGTAGGTGTGATCCATGAGCGCGACGGCCAAAGCCTTGAGCTTCGTCTCAGGGTCGTCGGACTTGATATCCTTCATGACCTGGGTACGGAGCTTCTCAATCGAGCCTCGGAGCTTCTCAATGCGATCGGCCTTTTCTTTGTGCCTTTTCGCAATTTGCTTCTCCGAATACTCGTAGACCACCGTCCCGGTATCGAGCTTTTTCTTGCTCTTGTACTTGGCAACGACCTTGAGGAGGCTCATACCCCATTACCTCCGAAACGCACGAGGGGTGATTCGATCTAGATGGACCCCGTGCGAACGCATGCGTGCACGTTGGTACCCGGCAGAAGTCAAATACCGAGAACTCCCACTCGGGACGAGCCCGCTAGGAGCTACCAGTTTCATGTTGCCCAGCCGCTCGAGCGAAAGCCACACCGCACGAACGTAAGCGTCTGACATATCGTCGTGGAACCCAGCCGCTTGAGGGGCCTCGACTTTGACTTGGTTCCTGGACATCTGGGTCTGCTGCAAAGACAGCAGCTCCCCAATGAGCGGGGAGTGCTTCACCGTCTGGCTTGTGTAGGTGACCGGGTGATCGTAGAGCACCAACCGACGGTCGAACATCAGCATCTTGGTACTCTGAAACATCTTGCTCGTGGTATCCGTTGTAAAAAACTCACTACGGAACTGCTTCAGGCCCTTCTTGTGCAAAGCCTGCTCGAGCGGCAACCCGTTCCATCGGTCGAAAAGCCCGTCACTGATGTAGAACTTCTTGCTGAGCGCGTAAATCCACTCGGCAATCGCGTCAAAATCGATGCGGTCCACACCGTCCAAGGTTTTTGCGTAATCGGTCGCCGGTGCCACCAGGTGGGGGTTCGACTCTCGCCAGGACTTACCCGCGTACCAAACCTCGTGATAGTCGAGGACGACTTTGTCCCCCTCAAGGTGGGTGATCGCTACGGTGCTCCCGTCATTCACGAGGCCAACGTCAACACCCATCTGGTGAGGCAAGCGGGGAGGTCCGAACGTCTTCGGTCGCAAATCGAGCTTGATGCAGTCGAGGAGGTCTTGTTCGCGCTCAATCCATCCACGACGACGGTCGGTGAAGGCCGCCCCGAACTCGGTATCGAACACCGCCGGGTCCTCATGGTACTTCTCACGAAGGAACGTCGGTTCTACCGTAGGGTTCACCTCCCAGGTCGGCGCCTGGATGGCGAGCATGTTTTCGGAGCCCTCCGCATTGCTCATTGCGAAGTGGAAAAGCTCGTAGAACTTGCCTGCACGGTTGAGGGGCGAAGAGATGCAGATCACTCGAGCTTGCACCTCCCCGATCGGCTCCGTTGGGTCATTCGGATGCTTCGGGGAGAACGCCATCGTGGAAGGTACCACGGCGTCGTAGATGTCCTTCGCCGAGGACACGCCCGTGTCCTGGAAGTGCGCCATCTCGTCAAGGATGACCACGATGTTACCCGAGCCACGAAGGCCCTTCGACACGCTCGCTTTGAACGTGACGCGGAGCGAGGACTTGCCGCTGAAGCTCGTGAACTTGCCGTTCTCATGGCGAATCGTCGGCCCGTACTTCTCAATGTCGTACGGGGTCCGGAAGTTCACCAACGACTGGGTGTTGTTCGCGATGTACGGCTTGAAGAACTCGCACTTGGCCAAATGGCTCGAGACGTCATTGAACAGCAGGCCCGCCTGGTCCTTGTCCGTAGCGACCGAGATGATCTGGATACGGTTACCGTTGGGCAACCCGTAGTATTCCTGGGGGTTACCCAGGCAGATCAGTCGGTAAAGCTCGTAGCTCGCAAAAATCGCGGAGAGCGTGGTCTTACCGCTACGACGACCAATGGGCAGGATGAGCGTCCTGCGCATATGGTCCTGCTCACCGATGTTGCACCGGCCCTCAGCATGCAGGTACTTGAGGTACTCCGTTTCGGTAAATTCGTAGAGGACTCGCTGCTTGAAGCGGTCCGTGATGGTGATGGTCTTGTCGCGGTCGTTGAGGGGTATGTTGTAGTAGAGCTTGACGATGAACCGCTGAACTGGGTAGAGCTTCATCTGCAAACCCCAGGACGCCTCGGCGTACTGGAGCACGTTGAAGATACGGGTGGTACGACCTTCAATGGTCGTGGCACTCTCGGAGCCTTGACCAGCCGTATTCTCGGCAATGGCTTTGGCTTGAGATCCAGCGTTTCTGATTAGGGACGCTATGTCCCCTCTTTCCTTGTACTTTGGCACAGGTCTACCTCAAGGCATCCTGGGCTCGCTCCTCCCACCCCTCCATAGCAGTCGCGAACCGATTGAAGAACAGTTCCATTACTTCAGGAGTCATGACCTCCTGGGCAACCTCTTTGATAACCTCGACCCACAAAGCGAAGACCCTCTGCATCTTCTCGCTGCTGAGGTTGATCGAATGCTGGTCAAGCTCTCGAATCTTGAGTTCGATATCCGCAATGCGGCGAAGCGCCTCGATGCGTCGAGCTGAAATCGTGGTTGGGTCCTTGGCCCGACCAGATTCCGCCTCCAAACGGTCGAAATGCAGGCTGGCAGCCTCTCGAGCGATCTCCCGCTTGATCTCCCGAAGGACCGCAAAAGCGTCCCCTCCATGGTTGACCACTTTGACGAGCGGGTCGTCGTCGATGAAGTTGTTTCGACGTTCAACCCGAAGCGCTTGGTACTGCGCTTCCGCAGTCGCGGACTTCGGAGTCAAAGGCCCAGACCGAGCTGGGACCACACTGCGCGGGGTAGGTTGAAACCGGTTCAACGCTCGAGCACCACCCACAACAATCGCTTCACTCTTTTCATCTTCATCTTGGGGCATGAATCACTCCACCGGGTCCGCGCCACCCCCACCCTTGGTCTCAATCAGGTACTGGGAGAGGTTCCGAACCGCGTCATAGCCCTTGTCTCTCGGGATTTGCTTGCGGATCGCTTTGGACAAGTCCTTTCCTGTCTCGGCGAGGTTGAGGACCCCCGTCTGATTGGGCTTGGCCGCGAACAAGTCCTCGGGACGCAAATCCCGACGGTCAGGGTCAACCGTCTCGTCATGCCCATCTCCCATGGGCTTGCCGTGCTCACGAACGATGGCACGGTCAATCCCCCGGGGTGGGTTCACCGGTTTGACGAGGTCCTTGTCCTTCTTGCGCTGCCCCGGGGGCTGGTCCGCCATGAAGCGGCGAGCCACCCGGAGCAACATGCCCGAATCACTCACAGCCTCACCTGTCCGGTACCCAGCTCAACAGAGACATCGACTGGGCTGCTCGTGTCCTTGACATCAACCGCCAACTCTCCTTGCATGTCGAACTGGGCAAGGATCGAACGGTTGTCCATGAGGTCAGGGAGGGAAATCTCTGTCGCCTTCCCTGATGCGAGCATCTCCCGCTGCTGGGCTTTCTTGTCCGAGTACGGAGGCTCGATGACAAGCTGCTTGGCGTACTTCGAACAATGCCCGGGGCTCGTCTGAAGCACGCACGAAGCGCACTTCTCGCCCTTCTTCACGTAGGGGACCAAACGGGCACGGTGAAGACGCATACCCTCATCGCACCCTCGACCGTAGTCGGAGTAGATGGTCGGGTCCACATAGTGGATACCTTGGAGGCCCTGCTCAGCGAGTACAGAGCGAAGCTCACTCTGAGCGGCCTTGAGGTCTCGAGGGTCGAAGTTACGCTTCAACGCAGCGAGCAAATCGGTACCATAAAGGCCCTCGTTGAGGTACCGAGACGCCGCCTTGATGATTTCACGCTTGGTCAAGTCGCCCGTCGTGTGCGACATAGAACCGCCGGTGAACGCCTTCATATGCGACTGCAAAGAGGCTGAGCTTGGGCGAGTCGAAGCCGTACGGTGCACCGACTTCAACGTATTGCGAACGTCACCCTCAACGGCAACCGCTGCTTGCCCGATACGGCCTGCCAGACGATGCTCACGCACCGTTTGGTTGAGCACCTCAGAGGTATAGAGGTCGTCCGCCTTGGCTACGAGTGGGCGCCCGTAGAGCAGGCACCTGGCCATCTTGTTGTAAACGCAGCCTTGGCACTTGCCGCCCGCAACAATACCCTTGACCGAAGAGGCGTTTTTGGCCAGGAAGTCTGCGCCCTCGTGGCAGCTGTCAAACGAGTCCTGGGTCGAGTAAACCGCCCCGTAAAGGCCCGCCTCCTTGAAGAGCGGCTCCCAATGCTCGCGGGTCATACGAAGGTCGTCCAAACTGAACGACAGCTTCATCGCCTGCATGAGTTCGTGCTCAGACCGACCACGGAGCATCTCCTTACGAAGGAGGCTCACGACTTCCACCGCCACCTTGTCTCGAGCGGCATTGGCCGAAGCCGTCTTGCCCTCAGCGGTAGGAGCCCAGGCCATCCCCGCCTGGATTGCCTGCTCCCGGAGCGAGCCCAGAACCGGCAAATGTACCTTCTTGGTGGCTTCCACAGGGCGAAGGAAGCTGGCGGGATTGACCACCGGCTTGGGGGCCTCGGGGGCACTTGCCACCTTCACGTCCTCAGCCAGGAGGGCGAGCCGAATTCGCTCCTTCGGAGCCGCGGCGCTGGCCTGTACAGCCTTGCCCTTCCCAGCCTGCTTCTGCTCCACCTGGTTGGCAAGCTCAGCCGTATAGGGCACGTCCACAACGATCTGCTTCTGGAAGACCGCGCAGGTATTGCCTGCGTTGTGCACACACCCGCTGCAACGGTCACATGCCGTCACGAACCGAGCATCCGCGGCAAACCGACGAGCGAAAGCCACCTCAGCCTTTGCCGCTTGATGGCACCCAGGGAAATCGCTCGAGGCAAGGTAGTAACGCCCCAGGAGGCCGCGCTCCTGGAAAAGCGCGGTCAGATCCTCCTTGACCGAACGAACGGCGTCCTTGCCGAACTTCGAAATCAAGGTACCCAGCACCTTCCTTGGGTTTGGGTCCTGCATCATGTGCACACGAGCGGTACGAAGAATCGTCGCACCCGCTTGCTTCATGTGCTCGTACGAACGCTCCCCGACCTCACGCATGGTCCGAGGGCCGACGTTCTCGACATACACGGAGGGAGCCTCATCTTTATGGGCCCACGCCGCCTCGAGCTGAGGGGAGTAGTCGAGGTTCTGCTTGGGGAGCTTTTCGAGATCCCGGTAAGCCTGCTCATCCACATCCAACCAATCAAGATCGGATACGGACCCTTCTTTCAAGAAGCTCGAGAGATCACCGAGGTCAGCCATTGGGGTTCACCTTGTTATCGTGCTGGTACAGATCTTCAGTGTCGTTCCGGTAGTCATGGACATTGCGGTCCCATTTGACATAAGGAACGTCTTGTTGCTCGTAGTCACTGCCAAAATCTGGCGTGTCTCGGTCGTAGTTGTAGTTCGACGGGTTTGACCCGGGCAGGCCCGATTCCCCCAGCAACAACTCCGACGTGCCGTGCACGCTCACGTTGAACTGGTTGCCCTTGTCCCCATCGTAGTAGTCGGATCGAGCTGGCGGGCCGGACTGCGGAAGTCCCGAAGTCGCCCACAGGTTACGGTCAAGACCGTCGAGGTAGGGGTTTGACCCTTCCTCATCGTCTCGAGTTTTGCGTCCTGGGTCGTTCGGAAGTTCGCTCGACGGTCCAGCCACCCCACGGCCATCAGGGGCCTTGGCGCCATAACCCTCGGAACCCTCTCCCTTGGCCCCGAAACCTACCCCGAAATCATTGGCGTTGGTCTCGGTCGGGTCAGAGTTGGCGTCCGGGACACCCGAGCGCGCCACCACGTAATCGTGGTAGTCCATTTTCCCGGAGATGTCGTGTTCGAGCTGCGCCGCCAACCCTTCAATCGAGTTGTCAGCCGCAAACACAGAGGTGTAGTCGCCCTCTCGGGGGCCGCTTTGCCACCCGTCGGGGATGTTCCCCACCGGCTCCTCGTCCTTATTGTAGGAGCCCCCAGGACCCGTCTGCTGGTCGGCACGGTCGAGGTGGTCTACCCGGGGCCCAGACAACGTGGTCACCGGAACCGACGAATTGGCTTTGGGGGACTTCCAAACAAGGGCCGGGTCAACGCTACTCGCCTGCTTGACGTTGTTGCTATTGTGGCCGCTCGTTCCATGCGGAGCTGCTGGGGTTGTTTCATTCCCCCCAGTCTCCGGGACTTTCGACCCAGGCTCATCCTCTTGCTTAGCTCCACCCTTGCCGTCGTTGCGAGACTCAATCTCCTCGATTTCCTTCTCGCCGTACGCCTCGGGGTCAGCAATGACCTGACCTGCTTCATCAACCAACTCGGTGATGTCCTCGGCTTCATTTTCCCCGAGATCAGCCATCTTGGGCTTCCAATGGGGGGCATTGATCTCGTCGTAGAGGGTGTCCGTGATGGCAGACAGAAGCTCGCAGGCATCCTGGAGTCGGCCGCGCACGTCCTTGACGTTCATCACGTACCCACGACCACCCAGCATACCGTCCGGGGACACGCTCGAGGACTTCACTCGAGCGAATTCCTTGTACGCAGTCACAGCGTGCCCGAGGGCAACGCTAGCCGAGAACAAAGCCCGAGAAAGTGGCTTCAAAGAGCGAGCATCGAACTCATGCCCCTTCGGGATGTTTCGCTGCCCCGCACCCGAAATAGTCCCCTTGGGCGTAGGGGAAGGCTCTGGGGGTAACGGGGTACCCTCCATTTGCGCCACGATTGTGCGAACCTTTTGTCTGGTGCTCACCGGAGACCTCAAACCTTGAGAGGGGACCCGTCATCCGAGAACATGCGCTCCACGAACATGGAGCCGTCGGTCTGGCGCTTGATCGCCCAGAGGTCCTTGTCCGCCTTGTGCACAAGGGTTTCATTGCTGAGGCGAGCGAACCCAGCCAAATCTTGGATTGAAGCGATCTTGCGACGCGCAGTATGGGGTGTCACGACCTGGGGCTCACGCTCCATGAAAGAGTCGAGCCCGTGAGAGCCCTGGACTTGAAGATCGGACAGGTCGAACTTGGCCATAGTACCCTCACGTGATTATTAGTTGAATCTCAACGTCCACGTAGTTGTTGGTACTATATCCGGCCACACGAAGGGTTTCCGTGTAAGTACCTTGAGTCATGTTGTTCGGAGGCTGCACGGTAACCGTGATTGGGTCGTGTCCTCCGGAGTTGAGTTGACCAGAAGACGGGGAGATCCCTGTCAACCAATCAGACAGACCAGTCAATTTGTTGACCTGGTACTCGAGGACCGACCCGGATACCCCCAGGTTCTGGACGTTGAAAGTCTGGGTTGGGATCGAGGGGAAGCTCCCCACCAAGGGCCTCACCACAGTGAAAGTCAACTGGAGCACGCTGCACCCAATCGTGGCCTTGGGCAGCACCACGATGGTCACCGGTACCATCTGCGGGCTGTTGGTGGCCCCAGGGTCCTGGATGGTCAGCATCTCGTTGTAAGGGCTGTCCACGGCCAACAACGCCGCCGAGTTGACGTCCACGTCGAACTGCCCGGACTCGTTGAGCGCCAGGTTGCCAATGTTTGCGGGGGTCGCTCGCACGTACGACGCCGACGTCGTGATCGTCACACCCAAAATTGAGCCGTACACGCCATCGTTCGTGAGCAGAACGCCTTGGGACAAGGAATAACCCTGCCCTTCGGTAACCGTGAACGTGAGGCTGCTCGGAGGCCCAACGAGGATGTGCGGACTGAAATTGGCTTGCAACTCGGTGATGCTCTCAGCCATGGCCTGGACCACGCTGCCAGGCAAAGGGATCGAGTCCCTCAGCAAACCATACGGGGAAACGATGTCCCGAATCGAATACTCTGGATTCGACTTGGAAACGTCAAGCCGCGTCGTCCACCGCCACTTGCCAGCAGGGACAGCGACTTCGAACTGGTAGTCGTGGACTTTCAGGTTGGAGACAAGCGGCACAGTTCCCTCTTCTGTGCCGACCCCATAAGAAGAACCTCTGTCTCAGAGGAACTCGAGGCGGAGGTACCTAGAACAGGCCGTCTCCCCCGCGGCTTGCCCACTGCGGCAACTTGACCTCTCGGAGGATGTTGAATTTCTTCGATGCAATCGCGGAAAACACACGATGGTACCTCATAAGTGTGTCGTCCTCCCCGGCCTTCTTCTCCAAAAGCTTTACGGCACCGAAGAACCGGTGCCGTACGCGACCCTGGGTCAACCCCAAACGTGTGGCCACCTCAGACTGGCAAGTGGTCTGCCACATGCCCACAAGGATGTTCACGTCGATTTCCCTGAGAGGTACCTTGGGGAGGTCCCGACGCATCTCGTCCTCGGTCACCTGGGGGATGGACAGGAGGAATCGGATGCGCTGAATGCCGCGGTCAAGGCGATAGGAGATGGCAGCCTGGGTGACCCCGAAGATCTCCGCAATGTCCGCCTGTTTCTTCTTGAGCACGTAGTAGAGATGGACGATGTCCGCCTCTCGGTTCGGGATCTTGTCGAGTAGAGGTTTGACTTGGGACTCGTAGTGGAGATGGGAGAGTATCCCGCCCACCTCGTCCTCGGTTAGCTGCTCCGCATCTGCTTCGTCCAACAACGGCTCAGACGAGGCAAACCGGTTAGCCAACTCTGCCGGGTCTACGGAAATAACATATCCCCCACTCATACTTCCCACCCTCCCCTTAAGCTGTGACCTGGTGCTCGCCCGTCTTCACAAAGCCCCGGCTCGAGCCTTCCTCAGTCACGAAGGCGTCGATAATAGAATCTGGCTGGATTCCCCGGGAGGCGAGTAACAATTTGGCGCTGTCGGAGTTGACAGATGGGTCTGTCAGTGAGTACGGTACCTCTTGCAAGGGCATCAACTCGAGGTTGAGGCGAACCAGACCTTCCGACGCACGCAACTTCTCATACTGGCTAGCCGTGAGGCCCGCCATGTTGGACGAGAAAATGCCGTCGATAGTCTGGTGCACGCGCAAGAGACTCGTAAGTAGTTTGGCTGGGACTGAAGGGACCCCAGGCAGGTTGTCCGACGTATCGCCTAGTAGTGCCCGGAGGTAAACAATCCTCTCGGGCGGTACGCCATACTCTGCCACGACCCTATCTGGGTCGTAAAGCTGTTCTGGACGATTACCAACCTTCGGTACCAACAGTTGGTCTGTGTAGGTGACCAACTGTAAGAAATCGTGGTCGTTGGACATAATGATGTTGTGGTGTCCTCTCAACTCTCCCCTTACCAAGCTTGCGACCACATCATCAGCCTCTTCGTCCGCGTTGCGAGCTTGGTAAACCCCCAACATCGGAAGCACCTTCTGCACCGCCGCCATCTGACCATCAGAGAAAATGTCAGTCTTGGAGCGGGTACCCTTGTACTCTGGGTACCTTGAGGTTCTCCGCTGCCTTGAGCCTTCCCAGACAACATAGAAGTTGTGTTTGGGGAAGCGACTCTTCAACGTGGCAAGGCTCCTCAAAAAGCCGAACAGCAACCCTGTCGGATTGCCGTCTGCGTCCGTAAGAGGATTCGGTATGTGTTTCATTGCATGGTAAGTGCGATACGCGAGATTGGCCCCATCAACGACGACGTTTTGCTGCACGGCGTTTACGCTCCCTGGCATCTTCCTGCTCTGCCTTCTTGAGTTTCGACTCAACTTGCCCAACCTGATAACGCAGTCTCTTGATCGCTTCAGCAGTTGAGTCGTACACCTCCAGCTGACGGCAGAGTGCTTCCATCGCATCCGTACTGCTTAGCTCGGGGAGAGCTTGCAGAACCTCACCAGCCCCAACCTGTCGGTCCAGAGAGGCGAAGGGCAATGTCAACCAAGCTAGGACGCCAACCTGCCCAACAAGCCCCTCCAGCGGGTCTATGGACGGCGGGACAACCAGCAAAGGAGCCAACTCAATCTCCCGCTGAAGCCGATGAGCCCGATGCAGAACCAAGACTGTCCCAGAACGCTTTTGCAGCTCATCGAAATCCTGGAATGCGACCTCCTCGACACGCTTGCGCGAGATGATATCGGGCACCAGGGTGGACACTCCATCGGCCAAAGGGTGAAGCTTGGCGACGTTCGTGTACTGCTTGTCGAGCACCTCGAACGAGGCCAGCTGGGCCGAAAGCGGAACTGACGCCCGACGAAACCACTCCGTGATGCGTAGGTACTTCGTCCGGAATGGAGAGAACGCAGGCGTATCGCCCGCTTCCTCGTGGGTCACGAACCGTAAAAAGCTCCGAGGCAGCGTGACAATCGCTTGCTTGGACCGCAAAGAGATGTAGACCTGGACTGAATCCTTCTCAGGAATCTCTTCGATTACCCGGCCCCGGATGCCCTTATAGGCCCCAGACATCACCTCAACTTCATCTCCGACTTCAATACCCTGGTCAGTCTCAACTTGGATCTGCTTGCGCATCTTCGTGATGTCCGCATCACGAACAGTTGAGAGTTGTCGAACCCGACCATTAACCGCAGTTAGGACAGCCGAAATGTACTTGGTACCTTCGGTGCGGTAGTAATAGGGGTCGGGGTGATCGCGCCGAACGAACACGTAGTTGTCGATCAGCTTGTGAACAACACGGCTATCCCCCACCACCGAGATGGAAGCCGGGACGAAAATCTCTGAGTCTCGCAGGATGCGTCGAACCGCCGCCCGAAGAACTTCCGGATCTTCATCCTCACCTTGGGGCGTCAGTTCCAAAACTACCCATTCAGCCACGTCCAATACCCCCCACCCCTACCCTCCCCAAGAAGGATTGCCTCCAAACCTCGGGTGCGATCGGAGTCAAACCATCTCGGCCAGAGCGGTCCGGATTGAAGTTTTCTGCCGTGTTCTTGGGTTTGGACCCGGTTCGATTCACGACAGCCGAATCGAGGTCGGTCAACGCGACAGCCTTGTCCCCCACAACGCTCGAGGGGATGAACGGGACCTTGTAGGGGTCCACTTTGGGCTTGGACGGCTCCGCAGGGGCCACAGAAGGCGGCGGTGGGGCCGCCTGGGGTTGCGGGGCCGGAGCGGGGCTCGAGGGCGGCGGTGGGGCCACTGTGGCAGCGGGCGGCGGAGCCAAAGGCTGCGCCACCGGAGCGGGCGCCATGACCGGAGCCAAAATGGCTTGAACCGCCTGCACCGGTGCGGAGACCACTCCCCCTCGAAGCTCGGAGGACAAAGTCGCGATATCACAGGTCAAACCGATGTAAGTGATGTACCGTGATCGCAAAAATCGTTGCGCAACCAGAATCGTCTGAGCCCCGTAAACGGAGTTCACCTGGGAAGCCAAGTCCCGGTCCATGAAACTGAAATCTGCCGACATGCCATTGGCCTGCCGAAATGAGTTCATGGCGGCCTCAGCCAAACCAGAGGCTGCCTCCTCCGCCGTAACCCGCTCACGAATCTTGTCGAGCAGAGCCAAAGCACTAGAGAGGTCCGATGGGATTCTCAGCAGAATTTCGTAGTAAACCGAAACCAAAGACAGGTTGAGCCGATCCCGAACTCGCTCAAGGGTGATATCCCCGCCTTGGGAAATCGTCTCGAGTTGCTTCAGGATGTCGCGGAGGTGGCCCTCTTCATGGTCAATGACTGTGAGAACCCCGTCGTCCTCGTAGCCAACCCCTTCCTTCTCCAAGACCACGCGCTTCACCCACTCGAGGATTTCCTCTCGGGTAGCGCGACGAGCCATGTGCTCCTCGCAACGAGACTTGATGGGGCCACGTACCTTCTCTGGCTCAGTGGTGCAGAAGATGCCCACCATCGCCTTCTCTTCGATGGGTTTGAGCAGGACGTCCTGGGCGTCCTTGCTCATTCGGTGGCACTCATCGAAGAGGTAAATCCGCTTCGGGGCGTCAAGAACCGCAAACGGGAGTTCGTCTACAATCGCCCGAATGTGCTCAATCTTGCCCTGACTAGCCGCATCTCGTTCTTGGAAGGCTTGAGAAGAGTCCTCCAAAAACGCTTTGCAGTTGTCGCACTCGTTGCAGGGTTCCGGATCGTCCGGGTTGAGACGCAGGCAGAGCATGGCTCGAGCCATGATGCGGCCGAGCGTCGTTTTACCCATGCCGTGGCCACCGGAGAACAGATAGCTCGTGTTCCACGCTGACCCATCCTTCAAGCGAGCCTTTAGGACCGCGATGGTCCCTTGCTGCCCAAGGACGTCTGCAAATCGCAAAGGACGATACTTTTTATCCCACACAACGAACCTCAGTCAGCCGTAAGAAGTCCTTCGACGATGTTCTCCGCATCCTCCTCTGAGTCCTCGGTCTCCTCCTCGTCGGTCATGAACCCAAGGTCAAGCTCTTTAGCGACCGTGGCAAACTGGGCCAAGTCATCGTGCCATGCGCCGTGGCGCCGGAAGATGCTGCTGAATTCGTGGACGTCGGGAAGGCGTACCGACCATTTCATGGCCGCAGTCTTCTCGTCTTCCTCTCCTGCGCAACGCTCCAAGAGGTGGTCAACGAGTGCTGTACGCTTGCTGTTGTCCAGCGTGTTCCAGATCTCCAGCGGTACCTCGACGAGAAAATGCACGTCGATCAGGTACAGCATGAGGTCGCTCATTTTCTTGACGGTACCCATGACCGCCTTACCGCCCTTCTTGCTGGCTTTGTCGCGAAACAAGAAGCGAAACTTGGCGGTAGCCAAATGAGGGTGCTGGTTCGTGATCAGGTGGGTCGCAATCTGCCCAATTTCCTCTGCTTCTCCGTAGACGGTACCCATAGTTCTACTCCAACTGTGCGCGTAAAAACGGGACCAATCGGTCGTCGCCCCACGCTTCCCAAAGGTCACCCGGGTCCTTCACCTTGACCCCGTTCGCCATAACAACACCGCGGGGGTACGTTACCTCGCGAGTATCGAACAGGTTTCCGTAGAACCGGTGAAAGTTCTTCCGACCACGGTCCCCTGCTTCGTCGTCGTCGAGAAGCAAGTAGACCTGCTGGACCATCCGGAGCATGGACCGAACAAGGTCATCCCGAACTTTGGCAGTCAAGATGGCCACTACGTTGGGGGCCGCCCGCTGCACGGGGAACAGGTCGAAAACACCCTCGACCAAACACACCTTCCCGGTCCGCCACACTTCTGGGGCCGCTTGCCCGAGCCCAAACAAGACCGCTTGTGTCTTGTCGAGGATGAAGTCCGTGTAGCCCTTCTTCTCACGAGACAAGGGGCGAAACTGCAACCCCTTCACCTCCCCCAACCAATCGGTCAAGGGAAGGACCAAAAAGTCTTCCAGCTTGGTCCCACTCAAAGACCAATCGAGGAAGGCTCCTGGGTACTCGATGTCCGAGGGAAGCTCCCGGTCGATGTACCCGATCTGGTACAGGCTCATCTGTTCGTCGGTGACTCCACGACCCCAAAGAGCCTCACGAGCGTGCTCGGGGAGAGCGGCGTGGCATTGAGCTGTGAAACTGTCGATCCAAGCCATGAGGCCATGGAAGACACCGGTTCAATGCTCCGGGGGTAGAAGTTTCGACGGGTCGAAAGCTGGCAAAGCTGTTTCAAGACGTGGGCGCATCAACCACACAAACCAACGACGCCACCAATGAAGCTTCGGGGTACGAGTCTCCCCGAGCACCCAGAGAAGGGCGTGCACCTCGGGGAGGTTGCGCCTCACCCACTCGGAGTCCTGGAGTTGGGAGTCCAGCTCCTTGGAGACCTCCTCGCGAGACTTGGCCGGGGTAAAGTACGGGCACCGTTTGGCGTCGATGGGCTCGTCACAAATGGAGCCTGCCCACTGCACCGGGTCCTCCGCCCCGAGCATGCACAAGCCGATGGTCTGGGGCACGGGAGCCCCGTTCTCCCTGCTGATGCGGTTGTACTGCGGATTGGGGTCCCCGAGTGCGCGTTTACGGGCGTCCAGAGGTTGCCGGTGGTTGTGCACGCACCGATGCGGTAGGCGTTCTACAATCTCGGCAAACCGACGAGTGACCTCGGCCTGCACCAGCTCTTGGAGACGCGCCCGAACCTCACCCTCGGTCTTCATGCAGAACCCCGAATCTTCCGAACCACGAAATACTCGCGACCATCTTCTGACCGCGAGTCCCCTTGGTAGCCAACCGTGGCGTGCTCCAAAAAGGCGTGGGTATGGGTGACCAACAAGATGGGGAGCCCGCTACTTTCAGAGAGCTTCCGCAAGAAGATTCCCGTCGCCTCGACATATTGCTCTGCAACGGCCGCTAGGGTTTCGTCGAGGAACAACATTCGGTACCGCTTCAACCTGAGCAGGATCAGAACCCGTAGAATCAAGCTGATGATACTGGCGGGACCTCCGCCGAACGAGTCCAACGGGTGGCCCTTAATGTCTCCTTGGCAGACATAGGGTTCAGCACAAACCTTGTTGTACTTGTGGGAAAGCTCGAGCTTGAAGGACAAGTCCTGGTCTGCGAAAATGGATTTCAACCCCTCGGACACAACTGACTCAAGGGCCTGAACCTGCCCGAAAACCATCTTGTCCATGAGAATTCGGTAGAGTTCGAGCACCTTGGTGAGCACGTCTTGCTGCTCCGCCAGACGCTCGACCTCCTGGCGTCGAGCCAGAAGGTCTACCACGACCTGATCCCGATTTGCTTGAAGTCGTTCAGCCTTGCTCTGAACCGCCCTCAAGCGCTCCCTCATTTTGAGGACGCGAACCGTGTCACCTGGCACTCGAACGCCTCCGCGGCTTCGACCACGACCTTACCGGTCGCATCGATGTTGAACGTGTCGATGGTGCGGAACATACCCACGTCATTACGACGGTCCCCAGAGGCCGGGACCACGCAAACACGAAGGTCGATTTCGTGCCCCTTGGCCGAGTTGAAAAGCTCGAGCATGTGCTGGATGTTCACCCCGAAGGACCACGGCTTGGGCTCAGCCTGCTTCACGTTGACCTGGATCGGGATGCCCTCGACCTTGGCCGAACCTGCGGCCACCTCGAGACTCAAGGTCCGCCGCTCAGGGTCGAAGCTGATTCGGATCTTGTTGTCGTCCTTGTCCAGCTCGCTCTTGATGTGCTGCAACGAGTTGAGGATGCGCGCCTTGACCACCGAAAGGACGTACTGGTCCTTGTTGAGGCCGTAGTACCCATACTTCGGGTGCCCCTTCGTATGCTTGGGCCATCCGAAGACATTCCCCGCCTTGTCCACGGCGAACGTGAAGTGCTTGCCCTTGCGGATAGTAACCGCGTCATTGGTGCGGCTGAGGAACTTCTCGAGCTGGCTCAAATGCTGCCCGTGAATGTCCAACGACTTGCCCGCGAACGCAGAGGTTCGGTAGTAGAAGGTTCGAGTACCATCGGTGACGAACAGGGTGCCATCGCCCTTGGCGTACTCCGCCTTCTTGGCGTCGAGGACTTGTAGCCCCTTCAAATTCTCGTCGGCGTTGTCCTCTTTGCTGATGAACGGCTTCGCCTGAGAAATGGCTTCACGAAGGAGACCGGGCATGAAGCTGCTGGACTCTTCCGACTCCTCCAGGTCCTGGTCACAGGTCTCAAGAATCCTGGGGTCGAACGAGCCTCGCTCGGCCTTGGCCCCCGAAGAGGACTTGTACCGAACCGTGAATTTCTCCCCGTCTTGCAGGGCTTCGATCTCGCAGGTGTCCGAGGTCGAGGACAGAACCTTGAGCGCGTTGATGTACTCGGCCGGGTAGGCAAACGAACCGTCCCCATCCGACTCCTTGAGCGCGAACTGGGCCCGGGCAACACACGCGGTGTCGCGAGAGTACACAAAGCACTTCTCGCCTTTCACCACGAAGAGGAACCCTGCCGCACCCGTGATCTTTGGAGGGACGATAGAGGCCAGGTCGAGTGCCGCCACCAGGTTTTCCATGTCAAACGAAATCTTCATCTGATCTTCTCCTACTTGCGGTAGAACTCTTCGATGCTGTTCTCGGCCTTGACGAGTTGAGCCTCGTAGACTTCCATCATGTCCTCGAGCTGCTTCTTCTGCTGCTCGTACTCATCCTTGATCGTCTTCGGGTTGTACCCAGCGCTCTGAATGTCCTTGACGAGGTTCGTCAGTTCCTCTTTCTTGGCATTCAATGACCCGAGAATCTCCGCCCGCTGCTGCTTCACCTTCTTGGCTCGAGCAGACAGCTCCTGGAGTTTCTTCTGCAACACGTCGATGTCAATACCCATGTACGTCCCTCTCAGTCATCGTCGAGGCCCAACGAAAACTCTGTTACACCTACGGGCAGGGTAACTTTGGCTTTCCGTTTGCGACCCTCAATTTGAGCGACATATTTTCGACCTGCTTCACAGATCTCGGAGTAGTTGCACAGGGTACAATGGTGCCCAGCCTGGGTAGGGAATAGCTCCTCCCGCAACTCTTCTCGAGCTTGCTTGCTAGCGGTTTCCACAAGCTGTGCAGACGTACGGTCGATTCGCTTGATCGTTGAGAGGGCCTCCTCTTTCAAGAGGTCAAGATCGCTCTCTGTGAAAGGTACCCAATCAACAGCCTTGTCATCGGCGAAGCGCCAGAAAATGTAGGCCAAAGCGTCCGGGGGTCGCTTGAACTTCTCGCGGTAGAGGGTAGCGTACCACTTGAGCTGGGTACCTTCGACCGGATCACCTTTCTTCCGAGGTTTCCCTTCAAGGTACTTGTCCCGGTGCTTCGAGCCCTTGCCATCGATGATCACCAGGTCCCCGTGCGGGGCTACCCGCTGGACTACGAAGTCAGCTCGACCACCCATCACATGGGGGCCAAACCTGGCATCCAACTTCATCTCCGCTTCCATGAAGGGGCCCACGAACTTGTGTCGGCGAATGGTGTTGACACCATTGACGATAGCCTCATGCGCATGGGCAATCAGCTCCTTGCGCCCTCGAGCCATAGCTTCCGACTTGGTGAGACCATCCTTGTTCTCGGGGTAGTTGGACTTCTCGTCGGACCAATCCACCACTCGACCTTGCCGAACGGCATCCTGGATCGTTTTGTCGAGGGTGGGCTCAATCAAGTCCTTCAAAGCGGAGACATAGTCCGGGCGCTTGAAGATCTTCTGCGCGTAGAAGTTCTCGAACACCACGCCTACAGTCGAGCCGTACAGAGAGTTGACCCCGTTTTCCGGCTTCTCCATGCGGGTCTTGTTCACGTAGCTATGCCAATACTGCAACGGGCAGGTGGTATAGCATTTCCAGCCTGAATAGGAGAGATACGTCATCCGACCTCGCCTCCCTTTTCGTAGTAGTACAAAGCAGCATCACGCACGTTCTGGGCGAACTCCATGCGTCTGATGTTCTCCCCGACGTCCTGAGACGGGTCGAACTCCACATCGGCAAGAAGGCGGTTCACGAACTGGTCGATGTCCTTGTGTTCGCGCTCTTGGATAGCCTTGCGCTCAAGGTCGAACACCTCGGCCGCAGGGGCAACAGAGAGCGGAATCTGTGTGACCTTGATCTCGCCACCGTCGATTTCGATGAGGGAGACTTTGGGGGCCCGCTCGAGGTTCTCGCGCACCAAAGCCCCACGGGAAACCGCCCCCTGGTTAATGAAGTGGCGCCCCTCAATTTCCTCAACCCCTTGATCCCGATGCCAATGCCCAAAGCACACAGCATCGGGGCCGTTCCGACGCACGAGCGCCTCGTAGCGGAACACGGGCTCGTTGAAGAAGTCCTCGACGTTGGGGGGAGGGTTCAACCCCGCCAAGGCGTGCACAACCATAATGAGGTGGGTGTCCCCCGGTTGCTTCTGCACCCTGAGCAGGTCCTCGAGAGAGCGCTCCGGGCTGTAGGGTACCCCCACAACGCGCACTTGCAGGTTGCCGTCTTTGAACACCTGCTCTCGAAGGTGTCCAAAGACCCCCGTCGCATAGAGCACCCCCAAGGGCTGCCTGGAGATCGTCTCGAGGTTATTTGCGGAAAGGTCGTGGTTACCTTCGATGCAGAAAGTGGGGCAAGGGTACTCTCGATGAACACGGGCCGTCCGCTCCACAAGGGCGTGCGGGTTGCGAGACGCAGCCTTCACGTGGAAGTAGTCCCCGCCGTCGAGCACTGCGTTCACCTCGTGCGCCTTGGCGAGCTGGCCAATTTGCTCGAGGTTGGACCAGATCTCAGTTGGGTAATCCCCCTTCCAAGACTCCGGGCTCCGGTCCGAAACGTGGACATCAGTCCGGAAGAGAAATGACAGCCGCGACATGGGCGTGACCCTCCTTCATCGGTCTTGCGCACGTGGGGCAAACCCCCAGCGCATCAATCTCAGCCTCGATGGCGGCTTCCTCTGCCCCGAGCTTCTTGGCCTGGGCATCGAGGTCGCGGACGACCGGCGGAAGGGGCTCCAACCGGGCCAGGAACCTCTGGATGGCCCGAGCCTTGTCCGCCTGACCCTCGAGCAGGACCACATCCCCAGGCTCGTGGGCGAGCTTCTCGTGGGCGGCGAGGGTTTCTTTGTGCTTCCGAAGTTGACTCATCCACGCCCCAAGGCGCTGCACCTCTCCCGCAGGACCCACCACAGGGTCGTCCTCGGGGAAGGGCCGAAGGGTTTCTTCGACCGAAGCCAGGGTATGCACTTCTCGTGACCGACGATCGTAGTCCACCTCGAACCGGGCCAACTGCACCACTCGCCCGAGGTCTTCGACGAGCTGGTCTGGGTCGTCGAACTCGACCTTGCTTGCCTGCCCCAAGCGGCGAACGTCGTGGGCCAAACCGTCGAGGGTTTCGTGGTAGCGGCGGCACTCACGGGCTTTGACGAAAAGAGCCTCGATTTCTGCGGGCTCATCCACGTCAATTTTCGATGCCTCTTGCAGGCGCCGAATGTCCTTGGCCAAGCCCTCAAGGGACAGAACAAACCGCTCGAGCTGCTCGACCTTGCGTTGCGCCTCGAGAAGGTTGTCCAACGCCTTCTCGGCCTCACCCACGGTCTTCACAGCCTCGTTGAGGCCCTCGTACTGGCTCAGCTTCCCCTCAAGCTCCTTGACGTCGCCTTCCCGCGTCTTGCGGGAAGCCACCACTTCACGGCGGTCTTTCTCAGCCAGTTTCGTTGCGGTGTTGATGCGGTCAAGGCGGGAAACATCCGAAATCGCCTCAGCAATGGCGGGGCCCGACTGGTTCAGCAGGAAAATCGGGAAAAACTGGTCCGCAATCTGTAGGCTCCCCAGGTCTCCAACCTTCACCGGGGCGAAGCCCGCCTCGCACAAGAACTCCGGTACGCCCGGGCCAGGTTTGTCGAACATCTGGCCGTTGTAGTGGTACCGGTTGATTGCATCGCCCTTCTCCCAGAGAAGGTCAAACCCCTCGGCTTTGATGTGGACCGAGGACTGGCACTTGCAAGTCTTTCCGTTCTTACGTGCGAGGCGGGCACAGTCTCGACCGTGCCGGACATACGAGGTTCCAAGAGGGTTGGTCAAAGCACACCGGATGGCGCGAATGACTGCGCTCTTCCCGATGTTCGAGCGCCCCACCAGAGCCGAGAAACCCTCGAGTTTGATGTGGAGGTGCTCAATCGACTGGAACCCCTTGACCTCGACGTCAATCATGACCCTTCGACCTCACTCTCCTCCAAAGTCTGTTCGATGGCGTCGATGATATCGTCGTCGTCATCCTCACCATCCTCTCGAAGGTCGGAGATGATGTCCTCGTCCTCGATTTCCTCCTCTTCCGCAATCCCCTTCAAGCTCTTCTCGTCGATGATCGCTTGCATGACCTTCAGCCGAAGGTCTTCGGTCAGCTTCGGGTTCCCAATGAGGTACTTGCGGAGGCGCTCCTTGCCCTTGAAGGTTTGACCCGCAAAGGTGTAGTTAGAGCCGGACTTCACCACGATTTTGCGAGGGGCCGCGCTTTCGATGAGCGACATATACTGGTCCACACCAGTACCGAACCGGATGAAAACCTCGGTGGTGTACCCTTGGGTACCTGACACCTTGTTCTTGACCACCTTGACCTGGGTCACGTTCCCGTAAGGGAACTTGCGCTTTTTCCCGGTGTCCGGATCGATCTTCTCCACCGTTTCGGACTTGATTCGAGTCGTCTTGAGGCGCAGGTAGCAGTAGAACTTGAGAGCCTTGCCGCCAGAGGTGTTGTCCTCAGCCGGGGCTCGTCCGCCTCCCGTCGAAATGGCCGCACGGGTCTGGTTGATGAACACGCAGGTGGTGCCGGACTGCTCGAGTCGCATGTTGAGGCGTGGCAGGTACTTCGACATAGTCGAAGCAAGGATGCCGATCTTCTGCGGGTCATCCACTTTCTTCTCGAGTTCAGACGCGGGGATCATGGCTGCCACCGAGTCCGTAACGATGAGGTCCACCTTCTCGTGGCAAGCGAGAAGCATGATCTTGATTCCATCCTCGAAGGTTTCGGGCTGGAACACCTCGAACGTGCCCGACTCGAAATCGATTCCGATTGCCTCGGCGTACTCGATGTCCAAGGCGTGCTCGTAGTCGAGGAAGAGCACACGACCACCGGCCCGCTGCACGGCCAATGCAAGCTGCAAAGCGAGGGTCGTTTTACCGCTCGACTCTGCCCCGTAGATCTCGATGATGCGCCCCTTGGGGAACCCAGGGCACTTCATCTCCTTCTTGTCCCGGGTCAACTCTCCGCCAATGATCGTGTCAATCTGCACGATCGATGACGGGAGGTGTGCAAGCTGGCCACGCTTGATCTCGAGCGGCGCCAATTTACCCTTGGTCGCTTTGCTCACCAGCCCGACGAGGCCCGCCAAGGTCTTGTTCGGCTTCACAGGCGAAGCCGCCGTAGCCTTCCCAGCCGGGGCTTTCTTTTTCTTCTTGTCCTCTTCCGCGGTCGCAGTCATGTATCCCCCAGTTTCGAGAATCGAAAAAACCGGTCATTTTCCCTGAAAACGGTGCCCAGACCTACGGTGCGCCCCTCTAGTGCAGTGGTTTTGGACTTGATGATGGCGGTTTTGCCTCCCCGCAGGAGTACCCTCTGACGAAGGAACACGTGGCGTTCGGAAGGCAGAAGCACGTCCTCATCGATGTGACCATCAAGCAGGAGTAGAAAGCGCGCAGCAAATCGAGCGATGTGGTAGGCATCGGCCTCGTCGGCGTTCCAACGGGCAATACCAGTGTCGGCTTTCGCCATCGCAACCATATCGGCCTTGAACATTTTCCCTCGACGAACGAGCGGGTCTTCTTTGGCCAACAGCTTCACAGTGAGAGGGTCGAAGTGAACGACGTCACGACGACGCGTGTAAACGGCTTCGTTGACATAGAGGAAAAGGCCGTAAAGACCCTCTGACCAGGCTTCACCGAATGGTGGGGACTCAACGCCAACTATCTGGATCTCCGGGAACTCGTCCAAAGTGGTTTGGATGTTCTCCCGGAGAAACAGATAGCGACGCAGAAAGATGTCCTTCGCGGACGTCTTCCAACGACCCTTCTTGACCACCCGAGCGCGGCCGGTGGCGTCCGAATCGTGGACGCACCAGCCGAACCCGGTCATGGATGGATCAAGACCAAGCGATAGCACCCTGGACGAGAGGGTTGCCCCTCCCCCTCCTTGTCAGACGCCCGACAGGAGGTTGGCGAAGTCTTCGCCGCCCACGTCTCCGGCCCCACCGCCACCAGTGCTGGCAGAGGTCAGACCGAGCTTCTCACGAAGCTCATCCGTGGTGAGCTGACGAAGAGACAGCTTCTCGTACAGGCCCACAGCCTTCTCGAGCACCATACGACGAAGCTTGTCGTTCTTCAGGTAGATGCACGGACCCGCCTGGGTGATCGTGATCTTCTGGTAGTTGGTGTCCGTGCAAGCGAAGTTGAGGTCGATCGACGCGATGGTCGAACCGCTCTCGGCCAAGCCCTTGTTGATCTTGCGAATCACCTCGAACTTGTCCGGGGCGAAACGCCAGGGGAGGACGCGCCAACCCTTGGCCAAACGCTCCCGGTCCAGGTCGCCTTCGCGGTCAGTGGGGTACTGGAGGAGCACGGTGAAGACGTACTCGCGCTTCTCGCCGAGCTTCTTCCAAACCTTCTCCTCTTCCGCGGAGAGCTTCTTGGGCCACTCCACGTAGCCAAGACCCTCCTTGAAAGAGGCCGAAGCCGTCTTGAAGCGCGCCTCGGTGACATCCAGCATGTCCACCGGGTCGAGCTGGTCGATGGTCTTTCCGAGCTTCTCGGCCAGCTTCTGGAGCGTGTCGATCACGACCCGCTTCTGGCCCTCTTTGTCCTTGGCAAGGTCCGGCTTGGCCCGAAGTGCGCGACGAAGAGCCGAGGTCTTCACGTCGTTGAAGTACACGAGGGACACGCGGTCGGTACGACCCTTCTCACCCTTGTACCACTCGGCCTTGTTGCCGACTTTGCCCTTGTCCTCGTCGCCGAGGCCAATGTCGTTCTCCGTATCGATGCTCTCAAGGTCAACTTCGAAATCACTCATTTTCACTTCTCCATTGGACGTGGCCCCAGATTACAAAACGGGTAGAGCTGGGTACCTGGTCAGGTGCGGACCGCCACAGGACAGGGTCAGAGGACATTGCGTCCGGGACAGGTCAGGTGACGTGCCGCGATCTCCTCTACACCGGGAAGGTTCAGATATTCGCGAGCAAACCTTCCAAATACTCCTCATCCGGATCTTTGGGTTTGGTACTCACCTTTTCCTGCTTGATTTCCTTGATTGGCTCAGGGGTAGGCTCAGGAGCATCGCTGAGGAACTTGGCGATACTGTCCCCGTCGTCCTCGGTACCCTGAGTTTCTGCCTTGGCCTCTGCATCCAAAACTTGAACTTGGATCTCAAGCACCGGAGCCTCGACCTGAACCTCGACGACCGGGTCAGATGTCGGAGCCTCCTCAACAGGCTCAGGGGCCGTTTCAAGCTCAGATTCAGGCTGAGTCGCGGGGGCCTTCTGCTCCTCAATGCCCTCTGCGACGAGCGCATCCAGCTCCGCGATGTCGATTTCAACCTCCCTCGGAGGTAGCGCTCGACCCTTGGAGTCTCGAGGCAGGTTGGACTCGTCCCCGTACGCCGCTCCTGTGATGCGGTCAGCATGCAAGAGAGACCTTTGGGTCTTGATCTCGTTGCTGGTGCGCACGAGTTCTTCGTGAATGAGCTTCACGGCCTTCTCGACCGTATCCAAGTCCAACAGCTCACTCTTGAGCGTGTGGATACGGTTGAGACGTTCCCGGAGCTTGGTGTTGGCGATGGCTTCACGGTCACGGATGTTTGCGGCTCGCCGCACATCGTCGTCCTCGGCCAGCAACCGGTCCTTCTCGGCACTGAGGAGGGTTTCCTCCCCGGCCAACTTGAACTTCACTTCCCGTCGCTCGCGGCTCATACGGAGCAGAATCTGCGAGACTCGGTTGAGGTGATTTCGGCACTTCGAAATCGTCTCATTGATGTAAAGCGGCCCGAGTACCGTAGGGTCAGGGGCCAGCTCAATTGGGAGCTTGGATATCTCCCCGTAGATTTCGTTGATCTCTGCTTGTTCCATCAGGCGCCTCTTGGATGCCTCCCTCTACACCAGCCAGAATGGCGGCTGAGATGGAACGAGCAAAAGCAGTACCTCTTTGCACCACTTGGTCGTTAGCGATAGCCCGACTCACCGCACCACGATCTCCAAGTACCCAGACTTTTTTGCGGGCACGCGTGATGGCGGTATAGAAGAGGTTACGTTGCAGCATCCGCCCGTGGTTTCGAACCATAGGCAAAACAATGGTCTCGAACTCAGACCCCTGGCACTTGTGAACAGTGATTGTGTACGCGAGCTTGAGTTTCACCGGGACTTCGGCCCTCGGAATCTCAACTACGAGGTCAATGCCCCCATCGCCAGCGCCATGGATACGCACCACGAAGTGTTCGCGTTCGATGCTCATGAGCTTGCCCATGTCACCGTTGTAGACGCCCAGGTCATAGTCGTTTTTTATGACCATCAACCGGTCGCCATCTCGGAACTTGCAACCATCGACGGTGGCCTCCCGCTTACCCTCTGCGGGCGGGTTGAGCACTTCCCGAAGCAAGTTGTTCAGGTTGTTGACCCCCAGAACCCCGTCGTACTTCGGGGACAGTACCTGGAAGTTGGCGTCTCGAGCCTTCAGCTTCAACGCCATTTGCGTAATCAACTCAGCAGCCCTCTCCTCGTTAGGGATGGGGATGAACCTGAAATCGGAGGTCTCGCCTCCCGGCTCAATGTCCTTCCCCCTATTGATCAAGTGCGAGTTCTTGATGATGTCGCTCTGTTGAGCTTGGCGGAAAATCTTCTCCAACCGGACCGTCGGAACATCTGAGCACCGAATCAGCTCACGGAGGACGTTACCTGGCCCCACCGAGGGGAGCTGCGCATCGTCCCCCACGAAGACCAGGATCGTCTCGGGGTTGAGAGCATCGAGGATGCGGAAGAACAGCTCCTGGTCCACCATGGAGACCTCGTCTACAACGATCGCCCCAATCGGGTACTTGTCACTACGGTCGTAACGCCAGCTGGTGCCGTCATACCCAAACGCACGATGAATCGTGGAAGCCATGCGGCTGGTAACCGCAGCCAGCCGCTTCGCAGCGATACCCGTAGGCGCCATAAGGGAGTAGCTGGTCCCGGTTCGCTCAAAGAGATTCACGATGGCTTTGACCACCGTGGTTTTGCCAGTGCCAGGCAACCCTGTCAGGACGAGTACCTTGTGCTGCACCAGCTTGAAGATGGCCTCCCGCTGCTCAGTGGAGAGGTCGATCTGAAACATCGTTTCGTAGGATTTGATGAAGTCCTCGGGCTCAATGTCGAACTTCGACGCCCCCATGAACCCAGCCAAAAGGCGAGCAGACTCTCGCTCGTAGTAGTGGCTCTGGGGCAAGTAAACCCCGACGTTCGGGTCCACTATGATTCGCTTGGCGTCCTCGAGGCGCACAACCGCCTTGGCGATTTCATCCGTGAGGATGGCGTCGTCAAAAGCGTCAATCTCATGGTTTTTAGCGATATCACGCAAGGTCGTTGTGATATCCCCTCGACGAATACACAGATGCCCGGAATTGGTAGCCTCCCGAAGTACCCAAAGAACGGCGCCTTCATAGCGTCGCGGGTCGTTCTCGGACACCCCCAAACTCCGAGCGATACTATCCGCCTTCACGAAGGGGAACTCCTGAATCTCAACGAGGCGGTAGGGGTTCTCCTTGATGATGGACGTCGCCTCGATCCCAAACTGAACCAGAACCGCACGAACCTGAGTCGATGTAACGTCATGGTCGGACAAGAAGGACGCGAGTTCGGCGCTGGCCCGCACGAACCCCCAGGAGTTCAGCAAGGTCTCCTTAGCCAAGGCATCCATGTCCGGGATCTGGTCCAGAAGCTCTGGGGTTTCCTCGAAGACCTTGAAGGTATCGACTCCAAAAGCATCGACAATGTCCCCCGCCCGCAAAGCGGGCACCCCCAAACACGAACGCAGAAAGATCTCCACGTCCCCATCCGAAGCCGCCCACGGCGCCCAGCCAGCCACCTCAAACTGTCGGCCGTACTTGTTGTGGTGAACCCACCGCCCGGTCAACTCCACGGCCAAGCCCGCGGTCACCGTTTGAACCCCAAACAACGACCCCTTACAGGTATAGCGACGATTCGCCGACTCCAACTGGAAGATGTGAAAATCCCCGCTGCTGAACGTGACCGACCAGACCCGACCGTTGAGCTTATCCATGCTTTACCCGTTGACCATCGTCAGGAATTCATCTTCGGAAAGGCAGCGCACCCCATACTTCTTGGCTTGCGCTGCCTTCGTTGTGGTTGTGTCTGCTAGCACGAGGTAGGAAAGTTTCTTGGTAACCGAGGACTTCACCTCCCCCCCAAGACCCTTGACCATGTTCTCGAGGTCACCTCGCTTGTTCGCCATTTCCCCGGTAAAGCAGAAGCTGAGCCCTGTGAACTTGCCGCGGATGCGTTCCTCGGGGGCAACCCCCACGCCCAAGAGGTCGTCAAGCACGGCCTCGTTTCGAGAAAGCCATGTCTGGAGAGACCTGGCCTTCACCGGCCCCAAGCCCGGAACCTTGGACAGGTTCCCCAGGGTGGCGGCTCGAATCTTGGGGAGGTCATCGTACCCCGCATCGATCACGGCCTTGATGGTCGAAGTCGCCACCCCCGGAATGGACAATGAGCCCAGCAACAACTCAAGCGGGAGCGTCTTCTTGGCGTGCAAGAGTGTGACGAGTTTGGCCGCCAGTTTGGGGCCCATACGGTCGAGGTCAGCCAGCTGGGCCTCGGTCAACCGATACAGGTCCGGCACCGATTTCACGAGCCCCGTCGAAACGAGTTTCTCGAGCAGAACGTCGCCCCACTCAAGCACCTCGATGGACTTGATCCATTGGTTGAGGCGACCTACCACCTGAGCCGAACACCCATTATGGTTGGGGCAAACGAGGTACTCCCCATCCTGCACCGTTGCGGCTTTGCAGACAGGGCACTCCTTCGGGGGCTGGTGCGCCGTCCCGGCCCCCTTTACCAAGGCAACCACTCGAGGGATCACGTCGTTGGCCCGAGCTACCAAAACTCGAGCCCCGATATCGAGCTGAAGGTCAGCGATGTACTTGGCGTTGTAGAGAGAGGCGTTGGTCACCGTCGCCCCGAGCAGGTTTACCGGGTCGAACTGCGCCACGGGCGTAATACGCCCGGTACCGCCCGTTTGCCAAGCGATGCCCCGAATGATCGTCTCACGGGTGATCGGGGCGAATTTGAACGCCACCGCGCCCACAGGCCGCAGGTCCTTTTCCCCCAAGGCAAACTGTTGAGCCAGGTCGTTCACGGAGACCACGAGGCCGTCAATCTCGTAATCGAGCTGGTCCCGCTTGGTTTGCTGGTAATCGACCCAGATATCGTGAGGGGTTTTGATGCCAAGCCATAGCCCAGAAAGCGCCCACCAAGGAGTGATGAGACCCAAGCTCGCCAGGAACTTGAACTGCTCGTCCTGGGTCGAGAACTCAGGCCCCTTCACAACCTTGTAAACGAACACCGTGAGGTGCTCGCACCCACGACCATCGTACCTCTTCGCAATCCCAGAGGCAGCGTTGCGAGTGTTGGCGTAGTCGTTGTTGAACTGCTTCTCGAGGTCGCTCTTGAGCAGAACGATCTCCCCTCGAATCGTGCAGGCTACCTTCTTGGGGAGAGTCTCCTTGACCCCCTTCATCCTGCGAACGTTCGCCGTGATGTCCTCGCCAATGAGGCCGTCACCTCGGGTCGAAGCTCGAGCCAACTTGCCGTCCGTGTACTCCAACTGCACGGAGATGCCGTCGAGCTTTTCCGTAATGAAAAGGGTCGCACCGGGGGCGTAGGAGTTAACCCAATCGGTCATCTCCTCCATGGTGTTGACCTTGTTCAAGGACCCCATGGGGTAGGCATGCTTGACCTTGGTCCATTCGGACACCACGGGAGCGCCCACAGAAACCACCAGCCGGTTGATGGTGTCGAGGTCGGAAAGCTCATCGACCCAGGCGTCATAGACTTCGTCGCTGACAGTGGGCTGTTTGTTGTAGTAGGCGTCGCGCGCTTCAGCGACCTGCTTCTCAAGCTCAGCAATCCGGTCCCGCCGCTGTTCGTCGGTCAGCATTTCTTGCCTCCAGGGGCATCAACAACCTGAACCGACTCCCCTTGGGCCTCAGCCTCGCGGGCGAGCTGTTCGATCTGAGCAAGAGTGGCCAGAGGCACAACCACCAATCGAACCTCTCTGCCCGCAAGACTTTTGAGCGCGGTTTGAGGGTCGTGGGACTGTGCTGCATCGCGGATGGTGCAATAGCCGGTAAAAGGGTCGGATTCGACAACCCCCTCAACGATGTGCACTTCCGAGGTATTGATCTCGGACAAATGAACCTCCAGGGGGTTAAGCGAAAAACCCCTCCCGGTAAACACCGAGAGGGGTCGCGCGCCAGGTAAAAAGGCTAGCTCAACGAGTCGGGCACACTCCGCCAGCGCACTCCTCAACCTCCATGTTGCCGCCACGGGTGAGCGGGTGCTTGTGGTTGATCTTGGAGTACATGGCGTCGTGTTGCTCTTCGCTGATGACCTCGTACGGCGGTTGAGCGTACCCGTGCACCTTGTTGAGCACCGAGGTGCTCTTCAGGAACGGCACGTACTCGCGAAGGCACTCGGTCAGCTCTTCCTTCTCCGCACGGTCGAAGGACAAGGTCGCGGAAACAGCGTTGTCGGCCCACGCTTCTTGGACAGCCTTCTGGCGCTCGAACTGGTCGCGGATAGTCTCGGTCTGAACCGTGACCTTCGTGTGAGCGGCCTTGGTCGGGAACGCGAACACCCAAGTGTGGCCGCTCTTGTCGTAGATGTCCTCTTCGTGGGGCACGCCCGCCTCAATCATGGCCCCGGCAAGCGGGTCATTCTTGGCGATACGGGTACGACGCACATAGTAGGGTGCGTAGGGGGCGTGGATGCCCGGGCTCGAGCCGTTGAGCAGCGAGATGGTGCCGCTGGGCTTCACCGTCGTAACGGTCAAAGGAGCGGCAACCCCAAGCTCTTCGGCATAGCGGTTGGCTTCGTCTCGGCAGGTACCATAGAAGTGGCGAAGCTGGGCCTTGTTCCACTCGAAATCGCAGAGGCCGCCGAGCCCAACACCCACGCGCATGTTCGCGTTGCCGACTTCCTGGCTCTTGGGGTCCGAGAGGGGCGTGAGGCGCTGACGAAGGCAGTAGCGAGTCACGAGGCGCAAAACCTCCGTGGGGTTGGTACCTTCCTCAAAGAAAGCCGGGAAGACCTCAGCCAGGTTGCATGCTTCACGGTCGTGAAGGGCCTGCTCGCCGCAGGGGTTCACGCCCTTGGCTCCACGGTCCGAAGCCCACACGAGAGGCAGATTGAGAAGGCCGGGCTCGCCGTACTCGATGTTGTCCTCGACCAGGCCAGCCCAATCGAAATTCGCGATCTGCTCCCATGAGCGAAACACGATGGAGTTGTTCGAGGTATGACGGTGGCTGACCACCTTCTCGAAATCCTTCTTGGCGTCACGGAAAGCCTGATCCTGGGCGTCCCCGAGCACGATAAGGGCCGAGCGGCGAACGTTGCCCGCCTTGATGCAGAGGCCGATGTAGTTCGTAATGTCCAGAGCTTCGACGCTCGAGAGCTTGCGCCCAGCCGCGGCCCGGATGATGTCCCAGGCGTTCCGGAGAAGGTTGACGAGCGGGCCGGGACCACAAGCGATGCCCCCGAAGGTGCGGATGGGAAGGCCACGGGCCCGGATATCCGAAACATCGACGATGATGTCCTTGCCCTCAAAAGCAGAGGTCAGGACAGTTCGAAGGGCGTCTACCCAACCCTCGCGAGAGTCAGGTACCCGGAGCACGGGCGTCTGGCCATTGAGGTAGGTACGGGCGTCGGGCTTGACCTCATCGATGTTCACGTGGCCTTCAGTGCACCACACAGCCATCCGAGCCGGGTTCTTGTTGACCACGGGCAGGCTGCCAATCTCCGCAAGGCCCACACCTACGCCGCCGCCGAGCATGAGCTGGTTCGCGGTCCAGCACCAGTCGTCCACACCGTAGAGCGTCGTGTACCAGCAGTTATACCGAGCATCACTGGGAATGCCTTCAACGCCGCCGGTCCAAAGACCACGACCCGGGGGCAACGCCTGACCGGTCCAGAAGTAGTGGAACAGCTTTTCAGCTTCCGACTCACTGACACTCGACGCCAGCGACACATTGCCTTCGACCACCCGCCGAATCGTGTCAGTCCAAGCTTCCCCGTTGCGCGAATACTTGGTCAAGTACGTCGATCGCGCGAGCAAGGATTTGAAAGGATCGCCCATGTAGTAGTAAGGGGCGAGGAACTCCTCAGTGAGACGTACTTGCTTTGGCGGATTCGCGGTCAGAATCAGCATACCCAACTCCTGTCAAGTAGAGAGATCGAGGACGGCCAGTTCAATCAGCGTCCTTCGATGACTCGTGCTTTTAATTTCCACATCTAGTTCCGATAGTTTCTGCATAATCCCAGCGAGCGACTTGACAGAATGCTTGCTGGCTTGGACATGCACCGTTTGTTTGTATCGAAACGGGTGCATCGCCAACCGCGCAGCCACATCCTCTACCTGACACCCCCTGTCGAGTAGAGAACGAGCCACGAAGGCTTTTTCAACCCCTTTAGCCAAGGTACCCGCGAGCAAAATCGACGGGTCGTCATTGGCAAAGCGGTAGAGCGAGTTCAGGGCGTTCATGGCCCCTTTGCGATTCTTCATGAGAGCCGCGTCCACAACGTCCCACGGGTCAGAGCCCGAGGTCTGAACCCCAACCATCTTCACATGGTTGAGGTCCGCGGTACCTTCAGGACCCACGAACAGCTTGAGCTTGTTCAACTCATTGCTGATGCGATAGAGGTCGCCGCCCGTAAGATGGAACAAAGCGATCGCCACCTTGGGGTCGATCTTCAACTGGATGCGCTTGGCCTCCTCCGCAGCCCACTTGATGACTTCGTTGTTGTTGTCGAAGGTTTTCAGCTTCTCGTGTTTACGAAGCTGCACAATCGACTCACTCAACTTGGACCAGGTGGCCGGAAGCTTTTCGGTACGGAAGAGGCAGGCGAGCACCGTGGTCATGTCCGCCTTCTGTTTCCCGTCGAAATACGCCTTGAGGCGCTTCTCAACCTTCAACTTCTGGGCGTTGTCTACAATGACGAGACGGGACTGGATGCTCGTAGGGTCGTCGAAGTCAATCGAAACCGACTCACAAGCCGAGACAAGCTGACCCTCTGTGATGGACTCGCCATCGAGGATCGTGACCTCGCGCTTTGGGTACTTTCTCAACCATTGGAGGTCGCGGTCGAGAAAGAACTCCTCCTCCCCAAAAGACAATACGACCGGGGATGTGAGACGAAACGACATCTCCCTCACCCGATGAAGGCCGCCATCAAAGCGGCTTTGACTTGAAGTGGGAGATTCACATGCACTGACTCGTAACGGACCCAGGCCGTGCGCAGTGCGCGCCACAAGTTAGCCAAGGTATCCTTTCCGAATCGAGCGTACATATCAGAGAGGTCTTCCTGGATATCTACATTGACAATACGATTTGGCGCCGACGGGAGTACCAACAGGTCGTGAGTAACAAACACCAGCATGCGAAGCACTATGGGGAGGTCTTTACTGAATTCATCCAGAATCGAAAACGCAGCGGGCAAATCCCCGGCCAAACCTTGGCGGAGAATTTCGACGCACTTATCCCGGACCACGATGCGGTTGGAACCCCAGAACCGCGTGGCTCTCCCTATCGAACCTTCACCTAAGCGCGCGTACACAAGTGCCTTATCACGGTTTCGCTCGAACTGAGACACCCGCTCAAAGACAAAGGATTCCGGAAGGATGCGGTAATCCACTCGCCCGCACCGTGATCGAATCGTCGGGATCACCCGCTCAAATGACTCGGCAAGGAGGAAAAACCTGGAGAACTCCGGGGGCTCCTCAAGCGTTTTGAGCACGGCGTTGGCCGCCGCCGACGTCATCCGGTCTGCCCCGTCCAAGATGAAGAAACGACACGGGGATGCCACCGGGTGCTGTTGAGCGCTCGCGACCACCTCACGAACGGAATCCACGTCCATTTCCTTGTCGGGCGGCGGAGCGACGACGATGACATCCGGGTGTACCCCACGCTCAACCTGCACAACCGCAGGGCTGTCGGGGCCCCCTCGAGCCGCGCTGACAATCTCCCGGATCGCGGCCAGGGCCGAAGCCTTACGGCCAACCCCCTCATCCCCAACCAGAAGGAGGGGCTTGCGGAGACTGCCGTCCACGACTCGACGCAAGCAGTTGACTGCTTCGTCCTGTCCTACGATCTCACTCAGCACATTCCCCCGGCAGTGCTTTTGGCAGCTCTCTTGGTTCGACAGGTATGAACATGATTTGGAGGAGGTAGTTTTGTCCGCATTTCCCGCAGACGTACCGAACCACCTCTTGTCCACTCGCCCCTAGAAACCCACCGCAGTCAGGACGAATACACCGTACAACCCCAATTTTCGGTATGCCTACTTCAGATGCTGACATACCCGCCAACACTAGCGTTCCAGGTCGTCCCGCATTTCACACAACGGTAAATGCGGTTGTGAGGCACCCCGGCATGCTCCAGGGTAGGGGAGATGGCAACTTCCGTGACTTGGGTACCAGGGCACTGCTCGCGTCGGCACTTCATGGAGATCAGCTTTGTTGGAGCCTCCGTGTTAGATGCCAAGCCGGGTTCAGTACCTTTCGGGTCGAAGGTCATAACTACTCCTCTGGGAACAATGGGTCGAGAATCCGAATGATTCGCTCGTACAGCTCCGGGTCGTTACGATCCACGACCGAAATATCGTAGTAGTCGTTCCGATGAAGCACCGTACGTTGTGACACCGGAACGATGAGGGGGTCGAAGGTACCATCCGTGAGGTAGGGTAAAACCAACCTCCAGTCCTCCGACCTTACCAAAATGTCTACGCCGGGACCGTAGAACCGGATCGCGTAGACATCGTTGATGACGAATTTATCGACGTTGGCTTGTTTGCGAATGACGGCAACCATGGCTCTCGCCAAGGTCGGCACATCTCGCTTGAGCAGGCGTTGGGGGCGGTGGCCCGCGATGCGGAAAAGGCGCTGGTCCATCACCAGAGCCCTTCAACACATAGAATCGCGCCCTCGCCCTGCGGCTCTCTAGCCCTTCTTCTCGACCTTGTGGATGCCAGCTTCGGTCGTGAGCAACGTGCTCGCTACCGAGATGGCGTTGGTCACTGCCGACCGCACAACCTTGGCCGGGTCCACCACCCCCATACCCTTGAGATTCACCAACTCCATCGTGTTGGCATCGATCCCGAAGAGGGGGTCTGTGACCTCGAGCACTCGGTCAAGGTAGCCGTCCGGGTTCCGGATGCCTCCGTTCCGAAGGATGGCCCTGAACGGCTCGAAACAGGCGTTGCAGGCCAGCTTGAAACCAGGCAGCTCCTCCGCCGGGATATCCTCGTCGATGGAGTCCAAAGCCGCCTTGGCGGCCCGGGCAAGGGTGGTCCCGCCGCCAGCTACGAGTCCTTCCTCAATGGCCGCCCTGGTGGCGTGCAAAGCGTCCTCGAGCCGACCCTTCAACTCACGAAGGGCCAGCTCGGAGGATGCCCCAACCTTGATGGAGCACACGCCCCCGTTGAGCTTGCCGATGCGCTCCTGGAGCTTCTCTTGGTCGAACTCGCTCCCAGACGAGTGAATCTGGGCTCGAAGCTCGTTGATGCGGGTATCCACCGCCTCTTGGGTTCCCGCCCCATCCACGATGGTGGTGTGCTTGTCCGTGATGGTCACGGTACGAGCCGAACCCAGCATGTCGAAGGTGACGTCCCGGAAGGACATCCCCTGCTCCTTAGTGACCAAGGTGGCGCCGGTGAGCACGGCCAGGTCGCGAAGGATTTCCTGCTGCTGATGGCCGAACGAAGGGGCCTTGATCGGCTGAGAGATGAACGTCTTTCGCTGGTTGTTCTGATGGAACAAAGCGATGGCGTTTGGGTCGAAGTCCGGGGCGACCCAGAGAACCGGCCGCTTCACCTCGACCACCTGCTCGAGCACGCCGAGCAAAGGACGAAGGTCGGACAAGGTCATGTCCGTGATGAACACCAGAGCGTCCTCCAGCTCCACCTTGCGGCCCGCCTCGTCGAGAATGAAGTTGGCGTTGAAGAACCCTCGATCAAACCGCATTCCATCGGTCGCCTCGACGACGATGCTTGTGCTCTTGCCTTCCTCGATATTGACCACGCCATCCTTGCCGACTTTGGCGATGGCCTCAGCCACAATCTTCCCGACCTCGGCATCGTGGTTCGCGGACAAGGTCGCAATGTCCTCGACCTCTTGCTGGGTGCGCACCGGAATCGACAGCTCCCCAATCGCCTCCTCGAGATACATGAGGGCACGGTCCATGCCCCGCTTGATCTCGATAGGGGCGTGCCCTGCCACGACCAACCGATTGCCCTCGACGACCATCGCTCGAGCGAGCACCGTCGAAGTTGTGGTGCCGTCTCCCGCATCATCACTGGTCTTGGAGGCTGCCTCGCGCACCAACCGAGCCCCGATGTTCTCCCAGGGGTCAGGCAGCTCGACCTCCTTGGCCACGCTGACCCCGTCCTTGGTGATCAAAGGCGCCCCGAAGCTCTTCTCCAAACATACGTTGCGGCCCTTGGGCCCAAGGGTCCCCACCACTGCATCGGCAAGCTTGTTGACGCCCGCCAACATCTTGCTGCGAATTTCCTCGCCACGGAGCACACTCATCTTCATCTGCCTCCCTTTGGACGCTGGGAGTACACCGCCGCGACCTTCGGGTCCAGATCCTCGGGTTCCGGATCAGGAGATGATACCCGGTAGGCTGCCTCGTGAAGGCGGGCAGGGTTGATTTCCGTAGTTCGAGGGACCCAGGGGCTCGCAGTCTTGCGTCGAGCCCCTTGCAGAGTGAGCCAACCGAGGGCGCTCAGAAGGGCGAGGTTGGGGGCCGCGTTGTCCCCCTTCCAATGCTCTGTTTCGCCAGAGAAAATCCGAACGACCCACATCTTTGACGGGGCCTGGATGATCGTGAAAGCCCACCCCTTGGGGAGGCGGGCTGCCAGCTCTTCTTGGATGCGGTCTTCCGACCAGGTACCGATGTCGAGGGGCAGAGTCATACCCCTCTGACACCTGGGGTCAGTCGGTGCCCTTGATGTTCGCAACCGGGTACATGCGGTGGGCGACTCGAGCGATCCTCTCCTCCTCGAGCACGTTCAGGACCACATCGAGGTCCTTGTACACGTGCTTGCATTCGTCGAGCGGGGTCTTGGGGGTGTTCCCCACGATGCCCACCACCTCGACGCCCGCAAAGGTTCGCCTCACGTCCCGCATCTCGGAGTCGATGTCGTCCTGACGAGCCTCGAGCTGCCTCTTGGCCATCCCACGGCCGAGAACTCGACCCGAGCCATGGTTCACCGAACACCCAGACGCATAGGCGTTCTCCAACGGGTACAGGATCGCCGCCCCGTCGTACATTGAGCCCGGAATACAGCACGGGTGGCCCGTCGTCTCCCACTTGGTCCCCACCAGGTCGGGATGGCCCGCGGGGAACGCTCGAGTCGCCCCCTTCCTGTGGACGAACCCCTTCTTGTGCGTCCCGTCGGGGAGCACCAGAGTTTCCTCTTGGACGAGGTTGTGGCTGATCTCGTAGAAGACCTCGCCCTCGACCTTGAAAACCTCTTCTAGGGCCGCCTGGACGCCGCGAACAATGATGTGCCGGTTGGCCACTGCGAAGTTCGCCGCCGAGTTGTGGTACTTCCAGTAGTCCTTGCCCACCTGCTCATCCAAACGGAGCCAGGAGTCCTCACGGCGGTTCTCCGGGATACCTCGGACCTCCGCCCCCTTGTAGAAGAAATGGTTCGCGACCTGCCATCCGTAACCTCGAGACCCGCAGTGGATCATGACCCACACGGACCCGTCGGAGGCGTCCACCTGCATCTCGATGAAGTGGTTGCCGCCCCCGACCGAGCCGAGCTGAGGGATGACCTTCTCGTACGCCCGCTTGACGTGACCAAGGTCCGTGTCGTCGGGGATTTGGATGAACTGACGTTCGCAAAGCTCCGCCCGCACCCCCAGGGCCCGAGCCCCGTAACGAAGGATCTCGTCGGCCTTGTTCACGCTGAAGTGTGGCATGTGCTTCGGCCGATCAGAACCGACACCCGTTGCGACCCGCTTCTCGACCTCGGTCACCCACTTCGCACGAAGCTCCCGGTCCCGAACGCCCTCAGCCGTGAGGCCAGGGACCTTCATGTACAGGACACCACAGGAAATATCGTAGCCAGAGCCCGCCTGAATCACCGTGCCGTCGGTAACAATGACCGACCCCACCGGGACTCCGTAGCCCATGTGGCAGTCGGGCATCAAATAGGCTCCGGTCACGCCCTCATAGGAAGCCCCGTTCACGATCTGAGACCACATGGACTCCTCGCTTGCCTCGTAAAGGGCATCGGAGAGGAACGCATGGGCCTCGACCTTCATCCCTGCAACACGTGGGAGAACGTAGTGGTTTGGGCCGACCTTCTGGGCGATATACTTGAAAGACATGCCGGGAGTGTACACCTGACAGGGATGAGGCAAGAGAAAAACTTAGCTGGTCAAGCAGGATTTGAACCTGCAACCTGCGGATTTGGAATCCGCTGCTCTACCAAGTTGAGCTACTGACCAAAAATCAAAGGGGCGGGCGATACTCCCGCGATCCCCCAGGCATCTTTGCGGGATCCCAACCGTGCTTCTTGCACAGGGCCTGCTGCTCTTCGGTGCCCTTCGAGCATGGCCAATGGGCCCAGTGGTGGCCGTCAAACTCGCTGTAGTCCCACCCCCACTCAACACAGCGGGCCCTTCGAACCCACTCCCAACATGCAGCAGGGCTTGATGCCTGGCCACACTGAAGCTTCTCGTCGAAGGTAGCGGAGGTTTTAACACAGACTTTTGATGTCTGACGATGCCTGTTACTTTGCGCTTCTTCAGTCACCACATAAAACGCAGCGAAAGCGGCGACAATCACAGCAAGAACATAGAAACTCGGCTTGGGCGTTACCCTCATCGAGGGGGATGATAGCAGAAATTGGCGGAGGGAGGGGGAGTCGAACCCCCAAGGCCCTTTCGGGCTCACGCTGCTTTCAAGGCAGGCCCCGTCGCCAATCGGGTGGCCCCTCCAAAATTGCGGAAGATGTAGGATTCGAACCCCGCCTCTTGCGAGACCTCAGCCGCCTTCCAAGCGGTGCTCACCCCTGGTGAGTTCATCTTCCAAAAGCCGTGTCCCCGGCCCCCGTGCCAGCAACAGCACGGCTACAGGGGCCGGGGTTCCGCCATCACCACCGCTGACTACGGCTCTTCTTCACTCGGCCCGGAGCCTTGTCCGAGTTGGAAGATGCCGGAGCGGGGCCTGTGGAAATCCTGCGCACCACCGGCGAGGGCACCGAAGCCGGGGGCTGAATGACGGGGGCCACGGGCGGCGGACCACCCCAACCCCCGGCAGAAGTGCCAGACCCGGTCCAAATGATGGACCCAGACGAGGCGCCTGTTGTGCCGAGGCTGACTGCCCCTCCAACCGTAACGGTCGAGGTGGGTGCCGGAGTCCCCGAAGAGGCCCCGATTGAAACCGAACCCTGGTCCACCGAAACGTTCGATTCCGGAGACGGGTTGGCCCCAGAGGAGAACTCCGTGGCGTAGCTAACCTGCGAAGCGTTCGACACGACGTACCCAGCATCTTGCAACATGACCTGGTCTTCAGCGGTAAGCGACGAAGTGCCCATACCTCGAGTGCTCGCCCGCTTGAGGCTCATGCGGCGACCAGAGCTGGACCCGTAGCTCAAAGAGCTAGTGTACATACCGCCGACCGCGGCTCCCACCTGAGCCAGATGGTCGTGACCACGAGCCGCTGCACTGACCTGGTACCCATGAAGAGCAGCACTTGCCCCCTGGAAGTCATTGCGCTTGGCAGCCTCTTCCGCGGCAATCTGGGCCTTCACAAGCTGGGCTCGAGCCACGATCTCATCGACCGCTTTGGTCGGCTGAGCTTGCTCTTCCCCGTCCTTGACGAACTGAATCTTGGCCTTCGACTCCACCGTGTGGTCCACCATCTTGCCGTTCTCGTCGAGGGCGCGATAGGCGATCTTCACATCGAAAGCGTTGACAGCTCGAGGGCCAGCGCTCTTCTGCTTCGACAACTTGGTCGAGACGACCACGCTGATGGTCTCTTCGGAGAGGATTTGCGGGAGCTTGATTCGCACAAGCCCGTCAACCTCCTCGTCCACTTCCGCGTCGGTCAAGACCTCCGAGATCACGTGCCCGCCATGAGGGGTCACCCCAATCACGATGTCTTGCCCGTACGAGCTGAGCAGACCGCCAAGCTCCTTGCCGAAAGCTGCGAGGGCCGAATCAGGGTCCTTCACGTAGGCGAAGTTGCCCTTCCCCTTGGCAGCCATCGAATCCAGCAGCTCCTGCGCCGCATCGTCCCCGTACCCGAACATCGAAACCGTAGCTCGACCCATCTGCTTCTCGAGCAGGGTGCAAAGCTCAGGCAACGTGGTCACGCCGCGGTTGGGGTGCCCATCGGTGAAGAGGACGACTCGAGTCAACGTGGACTCTGGGAGGTCCGCGTTGTTGGCCATCTCCAGGGCGAGGCCAAGCCCGCCGGAGAGGTTGGTGCAACCTCGGACCACGTAGTCCCCGATCCGCTTCTTGAGCTGCTCCTTGCGCTCAGGCGTCATGCGCTGAGGCGGGGCATCCGGGGTTGCATCGTTCGCAAAACTCACGAGCCCCATGTAGTCGTCGCTGGTGAGATGCTCGACCAGCTTCAACAAGCTCTGCTTGGCATAATGCAGCTTGGTACCATCCATCGAACTCGAGCAGTCGAGTACCGGGATGATGCACAGAGGGGGACGCTTGTTCTGGAACTCCGCCTTGGGCGCGACCAGGTCGAGCACCAGGTGGATTTCATTGTCACGATCGAAACGAATCTTGTCGAAAGTAAAACGCGAATTGACCTTCATGGCCATTCTCCTACGCCGAACGTTGCTACGTCGGGGCGCGGAGGTCGGACTAGACCCTCCCAAAACCCAACAACTCCTGTCCGCCAACTTCACCCAAACCCGCAGGTGCGGCTCCGTTGGTAGCTGAGACCCAAACCCATGGGTGCGGTCTCGGGAGGATCTACACCGAATCGGTACCGGGATACCCGGCCGCCCGTCACAGACGAGCGGCCGAGCCCATCATGTAGTAGCCAGACCCGTTCTGCTGGATTTTGTCCAAGTTGATGTACGGGAGCCACACGTCCGGCACGTTCTTGTGCTCCATGAACACCGCATGAAGGGGGAGGGCCTTCGGCCGAGCCGGGTGCCGAAGCAACCTCATCCCAGCCTGGTCGGGGGTCCGCCCACCCTTCTTCTCGTTGCAGTCATAGCAAGCCGTGGTGATGTTCTCCCACGTAGTCTTGCCGCCCTGCTTTCGAGGCAGAACGTGATCGTAGGTCAGCTCGTCCATCTGGAACAAGCTACCGCAGTATTGACACGTGAACCTGTCCCTCGTGAAGACGTTGATCCGTGAGAACTTCACACCCTTCTTGACGGGGGCCACTGTTCGCGTGAGTTGCATGACGGCGGGTACAAAGAGAGTGGTCGATGGGGACGAAACCGTCTCATCGTACTCCTCCAGTACACGCACTTTCTTCTCGCTGTAAAGCAGCGAGATTGCTTCGCGCCAATTCAGAATGGCGTGTGGCAAGCTCCACGAGTTAAGCAGCAGCGTTCGAAGTTCCACGACAAACCTCACCTTCGTATGAGAAACATGATCTCGGGTCTCCTAGTTAAACGGGTTCAAGAAAAGGAACCTTACGGCCCCAGGAAGTTGGTGCTCACCGCGGGATTTGAACCCGCACTTTCCGGTACTTGAAGCCGGTGCCTCTGCCAGTTGGGCTACGTGAGCAAAATTCATTTATGTGTGCGGGTTACCATGTACAACTACGACTTCACCAAAGAGGCTTCCGAACTGAAGGTGCTGGAGTCAGCTCCGGTCAAACTCCAGTACCAACACGCCTCTGGCCCCGTCGTGATCAGTTACACTGACGGCCGGTGGGTCGCGGTCACTTCACGCCACAAGATCCACCCGCTCACTCTCAGCGTCAGCCCGAGCTTCATTATGAAGCCTCAGATCCAGAAGATGCTGATCGCGCAGATTGAAGCGGCGGTGGGTTGAAAAGGCTACGGGGCCGTCACCGAAGTAACAGCCCCGTAGGGGAAGAGCGTACAGGAGCAAGTACGACTCATGTGCAGGCGCTACCGTCATCACATCCGGGCATTTAGAATGACCTTCAACCCGGTTGAGTTTCAAGGTGGTGCACTTTCGAGCACGGAATAGTCGTTGGCCACAGACCTTTCGGTCTATCCGTTTATGACACTCTTCCCGAAGACTCGTCACCCAAAGAGCGACGAGTCCAAATCTTCGATTTCGACCTCTCGGCCATTGGCTGTCGCGATCGCAGCTCGGAGGGCGTTGGCCTTCTTCCCCGCGATACGCGCCAGATTCATCGCCTCGTCTGAGGTGACGGTTCTCGAGGCCCGGACTTGGTTCGGGTCACGGACGTCGTCATTGTCCAAATAGGAGTTGCGAGTCTTCTCCTGGATGGCGCTCTTCCACATCTTCTCGATGCGTCCCGCACCCCCAACCCGCTTGATGGCCTCGGCCAGAGTCATCCTCTCGCCAAGGACCTCGACGGTAACCATGAGGTTGTATCTCATCTGGGCAACCTGGAGCTTCACAACCGCCTTCTCGGCCGCCTCGAGCTGCTCAGCCACCTTCTGAGGTTGCTTCGGAGCATCACCAGGGAACACGCGAAGAGCTGGGTTGAAAGCCCCGGACGCAGTGTCGAGCTTCAACTCGTTTTCCTTGATGGCTTCTCGCAGCGTGTACCCTGTGACCTTCATGTTCATTTCCTTGGTTACCGGTGCTTGTACACCGGAAAGATTGGTGCGGAGCGCGAGGATCGAACTCGCCTGATCCTGCTTGTCGAGCAGGTGCCCTCTCCAGAGGACTAGCTCCGCGTGAAATTGGTGGGCCGGTGAGGTATTGAACCCCGCAGCACAGACTCATAAGGCCCGCTCCCCCACCTGGAAGAATTAAGCCACCGGCCCGAAATTGGTACTCGCGGAGGGCGTCGAACCCCCAACCTTCCCGCCCTAAACGGGACGCCTCTGCCAGTTGGGCTACGCGAGCAAAATTGGTGCTCTCGGGTGGATTCGAACCGCCAACACACCGATTCTGAGTCGGCGTCCTCTGCCAGTTGGGATACGAGAGCGAAATTGGTACCCGCGGTTGGATTCGAACCAACACTGCCACCCACCTCAAGGGCGTGCCTCCTGCCGTTGGGCTACGCGGGCGAAAATGGTGTCCACCGAGGGATTCGAACCCCCAACTCGCCGGGTTTAAAGCGGCTGCCTCTGCCGTTGGGCTACGTGGACGTACAGGGCCTGGGGCTCGAACCCAGCTACTCCGGCATGTGAAGCCGGTGCCGACACCTGTCAGCCCGCCCTGCAAAATGGCGTCCCTGGTAGGAGTTGAACCTACGTAAACACGCTTCGGAAACGTGTGCCTGATCCGCTAGGCTACAAGGACATACAGCTTTTTTGTGTTGACCTGGCCAACACAAAGCAAAAATCATTGAGAATCGGTATAGAACCGAGCCCCTTCGTGCGTTGAATCGGGTTAGAGGAGAGAAAAATGCGTAGTGTCATCGCCCTAACCCTGCTTTTGGTTGGCTGTGGGGGAGATTTGGCGAGCAACCCCAACCAACAGGTAGACTCGGGAGCGCCCGACACCCAGGAACCAATCAACCACCCGAGCGAGGGGCCTTCGAAGACCGGACTGAAAGAGACCGGTTCGAAGGAGCGTGACGGGGGCACTGAGGTCCCTGACAGCGGCTCCAGCCAAGACAGCGGGAGCTTGATCCAGGACAGCGGTCTCGAGCCCCAGGACAGCGGGCACCCCGCCACCCAGGACAGTGGGAGCCCCGACAGCGGTTCAACCGACCCGGACAGTGGCAGCACCCCCGCCCAGGACAGTGGAAGCCCCACCCCCCAGGACAGCGGCACGGTCACGAACCCGTCCTGCTCCGCTGGGGATGCGACCTGCTACAACGACCAGATCCTGACCTGCACCAACGGACAATGGCAGGCAGGACTGACGTGCCAGTACGGGTGCACCGCGGGCAAGTGCAACCCCTGTGAGCCCGAAGCTCTTCGCTGCAACGGCCTCGACGTCGAGGTGTGTGACGGCCAGAACTGGCTCACGGCTCAGCAGTGCAACTACCTCTGCCAGAACAGTGCTTGCGTTGAGAAAGTCTGCGAGCCCGGCACGGTCGTCTGCAAGGCAGGGCAAACCGGACAGCAGTGCAACCAGCTGGGCACGGCCTGGGAGCCCGCCACAAGCTGCCAGGGGGCCTGCAAGAGCGGCACAGGGGACTGCAACAACTCCCCGGCAGACGGCTGCGAGACGGGCACGAACACCACGAACAACTGCGGTGGATGTGGCATCTCCTGCAACGCCCCCGGTGCGGCATCCTACTGCTCCAACGGAAGCTGTGGGTTCTCTTGTCTCACCGGGAAGGCTGACTGCGACAAGCAAGCGGCCAACGGGTGCGAGGCTACGCCAGCCACGGATGTGAACAACTGCGGCGGATGCGGGAACGTGTGTAGCTCGAGCGGTGGAGCCCCCTCTTGCAACAACGGAACCTGCTCAATCCAGTGTGACAGCACCCACGCAAACTGTGATGGGAACCTGGCCAACGGATGCGAGACCTCCCTGACCGCAATGAACAACTGCGGCGGATGCGGAATCACCTGCAACGCAGGCACGGAAATCTGTCAAGCCGGGGCCTGCACCAAGAACACGACCTCGTGCGCCTCCGGGACCGGCGACTGCGACGGGAACTCGACCTGCGAGACCACCCTCACCACGGTGACCAACTGCGGGGCCTGCGGCGTCCAGTGCGCGACCTACCCCAACATGGCCACGAGCTGCAACGGCTCGTGCCAGTACACCTGCAACGCGGGCTATGCCAACGTTGACGGGAGCCTCTCCAACGGTTGCGAAGTCAACCTCAAGACCGATGCCAACAACTGTGGCACGGTGGGCAACATCTGTAGCTCGAGCGGCGGCTCAGCTTCCTGCTCGAACGGAACCTGTAACCTCACCTGCTTCCCCGGCCGCGCCAACTGCGACGGCAAAGCCTCGAACGGCTGTGAGGTGAACACAACCAGCGACGTGGGGAACTGCGGGGCGTGTGGCAGTACCTGCGGGATAGAGTCCAACGCCACGTCCATGTGTTCGGCCTCAATCTGCTCCACGACGTGCCAACCTGGCTGGGCGGACTGCGACGGGAAGACAGGCAACGGGTGCGAGCAGAACACCACGAACGATGTGAACCACTGCGGCGGGTGCGGCACGGTTTGTCTCGGGGACACGAACCAGTGCAACAGCGGGCAGTGCCAGTACAACGTCACGGAGATGTACGCGGGCAGCAAGGCCACCAACACTGCTTCGATGGAGTACATTGATGCGATCGCCTCGGACGCGGTGAACGTGTACCTCTCGAGCCGAGTGAAGACCAACGGGACCTGGACTACCCGCATCCGACAGGTAGCGAAGGTCGGCGGGCAGTCCACGACCCTCTCCACAGTCACCCTCGGCGTCACCAAAATCGTCCTGCGCAACAACTATCTGTTCTGGGGAGGCTTGGACAACTCGAGCGGGAGCCTTGTCGAGCGCATCTTCAAGACTGACCTGAGCAACAACACGTCCACGGAAATCGTGACCGATGTCCGCGGCAACTACAACCCCGTGAGCAACTTCGTCGTGGACGACAACTACGTCTACTGGCTCTCGAACGAGAGCACGGTCAGCCCCACGGACGCGAGCAACAACGAAATCACCTCGACCACCATCTACCGTGTCTCGGTGAATGGGGGCGCGAAAACGACCTACACAACCATCAGTGAGGCGGCCATCGGCTGGGCTGACCAGACGTTCGCTTCCTTGTCTGGAAGCCCGCTCTTCGTGGCCACCTGGGGCACCAAGGATGCAAACCAGAGCCCGCCCTACAACTACTCGAACCAGGGCGTGTGGATGGTCCCCACGGCAGTCTCCCCGTCCAACAAGAGCCGCATCGTCGGAGGTCAGGTTTCCATATCCCGCATCAGCGCCGTGACCACGGACCTTGGCCGGTCGATCGTGTGGATCGGCCAGAACGGGGCCCATAGCAACGGGGGCGTGTGGAGCTACCAGCAAGACGGGAGCTACTTGAACGTAGTGGCTGTCCTGCAAAACGCCCTCTTCACCGACGGGACTATGGTAGTCACTACCGGTGCCACCCCCTACACGGTGGCCGTGGATGGCGGCGCGGTAACCCAAGCCGCCCCCACGAGCAACAGCCGAGGGGTCACCACGGCGGACAGTGACAACCTGGTTTGGGTCGAACTAGCTACGGATCACTACGTGGTCCGGTTTGCCCCGAGGACCTGAACACTACGGTCTCCCAGTTAGGGCGAACCCAAGAACCTGCGTTCTTGTAGCTGCCACTGCGGTAAACCTTCCCGACGACCTCCATGTCGTCGTCCCAGAGAAGGACCGACTCGTTGACCTGAAGGCCATCATAGTCCCCCTGCAACACCGAATCGGAGTTGAGGGGGACTAGGTCTTTGTCGTTCCTTTTGCTGAAATCTACCTTGAGGGCTCGCATCGGACCTATCGGGGGAAATTGGTAGGGGCGCTGGGAATCGAACCCAGACGGGTAGCTTAGAAGGCTACTGCTCTATCCGTTGAGCTACACCCCCGTATTATGCAATGAAAGCGCCGTAGTTGCCCGCAATAATCTGGCTGTAGTCCAGATCATCACCCAAGCACTCTTTGACGTCCACGAGGTCGGGCCCAAACCCAACGAACTTACCGTTGTAGGTACGAATCGTTCTCGGGACCTTAATCTCTGCACGTGCGAACTGGTGCCCCTTCTCGGGCATCGTGTACTCCCCTGGGTGTTTCGGACGCTCCTCCAAAATCCCCCAGTGGGTCAGCCGTGTCCAATCAGACCCGCGGACCCCGGCCCCGAGCTTGTTTGTCTCGGCCAGGTGCTTGGCCACGGGAAGCCACCCAGGAGCCGTCAGGAAGTGCCGATGCAGGATGATGGCGACCTTGGCCATCATCGGGTTCAGAGGGCGTTCCGTGAGCGCCACGAGCTGCTTGCAGGCAGGGCAGCAGGCTGGGACGTTCTCTCGGAGCGCTTCCTTGAGCTTCTCTTGAGCCTGAGCCACCGTGGTTGAAGTCGGGTCGATGATGAATACGCGAGGCTTTTTGGCCATGGCCTCCGCTACACCGGGGGCAACCCGTGCTCGGCCAACCAGGCATTCGAGTACCTGTGGTCCCCCGTGACCTCACGCCCGAGCCAGGGCTGGCTAACCACCGGGTCATCCGGACCCTCGAGTTCGATCTCAGCAAGCCAGAGGCCCTTGTGGCGGCCGAGGAACTCGTCCACGACCCAATGCTTGTTCACGTTCGAGATCTCGTAGCAAGGAACAATGCCCCGAACCTTCTCGAGGCCGAACTTCACCATGGACCACATCTCGAGCGCGTGAGCCATGGGGATCTCATACTCGAACTCCGGCCGGGACACGGTGCCGCTCCCTTTGAGGGTGAGCCACGCCTTGGGGTAGGGGTCCCCTTGGGTGCGCACCCGGAGAGCTGGGTCCGTATGGATGTACCCTTGTCGAAGGTGGGTCGGGGAGAGAAGCTTTGGGAGCTTCGACGGGTCAACGAGATACCTACGCTCGATCTCAACTGGCATACCTCGCGGGTACACCGGACATTGGAGACCTGGGTTGGAGTCGAACCAACGCGCCGCGGGTTTGCAATCCGCGCCCCTCGCCAGAGAGATCCAGGTCAAAACTATTCGGGCTTCGGGCCCACGCCGGAGTATGGCTTCGCAAAACCCTCGTTGAGCAACACCTGGTTGACGTTCAACGTGTTGCCATCGGGGAGGTCTACGAACACGGTCGCAAGCCAGCGCCCGTATTTGTCCGACTTGGTGGTGACCACCCGAAGAGAGCCGAGAGACAAGAGTCGCTCCAGCTCACTCTTGGCAGCGAGCCCAGCGGTTCGAGTCGCACCGACAACCTCGGGAGCATTCAACCCCTCAAGGCGAAAATCCAGCTCCATGGTGACCCTGAACCCAAGGTCCACGACCATGTAGAGCGTGTCGCCGTCAACTACCCGGGAGAGCTTTGCCTTGTACTCGTAGATCATGCTCAAGGCGGAGCATGAATAGATTGGAGCAAGCGATGGGGATTGAACCCACGACATCCAGCTTGGGAAGTTGGCGCTCTACCACTGAGCTACGCTTGCAAACGGTCTAGGGCTCTACACCGATGAACGCGAGTTCGTCCGGAGTGAGCTTCGACAAAATCTTGGCACGAAGGGCACGCCGTGACTCCTCAACCCCTTCGTCAAGGTGGAGCGGCCTATCGTGGGCGAGGAGGTAGACCTGATCTCCAATCCTCACGCACGAAACCTTCTCCACAGCCCCATCGCCTGGGCCTCGGTTCTTGTCCTTGGCCACCACTCGAGCCGTGGCCTCGTCGGAGTAGTAGCCGATCAGCGGGCCTGTACCGCCCCCGCAATCGTTCCCACGAGCCGCCCAGGCCGTGAACGGCCCAGGCTTCTTTGCCAGCTCTACCTCTGCGAAAGTGACGGGGGCCAAATCAGGCATGGCATGACGTACACCGAAATTGGAGCAGGTAGCGGGGATTGAACCCGCAGCCTCATCGTTGGCAACGATGCGCTCTACCATTGAGCTATACCTGCGAAATTGGTGCGGGTAGCGAGACTTGAACTCGCGCCTTCGCCTTGGCAAGGCGACATCCTACCTCTGGACGATACCCGCGAAAATTGAAGCGTTCGGTGTACCCAAACGCAATGCCCGACAGCCCATCCGCAATGGACTTGATTGAACTTATCGAGTCGATGGAAGAACGAGACAGCACTCCGATTGCTCAACCCTCGGAACCGGCACCACAGCTCGCGGCCTCGCTCGATGAAGCTCGCAAACTGTTTTTCTCGGAACTAGACCGTGGAACTTGTTGCGTGTTGTGCGGACGACACGCGAAACGCTATAAACGGAAACTGAACAGCGGGATGGCTCGAATGCTGATCCATCTCTACCGCATGTCCACGGACCTACCGGCAGAACAAGACGGCTGGATGCACGTCAGTCACGTCTTTCTGGGGCTCGGTCGAAACGCCGTCGCACAAGAATACTCCAAGCTTCGGTTTTGGAGTCTCCTTGAAGAACGCCCAAATGATAACCCTGAAATACCCGGTTCGGGGTACTGGAGAGTGACCTCTCTGGGGGCTTCTTTTGCCCAAGGGCATGTCTCGGTCCCCCGTCACGTTTACGTCTACGACAACGTTTGCACAGGAGTATCCGAAGAACGAACGACTATCCAAGATGCGCTAGGGGACAAGTTCAACTACGAAGAGTTGATGGCCAGTTAAATTGGAGCCCACGGCGGGAATTGAACCCGCGACCTCTTCCTTACCAAGGAAGCGCACTACCACTGTGCTACATGGGCGAAACTTGAGGGCCTATCCAGGCAGTGCTTGACACCGCGACAGGCCCCTTTCGTAGTCAGAAACGGAACTTGGGGAACTTGCGGTTCCACCCGTCCACGCCAGCGTTACCAAGCGTCTCCACGAGCGCGTGGAAACGGTCCTCGGTCATCGGGTAACGGGCAGTGACCCAGAAGAAAACCACGAGCGTGCCATCGGTGCTGGCTCGAACATCAGCAGCTCGAGGGCTCAGCTCCATGTCCCGGTCGCTTTGTAGCGCCGCATTGGTTTTGACCCAGACCGACTTGATCACACCCCCGACTTGGATAATCTGCCTTGCCAGGTCGTCCGGCAAAGTCCCAATCCCCGGGTCATACTCAGCCCACACCGGGCCGCCCTTGGGGCCCAGGTCAGCCCAGACCTTGGTCGAGGCAGCTACTTTCCAGCGGGCTTGGTCATTGTAGTCGTACATGGTACTCAAGACCACGGACAAAAAGATTCGTGCGTGTGGCGGGACTCGAACCCGCAAATCTCCTGAGTGGAAGTCAGGCGTCCTAACCATTGAACGACACACGCAAAAATTGGTGGAGCCACCGGGATTTGAACCCGGGTTTCTGCGATGCGAACGCAGCGTCCTCCCGCTGGACGATGACCCCGAAATTGGTGGAGGCAGCGGAGATTCGAACCCGCACTGACGTCCTGCCAGAACGCCCGCACTTCCCAGTTATGCTATGCCCCCGAAATTGGTGGAGATGAGGGGACTCGAACCCCTAACCGCTTCGCTGCCAGCGAAGTGCTCACCCATTGAGCTACACCCCCGAACTTGGTAGGACCAGAGGGACTCGAACCCCCAACTTCAGGCTTGTAATGCCCGCACTCTGCCATTGAGCTATGGTCCCGAAAATGGAGCTGACAGTGGGGCTCGAACCCACAACCTCCTGGTTACAAATCAGGTGCACTACCATTGTGCTATGCCAGCTAAAACGTCTTGCCTTTCGGTATAGCGAAGGCGCCTGGAAACTTGCCGCACCCCTTTCGCACCTCGATTCCGAGATTTGTAGGTGGGAGTTTGAGCGTGACAATTCGGGCAAATCAATCTGAGATTACCCCGAGTATTGTTGTCAGAATCGCCATCTATGTGGTCAAGCTCTAAAGGAATTGGTTGCCCATTCCAAACAGTGTTGCTGCACGCCTCACATCGATGCGGGCGTTCTCGCATCAAAATTCGTTTTCTCGTTGAGTCTGTTTTTGCGCCCTCAAGAGTGACCCTTCTAAGCGCACCCCCAGAACACTGGAAACAGAACTTTCTACGACGAACCTTGCGCCCGCATTCAGCGCAAGTCTTACGCAACAACTTACCAGCTCGACCAGAGTTACTGTGCTTGGCGGCACACGAGTGGCCGCAGAATTTCTTCTGTCGCTCCTCGTAGGAAAGCGGTTTGAAACAGAACTTGCATGACCTGGGAGCCCCCAGATAGCGGGTTACCGCCTCAGCTTTCTGTCTCTCACGGCAAGCTGCCATCGCAGCTTCCGTCTTCAAATACCCCAGGCGCCCTGCTTCGCTACGAGTGAAAACCACGACCTATTAGGTACACCGACATCGAACCAGAACACCTACTTAGGTACCGCTCCCTGTAGAGGAACGGTCATGATTCACCCAAGGACCCTGTTCTGGACTTGCGTTGTCGGAGCCCTCATGTGGTGGGGCATCATCGCAGGCATCATGCACGCCTGCGGGTGAGTTGGTTCGGGTGCAGGGAATTGAACCCCGATTCGTGGGTCCAAAGCCCACTGTCTTGCCGTTAGACGACACCCGAATGCGAATAGCCAGGTCCTCCCTCGTGAGGGTTTCCATGCCCGCAGTAGAGCGCTCCAGGCGTTCCCGGAGCGCTCGAGCCTCTTCCGTAGCCTGAGCCATCTCCTCTCGAGAGAGGGGCCGTGGCGGCGGGAGGTTCGTGGCGAGCTTGGGTTTTGGGAAATCCACCATACGTTCTTATCCGATGGCAGTTAGCACACACCAAATCGCACTTGGCTATCTCTTCCAAAAGGGTGCGATTTGAAGGGTGCAGCTCACGAGCTAGACCTATTGAAAATCGTTTAGTTTCTGGGTCTCGATGGTCGAAATCCATCACGTAGTGTGGGTAGAGATTCCCGCAATCCATACAAGGTTTACCCTCTTTGGCTTGGGCAATCAGCTCGATAATTTCGTCTCTCCGTTTGAGAGAGCGGTCGATATAGTGCGACCTGTTTGAAGCGTAGTGTGTCTTGCCCTGCTGCTTAGTGCAGACACGACAGGAAACCTGCAAACCATCCCTTCGGCTTTTACAAAGGTTGAACTCCGTTACAGGCTTCTCTGTGGCACACCTACGACAGAATTTGGTCCGGGCGGATGGAGTCGAACCCTCATTCTCAGATCCAGAATCTGATGTCCTACCGTTGGACGACACCCGAGTAACTACACCAGCTCGGCCTTCGCCAAAGCCAGAATGAAATTGGTTCGGGTGCAGGGATTCGAACCCCAATAGCAAGATCCAGAATCTTGCGTCCTACCATTAGACGACACCCGAATACGTATACGAAGCGGCACTAATGAAATACCGCGGTGCAAGGAGATGGACATGAACCATCATCTGGGACGATCGCCCCCGCTCTACCTTGAGCTACCCCTGCAAACTTGGCGCGGCGGTGAGGAATCGAACCCCATCCTGCGAATTTGGAATTCGCTTGGCTACCTTAGCCCCCTCCGCAAAAATTGGCGTCCCGGGCAGGAGTCGAACCTGCGACCAACGACTTAGGAAGTCGCTGCTCTGTCCACTGAGCTACCAGGACATGGTGGGCACTACACCACTAATCCACCTTTGGTGAGCGATAGGTGGATCTCGCATTTTCAGAAGGGCCATCCCATGGACAAGATCGCCTCTCCTCTTGAACTCATCGCAGCACTCGAGGACCTACTCGATTACGCTCAAACCGAACGCCCCTCGCGAGAGCTGATCGCCTCTGAGCTGACTGAACTCTCCGAGCGCGTAGCAGCTCGCTTCGTCATGCCACGAAGCAGCTACCTCCCCGAAGAGGTTCGCGGCAAAGACCCGATCGTCCCCGAGGGTACTGACCTCGCCATTTGGACTTGGGAGGGCCAGGGCAACTTCTACGGCATCTGCTTCGTCGCCAAGCAGAGCAAACCGCTTTGGCACTACCGGTTCCGGAGCGAAGCTGCGCGTGAGGCCGAGATCAAAAAGACGATCGAGAGCCGCAAGAAGTCGCTTGAGTACAAGAATCAGAAGGTACTGGAGCGCAAGAACTTCAAGCACACGATGAAAGAGGGCGACATCCTCTACTCCTCGTGGGGTTATGACCAGACCAACGTGGAGTTCTACCAGGTCGTCGCTGTGGGCGATGCCACGGTCAAAATCCGCGAAATTGGGAGCAAGGTCGTCAAATCCGACAGCAGCGCCGACTATGTGTCCGCGGTTCCGAACAACTTCCAGGGCCCTGCGATGACGAAGCGAGTCTCTCCGAGCAACTCCATCCGGTTGAATTCGTTCTCGAGCGCTCGCCCGTGGGACGGGAAGCCCAAATACCAGACCGGAGCTTACGCCGGTCACTGATCTTCACGGACCAGCCGAATCGCTTCAAGCTGCTTGGCGTCCGTGATGAGCCCTGTGCTGTAGGTGAGCCGGAATCTCCCATCCGGCATCTCCTCAATGTAGAGGTTCTTCTTCGGCATGTTGACCTCGGTCACCTTGCCGATTTCGATCCTCTGCCCTCCCTCGAACTCGAGGAAGCGTCTCGGTTTGCTTTCAGTCATGACTACTCCTTGAGATTGGCGCCCTGAACGGGAGTCGAACCCGCCAGATCTCGCGTGACAAGCGAGTGCTCCCACCAGAGAGCCTCCAGGGCAAAATTGGGGTGAGTAGCCGGAGTCGAACCGAGCTTGACCAGGGCCACAACCTGGCGCCCTTACCGAAGGGCGATACCCACCATAAATTGGGGTGACCGATGGGATTTGAACCCACAACAACCGGAGCCACAATCCAGTGCTCTACCAATTGAGCTACGGCCACATCTTGCCAGCTCAACCCTTGCAGGGAACTGGACTTAAAATTGGCGCCTCAGACGGGGATCGAACCCGCCCACTCTTGCTTGACAAGCAAGCGTTCACAACCAGTGAACCTCTGAGGCAAAATCTTCTGGTCAACCTCCCCACAAGGAGGCCCATGGTTTACGACTACGATTTCCAAGACCGTACCGCCCACGATGTCAAAATGACCCCCAAAGGCAGTATCTACACGTTCCGAGTTGGCGGGGCCGAACTTCACGCGAGACTCACGGGCTCGGACTTCAAAGTCATCTCGGTTGACTCCCCCGAAGCCGTGCGTGGTCAAGGGGTAGGCAAAGCCATGTACCGAGCGCTTTTCGAGGAAGCGGAACGCCAAGGCAAAGGCGTCATCTCCGACCTCACGGTTGAGGAGCCCGCCGCCCGCGTCTGGGAATCCCTGAAGCGCGAAGGCTTCCCGATCCAGAAGCACCCCCAAGCCGAGATGATCGAGCTTGACGACGGCGGTCGCGCTTGGTTCGTCCCGAGCGACAAACCCGTATACCGCATGAAGCGGTGAAGTTGGCGGAGAGAGTAGGATTCGAACCCTGGCCCCTTTCGAGGCCCTCCACTGTTTAGCAAACAGGTCCAGCGCCTTGCTAGTTCCCTCTCCAAAAAGGTTTGCCTGGCTGCCCCCTTGAGCACGTCGAAGTCTCCGTGAGGGCAACCTTGGGCCGGGCAAGCGGCCTTTCCAACACACGGAGGTTAACTCCCTGCCACCAGGCTAAACGGAATCAAACCGAGGGCACCGTGGTCGAAGTTGGCGGAAGATGTAGGATTCGAACCCTGGCCCCTTTCGAGGCCCTCCACCGCTTTCGAAGCGGGTCCGGCGCCTTACCGGTTCATCTTCCAATCAGGCTTGCACCGTAGGCGTCACATACAAACCCCAAGGGGTATACGTGCCGTTGTCGGTGTCCAGAAACCCCCAGTCATAGCCGTCGGACTCGGCCACTCGCTCATTCGAAAAGAAGAGCGTCCAGACCCGTCCGTTGTTCAGCTCGACTCGGTGAAAATCGTTGCGGCCGATCCGGTTCAGCGACCAAGGCTTGACCCAGATCTTGTCCATGGTCTTCTTGGCGGCGTTCCACCGGTGCTCGAGGTAGCCTCTCGTGAGAACCAGGCTGACAGCCTTGGTCCAAGGGTGGTTGTGAACCTCGCGGTCCCCATCGCTCCGGAAGAACCGGTGCAGGTAAACGCCCCTCGCCTCGCTTCGATAAAGGTACACCCGAAGGAGGTAAGGGTCGGTCTGGTCCTTGTTCCAGATGATGCGGACCTTGCCAGGGTTGTTGAGAGCAACCCACCACAGGAGCCGTTCAAACCTTGTGAGATTCCCCTGGTGTTGTTCCTTCTGGAACTCCGCGGTCATTGCGATTCTGTCGTATTCCTCTTGCTGTAGCATGAGGTGAAATACACCAGAGCCCGGAAAAAACTGACCTCCCGTAGCTGTTGCTAAGGGAGGTCGAAAAGAAACGCCCGAGTTTGCAGTGCTGGTTTTGGCGCATGAGGCTGGAGTTGAACCAGCTACCATCTAGTTATCAGCTAGAAGCTCTACCAATTGAGCTACTTATGCATGTAGGCACTGCACGTTTGGGCGTTGAAACTTGTTACACCGCGATCCCCTTACGGAGCCCATCGAGTTGCTTGTGCGCCCCGTAGAGCTGGATGCTGGTATCGAGCATCTGGTCAAGGGAGTTGACCAGATAGATGTTGGGGGCGTCCACCTTCTGGAGGTGCCCCAGGACGATCTTGCGGGCGTTGCGAGAGTCTTTGCAACGGGCCGGATCGTCGAGGCGCGCATGCAGCTCGGTCTCGATGTAGACCACGAAGCTACGGTTCCGGTTCTGACGCATGGCGCGAAGAGGGCCAAACCCCAGCTCCGAGAGCGAAGCCACGCCGTACGACCAGCCGAGGATGGGGAACAAGACGATGTCGTCCTCGGCCAGGTGTTGAGCTTCCTGCTCGACCAGGCCAGGGTGCCAGTCGTCCACCATGGGGTTGAAGTAGGGGATGCCGAGCATGTCGTAACGCGACATGAAAGCATCTCGCCAACGATTGTTGTCACAGGTGCCGAAGAGTCCAACGCAGAGCATATTACCTCCGCGCCTGACTACACCGGTGACTCAAGCCTTGGTGAAATCCTTGTCGAGCGCCTTCTCGAGCAACTCGTGACCATGAGCTTTGTCGATGAAGCGAGTGGCAAACCGCTGAGCCTGCTCAAGCTCATCGAAGGTCTTCTTGGCTTTGAAGGTGCCGTGAGGGGTCTTCACCTTCGCAGTGAACTTGTCGCCCGACTTGGCGATCTCCCACTCGTGCTTCTCGCCTTTGGCGTATTGAACATGGGAGAGCCACTTGCCACCCTTTTCTGTGAAGTCTACCTTCGCAGCAACAAGGTTCAGGGCTACTCGACCACGGAAATCATAATCGTACATGCCGAACTCCTGGTCTGACTGTCCTACAAGAGGATCAATCAGACCAGGAGCGACGTTTGGAGGGGGATTTGGGAGTCGAACCCAAACTTGCTTGTATGAGCCTCAGAGTGACCCCTCACGAGGTCGAGATGAGACGCAGGATTAGAGCTTTCGCTCCACCGTGGAAAGGTGGTGAGGCACCGAGCCTCTGTAATCCCCCGAAAATATGGTGCCCGAGTGACAGGGTTGGTTATTGACGCAGCAGGATTTGAACCCACATAGTCCGCTTAAGAGGCGGATGACCTACCATTGGTCGATGCTTGTAAACCCCATCTGATGGGCACCGTAAACTTTGAGCTGTGAGGTCGCTCGAGCCGAAAAGGGCGAGTGCCCGAGTTGCAGTGTCGTGACTCCCCTCTCGGGGCGCAATGGGAGTTGAACCCACTACCTTCAGATCCAAATCTGACGCTCTACCAAGTGAGCTATGCATGTAGACACTGCGGGATGGACACTCTTGGGGCGGATAATTGGAGTCGAACCAATCATTTGCGTGTAGACGCGCTTAGGTGGCCCCTCGCAGGGCCGAGTACGAGCGTCGGATTTGCTTCTTGTTCAGAGAAGTGTCCCCCACGGGACTTTATCCGCCATACATCCCCTGATAACCCCCAGGGGCAGGGGAGTGGCGCCGGACCCTGGAGTCGAACCAGGCTATGCTTGTAGACGCTCCGAGATGGCCCCTCGCGGGGCCGAGGATAGAACGTCGGGAATTGCTTCGGTGATATCGAAGTGACCTCCCCGAGGTCTAATCCGGCATGATTGTCAGGTGCGGAAACCCGCTTCGCCCCGGAGGGATTGTCGCCTGACGCGACCTTGCTTGAGGGCGGTATTCCCACCTTCCCCTTTCGGGTCCGGCTCTCAAGCCGCCGGTTACTCTTGCTACACCGGGTCGAGGTCATCGACCCGGGAAAAAACAGACTCACACTCGAGAACTGGAGCTGGTTGCGTTTGTTCGTTCCGTAGACGAATGCCTGATCCAATTCGGCCACAAGGACTAATGCCCTCGGCGGGATTCGAACCCGCATTTGCTTGTAAGATCCAGAGAATGAGTGTGAGTCGGAAACGGTGAAGGGCGATGGATTCGAACCACCTATTGCGTGTAAGAACCGCCTAGTTTGCCCCTTATTTAGGGCGAGATGCGGTGCTGGGTTTGCGTCTGATTTACCGTCAGATGGGCTGCCATTGCCCAATGCCCCTCAGAACTTGTTATGGGTATATACACCGGTACCGAGACGGATCAAGTGGAAATCGCACCCGTGGGCATCACTTGAAAGCCGATTTTTCTCCCGTGTACCAGGTATTCCTTGGCCGAATGAGCCAGGTAAGAAGACGTGATGGAGATGAAAGGCAGGTGTGCCCCATCTTCGCAGGTGGCCGCACCCGTACCAGACTCGTCATCGATCACGAAGTTCTCATCCCAAACGACTCGACCAAACCCGCCATTCGCCGCGAGGGCGCCATGAAGGCAGGGTATTGAGTTTGCTCGAGCGAAGCCCTGCACTACTCGGCGAGCTGCCCCGTTGTCGAGACAGTCGATGAGAAGGTCAGACTTGCCGAGAACCTCTTTGGAATTGGACTCAACCAACTTGTGCGGGACCGTCTCGACTTTCAGGCCCCAGAAAAACTGGACCGCTTGCTGGAGCGCGAGCACCTTGGTTTTGCCAACCGAGGATTTCGCATGGAACTGGCTCTGGGTGTTCTTCTGCTCGACGCGGTCGAAGTCTACGACCCGGAGCTGTGCACCCACGTTCCTCAACAACGGGACAAGGTGAGAACCCAAAGCCCCTACGCCAACAATGGTTACGATCTTCATCTTCATCTCTCCTTGACCAGCCGCTGGATGATAGCCAGAAGCCGACCCACATCTTGGGAAGCCTTCAAGATGGCTTCACGATCCTCGGAAGTGGCATAGACGAGGCGATAGGCGAGCTTGCCTTCACCGTCTAAAGCCGCTCCATTGGGGAGGATGTCGAGCGGTTTGGTAGCTCGGGCCCAGCGACCCTCTATCTCAGCGAGAAGCAGGTGCTCCTCAAGCTCAAGAGCGCCAAACACCAAAGGGTGTCTTGGGTCGAAGCTGAATCAGGTTGTACGGACGGGTCGCGGTCGCCGAGAAGCGCTCAACCACGAAGTCGGCAAAGTTCGCAGCCGGGTCCGCGGCAATGCCCGGGATTCCTCCCTGCACGGCCTCGGTCGCGATCTGGCGAACGTCACCTTCGGTGGACTGGAAGTACATGGGGTCCGGAAGCTCCCCATACTGCCCGTTCCAGGTGATCCCCAAACGGGCCTGGTCCTGGTCGAGCACTACTACGATTTCATCTGCCATTTGGATCTCCTTTGAATCTAGTCGAGAAGGTTGCAGAACGCTTCGTCGGTCCCCAGCGAGGTGATGCGACCCGGAGGGAGCGCGTAGCAGGACAGCTTCCGAAGCTCCCTCACCCAGGCGGGCTCAGCCGTGTTCTGGATGATGAACCCCTTGTAGTCATGCCTGTCCGGACCAACCCAGTGAAACGCCACGAGGGTGTCCTCGCTCGTGATCCACCAGCACAACCTACGCCCCAACGCAGCCTCGACAGCCGCGAAGGTCGTCACGTCCTCCTGGGAAGGCCCTGGCAGCCCAGAGCCCGGGTGAGAATGGGCAACACCACGAAGGGTCGCCCTGTTCTTCCAGAGAACGTCCCACAGCTCCCGAGAGTCCGGAAGCGAACCCCCAGTGCGACCCGCAGGAAGATGCCAGTGCAAAACCTGGCGCTCTTCCCCGATAACCGCTCCTGCTTCAATCGTCATAATCATCTCCTTCGTAGTCTTCACCCACATGGCGAAACACCACGAGCTTTCCCAGGTTCATCGCTTCTCGAATGACACCGGGAAAGGACTCCAACGTGAAATACGTGTCGCCCTTTTCGCCGGTGCGGTGATCGACCAAGCAAATTCCAGAGTCGATGATTCGCAGGGTAGTCTTGTCGCACACACACTCGAACTGGCGGCGCTGGAAGAGGAACTGCACCACCATCTCGTTACGCCCGTACGCCGGGCGACTGTCGAGGTATTCGGCACCCCCAACGGCCAGAGCCGCTCGAGCTGCCTCCCCGAAGTCCACCTGGGCCATCTGGCGACGACCCTCTGCGTTCCCGAGACGTTCTGCGAGCTGACGACGCTGCTCCTCTCGGGCACGCCGTTCCGCCTCCTCCCGACGCCTCTGCTCGGCCTCAGCCCGTTGCCGGGCCGTCTCTGCCCTCCGCCACGTCTCGAGCCGAAAAGCCATGTCCAGGGCCGGGGAAACCCCCTTGATCCCTGCCACAGACTCTGCTCGAGCTTGGAAGGCTTGTCGGACCTCGTCCTCGGGCCCCTGGGGCATGTCCAGGGACTCATAGAAGAACCGACCCCCGAGCTTGCCCGCCACGATCCGAACGAACCGGTCAATGCCCGGTTCAACCAGGTTGACGGGGACCGAGCACAAGATGAACTTGTCAGGGTCAGGGTCAACTCGAACCCCATCCAAGATCAAGTGGTCTCCAACCAAATAGCCCTTGGCTTTCTCCCCCAGTCGCTCCGGGGCAGGGTCAGCCAGGGAAACCCACGAGGCATTCCGCCCCGAGAGCTTGAATGTGTGCCACCCGTGTTCGCGGGGCAGGGGGCCTTTGAGGCCCCACACGCGGTCTTTGGAATGGAGGATCTTCCCGCCAGCCCAGGGAAGAACAATCGTCTCGTCCTCAGCCTGTAGAAGATCCTGCCATCCCATGACTCACCTCACGCCGCGATCGCCCAGGTGGGCTTCTTGAGCAACTCAGTCTTCAGGATCGTGTCCACCAGCGTGACGCGGGGAGCGACCGGGGCCACAGCTGCCTTACCCACGGGCGTTGCCGCCACGAGAGCACGGATGGTGCGGGGAATCGCGTACACGTCATTGAAGGTGTTGTTGTCGATCCGGAAGCACGGGACACCGAGCTTGGCCGCGGTCGTGGTCACAGTGCTACCGTGACCACCGCTGCTCCGACCCAGCACCCGAAGGAAGCCGAACGCCATCGGGTTGAGACCCGAGTCACGTACGACGTTCTCGAATGACTGCTCACCCTCCTCGTCACCGACGAAGATGAACAGCGAGTCCTCGTCCGCCTGGGGCTTGAAGTTCTGGAGGGACTTCACACCCGCCGCGTACGAGGTTCCGCCACCGGCAGTCACGCCTCGGAAAGCGTTAGCCACACCGGGGGCCGATGCGTGCTTGATCGCGATCTCACGACCCACCGTGTTGAACACGGAGACGTGGAGCCGATCCAACGAGAAAGCCTGGAGGAACTTGGAGATGTACTCCTTGGCCTGCTCGATTGCACCTTCCATCGAGCCAGAGATGTCCACCATGAAGTAGATGCGAAGGTTCCGGGTGACCTCTTCGACCGCCTTCTTGAGGGCGTTGTCCGAAGCCTCCTGGAGCTTCTCCACGTTCTCGGTCTTCTTCAACCGAAGGGCGATGTTGCTTGCGCGCATGTCCTCGGCTGCCTTGACTGCCCCCTCCCACCGCTTGCGGATGTCTGGTACCTCGAGCAGGCCCAGGTCCTCAAGCGTCGGGCTGTAGATGAGCAGGTCCTTGTTGGAGAACCCGCCCGCCTCGATGGAGGCCGCGACCACGGCACGGGTGAGGCCCACTTCCTTGGGAAGGAGACCCACGACGCGCTTGAAGTTCGGCTTCTCGAGCACGATGCGTTCGCACACCTGCTTCTCAGTCAAACCGTCCCACGTGACCGCGGCGGTGACCTTCTGACCGATGAGGATAGACCGACGACCGTCCTTCGACTGGTCCTGCTTCCAACGCAGGACTTCGAAGAACTTGGGCGTCTCGGGCTTGTAGCCGACCCGACGGGCCAACTCCATCACCGTGGTGCGCCAACCGCTCTTGACGAGGCCCTCGAGAACCTTGGGGTTCTCCTCTCGGTACCTCAGCCACTTCTCCACGGCCTTCTCCCAGCGCCCCAGGAAGGGGCGACGGGCGCTCTTGCCGAAGCCAAGCTCACGGTTGATGGCCGCGATACCGGGCAGCTTCAAGACGTCATGGATGCGGAGCAGGAGGTTGGGCTTGAAGTCCACGTCCTTCATGTGCTGAAGGATCATGGCCTCACCCACGTCGCGGAAATCCTCGTCGTGGAAGGCGACCTTGCCGCCATCGAGGACCGGGTCGCCCTTGCGGTTCTGAACCAGCATGAACGCCGCCAAAACGGCCTTCATGTCACGGTGCGGCTGCTTGTACACGT